TGTCCATGTTTGACCATTTGCAGCGGGAATTTTATTCCCTGCTGCATCTAACAATGACATTTGATAAATGTCAGCCGTATGCTCTCCACTCTCATCAAATTTGTCTGTTGGATCAACAAAACCCATTACGACATTATTTGTTTCAGGATCAATCAATTGATAAGTTTCACCATTAGTATTCTCTTTTACAGTTAATTCAACTCCATCATAAAATTTTAAAATCTTAGAATATTCTTCTTTAATTACTCTACTACCAACTTCTCCTGTAACTAACTGTTGTATTTTTACATCATAATCTCCTGGAACATTCATATCATATGTAAAGTATGGTATCTCATCTGCTCTAACAGCATCAGTAGCTACATTGTGTCCAGCTTTTAACGGAGCTTGATCTACAAACTCCTGACCCTTCATTGTAAAGGATCTGCTAAATGTATGAAAGTAACTTCTTAACTGTGTAAAATAACTATCTGCCATGTTAACACCTCATTAATATTACATTGTTAAAGTTACTTTTGTAATCGCAGCACTTGAAAGTGTATTACTCCATCCAATTTTAACTAAAACACCTGTTGTAGCATCTGCCAAAACTGTTGTTCCTGGGAATGAAAAGTTAACAACATTTCCATTTCTTGAAGTTAAAATACCTAATGGATCATTTCCACCTCTTTGTGCTTTTAAATTATACCATGTAGTACCACCATCAATACTTAATTGTGCTACAAAATCACTATTATCAAATATTGAACTTACACCAGTGAATTCAATATTTCCACCTGTTTTTGTTCCTGTTCCTGAAATATATTTTCTTACAAAATATCTTATACCTGTTTTTCCTGAATAATTTGGATTTCCAGTAGGATAAGCAATTGCAGAATAATCAACAGTAGGATATTTTAATCCAACACCAGGAATAACTTGTAAATCTTCATCTCCTAATAAATTTGTGCTAACCCAAGTTGCAAGAGAGTTATCTAATCTCTTATTTTCTACTAAGAAACTTTCAACACTATCACTTGAATTTGTTTCTGCATAAGTGTTTATATTAATTCCACTAGTATTTCCTGTAACTCCTGTTGAATTAGCAAATGCGTTACTTGCTGTAAATGTAATTCCAACATTAGTTCCTTGAATATTCTGATTAGCTTTTAATGCAATGTCAGCTTTTGTATATGTAGCAACATTATCAAAAGCATTAGTGAATCCAGTTAATCCAGTTGATTGAATATTTGTTGGTGCATTTAATTGAGTTGAAGTAGAACTTAATCTATTTGTTACACCTGCTTGATTATTTAAATTAGCTATATTTCCTGTGGTAGCAGTAAATGTTGCTGATTTAACATATTTTACACCTGAAATTGTTTTTTCTGCATAACTTGATTCATTAGGTGCAACTGAAACAGATGCAATTGTTGGTGTTACACCTGTCATTCTAAACATTTCAACAGATTTGTAAGTTCCACCACAACCAACAATTTCAACACTAAATCTACCACCATTTTGAACATCTGTAATTTTTGTTAAATCAAAAGTAAATGTTACTTTTGCTCTACCACCTACTGCTGATGGATAATTATCTTCAAGTGCTTGTTGTGATAATGTATGTGTTAAACCTGCTGTTCCTGTAACATAAGAAACCGCTGATGCAGTAACAGTAGCTCCTGTTACTTGTTCTTCTGTTTTTACATATGTTACAGTATCTATAACATTTGCTTCTAATAATACATTATTAGAATCTCCATAAACTTTAATTGTCCAAAGATTTTCTCCTTCATCCATGTGAATATAACTATTAGATGAATATGAAATTGAAGAAACCTTTGTTCCAACATTTAATGAAGAACCAGCAGTCCAATCTCCTGTTTTAAAAGATGCTCCTGTTGAATCAGGAATAATAACAGTAGATGTTGTTGGTGCTCCTACGACAGTACCATCACCTACTTTACCATCCTTTGAATTCCATGAAGACGAATTTTGATTTTCACCTATTTGAATCTTTACTGAACCATCTTCATTGGCTGTCAATGTAGTTGTACCTGTAAAGTTCATTTCAGTAACAGCAGTTGCAATTTCCTTACCATTAAACTTTAGATCAACACCTGTTTTTGGTAATATACTTGCGTCAATCTTTCCTGTTTCTGGATCTACTAACTGTTCTAAATCTTCTGGTAAATTTAATTTATCTTCAACAAATTTTTCGGTAGCATATTTTTCTCCTTTAAAATTTGTCGCACTATAAACTCTTGGCATTTCTAATTAACTCCCTATTAAATATTTTTTTTAAATTGTACATAATGTATTTTAACAATATTTTTATTGTTACTTGAATCTAACGAACTTATTTGATCATATTCCTCCTGTGAAAAATAAATGTGTGTTATTCCGAATGTTTTATCAATATTATTATCAATAACATCTTTGCATTCTTTATCATAAACAATTTTAGGATAGAATCTATCAGTTTGTGTTGCTGTATTACTTCCATAACTTTCAACATCTACAACATATCCTGCAATATCAAATCTATATTGTGTTTCAATATCTCCATCTAAATTACCATCATCATCAACATTTTGTGTTTCTCCCTGTATTGTAATATATACAGGTGTAACAGAACCACCTTGTGCAACTGGCAACATAGTAATAACTTCTTCCTTAACTTCAAAATTATTTTTTAAATAATTAACAAAATAATCATAATTATTTACATAATCTTGTAAATTATTTAATTCAGTTTCACTTAAAGAAGCTCCCCAATTAATAAATTTTATTTGATTAGCACTTAAAACTGGTTGTGTTTCTTCTATTTTTTCATCTACATAATCTTTAGAAGCTAATTTGTCTGTATTAACAGAAACATGACCTAATGTAACAATAAAATATTCAGAATCAAAAGATGCAACACCCTGTGTATCATATCCTGCAACTGTAACACTTTTTCCAATATCAATCCATTGACTTGTTTCATCATCATAACGATATATAATATTAGTATCATTAACTGATACTGTCCAACCCTCTTTAGGATTAGGATATTTTATATCTATTTCTGAAAATGTTGCTACCGATTCTTTCCAAAACATATTTTGAGAAAAATCAACAAATTTATTATCTACTTCTGTTTTGGTATAATATGAAACAAATTTATTATCAATTTCTGTTTTAGTGTAATAATCAGAACCGGGATCAGAACCACCACCGGAACCATTAATTGTTAAACAACCAGTTTCTCTATCATATACAGCATTAAAAATTTCTTGAATAGATAAACCTTCTTTTTCAAGAAAAAAATCCTTCTGTATATCAGAATCACTAGGTTTCTTCCTTGCAATTGTTTTTAAAGCTCTTGTTTCTCTATCAAATGCTTTATTTAAAATCTCTTGTGAGGTTGTAGTATAATTCATAATTTGTTTCCTATTAATTTATTACATCTTTTATTATGAATTAATATAAAAAAAAAGAAAAAAGGGAGCTACTAAAAATTTTAGTAGCTCCCTATGCTATATCACATCAAAAATTATTAGTTGCGATCAACAATAATTCTTTGGATACCAAGTGGGTTATGGCATGTAATACCAATGTTCTCAAATACAGAGAATCCGATCTTACGACCAACTGGATCATCTGCTGAAAGAACTGTCAACTCGGTACGAACTGCAATACGTCCGAAGAATTCTGGTTCTGCGCAAACATAAACTGTTCCTACTGGAACAATACGGCTGACAATGATCTTTGCGCCGTAAATATTTGCCATATAACCAGTCTTCAACAATTCGCCTTGAGTGATTGGATCAAGAGTATCTCTATCCCATTTTCTCAAATCTGCGAAATCTTTAGCGTTCATGAAAACGTTAGCAACACGTAAATCATTCTGCTCAATATTTCCAAAAGCATCAATCAATACACTGGATGTCAAAGCACCAGTAGTAAGGATATCTTCATTTGGGTTAGCTGGATCAGCAGCAGTAGCATCCATAGTTGCGAAAACTCTGGTATCTTCTGCGGCTTGAATTTCAGCCTTTGCTCTATCCAATGCACGATCAACTAAGTCAAAACGACGAGCTTTGATCTCAGTTAATGGGATCTGTGGGTTAGATGCAATTTCAAATAATGGAACGTGTACACGTTGTGATTTTGCTACTGAAAGCAAGTTTTCACCTTCTTCTGCTACCATGTATGCAACTACATTTGGATCTTTGTCATAAACTGGCATTGCTCCATCTGGAAGTTGTTCTACATAGAAAGCCTTACGACCACATGAGGTATAATCTCTACGTTGACGTAATGGGCTTATCATTGAAGCAGCTAAACGTTGTCTACCTTGACCAGAAGTGATCAAGTTACCAATGATTTTATGTTTTTGTTCTACACTTAACATTTTTATATCTCCTTTACCTTATTAAACTCTTAAATCTACGCCCATAAATGGGTCAGTTCCGGTAGGAGCCTTAATGCAAACTCCAACGACTTGTTGATCACCAGTTTTTTCCTTAGTCAACAAACCATCTTTGGAAGCATACAACAAATCACCAGCTGCATAAACCAAATCATTGGAACCAGCTGCATCTTTTGTTTCGTATACGTCAACTTCAACAGTTGCCATCTGACGAATAACTGCAATCTTACCAGAAGCTAAGGCTGCGTTATTATCATATACGTTTGGTGTTGCGTTGTTAACAAACAAGCCAACTGGAACAGTTGTTGTTGTTGCAGCGCCTACTTCGTAGTCGCCAACGATTCCTGCAACTGAACCACCAAGAACACCCTTTGGAGTGTAATTATTGATTCTGCTGCTAGTACTTACAGAGTTGTCTTTTGTGAAGACATCTGCATTAACTTTGTACGCTGAACTACGTACTCCATCAACTAATACTCTTAACATTTGTCTTTCTCCTTTTTAATTACATTAATTAAAAACATCTGATACGTCAGGAGCACCTGCCCATAATTCTGACATATATGTTGCTTGTGAAGATGCGACCTTACTTGGTTGAACCATAGTTTGAACGCCCTTCTTTGCTGATTTCTTTGCAGTCTTGTTAGCAACAACATCATTGCTATTATCTGCAAATATTGAAGCTATTTCTGCGTCAGAAATTTCTTCTTCTTCATCATCTGATGCTTCTTCTACCAAATCTTCTTCTGTTTCGATTTTATCGTCATCAGCTTCTTCGGTTTCTTCATCATCTGATGCTTCTTCTACTTCTTCTTCATCATCTCCGGCTTCTTCAACCTTATCTTCGACTTTTACTTCTTCTTCGGTTGCTTCGGCTGGTGCTTCAACTTCTTCAACAGGAGCAACTTCTTCTTTTACTTCAACTTCTTCTTCATCTGCAACTGCTGATTCGGCTGGTTTTTCCATTTCTTCCTCATCTTCTGCATAAAGATATTCTGTTTTTGCAAAACGTGAAACTGCTCTTGCTAATCTTGCATTACCAAGTGGTAAAAATTCTGCGGCTTGTGCTTTAATCATGCTACTTGGAGCTTTTTCACCAAGTAAATATATAGCTAACTTAGTAGCTAATTTTGATGCTTGCCACATCTTTGCTTGTTTCATTTTTGTTACATGCATTTCATCACGTAATTTTGGATCATCTTTCCACATTTTAACTTTTCTATCGCCAACATCATCTTTTGCTGGATCAAAGTTACTATATGTATCGATCTTTGGTTGAATCTTCTGGCGTGAACCATCCATATCGCCTGGATCATTTGCCTTAACTCTTTTTGTTAAACGAACACGATTCATATTATTGCTCCTTTATTATTTTAAATACTTGTTTTCAAGTTTGTCAGAAATCATATCTAACTTGTATGCTAATGCAATACCAGTTTTTGATCCTGTTGCTTCAAGTTCATCTGCCGCTGCTTCTAATCTTGCAACAAAACTTTTAATCTTAGCTTTTCTAGCAGCTACAACATTTCTTATACTATCTTCATAACATTCATCGTTATCGAACTTTGAATTTCCTTCTCCAATCAATTCTTTTTCTTTTGATAAAGAACGATCTCCGCCTGGATTTCCACCTGTTACTTCGTTTCCAATAGTATCTTCAATTCCTGGTTCTACTTCTGATGCTTCTGTTGTATCATCTTCTTCATCATCGCCAGCTTCTTCTACTTCTTCTTCATCGTCCTCTGCAAATTCGCATGATTCAAATTCTTCATCATCATCTTCTGCAAATTCACATGACTCTTCAATATCTTCGTCTTCTTCAGCAAAATCACATGCTTCAATTTCTTCATCTTCTTCTGATTCTGAAAATCCAGCTTCTGCTTCATCTTCTTCATCATCACCGCCACAAACCATCTGAATTTGATCTTCTTTTGATAAATCCTTCCAACCTTCGGCATCCTTGCAATAATTAGCAACATCCTCTATTGAAGAGCAAATTTGTGCTACATCTTCTTCGAGTTCAGAAGAAACTTCTTTTGTATTAAAGTCTAAATCTTCTGTCATTGCATCTAATACGCTTGCCAAACGCTGTGAATTTCTGCGTTGTTGTTTTAACATATTAAATCTCCTGTTAATTTAGTTTTAGTTTTATTTATTATTGGTTTCTACCTTATTATAGAAACTGTAAAATAATAAACATTTCTATGAAGCATTAGCTTCAAAATATAAAACCGCCCTATATTAAATTAATATAAAAAAAAGTTAAAAAATTAACTTTTTAAAATAATTTTGAGGGTAATTTTACAAAACAAAAACCTTACATATTGAAAAATATATAAGGTTTACTTTTTTAAATCACTTTGACAAATAATGATTTTATCAACAATTTTACCATTTTCATCAACACGTTCACACAACATAGACCATGCTTCTTTTCTAACTTCAACTGGTTTTACTAATATTGTTCCATAGTTATTTGTGTTAATTTTTAATGTTTCATTGTTATCAATTGCTTCTTTTATTGTTTTAATACCAATACCATATTTAACTTTATTAACATTATTGATATAATAATTTTTCAATGATTTCAAAACAATAACTCTGTCAGCAGTAACTATCTTTCTATAATAATCTATTACACTTTTTATTCCATCAGAACCAAAAATCATTCCGTGCATTGCTGAATCTGGTAACTTAGAATTTTTATCTTTTATTGACATTTGTTTAATAAATTTATCTAATATTGAAAAACATTTTTGATCATACAATCCTGTTGCATTAATATCATTTCTTAATTTTTCAACATATTTTATAATAACTTGCCTATTACTATTATTTTTTACATTTGTTATAAAAGAATCAAATGTTTTTTTCATATAATTTTGTTGTTCAATACACCAATCCAAACATTCTTGTATTGTTCCAGATTTTACAATTGTATTATCAGCAGTTTTATCTTTACCAATTTTATAAATCTTAATTATAATTTCACCATCATCATCTATTCTATCCATTAAGCTATTTTCCATTTTATTTAAAATAGTATTAATGTTCCTAATAATTGGTTCTGCTATAACTGTTTTAGAAATTCTATATCTTCTAAACATTTTTATACCTTATTTTTTATTTAAATTATAAACTTCTTTAGCAATGTTTAAATACTTTTCTTTCAATAATTGTTCTTTCAACAATTGAATTGTAACATAACTATATTTATCTGCAACTCTTAATTTATTTAGTGTATCATAATTAAAATATGAGTTAAAATCAAACTTAGCAAATCTTTGAGCCTCTAAATTTTGCTTTATATCTTCTTTATATAAGAATTGATTTAAAACAGCTCCTTCAAACGCAGGTTGTTCTACCCAAGATGCTTCAATAAATTCACAACTTCCTTCTACAAATTTTCCATCTTTCATTACACCAATTAATTCAGCAACAGGAACATAATTTCCATATTGATCTAACAATAATTCTCCAATATGATTTTGTAAATGTTCACATTCTTCCTCATCTTCTTCAAATATTTTACCACAATATGAACATTGTACAATTGAACATGTACAACCCATACTTAACGTGCTTAAAGATCCATCTAATATTCTTCTAACAATATCATCATGTTTTCTATTTGTTGCGATTAATAAATCGACATAAAAAACATCTGCTGTTTTTCCATTAGAACCAACATATAATACTGGTCTTAATATTGAATCTAAAATTACTCCTTTTTCAAATCCTTGAATCTGAAAATGCTCATAAAAATTTGGTTTTCCTATAAAAGTTCTAAAACAATTCATTAAAACTTCATTACTCCATGCATTACCATTAGCATTAATCAATTCTTGGCATGGATCGACAATTCTATAACCATTTGGTTCTACTTTAACAGAGGAAACAATTGTACAATGTGTAAATAAATAATCTTTTGGATTAAATACTTCCCAATCAACTTTTTTATCAAAAGACGCAAACCTTTTAGCACCCAATGTTTTTCTTCTATGGTGTAACCATTCTTTTTTCGGATTTTCTAAAATCTTTACAACATTCGCATCTAAAAAGCTAGCTTTATTTAACATCATAATCACCTAAATTTATTTTATAAAATCCTGATAAACGCTGTTAGAAAGGGCAATTGCTCTATCATCATGTCCCATGTTCTTCAATACTTGATAATATGGAACGTAAGTAATATCATCTGGATCTACCTGACTTAATACTCCACCAATATCAACAATTATTTTTTCACATAACTTATCTATACCTACAATAATACCTGTACATGGAAAATTTGCATATCTTCCTTGTACTGTATCACCTATTTCATAATCACTAAGGCGAACATTTCTCATTGGAACTTCTTCACCCGGTTTTCTATTTAATACTAATGGCATTTTATTATCCTCTTGATTTTTATTTAGTTATCTTAAATAAACAAATATATAAAAATTAATTTAAAATAACATTTATTTCATCATTAATTTTATTATCTGTAATTTCAACATTTTCTATATTATCAAGAAAAAATGTTTTAACTCCATTTCTTCTTTTATCATTAACATCTTTGGCATATATAATAGTTTGTTTATTATCAAACCTTATATAATAGCTTTTTAATGCTAATTCATATTCTTTAATTTCTCCTGTTGATTTTTTTACATAAGAAACTAAACAGGTTCTACCTAATCTTGTTGATTTTCTTAATAAAATAATTTTTGATTTATATTTTAATAAATCATCTAGCTTTTTATTATCAACTAAAGGTAATAATAAAAAGCTAGTATTATATTTTTCTAAATTATTCAACTGATTCATTTTCCTCAATTGATTTCTTCATATCATTAATTTTATCAGAAACCTTAAATAATTTTTCAACTAAATCTTCTGGAAGTTCAGATAATTTTAATGATTTTCCATTTGAACTATTTCTAACTTCACTAGCAAAATCTTTTAACTCTGAAAATACTTTATAAATACTTTCTCCATTGTCTATTTTGATTCTTGCATAAAATGGATTGCTAAAATTCTTAATTCCAGCAAATAAATTTTGATAAATAATATAAGAAGTTTCACCAGAAATAAAATTCAAAAATGATTGATCCATATTATGAATTCTTTTTGTTTCTTCTTCTGGAATTGAATCAAAAGTTTTCTTTCTTTCAGTATAACTTTTTAATTTTTCTCCCATTTCCATAAGATCATTTTCTAATTTTTCAATCTTATTTTCAATCTTAGTTATATTTCTTTCATTAGTTTCTGTTTTTAAATCTTTCTTTAATGATTCTAATTGATTTTTCTTCTTTTCAATCAATTGTTTATATTGTGATATTTCATAATTTTTTTCAACTGCTGATGGATAAAAATCTGATTGACTTAATAATTCTCTAACAGTTTTTATATCATTTGATTTTAATCTATCAACTGTCTCTTGTGAAAATACTAATCTACCATTTGATTGGAATGCAGATAATAATGTATTTAAATCATCTTCATTATTAATAACTTTCATTAATAACTTTGTTTTCATATCAATTTTTGAACTAGTATACATATTAACAAATGATTTAAAATAAACATATTGAGCTTCTATTTGTTTAAATATTGCTGAAAATGCAGCATCACTATCACTGAAATTTTGACGAAGATTTATTCCAGATTCCATAAAAAGATTTATTAATTCTTTTCTTATTTCTTCAAAATCACTATCAGATGTATAAACTAATCTCTTTGCATTATTTAAAACATCTTTAATATGAGTTATAGAAGATTTTTGTCCATTAGTATATGTCAAAATTGGAAATCTTTTTTCTATACTATTAATAATATACTCAAATTTATTTAATAAATCATCAAAATAATTTGATAAATAATCTAATTCATCATTATCATCATTATTAGAATATTCTGCTTTTACTTTTGTTAAGTCAAGAGTCAATAATTTATTAAAATCTGTTATTTTTGGTCCTATTGATTTTCCTTGACCTTTAAGCGCATCCATTCTTCTAAGTTCTGACAAACATTCTTCCATTGATAAATTAGATAAAAATATACTATCAGGATTAGGAGCACCATTAAAAAACAATGAATAAATATCAAATCTCATTCCATTTTTCTTGATGTTTGGATAAAATGTTGTTTTATCCCATGATTGTGCTGTACCAATTGTTGTAGCAAATGTAGAATATATTTTACTTAAATTATTTAACTGTTTAACAAAAACGGCATTATCAAATTCTATACCTTGAGTATCTTCAAGCAACTTATCTGCAAAGACCTCTTTAGCTAAAGAATATTCTTTAAAAACTTTCTTGGCAATATTTAAAAAATCGGTTCTCATTTATTATTCTCCTTATTTATCTCTTTAAATTCCTCTATGATTTTTATTGTATATGGAATAATAGCCTGTTCAAACAAAATATTTATATTATCTAAATGTTTTTTTTCTTCATCAGTAAATTCATCTAACAATAATTTATCATATGTTGTTTTAAATAACTCTACTCCTTCTGCAATCATATCAATAGAATTATTTAATTTGGTATAATCATCTAAAACAACTTCTTTTTCTTCCTGTTTAGGCTTACTATCAAATACACCATTATTATATTGTGTTTTCCAAACATCAGGAGGAATATTAAGAGGTCTTTCCATTATTTTTCTTCCTCTTTCTTTACCTTGTTATCATATAAAAATTTCTTAAAAGCATCAAGCTGTTCAGAAGTAAAACTATCTAATTTTTCTTTATTTTCTTCTGATAATTTGCTATCATCAATTTCCATATTTAAATAATCATCAATTCCATCATTAGTTGTTTCTTCATCAGAATTATCATCATCTGTTGAATCATCTGACATATCATCATCTGTATTATCACCTAATTCTGGATCATCATCCATCGGATCATCTGTATCATCAGAAGTATCATCACTATCAAACATTCCAGCAAATGGATTAGTTGTATTGTCATCTTCTGCAAATTCAATATTATCTTCATCTGATGCTTCTTCTACTTCATCATCAACATTATCATCAGCAAATGTAAAACTATCAAAACTTGCAAAATCATCATTATTTTCTTCATTCATTGGAATTTCATAATAATTGTTATCTGAATTCATAGAATTTTCTAACATTACATCATATGTAGGATTAACATATTCTGGAACAGAAACTAGATCTGACATTTTATGAACTTCATGTTTATCAGCTTTATCATCAACATAAACATGACCTGCATCATCAACAGATACATCAATATCAGCAGTTAAATCTCTTTTTTCATCTTTGTCAAGATATCTTTCTCTAAAATTATCTCTTTCATCTACTCTTGGTGGTCTTTTATGATCACCATAATCTCTTGATTTTGTAATACCGCCTGTATCTGCCATAAGATCTTTATCTTTTAAAGCTGATGTTTTATTCTTTTTCATTATTCTTTTCCTTATATTAATATAAATTATAAATCAGTTTCTATATTTTCTCTGATACAATTTGTAAAAGTGGAACATATATAATCTAAAACGGTTGAGCAATCGATATTATCACTTTTAACTTCCGCAATTGGTATGTCTAATGTTAATACAAAATCATCACCATATTCTGTTGTTACCATACTTAAAATATCATTATCCTTATCTAACCATTTATTTTCACTATGAAATAAAACCAATCTAAGTTTAACAATATTATCAGAAACCGAAATTTTACTAACATAATATTTAGCTAGTGAAGTTCCTTTAAACTTTTTGTTAATATAAGGAATTCTTACTGTTGGTTGATAACATATTTTTGCGATTTTATATAAATCAAATACATTAAACCAATCTTCAAACCACTTCTTATCAATAGATAAAACAGCAACGTTATTATCAGAAGTAACGTATGTATAATATTCTAAAAAATGTACCATTCTATTTTACTGCTCCAATTTGTATATTATATCTACTTTTGTAGTTAATTTGATATAATAGTTAAAAAATTTAAATTTGTTAACTCATTAAACATCACATGTTTTATCATTTTTATGTTCTTTCTAAGAAAAAATATAAAATTTATTTTATTAATTAAATTTGAAATGGTTTTTTAATCTTTTTACTATTCATTATAATATTATCAGTTACATCTTCACCTACTTGATCTGATAAATAATTTTCCAAATCATCATCAGTTGCAGTCATAACATCAATATGATTATCATCCATTTCTTGTGATTCTTTAATATTATTAACTTGATTATTTTTTGAATCTTCAATAAATTTATTTACATCTTCATCTTCTATACTAATATATTTATATCTATCTAAAAATTTTCTTATTTGATCATTAGTAGGTTTTAAAAAATATAATTTAAAGAAATCTTTTATGTCTTTGTTACTAGGAGTTACAATACCTCTTTTTTCTAAGAAATTTTCAAACATTGTATTTGTTGGATGAAATTCAGGATCTATTAAATTTTCAAATGTATCAACATCTTTATTTGTTGGCTTTAAGAAGTATTCATTCATAAAATCCTTTAAATCTTTATTATAAATCATTACTTCATTTTGATTTCTTAAAAATTCTGTTATTTCATCATCAGTAGCTACCAATTCTTGTGTTTTTATAAAATCTTCAAAATCTTGATCATTTAATTCAATAGAATGTTTTTCAATTTCTTTTTCTTTTAATTTTTCTTTATTATCTTCTTCAACATCATTATTAGTTTCAAGTGTCTCTTCTGAATTTGACATAGAATCATCAGTAGAAAATGGATCGTCAGATGATTCATCATTTTCATCAGACTCATCATTATTTTTCATTGTAACACTTGTGCCATTAACAAATAGACTTCCTGTCATCAATTCAGCTATATTAGTTTCATCAACAATAGAATCTCCTACTCTTGTATAAACTTCTCTAACCATTTCATTGAATGTTGCATCTTTTACTGTAAACATATCTTTTCTAAGTTTTTCAGTTGCTTCTTCTTCATCTATATTTAACATTTCATAAATATATCCAATTGGTAAAGAATTTTTTTGATACAAATTAAACATCTTATCAAAGTTTTCTGAATTATCAATAATGCTTAATCTTTCAAATGATAATTTTGGATAATAATAATGAGTAAATCCATCCTCATCAACATCATAAAAACCATTTTCTTTTGCAATTGGTTTAAATAAATTTTCTTCAACCATATTTTTAAAAATATCTCTAATTAAAAGATATCTAGCATTCATAATTTCAACATTAATATGACCAGATGAATACATTCCTTCTCCAGTCAATACTTCTCTTGTAACACCTAATCCTGCAAAAATTTGATTTTCAATTACTTCATATTCACGACCTAAATCAATCAATCGATTATCTGCACCTACAATATCCCAATTCCAATCATAGTTTGTAATAATGCTATACTCTGGTGTTAACATTGACATATCAAATTGTTCACGTAATTGTTCAAGCTGTTCAGGACTTATTTCTGGTGCTGTTATTTTATTTCTTGGTGTCATGTTTCTACTTGCCAATGACCATTGTGTATATGTATAATGTAATTTTTGCATCAATGGAACAAATATTCTTTCAAGAATAGAAGAACCCAAAGTTGCATATTCATGTTTTCTTCTTGCTAAATGAAAACAAAATGAGCCTAATTCTCCACCAGCATATGGGTCAGTATCGAAATTTATAGATTCATTATCAAATATATATTTTAATAATTCATCTGGAATACTACTTAAAATTCTTTTATCAACTTCTGATAATTCAGCAGAAGTATCATTTAAATATAAATCAAAGTTACTATAATCCTTATTTAAAGATTTTAATCTTTTTACTAATTCAATAACCTGTTCTTGATTGTATACAATTAAAGAATCATCACTCAATGGATACTTGGTAATATTAACATCTTCTGGTGGTAATATTACAAGTTTAACAAATTCCTTCAAATTTGGATCATATTGACAAAATACAAAAACATTACCAATAACCCAATAATCAAATAGTATAGACTGCAATTTTGTAAATAACTTTAATTTTTCGCACATTGATTCATATTTCTTTTTAATAATATTTCTTCTTTTTATATTATTCATTGGTGGCATTTTTAAAGTTATTTTTGACATAGGTAAATCAGTATGTAAATCAATTGCAGCACCAACATATGCATCTGAACGATAGAAATATCTATAAAACTGATATTTTTCTTTTAAATTAGTCGGGAAATATAATATTCCACCATTTTTTTCATTCATCCAAGCTAAATATAATGGTATGTCAGTTAATCCATTATAATTGTCTGTACCCAAATCATATTGATTTGCTCTACCTGGCTGAAAATAACTATATGATCCTAAAAATGAGGCATTTACTGTTTTGGCAATTTTTGTCTTACCAACTTCTGCTCCACCACGATTAATTATCGTTTTTCCATTTCTATTATTCATTTAAATCTTTCCTCGGCTAAATTATTTAATTTATCAACATCTATATCATCTAAAAATATAAACATTTTTTTAAATCCATTACATTCTGTCTGTATTTTCTCTAATTCTTGTATCTTATTATTTATTTTTTGAGAATATAACAAACCTTCTGCATCTCTTTTTATATCATTTATTATCTTATCCAAAATTTTTAATTTATTATTAATTTTACCAATTTTAATTTTAGAACTTTGTAATAAGTAATCTTTCTCATTTAATATTAATTTTTCTTTTCTTTCTTCTCTTTTTTTTTCTTTTAATTTTAAATATTCTTCTTTTGAAACACTTGTTATTTCTGTATTATTATTTTTTGAAGATAAAATTTGTTTTAGTTTATCTTCAAGACTTAACCTTAAAAAACTTTCATCAACTATTTCAGAAGAATTATCAACAATATTTTCTTCTATATCTTCATATTCATATTCCATTTTATCTTATTCCTCTTCCTATACCAAATGGAGATGTTACGGTTCTTGTCATAACTGCACCATGTATCTTATTTTTTATCATTTGACTTATCATATAACCACTATTATCTGTTCCGGCTATACCACCTGTTCCAGCACCAAGTGTAACTCTCTTTGATGTTTTTTGTGTATTAATATAACATAAATAAATAGCTCTTGAAACAGCATCAAACATATCATCATGATAACCATCTTGTTGTGGAGCTTGAACTTTTCTAAAATTATTTCTAATTGTTTCAACTTCTAATGTTAAAAATTCTTGTAACATTGGTTCACAATTCCAAAATCTTATTTTCTTATCTCTTAATAGTGTTTCAAACAAATCAACAATCAATGAATTAACATTAGGACTAAATGAAGTCATCTCAATTCTATCAAGTCCTTTATTATATAAATATGTTTCCAAAGGATAACCACCAGCCCATTGATCATAAATACCTTTTTTTATCATAAATTTTTTTGATAAATCTTCTATCACCTCTCCTATTAAATCAACTGGAAAAGTTTCATAATCAGCTAAAAGATTATAATTTTGATATATTGAATTTGGTATATTCCATACATCACTAGAACCGGGAAAATATGCATCGACATAATCAACATGATATATATCATCTTCTTTGTGAACTAAAGCAACTGATGTTGCATCATTTTTATAAGATAAATCAACAGCTAAATAATAATCTTTACTAACATCACCTTCTCTTGGATTTTCTTTTTTATCCATATCAACACAATTATATAATATTTCTTTATCTGTAATAAAATGTGTTGTTTTACTGGAAAAATTAGCTCCAAATTCTATATCAAATACTTCTGGATTTTTTTTATGTTGTAATTTTAAATAATTTGAATCATTTTCTGGATTCATTAATGCACTATACATTCTAAACATTAAAATATCATCTGACATTTTAAATGAATTCTCATATGTTTCCCAAAATATTCCACTTTTCTTTTTTGGAGATGAAATTAATACAATTAAGCCATCTCCTTTTTCAGAAGAAGGCGCATTTTTTCTTTTAAATGATGCACATGATGGAGTTAAAGCATTATAAACATTAGTTCCTGAAAATTTACTATTTTCATTATCGCCAAAGAATGCTACCTCATCAAGTATAACCATTATACTATTTTTTCCTCTTAAACCATTAGATGCACAAGCACCTGTATTTATCTTTATTGTTGGAACGCCTTGTCTTAATCCATATGTATCAATATCATGATCTGTTTGTAATGTTAAATATTCTGCACCATCTCCAACTTGTTTATCTTTTAAAATTGGACAACCAAAAAATCTAGATTTTATTTTATTTAATAAATCAACTGCTCCTTCGCTATCAACTGATGCACAAGTAAAAAATATCTGTTCTGCTTCTGGAAAACCATAATAACTCTGTGGATTGTTTTTCTTCATAACTCTATATATTTCATAAGCAGCAATAACTGAACTTAAATTAGTATTATGTGTAATAATAGAATCTGCAATAACATTTGTATTCTTTACTTCTATTGCAACTGTATGCTGTATGCCTATTTTTTCAATAGTTTTAATTCTTTCCCATATTATTTCACCATTACAATAATTATTAATAATATTATCATTCATATTTTTTGCACAACATAATGCTTTTTTATTTGTTATATTTTTATATTTTTTTAATCTATTATTATCATATCTATTTTTTGTTCCATATATTTTTGAATAACTAGTATTATTATCTTTTTTATATTTTTCAATTCTATTCCATATTCCACTTGGTGCTAACTGTTTTGATTCTTTATTTTTATTTTGTTCTAATAACAATTGTATTTTATCTTCTTTTCCTATAATACCTATTTCTTTACAAAATTTAATATTATCTTTTACATTATCAATTTTTAAAGTCCATGCATCAAATATTTTATCATTAAGTTTAGCAGGATTATATTTAATATTAGAAATAATTCCAAAGCAAGTTAATATTTTTTGAATATCATAAATTAACTTCTTAGACGATAACGTAATAGCGACCTTATAAATAGGATTTTTATGATTTTTATATGGTTTATCAATTTTTACAAATCCATCACATGAAAATAGTGCATTTAAGAAAGCTGATACCTCTTCTTTAGGTGCTTTTTTTATAATAGCTGGAATATACTTTTCTTTTGCTAACAATCCTTTACAACCTATTTTATTTAACCATAAATTAACATCATTTTTTCCAGAATTATTTTTTCTAACAATTGAATATTGGTATTTAGATTTTCCTTTTTTCAACATACAATTTGGAAAAGAATTTTCTATTGATTTACTTAAATCATTTATAACAATTTTATTTTTATTAGTAAATCCAATATATGAATTTGATATTCCACCATCTCCATATAAATATCCTAATATTTTTGCTTTATCAATACCAATAGATTCATTTCCAAAAGTATCAATATGAGAACTACATGCTATTAAATCTCCTATTTTTAAATCTTCTGCATTTACCCATGTAGGTTCATACATATTATCATTCCATACTAAATAAGGGTGATTTAATGTTGTTTCATCAAATCTACCATACTCTGTTTCAACTTTCAAACATTCATGTTCCCCATTATATTCAACTTTAATATCAAATGTTTTTTCAATTTTTCCAGTTTCTTGATTAAATGTACTTAATCCTATCTTTTCACCATTGTTAAATCTTTCTAAAAGTTCTTGTGTAGTAATTATTCCAGATGTTGTAAATATATTATTATTAAAGCTCTTACATTTGGACCCTCTTCTCCCAGCACAAACTATCATTTCATTATATCTTTTTTCACCAACAGATTCTTTATATTTTTCCAAACTAATTATATTTGTTCTGCCTTCTTTAATTAAATATAATAAAAATTCTTCTTCTGTTAATACATCTAACTTTACTTCACAAAACATATCCATAACTGGAATATATTTTTCTTTATTATCTAAAGGCATTCTATACAAACATTTTAAAATAAATTTTTGTGCTGGTAATAACTTAAAATTTAATCCCCATTGAGATTCTGTAAACGTAATAACATCAGCGATATTATCATCGTTGATGTTATCTTTTAATAAATTATTAGTAAAATCTTTTAAAAAGTCTGTATCTGCTCTTGCCATGATTATTCAGTTATTCCTTTTAATCTTTCTTTCAATTCTTTATCCCAATCTTTCATCGAATTGACCCAAGTTTTCATAATTAATTTTACTAAATCTGAATCTATATCAAATTTATTCAATGCTTCAAACATTTTTTCAGCAACAATTGATTGAAATAATTTAAAAGCAGGAGAATTTAAATCAACATTTTTTCCTTTATTTAAAACATCCTGCTTTTTACTCGCTACATTTACAAATCTTTCTAATACTTCTGTTTTCTTGACAGAAACAATTGTTGAATCTTCTAATCTATCTTGATTTAACAATATTTGTTCATTTCCAGCTAAATTATCAACAGTTTTTGCTATCTCATTTAACGCAATATCCATTACTTCTGAAATATCACTAGATTTATTCAATCTATCAGTGACACTTTCTGCAACACCATAATATTGACCAATAGCATTTCCTCTACGAGAAACACTATCATTTGTATCTAATGATACTAATTGAGTTTCGTTTTCTATATCTAATTTATCTAAACTATCCATGATTAAAAACAGAAATCACTTTTTGTTTCTATTGATTTTTCATCAAAATTATCATTACAATTATCCAAATCGATTTCAAAATCTTCTTTCATATCAAAATCATTGATTGGTTTTGTATATATGCTTATATTATCGATAAATTTTGATTCCTTTTCAACAGCTACATTAATGTTTTTTCCACCTATCTTTAAATTAATTGATTTATTTGCTTCATGAACATCAACATTATCAACTTTTGTTGGTTTAATTGTAAATGTTTTTACTTGTTTTACTTCTTTTCCAACCTTAACATTCATTCTATTATTAGGAACATTAACTTTTGCTTCCTCGACATTTTCTTTCTTTGCAATATTAACCTTATCAAGTTTTGGTTTATTTATATCACTTACAGAAGCATTTTTAAATTCTTCACCAACTATAACACTTGCTTGTATATTAGCATCTTTCATTTTATATGATTCTGCATCTATTTTAGCTTCAACTTTTTTAGGTTTTAAATTAGCAAAAATTTGTCTTATCTTACCAATAACACTTTTATTTTCAGTTTTTTCTAACAATTCCTTTTTATCAACCTGTTTTACTTCCGCTACTTTTTCTACAAGTTTTTTAAATTCATCTTCTGTTAAATCATCAATACTTGATAAAACTGGTAAATTATGTTTTTTACAAATTCTTATTTTTTTTACTTTTTCTTTTCCTTGATCACTAAAAAAACCATCTATCCCAAACTTATCAAATTCTTGTTCTTTAATTGTTTCTTCATTATCTGGGCAATCACAAAATAAACAATATTTTATTAATGCAGGATTTCTTTTACCTTTATCATCGTTATATTTACATGTAATAACAAAATTTCCAATTATATTATCAAATTTTCTTATTATTCTGCAAATACTATCATTTATAACAGTTGTACCATACTTTTTTGTAAGACTATCAATTGTTTCATTGGCGTTATATCCATTCGCAAGCAATGTTGATAAATCTCTCAATACATTTTGCTTAGTTTTTTCTGCTTCATTATCTACTGTACTTACTATTTCATCAGCTACTTGTTCTTGCATTTCAGGATTAATATCTTGAAAATTAAATTGAGCTGTATTTAATTCAGAAGACATTGATTTTTCTGAATCATTATTTATAAAATTACTTAAATCCATATTACTTCTCCAAATCTTTAGAAGTTAAAATATCTTCTGCAAATACAGGTTCAATATATTCACCATCATCACTAAATTTCCACAATGCTTTTGTTGCTTTATGTATTAATAATTTTGATTCTGGTTTAAATCTTGAAAAGCTCTGCATTACACTATCGTCACTAGCTTTGAGCTTGTTTATTTTCTTATTAAATAAAGAATGCTCATCCAACTCTGTTGTACTATGCCATGTATAATTGTTGAAATCAAAGTCATCCATAATATTTTTGTTCTCCTTTTAGCGATCTAAATCTGATCTTTTAAAAAAAATTAATTAAATCTATTAAATTTATATAAAAAAAAATATAAAATTATTTTTTAAGCGGTGTCTTTTTTATTTTGTCAAAATTCTTATAAATATTATCAAATATGGTATATATTTCATAATTAGAATCTCTTAATTTATCCAATATTACTCTCAATTTATTTTTATATGTTATTGGATGCATTTTAAATATTATAGATGCTTTAGTGGGTGTTAAACTGTAAAAAAATACAAGAAGCATTTCTTTTTCTTTTAATGTGAAATCTTCTGTTTCTCTTAAATAATTAACAACATTATCAAGATTAGCAAGAAAATAATAAACAAATTCTATTTGTTTCCTTATTCTGCTTAGATTATAACTAATTGATGGCTGAGTTTGATCTAATATTCTTGCTAAATCTACTTGTCTTTTCTTTGCTAAAAATGTTAAATAAATTAAATCTAAATCATAATAATTTAAAAATCTTAAAATATCATGAATATTATCTTTTATTTCTCCAACATCAAAATATTCTGTTACATCTAATATTTCTTGATCTGAAATTATTAAATCCTCATTAAGTCTATCAAAATCAAAATCTAAATCATAACTCATAATACTGGAACCCTTATATAATCAAAAAAATTATTTTTTAATTCACAATTATCTATTTTTATATCTTCAAAACGATAACCTGAAATAAATTTAAAAACTACTGTTAATTCATCTTCTTTAGTAGAATTTACAACCATTGCATATAAATTTTTGAACATTCCACTTTTTATTTTAACAATATCACCTAACTTATAAGAAAAAACTTCATCCCTACATTTTTCTTCATAAGTGTCTAATAAAGTTCTTATTTCACAATCATCAATATAACTTATTTGATCATATGATATTAAAATATTGCTTATATATTTTGAATTTTTAAATATATCAACATATTTTGTAGCATCATTACATTGTATAAAAAAATAACCATCAAGAGCATTTTTAAAATTACCATCTCCTAAATCATTTCCAACAAATAAAATTTCATTTCCTGGAAATACATTTTTTAAAAATTCTTTTATGGTTTTACAATGTTCACTTTTGTTATATCTATGTGTTACTTCTACGCATATCCATTTTTTCATTTGGCTATCCTTAGCTTCTTTAGTATTCTCTTCCATAGATTTTCCTTGTTCTCCATATCGTTAATAGAAACTATATTATTGTTTTCTTTTAATAATCTTAAAACCCATATCAAAACTGCTATCTTTGGTTCTTTATTTCCACAAATAGCTGGATCTGAAACATCTTTTTTAAATTCTGAATTTATTAATTCCTTTGTATATTTACAACAAAAAAGAGGACAATTATTACATACATCATCTGTGCATATTAGATAACTGTCCTTTTTTAAATTATTTTTATGATTACAAACATAAAATCTATTAAAAGTAGTTGAATATAAACAATTTGAAAAATGTTTTTTCATTTTTTGTTCATATCTTACCTTTAATCTTTTTTTCAATTGAAGACTTAATAATTCTTCAATTTTATTAATTTTTTGATCTTGTTGATTTGACATAATATTTTTCCAATTGTTTCACAAATTCTTTTATTTCATCTACTGTCATAATTTCTTCTAAAACATCTAATTCTACATTATTTTCTTTACATTCTTTTCTAGTTGGATATCTTTTTAATTTAAATTTTAAATCAATATATCTTCTAAGAATGTCCTCTTTGATTTGTGATTGTATTACCCTTTTCAAATTACTCCATGTTCCAAAATGATTTACCACATACTTAAAACTAGGTATTAACATTGGTTCTTTTTCGTGTATTTTGTTATAATCACTTACCGATAAAATTTTAAATGATGCAAGTAATCTTATAACATCTTCTTCATTAAATTTAAGAATACCAACATATTCAGGATCTATTTGTTTTTTGCAATTACCCCAACTACCGAATAATTCCTTTATTGTTTGTAAAGAAATTCTATCAGGATTATATTTATTATACATTGATAAATCTTTAAGTGTAGTTATATCATTTTTAATTAAAACATCTAAAATATCTTTTTTTGTCCATCTTAAATTTTTTCTAGTACAAACTCTTTTTCTGATTTTTGTACTTTCTTTTAATTTAAGTTTTTTTCTATTTTTAGCTGTTTGTTTTAAAAATTTTTTAACCCAATCGCTTTGTTCCATAAAATACCTATCTATAATTAATAATATAATATAGTATATCTTTTCAAAAAGTCAAGTCTTTTTATAAAAAAAGATTAACCAAGATAATCTTTTCCCTCAAATGGATCATCAATCATGAAATTAGTCGTTTCAATCCAATTAACTTGACGACCACCAAACATATCTTCTGTTATAACTTTAACTTTTGCCTTTACCATTGCTCCTAAGCACTGTTCTACCCACATTCCATCAATAGGGTATCCTGTTGGTATTCTTGACTCCCAGCCAGTATATAAGTTCTTTGATTCACCTGTTGAAGATGTAACATCATAAACATTAGGATAACAAAATGTCTCTCTTGGTTTATTATAAAATAATTCTAATTCATAATTATTATATTTTACTTCACCTGTTTTTTCATCAATATCATGTCTAAAATATAACTTATCTTCATCTTTTACAACACCATGAAAATATTCACCTGGTGGATATACTTTTCCATTATCATCACTAAACGGTGATTGAATTTTTATCTCACCATCAACATTTTTTCTAAATGGAATTTCTATTTCCTGTTGATAACCATCTCCAAAGTTAAATCCAGTTTCTTCATCTTCAAGATCTCTTTCTTCATAGCCATCTAATCTTTCCCAATTTTTATGTATTACTTTTTGATACTCCATTGTTGGTGCAATATAATATCTATCAGCATAATTTATCCTAGCTCCATCTTCATCGCTCCAACTTTTATATCTTTCACTTACAGGAACTTCACCATTATTATCAGTAATAACTGAATCTAAGTATGAATAATCTCCTTTACATGTATAATTTCTTGGTATTGTAAATTCATCAAAATGTGTATAATAATCCCAATAATTAACTTTATTATCACTTGGATTATATGCAGGTGGAATAGTTTCATCAATCAAAGTTGGATAATCATTTGAGAAATCCCATTCTGGCGTTGCTATATTATTAACACTTCTTGTCCATTTTTGACTTCCTAAACTTTCATAATATGCTAAATATTCAGGATTAGCATTATTCAATCTAAGATAATGATCTCTTCTTGTTTTATTTTCATCTTTCCAATATTCAATTGGTAGAGTTCTACATAAATCACTGTAAAAAAAATAATTATCTTTACCTTCTCTAAATATTCCCCTAGTGTGTTGAGGTAAGCTAGCATCCCATTTTAACCCTTTTTTACCGATAAAACTTGTTGTATTAGTATCATTATCAACATATTCCCACTGTTGAATATATATTCTTCTCCAATATTCCTCTATATAAAAATACCATTTAGGCTTTCCAATTATTTTAACATTATATTGTTGATTAGGATCAAGGGAATTAGGAGACCACAATTCATTTAAATCATATTTATAATACTGTTTTCCATTGTATGCTTGTTGTGTTTTTAAATTTTGTATTGAAAAACCAGGTATAAAAAAATGCATATGACCTAAATGATCAAATGTTTTTGTTACTGCCTTATAACCATAACGATCAGGCACTAAAACTGTTTTTGTATATTCCCAAAAATCATGATAAACCCAAAACAAAGGATATATAGTTAAATTATTATTTTCTGCTAACATTTTAAAACCTCATTTATGATCTGTTAAGTTTTCCAAATGTAGGAGTATTTAAATTTACATTTATTATTGCAGAGTAATCTGGTTTAATATAAAAATCTATACATCTAATTAAAGATATAAAATGATAATCTTTTATATAATCTGGTTCATTACTTATTTTTGCAGTAAACTTAGATATACCATCCCATTCAGGTAATATTATTTTTTCAAATGCAATATCTGGATATGGACAAATCCATTTTGATATAGCTTGTGTTGCTTGACCAGAAGAAATATTTATAGTTGGTGGATTTGCAGTTCCTAAATTAAATTTTGGTACAGTTCCATTTGTTGAAGATGAAAACTTTTCACCATCAATTTTAAATTTTGGAGATACACCTGTATTACCACTCATAAAATAACACCTTATTCATATTTAATTTAAATCTTCATTAATAAAAAAATTCGGATATTACATAATATCCGAATTTAAAAAAATATAAAATTTTTTATATTTTATTGATTATTTTGTGCAATTTGCTTCTCAACTGCTTCATCAATGGCTACAAACAATTCACCAAGTTTTTTCTTTGCTAATGTTGATGGTTTGAATTCAAATCCTCTTGTTTTTAATTCAGTAACAAATCCAATTAAATCTTTATTATTGAATTTTTTATTTTTATTTGAATTAATAAATTGTTTAACAGAACCTTTACCAATTTTCATCAATGAAACACCAACAGGATCATCTTTTCCACCATCTTCATCTTCTGTTTCAGCAGAAATTGATTCAGCTTCTAATTCTTCATCCTTATTTTCTTCTGCTTCTGAATAATTTTCATATTCTTGATTCAAATCTAATGTAGCAATTTTTTCTAAAGTTGCATCATCAATATCTGATGCAGCCAATATTTTTGCAATAGCATTTCTTACTTTTATTGTTTGCAATGGAGTTAATGAACCTTGTACTGCTTCTTGTTCACCAACACTTTTTGCTATTTTAAATATACGCATAGATGCTTCTTCTCTTGAAATTACTTTCTTCATTTTTATTCTCCTATTTTGGCGTAGTATAACAGATAAATATATTTTCTACGCTACTATTTATTTTATTTAATCAACTTCTTCATAAAGATATATCCAATACCTTTTTTAAAAGAAGAAAAATATAAAAAAAATAACAATCATCTAATAAATTTATCTAAAACACACTTATCATATATTTTAGTTGGATCAGAACCATAATGAGTTTTTAAATAAATCATATATGGCTTTATATCATCATGGTATAAAACGATTAATTTATATGGAAATTGATTTATTTTTCTTGCATCTTTTCCTAATTTTACTCCTTTTATTTCCACAAAAGTTCCATCTTGTAAAACAAAATCAGGATAATAATAATGTTGTTTTCCATACCATAAATATGGAAATCCTTTTTTATTTCTAGAAAATTTTATTCCATGATCTAAATTATAAACAACATATGCCAATTCCCATACGCTATCACACCAATATCCTTTATAAATCCCTTTTAGTGATTGATAATTTTTCTTCATTTTTTATGTCCTAAAATTTTTTTGTATATATATAATATAAATATATATAATATATTAATTATTAATTAATTAATTATTAATATTAATAATATATATTAATAATATTATATTATATTAATTAATATCTTTTTATTTTTTAATAAATTAAAAAAACAAAAATTTTTTTGCAAATTTCATTTTTTCTATATTTTTTGAATTCTAAAATGGAGATTAAAATGCAAAAATATAAATTAAATGAGATTGTAAAAGTCAATGTGAATAATATATCACCATATCATCTAAATTGCAAGAAGCATAATAGAAAAAATATTGAAGCTATAAAAAAATCAATTAAAATGTTTAATCAATATAAACCATTGATAATTAATTCAAGAACAAATGAAATATTAATTGGTAATGGAACATATCAAGCATTAAAAGAACTTGACTATTCAGAAATTTATGCTATATTTATAGATGTTGATGAAAAAAAAGAAAAAGTTTTAAATCTTGCTGATAATAAATTATCAACATTATCAACATGGAATGAAAATTTATTAGATAAAATTTCTAGTTTTGATGAAGATTTTATAAAAACTCTTGATTTTAATGATAAATTTCTGAATAGTTTAATTAAAAAAAATGGAACAATTGAAAAAAAGGCTGGATCAATTATAAGTGATGAGTTTCTAGTTACTAAAGAAGCTGAATTTATAAAATGTCCTTGTTGTGGGAGAGAATTTCAAAAATGTTAGAAATATTTGAAGTTAATATAGATACTATTTATCAAGATGATAAAAATATTAAAACACATGGTTTTAAATCAATTGATTCAATAAAAAAATCTATTATTGAATTTGGTCAATATATGCCAATAGTAGTAAATAAAAGAACAAATATAATTTTAGTTGGTAATGGAACATATCAAGCATTAAAAGAATTAGATTTTAAAACCGTTAAAATTGTTTATGTTGATTTGAGTGAAGAAGATGCAAATAAATTATCTATTTTAGATAATAGAACTTCTGAATTATCAGAAATTGATAATAATATAGTTGAAAAGTTTTTTTATGAACTAGATGATAATTTGATAAAAATAACAGGATATACAAGTTCAGAAGTTGATGAATTAATGAATCAGCTTACTCCTGAAACTATGGAAGATCAAACAGAAAAAGTAAATCTTAATTTAGTTAAATGCCCATATTGTAAAGCTGAATTTTCAATAGAATAAAAATGGAGATTAAAATGAAAATTGAAGAAGCAAAAGAAAAATTTGAAAATATTTTATTAAGATTTCAAAAAATAAGTAGTCAAGATACAATAGAAAAATTTATTTTTTTATTAGATCCAAAAGAAAGATTATTATGTAAAGGGTTAGTAGCTTGGAAAAATATAAAAACAGAATTAGATTTTTCTGAACCAAAAGAAATAAATGATGAAACAGATTTTATTTGGCAGTTTTCTAGATTTGACTTAAAGCATTTTTGTGTTATATTACAAATAGACCCAATGGAAGCAAAGAATTTGATAAATAGATTAAAAGGTTTACATTTAATTTTTCCAGATGGTACAGTAAATAGTTCTGCGTATAATGTGATGTTAACATACGTGAGTAAAGATTTAGCTAAGAGAACAGGTGCTAATAAAAAAATAGAAAATAAAGATGAAAATAAAAAATGATTGAAAATATTGATTTAAAAAAATATGATAATATTATAAGAAATCTAGAAAGAGAAGTTATTATTTTAAAAAATGATAACGAGAATTATAAAAAAGAAATAGATAATCTAACTTCTGATAATGAAAGAAGATCAGAAGATTTAAAATATGCAATAGAATCTATTGATTTTATTGAAAAAGCAGCTAATCATGAAAGAAGTTTAGTTAAAGATAAAGTAGAAAGTGTTATTTCAGATGCTCTTAAAGAAATTTATGGTGATGAATATTCAATAAAATTTGATTACACTATGAAAAGAAATAAAACATCAGTTGATATTTATCTTGTTAAACATACTGATATTGGTGATGTTGTAAGAAAACAAGATGGGATTGGTGGTGGAGTATCTGATGTTATATCATTACCACTAAAATTACTTGTTTTAATGGCTTTGCAAAAAAATGCCAAAGTATTAATCGCTGATGAACCAGGAAAGCATATGGATGATAGAGTTGACAAATTCGGATTTTTCTTAAAAAATGTTTCAGAAAAATTAGGAATTCAAATTATTATATTAACTCACTTTCAGTCAATGACAGAATTTTCTGATAATGTTTATAAAGTTACTATGATAGACAATAAAACTACATCTATTGTTGAACAAGTTAAGTAATTTTATTATAATACAAGGATATTAAAATGTTAAAAAAATTACATATAATAAATTTTGAATCACATAAAGATACTACCATTGAATTTTCTGAAGGATTTAATACAATTATAGGAGATTCAGATGGTGGCAAATCATCAATCATTAGAGCACTATCTGCAGTTTGTTATAATCGCTGGAGTGCAGATATGATGAGGTTAAATGAATGTGAATGTATTATTGAATTAACTACCGAAAAAGGAGTGGTCACTTTAATAAAAAATCTTAAAGAAAAAATAAATGCTTATGAATGTTGTTTATTCGATGAAAATAAAAAAGTAAGATTTGAAACAATAGGAACAAGTGTTCCAGATATTGTATATGAAATTACTGGAATGAGAGAACTAGACTTAGGAGATACAAAGGATATTCCTAACATTATGTATCAATTAGATAAGCATTATATGCTTGCTGAAATAAATGGAAAAACTTGCACTTCTAACTTAATAGCAAGAATATTTGATAAGGTAATTGGTTTAGGTGGAATGGAGGAACTTATTTCTGAAATAAGCTCAAATATGATAAATAATAAAAAACAAATTACTAGAAATAACGAATCTATTGATAATTTAAGACAAAAAATGCATAGTGATTTAGAAATATCAGAAAAAGATGAAAAAATAAATAAGTCGAAAAAAATATTAGAGGAAATAGATAGTTTACAAAAATATTATGATAGAATTAATTTTTATGATATAGAAATTAATAAATTAAGAAATCGTTGGAAAAATTTAGATAATAAATCAATGAATATTGATACTGAAAAAGCAAAAAATATATTAAATGATACAAATGATTTAGTATTATCATATAAAAATATTTCAGATATATTTAAAAAATATGAATATAAGTTAGATATGTTAAATAACATAAATAAGAATATTAAATCAATTTCATCTATTGATCAAAATCAAATAGATGAATTAAAAAATATGTGTAATTCTTTGTATAAAATAGATAAATTAATTTCTAAATTTCAAGATAAGAATAATTTATTATTACAAATAGATAAAAATATTAATAAATATTCAAATGAATATAATAATTTAAGTTCTGAACTTGATATTATAAAAAAAGAAAGTAAAATTTGTCCGTTATGTGGAAAACCATTTGAAAATTGTGGAGATGAAAATGCAAGTTGATATTATTAAAGATTTTATAGGAAAAAATGTTATTGTTGATTTATCATCTGAAAAAAGCGTAAATGGTAATCTTGTTGAAATTAATGAAAGCAGTATAAAATTAGAAACAGATTATGGTTTAATAGAAATTTCTAACAATAAGATTAAAGATATAAACAGGGTATTTAAATTACCGGATTTAAATGTCTTTGTTTGTAAAAATGAAGTAATTGGTTGCAAAGGAATGAGATCATTATCAACAAAAGAAAAATTTGTTTGGAAATGTAAATATTTCGATAAGTATAAATGTCCAATAAAAAGAGTTTGTAATTTTAATGATTTACCATTGAATATAAAAATATCATTTTTGGATGGTTTACACAATGATCCTCCTATTGTTGAAGAAGAAAAATAATAAATTAATTTGATTTTTTATTTTTAGGTGTTATATTATAAATATGATTATATAAAGGATATTTTTATGGCAATTGATAATTTAATTGAGAAAATTGAGCGTTTACAGAAATCTGCTAATGATGCGATTGTAAGAAAAGAAACAGAGTTGAGTAAAAAAGCATCAATTGATCAAGATGTTAAAGAATTACAAGAAAAATGTAAAAGTGAATTTGGTTGTGAAATTAAAGAACTTCTTTCTAAAAAAGAACAACTAGAAAAAGAGATATCTGAAAAGATAAAAGAATTAGAATCAGTTTTGGGTGGTGTATAATGGATAATAAACTATTTGTAGGTATAGATCCTAGTTTAAGCCATACTGGTGTGTTTTTTATTTATGATGATAAATATGATGGTATACAAATAGATACAAAACCAAATGATTTTTCATGTGGATTATCAAGATGTATTTTTATTAGTGAAACTATTGTTAATTTAATATATGAAAAAATAAATAGTGGTTTAGAATTATCGATGATAAGCTGTGAAGATTATTTTACAGGGAGACAACCTGGTACAGTTATTCAGTTAGCTGAATTAGGAACAATGATAAGATATAAAATTTTAATGAATAAATATCCATTGTGTGTAGTTGCTCCAACTAAATTAAAAAAATTTGTAACAACAAAAGGAAATTCACCTAAAAATATGATGTTGAAAGCAGTATACAAAAAATGGGGGTATGATGTTACAACTGATAATATTGCAGATGCAAGTGGATTGGCAAATTTTGCTAAAGTAGTTTATGCATTACATAATGATCCAGATTCTATAAAATTATTACAATATGAAAAAGATGTATTTAAGGAATATATGACAACAGATTGTTTAATAAAAATATAAATTATTCAAAGGAGAAAAAAATAATGAAGTTAACAATTAAAACAGATATCGCTAAGAAACTTTTTGATATAATTTCAAAATGTATTGTAGATGAAAAAGTTGCGCCTATTCGCAATATGTATTGTAGAAACAACAACGATGGAACTATGTATGTAAAAGCAATGGATAGATCCCATGTATTAGAAACAACAGTAGAGATAATTGATTCAGATGATTTTTCAGAAATATATATGCCGTTTTTTGAAATAAATAGTTTTATATCTAAATTTAGAAATGATACTACAAAGTTTGAAGTAACAGATAATATATTAAAAGTTAGTAGCGGTAGACCATCTGGAAAAGTTGCTCTTAAAAATGTTGATGAATCTAATAGTGTATCAGAAATGTTAGGAGAAAATTTTTTATATAATTTTAATATTAATAAAAAACATTTAACTAATGTAAAAACAAAATTAAGTAATTTAGTGGCAACAGATAACAATAGACCAGTATTAACTGGAATTTGTTTAGATATAATTAATGGTATTGTATATTTTGCTTCATCTGATGGAAAGAGATTAGGTGTATATGATACAGAAACAAATACTGGTGACGAAACTCAAAATATTAAAATAACAATTCCTGTTTCTGTATTTAATTCATTGATTTGTTTGGATAATGGAGAAGATATAAATATTAAATTTAGCAATAAATTTATTAAGTTTTCTGATAGTAAAACAAATTATTATGCAACATTGATAAATGGTGAATATCCTGCTTATCAAAATATTGTAAATGCATCAGCAGGAAATAATATTGATGTTTTAGTTAATAGAGCAAAATTGAATGATTCATTGCAGTTTGTAAATTTGAAGTATGAAGTTAATAAAAAATGTGATTTAATAATAAAAAATAATTTGTTCATATTAGATGTTAATAATAATGAAAGCTATGATGAATTTGATGTAGATTTTGATGGAGAAATTATGGTTTCTTTAAATTCTTCATTATTAGAAAAAATGACTAAACCATTAGAGTCTGAAAATGTTACATTTAGATTTGCAGATAATCAGAAACCAATTTTAATTGAAGCAGATAATATGAAATTATTATTGATGCCAATAAAAACAAGATAATTATATATTTTTTATATATTATAGATGAAATAGTATTTTAAAATACTATTTCATCTTTTTTTTTATAATTTGATTATAAAAAAGTTAAAAAGGTTCTAAAAGAACATAAAAGGATAACTTATGAAATATAAATTTTTAGAAATGTGGAACTACTCTTTTTATAAACTTGAATTGTTATCAGTAGAAGTTGTAAGAAAAGTAAAGTTAAAAAAATATCAAAACAATTATGAGATAATTGGAGAATTTAAATTTAAACCACCTCAATATATTTTAGATTATTATAAAAAATATAAAAAAGAATCTGTTATAAAATATTTGAATAAATATTTTGTCGATATGAATTTTACAAAAAAATTCAAAAAAACAGTTTCGACAGAATATGGTGATGAGATTATTAAATTTTATTATATTTTCAATTTATCTCCTGATGTTTTAATTGATTATAAAATTGAAGGCAATTTTTTCATTGCCAAGTTTAATGGAGTTTTATTGTATAAAAAATGAAAGTATATTTTGTTCATTGTAAATATTTGTATGATTTGATGTTATCATTTAGCGTTTGCCATCATGTTAATTGGACAGATCAAGGAATGAAAATTTTGTTGTGTAGTTATTATAAAGTTGGTGAATTTGATGATTTAGATGATGCTATTAAAACATTAAGTAAATGGGATGGTAATGAAATTACATCTAAAATAGGAAGAAGTGTTTTACGTATAGGAGATATTTTTGAAATAGATGGGTGTTATTATTTGTTTGTATGTAAACGACTAATAAAAATTCCAGATGCAATATCAAAAAGGCTAATTTTAAATGATTAAAACAATAAAATATGGTGATGATATAAAGGTATTAAGACCATTTATTGCAAATTCTGTTATTATACAAAGTTTTTTAGCAGAATATAATTCTTTAAATAGTATTGATTTATATTTTTCTTTATATAAAAATAAGAATCATAATTATAATATTGAAATAAATATAATAGATAATACTGAAACAGTTTTTTTTAATAAAGTATTAGATTGTAATGATATTTATAAAACAGGATATTTTAGAATAGGAACAGACTTGTTTTTAACAAAAGATAAGGTATATTATCTATATATAACTTGTTTAGGTGGTGGAGATAGTATGAATAAGTTTTCTTTTGTTTCTGGATATAGAACAAAAATGGAACAGTTGTTTATAGATGGTGAATCTTCGCTAGGAGAATTATGTGTTAATTTTAATTATGAAGTAAAATAAGGATTTTTTATTATGCCTATATATGAATTTTTAAAAGAGGATGGTAGTGTTATTGAAAAATTATTTTCTGTAGATAATGTTCCAAGTGAGATAATTTTAGATGATGGTTCTATTGCAAAAAAAATTATTTCAAGTTGTTCGGTGAAATATGCTGTTAATAATATAAAAGAGCAGGATGAAGAAAAAAAACGTGAAGAAAGAAAATATTATATGAATCAATATAATGTTGAAAATTTTATTCCATTAAAGGGTCAAACAGAAGAACAAGCATTTGAAGATTTTAAGAAAACAAAATATCTACAACAAGAGCAAATATTAAAGAAAAATGAAATAAGAAAACAAAGTAATTTTGAAAAATGGAATAGTAAAAGAAAAAGTTTTAAAGAAATGGAAAAACAATATTTAGCTAAAAAAGAAAAAGAAAAACAAGATGAATATGAAAAAAATAAAATTATTTTATGAGCAACAAATTAAATAAAATTCCAGAAAATTGGCGTATAACATTTGGCGCTAATTCTAAAATAGGTATTTGTGATTCTGGATTTGATATTAACAATAATTATATTAAAAATAATATCTATCAATATAAAGATTTTGGTTCTACTAATGTAGAACATGGGACACATGTTATGGGAATAATGTGCTTAAATAATTCAAATCCTACGCTTGTTAAGGGCATGGCGTGTGATTCTAAGTATTTTATAGCAGGAGCTAAAATCGGCGGTCAGGATTCTCTAAAATCAATATATAATGCGTTGTGTTGGTTGAGCGATTTTAATTTAGATGTTTTAAATCTAAGTTTTACATATTATCAAGAAAGCGATGAAATAAGAGATCTATTATATGATATGCATAAAAAAGGTACTATAATCATAGCTGCTTATTCTCGTGATTTTTTATATCCTCATGGTTATAGTTTTATTATAGGAGCAGGAAGTGATATTATTGCACCAAATACTTTTTTTAGCTCTGTTGAAGGAGATGGTTTTAAAAGTCTAAGAGGAACAAGTATGCAATGTGCATTAATAAGTAGTGTAGCAGCATGTGCTAAATCATTTGATAAAAAAATTAATAAAAAAACATTTATGGACATTGTTTGTGGTAGTGATTTAATTAATTGTAATTATTTTATGCCACAATTACAATATAACATAAAGTTATAAAATGGAGAATGAAAATGAAAAGTAAAAAAATTTTAGTTGAATGTCCTGATACAATGGATGAAGAAGTTGCACAACAGTGTTTTATGATTGGATTAAAAAATTTAATTTATTTAAATAATGGTAGTGTTTTGATTTCTTTTTTAGAAAACAATAGTGCTAAAACTACTGCATTAATGGGTGACAATGGAGCAATATTAGTTAAATTCTTAAAAACAATGGAAGAAATGGAACAATATCATTTAGAAGATAAAATGAATAATGGGAAAACTAAAAAAGAAAATCTAGAAGAAGTTGGTGGAAGTTTATTGACAGAAATATATGGAAATGAGAATAAATAATTATAAATGTCCAAATTGTAATACAGTTTTTGATAATTTTTTTTCTTATAAATCAAGTAATTTTGATATTATTTTAGATAAAAAATATAATTTTAATTTGTATAATATTTATTGTGATAATTGTAATAATTATGTAAAAATATTACAGCATGATATTGTAATAGCTTGGCTTGAAAAATATGAATATTATTATGATAAATATGTTATAAATAAAAATAGTATCATAAAAACTGATAGAAAATATTTTTATTTTTATTATCCATCAAATGATAAAAATATTATAAAAAAGATGTTTGATAAAATAAAAAATAATTATATATCTTCTTTGATAATTCCAGAAAAATTTCATAATGTAATTGATTTTGATGGAGAAATTTGTTTGTTACCTAATGAAATGTTTTATTATAATAATAAAAATATTTTCCCTAACTATTTAGCTGAACAGATTATTATCAATGAAGCAAATAAATATACGAACAGTAGATTATATTCATGTTACAATACTTTTTTTTATAATTTTAATTTGTTATACAAGATTAAAAATTGGAATAATTTTATGAAGAGCATGATGTAATATGAAAACAAGGAGAAAATGAAAATGGCAGATACAAGTCCAACAATTACATGGAAATTAGTTCTTGATGCAGATGGATCAGGAAGTAATACAGAAGTAGATTTAAATAGTTCAACTTATAATAATGTTTTAAATTATGGCGCAGTTGAAGCAGGTAATTATTCAAAAGTAGTTTGTGTTAGACCTTATGTTAGTCAAGTTGTAGGTAATGTGAAATTTTGGTGGCAGACATATAAAAACAATGTTCAAGTAGGTGGTTCTGCTGCAACTAATTTGCCATCTGGTGGCATGTGTGATAATACAACTAACAAAGGTTGGACAACAAAGTATTATGTTACCAATAATTATATAAAATTAAGTTATTTTAATGGTGAAAATTTTACCAAATTAACTTCTACTAATAGTGGAACTATTACATTAACAAATGCATCTGAATATAAAAGATCCGTTTGGGAAGAAACAGGAGCATCGGGAGAATATTATCCTATGCAACCAATTCCAATTGCAATGACAGAAGCAGGTGCTTATCCTACTAGCCTTACTGAAATGAGAACAAGATATACAGATTTAGGCTGGGGTATAGATACTAGTTCAGGTGGTTTTGGAACTAATTGTGAAAATATTACATCTATTGCTATTGGTGGTGCATTAAATACAGGTGAATATTGGTGTAATGTTTCACAAAAAATGGATAATGCAAACAGTCCAGCACCATATATATATCTTGCTGTAAAACCACCAACCGAAGCCGATGCTGGAGTATGGACTGGATTTGCTGCACGTTTAAGTTACTTATGGCCCTGGACATAATTCTAAGGAGATATTTATGAAACAAGTTGTATGGAGAGCTGTTTGTAAGGATGGCAAAATAATTAATGAATTTGATGAAAATGGGAATTATTTTGATTTTAGAGATTTAGATAAGGATAATTTAATTTATTTTAGTTTAACAAATAAATCTAATAATTCTATGTATATGATTAATTTATTAAATGGAGAGTTATTACTAGGTGGAACTCCTGTAAATTTATCATTACAACGTAATTTTAGAAATGAAATTGTATTAACTAATCAAAATATTCATTATGGTAAATATCTTTTTTGGTATAATGAAAGTTTTGCAGATTTTACAGGAGCACCAACTAGTGAGTCGTATTTACAAAATGTTTTTATGGGTTATGAAATTCCATTAGAAATACCACATAAATTAGATGATTTTGAAGGAGTTATCACTGGTTCAAAATTATTGGTCAGCATTAATGTAAATAACAATAAAATGTATTTATCACAAACAACAAATTTTAAAACATGTATTAATGGTAAAGAAGTTATTTTTAAAATATAAGGTTTTAAATAAATGATTAAAAATTTAAATGATATTTCTAAAAGTTCTTTGGATTTAAAATATAATAATACAAAAAATAATTCTTTATCATTTTCAGATGAATTAAATTTAGTTATTCAATTTACTAAAAATGATTTAACTAGCGATAATAAATATATTGTTGAAAATAGATTAATAAAAAATTGTATTATAAAATGTCCAGATGGAGAAATTTGGAATAATTTAGATTATTATAATCATGAAAAAATAAATGAAACAGATATTGATAAAACAGTATTTGATTTTAAATTTGTTGATGAGTGGCAAGATGGATATTATGAAATTTATGTTGGTTCAAGTGATAGAGGTATAACAATTGATAATAGTGAATCTACAATTGGGGAAAGTATTCTATCAAAAAATGATAATTATTATAGAGTAAAAAAAATATATGGAACAAATGGAATAAATGTTTCTTCTGATAATGAAAAAATAACAATTGAATTCAATGAAAGTATTATCGAAGAACAACATAATCTTGATTTAAATTCTGTAATAAATTGTTTGAATGGAAGTACTCAAATATATTATACTACTGTTGATTCAACAATAACGGACATAATAAATGGAACTGCTGTTGCTATATTGCTATATAAGCCAAATGAAACAACTGTAAAATATTCAAATCAAATTATTTTAAATATGTACGATGTTGGTTGGTATACTTTTGTTATAAAAAAGATTTTTAATAAATTGTTTATTGGAGATCCAACTAAAGTTATAACAGATTATACAATTTCAATATAAAGGAAATAATTGTGATATTACAAGAAAATAATATATTTTCTAATGGGAAATTATACAAACATTATTTGGATTTTCATTTTGAAACAAATAATGTTTCTTTTTATTTAATGTTTAATGATGATAATCAATTTTTTGTAGATTATAATGATAATAATTTTGAAGAAATTATAAGTAAAAAAAATCAATTTATTAATATAAGTCATAATTATGAAAATAATAACAATTATGTTTCTGTAAAATATGATAATTATAATATAATTGGATTAAATTTATCTAATCAATTTATAAAAAAAATAAGATTAGATGGTATGAATACATTATTATATTTAAATTGTTCTGATAATTTGTTAACTTATTTATATTTAAATAATCTTAAAAATATTGAAGAAGTTATAGCCCATAATAATAAATTAAATAATATTGAAATTATTAATAATAATTTAAAATATTTAGATTTATCAAATAATTTAATTGAAACAATTGATTTAAGTTATATAATTTATGGTAAAATAGTTGATTTATCTTATAATAATATTTCTGAATTAATACTTCCAGAGAATTGTAATTTTATAAAATTATCTCACAATAATATTTCTGATTTTAATAAAATTTCGTTTAATAGTAATGGTTATTATGAAAATTTAGATATTTCATATAATAATATGCAATTATCAGTAGTTAATATTGACAATTTACAAAATGTTAATTTTTCTTCTAATCAGCTTGTTAATTTAACTTTTTCTTCTAAAAGATTAAAGAATATTATTTTAAAGGATAATAAAATTAGAGTATTAAGTGCCGTAAATTCAAAAAATATTTTTTTGTTAGATTTAAGAAATAATGATATTAGAGATTTTAATTATATTAATAGAAATAATTTTGATCCAAATGGGTATATTATAATATATAATCAAAATAATTTTATTGATTTTTCCAGTAAATTAAATACTGTTTCTTGTAATGTATTATATGACATGGAAAATGCCGTTAGAGTGGCATTTGAAAAAAAATATTCTAATAAGTTTTTGTTAAACTTAAAGTTAAAAATAAGAGATTTTAATTCATCTAATAATTATTCAGAAAAATTATCATTATTTGTTAATAATAAATTTTATGGTATAGATATAAATTATTCAAATAATTTTTCGTATGAAAAATCTATTGATTCAAATGATTTAATATTTGATGCTAATAATAGTGACGATATAATCAATATAAATATTGAAATAGATTTAACTAATATGTTTGAAATATTTTTAATAAATATGAAAATTAGTGATAATTTATTGTTGGACACATTCGACGTTAGAAATAACTCCAATAAGTTACATTATTTTAGTAATATTTCATTCAATAATGTAGTTGACAATAAAACAAATGATGATATTTATTTGGAAATTAAAAATATGATAAAAAATTCTGCATATATAAGAATGGAATAATTATTAAATATTTTTTGTATAAAAAGATGGAGATAAAAAATGAAATTTTATAATAAAACATTAAAAATAGAAAATGCGAATGAATTTGTTGTTTTATTGGATAACCAAGAAACAGATCAATCATTTTTAACAATTACAATTGAGTTAATAAATCCAGTAGATAATGAGATTAAAATATATTTTAAAAGAAAAAATGAAGATGGAGAATTTATTTCAGAATTAGAAATAAAATCAGGAACTACAATATTAGATCATTTAATAGTTATTCCTCCTAATACTCAATATCTTATACAATCTTCTGTTGCCAATACAATTGTTTCATGTTCATATGCACAATAATTATTAATTAAGGTGATATGTATGGCAAATATACAGGTTTTTCCAAAAGAGATTTTATTATTTAAAAATAGGAAATTATTTTTCTTATCGATGTTTGGTAAGGATAATAAAACTGTATTTGCTAAGTCTGAATTAAATTTTCATACAGAATTATCTATACTTAAAAGTCTTGAAGAAATCAGTGATTCAATTATTCTTGAAGAATCTATAAGTTCAAATAAAATAAATGATGTTTTATTTAATGATTATATGCCATTAAAAGGAATTATTTATTCAAAAGATAATGATGCAGTTAAAAATTTAAAAAAATTCACTGATGATATTTATTTTAGTGAATATTCAAAATTAAAAGATCGTGATTATGTAATTTCTTTTGATGATTTTGTTACAGTAGGATCTGTTAATGCAGATAAACATGGAACTACAAATATAAATAAAAACGGTGAATTTAATTTTTTTGACAGTATATCTTTTAATAAATTGACTGTTGACAATTATGAATTTACATTTGATGATTTTAATAATTATACAATATTAGATAATTTATACGAATTTAGATTATCTATTGATGATGAATTTGTTGAAGAAATAGATAATAGTATTAAAAATAATATTATACCAAAAGATATATTACTTGATCAGATAAAATATGAAAAAATAAAATTATTAGTATATAGTAATGGTTACTTGTTGAAAACATATAATTTAAGAAAAACAGATAATTTATCAATAGAGATAACTAATTTTGAAAATACAGTTTCTACTTTAGATATTAAATTTACATGTGATCATAAGGCATTAAAAATAAATAGTATATGTCATAATAATAATATTTTTAATTTATCTTATATTAGTATTTGTAATTATAATTATTACAATATGAATAAATTAAAATATAAAATTATATATAATAATAATTGTAATATAGATAATTATATTATTCCAAATGATAGTAATTCTTCTTGTATTATTAGGGTATATTTTAATGATATAGTAAATGTTACCAATATAGATTTTGTATATAAAAATCATAATATTGATGAAAATATATCTTTTAAATATAGAAAAAACATATATGAGAAATTTATTGATAAAATGGAATTTTCTGATCAATATTATGGATATTGTAAAATTTTAGATATTTTAATTAATTTTAAAAATCATAATAAGAATATTGAATTGCAAGATATTTATTTTAAAAATTGCAATAAAAATGTCAATAATAAATATGAAACAGGATATTTAAATATTGATGATAGTAATATAATAATAGTTGATTCTTTAAATTTATTTCATAAAACTAATGGAATAAGAGATATTATTAATCAATATGGAGATTATATAGGATATATAGATGGATATTCTGATATAAAATTAGAAAATATTGAATCTAGTGATTATAAATCAAATATATTTACTAATGCAGATAATGGAAATATTGAATTTAGATTAAAAAGAAATAGAATAAACTTTGGAAAAATATATTGCGATTATTATAGTAAAACATATCCAGATAATTCTTTAATATCTTTACAAAATTTTTTGTTTTTAGGAAAACAAAATAATTTTCCTAGAGATATGATTTATGATTTTAATGGTAATTTATATTCACATTACGAATCTTCATATACTACTGATTCAGGTGGAAAAGTAACTAACTATTATGAAATGTGGAGATATAATAGTAATAATTATTTTTCTCTTGTGTATAATATTAATAATGAAATTTGTTATTTAGAAATTGTTGAAAATGGTACGATTAAAAGAATAGATGAATCTAACACTTACTTTATTGATAATAATAATAAAAATGGGTTATATTATTATTATTTAGGTGAAAGATTTTATTTAAGAAAAAAAGAACAGATTATTCCTAGTATAAATATATATTATAGAAATATAGGATCAAGTGAATATATAAAGTATAATAGTAATTCAATTATCGAAGGAAGTTCAGATGTTGATATAAAAATAAACATTCAAAATGGAAATAAAGAAAAATATATTATAAGAAGTATTTGTTTTAAAAGCGCACAGGCAAGGAATGATGAAATTAGTATTAATTTAAATAATTATTTAAATTTAAACAATTTTAATTTGAATCCAGAAAATGCTTCTGATAGTGAAATAAATGATGTTTTTTATAATATATCTTGTGAAGTAAAAAGTAAATATTCAAGTGACTATAATTCTATTGTAAACAACTTAACAGCATGTTATTTTAATAAAACAGATAATTTGTATATTGATTATTCAAAATCTAATTTAAATATTAATTGGAATAATAATAGTAAAATTCAGTATATTGTTTTGTTTGATGATTTTGATGAAAGTTATTATAGAACATATTTAACACCATTTTTTGATATTAATAATTACAAAAAATCAGATAAAATAAAAAATGGTGAAAATTTAGAAGAATGTTCTGAATTTTATAATAGTACCAGTGTTAATAATATTATAAATGATTTTATTTTTGATAAAGTTGAAATTATTACTAATATTAATTTTATTAATAATTCATCTAATTACGATAACACAAAAGTTGATTATTTTTATCAATATTCAATAGATGGTGATAATTGGAGTGATTTTATACATTTTAATTATTTCAAAAGTTTTTATGCAAAGTTTGTTAAGGTAGTAACAATATTAAAAGATACTAATGATTTCAATTCTGATTGCACATTGTCATATTTAGATGCTAATAAATATATATTATTGAATAGTAATTCATTTGATTCTTCAATGCATAAAAGAATGATTGCAGGAAATAAATATATTTTTAGATTAATTAAATATTATGATAAAAAATATATATTTAGTAAAATAAAATTAATAAAATGTATTGATTCTAATTTATTGCCAATGATTACTGAATTGTATGTTGATGATGAATTATATATTGATAAGCCAATAAGGGTTTCATCAGAAGATAATATTGTTGAATTATCATGGATTAATAATAATAATGCTGATAAATATAACATAAAAATTTATATAGATGGAAACTTATATGAAAATATAATTACAAAAATAATTGGTGATAATAATTTATATAAATATTTTTTGATTTTTAATGGAAATTTTAAATCTAAAAATATATCATATACAGTTTCTTATATTTATGAAAATAATACAAGTGAAGATAGTAAACATGCTTATTTTTATATTAATAATAAGCCAAGTAAACCACAAAGATTAGGAATATTATAATATGAATTTTGTTGAGGATAAATTTAAAATATATATTGATATTAAACAAAATATAGGATTGGTGTATTTTGAATTATCTTTATATCATTTAGAAAATTTATTATATAATATTGATACAAAAAATATAAGTAAACATGATAGAAATATTTCTATTTTTGATGGTAAAAATTGGACTTGTATTGATCAAAATGGATTAATTGATACAACTAAATATAATAAAATTTGTGTTGAATATAGTAATCTAAATAAAAATGAAACTTATAATATAGAATATAATTTCAATGATGGAAATAATATTATATATGAAGATAAATTTGATTATTCTATTGACGATGATAAAATATTACAGCAAACAATAACATTACCAATTTTAATCTATAATAATTATCCGACATTATATTGGTATAATTCATTTGATTTAGATGGAGATGAAATAAGTTATGAATTAGAAATTCGTGATGATTCTGATAACATTTATACATTTAATGTAGAAAAGAATGATTATGATGGATATTCATTTTATAAAATAGATGAAAATAATGAATTAAAAATAAGAGAAAATATTTTTTATTTTTGGAAAGTAAGAGCTTATGATGGATTAGATTATTCAGAATGGTCTAATATAAATTGTTTCTTATATATAAATAGATTAGAAATGAAATTGTTGTTATGTAGAAGTGATGAAAATGATTTAAATCAAGAAATTTTTGTTATTTGTGAAAAACAATTATTAAATCAATCTGTTATAGTAAAAAAATATTTAACAGATGATTTAAGTCAGAAAATTTTTGTTAAAGCAGACAAGCAACTTTTAAATCAAAAAATTGAAGTTTTTAATAACTTATATGGGACTCTAAACCAAAGTATTTTTGTGAAAACTGATAAACAAATGTTAGAGTTTTCTAGTAGAGTTGTTAATAGTTATTCTAATGATTTAAATCAAAGTATTTTTATTAAAACTGATAAACAAATGCTTTATCAACAAATTGCAATTTGTAGTTCTAATTTAAATATGATGTTATGGGTAGTTAATACAAGTTTAAATCAACAATTAGATGTAAAAAAGGGTGGATATAATAATTTAAATCAATCATTACATTTAAGAGGTCATTCGCAATTAAATTTTCAAATTACCAGAATAAAAAGATTTGAATCAAATTTGAATCAAACAGTTAGAGTTCAATTACCTTACTATGATGATTTAATAATTAAAGCATTTGATCAAAATAATATAGAGATACCAGAAAGAGAATGGGTTGAAGGTAATAGAAATATTTATTTTAATTGGACGCAATATCCGAGTAATATTTATTATAAATATACAATAAGTATGAATCAAAATGATGTTCCTGATAAAATATTATATAAAAATAGTATTTCTTTTAATCCTACTGTATCTGGAATGTGGTTTTTAAAAGTTAGAGCATATTTAGGTAACAATCCAATACATGAACAAGATTCTGTTTTTGTACTATATATAAATACAAAGCCTAGTGCTCCTCAACCACCATTTTTAATTGATGGAATATTAATAACAGAAAATACTGAAATTTATAATACATTACCATTGGTAACTTTTAATGGTGCAAAGGATGCTGATAATGATATTTTAAAATATCATATCAAAATTTCTGATAGTATCGATTTTTCAAATTGTTATGTTGATACTTATGTTGACCATGAAAATACAGTAAATTATCAGTTGAAACCAGAAGAATTATTACCAAAAGCTGGAATGTATTATTTGTATATTGCTACATGTGACTATACACCAGATGGAATACAAAAAAGTGAAATACCAGTAATAATGCAATTTAGATTGTCAAGTATTATTAGTATGTTAGAAAAAAAATTAAGAGTTTATTATTATTCAGATTCATTATTGTTATTTATGAAATTACAAATACCAAGATATGATATTTTAAATCAAAAAATTACAGTAAGTAATTATATTAATAATAATATTGACATGAAAGCAAGAGTATATAAATCTAAGAGTAATTTAGATTTGAAACAAGAATTAACGGTTTATAAAGCAGTTGGATTAAATCAACAAATTACAGTTTATAATAATTATTATAATTTAAATCAACAAATTACAGTTAATAAGTCTACTAACGATGATTTAAATTTTAAAGTGAGAATTTATCATTATAATTCCGATAACTTTACTGATGAAGAATTTCCAACAAGAGATATATATCAACAAATTAAAGTTTATTTTTCAACAGATAATCCAGCTTTTACACCTCAACCTCTTAATATGCAAGTTATGGTTGCTAGAAATTATTCTGATAATAAATCAAATCTTAATTTTACTATAAATGTTTGGGATATGTATCATAATCCTTATTATGTAAATTTAGATCAAAAGATAATTGTAAGTAATATTGTAATGCCTCCTAGCGGTATTTTATACAGTAAAATTACTTTAATATATGAAAATCCACCTAATGTTATAATTACTGCTAACATTCCAGAAAATGTATGGCAAAGAGAATATTTAGTAAATTATAATTTTAAATTAGATAGTGATTATACTATTCCTGTTACTGGATTTTATTATGTTTTTGATAATAATGAAAATACTATTCCAAATACTAATTCTAATTATACAACTAGTAATACATTAAGAGTAAATTTGAAAGATTATTTTTGGAGAGGAAGATTTTATTTACATGTACGTGCAATCAATTCTAGGGGCATGTTGAGTGAATCAACAGCGACATACTGTATATTGTATAATTTAACACCCAGTGCTCCTACATTGCCTTTATTGGTCAATGGATATGATTCATATGCAAGTGTCCCTGTTATTAACTATACAAGGCAAATAAATTTTACATGGGGTGAATCATATGATCCAGATTTAGTTGATAAAATAACTTATAAATTACAGATAACAAGTGATCCAACTTTTACAACAATTGATTTTGAGCAAAGTGGTATTGTTGGTAATACTTATGGAATGGTTGAAAAAACATTAAAACCAGCTACATATTATTGGAGAGTGTTAGCTAATGATGGAAATGAAAATTCTGCATGGAGTTTAATAGGATCTTTCTTTGTAAATGCAACTCCTGAACCACCACAGAACTTGATGGTAAAGAATATATCTTGATATTTTTAAAACATGTGCTATATTAATAAAAATTAAAAAAATGAGATTTTAACCATCGTTAAAATTTTTACAAAGAACTTTTATAAGTCCTTTATTGATAACAGTTTATATGTTATCTCTTTTTTTTATATTAATCATAATATACATTAAATTGCAAAGGAGATGGTATGGAAGTTTTTGACAAAACCATTACCTACCAAGAAGTTCCAGATAAGATATGTTTTACAATATTTGTTGCTGGTTGTAAAAACAATTGTAAAAATTGTTCTTGGAAAGGTAAATTTGATAAAATTTCTAATTTTGGATTAGAAGATTTTGAAAAAGAAATAAAAGAAAAAAAGGATTATGTTGATGTTATAGTATTTCTTGGTGGTGAATGGTTAGATAATTTTGTTGATTATTTAAAGGTAGCTAAAAGAAATGGTTTTGAAACCTGTTTATATACAGGACTTGATGATGTAAATAATGAAATTAAAAGTAATTTAGATTATTTAAAAGTAGGAAAATATATAGAAGAACGAGGAAGTCTTTTTAGTAGAAATACTAATCAAAGATTTTATGATTTAAAAAATAATAAGGAGATTAAATTTTATGAACAGCAATACTGTTGAAGATGTGATTGATACAAATGTAGTAGTAAAAAATATGTTTGAGGACATTGAAAAGATTGAATCATATGAGCCTGATGTTAAAACAGATAGAACACGTAGACATATTTATAATAAATTGAAATCACATCTTGAAAAAAAATATGGAAAAGGAAATTTAGTAAATGAGATTATGAAGGAACATGGTCTTGATGCTAAAAGATTTGATTTTATGTCAAGTGTTGAAAATTTTATTTTGAATAAAATCAATGATGTTTCCATAGATCCTAATGCTAACAAAGCTGAAAAGCATATGGAAGCTGTTATACAAGAAGCATGTAATCCAATTAGAAAAGCAATAGGATTTGATTTATTGTATAGAAGTATGAAAGAATTATATGGATATGAAAAAGCAAATGAATTATCTATGTTAATGTATGATTACAGTTTAGCTTTACATGATTCTACCAAAATTTATTTAAACTATTGTTTTGCATTACCAACAACCTTTTTAATAACAGAAGGTAGAGATTGGGGTGCATTGCCATCTACTGCTGCAAAGCGTTTAGATTCATATATTGCATGTTTATGTGAAAGTATACACCAAATATCAACAAACTTAGCCGGTGCAGTTGCGGCATCAACAATATTTACAGATGTAGCTGCAATTTTAATGTGTTATAATGGTGTAGTTGGTGAATCAGTAACTTTAGATGAATTAAAAAACAACAAACTTGTAAGAAAGTTAGTCGAAAATGAATTTCAACAATTTATTCACTCATTAAATAGTCTAACAAGAATGGGTATTGAAAGTCCATTTTCAAATGTTACTGTATGTGATGAAGTAAAATTAGCAAAAAAAGCAAAAGATTATCAATGGTTATTTGAAAAACCAAATGGCGATTTATATAGTATTGATGAAATTGTTGAATATACAATGGAAGTTCAAAAAATATATATATCTTTATTTGATGCAGGTATTCCATTAAAGGGTGGTATGCAATATAGATTTCCTGTTACAACAAATGCAATGGCTAAAGATGATAATGGAGAATTGGTAGAGTCAAAGTGGTTTTATTGGATGACTGACCATACTGATATTACAAGATATAATAACTTTATGTCACATGGAGAAAAAACTTGTTCATGTTGTAGATTGATTTCAAATGAAGATATGGAAGAGGCTGGTAGTAACGTTCAATCATTAGCAAATACTTCTGATGGAATGGGTTCACATAGAGTTGTAACAACAGACTTTCCACGTGTTGCGATTACAAGTGAAAGTGTTGAAGATTTTTATAATAAATTAGATTATTTAACTGAATCATCTGCATTAATATTAAAAGCTCATAGACATTTAATGGATAATCTTGAAAAAGCTGGTTTTCAACCCTTTATGTCAAATGGAACAATTAATATGAAAAAAATGTATTCAACATTTGGTGTTATAGGTTTAGTTGAATGTGTTGAAATTATGAAGAAAAAATTTAATGTCAGTGATGATTTTATGGGAGAAATGTTAACACATTTTAAAGATAAGTGTAAAGAAATTTCAAGACAAATTAATATATTGCACAATATCGAACAAGTTCCAGGAGAAAGTTTTGCTCCTAGATTAGCCAAAATTGATAAAATGTTATTTGGAAAAGAATCTCAACCATATATTATGTATAGCAATCAATTTGTTCCATTATGGGCAAAAGCAGATGCATTTCAGAGATTGGTTGAAGATGGAAAACATAATCAAAAACTTACAGGTGGTGGTATAGCTCATATTACATGTAGTGAAAAATTAACTCCTGAACAAGCAAGAAAAATAATAAGATTTTCATGTAAATGTGGATGTGAACATTTTGCAATAAATGCTTGTAATTCAATATGTGAAAATAATCACTATGTGAGAGGAAAATTTGAAAAATGTCCTATTTGTGATGGTAAAATAACTGATTACATGCAACGTGTAGTCGGATTTTTCACAGCCGTTTCATCATGGAATCCAGTTAGAAGAGATTGGGAATTTGATCATCGTTATCAAGTGACATTTGAGGAATCACAAAAAACATTTAAAGATTAATTTTTATATTTTTTGAATAGTATAGGATAACTACAGAAAGACAAGTTCTCATGGTTTTCCTATACTATTTTTTTATACTTGTTATATACAAACCACATACTAGAAATGGTGATAGAAAAATTCAATCTATTTTTCTATTCATCATTTTTTTATTTTATAGATTTGATTTTTTTAAAATATATGTTATATTAATTATAATTAACTAAAAAAGGAGTTATTATGTGTGATAATACAAGATACAATAGAGTCAACGTGAATAAAGTTGATGCGACTAGTGGAGATATTAAAACATCTGTTGATTATGGGTTCGGTTATTCTATAAACTGGGAACCAATTCCTTTTGATGTTGTAAAAAATAATGATGATAGATATGGAGCTTATCTTGAAGATATAATTTGTGCTTGCATTGATAGAATCAATATTTTGCAAGTTTCAAAATACAAATCAGAGGAATACGATAGTGTAAAATCAAAGTTGTTTGATGCTTTGAATATTTTAAAAGAAAAAGCAGGAGAATGATAGAGTATTATGTCTAAGTTAGATCCTTCAGAGTTTAGCGAACTCGTTAAGATGTTGTTAAATCTATCTAGATATGATTTAAAAAGATTATTAGCTATTGGTCGAGAAGAATTTGGAAGAAAAACCAATACAATAAATAGTATTTTTAAAGATGGAAAATGTAGATTTAGAGATGTAAAATGTAGCGCAATTAAAGAATTAACAAAATTAGGTAGTTTAAATCCATCAAATATGAATTTGAAGGATGGAAGATATTTAATTGTTGGTGATTCTCATGGTAAACATACTACTAGAGGAATGTTTCGATTATTGAATAACTTAAATAATCACTTAAATTTTAAGAATATTATACATATAGGTCATATTTTAGATGATGATAATGATATAAGTTATTTATGGAAAGATTTTGATAATTTGATAGTTGTTTCAAAAGATGAAGAAGCAAAAGAAATTGAAGCCAAAAGAGAAAGCTATGGTTATAAGGTTATAACAGGAAATATTCTTATTGGTGATTATAAGATATGTAATCAAGAAATGATCGGTGATTATGTAAGAACTGGATTAGGAAATCTTGATCCATATATTTTTAATTCTAATTCTATTGTAAATTCACATAGACATGAGCTAGAACAAAAAGGTTGTTATCAGAAAGTTATAAGTTTTGCTTCACCTGGTTGTTTGTGCGAAAAACATATTGTTACTACAATTAAACAAATTGACTTCATGGATGGTAGGCAAGTTAAAGAAAGTTATCCTTGTAGCTATAAAAAATATAGAACTAGAAAAACTATGACAGAATATTGGGAGCAAGGTGCGATTATACTTGAATTAATTGATAACACTGTTTCTATACATCCTATTAGAATTAGAAAAATTGGTGATGAATATATAACTTCTTATTATGATAAAATATATATAAATGATAGAATTGAAAAACCTGAAAATAGAATATTTTTCAATTCTGATATTCATGCTGATAGACATGATGTTAATGTTATTGATTTGCAAGATCAATTTGTTAAAAAATATAATCCAAATGTTTATGTTAACTTAGGAGATATGGTTAATAATAAGTCATTAAATCATCATGAAATAGATAGAGGGTATTTTATACAAAAACAATTTCTAGATGAATTTAAAAGTTATTGTTTATTGCTTGATATAATGAGTAAATGGAGTAAAGATAATCATATTATTTTTGGAAATCATGAAAGATTTATGAATGATTTTTCTAATAAATATCCACAATTATTATCATTATTTGAATTTTTATATAGTAATCCACTTGATTTTTATAAATATGTTAAACACGGTTTAAAAGAAGTTTTTGAAATTGGTAATGTTAAATTTTTACATGGAGATTTAAAATTATTTGGACAATCTGGTTCTTTTATTGAAAAGGTTGCTAAAACTTTTGGTAGTGATACTGTAATTGGTCACTTACATGTAAATTGTATAAGACACGGTTGTTATATTGTTGGTTTGAGTGGTGTATATGATCAAGAATATAATGATGTTCAGGGTTCAAGATGGACACAGGGATTTGGATTTTGTAATCAATATAAAGGATTAAATTTCATACAGCTTGTCAATATTAATAAGGATTATAGTTTTGCAATAAATGGCAGAAAATTTATTGCGAGAGAAAACAAGCCATTATTTGATAAAAAAATTAATATAAATTTATTTATAGGATAACATAATATATCAGATGTATCTATTATAATGTGATACATCTGATATTTGAATTTATATTATATAGGAAACACATTATGGCAATATTATTTTTAACACCTGATAAACAAAAGTTAACACTAAGATGTTCATATGAAGAAAGAAATATGGCAAAAAAGGTTGGTGGTCAATGGAATCCAAGTTTAAAAACTTGGGATTTTGCAATAGATTTAACTTTATATGATGATATATGTACTGTATTTAGAAATAATTTAACAGTTGAAAAAGATGCAAAAGAAGCTATAAGTAATAAAAAAATTGAAGTTGATACAATACGCAAATTCAAAGAAGAAGCTATTGAAAATGAAGATATAAATTATAGTGTTCTAGGATTAACTATGGATGGTAAAAATCCATTATATACATATCAGAAACATGGTGTTCGTTGTGGTAGTATTGCACAAGGTGGTTTTTTAATTGCTGATGAAATGGGATTGGGAAAAACTATACAAGGTATAGGAATTGCATTAAATAAAAAGTTATTTTTTGGAGCAAGAAGTTGTTTAGTAATATGTCCTGCTGCTGTAAAATATAATTGGTTAAATGAAATTTCTAAATTTACTAAAGAAAAAGCATTGGTTATTGATGGTAAAGTTGAAGAAAGATATGAAAAATGGTTTGCTCCTGGATATTTCTTTAAAATAACAAATTATGAAATATTAACAAGAGATTTATTTTATTTTGAAAAAAAGGATAAATTAGGAAATATTACATCTAAGGATACTAGAATACCAAATTATGATCAGTTGATTAATAATTATTTCTCAGTAATGTTAATGGATGAAGCTCATTATATTAGTAGTCATAGTGCTCAAAGAACCATTGCTTGCAAAGGAATGAAAGTTAAAACTAAGATAGCCTTAACAGGGACTCCAATTGATGGAAAGCTAGAAGGATTTCATAGTATAATGGAATTTGTAAAACCTGGTTTATTTCCTACTAGATCAAAATTTCTTGATAGATATGCTATTTTTGATCATTGGGGTGGTATACAAAGTTATGTAAGAGTAGATGAGTTTAAGGATAAGATTTCTCCATATTATATAAGAAGATTAAAAAAAGATGTGTTAAAAGATTTACCACCAATGGTTCATCAAAATGTTTATGTTGAATTGTCAAGTAAAGCAATGAATGAGTATAAGAAAATTGCAAGAAGACAACATCAAATAACAGAATTAGAAGAAATGATAGTTACTATTATTAGATGTAGACAATTCTGTGATATGCCCGATATTTTAGGATTGAAAATAGAATCTGATAAATTAAAAGCATTAAAAGAAATATTAGAAGAAGTTGTAAAAGAAAATGGTCATAAAGTTATAATCTTTTCTCAATATAGAGAAGCAATAAAAAGATTAGAAGCTGCATTAAATAAAGATTATGAATTATGTTTATTGAAAAATTTTGATAATAAATTTGAAGCAAGTGAATATTTTAATAATACAGATAGTTGTAAAATTATATTGATGACTGATGAAGGTAATACTGGATTAAATTTACCAACAGCTTCTTATGTAATACATTACGATCAAAATTATAGTCCTGCTATAATGATGCAAAGATCAGCAAGAGCGCATAGAGCAAATACAAAGCATACAGTTAATATTATTAATCTTATTTGTAAAGATACTATTGAAGAAAGAGTTCTTGAAGCAATAAATCAAAAACATGAATTTTCTTGTAATGTTTTAGATGAGGATCTAAATGAAATGTCACTTGGAAGTGCATTGAATACAAGAGAGTTATTTAATTTGTTATAATTTTATTAAAATCCACAAATTTATCTGTGGATTTTATTTTTTATAATTAATTTGATTTTTGTATTTTTGATGTTATATTAATGGTTAATGTCATGTGGTTATTGTCATAATATATTAATGGCTAATATGATATAAAATTTTAAATTAAAAGGTAATTAGTTTATATGGAAGATCAAGGATTCTCAACTGCAATTTGTGAAAGAATATTATTAGCTTATTTTGTTACTAACGAAGAATATCTTTCAACATATTGTCAAAAAATACAACCAGAGATGTTTACAACACAAGAAAGAGAATGGATTTTTAATGTTATAAGAAGAAATTTTAATAATTGTCATGCATTAACTTCAAAAGATTTATTTTATGTAGATATGCAACAAACTCTTGATGAACATCAAGAAAGATTGGGTAAATCTATTGCAAAAGAATTAGATGCTATATTTGAATTAAAACCAACTGATGATATTAGAATTGTTTTGGAAAAACTTGAAGAAGCAAATGTTGCTAATAGTTTAATGTCAACTATGCAAGAAACACATGGTTTTTTAACAAATGGTCAAATACATGAAGCTCTTGAAAAATTTAAATCAGCAGTTGTAAATATTAATTTTTCTGAAAATAAAGAAAAAACGACTGGAATATTTAGTGATTGTGATTCATGGTTACAAGATATTGTAAATAGAAAAAAAGATCCAGATAAATATGCAGGATTAAAAACAGGGTTTGCAAGGTTTGATAAAGAAACTGGTGGCTTATATCCATGTGAACTAACAATGTTCTTTGGTTTGCCTGGAAAGGGCAAATCTACTGTGTTAAAAAACATATGCAGAAGAGTTAGTTTGAATGGTCATAATGTTTTATTTATTCATAACGAAGAAAATGATAGACAGGTTGAAACAAAATTTGCATCTTTAATTTCTGGGATACCCGGTTGGAAGTTTAAGAGAGGTAAATTCTCTGACGAAGAATATTTAAAAATAAGCCAATTGCTTCATAATAAGAATGGAGCTGGTGAAATATATAGACGTTATATAAATCAAGGTGTTGAAGCCTATGTTATCGAAAGAATATACAATGAACTAAAAAATCAAGGAATACAAATTGATCTAATTTGTATTGATTATCTAGATTTGATGGGAGCACCAGGAAGAGTATTTTCAGAGTGGGATGAACAAGCTAAAATTACTAACTCATTAAAACAGTTGGCAATTAATTGTAATGTTCCAGTATTAACTTGTACACAAGCTAGTATTGAGGCAGAAAAACAGGAAAAGAAAGATAATCCATTTCTTAACCAAAGTGAAGTTTATGGAGCAAAGGCTAAAGTTCATACTGCGAATACATTAATCGGTATTGTAAATAAAACAGCTACTAATAATGTTCAAGATAGAGATATTTCAGAACAAAATATACATAAACTTATTTTTTGCGTATGTAAAAATCGTGATGGAGCGTGTTTTACATATAGACAAAATCTATATGCACAAACTGGTATTTTAGAAGATGATGATGATATAAATCCTGAATTAGATAAAGTTGCAGAAGAAGAATTACAAAAACAAGTAAAATATGTTGAAGAAGTGGAAAATGAATTTGCTCAAAATCAAGAGAAAAAAAGAAAAGAATTAAGAGAAATTGCTGATGCAGTTATGAGAGATATGGAAAAAAATGAAAATGAAGAAGATGATGATGAAGATTTTTCATTTTTGGATGCAATAGGTTCAGAAGATGATGAAACAGATACAAATGATAATAGTGAATTTAATGATGATATTGTTGATAAAAAGAAAAATATTAAACCAGATTTAATTAATGTTTTTGCTAAATATAGTAGTGGGATAAAAAATGAATAGTTTTAATAAGTTTAATAATCATAATAATAATCATAATAATAATCATAATAATAAACATTTTAATAATAGTAATGATATATTAGATCAAGTTGTTGAATTATTGAAAATTAGACCTGCCGAGGATATATTGGATGCATTATCCATATCTCATAAAAGTTATAGAGGTGGTGATGTTATAAGAGGTAAATGTCCAGATCATTTTTTATTGACAGGTAGATATCCATCTGGTGATACAGATTGGGTAATAGATGTTAATACAGGTATGACTTTTTGCCATACAGAAAAAAGGGGATCTAATATATTATGGATTGCAAAAAGGTTAAAAGGATTTAAAACCGATGAAGAAACATTAGAATTTTTACTTGATGGTAGAGATATTAAAACTAGATTTCAAAGATTTATTAGTGGAGAAAAAAGAAGAGGGTTTAACATTCAAAATACTAGTAGAAAAATTGAAAAGAAAGATGAATCTACAAAAGAATTAGAATTATTTAATAAAAGAATTGATGTAGCTAATAGATTAATAGAAAAAGGATTTATTAGCGATGAAACAATTAAATTTTTTGAAAATGATGGTATTTCTTATGAAACAATTAAGAAATTTAATATTGTATCTTTCACAAATGGATTTTCAAAATATAGATGTTTAATACCGTTCTATGATCATATTAATTTAAATAAACTTGTCGGATATGTTGCCGTTAATACATTAACTAAACATAATTATGTTTTAAATATGGGTAGAACATTTTTTAAGATGCAAAATATATCAGATGGATTAACTGTTATAAAAACATATAGAAGATTAATTAATGATTATAAAAAGGCATTATATCTAAAAGGTTCTTTAATGAGAGAACATTTATTTGGACTTAATAATATTATTAGAGATGGAAAATTAAAAGATAAAATTTATTTAGTAGAAGGTGAAAGAGATGCAATAAAGATGCAACAAGAGGGATTTCCATGTGTTGGAACACATGGTTCTGATATTTCATTAGAACAGTTAGATATATTGCATGATGTAGGAGTTAAAAAAATATATTTTATATATGATGGAGATGAAGCAGGAAGAACAGGAGCTATTAAATCAATTGATTTGGCTTTGGAAAGAGGATTTAGAGCATTTGATATTTGTCCTGGAGAAAAAGATCCTAAAAAATATAATAGAAATGAAATGTTAGAATTAATAAAGTCACAGATTGATGAAGATTGTGAATGGAGTGGCTTGATAAATGTTAATAAAATAAAGGAATTCAAATAATGAAAAAAGCTAAATTTGAAGATGAATTTAAGATGATATCTGGTAGTTGTATTGCTCATTATGATGAAAATTCAGATGCATGTATAAAATGTAAGATTGTAAACATTTGTATGAATATGAAAAATAGAAATAGATTTCCAAAATCAGAAGATGAAGTAAAGAGAATAATAAATGACAACAAGTGATTTTCCGTATTTAAATTTTACTTTTGATAATTTTAATCCAATACAAGAAAAATGTATTAATTATTATAATCAAGATTGTAATTTAGTAGTTTCTGCAACTATGGCAAGTGGTAAGACTACTATTGCAGAAATGGTATTATCATTTGAAATTGCTGAAAAAGGAAGTAAATGTGTTTATGTTTCTCCATTATGTGAATTGACTGAAGAAATTAAAAATAAATGGTGTAGATATCCATTATTTAGTAATAATATTGATAAGTTAAATTTTTATACTGTTGAAGGATTGGATGTTGCTATAAGAAAAAAATATATTGATAATATTGATTGTCTTATATTTGATGAAGCTCAAATAATTGATAATGATGGTAGGGGGGCAAATGCGGAAGTATTAATAATGAAAATTGCGCAATCGATGAATTGTAGAATAATAATATTATCTGGAACAATGAGTAATGCCACAGAGATTGCTAAATGGTTAAAAAGTTTAAATAATAAAAAAACATTTGTTATATCTTCTAATTGGAGACCAGTTGAAATAATTAAAAATAAAATTATATATACTGATGATAATGATAAGTTTAATAAATTATTAGATATATTACAAGACAGCATTTACGAAAAAATTGTAATATTTGTATATTCAAAAAATGTTGGAAAAGAATTGAAGAAAAAATTATTAAATAATGGTTATTTTTCTGAATTTATCAGTTCTGATTTACATAAAAATAAAATAAGAAAAATAATAAGAACATTTCAAAACAATAATAGTGGTTTGGATATATTAATTTCAACTTCTGTTATTGGTCAGGGAGTTAATTTATGATTAATGATTTAAGTTGTATTAATTTATGTTTGTTTATTAAAGATGGTAAAACACCATTGATTCATATAGAAGAGCCTTTTATGTGTTTAGAAAAAGAAGTTGAAATTGGATTATTGAAATCAGTGATTGATTATTTTAAATTTATATTTAATGATACATATTGGTTCAATGAGTTTTATAATAGTTCAATGGAATTAGTTATAAATAAACTTCCAGATGGTAGTATAAGAAGTTCTTCTATTGAATTATTAGGATTTGATGGAAATAAATTATCCATATTTGTTAATATATTAAAGGTATTATCAATTAAGGAATTATTATATATAAATGGCACAAAGTTTATTTTTAAAATATCAATAGATTAAAAAAGGTTATTTATGTTAGATAAAGTTGTAATATATGATATTAAATTGAAAGATGAATATGTATCTCCGCTTGAAATTAGGCAATTAATTGGTCGTGCAGGAAGAACATATAATAAATTTCAACAAGGTGAAGCATATATTCTTGGAAAAGAAGAAGATGAAGATGTTATAGATAATTATTTTTATGGTAAAGATAATAAAATATGTTCTAATTTAAATAACTTAGATAAAATATCATTTCATATTTTACCTGATATAAATAATAATAATGTTAAAAGTATAGAAGATATTGGTAATTGGTTTAGTAAAAGTTTATCTTTTGCACAGGGTAATGAAATAGATTGTAATGAAATATTTGATTATCTTATAAATAATAAATGTATTGATGAAAAATTCAATGTGTTATTTAATGGTTTTTTATCTATAAATTATTATTATACTCCAAATAGAATTAATGTATTAAGCGAAAAGATGGATTATTTATATCAAATTGATGATTTTTCTTGGATAGCATTATCATGGTTATGTTCTTATTATTCTGGATATAAGGTATATCATCCAGCATATTTTGAATTTAAAGATATGATTAGTTCAAAATATTATCTTGATTTGAATGAAGAATTTGATTTTTTTGTATATTTTCTAATTTTTCAAAACAGAATGGTTAAAAAAATTGGTTCATACATTGGAAGCACAAGAAAAGATATTTTTAGGTTATTATCTGTGATAAAAGAAATTGCAAAACACAAAGAAATTAATATTGAAAATAACTTGAATTTGTTAGAAACGCAGTTATATTATAATGTAAACGCAAGGTGCGCTGAATTAATGCATAATATCGGTATATTTGACAAAAAAACAATTGAAATGTTACTAGATTTATGTATAAAAGATTATAATGATATGATTTGTAAAATAGATTATATAAAATCATATGCAGATCCGAGAACTTATAAAATGTGCATTGACTTTATAAAAAGCAAAGGAGATATGGATAATGTTACGTGTAATTGAATTACCTGTTGAGATAAAGCAACATTTACTTGTTTGGAGAAGCGATCCATATTTTAAAAAAATGGATAAAAGTATTCAAAATGCAATAAAAGATCTAATTGATTTAATGGATATTGTTGAAAAAAATCCTCAAATTATTGAAACAAAGGATAAAGCAACAAATGAAATGAAGGGAGCGCAAAGATTTATTGGACTATTTACAAGAGAGTATGAAAAATTAACTGGTTCTGAATTTAAAGAAGTATTTAATGGAATTTCTATGAAAATATATAGTATGCAAATAAAGAAAATATTAGATGCATATGGTTCGGTTGATGAATATGTCGAGTGGTTGTTCAATGAATTTTTTATGGATAAATCAAATCAGAAGTTATTACCGCCAAATGTAAATTTTTGTATGTCTGCGAATATGATAGATAAATTTTTATATATAAAAAGAGATATATTTTTGTCAAGAAGAAAAGATGGTATAGAAACAGAAAAAAGAACTGCTGTTGTTGGTGTATTGAAAGAATTATATTCAATATTCAATAGTAAGGAAATTGCACAGTTAATTATTAAATTAGCGAGAAATGAGATAACATTACGTGCAGCATATAAAGCTACAAAAGAATTTTGTTTGTCTAATAACGATACAGAAACAATAGAAAAGTTAGAAAAAATATTGAGAAAATAAATTTTTAGAAATTAATTTGACTTATTGAAAAATAATGTTATATTAATGTTTATAAAGAGGAAATAATAAATGGATAGAATGGATGTAAGTAAATTTTTGAAAGATACTTCAAATGTAGAAGTTTGTGGTATTAAGTTAGAAAATTTTGATAGTCGTGCATTGATTGTTAATGAAGAAAATTTTGTTGAACATTTACAAAAACAATCTGCCGGAACTGCATATTATGGAGTTATTTATAAAAGTCTTAAACAAGAATTAAATAAAATATGTAGTGAAAGAAATAAAAAACTTTCGGAATGTATAGATAGAGCAATGCTTTCTTTACAAAAACAATCATCAAAATCATCTTCAAAGCCAACAGTTAGAGAGGCAGAAACGATGGCATTGATGGCAAATTCTAAAATATTTGAGGAGTTTGATAGAAAAATATGTGAAATTGAAGAACAATGTAATTCGGTAGAACAGTATTATGAAGCATGGAAACAGAAAAGTTATACATTAAACAATATTACTAATCTAGTATGTGCAGGCTTTATAAAATTAGATGATAGTATAAATATAAAATAATATTTAAACACTCGTAGAAAAAAACACAGATAACACACAATAAAGGAAAAAAATTATGAGTCTTTTAACTGACATGAAGAACAAGTATAGTTCAAATGGTAATCAAAAAGGTAATGGAAATTTTACAAGATCAATTACTTATTACAATTGGAAATCAGGAGATAATAATATTAGATTGGTAGGTAAGCCAATTGTTACAAGAACTTATTATTTACCAAAGAGTATTTATAGTCCAATTGATATATTTAATAAGGATGCATTTGATAGAGAAACAAATGAAAATGCAATTCCAAAGGTAATAAACTGTGCCAATTGGGATATTGAATCAGAGGAATGGAAAGATAATGGTGATGTGCTATTCAATTTGAATAAAATTGCTAGAGAAATGATTAGGGTTGGTCAAGAACAAGGAGTTCCAGCAGAATCACTTAAAGAGTGGGAACTTATTAAGAGTAGAACAAATCCATCACTTCAATATCGTTGGTTAGGTTTTGATAGAGATTCACCATATGTGTTAGAAACAATAAATGGTAGAACAACTATTAAAGAACCAAAAGAGTTGGCTGGATATAAATTAATGACTTTCCAAAAAACAATGTTTGAACAGCTTTGTGCCGCTCAAGAAGCATATGGAGATGATGATATATTTTCAGAAGATAAAGGATGTGATTTGGTTGTTAAGAAAATTGATGGAAACAAGGCAACATATACTGTTCAGTTAAAAATGAATGGTAGACAAGTTGTTGAAACACCATTAACAGATGAAGAAAGAGCAATTGAAGTTCCTAATTTATTTGAAATTTGTGGCAAACAAGTTCCTAATGAGTTGGTAATGGCTAATTTATTAGATAAGTATGTTGATATGTTGAATGATCCAACATTTTCAGATATTATCAATGGTTCTAATAAGCAAACAAAGAGTTCATCAACTACATCAAGTAAAGCAAGCAAACCAACAAAAAATGTTGATAGTGCTATGGAAACAGAAGATGAGGATGACATCCCATTTTAATCTAAATTAAAATATAGGCGTATATTGGGATAATATCTCAACATACGCTTTTTTGTTAAAAAATAAAGGATTATTATATGAATCAAGCAGTAAAAGATATAGTCGCTAAATTATCTAAAGATCATGGTAAAGAAAATGTAATGGCTTTAAGTGATGAGGGTGTAAAGGGAATACAAAGAATTACGACAGGTTGTGCTCAATTAGATAAAGCAATTGGTGGTGGTATTCCCATTGGTAGAATGATTGAATTATATGGCATGGAATCAAGTGGTAAATCAACTACTTGTCTTGAGATTGTAGCTCAATTTCAAAAGGCTGGTAAAATTGTTGGATATATTGATAGTGAATTTGCTTTAGATCCAGTTTATGCTAAATTAATTGGAGTTGATGTTGATAATATTATTATTTCTCAGCCAGATGATGGAGAAACTGCATTTAATATATTATTAGATATGGCAAAGAGCGGAGTTGGATTAATAATTGTTGACTCTGTTGCTGCTTTAGTTCCAAAGGCAGAAAACGAAGGTGATATGACTGATCAACAGATGGGTGCTCAAGCACGAATGATTAGTAAAGGAATGAGAAAATGTACAGCAGAAGTAGCTAGAAATAATTGCACTGTGATTTTTACAAATCAGATTCGTTCAAAAATTGGAGTAATGTATGGCAATCCTAATGTTACTCCTGGTGGAAATGCATTGAAATTTTATACATCGATAAGAATTGAGTTAAAATCTTTGACATCTGATGAAAAAGATAAAAATGGTGATAGAGTATCAAAAAGAGTAAAGGCATCAGTAGTAAAAAATAAAACATTTCCACCATTTAGAGAATGTGAATTTACAATAAGATTTGGAGAAGGTATTGATAAGTTAGAATCAACAATATTTGAATCTTTTGATAAAGGATTGTTTACAAGAAGTGGAGCTTGGGTATACTTATTTGGTGAATATAATTTTGCAAATGGACTTGATGCTTTCAGAAGTTCTATTCAAGAATATGGAATGGTTGAAGATATCAATGAAGCAATTAAAGAAATGAATTCAGGTAAAACATTAGATGAGGTTAAAGAAGTAGTTTTAAGAAATTGTCCTAAAGATATATATGAAGGAAAAGAAAAAAAGAAAACTAAATCAAAAAAAGAAATTACTGTTGAAGAACAAGAAACAACAGAAATTGATGTAGAAGAGGTATAAAATGGATTTTAGTGAAGATATTATAAAAGTTAAATTAAGTGATTTAAAGTTAGATCCAAAAAATACAAGAGTTCACGATCAACATAATATTGAGATCATTAAAAAATCTTTAAAGAAATATAAACAGTATAGACCATTTGTTGTTCAAAAAGATAATATGATGATACGTGTTGGTAATGGTATGTACCAAGCTATGTTATCTTTAGCAGAAGATGAAGGAACTAATATTGATGAAGTGGAAGTAAATTGTGTTATTAAAGATATGACCAATGAAGAAGCTGAAACATTGTCAATTTTAGATAATAAGGCATCTGACACTTCATATTTTGATAATGTTCAATTAGCTGAAATATTGAAAGATATGGATCAATCTAATATTGAATTAACAGGATTTTGTGATCAAGAAGTATCAAAATTACTTGATAATCTAAATATAGATATTGAAAAAGTTATTGAAAATAACAATGAAGATAATAAAAAAGAAAAAGATGTTAAAAAGGGTATACTTCAATATCAATTAATTTTTGAAAATGAACAACAGCTTGATATTTGGAAAAAATTTGTTGATGAAGTTAAAGATAAATATGGAGAGTCTATTTGTGAGTCTTTAGTATTATTTATTCAAGACACAAATAATAAAGAACCATTTTTCTAAAAAAAATTATCATAAAATGGGGATAATTATATATCCCCATTTTATGATATAAATAAGGATTTATATATGTCAAAATTTGGATTTTATACTGATGTTCATTTGACAAATAGGCACATAAGAATTGATAATGTTGCCGAAACTGCTATAAATAAATTAAGAGAATGTTATTCGTTTGCATCAAAAAATAATTTTGATTTTATGGTTTGTGGTGGAGATATTTTTAACACAGAAAAAGTAATGGATTTAAATATCTTTTTAGGATTAGTTGATATAATGTATAGTTTTGGCAAACCAACTTATTTTATTATAGGAAATCATGATATATATGGAAATAGTTTAAATACATATAAAGATAGTTCTTTAAATTTTATATCATCTTTAATGCCAGAACTTTTAATTCCTATATTTGATAAAATAGAATTAGATGATATTATATTATATGGTTGTAATACTTATAATAATATTCATTATTGCATTGAACATATTCCTGAAAAAAGTAATAAATTTCAGGTTTTAATAGATCATCACATGTTATATGATAAGAAAATTCCAAGTGCAGAAGTTATTTTTATAAAAGATTTAGGTTCTAATAATGCAGATTTAATTTTATCTGGTCATGTTCACAATGGTTATAAATTACAAAAATTTGGTAATACAAGTTATTTTAATCCTGGTTCATTATTGAGAACTTCATCAGATTTAAAAAAATTAAAAGTGAAAATGGGAATAATTGAAAATCGTGGTAAAGAATTTAATCTAGATTTATTTTTCCCAACATTAGTAGATGGTGATTTAATTTTTAAGGAAAATGTATTTTCTGGAATAGAAAAAATTGCAAAAATGGAAATGGAAGAAAGAGATGTTAATTCTGTTGAATCTTTAAAACATTTTCTAGAATTAAAGGAAAGTTCAAGTGGAGTTTTTGAATTGCTTGAAAGAATTGCTCATGAAAGTAAAACAGATCCCAAGATAATAGAGTTTATTAATAGATTTAAAAGAAAAGGTATTGTAGAATGAAAATAATAACAGCAGTAGAAAAATACGATGATATTGATTTAAATGGTAAGGTGACTTGTTTTTTGGCAGGTGGTATTACTAATTGTTGGGATTGGCAAAGTGAAGTAATTAATTTATTAAAAGAGTATGAAAAAACAATTAATTTAGATGATTTTATTATTTTTAATCCTAGAAGAGAAAATTTTCCAATTAATGATCCCAATGCATCAAAAGAACAAATTGAATGGGAATTTTATGCTTTATCAAAATCTAATATTTTTTCGATGTATTTTGCAGGTAATACAGAATCAACACAACCAATTTGTTTTTATGAATTAGGAAAAGATTTAGGATTAAGATATCCAGATTTTCAAAATGTAGTTATAACAAGTGAACCTACTTTTTTAAGAGATCGTGATGTCAGAGAACAAGTAAGGTTGATAACTAATGATGGATTATGTGTTGGATATAATATTCATGAACATGTTCTTGGAATATTAGAAAAATATTCTGAATTTCAAAAAACACAATTATCTGAATTATTTAGTTGAAAATTAATTTGTAAAAATAAAAAAGTGTTGTATATTATTATATAGTTACTTAAATTTAAAGGAGAATTTTTATGGAAAGTTTAAATATGCCACCAACTAATCATATTAAAGTGTTAGATAATGATCAAGGTTGGGTAGGTCTATTAGATCACATGGGTAATGAAAGCACAATTACTAATGCTGCAAGAGTCAGTTTTGGAAAATTAAAATCAGAATTTGATGAAAAAGATGAGGTTTTGTTAAAATATTTAATTGAAAATAAGCACATGACACCTCTTGAACATGTTAAATTTACTTTTAGTGTTCACTGTCCATTATATGTAAGAAGTCAATGGATGCGTCACAGAGCATGTTCTTATAATGAAATAAGCAGAAGATATACTGAATTTGAAATGGAATTATATACTCCAAAGAATTATAGAAAACAATCTGATAATAATAAACAAGCATCAACTGACGAGTTAGTGGAAAAAAATGAAGAAGCATATATGCTTACAGAATATATAAATGAAGAAGCATTGGCTATTTATTATAAATTATTAGAATTAGGAGTTTGCAAAGAACAAGCAAGAGGGGTATTGCCACAAAATATGATGACAACATTTTGGTGGACAGTTGATTTGAGAAATTTGATTAATTTTCTTGTGTTAAGAGATGATTCACATGCTCAAAAAGAAATTCAGGAATATGCTAAAGCTATAAAAATTTTAATAGAACCGTATATACCACATGTAATGAAATATATAAAATAAAAAAAGAGGTAAAAAATGAGGGCAAGAGTTAATGAAGAATTTATAGATTTAGCAATAGATGAATTAAAAAATCATGTTAAATCATGTTTAAAAAGACATGGAGATGGAACATTTGCTTCAAAACATGAAGCATATGGTATATTAGCAGAAGAAGTTCAAGAATTATTAAGTGCTATTGAAAAAAATTATGATTCTGATAGATTAGAGTTAGAATTTAAGGATGTTGCACAAGTATGTGTTTTTGCTCTTGCCTGTTTAAAAGCTAAAACAATGGATTGGTAAATTTCTAAGGGGAATAGTTTATTATGTATGAATTAAAGAAAACTTATAGTTATGATGATGTTACATTAGTACCACATTATTCTGATTTAAGATCAAGAGGTGAAACTAATCCTAGTATGTTTGGATTTGATTTACCAATTATTATGAGTCCTATGGATACTGTAACAACACCAGATATGATTAGATTGTTTGTTAACAATAATTTAGTTGCAACAGTTCATAGAGCGTTTAAAACAGCAGAAGAACAATTTAATTATGTCGTGGATTCAAAAAACAGATCTGAAACAAAAGAAGAAATAGATAAAATAATAAAAGGTACTTGGTTTTCTGTTGGTTCAGTTTGGAAGTATAAAGAATGGATTAATTATTTATATGAACATGGCGTTGTTAATTTCTTAGTAGATATGGCGCATGGTGATTCATTGGCATGTATTGAAACTGTTAATTATATTAGAAAACTAAAAAATGTGAATCATATAATCGCTGGTAATGTAGCTACCAAATCTGGTTTTAGGCATTTACAAGATGCCGGAGCTAATGGTATTAGAATAGGAATAGCTTCTGGTTGTTTTACTCCAAATATGAATGTCAAAACGATAAGCGGCAGTAAAACAATGAAAGATATAAAAGTTGGAGATATTGTATTAACTCATAAAAACAACTGGAAGAAGGTAATTAATAAATTAGAATTTTATAAAAATGAAAAATTAATAAAAATAAACGGTAAAGAATCAACAAAAAATCATGAATATCTTGTTGTAAATAAAAAATATAAAGATGTTGTGAATGAAAAAAATTATTTAGATTATGCGGAATGGATTCCGGCATCTAAATTAACAAAAGAGCATCTCCTTGTTGAATTATAATTTTTTATTAAACTATTTTTTTATATTTTACATATAGTACATATTAACTATTTTAATTATAAAGGAGTAGGCAACATGATTCTTGATAATATTTGTTTAATTTGTGGTGAAAAAATAGATGTTGTAAAAACAAATTCTAATTCTTTGTTTCAACAGTCTTTAAAAAGAAAATTAGAAACTCATTTAAAGAATGTGCACAATATAACAAAAGTTGAATATATATTAAAATATTTTTATAATAATATAAGACCAACTTGTTTTTGTGGTTGTGGAATGTTTACAAATATAAATCACTCGTGGGAATTTAATAAATATTATCAAGATCATAAAAATAAAATGGCAATACCAAATGATGTTCGCAATAAAATTAGTATTGGTTTGTTGAAACATAATAAAATAACACATGATTATATTAAAGAAAAAGGTTTAACAGAAGAAGATTTAAAAAAATATTTTGATATGTATAGAAAGCCAGAAATAAATCAACTTAAATTAAAAAATATTTGTGGAATAGATTTTAGAACATTGTCAAGATATTGGATCGCTTTAGAAATATGTGATAGGTCTGAATTAAAGCAATTGGCAAAAATGCATAAATATTCTTTAAAATATGAATTTTTTGAAAATAAAAATATAGTTTTAATTGATGAAAATATATTAACTGAAATTTATTTATTGTTATCTAAAACATATAACAATAAAGAATTATATACTTTAGATAAAATAATATCTGATTTTAATTTAAATATTTCAAAGTATATATTATATAAAAGATTATGTGAAAAATTCGGACAAGATTCAATAAATTTGTTTTTAGGAACTAAAAACAGTTCAAAACCAGAAAATAATTTTTATTTTGTTTTGTGTTATTTTTTTGGCAAAAAAAATATAAAAAGGCAATTTAAGTTAAATCAAAAAGTATATGATTTTTTATTGTTTGATAAAATATTAATAGAATTTGATGGAGAATATTGGCATAGTTTTGATAAAAATAAAAAAAATGATGAAATTAAAGATAAAATAGCTATGGAAAATGGTTATATTATTTTTAGAGTAAAAGATAAAATAGCGAATAAAATAGAAAATTTTATTAAAATAAGGAATTTAATAAATGAGATTAATAGAGATTGAAAGTATAGAGGAATTTGATTACAGCGGAATAGTTTATGACTTAACTGTCGATGATGATCATTCTTATAATATAGATGGAATTATTGTACACAATTCAATCTGTTCTACTGCGATGGAGACTGGCTTTGGTGTTCCTATTTTAACAAATATTATTGATTGTTTACAAGTTAAAGATGATAATGTTTGGTTGATAGCAGATGGTGGTTGTAAGTATACTGGTGATATTGCTAAAGCAATATATTTTGGAGCAGATTTTGTAATGTGTGGTAAAATGCTTGCTTCTACTAATTTGGCTTGTGGTAAATTATATAATTTAAAATGTCAACCAATAGAAAAAGATCCTATCTTTTTGGATTCTTTAACAGATGAAGAAGAAAATGAATTATCAAATCTTGAATCTGATTATGTTAATGCTCATATTGTTAAATATCGTGGGTACAAGGGTATGGCATCAAGAGATGCGAGAAAAGGTATATTAAGTTATGCAAGCGTTGAAGGACATGAAGGATGTATTAAATATACAGGTAAAACAGAACAATTTATACTAGATACAAAGTTAAGATTACAAGCATCGTTAAGTTATGGTGGTGCAAGAGATTGGAAATCATTTAGAAGAAATGTTAAAGCTGTTATGAGATCTAGTTCAGGTATAGTAGCGGCTGATACTCATCTTGATGTTAATTTTGATAAGTAATGGTTTTAAATATGTTAAAAGAATATAGATATTATACAGGTATAGGAAGTAGATTAGTAACAGATAATGTTATTGATAAAGTTAGTAATATTGTAAAAAAATTAGTGGAAAAGGATTTTATTCTTAGGTCTGGTGGTGCATCTGGTATGGATACAATATTTGAAGATGCACAAGATTCATTTAATGGTAAAAAAGAGATTTATTTGCCGTGGAAAAATTTTAATGGTAATAATTCAAATTTATATAATGTATCAATAGAATCATTAAAATTGGCTGAAAAATTTCATCCATATTGGAATAAATGTAGTTCTGGAGCAAAAAAACTACATGCAAGAAGTTGCGAACAGATATTAGGGCAATCTTTAAATATTCCATCAAATTTAGTGGTTTTTTGGAAAAATCCAAATAAAATAGGTGGCACTGATCAAGCGTTGAGAATTGCTAAATTTTATAATATACCTTATTTTAATTTATATAATGATAACGAATATGAACAATGTTTAAGTTATATTAATTCTATTTAAAATTTATAATAAATAATTTTTTATAAAACTTCTATTTTACGAAATAGAAGTTTTTTTATTATTAATATAAAAATAAAGAGAATAAATTAATATGGCATATTTAAATGACGCAGTAAATGAAGATATATTCGATAAAAATACAAAATGGGCAGATATATCTGTAGATGAAGTATTTGAATTTGATCAAGAACCAGATAATATAATTTTTAATGGACCGGCAGTAGATAACCCAACAAGTGGCTGGAGTGGTAGTTATATGAATGGTTCTGTAAATGAATTGTATGAATTGACTGGACAGCTTCAAGGTAAAGTATTGGGTCAATATGAAAATTGGATGAATTGGCTTGAAAAAATACAACCAGATTATCGATTTCTTTCTATTTCTGATGAAAATGCAGAAACAACAGTATTTGCTAATGTTGATGATCCGTGGATGTTTACTGAATATATTTTTAAAGGTACTGGACAAATTGCATCTATTGATGATGATGGCAACCCTAGTATAGTAAATAAATCATTTATTATAATTGAACCACCTTTATATGATTGGGATACTTTAGAACCAAAAAATGATATTGCCATAGAAAAAGAAGGTGGAGAAGTTAAAGAAAAAAAGATAAAAAAAGTTTCTAAGTATGGTTGGTATGATGTTAAAGATAAGAACGGAAAAATAGATTTAGAATATTATGAACCAGAAAGATATTCAACAGGAGCAGATGATTCTACTTTATATAAAATCAAATTAAATGTTGAATGTATTAAATGGGGGCAACATGGCAATATACCACCTCATGTGTTAAATATATCTGCACCTAGTGAGTGGATTGAAACATCTACTAAATTAGTTCCAAGACCAGTTTATACGGCATCAATCGGTATACCGTTTTATGCTAAAAATTTTGGTTTATTTTATATAGAAAATAATGAATATTATATTAAACCGTTAACATTTTCATTAATTAGTGAAGAAAAAGATGATGATGGAAATATCTTATATTATACAAGAAAATATCAATATGATAGTAATTTTAGTGGTGGAATACTACAAGTTAAACCGAGAGTAATAAATGGTAAAAATTCTGGTGATAAAACAGTTAGAAAAATAAGTTCAGATGAAACACCAGGAAATTTAATTTATAGTGGTTGTAAATACTGGAAAGGAAATGCAGGTCAAGCGTTTTGTGATCAAGCAAATAAATTAACTGGTAGCAATAGAGATAAATTGTATGTAGATTGTGATTTATGTACATCAGCTAAAAATAGTAAGTGTCCTTATTTTTCAAAAAGAGAAGATAATATTCCTTTAGCATATTATGAAGCAACAGCAGATAATCCATTACAATTAGAACAATATACTCAAGATGGTTGGTTTGGTTTGGGTGATAATTATTTAACAGCTCTTGGAAGTATAATGTTTCCTACTTCTAATATTACTAATTTTCAAACACCAGATTATAATTCTTTTGGACAAAATACTAGTATTAAATATAATGTAACATATGAATTTGTTGAAACTGCTGCCGATCCAGTTATTGTAGTTGGTCAAGGAAGAGAAAATAACAAAGGTGTTACCATTAAAAGAGGAACTGGAAAATTTGCTATTGATAATAGAGAAAATGCTGGTGTTTTGAAAATAGATACAGTATATTTTGGAGATGCAAGTCAGATAAATTTTCATAGGTGGTTAAGCAATGTATTACCTTGTTATAATGGAAAATTTTGTAATGATATTATTGGATTGGCTAAAAAAACAAATGTTAGTGCAGGTAAAAATAGTGGAGTTGAATATAAGTATATTAATGATTTAGGAGAAATAGTAAAAACATCAAAACCATATTGCACATTTTATAATAAAGCCACAAAAAAACATATGGGTTGTCCTTATAATCGAGTAAACAAGGGAGCTTCTGAATTTTTATTTAATAATAATTTTATGACATCTCAATTGACAGGATTATTTTCATCATTATATCAAGATTTGGATTCATATACTAATTCTAAAAAAGATTCTGAATTTTATGTTGAAAAGGAAGGAAATAATATTTATAAGATTTATTATAAATATGAAGGAACTGTTGAAAGATTAAACAATCAAGGAGAATTAACAGAAGTTCATGTTAAATATTTTACTAGTGAAGAACATGGGATAATTCAATTAAATAATATGTTTGGAATACAACAAATATTATTAGAAGAAGAGTTATATGATAGTTCTAAAAAGGCTTGGTTATTATGTAAAGTAAAATTAGTTTCTAATGAAGAAAATGATGAAAATAAAAAGTATTATATTTATACATTATATCAATCTTATGGGATAGGAGATATAGGAACAGATGAAAACGCAAGTGCAGAATCACCAGAAAAAGGTGATTTATGGTGCATAAAACTTGAAAACTTAGTTATTCCAACTAGAGATCCGATAACGGTTGATAATGAAATAAAATTTATTGGCGGTTATCATCCACAATATAAAGATGTTTCATTAAGAGGAAATGAATTTATTTTTAAAAAAGAAGAATATCTTGAAGATACATTTATGACAGGTGATTATGGAATTGGAGACTCTGATTATGATAAAATACCACAAACTAAAACTTGTACACAAGGTTATTGGATAGATGAAAGTGGAGAATGGATTATAGATGGAAGAAGTTTAGGTGATTTAAAATCTGCTACGTTAGAAAATGCTTTAGAAAATAAAGATGGTAGATTAGAACCAGGTAGTGGTCCAAATGGAGCAACTGGACTTTCAAATAGAAAAACTAATACTTTTACTGATCCAGAAACAGGAGAACAAACTAATCCAACTCCTGATAGATGTACCGTTTATTCAACCGATACAAAAGAAATAATAGAAGCTCTTAGAAAAGATCCTCCAATTTATCAAATAGATGAAGAAAGTTTTAAAAAAATTCCACCTCATATTGGATATGCAGAAGCATTACCAAGAGAAAGAAAAGGTGCTTATTGTCAAGTTTGTGATACAACATTAGCATTAAGATTTTTAACAAATGCTGATGGAACACCACGTATATGTCCCTGGTGTGGTGGTGAATTAGTAGAAACTTCATTAACACAATTTTTAAGAGTGAAGGCAATGGGTAATGTTAGTATATACGGTTTGCCTGGAACTGTTATTAAAACAGATACCTATTTTTGGAAAAATCCAACAATTATTGCTAATACACTTGTATCACAAATGATATTTAAATTAGGTGATTATAAAACTTCAAACGCTAATAAAGATACAGAAAAAATAGATAGGGTTGATCCAGAAGAAGCAAAAGGTTTTTATAAGATGGGATTACCATTAACAGAAATATATGATAAAGAAGCTAATCCAGATAAAAAATCATATGATATGACTATTGCCAATAAAACTGTTATGAGCAATCCAATGATGAATAAGAAAATTACAGAATTTGATACAAAAGATACTAATAATAAATATATAAATCCATTCACAAAAGAAAGTTTAGGTAATAATCCATTAGCAGATTTTGAACCGTTTAAAAGTGGAGACGGATTAAAAATGGTTACTATTGATTACGTTAGAGCTTTCAGGGATAGATTGGAACCAACTTTAGGATATATTATTGGTGGAACAGTTTCTCCAAGTGAATATAAATTAAATAGAGCATCTTATGATAATAGAAAGGAAGTTACTTATAAAAGAGCATGGGTAAAACAAAGATGTACTGTTCCACCTATTGTATTGGCACATCAGAATGGAACAGAATGTGTTGTATATTATTATTCTGGTGATCCTGGAATTGGAACAGTTAAAGAATATTATCCACCGTCAGCCCCCTGGTGGTTTAAATATGGATTAATTGGCGGTAGAGCAACTGCTTTAGCTGGTTCTTGGTGTCACTTTGATAGTAAAGACGGTTCTTCCGTACATACAAGTCCTGGTGATAGAACATCTTCTGATGCTTTTATATGTATACATGGTGGAGTTCCACTTGATAAAGAAGTAGTAGCTGCTTATTTAATAGTAGAACCAAATGGAACAGATGCTACAAAAAATCCTATTGGATTAGGTTATAATGGAAGAATTCATTATCAACATTATCATGCATTTACAACATCACATGAAACAGAAGGATTACATTTACATGGAAAAGATGCATATCCTGGAAGACCTGATATGTTATATCAGGGACAAGATAGTAGTTGGTTAAGTAGTAATACACATTATATAATTGATAAATATGGTGATAAATTTTATATTGATGAATATGGATTTCCGGTTTACATTAAAAAAAGACCTTTAGTAAAAAGTAAAACTCTTGATATTATTGAATTTGGTTGGAAAGAAGAAAACGTTCCTTATGTAACACAATTAGAAGAAATTAATATAGAAGAAGTTTTAAGCGGAATAAATCATTATCAAGATAAAGATTATGGAAAAACTGATACATGGAAATATTTAGAATGGGGTGGATTTGGAGAAGATATTATCCAGAAAAAGCAAGAAAATGAATTGTGGAAAGAATTAACATTAGAAGAATTTAATGATTTAAATGACAGATATTTAACAGATTGTACTTTAGTTATTGATAGTGGTGGTGGAGATATTATAGAAAAAGATTTTCAAAGATACTATCCAAAATATGTTAATGAATTTTTAACACAACAAATGCAAAATATACCAAATTATTTTAATTATACAGGAATGAATTCTTCTGGATTACAAAATGCTGTAATAAATAAAGTTGAAGAAAAATATTATGATACTGGTTGGAATAATAATGATGACATAGTAATTGTTCAAACTGAATATGATAACGAAAAAGTAAATTCAGAAGCAGGTGAAACAACTATTGTACAAGATATTACATCAACAGTAAAAAAACTTTATAATCAAAGAATTGAAAGAAAATATCATGCTAGTTTTGGAAAAAGTTTAGAAGAAATGTTAGCATTAAAATATGAAGAATCTAAATATACAGGTTCTAAAAGCGAATCATATGACAGTAAAAAAGAAAGAATAAATATAAATAAAAGATTATATGGTGAACATGGTTATTTGTTGAATGCTAACCAATGGTATCCTAAAACAGAAGATGGTAAATTGCCAGAAAAAGAATATGGTGAAAAATATGAATTGAATAATTCAAAAATATTTTTTACAAAATTCAAAGAACCGTTTGTATTTGAAGAAAATACTAAGATAACTATTAATGATAAAGATTTAGAAATAGAGGCTGGAACATATGATGCATCTTCAATTAGTTCAAAATTTAATGGTATTGCATCTGATATATTAAATGCAGATACTACATTGGATGGACAAGTTGTAATTACATGTAATGAAAATATTAATATTACAGGTTGGGATAACTTAATGAATTTTGAGTATGATTGTAATAGAATAATAGATGGAACTGGTTATGCAGATGGAAATCATCCAAAAGGTTTATTAAATATATTAAATTCTAATTATAATAAACAAAATTGTAAACCGTGGAAAAATAGATCTTTAAATGCAACTGTACAATACATGATATTAGATTTATTGCAAAGTCCAATAGAATCAGAAAGAAGAGATTGGAGAATTGAGCCAGGTTCAAAAGATTATTCTATGTGTTATTGTCCTAATGCTGATTGTAGTTGTAATATGAATCCAGTAACTCCAGTTGGAATTTGGGCAAAACAAAGAGGTTCACAGTTTACAGGTGATACTTGTCCTGCTTGTGGAACATCATTAAAAAATGCAGAAGGAGTAACAACAACAAGTAGTGATGGTATAGAAACTTTTATTTATGAAAAAACATTTCTCGATAATCCAATAATTAAAAATTTAGTAGTAAGACAAAGTGATTTTGATGGTGACGATACACCAGCATGTTCTTTTTCTATTTATATAAGTGAAGATAAGAGTGTTTGGGAATGTATATTAAATGTATTTTATAATGAAAAAACAGCGAAATATGAATATTTTGATGAAGTTACAAAAACTAAAGTCGAAGTTTCTTTAGGTAGTGATATAAATGTTGTATTTTCAGAATTATATAGAGGCAGGTATGTTAAATTGTGTGTTTTACCAACATTAAAAAACACTTCATTTTTAGCTTATGGTGAATATAGTAATGAGGAAAAATGTTTTATGTTGGATAATGATTTGGAATCGGTAGCGAATGGTGATTTAGATGGAGCAAAAATATCATTTCAAAACGATGAAGGTGAATATGGTACAACATATAGAATAAAAACAAATCAAGGAAGAAAATTAATCATTAGTGCTATACCAGAAGTTCAAAAAGGAGCTTGTATGATTAAACAGGAAATATATGCAATGTGTTTTAATAAATTTGAAATATATGGTTGTGCTTATAATGATGATGATTTAACTATCATGCCAGCTCCTAAATATGAAACATTTCAATATAAAGAAAAAAATAAATTGACTGATTTACCAACACAATTTTTTAAGGTATCTATTGCGAGAGAAAATTCTTATGATATACCATTAAAACAAAATATGAAATATAATGATGATTTATTGTGGGAAGTTGAATTACAGGAAGAAAAATATGAATCATATGTTAAAGATGAAGAAGGTAATTATATTTTAGATGAAAATGGTGAAAGAAAAATAGAAGAAAAAACTGCTAAATATTATAAAGTAGTTGGTGGAAACTTTTATCATTTATTATCTAAAAATACTGTTGTATTACCAAAGTATGCAAAAGTTGAACCATTACTTGATGATGATGAGCAATCTAGTACAAGTGCAACTAGTTCTTCAAGCACATCAGAAACATATGTTGATATAAAAGATTTTGAAAGATTATTAAGAAGACACGGTATAAGTAAATCATTTATGCCAACAATGGTTAATGTTAAGGCTTGGTATGGTAATGGAGATGGTTTAGAAATAAATGTTTCAGCAGATGGTAGGGGTCCAAGTTATCAGGTAGAAAAAGGAACAATATGTAAAATAAATACAGAATTACCAGATAATGGTGCATCAACGCCATTAGCAGATACTTCTAAAACATATACAAGTGCTGCTGATGTGGCTAATGCAAGTGTACAAAGAACTATTCCGTGGACATGTTTTAATAACGAATTAGTTACTATTGATGTTACAGTAAAAGGAAATTCTATATATAATAATCAGTTTGTTACTAGAACGTTAAGAGGAAATGAAAGAACAGGTTTTGGTCAAGAAACATTTGAAAAAGATATTTATGGTGATCATTGTGAATCATTATTTGGGACATGTAGAGGAACTATAAAATTATTTGGAAGACCTAATACTATACTTAGTGGAAATTTATCTGTATCTGCTCCTGCAGTAACTGTAAGAGAATTAAAAGATGGTACAGTAGTAAAAGAAAGAACTGGTGGTTTAGATAAAACTGGTTTTATGGTAGGTGTTAAATTAGATAATGGTGGCAAAAGAAAAACATTATGTTGGGATGTTCCATATATAGTAGTTTATTTAAGAGAACGTGACAGAACAGAAGAATTGATTGATAGTGGTGAAGAATATACAATACCTAATTCAAAACCAGTTTCAGGAACATAAAATGTTTTTTATATTTTATCATTTATAAATGTAGGATAAAGATGTAAATGATAAAAAAAGATGTAAAGATTTATATAGGCAATACTGCTGATACAACTAAGAATAATCAAACACCATGTGGTATATCTACTTTCACACCTTATATAATGTGGGAAATTCCAAGTGATGTTGCACAAGTAAGATTTAATATTAAAATTACTAACTTAGCAACTGGTGCATATTTATTAGGTGCAGAAACACTTGGAGATCAAAAAGAATTTCAATGGCCCTTAGGATTATCAATGAACAATAATTGGTTGGGTCTTTGTCATATAGAAATTGTTTTTTCTGATAATAATAAAATTGGAACAGATATGGATTATACATCTGGTGATGTTACAGATGGTGATTCAGGTTTTTTTATTCTTGATAATGTTATTGAAACATTAAATTCACAAAATCCAGTAGCTTATTTGTGGGAAAAGTCTTTTGATCAAAATACAAATCAAACATTGTTATATCATTTACAAGTTGCAACTAATCCATTATTTCATGACAATACAATTTTAATAAATGATACAAGTGTACCAGGTGTTACAAGTGGTTATGTTGTATATAATGGATATAAGTTAGATGATGGTTTTTATTTTTATAGAGTTAGAGCATTTGATGGGTATGATTATTCTGATTGGTCAACTATACATTGCTTTCTTATAAGAAGTTTTCAGCCTCCTGTATTAACAAATTTAACTGCATATGATACAGGCAATGAATATGGTGATTTTATTATTAATTTTGATTTATATAATCCAGGTGGTGATTATACAACAGTAATTATACAATATGCACCAGAAGATGATGTTTTAAATAAAAAACCATGTTCATTGATGAATTCAACAGTATTGCTACCAAATGGCAATAATACTGTTACATGGAGAACAAGTGAAGATATTCTTCAATTAAGTGGTAAATACTGGATTTATGCTACGCCATATAGCAATAATATGTATGGTGATGAACAAATGGTATTAGTATATATAGATAATGAAAGATTTAATCCTGGTGGTTCAGGAGTAAGTTCGATCACTATATCATTTATTAACAATTATTTTATGGTTTATAAAAGAGAATCAGATGATATTGATGAAAGTTTTCCTTTATTATATCAAATGACATCTAAAGAATTACCAGTTGATTATATTGGCTGGAATAGTGATTTATGGGAACAAATACATATTGATTCAAGTTTAATAGATAGTTCTAAAACTGAAGATTACGAATATTATATTAATTTTAAAAACATTTATCCAGAAGATCCAGATAAATATACTACTGAAAATAATGTATTTAACAATGTTAAATATGATGATATAAAAGATTTTTCTATTTATCTTGATAGCAGATCATTTTTGCAAAAAGATGATGGTGAATATGTAATACAAGACTCAAGTGATTCTGTTAATCCAGATGATTGGGTTTGGGGGGGAAGTACTGGTACTGGAAATACAGATAAAGTTACAATTAGACCATCATATCAAAAACCACCAGCTTGTAATCCAATATTTGTTTCTACTGCTCCTGATGTAAAAACAAATGAAAATATAGTTGACCCTAAATATAGTGTATATAATCATGTTGAATATAAAAGGGATGATGACGGTAAAGAAAGATTGTATTATTATTATCGTTGGGGTGGGGAATTAAAAGGTGAATTAGGAAGCTATAATGAATCTAATAATATGGAGAATGGATTTGGAAAAAGAACTTATATTGATGGAGAATGTGTTTTTGAGGATAATGAAACAGAGTCACCAGAATATACTTTATATCCAGATGTAATTTGTAAAAATGGTTATCCACCATTTATCGATGAAAGATATTGGGATTATATTGATTTAAGTAAATTATATATTAGAAAATATTATTTTGAAAAAGGTCACATGTTGCCTGGTCAATATGGTTATAAAAATTTTATTACAGAAAAAATAGATGGAGAATTTCATAGATTTTTTTCTGATAAAGAAATACCATTGAAATTAATTGTAATTGAAAATAAAGTATATGATGAAAAAAATATTTTAATGTATGTTGATAATAAAAAAGTGACAGATTTATTTGAAAATTTACCTAATGTAATAAATATTGTTGATGATAATATATTAGATGAAAATAATAACAAAATTTATTTTCAAGTTTATAAAAAGAAATACATTAATATAAGAGGCGCACAACCAACAATTGAATATCCAGAAGAAGGTTCAGATGAAGAAATAACATTGAATGGTGCTGGTTTTAGTAATGTTGCTGTTCCAAAATATGAAAAAGCAACTAATGTAGTTTATTCTGCAAATCAGTTTAATGGAAGAAAACAAGCATATGATCTTGATATAAAACTTACAAGAGATAAAAGAAGATATGTATTAGGTCATTATTATGATTGGAGTGAAAGAATAACTGATGAAAATTTATTACAAGTTTTAAATAATTGGTTTAAATCAAATTATCCTAACTTTGATACAGTAAGTAATAGCTCTAGATTATTTGCTTATAAATATAAATATTTAGAAGATGGAGATAGAAAAATACAAGAGAAAAATTGTATTTATATACCATTTGATATAGATAGTAAAAGAGAATATTTTTGGTTTGAAGATAATTCATCAGTTTTTAATGTAGATTGGTCTAACATAGATGATGATGATTATGTTAGTATTGTAAGGGATGATATTGCTCCATATATTACAGGAGCTAATTCAATTCAACTTAATGTTAAGTATGATGCAACTTTTGAGGGAAGTAATTTAGGTTATGAATTGTTAAAAAAGCAGAATTATTATTCCGACAAATCATCATATGGTATATCTGATGTTACAATAGAAGGAGATGTATCAGAATTATTTTATGAATATTATTCAGGTTCTAGTGAACAAGATTTTATAAGTACACCAAGAGCTATTACATTAGAACATAGGAATGTTATATCTAACACATTAGAATTATATTATTATGTAGGAGAGGATAAAATAAATATTAATCGTTCTTCTTATTCTTTTAGTCAAAGTAGTTCGGGATATAATGCATCATTTGTATTATATCAGAATGAAAAATATTATGACAAAGAAATACACTATGATTATCAATATTATATTACTTCTGATGATATAATTGAAGAACTTGTCAATAGCAATGATATAATTTTTACTTCAACTAACAGTAAAATTATTATACCACATGATTTAATATTGAAGGATGATTTTATATTAAGTTTAGATGGCAATATTATTAATAGTAGATATTATAAAATAACAGAAAATAATAATATATCATATATAGATTTAAATTATTATATGTTAAATAGAAATATTGTTGTTACATATAATTATCATACTGAAAGTGATTTAATAAGTAAATCATTTATGTTTAATTCGGATTTTACTTATAAAATAGCTGATAATATTATTGAAAATACACTTTATGTTTACTATATTGATAATAATGATTTTTATCATGAAGTTAAAAAGTATGATGATACTCATGCACCAATATATTCTATTGATAATAATACTATTTATTTAAATCTTAACAACAAAAATTTCTTTAAAGCTAATAATAAACCATTAAAAATAATATATAATATTGAAAAAACAGTTTCTTCTAATAGTGAAGTATTATTTGATGATATACATGGTGATATTTTTGATGATGCCATTGATATAACAACAATAAAATTATTTTATTTAGATGAAGATGATAATAAACAATTTGTATCAGATAATATTTATAAAGTCGCAATAAATGGTGTAGTTGTAGATAATAAGTTACCAGAATATATTGAAAATTATATTTCTAATGTCACTTTAGTTTTACAAGATGTTGATGATTATTTAATTCAAGATTTATTACAAAATAAATTATATGTTGAATATAATAATGTAAATGGATTACAGGAACAAAATTTTGTTTTTTATGTTAATAACATCTTTATTGGAAATTTTGATATAATAGATTTTGATTTATTTCAAAATAATTTATTAATTTCAAAAGAATATTATAATTATAGTAATGGATATATTAGTCTTAATATTAGTAATGGATTGTTTTTATTGGTACAGTTTTTATTTAATAATTTAGATTTTCGTTATACATATCATGAATTAGAACAAGTAATAAAAATTACAGAAGATAATTGTTATGTATTTGAAAATATTGATTCTCAAGTAGTTTTAAATAAAAATATAAATGATATATATTTTTATTATATAGATAGTAACCATGAAATTTTAACAATAGATGAATCATTATTTGATTTAACCAAAAAATCAGATGGTATTATTAAATTAAAAACAACATCTACTAATTACGTTGGCAAAAATATTTTAATAGATTATTCTTATAGTTTATATAATACGTTAAATACTAGTAATGTAATCATTTTTACAAATAGAAATCAAGAAATAACTATTGATAGTAATATAATTTCAAATATTAATTCTTATATAATTGAACAAAAAGAATTTAATTTTATATTTACAGATGGCAATGATTCTTTTACATATGAAGATATGAATGGATATGATTTTGAGTTGTCATATTATGATAATGGAAATATAATATATATTGATAAAAGCGACTATTCAATAGATAATTCAAATAACACTATTACATTAGAAAATGAAGATTTTTATGGTATTGATATAGTTATCACATACAAGATTAATAATGTATTATCAAGCAATAATTTTGAGTTAGTTGAAAACAAAATTAAATTAACTCAAATAGGTTTAGATAATAATTTATTAAATAAAGAAATAAATATATCTTATACATATATTTTAAATTCTAATATAATAAGGATATCTAACGCTGTATTTAATTCATTTAATTCTTATTCATTTGTAATAAATGATAACATTATTTTAGATTCATTGAAAATATATTATGCTGATATTCAAATGGATATTTTGGAATATTGCTCTTTTGATCAAACAACTGGAATATTGACAGTTGTTGATGATGATGTAAAGAATAATATTTTAGATAAAAATATTGAATCAAGTTATAAAACATATTCAGATGATAATTCTTTTAATGAAATAATAAAATTTAATAATGTAACTGACGTATTAAAGTTATCTAAAACAAATATTTTAGTTGATACCGTTATATATACTTTTGAAACAAATATTGAAGATATTAAATATAATGAATTATCTAATGATGATTTTATTGTTACAAGTGATAATAAAAATAGTAGTGTATTATTATCAAATAGATTTATTAACAAAAAACTAAATGCGAGTTATAAATATTATATAAGAAACAATGAAACTGATTTATATGAATCTAATACATTATCAACAATTTTGTTAAGTAAATATCCGATTGATTTAAATAGTATAAAATTATTTTATTTAGCGTTTAATGATAATTATTATGCCATACCAAATACTGATTATACAATAACTGATAATGGAACAAATATAGCTATTACATTTATAAATAATTTTGATTTATATAATAATAGAAATATTAAAGTAACATATATTAGTTATAATGAAAGTGAATTAATTGAACAAAATAATAGTTTTGATAACATTATGTTTTATGATAATTCTTCTACATATACTATACAAAATGGTAATGTATTAGAGGATTCATTAAAAATTTATTTATATGAAAATAATGAATATAAAGAATTAGATTTAAAATATTTTAATATTACATTTGGCGTTGATAATACATTGATAAGATTAAATAAGCATGAATCTATTAATTTTATTTTTAATAAACCTGTAAAAATTATATATAAATATAATATTATTTCTGAAATACAACAATATAGCTTTATTAACGATAGAAGTCTCACTTTTACAGCAATGAACAAGCCAATAACTTTATCTCATAATTATATTCTTGAAGATACCTTTAATATGTATTATTATGATTCAAATAATAATAGAATATTGGTTCAAAAGGATTACTACATATTATGGGTAGGAAATGATTTTACTTATGGTAATGTAAGATTAAATCCTAAAAATAATAATAGTAGAACATTATTAGGTAAAAAATTAGAAATAAGTTATAAATATCTTGATAATGTTAAAAAAATATATGGAAAAAACAATGAGAGATTTCCAGATTTAGATTTTATACCTTATTATGTTAATAACGACAATAAAAAGGAATATTATTCAGCTTATCCTCATAGTGAACATGAAGGATATTGGGTGAGAAAAGATGCTATATGGGAAGGAGATAGGGGATTTGGTTTAACTTTCTCTATTACAGAAGCATATCAATTTGAAGAATTACAATTTGTATATTTACAACAATTTTGGGACGCTTATAATACAATACACTGGGAAGGTAATTTGAGTAATACTACTAAAATTCATTTACAATATGGCATAGTAAACGAAAGAGGCGTAGTTAATGATAATGATTGGCATGATTTTATTGCAACTAACAGCACCTTTAATAATGATTTATACTTATATTTAATTCCACCGTTAACTTGGAGCGTTTATGTTGATACATTTGATGAATCTATATTTTTACAAAATGTTACATATATGTTAAGATTAAGATTATATGATGAATCAACTAAAACATTTACATCTGAATTTATACATAGTAGTAAATTTGTTATTGATCATGATGCCGTCAATCCAGCAAATATAGTTAATATTGAATATAATCCGTGGACAGGATTGTTAGCTATTGATTTTAGAATTGATGATACTCAAGGTGATTTATATGATTTAACAGCAATTTATTATTCACAAGATGGAAGAACATGGAATTCTATTGAAATGGATGATATAAAAGGACAAACAACATATTTAACATCTAATTTAAGAGATCCAAAAGATTTGATTATTCATAGAATTTATTGGAATACTAATAATTATAGTTTACCAGCAGGAACATCTTATCGTATTAAAATAGATGCAACATATACAAAATTTAATCAAGGTGACAAACCTTATTTCACATGGATATGCACCAAAAACCCTGAAATTGATTATTATGAAAGAAAAATATTACAATTAGAGGGTGGAAAACAATATTATATTTATAAAGAAAATAGATTCGAGGTAGTTGTAGATGAAGATGGATTAACAGAATACGTTGAACTTGATAATCCTGTTGGAACATGGGAAAGGGTTGAACCATATGAATATACATATGAGATAGAAAAAACTGATGAAAATGGTAACATTGTAACTGATGAAAATGGTAATATTGTTTATATTACAATAACAGAAACAAGAGATTATATAATAACAAATGGAACAATAAAAGATAAAGAAAATCAAGTTCAAGAAATAAAAGATAGACCATATAAAACAGTTATAAATAATGGAGTTTCAGAATCTATAGCATGGGGAGTTCAAGAATATTATAATGATTCAGGTGTTCTTATTGATAGAACAGGATATAATAATTGGATGAATGGATATGATGAAGTTTATAATGTAAAAAGAATAGATTTAATCACAAACTTAAATAATGATATTGAAATAGAAAAAACAAATTTATTGATATATAAAAAGAAATTGTTAGAATGTGAAATGGAAAATAGAAGAGCTTTAGTAAGACAGGGATATTATAATAATGGATTTGAGAACAATACATATAATGAAGAAAATCCTGTTCCATATAAATTTAGAGTTATCGATTCTCCTAGTACTGGTACAGTTTCAGATGCTAATATGAGTGATGATATTACAGATTTATATATAGTATATTATAATTTTCAAATGGATTTTAATTCTATGTATAATTCACAAGGTAAAAATTTACCATTAAGAGATGAATTTTATACTTATAATGATAGTAGTGATTCAACAGAAAGAATAAGGGCTGGTAAAAGTGTATCAAATGCAAGCCATGTTAAAATAGATGGAGAAAGTTATTCAAATACCGATCCAGAAGGAGCACCAGAGCATGAAGATAATAGATACTATGGTGATTATAACATGCCAAAAGATAAATATCCTGGTAAAATAAGTACAGATATTTTACCAAGTAATTATGATAGTTGGACAACTGAATATTTTTGGAGATTAAGACCATATAACTTATTTACTGATACTAAAAAAGAAATTTCAAGAAGTTTAATAAAATCAATTACTGAGGATGGAAACAATTTAAAAATAACATTTTTAGGAATTGGCAATAAAGATCTTGGTAATGTTCATTTGTTAAGTTGGGATTATTATGGCTATGTTATATATATTTCAAAAACAAAGAGTGATATTATAAAATTAGCAAATCCATCTGAAAATGATATAAGTACATCAAATTATTCTGGTTATACAGTAGCTTTCCCAACAGATAGATTGAGAGATTCAGATGGATATGTTATTGATAATGATAGTTTTAAAAATTGGATTAGTTTTAACCCAAATAAAATAAGACCAGTATGTGTGGTATTTGATAATGATTATTATTTATTTTATTATAAACCATCAATTCAAGGTAATAAATTAATATATTCTGCAATGAGTAAAAATGGACAAGAATATGGTGAATATTCACAATGTTTTCCATATAATCCTGATGACATTGTTACAGATACATGTAACTACGATCAGTTTTTAGATCCATTTGTTGTAAGAATAAATAATAGTTTTTATATGTGGACAAGTGCGGTTGAAATTACTGATTTTGAAGGTAATAAAAATGTTGTTTGTTTTCAGAAATCGGATTATACTGGTGACAATTGGGAACAACCAGTAACATGTTATGGTTTAGATAATTGTTATTATCCTAGTATAATATATGAAGAAAAAGAAAGAGAAATAATAAAAGATAATCAAACAGTAATAGAAAAATATAATGATTACATATTATGTGCATTAAATGGGCAAAATATAGTTTTTTATGGTTCTGATGGTAATGAAAAATCATGGGAATCAAAAAATATTATAATAAATAAAGATAATTTAAAAATAAAAGATTTTTCTTATAATTATGACAGTATTAATTATGGAACTCCATTTTTATATATGGATATAGAAGATAATGTTAAAACTTATTATTTATATTTTTCTGTATATGATATGAATGGTAATTCTGATATATATAGAACTAAATCTAACAATTTAACATCATGGGAAGAAGCTCAATTAGTAATAGAAAATGGTTTTAATCCTAGTATAGTTGCAGATGTTTATTATGGAAATAAGATACAAAGATTATATTATAATTCAACCATAAATGGAAAATTAAATGGAAAAGATGTTCAAAAAATTATTGTTAAAACAGTAATAATTACAAGTAAGAGAACATGGAATAATTATAATAATGTTGTGGCTTCATCTTGTAATTTAGGTTCTATACCAACAAGTAACACAGGAATAGAAAACAGTATATCAATAAGTAAAAGTTCTATTGGAGAATATAGCTTAAATGATTTAGAAGTCAGAATTGTATTTTTAAATAATGATAATAAAAAACAATATCATAGATATGGAAACTGGTTAAGTTATGCTGATGCAGAAACTTTTGGATATACAATTAATCCTGATAATAAGTTTAAATATTTAGATGTTTAATTATTTAATGCAACATTTTTTATATTTTTTGTATTATAAAATTTAAATAAAGATGGAGATAAAATGGCTACACCTAAGATTAAGATTTATCGTTTGTTTAAGGGATACTCTAGCACTAATGATAACGATATTCAGGGCGCAACAAATGACGAATTATTACCAATTAAGCAAAAAAAGTTAATGCCAGCAGAAGCATATGAATTAGTTGGTGTTAATACAATAGAAAATGATATTCTTATTCCGGTAAAGAGATTAGGTTATAATCATTCTACTGGAACTGAAAGTGGCTATGAATATACTGTTTCAGATACTAGTGGAAAAATAACATTGTCTTCAAGTATTTTTACAAAATATTTAGTAGTAAATAAAGAAACAATGTTTATTGAAATATGGAAAAAAATAAGTGAAACTGAATATAGTAGTACTTATCTTAAAGGTATTTTAATATCAGAAGAAGATCAAAATGAACCAGTTGATTCAAGTTATGATTATAAAATATTCTTTGATACAACAGCTAATAATTGGGTGATATGGTTTACCGCAGATGGAACAAGTGTACAAAATACTACATATTTAATTAAAAATATTTGGGTATATGATCTTGAAGAACAATCATTAAATCATACCTTAATATATGGTCAAGATGACACATTAACATTAGATTTATCTTTATTAAACGGAGAAAAACGTCAGTTATTTTATGATACAAGTAGTCCAGATTTTTTGAATATCTTAGTATATGATAGAACAGAAGATAATCAACAAGGTGATTTAATTTCTCCTGTTTATTATACTGTTATTAAAGATGGAAGAATTATCTTTAATCCACAGGTAGTCAAAAATACTAGAAACATAATAATAAAATATCAATTGTTTAGTAAAAATTTAAGCTCACCATATTTATTTACGTCATTGAAATGTAAATTATATAATGGTACAGAAGATGGGACTTCATTAAATAATCTATATGTTGAAAGAATTAAAAGAGTACATAATGATATAAATTTTACTAAAAATCAAGATGGAAATTATGAGTTTTCTGATAGTTCAAAAGAAAATCTAGAAATGCTATGTGGTGGTATAATTGTAAATCACAAAACAAAGCCGTGGAGAACTGTTTCTGTTACTGGTAAATCTTCTTCTAGTTCTTCAAGTTCATCTTCTCTTGGTGGTGATGTTGATATAGATATTGTTATTGATTATTATACAGATCCAACAAGAGGTGTATTTGATTTGACAGCATATATCAATAGAGCTGTTGAAAATGGAGAAATTGATTTAAATAATATTGATTATTTAAAAAGAGGTGCATTTGTTTCTACATATTATTATGAATCAAGTCCTACTAAAACATTTGTATCCGATTATCAAAATTGGGTGACAGAACATATGAGGTTAAATCCTGATGTATTCTATGGTAAAAAAGATTATCCTGGTGATGAATACATAGATTCTAATAATAATACTATTCAAACTCCTGCTATTCCTTGTTTTGTAGAAAGTGGTTATACAATTAGATATAGAAATGGTGCAGTTGTTTTCGGAGAAGATAAAGAAGATTTTAATGCTACTTCTACTGAAGCAGAATCAGAAAAAAAAGGTAAAGTTAGAGCTAATTTTACTTATTATGCAGGAATGGAAAGTGTAATAAATCAAAAATTAGATCTTGATCCAAACTATGTTTCTGGTGGATTTAAATATAAGGCATTAACTGACAAAGAATATCCTGGTTCTATTGGGAAGCGTTGGGTATATAGAGATGATATTCAACAATTTATTGGAGTTTCTTTTTTAACAAAAGTGAAAGATCCAACAACAGGTAAATGGACAGATGTTAATTTACCAGATAAAAATACTATTCAATCAGAAAAATTATCAAGGGTTTCTTTTTTTGTTGAATCAACAGAATCATCTTCAAGTAGTAGCAGCAGTAGTAGTATCAGTGGAGATAAAACATATACATTATTACCAAATCAATTTTTAGATACTAATTATTTTAAAGTAGAAAATAATAATAACAATAAATTAAATATAGTTTTAAAAACAAATGATTCTTTGTCAACCATTGGAAATATTAGTTGTTCGTTAGATCATGATGAATATGGATTGTTAAATTTATCAGTTATTTATCCAGTAATTAAAATTGGTGAAAAAATAAATACAAGTGTAGAAGAACAAGATGGAACTTTTGTAGATATAAATACTATAACTATCATAGATACAATGATTGAATCTACATTAAAGATATATAATGGCGACTTATTGTTAATCGAGAATACTGATTATACAATATCAAGAGTTGATTCAGATAATGGATTATATGAATATATATTTAGGTTTAATGATAGCCAAATTGAAAAAGTTAATATATTTTATGACAAAACGGCTATATTAACTAGAGAAGAAAATTATCAAAATATTGTATTGACATATTATGATAGTGAACAGGAACAAACAATAAAATTTAAATTAAGAGCAGTTGACTTTTTTAAAGATGACTCATCATATCAATGTATTGTGTTTTCGTTAAATAAAGTTTCAAATTTGTCATTATAAAAATGAAAATAAATAGGAAAAATTAAAATGAGTGGAAATTATATATATTTTAAAAGTAAAGATGGTTCAGGAACTTCTGCTACAAAAATAACTACGTTAACTAGTAGTAGTTATAGTGAATTGGTTACATCACCATCATCATATAGATTTAGACCAGCTTTAAGATTTGGTTTTTCTCCTTATGTTAATACAAATACTTTAATCAGTCCTGCAACTTTATTTTTCGTTCAATCTTTAAATTATATTGAGGCAGATAAATATAATGACAGAATAGTTAATTTTGAAGGTTCAGAACCAGAAGTTTCTGGTTTATATTGGGTTACAACATCAGAAACTACCAATGATGTAACTGCTGATAATATTGACGTATTAAAGATGATTAAAAAAATATTTAATAATACTAATAAAAATTACAATGGTGGTATTTATTTTTACAATCCAATTCCATATACATCTTTAATATTGAAAATAACTTATGAAAATTCTACTGAAATAGTAGAATTTTATGATGAAAATAATTATTTGTTGTTTAAAAGTGTTAAAACAAGTATTTTTGATGATGGTTCAGAAATAATATTAGGTGATGAGGATAATCAAGTTTATTATTGGAATGAAGGTACAGAGAATAGTGTTGCAGTTAATACAAAAACAAAATTTGCTCGTTATTATAGAAATAATATATTACTTGATAATGCTGAATTACAATATAATTCAGATACAAATCCTGCTGGTGTAACTAAAAATGGTGATGCATATGTATTTACTGCAAAACTTGTATTAAAAAGAAATAATGATACTGGTAGTAATATTTGGAATTCAATAGCGGCAACTAGTATAGATCAATTTGGTTTAAATTTCCATTTATATAAAGGAGAAACTACTAATTGGAAAGATGGATATTTTGTAAGAACAGGTGATGCAATTAGTGGTCAAAAAAGAACAAATAGTAATATTGGTCAATTTACAGTAAATCAATCTATTAGTGCTACATCAAATTATAGTCTATATTGGGATTATACTCAAGAAACAAATTTTGAAGATATAAAAAATAAGAAATTATATCTATTTTTGGATATTTCTGAAAGAAATGCAAATGATTATAGCAGCACCGGAAATGTGATATATAGATATTCTTTTAAAACACAAATTAGTGGTGATTCAAATAATATTGTAGATGTTAGAAGTATTCTTGCTTCTCAATTTGTAAGACATTTTGAAGTAAACAATAAGAAAAATAGTATAAGCACCAGTGATCCTACTAAATTAATTATTAACGGATTTGATAAGTATATTAATACAGCATCAAAGTATGAATTTAAAGTAACAGAATCCAATAATGATGATTCTTCTGATACCAATCCATTTACAAGTGATGAAAGTAATGGATACTATGTAATAAAAAAATATAGAATATCAGAAACACCTTTTGATGATAATGATTTAACTATTCCGTGGATTGATTTAGAAACTAATCTTGGAGATAATAATGTTGTTGTAAATTTCCAATATCAAGATACTGTAAATAAAGTTGTATATGTACAGATTGCTGATAATGAATTTAACACTAGTAAAGTTGCCTATGGAAGTTTGATTGTTCATACAACTGTACCAAATATGGAATTTTTAAAAATAACAGGAACTAATGGTAATAGTAATTATACAGGTATTTCTATTGATAGTAATGGTTTTTTTGAAATTGATAATTCTGTTAAAATACAATTTGCTGCACAAAGTTCATTAAGATTGAAATATAGAATTATTGGAGATATTTATGATGAATATCTTGATTATAATGATTTAGATGAAAACGGAAAACCTAGATATAAAAAATGGAGTGATTTTCAAACTTTTATTGAAAGTGAAAATATTAAAACAGTCTATTTAAAACCAAATTATAATAGTGGTTTTGAAGATATAAGCGGCATATTAAATGCTGATTATTCCAGAAATATTCAAGTTGAGTTTTATGATGAGGCAGGTAATACAACAGAAACGCCATTAATTAAAACTATATATTTAAATACAAAGTTATTTAAAACAAGTAAAAGGAATTTAAGAGAGTTAAGTACTGGTTATGATCATGCATTATATGAATCTAGTACAAATGGAGATTCATTAATATCAAGAACCGATTCTGCACAAGCTGAATCAGTAAGAAAATGGGAAGATATATTTTATCCATCAACACATTCATATCCAACATTGGCAGATGGAACTATTGATGCAGAAAAAGCAATATCTATTTCTCTTGAAAGTGCAAATAGTGCAAATAGACAATTATATGATGCTGTTGTATTGAATTCAAATAATCAAATTGTTTATGATACAGAAGGAAGAGTTTCTACTGTATGGACAAATAGTAAAAAATATCCGGCAATGGTATCTTCTTATGGTGATATTGATGACAACTATGCTGGATTAACATATTGGATCATTGATAATGAAGGATATGGGGATATTCAGTTAGAATTTGAACATTTTTATCTTGATCAAACTGCATATGGTCCTCCTTATAATAATATGTTAGGAGATAAGCCAGATTGCGTAAGAATCTATGATGCAAGTGCCGAAGGTTGTGTAACATCTACTGTTAATAATTTGGGACAAAGTGTTTATACATTAAAAGATTCATCACAATTAAAAAAATTACAAGAGTATACTGGTTCTCAAACAGGTGTATTTTCATTATCTACTGGCACTGTTAATGCAGGTTCAAGTGGTGATTTTACAACAGAAACATTTCCAAGTACAAGAATTTGTGTCATGTTTTTATCAGATGCAGCAAATTCAACATCTGCTGCAGAAAATCCGATTGGTAGTGGATTTAAGATTAAAGCATCAAAGAAAATTGTTAAATATTGGGATAATTTTAATGTTGATAATAAAAATGGCTTGGTTTGGGTTCACAAATCAACAACTGGTGCATCCGTTGATGCTTTAAAGATGACTTATGATTATTATAGCACTAGTCTTGAAATAGATTATGATGATGGTGCAGTAATATTTGATGTAAAGCCAGAAAATGATGTTTATGCCGATTATACATATTATACATATTCAAAAACAGAAGCTCCACCATCAAGAACATTTTTATTGGCAAATGATGATTTAGTAGATTATGTAGATTTAAATTTATATGTAGTTTCAAGTGGCGTTAATCCAGATGGAATAAAAACAAATTTAGTTGTTCCAGAATATCCAATTTCTACAATTACAGGCGAAGTTATTTATACTGCTTATGATGGAAGATTATCTAAATATTTTTCAGTTGATAAGGATAGAGGAATAGTTGAATTTAACAATGGAACATATGCTACTGGTTATGAATTTGGTTTAACACCAAGAGGTAGAATATTTGGTGATTATAGACATCATACTTATTTTAGATTGGGGAATGATGGATATTCTAATTTCTCTTTTGAAGATACAACATTAGTTGCAGATTCAACAACTAAATATCCAGATTATTCTTTTGGAGATATAAAAATTGTTAATGAAGGAGATGCTTCACTTGAACAAGGACAATTAAAATTTTTACCAAGAGGTGTTGTCCAAGATGGAACTGTCAAACAAGTATTAGATATAAATCGTCCGTGGGATGTTCAAATGGGTACTGAACAAGAAACTTATGGTAGAACAGCTTGTGAAATTAAAACTCAATATACATGGAACAGTTATATTTGTACTAAACAAGAAGCAAAAAGTATTTTAAATAGTCGTAGTAAAAATAGTTTTCCTGGTGACTTAGAATCAAGAGGAATAATGTATGGTAGAGTTGCATTAGCTCTTGGTGGAACAAGTGGAAATTATAATTCTTCTACTGGAAAATATGATAATGAAAGTTATCCAGCAACAACAGCAGGAAAAAAAGTATTTAGTTGTGAAGTAGCTGGTAAATTCTATCAATTAGAGGTATAATTATGAAAGATGGATTTAGTATTCAAGATAGAGTTACTATAAAGAAAATCAAAAAAAGTGATGATAAAAAAATTAATAATTTTTCTATAAATAACGATGTTATAAAAAAAGAAATAGTTGAAAATGAAGATGGGATAATAAATGAAGATAATAGGCAAATATTCTTTTATAAAGAGAAATAAAAATAATGAAATAGTAGATAAATTTGAAAAATTTAATACTATTACAAATCTTGGTAGAAAAAGAATATTAGAATTATGGTCAGAATCATCATCAACTACTAGTTTTGATAATTTATATGGATTAAAGTCATTAGATTTATCACCTTTTAATATTAAGCCTGTTTTCAGTAATGGTTTAACGACTAATTCATCTGGAAATTGTGAATTATTATTTGATTCTTCTAATGAATGGTCAGTATCATCATCATTTTTTAATAGTGGGGTATTGAAAAGCCCTTTTAAATATAATAATTATACTGATAGCTATATTTGGTTTAATAATTATGATGAATCTATAAATGGATATGATTCTGAATCAACTGATAAAATTTTAAGTTCTAATAGTAGATTTTCTACAATTTGGAAGACTGGTTCTACTAGTTCTAATAAATTGCATAATTGGCATAATATTGATATAAATAAAGTTTTTTGTAAACAAAAAATTGTTGTAAAAGGAATTGATATTGCATATGAATTGTGGGATGGTCATATATTAAATAATGCAGGTAATGTTGAAAAGAAAGATATTATATTTAAATATTTTCCGATCAATGAAGAAAGTAATTTTTTATCTTCTGGTATTGGTAGACTTCCTGATGATTCTAATGTATTGAAATCTGAAAAATGTTTAAGTGTCATAGTTAAATATTATAATGGGACACAATATGTAAAATTAGATCCGATTAATGATTATATTTTTAATAAAGATAGTAGAACAATTATATTTAAAAATAATTATTTTGTAAATAGAACTACTGATGTAATTGTTGAATATCAAGTTCATATTATTACTGATGATATAAAATATGGCATATGTGGATTATATCTTGATTATACTTATGCTCAAAATTCTGTTAATAGTTCTAAAAATAATTTCGATGAACAAAATATTTTTGGAAATGGTAGTTTTTCTATTGATGGTGGAAAAACATGGGATAAATATATCTGTTTACCGTGGGGTGGCTCACCTGTTGAAAAGTATGAATCTGATAATTCAAGTAATTTTTCTGGTAAAAATACATTTTGGATAAATGATTATGCAGATGGCATTAGTAAACATTATTTCATATTTTATCCATATGTATTTAAAAATGCTACTAATTTTAGTTTTTACAAAAAGTTATTAACTGATAATGTTATTCAAATAAAAAAGTTTAATTTTTTAGTTCCTAATTTTGCACCACAAACACCACAAGTTATCGCTTTAGGCTCTGGAACAAGTGTAGTTGATATTAATAATGATAATTTAGAAAATCCAGAAGTATATTTAGATGTACAGAGGTGGCATTCAACAGATGAAGATACAATTGCAAGTTGGAAATCATACATGGATTTTGATATAGGTAATGGTACTGAATTTACTGAAATAGGTTTATTTTATGGAGATTCATATATAAAAGATAGTACAGGTGGATGGACAAATATTAAGCCAATTGATAAAAATGATTGTACTAATTTATTTAGTAGAACATTATTGGGAGATAATAGTTTTACTAAAAGTGAAGATGAAAGTATTGAGGTGACTTATGAGCTTAAAATCACATAATATAAATATTACAGGTGAAGTAGAAATTTCTATTTATGATAAAAAAAATAAACTTATTGACAAAATAACTAAAAAGAATACTATAACAAGTAGTGGGTTAAATTGTTTTAAAGAAATGTTATTACAAGGTTTAAACAGTAACAATCCTAGTATTTATGCAAGTGATGATGAAGAAACATCTTTACTTTCAAATGAAAACATGTTTTCTGGTCTTTCTGGTGAAATACCATTTTATACACCAGTAGTAGTTAATGGAAAGCAATATTCAAATATATCTTCTGATGGAAATTATAATTCACAAGTACAGAATACGCAAAATATGTTTTTAAATAATTCATATAGTTCAACCGTGTTTAATAGTTATTCATCAAATTATTATGAAGGAGATTTATTTTGTCCAAATACTAAACAAATAAATGATTATAAAGATAGAAAAAATCAAAGTGGATATATTTTTGATATTGGAATGAATGAAGTTCAAGAAGAATTTACATTATCAGAATCAAATGTTTTATTGTCTAATTCAAATTTGAAATATAATAAATTCAAAGTTATTAGAAAGGATGATAATAGTGATGTAACCGATTTGTTCACATTTGATTGTGGAACTAGAACAGAAAAAGGTAAATTAACATTTACTACTAATACATCAGTTGATATAGCAAATTATTTAGGGAAAACATTTATTATTACATATTATCATTATGAGTTTGAAGATGAATATATTTCAGGTATGCGTATTGATATGAGAAGTGATAACGGAACAATTGTTGATAACGAATATATTAATATTAGTTTATCATTTAATCAAGGTAAAACAAGAACAAATGCAATTTTTCCAATGGTAACAGGGAATCCAAATCAATGTATATATGCTAAAAATTCTGGTTTAAAATTGAATGATAAAATGACAAGTTATTTTTTCAGTTTATCTCCGTGGTATATAAAAATTCCAAATCAGATATGTATTTTGTCATCTAATAAAAGTAATGGATTAGGAAATGTTTATATAGAGAAAGTGCAATTTTTTAAATTGAGAATTCCTAAACTTGGACCATTAGGGATATATTTAAAAGATAATGATTTTTTACATAAAATAAAAATATATAGAAAGACTAATGATTTTAATAATAGTTCAATATCATTTTATGGAAAATTAGATTATAAAGATGGGAACGGTCATACATATAATAGTATTGGATTGTGTAATTTTATTAATAATGTTTTATATTATGAAGATGAGTCAATTAGTTCAAAATTTAGTGATGATTTGACAAAGGAAACAAAATTTTATAGATCAAATATTGAAAATAAAGATTTATATGATAATATTCTAAGTGAAGCAACACTTAATAATAGTTTTATCAAGACAGAAGATAAAAGAATTGATTTGGCTTATAAAATATCTGTTAATTGGGGAACATAAAAATGGAAAATGAAATTGAAATAACAGGAAAATATAATTGTAAAAAAATATCTAAAAATGGTAATGCAAGTGAAATAAATACTAAAAATAATATTACTAAATTTGGTGCATTACAACTTGCTAGATTTTTAGATAAAGATATTATTTTTTCAAAGAAAGAATTGACAAATACTTTTGGTTCTCCTGTTGGATATAATAATGAAACAAGGAAAATATCTATTAAAAATGGTTCATCTCTTGTAACTGTTGGCAAAACAGATAATGAAATTTATCTTGGTGGAATGAATAAGGTTAAGAATAGTATTAATAATGATCCTACAAATTATACTACTTATATAACTAAAAATTTATCAGGAGAGGTAAGTATTGAAATTTATTTTTCAAAATCTATTAATTTAAAAAAAATTGGTTTATTAAGTAGATTTAATTTTGGAGATTCTAATAATAATTCTTATTCATCAACTATTATGCAAAATGTATATATAGATTTGAAAACAGAAGGATACCATATTAATGATTCTGGAAGAGCAGAAAACGATAAATATTATAATATTTATGGCGGTGATTTTTTAAGATGTTATGATATTAACAAACCTTTATATAATAATAAACCATATTATATTAGAAAAACCAAGAGTTCATTATCTTCTAAAGAGTATGTTAAGTTTTATTTATTTCATGACAAACAAAAATGGGTTGTTTTGAATAGATTACCAAATGAAGGGGAATCATTTACTCCATTGTTAAGTAGTAGTGCAACTAATGGTTATCCTGATTCTGTTACATGGAGTGGAGCAACAGTATCATCATATATTGATAATTGGTATGAACCATGTTATAGATTATATGATCCAATGGTAAGACAAAATTTAGTCGTTTCTTCTGAATCTGGAACACAATTTATGGATGATACTAGTGCAAATCCATCTGGAAATTGGCAAGATAAACCAATGTGTTGGGATTTTTCTCATTCAAGTTATAATGATTATAATGTTAATAGTACAAATTATTCTGGTAGTAAAATTTATCAAAATTTTACTTTTGAATCTTTAGAAACAAAGGTTGATATGTATGGCGCAGGAGAGAATTTTAATGAATCAAGAGGGGAATCAGAAAATATATTCGGTTTTGCTCCTAATATTAAAGCTATAAGATTAAGAATAAAGCCAGTATCTTATAGTAGTTATTCAAAACTTATTTTTGATATTTTTTCTATTGATATTTTTGAAGCAATTTTAACACCATATAATCCTTGTAAAATTGCTTTATCAACAAATGTTTATGGTTTTACAGAGGTTAATTCATGGATTGTTGATAATATTGAAATAAAGGGAGATGATACTGTTGTATTTTCAAAAACATTAGATTATTTAGATGGGGTTACTATTGGAACTACTGAATATAATGCAATAGGATTATTTGGTAATTTTTCTGGAACACTTAACAGTTCAAATCCATCTGATATTGATATTGTTTCTGAACAAACTCTTATTGAAAAGAATTGTTTTAGTAAAGCTACTTTTGAAACAAGTTGGATTAAGACAGAAGATGAGCAAGTTATTATTAGTTATGAATTGAAAATAAATTAAGGAATATTTTAAAATGAAAATTAAGGGAACATTTGAAGTAAAAGATTTGAATGGAAATATTATATCAAAAGGTTCAAATACCATAACTAATATTGGCAAACGTTTGATATGTGAATGGCTTTCACATGATAATTATACAGGATATGATAATGATCTTTTTTCTGGAAAAAGTTTATCAAGTGAAAGATTTATAAATTATCAAGAGATAACTCCATATGTTTTAAATAATAATTTAGTTCCAAATGATTGTTTACAAAATTATTATAGTAAACATTTAGATAATACTAGTACAGGAATGGTAATGAGAGCCAATTATGACAATAATAATGTTATATTTTTAGAAATTTCTAATAGAACTATTAATTGTTCTGGTATATTATTATATGGTCAAAGCAGAGGAAATAGTATTCCATATTTTGAAATATCAACAACTAATTTAAATTATGCTGATGTAAAAGATAAGGATGAAAGTTATTGGATTAAACAAAAGTATGTTGCTATGCCATCTGCATCTAATTCATCTAGTACTAAATATAAAAATTGTAAAATAGTTAGATTTGATACACCTTTTTCAATTGAAAGAAGTATTGATAACGTTAAAACAATTAGAATAAAATTAATTACTAGTGAAGGTTCAGATAGTTTTGGTATGTATGGATTGGGTATTTTAGAAAAAAATTCATATCCAAATCCACCATGTGTAATAGGATTGGGAACTTCTAGTGTTGTAGCTTCTGTTGGAGATACAGATTTATTTGGATTATCATCAAAAATATTTATTAATAAACATAAATCAGATTATTCTAATGAAAATGTTTATAAAATTGTTTATAGTAGTAGATTGAATTATAATGATTGTAATGATGTAGAATTTAATGAGATAGGTTTATATTTTTATAATGATCAAATATTATATACAGATACACCAAATATTTGTGATAGATTATTTAGTAGAGGTGTTTTTGATACTCCGTGGAAAAAAACATCAAACGATATTGTAGATGTTGATTATTGCATTAACATTTATTCTGATAATAATTTATCAAGTAATTCATCAACTTCATCAAGTTCTTTATAAAAGGATTTTTTAAAATGATTTTAAGTGGAAAATATAATATAAAAAAGAGCAATAAAAATATAATTGCTAATAACAATATTCAAAAAGATGGTTTTGAATTAATGCAAGCATGGTTTTTGACAAATAAAAACGATTCTTCTAAAAAAATAGATTTAATTAATAATTCAAATGTTCAAGCTACTGGTTTTATTTCATCTGGTGGCGATCTTTTAGAACCTATAAAAGAATCAAGTTCAAATTATATTCAAGTAAATCAAAAAGAAGCGTATTATACAATTGAATTTAATGATATTACAGAATTATATGCTGTTGGTATAGATTGTGATTATTATATTGATGATAATTCAGTTAATAGTTTGATTAAAATAGAATATAAAAAGGATAGTGGATTGCAATATATACCGATAAATGATTTATTAATACCAGCGTTTTTAAGAGAACAAATAGAAGTTGATGATAGATTAGAAAATGAAAATATTTATTATTTAAATTCAAATATAAAAGCAAAATCAATACGATTTGTATTTGGTGGATTTTTAGCTAGCTCATATAGTAGTTATATACCATATTATTTATATAGATTGAGATTATATTCAAAAACAGCCAATGTTTATCCACCAACCCATATCAGTTTATATGCTCAAGAAGCTACAAGTGAAAATATTACAACATTGACTCCATTATTAAGAAAAGAAATATCCTATGTTTTAGCAGATTCTTCTTTGAATTATTCTGTTATTTTTAAAACTAATTTGGAATTAGATGATTTAAATAGTAGTGATACTGTTTATGCAATTACTCTTGATTATAAAGACGACAATGACAATTTTGTACCATTTAGTTTAGCTAATTTTGATACTCCGTGGCAGCAAGAAGCATTTGAAACCGTAGAAATACAATATCAGTTAAGTATGACAAATAGTTAATTATGAGTAATAAAATAATACATGTTAAAGATAGTTTTAAAATAATTGATAATACTAATGATTTAAATACCATCATTGAAATAGTTGATGATTTAAGTGTTATAAAGTATGATATATTAATAAATGATATTTTTATTACAATAAACGATACTTTGAATGTAACTAACATGTATTTAAATTATAAAAATACAGAGTTGATAATTGATGATATAATCAATATTAGTGAAAATAATTATAATAGTGATAGTTATATATTAATTAATGATATAATTAATATTAATGATTCTGTTTATTGTAATTATACTACTCATTATTTATTTTCTGATGATTTGTATTATACAGAATATTGGTGCGATTCAAATTATGTAATTGATGGTGTCATTACATTTCCAAATATGAATTTTATTGTTGTAAATGATTTAATATACAACACAGTTAATATAGAATATTATAAATTTACTATTGATGATATTTTTAATTTTTTTATAGGAAATAAATATAAAAATAAATTTTCTGAAACACCAATGTTTAGCGATGAGTCATTAATAACAAAGACTAATTGTATAATATTATCTAATATAGATGGTCAAATTATTAACAATAATATATTTTTGTCAGAAGGCTTACATAATTTAAAATATAAATTTAAAAATACAGCATGTCAATTAACTTTAAAGGTATTAGTTAATAATAAATTTTATCATGATAATAATGTTTTATATGAGTATAATGATAACGATTTATATAAAGCAAAATTAATTAGAAATCATATTATACATAGTGAAGAATCAAAAATAAATGAAGATAATATCATCTTATCTATTTGATTAGATTTGACTTTTATAAATCTTGTGTTATATTATATATAAATGTAAAACAAGGAATTGTAATATGAATGTTATAGATGAAGAATTGAAACATTTAATTATAGATAATTTTTGTTCTGGAAATAATAATACTTTTGAACATTATACAGGAAATATTTCATATTGGTTGAATAAAGATGTTTTTTCTTTAAAAAGAAATAAAGTTCATTATTTTACATGTGAGAATGGTTCTTTTGAGATAACAAAAGATGGGTTTATATATTGGAAGAGTGGAAATTGGCTAGACGGAATATTTTATGGTAATTTTTTAGGTGGAACTTGGTATAACGGTACTTTTAAATTTGGATTGTTTAAGAATGCTATATGGAAAAATGGGATATTTGAAAATGGTGATTTTGTAAATAGTCTTTGGTTGGGTGGCTCTTGGAAAAGTGGAAATTTCAAGGACTCCAAATCGAATAATAATAATTATGGATTAAAAATTTGATTTTTTTAAAAAAAATAGCTTGACTTATTATTTTTATGTGTTATATTAAGTTATATTCGCTGAAAAATTAAAATAAAAATGGAGAATGAAAATGAAGAATGTAATTTCAAGAGTTGAACAGGTTGAAAATGATGTTTTGAAAACAACCGACACAATTACTTTTGAAGGAGCACCAGCATGGAAAATAAGTGATAGAGAAAGATTAATTCAATATGCAATGACTGGTGTTTTGGGAAGAACATTTTATGTATCTCAAAAAGATATTATTGATGAAGCGATTGATTTGATAAAAAGATCCGAAGCATCTGATCTTGCAAAAGCAATTGTTATTGGCAGGAATGTTGGTTATATAAGGGCATTTCCAATTTTGGGTCTTGTTTATCTTTCTCAAAAAGATACCAATTTGTTTAAAAAGTGTTTTGAACATGTTATTTATACTGGCGATGACTTGGAAAATTTTATTGATTTGACAAGAAAAACAAGAGGGTTTGGGCGTTCGATCAAAACTGCTATTAATGATTGGTTGAAGAAAAAGGTAAATCCATATTATGCGTTGAAATACCGTAAAGCTATTGGTGATGCAATTAGATTGTCAAGACCAAAAGATAATAATTGTATTTATTCTTATATTTTGAGAGGAAAAACTGATAGTGCTACTGATGTAAATATTCAGAAGGCATATGATGAATTTAAAGAATTTTCTGCATTTGAAGAAATTCCAAAATTGTTGAATGAAGGAAATTATGAACAAGTAAAAGAAAATATTTTAAATTATCGTCTTGATGTAGATAGTTTGACTGCATATTATGATAAATTTGACAAAAATATTTGGGATGCTATTGCTAAAAATTCTCCTGTAATGAGATTTTTGAAATATCTTAACAAATTTGAAAGAGTTGGTGTTAATACCTATGATTATGCAAAACAAAAATTTACAGTAGAGAATTTGAAGAAGGCAAAAGTATTTCCTTTCAGATTGTTTATGACATGGAAAAATATTTCTTCTACTAACAAGGTTGGCGATGTGTTAGCAGATGTATTGGATGATTATATTATTCAATATGATTGGAATAAGTTTAACGAAAAAACATGGGCAATTTGTCCTGATGTTTCAGGTTCCATGAATGGTAGACTTGGTGGATATTCTGCAAGAAGTACATTGAGTTATTTGGATATTTCTGCAATGTTTACTGGTTTTCTCGTTAAAGGTGTTGATGATGCAATTGTATTGCCGTGGGCTTCTTCATTGAAACCATATAAAATTCCAAAGAAAGATTCTGTAATTTCTCATATGAATTACATTAAATCTTTGGGTGGCGGTGGTACAAATATGAATTGTGCCTTAGACTATATGTTAAAAAACAATATTGAACGTGATTATTGCGTTTTCGTTACTGATACTGAAAGTTATAATCGTAGAAGTTATAATGGTGGTAATGAATCGTGGATAGAATCATGGATAAAATATAAGAAGAAATATCCGAATGCTTGTGCATTTGTTATCAGATGTGATGGATATGATCAGAGACCTATGTCAGAAGAACAGTGTGTTGAATATAATATTCATCAGATATTTGGTTGGAATGATTCGGTTATCAGCTATATTCAAAATATAGTTGAAAATAGTTAATTATTTGTATTAACTAAAAACATTAATCCAGATTTTAAAAATCTGGATTTTTTTATAGAAAAGGAATTTTATCTTAATGAAAGTGATTAATTTGTTTGGATCTAGCGGAGCAGGTAAAAGTACAATAGCTTCTGGATTGTTTTATAAAATGAAATTAAATGGATATAAAGTAGAACTTGTCACAGAATTTGCTAAAGGGCTTATTTATGAGGAAAGGAAAATTTGTTTAGAAGATCAATTTTATGTTACAGGAGTTCAAAATCATTACATACATAGATTGAGAAATAAAGTTGATTTTGTAATAACAGATTCTCCAATCTTGTTAGGAGTATTATATGAACCGGATGATTATCCAAATAGTTTTAAACAATTTATTATTGACATGTTTTTAACATATGATAATTTTAATATATTCTTGAATAGAAGATTTAAATTTGATAATAATGGAAGGAGAGAATCAGAATTAGAATCTGATAATTTATCCATAGAATTAAAAAATATGTTATTAACTAATCATATTGAATTTTATGAATTCGATGGTGATGTAACAGTGTTGGATAAAATATATGAATTAATTATAAAAACATTATAATATTTTTATAATTTTTTAAAATTAAAAATGAAAATGTAGGATAATATATATATGAAGAAAAAACTTTTTATTACCAATGGTCAAGCTCCTGGCGATATTTTAATGTTAACTTCTGGAATAAGGGATCTTTATAATTCATGTAAAGATTTTTTTGAAATAAATGTAAAAACAACAGCTATGGATATTTGGGAAAATAATCCATATTTAAATAGAGATATAAATGAAAAAAATGCTGACATGGTTTTTAAAGCAGAATATCCATTGATACATAGCTCAAATACTAAACCATATCACTTTATACATGGATTTAGAAAATTTTTTGAACAAAAATTAAATATGAGAATAGAACAAGGAGATTTTTGCTGTGATTTACATTTAAGTGAAAAAGAAAAAAATAGTCCATCTATGATTGATGATCAATTGGCAGGTGATAAAAGATATTGGATTATTGATGCTGGATTTAAAAAAGACTTTACTGCTAAGGGTTGGGAGTATGATAGATATCAACAAGTTGTAAATCAATTACTAGGTGAAGTAGTATTTGTTCAAATAGGAGAGGATCATCCAGATCATAAACATCCTAGATTAAAAAATGTTATTGATTTGATAGGTAAAACAACAACAAGACAATTTATTAATTTGATGTATCATTCATCAGGTGTAATTACACCAGTATCGTTCCCTATGTTATTGGCTACCATGCAAGCAGAACCAAATAAATGTTTAAAAAGTCGTCCGTGTATTGTAATCGCAGGTGGAAGAGAACCTATGACTTGGCAAGCATTTACTTCTCATCAATATATATCAAGATGTGGAATGTTGCCATGTTGCGATAAAGGGGGGTGTTGGAAATCAAGAACTATACCTATTGGAGATGGTGATCCTAAAGATAATTCATTATGTTATTTCCCGATAAAAACAAAATCAGGACAAGTTATTCCAAAATGTTTAGATATGATATCTGTTGATGAAGTTGTTAGATATGTAAGGTTTTACGAAGAAGGATTTAAATTGCTAAAAAATAGATAAAATAAGATATTAACGCACTAATTTAGTGCGTTTTTTATATAAAAAATTAATATTTTTGTATATTAAAAAATATTAAGTATGGAGATGTATATGGAATATAATTTTATTAAGGATAATAAATATAACTTTTGGAAACAGCAAGATCCTCAACCATTTGATTATAATACTGATTATAAAAAAAATGCAATCAACAACATTAGAAATGAGTTATTTAAGAATAGGTTATTTTTTAAATTTTATTAATTCAGAAGAATTAAAAGATTTTAAAAATTGGAAAGTTTGTGATGTTGGTTCTGGTAATGGTATTTTTGGAAAAATTTGTAAAAAAATTTTCGGATATGGTGCAGAATATGATTTGAGTGGTGATACAATATCAAAAGAAGAGTTAGAAAGTACGAATTGGGATTTGATTTTTTTAACCGATGTATTAGAACATTATTATAATATTGAGGAATTATTTAAAATTAAATTTAAATATTTATTTTTATCTTTTCCAGAAACACCAGATACAGATAGCTTAAGAGAATTATCTGCATGGAAGCATTTTAAACCTAATGAACATATATATTGTTTGAATCAATATGGAATGAAAAAATGGTTTTCTGAACATAATTGTGAAATATTAGGTTGTGGAAATCCAGAAGATTTGATAAGAAAAAGTGAATCTAGAATTAATATAACAACGATGATTATAAAAAATAATAATTGGAGCAATAAATGCTAATAAATAATTTTGAACATAAAAAATTAATAGAATATTTAAAAGATGGTCAGCATAATTGTATAAAATTCATTCATGGATTAGGTGATACTATTATGTTTTATCCAATATTTGAACAATTAAAAGAAATGTATCCTAAAATTGAATGGACATTATATACAACAAATGGACAAGAAGATATATTTGGAAATTATAGTTGTAATGAAAATAATTATGATTATGTATTTGAGTTATCATTTCCTTGTTGTGAATTTGATGATAGATATAAGCATTTTACAAAGCCAGAGTTTTGTTGTGTTAAAGAATTAGGAATAAATTATGATATTAATAGAGAATTTAATGTAAATTTAGGAGAGTTTAAATCTCCTTTCGTTGGAGTTCATTTTAATAGTACATGTTGTCCAGATTCTATTGGTTGTAATTATAATTTTGCTAAAGTATTATGGGATAAAATAAAAGAAAAAGGATTGATACCAATTGAAACTCATTTTATTCACAAATATCATAATGGAAGAAATGAGAAATTTTCATTTGTAGATAATAATGTTAGAAATTCTAATGGTAATATTGGAACATTGATAGGAATGCTAAAATCTTGTAGAGGATTTGTAGGAGTAGGTTCTGGACCTATTCATGTTGCTATGACTTTATATCCAGATAAAGTTTTATTTTTAAAAAATTATGCTCCTTTTAATAATTTCACGAAAAAATATAATGTTTTAACTCTTGATGTAAATAATGCATTTAATGATGAAATCTTTAATAAATGGATTGCTAATATGGAGAAGTAATAATGAAAGAAGGAATAAAGTTAAAAAACATTTTAAGAAATGATGAATTAATTTGGTTCTTTGGAAAGGGAATAGATATAGGTGGTTTTGATGAAAAAATATTTCCTAATTTCATTAAAGTAGAATATGATTTAAAAAAAGCAAGAAATATAACAAATTTTATTAAAGATAAATTTGATTGTGTTTATTCTTCTTATTTTTTACAACATTTTGATGACCCATATGTTGTTTTATTAGAGTTTTGGAAATTATTAAAAAAAGATGGGTATATGATAATAATAGTTCCTGATGAAGATTTATATGAGCAAGGTTTTTTTCCAAGTAAGATGTGTAATCTTAGCAAACATACGTTTACAATATCTAAAAGAAAAAGTTGGTGTGAAAAATCAATTAATTTATTAGATTTAGCAAATAAAATACCAAATTCAAAATTGATTAAAATTGAAGTTCAAGATGAAAATTATGATAGAAGAAAAATGAAATTTCATGAAAACAATTTATTTGATCAAACAATTGGATGTGGTTTAGCTCAAATTATGCTTGTGTTACAAAAAGTAGAATAAGAAAAGGAGTAATAAATGAATAGTAAAATATTAGTTACAATGTTAGCAACAGAAAATATTAGTTATTATGCTAAATATTCCATATTGATAAATAAAGAATATTGTAAAAAGAATGGATATGATTTTTATGTTTGCACAGAAACATTAGATAAAGATAAACATCCAGCATGGTCAAAAATATTGTTAATATTAAAATGTTTGGATATGGAATATGACTATATATTCTTCATTGATGCAGATGCATGTTTTGCTAATCATGATATTAAAATAGAAAAATTTATTAGTAATAAAAGTATTACAGTTGGAAACGAAAATGCAGATTTTAATGAAAAAAGAGGTGAAAATTCAGGAGTGATGTTATTTATAAATAATGATATTACTAGAAACTTTTTGAAAGACTGCTTTAGTATTTATGAAGATTGTAAAAATAGTTGTGTTTGGGATCAAGAAGCAATTTGTAGAATGCTTGAAGTAAAATATAAAGAACATTATAATAAAGTAAGATGTAAAGAGTTTAATTCATATCATGGTGATTTTGCAAGGCATGTAGGTAAAGATCATTGTTTATATGAAGATGGTGATTTTATTATGCATATGTTGAGAACATCAAGTGAATATAAAATAGATGAATTTAAAAAGATTTGTGATAAACTCAATATAAAATATGATTTTTAATAAAAATTAATATTTTTCTTTGTTAAACATATTTGTTAAAACAGAGAGAATATTTATATGAAATTATATTATGAAAATGACAATGTAAAATTGTATTGTGGAAATTGTATTGATTATGTAGGTAGTGAAGTAGATTGTATTATAACTGATCCACCATATGGAATTAATTTTGAAAATAATAAATGGGATAGTAATTTTGATATTAATCAATACTATCCTATTTTTGATAAATCATTAAAAGAAAATGGTAATTTATTAGTTTTTCAAGGTTGGAGTAATGTTAACTATGCTATTTCATGTTTTAAGAATAATGGATATAAATTTAATAATTGGATTATATGGGATAGAATAAAAGGAAGAGGAGCAAAAAAGAATTTTGTTTCTACAAGAGAAGATATTTTATGGTTTTCCAAAGGTGATAATTATATTTTTAATCCAATACTATCTAATATAAAGAAAAAAACAGGTGGAACTATTGGTAGAAAAAATGGTTGTGAGTTCAGAAAATTAACAAATGTTTGGCAAGATATATCTCCGATTGTTCCGTGGTCTCCTGAAAGAGTTCAACACCCTACCCAAAAACCTGTTCAATTATTAGAAAGAATTATTAATATTTTTACAAATGAAGGTGATACTGTTTTAGATTTATTTGCAGGAAGTGGCACAACAGGGATTGCTTGTATGAAGTTAGGAAGAAAATGCATATTAATTGAACAAGATGAAAATTATTGTGAAATAATAAAAAACAGATTTATTAATATTTAGTTGATTTTTTCAAAATATATGTTATATTATAAGTTAAAATTAATGGAGTAATATAATAATGAATTTTGAAATTTATAATGATGACTGTCTCAATGTTCTTAAATCATTAGATAATGAATGTATTGATTGTATAATTGTTGATTTACCATATTGTAATGTTGTGAAAGATAAATGGGACAATTTTTGGGATAATGAAGTTGAATATTTAAAATGGATTGAAAGTAATGTTATTGAATATGAAAGAATCTTAAAGCCAAATAAAAATATTTTTTTGTTTACAGGTAGACAATATAATAGAAAGATTGCTTGTATTCTTGACAAATATTTTATTGAAAAAAGAATTATTATTTGGGCTAGAAAAAGAGCATTCAACAATACAAGAGGGATGGCACTTAGTAGTGGATATGAACCTATTTGTTTTTATTCTAAAGGAAATAATTCAACATTTAATAATATAAAAATTCAAATTAATTCTAATAGAAAAGAGTATAAAAGTGGAATTTTAAAGAATGGAGTTTCACTTTCTGATGTTTGGACAGATATACCTGCATTACCCCATAATAGTAAAGAAAAAGTTGATCATTCTACTCAAAAACCAGTAAGATTATTAGAAAGAATAATTATGTTAGGTTCTAATGAAGGAGATTTAATTTTAGACAGTTGCGCAGGTAGTGGAACGACAGGTGTTGCTTGTATGAATACTAATAGAAATTGTATTCTTATCGAAAAAGAAGAAAAATATTGCAATATTATTACTGATAGATTAAATAAAAATAAATAATTTTATGAATATTTTTTTAAATAAAAATCAATGGAATAAATTTTCTGACGAAGAATTAGAAAATTATAAAGAAAATGTTTTTAAATATTATAGAAAACATGGATTTCCATATTTCCCAACAGATGAACAATGGAGAAAAAATGAATTTGATAAATTCATGTCATTTGATGATTATACATTGTTGAATAACGATGAAATAGGGCAAGCCATGCATGGTTTAGCTTTGTGTTGGTCTTATATGCCACATGCTTATAATGTCAACTGTAACGGCTTTAAAACACCACTAGAGGCTTTTCTTGATGATAATACCTTTAGACAGGTTATAGATAAAAGAATAAAGTTTGGAGATAATATATCTGATAATGGTATTAGAAAAATGTTAAAAATATTTTCTGGTGTACAGAGTGTTTCTAATTTTAGACCAACTGCCGCCGGATTGATATATAAATTATTTGCTAAAGATAAAGTTGTTTGGGATATGTCTTGTGGATATGGTGGTAGATTACTTGGTGCAATAAAATCAGAAGTAAAAAAATATATTGGAACAGAACCATGTACTCAAACATTCAATGGTTTACAAAAAATATCAGAAGATTGTAGATATAATCAAGATGATTATTTATTTCCTTTATATCATACTAAAGTAGAATTATATAAAGTTGGCTCAGAAGATTTTATACCTGAAAAAAATTCTTTGGATTTTTGTTTTACAAGTCCACCTTATTTTGATACAGAAAGATATTCCAATGAATTAACACAATCTTATTTAAAATATTCTTCAAAGGAGGAATGGATAGAACAATTTTTGAGTAAAACATTAAAAAATTGTTATTATGGATTAAATTCTAAAGGTATTTTAGCTATTAATATAGCTAATGTACGTTCTTATAATAACTTAGAAAATGATTTTTTAAATGTTGCTCAAAAAAACAATTTTGATTTAATGAAAATAATGAAATATAGTTTGTCAAGTTTAAGTCATAAAGATAAATATAAATATGAACCAATCTTTATCTTTAGAAAAAAAATATAAATATGTTGATTTTATGTATTTTTATGCTATATTATTAAAATAAATAATTACAAGGAGTTTATAAATTGAATTGTGTTTTTAGTAATAAAAATATAGAATTATATAACGATGATTGTATAAGTATAATGTATAATTTTGATAAAAAATTTGATTGTATTATAACTGATCCTCCATATGGAGTAGGATTTAAAAATGATTTTTATAATGATACAAATGATTATATACTAGAAGAAATGCCTAAATGGTTTATGTGTTGGTATAATATTTTAAAAGATGATTGTTTTTTATTTTTATTTGTTGGTGTAAAGACATTACATAATTGGATATTTACAGGTATAGAAAATGGATTTACTTATAAAAACATTATTGCAACAAGATCGTTTAATAATGGAGCAAAAAGGGCAAAAAATAATTTTGGATTCCAATTTCAACCAATTTTAGTATTTTCAAAAGGAAGAGGAAAGCCGTTAAATAATGTTGATTTTTTTAAAACATCTAAAGAATGGTTTAATGACAAAAGAAATAAAAAACCAAATGAATATACTTATGAATATCCTAATTTTATTAAAACAGAAGTTTCATATGCAACAGAAAAACGTGCATCTAATGCTATTCATCCCAATGAAAAAAGTGTTAAATTAATAGAGTTTTTAATAAATGTATCAACTAATAATAATGATCTGGTTTTGGATTCGTTTGCAGGTAGCGGTAGTACTGGTATGGCTTGTATTAATACATCAAGAAAATGTGTTTTGATAGAAAAGGAAGAAAAATATTGTGAAATCATAAAAAATAGACTAGGAAGCTATATAATTTGAAATGAATAATAAATATTTTGAAAATAAATTAGTTAAATTATATTATGGTGATTGTTTAGAAATTATGCCTAAACTTAATGTTACTTTTGATGCTTGTATAACAGATCCACCGTATGGAACTACTAGTTGTAAATGGGATGCTATAATACCATTTAATGAAATGTGGAGTGCTTTATTGCCAATTATGAAAGATAATGCTTCTATTTTATTACATGGTTCTCAACCATTTTCTTCTGCATTAGTTATGAGTAATCCTAAAATGTTTAAACATGAATGGATATGGATAAAAAATAGAGGTAGTAATTTTGCTAATACAGTTAGAGAACCAATGAAAGAACACGAGCAAATATTATTTTTTAGTAATGGGAAATGGACATATAATAAACAAATGCAAGAAAGATCAGAAAATGGTAAATTAAGGTCTAAATATAAGTGTGATTTTATTACAGAAACCGAAAATTATAGAAAATTTGATGAAAGAAAAGATAATAAACTAACTGAATTGAGAGTCCCTTCATCATGGCAAAAATTTAATACAGAAATAGGATTGCATCCTACCCAAAAACCAGTTGCTTTATTAGAATATTTAATCAAGACTTATACAAACGAAGGAGATTTAATATTAGATTTTTGTGCTGGTAGCGGTACAACTGGAATTGCATGTATGAATACTAATAGAAGATGTGTCTTAATAGAAAAAGAAGAAAAGTATTGTGACATCATTGCAAATAGATTAAATAATCATATCGTTCAAGGAGAATTATTTTAAAAGGAGTTTAATAATGAAAAAAATTGATGATTATAATGAAATAACAGTTAATATTTGGGATGATTATAAAGCTCAACCAGAATATGATGAAAATGAAACAACATATATGTATGTTGAAGAACACGAATTAAATGATTCAGATAAATATAATATTACCAAATTTTTATATGGTGTGGTATTGATGATAATATATGAAAATCAAAATAAATATAGTGATGTTGATTGTGAATTTTTTGAATATTCAAAGATGAATCAACTATATGGTAAAATATATAATGAATATAAAGTCAATTTAATAAATTTTGATTATAATAAATTGAAAGAATTATATAATGATATTAAAAATATGAAATTAAAATATAACAATATTGATTTGTTATTCATTTCCGAATCATAACATAAGGAGAATATATGAATGTAATCATTAATAATAAATGTGATATTAGTAATGCAAGTCGTTCTTATAAAAAATTGAATTTTAAAGAAAAAATAAAGTTTTTTTATGTTAAAATATTATTTTTTATAACATTATGGAAAAGCAAAAAGTTTGATAGCTTTATAGAGATAAATTGTTGTCATTGTCAAAATGGAAAAATAGAAACAATAATTATTGATGATTATACTATTGAATATAAATACGATTGTGGAAAAACTGTATTTCAAAAAGTAGATTTAAAAGGAGTTTTATCAACTAAGAATTGTTTTGAACAACATTCTAGAAAATGGAGATAAATAAAGTAATTATGACAGATTATACAATATATAATGATGATTGTTTTAAAATAATGGATGATATGATTTATCGAGGCGTAAAAGTAGATTGTATTATAACTGATCCACCTTATGAAATGGACATTCATGGTGGAACAAAAAATAATGATTTTGGAACAAGGAAGTTAGTTAAAGATAAACATATTGATTTTATATGTGATGGTTTTGATTATGAAAAATGTTTTTCCAATATGTTAAAACTATGTGATATTCCAAATTTTTTGATATTTTGTTCAAATAATCAAGTATCAAAAACTATGAGTTTTTTTGAGAATTTAAATATTCCTACAACATTATTGGTGTGGAGTAAATTGAATCCTATTCCATTTTGTTTTGGTAAATATGTTTCAGATCTAGAATTTATTGTTTATGTTCATGGAAGTGGTTCTACATTTAATAATGAAGCAGATTATAGTTTAAAATTAAAAACAAAAAGATATTCTTCTCCATCTAAAAAAGAGAGAATTCATCCTACACAAAAACCTGTTGCATTATTAAGTGATTTTATTAAATTGCATACAAAGGAAAACGATACTATTTTTGATCCATTCATGGGTAGTGGTAGTACTGGTGTTGCATCATTAAATAATAATAGGAATTTTATTGGTTGTGAAATAAATAAAGATTTTTTTAGCCTTGCTAAAGATATTTTGGATAATTTATCTATTCAACAAGAACTTTTTTAATATTTTTTTATATTTTTATGTAAATAGCACTTGAAAAAATATTTTTTTATGTTATATTATAGTTATTGAAAGAAATTGTGGGGTCTTAACATTACCTCGAAGGATGTGGCATTCCTTCAAAATGTTCGGTAGTAATATCGTTAGAGAAAATTTGAGGCTACATTAAAATTTTCTCAATTTTATTTGAAAAAAGACTTGAATTATAAAAAAATAGTGTTATATTATAGTTATTGAAAGAAAAATAAGAGGTTTTAAAATGTTAGTTATGCGTAAAATGATTTGTGAAAAATTTGAGATTTGTGGTGAATGGTTTAAACGCCGTTTGTCTGCTCATGCACGTCATTTATATTCATAACTGATATTATAAATTTAGTTATAAAAGTGTAGGGAGCGGATAATAAAAAATCCGCTCCTTTTGTTTTATGGTGGAGTAGCTCAAATGGTAGAGCAATGGACTGAAAATCCATGTGTAGTCGGATCGTTACCGACCTCCGCCACCAATTTAGATAAATTTAATATTATCGTGTTATTTGAAAATTGAATAAGAATTAGTGATAGGGCGTTGGTCTAATTGGTAAGTCAGCGGTCTCCAAAACCGTAAGATGCAGGTTCGAGTCCTGTGCGCCCTGCCAAGATTTTATTAGTATTTTTGTTAATTGGTTTTAATTTGTCTCCATCGTCTAATTGGTTAGGACAGTAGCCTTTCAAGTTACAAATACGGGATCGTTCCCCGTTGGAGATGCCAAATATATTCATAGATCAATTGGATAGGATACTTGACTTATTTTTTTATATTTTCTATTATATAAATAGGAATTATTTATGTAAAGGAAATATAAAATGGATAATATTTGTTTTTATTGTGGTGAAAACGCAAAATATCAATTAAAAAATGGCAAATGGTGTTGTGAAAATAATGCTAGAAAATGCAAGGCTATTAAAGAAAAAATACGTTTAAAAATATCAAAAAAATGGCAAAAATTAAAAGAATGTGGAATTAATAAGTTGAAAGATATTCCTATTGAAATTAGGAAAAAATCGGATATTGGATTATCAGAAGTTTGTTTTTATTGTGGAGCTGCAGCAAAATATAAACTTAAAAATGGTAAATGGTGTTGTTGCAAATCACCTAATAGTTGTCCAAGTAATATTGAAAAAAACAGATTATCTAATATTGGAAAACATAATAATTCTGGTTTGATAATATATAATGAACAAGTTAAAATCGGAGAAAAAAATACTTGGAATAAAGGATTGAATAAAAACAATGATGAACGTATTAGAGTGCAAAGTGAAAAATTGAAAGAAAAATATAAAAGTGGTGAATTAAAACCAACGTGTCACAAACATAGTGAACAAACAAAACAAAAAATATCAATTTCTTTAAAAAAGGCACATGAAGAATTGCGTCATCGTGGATGGAGTTTTAAAAATTTAGATGTTAATCATAGAAGTTATCCAGAGAAATTTTTTATTAGAATGTTATATGAATTTGATATTATTGATAATTATTTAATAAAAGAAAAAATGCCATTTGGTAAATATTTTTTTGATTTTGCTTTTGTTAATGAAAAAATAGATGTAGAAATAGATGGTAGTCAACACTATAGAACACAAGAAGCAATAGAACACGACAAAGTTAGAGATTTATATACAATTGAACATGGTTGGAAAGTTTATAGAATAAAATGGATTGATTTAATGAAAAATACTTTTATAGAGATGGAAAAACTTAAAAAATATATTGAAGAAAATTGTAATAATTAAAATATAATATTGCGCTCTTAGCTCAGAGGCAGAGCACTACCCTTTTAAGGTGGGAGTCGAGATTTCAAAATTCTCAGAGCGCACCAGTTTATAGAAGGAAAGGAAACTCATGTTGATGAGGCTGAGCCTAATCGAAAGAGATAAAGCAAGTACTTCTATTTTATATGCTTGTGTATATCAGTGGTTAGATAGTTTGTCTGATAAACAAAAGGTCGTAGGTTCAAATCCTACCACAAGCACCATAAATTATGATGGCGTGTCGTCCAACGGTTTAAGACGAGTGTCTGATACACACTAAACGAAAGTTCGACTCTTTCCATGCCAACCATTTATATATTTTGAAGGAGCATATAATTATGAGTTTAAATAAAGAAATATTGAAAAGATTTGAAGATGAACATGGAATTTCTTTGAAGGAATATGGTAAAACTATTGATAAGAAATACGAGGAAAAATATAAAAAAGAAATAGAAATTATAGAAAATAATATTGAAAAAAATTTAATAAAATGGTAATATAATATGCTCACGTATATCAGCGGTTAGATGGTTTCTTTAACACGGAAAAGGTCATTGGTTCAAATCCAATCGTGAGTACCAATATAAATTATTTATATGCCATCGTGCCTGAATGGAATAAGGGGGCGGTCTGCAAAACCGCTTTGTGCAGGTTCGAGTCCTGTCGATGGCTCCATCCGAGATAATTGCACCATTGTTGTAGCGGTAGCAAATGACATTGCCAATGTTAAAGCACCAGTTCGATTCTGGTATGGTGCTCCAAAAAAGGCTGTGTAGCACAGAGGAAGTTGCGCTTCCCTCATAAGGAAGATGTCGTTGGTTCGATCCCAACCATAGCCACCATTATGTATTATTATCTTCTTTATTTTCTTCTTTATGTAATTCATTTAGATTATTCATAAACCATGAAGATAATACACCTGCATTCATAGAAAATAATCCATAGCCTATTACCATTAAACAACCTCCAACCATTTTTCCATAAACAGTAACAGGAAATAATTCTGTATTTCCACAAGTGCTTGCCAGATTTATAGACCACCACATTGCACCAGTAATTGTATGTATATTTGCATTTGGAGCATTATGTTCAAAATGTAATACCAATATAGATGAAACCAATATACTAGTGATAAACATTAACAATGAAAATAATAATGTTGTTGAAATTCTGCTTTTAAATAAAAATGATAATATTCTTTGTAAAGATCTTAATTCTCTTATTATTGAAAAAACATAAAAACATTTACACATTCTTAAAAAATACAAATACGGAATACTTGCTAATAAATCAATCCATCCAATAGTAAAAAAGAATTTTAATTTGTTTTTGCTTGTGAATAATCTCCATATAAAATCAATAAAAAAATTAAAACAAATAAAATAATCAATGTAGTGTATTAGATCTATTACTACTTTATCGGTTCCTGGAATTATATATAAAAATAAACTATTTATAACTACCATAAATGATAAAAATATTATAAATAATTTCCACTTATATTCTGGATTGTGGTTATTTAAGAAAGTTTTTATTTTTTGTGAAAACATAACACCACCTTTTACAAAGAAAAAAATAAAAAATTTTTTATTTTTTTTATATATAAAAGAAGGAGATGATATTATGGCAGAAATAATTGATAAAGATATGAAAATAAAAGCTGGATATTTAATTAGAGTAAAAAATACTGAAATACCTAAGTTTAGTAATGCAAATAAGGAATATTATTCTTGTTGGGTTGAAGCAGATAATGGAAAAGATGAACGTTGCTTGTTATTTACTGAAAAGGAAGTTGAAAAATTTTCAACTGTCAAAACAACAAAAACTTATATTTTTGGAAGATTAGAAGATTTTCAATTGGGAAATAGAATTGGATATATTACTAAATTATATTATAAAGATTTAGGAGAAAAAATTGTTTTTATTAGTAAAAACATAGTTGTTTCAGCAGAAAATAGAGCAAATAAAAATAAAGAAGATTTAACAAAAAAGAGTTTTATTACAGATCTACTTGATTAAAAAATTGTTAATTAAAATATTTAAGCCAGATGATTATCATCTGGCTTTTTTTTATATTTTTTATATATCAAAACATAGGGAGTATGGAAAAATGAAAAAATATTTATTGCTTTTATGTAGTATATCTGTTTTGTTTGTTTCTGGTTGTATTAGTTCAGATATACCAACAGATCAAAAAATAAGAATAGTTGGAATAGTAGATGCTTGTAAAAATGCACCTGATAAAATGGATGTTTATTTAGATCAAAAAGTAGATAATAAAGAAATAAGTGAAATTGTTTCTTTTACTATTAAAGAATGCTTGAAAACAGATGAAATGAAATCATTTATAGAAATTATGGATTAAGGAGTAACATAAAATGAGTAAAAAGCATAAAGTTCTTGTAATTGCTGGTGGCGGAATTTTTGGTATAATTCCAGCAGCATTTTTATCTTTTATTGGTGATTTTATAAATGATATAGATACATTATCAGGTTGTTCTATTGGTGGTATATTAGCAAATTCATATGCTGCTGGTGCTAAACCACAAGATGTATTAGACGGATTTATCGAAGGCGGTGATAAAATTTTCAAAAAAAGATTTATGGCTATGGTTAATCCATTAGCTTGTCCAACATATTCTAATGATCAATTAAAAAGTTTTATTAATATGTATACTGGGAATATGATTTTAGAAGATGTTAGAAAAAAATATTCACATTTGAATTTAATTATTCCAACATTAAATTTAACAGATGATCAATATAAAGTTTTTGATAATATATCAAAATCAGAAGATGATGATGTTACTCTTGAGTTACTTTCTTTAATGACATCAGCAGCTCCAACTTATTTTGAAGCTATTGAATATAAAAACAAATGTATTGTTGATGGTGGCTTGATTGAAGTTATACCATTACTTACAACAGTTACAGCTTTAAAATCTAAATTAGGAATAGAGTTTAAAGATATGGATGTATTAATTTTATGTACAGGAACATTAATAGATAAAAAACCAATAACATTTGAAGAATATTCCAAATATAATATGTTAGATGTTGGATTGAAAGTAGTTGTTCCATATGTTACATTATCAAATGAATTAGCTACTAAATTTTGGGGAGAACATTTAGGTTTTAACTCATTTAAACTATTTAATCCTATTCAAATTTGGGGTGGCATGGATTCTACACAAAATCTTGATACAATTTTACAGGATTGTGAAATGTATAAAACACAATTTTTAAGAGCATGGCGTAAATTTTTAGCATAAAAGTGAAATATAAATATGATGATAAGTGAGAATGATTATACAGATGAAGAGAAATTAATTTGCTCTGGACAATCATTAGTTAATATTGATTCCTTATTGAATGATAATCTAAAATATATTGATTGTTCAGATAATCAAATTTTTGAATTTAATATACCAAGTTCTGTTGAAGTTTTGATTTGTCATCATAATTTATTGACTAATATTGATTTATCAAAATGTGTTAATTTAAAATACTTGGATTGTTCTTATAATTTATTATCTGATTTAAATGGTATAAATAATTGTGAAAAGTTAATATATTTAAATGTAGAAAATTCAAATTTAAAATATAATAAAATACTAAATAAATCTAGTGTTTATAATATAAGTTATTATGCTGACATAGGTATGACATCAGAAGATTTTAAGGTATTATTATCAAATAATGAATTTTTAAGATATAATCAAAATAGAATTGAAAAAGATCAGGTAAAGTATAATGGTAATTATATTGATATAGGTGTTGTTTATAATGGCGTAGAAAACGATAATATAGAACTTGTTTCTTTTATTTCTAGCGAGGATGGTGGTGGAGAAAAAGTAACATATGTTAATATTATTAGTTATTTAACAATTGTAAATTTTTCAGATAATATTAAAGAAAAGGCTTTTTATAACAAATATGAACCATATATTACATTTGTTGATGGAAGTGAATTAAGTATTGCATCATATAATTCTCAAGATAATAATATTACATCAATATATTTATATGATAATTATAAATCAGTTGATTCTATTATTATCAGAAATATATATAATAATGTATCTAATTTGAGTTTGGTTAATAATGTGTTTTTAGAGGAGGTTTATTTATCTTTTAATAATATAATTACATTAGATAATTTAAGTAAATCAATAATAAAATTATATATTGATAATAATAAAATAACTGAATTTATATTAACAAATGGTTCATTAAAAGATTTTAAGATATATAATAATGAAAACTTAACAACTTTGGATATTAGTTATAATGATATAAGTGAATTAGATTTAACAGGATTAACAAAATTAGTAACATTAAATTGTAGTCATAATAATATTAAAGATTTAGATTTAACAAATATCAATTCACTAATTAATTTAGATATATCCTATAATTTAATCGAAGATATTATAGGATTTACAAATGTTGATGATTTTAAAATTGTTAATGTAAGTGGAACTGATATAACAAGTATTGTTAAACCGAATGTAGGATTAGAAGAATTTTATGCAAATGATTGTCCTAAATTAGAAAGTGTAGTTTTAAACAATAATAAATTAAAGATAGCAGAATTTAGAAATTCTTTTTTATTAAAACAGTTGAATTTATCTTATAATAAAATAGCTAAAATTGATTTGTCAACTAATATGGAATTATTAACTGTTGATATATCATTTAATGAATTGTTTAAATTGAATACTCCTTTTGCTGGAAAATTAGAAGAAATTATCTGTAATGATAATAAAATTAGTAATTTTGACTATTCTCTTTCTCCTGCATTGAAAATATTTAAATTTTATAATAATTCTGTTATTTTTATTGATTTAAATCATAATATAAATTTAGAATATATAGATGGTAGAAATAATTTGATTAAACATATAGATTTGAGTAATAAAAGTAAGTTAAAATATATTGATTTTAGTTTTAATAGATTAGATTATATTAATTTAAGTAATTCAAATATTATTGAAAGCATGTTTTTAAATAATAATTATTTACCATCATTAAATATAATGAATATAACATCATTAAAATATTTAGATTGTTCTTATAATTTATTAAATGAGTTAATTATATCTGATAATAAAAATTTAATAGAGTTAATATGCAGCAATAACAAATTATCATCATTTAATATTAGTAATTTAAATCAATTAGTTAAATTAGATGTAAATAATAATTTAATAGAAAATGAAGTTATTGGATTAAATAATTATGCTTCTAATCTTAATTATATTGATGTATCTAATAATAAATTGATTAAAATAGAATGTAATAATAAAAAATTAGAAACTTTAATAGTTAATAATAATGATGGATTGTTATTATTAAGTTGCAATAATAATTATTTAACCAATTTGAATTTATCTAATTTAAAATATTTAGAATATATTTCTTGCAATAATAATTGTCTTAAAGAATTATATTGTAATAATTGTAATTTAAAATATTTAGATTTTTATAATAACAATGAAAAAGTAAAAAATAATAATAATTTATCAAGGAATAATATTCCATCATTAAATAATTTAAATTGTTCAAATAATAAATTGACTATTTTAAATGTAACTTATGATAAAAATTTGGTAAATTTACATTGTGCTAATAACGATTTAATATCATTGATCATTTATTCAGATAAAATAGAAAAAATTGATTGTAGTTATAATAATATTTCCAATCTTGATGTTATGAATGGAACGCAAAAGATATTATATGCATCTAATAATAAATTAACATCTATTTATTTAAATAAAGAAATTTCTGATATTGACTTATCTAATAATTTATTAAATAATATCTCATTTTCATCATTTGATAATTTATTAAATGTAAATTTATGTAATAACTTTTTAGATGAAATACAGTTTAAAAATTGTAATAATATTAAAATTAATTTATTAAATAATAATCTATCTAAATTATCATTTGATAATTGTAATAATATTATGGATATTTTCAAAAAATTAAAAATTGACTTTGCAAGGACTATTGATTTAAAAAATATTAATGATATAATATATTTTCCAGAAAATATTTTAAATAAAACAAAGCAATTGATATTAACTACATGTCATTTAAATAATCGTGTCGAAATTAATAATATAGATATTTTTTCATTAACTATAGATAATTGTAATCTTAATGAATTAGTGATTGAAAAATGTCAATTGAATAGTATGTTTATTTATAATTGTGCAAATTTAAATAAAGTTGTTTGTAATAATAATAATTTAAGAACCATATATCTTGACAAAAATGAAAACTTGAGTTATATTGATGTTACAGATAATTTTATTAATAGGTTTGATGTTAATTTTAGTAATAAATTAATATATTTAAATATTAGTAATAATTATTTATTATACGATGATATTATAAAAATATTAACAAAATTGATTGATATAAATAATGAAAATAACAAGAAATTTATTTGTAGAAACAAGCCTATTCCACCATATTATGATATATCAAGTGATATAACTGATAAGTTATTAAATTCAGGTTGGAACTTTTTTATAAATTAATTTGATTTTTTATTTTTGTGTGTTATATTATATAAATAGATAATATAGACACAAGTGTGACAAAGTTGTGACATAATGACTCAAAAACAACAAAGATAATATTTTGTATTTGCGTTATTAAAGTTGGCATACAACATGCTTATTATCAAAATCAAAAACTAAGGAGATTATTTTATGAGTGTAAAACCAATAGGCAACAGAGTTTTATTAAAGGAAATTAAAAAAGAAAATAACGTAGGTGGAATTATAATTCCAGATAATTCAGCAACTCAACCAGTAAGTTTTGAAGTTGTAGAATTAGGAGAAGGAGGTTATAATGCTAATGGAGACTTAATACCAATTAAAAACATATTGATTGGAGATGTTGTTGTTATAGGTAAACACAGTGGATATGAAATAAAAGATTCAGATGAAACATTTAGAATTGTTAATGCGAATGAAATTTTAGCTGTAATAAAATAATAAAATGGAGATATAAATATATATGAAAAGAGAAATTGAATACAGTGATGAAGTTAGAAAAAAGTTATTAAAAGGAGTTGAAAAACTAAGTAAAGCAGTTAAAACAACTTTGGGACCGAAGGGCAGGAATGTTGTTATTGAAAGAGGATATGGCTTCCCTATTATAACAAAGGATGGAGTTACAGTAGCAAGAGAAGTGTTTCTTGATGATCCGTATGAAAATATTGGAGCACAAATGGTTAAAGAGGTTGCAGGTAAAACCGCTGATATTGCAGGAGATGGAACAACGACTGCTACAGTTTTATCAGAATCTATTTTAAAAAATGGTTTAAAAAATGTTACTGCTGGCTCAAATCCTATGGAAATAAAGAGAGGTATAGATTATGCAGTAAAAGAAATTGTATCAAGATTATATGAGTTTAGTATTCCTGTTAATACAAGAGAACAAATTGAACAAATTGCAATAATTTCAGCTAATGGCGATACTGAAATTGGTCATATTATTTCAGAGGCAATGGATAAGGTAGGGAAAGATGGTACTATTACAGTAGATCAATCAGGTTCAACTGAAACATCTTTAAATATTATACAGGGTATGCAATTTGATCAGGGTTATTTATCACCATATTTTGTGACAAATCCAGAGAATCAAACAGTTAATTTTGATGATGCTTTTATTTTAGTCGTAGATAAAAAGATAAATTCATTGGTAGAAGTTTTACCAATTTTACAATTAGTTTCAAAAGAATCAAAGCCATTATTGATTATATCAGATGGCTGTGAAGGAGAAGTTTTGAGTACATTAGTAATGAATAAAATGAGAGGTTCATTAAGATCATGTGCTGTAAAAGCTCCTTATTTTGGAGATAGAAGGAAAGAAGTGTTGGCTGATATTGCTACATTGACAGGAGCAACATGCTTTACAGATGATTTGGGAAAGAAATTAGAAAATGCAGAAATTACAGATTTAGGCAGAGCGAATAAAGTAGTTGTATCTAAAGGTGATACTGTAATTGTTGATGGAAAAGGTACACCAGAAGCAATAATGGATAGAGTTAAAGCAATTAGAAGTCAAATTGAATCATCTAATTCACCATACGATATTGAAAAGATGAAAGAACGCATTGCAAAATTAACAGGTGGAATTGCTGTTATAAATGTTGGTGCTACTACCGAGATTGAATTGAAGGAAAGAAAAGATAGAGTTGATGATGCTTTAAGTGCCACAAGAGCTGCTGTTGAAGAGGGTATGGTTCCTGGCGGTGGTATTGCATTACTTAAAACATTAAGAAAACCATTTGAAGATTTACATTTAACTAAAGATGAATCAATTGGATTTTCTATTGTTGTTGATTCAGTAGTTGAACCATTTAAACAATTGTTAGAAAATGGTGGATATGAGCCTAATTCAGAATTGAAAGAATTGCAAATGTTATCACCAGATTCTAATATAGGTTTTAATGTATCAAATGGAGAAAAAGTTGATATGATAGAAATCGGTATTATTGATCCTACAAAAGTAACAAGAAGTGCATTACAAAATGCTGCTTCTGTTGCAGGATTAATGTTAACAACAGAATGTGTAATTTCAAATAAACCAGATGAAGAAACAAAATAAAAAAGGAGAATAGTGATTATGTTTTCAGATTATTTAGAAATTGTTAAAGAAAAATCTACCGAAAATGAATATTGTATAGATTTTTTAATTCCAGGAGTTAATAAGGAAGATATAGAAATATCATTTGATGATAATATTTTATCTGTAACTTCAAAGAAAATAACATTTTTCGGTAGAAAATATAATAACAAGATAAAAGTTGTTGCCGGAACTGGTAAGGAAATTGATATGAATAGATTAAGTGCTAATCTTAAAAATGGAATTTTAACTGTTAAGATTCCATTTAAAGCTAAAGCACCTAAAAAAGCTATTAATATTATAAAAATTGATGAATAATTTTAAATGGGTGCAATCATTATGATTGCACCCATTTTTTTATATTTTTTCATGAAAAAAGAGTATATAATATGAATGATAGAAAAAGTATAATTGATAATTTAATTAATAATAGTAAAAAAAGAGTTAATTGGGCTTTTAATTTTATCAAAGAACAGCCTAATTTTAGAGATGAATTAACTCCAAGATTAAATTATTTATATGATTTTTATAAAAATGATTTAACTGTTAATACTCATCCTGAATTTTGGCTTAAAACTCATAAATTGTTTGAATTATCCGATGAAGAAATAGAAGGCAAAGAAGTTGTTATTGCGAGAAATATTATACGTTCTATTGATGATTATAAGCAATATTTAGTAAACAAAGTAAATGTTGGTCAAAAGAAAGAAGAAAACGATGAAGAAAAGAAAACACCAACTGAAAGAGGTGTATTTGAACGTCCAGAAATGGATAGCGACAATGAAGATGAAGACTTAGAAGAAGATGAAGAATCTGTTGAAGATGATGATTCTACTTATGGTCAGTTATATAAAAGAAAAAAGAACAAAAGATTTTATGGTAATTACTATCAAGAATATGGTAAAGATAAAAAGAAAAAAACTTCTTCTAATAAACCAAATAAGATAGATTATTATTCAAAATCAAAGAAAAAGACTGCTAAAAAGAAAAGTAGTTGGGTAAAAAGTTATTAACTGGAGTTTTTTATGACAATAATTGATCTACTTGATGTATGGAATTTACATACAAAAAATTTAATAAAGATAAATATTGATAAACATCAAGAATATTCTGATTTTGTCAAAGAACAATCTACTAATAAACATTTTTGGTATGCAATGTTGTGGATGTTATCATTACATAATGAATATAGCTACCAAGCAGAAAAACCAAATATGGAAGATTTTTTCAATTTTGTAGATCAACATATAAAAAATCATCCAGATTGTTTTAAGGATAAAACAACAATGTTAGCACATGAATTATTATGGAAATTTGGTGCTAAAGAATTCTATGAAGCTATTTTTAATGTAAATACAATGTTATCTGAATTAGATCGTTTTATTAAGCAATAAAAATTTTGTTTTTCAACTTGACATTTATGTTTTTTGTTGTATATTATTATATACAATTAATAAGGATTATTATGCTTGAAAACATTTTAGATACAAAACCAAAAAATATAGCAGTTTGCATTTTGACAGATTTATATGTTAAAAATAACGGCTGTTCAGTTATGGGTGATAAGATATCTAAATTATTTTTAAAATATTTTCCTGAATTAGACAAACATGTAGGTTCATTGAATAAACAAAAAATAAAAGTTGCTGAAATAAATATAAATAATTTTTCAATTATTAATTTTCCAGTAAAACCTGAATATGTTGTAGTATATCAAGATATAGTTAATATAATACCATCATTCAGAAATAAAACTTTTCCTGGTGATGTTCTTCCGGGATGGGCAAGTTTATTTTTTGACAGATATATTGTTCAAAATTCATGTATTGATTTATCGAAAATACAAGATAAATATGAATTAATTTATTTTGGATTACCTACTGAAACAGATTATGATAATCAAAACAATAAAATTTTGTATAAAAATTTAAAAAAATATGTTGATTTATCAAAATTAAAATTTTTAAAATGTAATATAGGAGATTAAAATGGGATTATTTTTAAAAAAGATAAAAATGATTTTAAGAGATAAGAATTGTATGCCAACTAAAGCACATGATGATGATGCTGGTTATGATCTTAAGAGTATGAATAGATATGTAATTAAACCAAATACACAACAATTAGTTGATGTTGGAATAAATATTAAACTACCAAGTAGTTGGTTTTATATTTGGGAAGCGCAGATAAGACCTAGAAGTGGACTAGCTTTAAAAAAAGAAATTACTATTACTAACTCACCTGGGACAATAGATCAATCTTATACAGGAAATATTGGTATTATAATAAGAAATTTGGGAACAGAAGATTTTATTATAGAACAATATGATAGAATTGCTCAAATGGTAATAACTAAGATTCCTAAGATTGGTAAATTTAAAATTGTTAGCAGTTTAACTGATACAGTTAGATCTTCAAAGGGTTTTGGTAGTTCTGGTAAATAAGGATAATTATGGAACAAGTTTTATATATATCTTTACCAGTTGGAAGTAATTCTGCTTATAGTCATTGTCATTGTGTATCACAAGCTCCAATTAATAGAAATCATTTTTTTACTAATTTATTTCAATTAAGAGATAATTTAGGTTTTATGAATATTAATGAAATAAATCTTATTGGTGGAGAGCCATTAATATATAATAGATTAAATGATGTATTGCAAATTATTTCTTGCTCTGGAATTAAGCAAACTATTTTAACTAATGGAATTGGATTATTAGGTAAATTAGATAGTTTTGAAAGACTTGTTCATAGAGTAGATATTTGTAGATTTAAAATTGATGATTGGAATAATAGTGCTTGTTTTGAAAATATAAATATACCAAATATTTATGAACTTGAAAAGATAAGTGAAAATGCTAAAAAAAATAATATTAATATAAGAATGATTGTTCCAATTGTTAATAATTTTAATGAAAATATTATAACTTTTATTGATATGGTAAAATATCTTGAATTTAGTTCAATTGTTTTTAGAAAAATAGTAAAAAATATTAATTGTTGCGATTTTTCTTTTGATGAACCAATATCAAAATATGATATAATCGCAACAATTGATGGTAAAACTAATAAAACAATTATACGAAATGTTAAAGATATTGTTGTTTTTAGTGAAAATATATGTGAGGATACAATAAATAAAAGAATTAAAAATAACGAATTTTTAGTTTATCATCCAAACGGAGTTTTAACAAATAATTGGAATTGTTATGCAAATAATAAAATAAAAAAGGCTAAGTAAAAAATGTGGCGAAATGGTTCTGGTAAGAAAATAGATAGTTTTTCTGATTCTCTTGTGAGTGAAGTAAAAAAAGAACTTGGATTTTCTGGAATAAAAATAATTGTAGGTTGTGATTCTCAAGTAGTCAAAAATAAAATTGTTTTTGTTACAGTAGTTATAGTTGTTCATATTGGCAGGGGAGCAAATTTCTTTTATAAAAAGGAATGTGAAAGTAAAGAAGGAAAACTTGCAATTTTAGAAAACAGACTATTTGAAGAAACTTGTAGAGCGGTAGAAACAGCAAAACAAGTTGATGATATAGTTGTTGATTATGATCTTTGTGTAGATGAAATACACTCTGATATTAATCCAGATAAAAAGTATAAATCAAATAGAATTGCCGCAGCCTGTATAGGATTTATTATGAGTAATGGTTATAAACCAGTTATAAAGCCTAATGCATTTGGTGCATCAGGAGTTGCAGATAGTAAAACAAGAGGATAAAAATGTCTAGAAGTAAAGAAAAAATTGGTAGAAAGCCATATAGAAAAACAGATGAAGAGTTTTTAGTTATTAAAGAAGGATTAATAAGTACGGTTGCTCAAAAAAGTCAGCCATATAAAATAAGAATTGCTCGTTGGGGTAAATATCAACCAGTTTTAGAAAAAAGATTATTCAGATATGATGCTGAACAACTAGATTATATTCCTGGAAGATTAATGAGCTTTAATAAAGAAGATGTTTTGAGTATAATTGAAAATCAAGATAGAATAATGAATGTTATAAATGAATTATATGCAAAATATGAGGAAGAAAAGTCACAAGAAGAAAACTCAAAATAATTTAAATGACTTTTATATGTATAAAACTTGACAATATTTAAAAATGTGTTATATTATTTGCATATAAAAGTTGTTTTCTTTTTAACATAATTAAATAAAGGAATTTTTTATGATTAGTGCAGTAGTAGGATTGCAATATGGCGATGAAGGTAAAGGAAGATTTACTGATTACCTAATGGATAAACATGATACAGTTATTAGATTTAATGGCGGAGCAAATGCTGGTCATACTATTGAATTTAATGGTAATAAATATATTGTTCATCTTATGCCATCTGGAATTTTTTCTAACAAATGGTGTTTAATTGCTAATGATTGTGTTTTAGATCCTATTGGATTTAAAGAAGAAATTGACTATATTAAATCAAAAGGTTTTTCTGTTGAAAAATTAAAAATTGGTTCATCGGTTACTATTGTTTGCCCTTTTCATAAAGAAGTAGATGCTTTTTGGGAAGAAAATTCACCTTTGCATTTAGGAACTACAAAAAGAGGGATTGGTCATGCCTATGCTGATAGATCAAGAAGAATTTCTTTAAGGATGGAAGATGCTTTTTTGACTTATGAACAAATATATGAAAAATACTTCAATTGTTATAATATGAATTTGGATTTTTTAAGTTCAGAATATAAAATTGGTGATAAGTCAACAAATGATTTCTTAAATTTTTTCGATGCTTTTATGGAATTGAAACAATATGTTTGTAATGTCACTGATTTTATGGTAGAACATAAAAATGACAATATATTATTTGAAGGAGCGCAATCAACACAACTTGATATTATGTGGGGAGAATACCCATTTGTAACAAGTAGTTCTTGTTTGGCTCAAAATGCTCTAGTTAGTACAGGATTTAGAAAAAATATAGATAATGTTTACGGAGTAGCAAAGGTTTATACAACAAGAGTAGGAACTGGACCATTCATATCCAAAATGGATAATGAAACAGATGATTTAATTAGAAATATTGGTGGTGAATTTGGTGCTACTACTGGAAGAAAAAGAATTTGTGGTTGGTTGGACTTGGTAGCGTTAAAAAGATCATGTATTCTTAGTGGAGTTACAGATTTATGTCTTGTTAAAACAGATGTATTTAATGGATTTGAGAAAATTAAAGTTTGTATTGGATATGAGCAAAATGGCAAGATAATTAATAGAACTCCTTATACATGTGAATATGAAAATTTGAAACCAACATATATTGAATTTGATGGATGGAAAGACGAAAAAGATAAAAACTTAGAATCATTTGTTAATTATATTGAACAATTTACTGATACTCATGTAAAATTTGTTTCATATGGCGCTGATAGATATAAATTAATTGAGAGATAATATGGAAAAAGATTTTTATAAAATATTAGGAGTTGATGAAAATGCTTCACAAGCTGATATTAAAACTATCTATAAAAATTTAGCTAAAAAATATCACCCTGATAAAAATCAAGGTAATAAAGAAGCAGAAGAAAAATTTAAAGAAATTTCAGAAGCATATGAAACTATTGGAGATGATGTAAAAAGAAAACAATATGATGCTTCAAGACGCATGAGAAGCAGTTTCGGTAATGGATTTTCTAGTTTCAAATGGGATAATGATCCATTTGATGATTTTGGTAGAGAATCCTTCATATTTGGGCGTGGAAGTAGAGTTCCTTTAGATGTTATGGTTAGATTAACAATAACTTTTGAAGAAATGGTTACAGGAGTAAACAAGACAATAAGTTATTCTATTACTGATTTACAGGCAAATAAATCAGAAAATAAAACAGCAGAAGTTACCATTGAGAAAGGAATTGAATCTGGAACAAATATAATTTTTAGAGGATTGGGTAATAAATTTGGTAATAGATCTGGTAATCTTATTGTAATGATAAATGTGTTGCCACATAAATTGTTTCAAAGAGACGGATGTAATGTATTTTATGAATATCCTTTGACATTATCAGAACTATTTCATAACGAAACAATATCTGTTCCTACTCCTAAAGATGGATTAGTTAAAATAAAGATTCCTAAAATAAATACAACAAGTGGTTCAAGAGTACGTATTCCACAAAGAGGACTGCCAGTTTTTAATATAAACGGATTATATGGTGATGTAGAATTGTTTATTACAATTGAAATACCAGATAATCTAAATGAAAATCAAAAGAAAAAATTAGATGATTTTCTTAATTCAATTGAGAAAGAAAATTATCCAATAAGTAATAAATTTAAAAATATTGCAGGTATTAATGATGAACAGAATGTCAAAAATTAAAAAAGCACAAGTTAAACTTGTTGTCGATGACAATTGGTATAATTTTATTTTATATGATGAAATAAAACATAATTTTCCAAAAGAACATTTATATCTAGGCAAAACAGATAATGTATATATGGTTTTATTCCAAGATGAATTATATAGTTTAAGTTTGTTTGAACCATTGGAATCTGATGAATTTCCTGATTTTAATTATATTTTCAAACCAAGTGAAGATACTGGTATATTACTTAAAACAAATTCTTTATGGACGAAATATAAAATATCATGTTTTATTAGAGAAAAATAATATGAATATATTTGACAAAAAAGATTTAAAAATTTTAATTACTGATTCTGGAATTGGTGGATTTTCTGTTGCATCTATATTATATGATATTTTATATAAAAATAGATCTTATTGTAACGTGGATATTGTTTATAGTGATGCAAGAGAAAGAAAATCTTTTAGATATAATGAAATCGCTGATAAAAATGAACGAATAAAAATTTTTTCTAATAGATTAGATTTTTTAAACGATATTTTTAAACCAGATATTATTTTTATTGCTTGTAATACGCTATCAATCTTATATAATAAAACAGAATTTTATAAAAAAACAAATATACCAGTGATTGATATTTTTGATTCAGGCATAAAAGCTATTACAAAACATTTAGTTAATAAACCTGATAATAATGTATTTATATTAGGAACAAGAACAACAATCAATGACAACAATTATAAAAATGAATTGGTTAACTTGGGATTTGAGGATTATAGAATTATAAATCAAATGTGTCCTAGTTTGTCAAAATATATTGAAACTTCTTGTAATGAGGATTATGATTTAAATCCTAATATTGATTGGCTTGTTAATAGAATGATAGAAAAAAAACATAAAAATTGGGATAATTTTGCAATTAGTTTAAATTGTACACATTATATTTATGTTATTGATAAATTTTTACGTGTTTTTAAGGAAAAAGGCTATTATCCTAATTTTATTTGCCCTAATATAGATATGTGTAATATATTTGATGATTATCAAATAGTTAATAGATTTTCAAAGACAAATATAAATTTTCAGATTTGTAATAATTTTAATTATAATGAAAATGGGATGAAGAGGTTGTATAATTATTATTACATAAGAAATAATCCGTTTTACAAGTATTTTTTATAGATAATTTTATAATTTTTATTATTCAAATACATAAAATTATAAAGGAGTCTTATAAAAAATGAACAAAATAGCTTTGGAAATACAAGACGTAGCAAAACAATTTAACAATTTACTTCTTACTGACAAAGAAACTATTATAACTATGTTATATAAAGCATTAGCTGATGAGTGGTTGGCTTATTATCAGTATTGGGCTGCAAGACATTGTACAAGAGGTGAAGGTAAAGTAGATGTTGATCCTGAATTTGAAGAACATGCTAATGAAGAATTAGAACATGCAGAAAAAATTATAGTAAGAATTAAAGAACTTGGTGGTAGATCTTTTGAAACTGTAAGTGATTTTGATAAATTTTGTAGTGTTCCTAATGTTGGAGCACCTAGTCAAGAACCACGTGAATTATTAAAAATAACAATAAAAGCAGAAGAAGATGCTATTAATTTTTATAAAGAATTGGAAAAATTAACAAAAGGTGTTGATCCAACTACTAATAGAATGATAAAGCAGATTTTAGAAGATGAAGAAAAGCATCTTTATGATTTAAATATGTTACTTGAAGATATTTTTCAAGAACAATAATTAAGAATATTTTTTGAGCGGTTGGAGAAATTCAACCGCTTTTTTATTTGCTTTTTTCAAAAAATGTGTTATATTATATATTGAATGAACATAATATAATTAAGGGATATTTTTTGATGGAAACATTTTTTACTGCTGACACACATTTTAATCATGAAGATATTTTAAAGTATACAAATAGAAACTTTAATACAATCGAAGATATGAATGATTATATTATTGAAAAATGGAATGAAAAAGTAAAAAGAGGAGATAGAGTTTTTATTCTTGGTGATTTTGCTTTTTCAAAACATGGCAAATTTATTAATGCATTGAATGGGAAAAAACATTTAATAATTGGCAATCATGATGATATGTCACAAGATATATTAAGAAATTTTACCAGTGTACAAAATTATAAAGAGTTTTGGTTTGAAAAAAAGTATTACTTTATATTAAACCATTATTGTTTAAGAACGTGGAGTGAATCAGTGAATGGTTCAATTAATCTTTTTGGTCATAGTCATGGAAGATTAAAAACATTTAATTTATCTTTTGATATGGGTATTGATTGTAATAATTATGAACCATTTCATTCTACTGATGTTATAAAAATGATCGAAAAAAGAAAAAAACAAATGTTTGATTGTGGAAGAATACAGATAAATGGTAAAAGAAAAATATTTTTTCAAGATGATGTTCAATTTTTCTGCAATATGATGAAAAAACAAAATAATGGATAATAGAATATGAATTTTAAAAAACTTAGGATAATTACTACAAAGGATAGTAAAAATCAAAAAATATGTTTAAGGAAAAAATCTGAATATGTTGAAAATATTAATGATGATATTTTATCAATCATAAACAGAATGATTGATTTAAAAGGTTTTATAGGATGTGGTATTGCATGTCCTCAAATTGGTGTAAATTTGAATATAATTGTTGTTGATAATGATGACGAAAAAAACATTGTTTTAATAAATCCTATTTTTACTCCTATTGGAACTGATACTAATGAAGCAATAGAAGGTTGTCTTAGTGTTCCAAGACAAAAGTTTTCAGTGAAAAGATATAATAAAATTTTTGTTAATGCTATTGATATTAATGGAAAGGAAATTAATATTGAAGCAAGTGGATTTTTCGCCAGAGTAATACAACATGAATGTGATCATTTAAATGGAACAATGATTTGTGATATAGGTAAACAAGTTAGTTAAAATAAAAGGATTATAATAATGAAAAAATATCGTGATGGTAAGATAAGAAATTGCCCCATTTGTGGTAAGAATATTGCTGAATGTAAATGTAATTTTCAAGAAATTCCTGAAATTTGTCCTATTTGTAAGGAAAATAAGGATAATTGTAAGTGTTACTTTTCAGAGAAAAATGAACAAAATGATCCAAAGTTATAATGATGAAGAAATTTTATCAAAATAATAAAATTTGTTTGTATTGTGGTGATGTTCTTGAAACATTAAAAACATTAGATAATGAATCGGTTCAATGTTGTATTACATCACCACCTTATTACGGATTAAGAGATTATGGAGTTGATGGTCAATTAGGTATTGAAACTACTCCGTTTGAATATATTGATAAATTGTTAGTGATATTTGAAGAATTAAAACGTGTTTTGAAAAAAGATGGAACATTTTGGCTAAATGTTGGTGATAGTTATGTATCTAAACCAACTGGTTCACTTGGCAATTGTACTGGTGAAAAATATGGGTTTGGTAAAGATCATAAACATCAAAAAAACGCTTCATATAGAATTGATAAAACAGGATTTGGAATTCCTGAAAAAAATTTAATTGGTATTCCGTGGAGGATTGCTTTTGGGCTTCAAGATCATAATTGGATTTTAAGACAAGATATTATTTAGGAAAAATTAAATCCTATGCCAGAATCAGTTAAATCTAGATGTACAAAAGCACATGAATATTTATTTTTATTAGCAAAAAATCAAAATTATTATTTTGATCATAATGCAATTCAAGAACCAATAGAAACAATAGAGAGTGAAGAAGATTTATTTGGATTTAAAAAAGAAACAATCATTAAATCAAGAAACAAACGTTCTGTTTGGCAAATAGCTAATGAACCATATAAAGGTGAACATGTTGCTCCATTTCCAACAAAATTAGTAGAACCGTGTATTTTATCAGGTACTAAAGAGGGTGATACTGTAATTGATATATTTAATGGTGTTGGGACAACTGGTATTGTGGCTATGAAATATAATAGAAATTATATTGGTATAGATATTAATGAAAAATATTTAAATTTAACTTTAAAAAGATTTGGATTTAATGAGGAATTCATAATATGAAATTGTATAAATGCGGTTCTGAAAATCAAAAATATTTTTCATTTGATATAAATGAAAAATATATCTGTAATTTATTAAGACAAATAATAAACCAATATTATTTTAAAAATGATATTCTTGACATAGAATTTGTATGCAATGATTCAAATGAAATGTATTATCTTAATGATACTTATCGTAATTATGATAATACATCGTATAATATTAGTGTATCACAAGAATATGTTCGTATTAAATTTGAAGAATTACATTTTGCAATAAAAGATTTATTTTTAACAATGAAAGTTGCTCAGATTGATAATAAGTTAATTGTAAATAACAAGATTATGATTAACTTATTTGAAAGAGATTTTAACATATATAGATAATATATTATGTTATTTAATAGTTTTATAAAGGAGAAAGTTTATGTTAACATTTCAAAATATACATCATCATGATAATTATAGCTTAAGATCTGGTTTAGGTAGTATAAATGATGTTATAGAAAAAGCAAAAGAATTTAAACAAAAATATGTTGGTATTACTAATTATAATGAATTATCTGGATGGGTGAATCAATATTTTACTTGTAAAAAAAATGATATTACTCCTATTCTTGGTGTTCAAATGATGGTGTCAAATTATAGAATAGAATATGAAAAAAATTCAAAAAGTATAAAGAAAATATTGTTTTATGGCGCAAATAAACAGAAAGAGATGACACTTGATGAGATGACACTTGATGAAAAAGTGGCAGTTGGAGTTAATTGGCACTTATTGTTATATGCCAAAAATATAACAGGTTATTACAATATTATTAAAATTCATAATGATGCACAACTTAATGGAATTTATGAATATCCAAGAACTACAAATTTTGAATTATCTAAATATAACGAAGGTATTTCTTGTATTGTTCCAAGTGTTAATGGAGAAATTATTAACGATATAGATAATGGCAGAGAAAAATTTGCAATTGCTAAATATAAAGGTTATAAGAAATTATTCAATGATGTATACTTAGAGTTGGTAATTGCAGAGGATGATGATTATATTGAAATAAATAATAAAGTAATAGAATTTTGTAAAAAACATAATATTCCAATGGTCATTGGAATTAATAGTCATTATATAAATAAAGAAGATGAAGATTCATTTAAAGCATTGCTAAGTATTTATAAGCATGGTGACAAAAGACCAGAAATAAACTTGTGTCCTGATATGAGTTATAAAAGTACCGAACAAATATATGAATTGTTTAATAGAAAGTTTAAAAATGATATATTTACAGAAGATGTATTTAATCAATGTTTACAAAATCTAAATAATTTTTGTGAATCTATTGAAAATTTTGAACTTGATACAAGTATTAAAATGCCTACATATGATAATGCAAATAAAGTTCTTGAAGAAAAGGCATGGAATGGATTGAAGGATAGAGGTCATTTTGATAATCCAATATATGTTCAAAGATTGAAATATGAATTAGATAACGTAATAAGAGCTGGATTTGCTGATTATTTCTTATTTTTGGAAGATATTTGTTCATTTTGTAGAAAAAATAAAATAGCAACCGGGACTGGAAGAGGGTCGGGGGCTGGCTCTTTAGTTCTTTATGCTTTGCATATTTTTGATGTTGATCCTGTTAAATATAATCTACTTTTTGAAAGATTTCTTGATGCTTCAAGATTAGATGAAATTATTAATCAGGGTGGTAAAGTTTCTGGTGGTGATCTTCCTGATGTTGACCTTGACTCATCATCAAAGTCTAGTGTTATTAATTATTTAAGAAATAAATATGGAGAAGGTAGTGTTTGTTTAATTGGAACCAACACTAACTTTTCTGGTGCTAATTTGCTTCAAGATTTAGGAAGAGTATATGATATTGATAAAGATGAAATTTTATTTGTAACTAAATCAATGGCAGATTTAGATAATAATGACATTAGAAATTTGCCAGTAGAAGAGTTAATGAAAAAATGTTCTGCTTTGAAAATATTGATGGAAAAATATCCTAAACTTCAAATGCCATTTAATGAGTTACGTGGAAATACTGTTACTTATGGTGTTCATGCATCTGGTGTGTTAGTTTCAAATAAAAATCTAACTGATATGTTACCAGTAAGAATGTCAAAAGATGGTATCTCTACTTGCTGGCTTGAAGGAATTGAAAGTAGAGAGCTTGGTCAAATGGGGTTTGTCAAGATGGATTTTCTCGAAGTGAAAGCAATGACTTTTATTGAAGAAATTATCAAGATGGTTAATGAACGTAATGGATATGATAGAACAAGAGATGATTATTTGATAGATGGATATTTAAATGATAAAAAAGCATTTGATGTTGCTAATCGTGGTGATTTGATAGGAGTTTGGCAGTTAGATAGTAATGTTGCAAAAGGAGTTATTAGAGATATGAATGGAATACATTCTTTTTCCGATATAAGTGCTGTTAACTCTTTAATGCGTCCTGCTTCTTTGAAAAATAAATTTCCTAAAAAATTTGGTGATAGAAGAAATGGTGAAGAAGATTATACTATTCCTAAATGTTTAGAAAAATATTTGGGAAGTACCTATGGATTACCGATATTTCAGGAAGCAGCATATCATGTGGCATATCACTTAGCAGGATTTGATAATGTAAAATCATATAAATTTATGAAACTATTATATAAACAAAAAATGAAAGGTGATCTTATACCTTATTGGAAAAAATTATTTGTTGATGGTTGTCAATCAAAAGTAGAATCAGGAGAAATATCAAAAGAATATCCAGAAGCTATATTTAATGAATTACTTGCGTTTTCAGGATATGGCTTTAATGAATCTCACAGTGTAGCATATAGTATGTATAGTGCTCTTGATTTATTTTTTAAGGCACATTATAGAAAAGAATTTACTTGCTGTTTATTAAATCATTATAATAGAACAGAAGAAATAGAAAATATTTCAGCAATTAAATTTTTGATTAATTATGCTAGAAAAAATGGAATAAGGGTTTTTCAACCAGACATTAATATTTCAGAAAATAAATGGATAATTGATAGTAATGGTTTTTATGAAGGGTTAAGATTTCCATTAAGAGATATGATGTTGTTAAATCAAATAGATATAAATAATATTATTGAAAACAGACCATATAAAAATTTTGATGATTTTTTTGAAAGAGTTGGAAATAAATTTAATGAAAAGAAGTTAGAACATTTAATTTGTTCAGGGTCATTCAATTCTTTTGGAGATGTAACTATTATATTAGAGAGATGGAATCAAATAAAGAACAAAAAAGATTTTAATCAATTAGATTTTTTTGATATGATGGATGATTTTGCTAGTTCAACACCTGTTTTGACAAAAGAAGAACAAAAACAAAGAGAAGAAGCAATGTTAAATTATGTATTTGAAAAAACTGTTTCTGAACGTTTTGAAAAGTATATAGAAGAATTTAATATTAGTGCGAAGAAAAATAATAATATGTTATTGAAAACAATGGATGAAGTTGAAGAAGGAAATGCAAGATTTAGACTTGTTATTAGTAAAGTTGATAAAATAGTTAATTTTACTACTAAAAATGGTGATAAAAAATGTTGGATTTTATTAACAGATGGGTTGAATAATGCAAAAATGCTTGTTGGTGAAGATGATGCAAAATTTACATATAAAAATTATTTTAAAGAAGGAAACATATTACAAATTCCAATATCAGTAAGCGATCAAGATAGAACTGTTTACTTTTTCAATAAGAACAATAACAAAGGAGAGTTGAAAATAATAGAACAAAATTAAAAAAATAGTTTGCTTTTTAATTTTATTATGCTATATTACTTCATTGATAACAATAAGGATTGAAAAAATGTTTTTAAAAAAAATATATATTGAAGAATTTTCAAGGTGGATTGAATTATCTAAGGGGATAAACGTTTTACCAAATGAGGACAGTTTTGAATTTGATTGTATTGCATTTGGACTTGGATTAATATCTTCAAAAATATCAAGAGAATTTGATTTTGACATTAATAACAGAACAGGTAATTCTGCAAGTGTCAAAGTTGTATGCGATTTTGATAACAAGGAAGTTGAATGGACAAGAAATTATTGTTTTGGTCATATTGATTATAATAAAGAAAAAGATATAGCAATTAATGAATCTCCAATTATTGTATATTATAATGGGAGAATCATAGATGTTTATCATGATGATTATAACGATGATAGCACAATAAATATTGGTTTAGAGTATTTATATAAAAATAATTCTGATAATGTTGGTTTTTATGCTGTTCAAGGAGAAATGTCAAAATTATTTAAAGAACGTATAAAAATGATTGCAAGTGAAAATACCAATAATGATAGATTTAAATATGTAAATTTTCATTGTGAAAACATTAAGAGAATTGTTAATGAAGCCATTGGTATTTTAAATTTTCATGGATTTAATTTTAATATTGCTAAAAGATGTTTCACATTAAAGAAAAACAATATTACTTACGAATCTGTCAGAAATTCCGCTATTCCATATTTGATTGGAATATGTTTAGATTTATATTATCGTTGTATGATAAAAAATCCAAATGCATTTGAAGATGTATTACTTGCTAATGGTATTGCATTGATAAATGTTAACTTTGGTGAAAGACCTAGTTATAGTGATAATAAATGGAAATATTATCATTTTTTTGAAAGAACATTTCCAAATGTTCAGTTAATTGCATTGTAAAAAATAAAGGAGAAAGTTTAAATGGGTAAACCGAAAAATAACAGTAGTTCTAATAATGATAAAATTAAGTATGATAATGAATGGGATGGTCATTATGGTACAAAAGAAAATATGGTAATATCCGTTTTAGAAGATGTTAATATGAAGGATATTTGTAATGATTATTTTTCTGATAAGGTAGTTATTGCAAAAGATAGTAAAGGATTGTATGCTACTGGTAAATCATATGTAAATGCACCATTGCTTGATCCTTATAGAATGTATATTAGGATTCCTGTATCAGAACAAGACGGAACTTATACAATAAATTCTAAATAATTTACTTTTATTGATAACATATGGAATTTATTATTTCATATGTTATTTTTTTTATTATAAAGGAGATTATGTAAATATGTATACATCATATTTTGCTAGAAGAAAACAATTATTACAAATGGGTTATACTAATTTAATTAGTATTGCTGGTAAATCAATGGATGATTTTGTTAAATTTTATGGTGATGATATTAAAAAACATGAATACAAAACCTTAGCTCCAAAATATTGGTTTTTTAAAAAATATAAAGAAGATGGAGATGAAGAATATTATACAGAGCAATATTATAAAGAAGTTTTGTCAAAATTAAATGCAAAAGATGTATTTGAAAAACTAGGTGATGATGCTGTGTTGTTATGTTGGGAAGCACCAAATAAATTTTGCCATAGACATTTAGTGGCAAATTGGTTGAATAATGAATTAGGATTAAATGTTCGTGAAATAGTCTTTTAATAAAGTTTTTTATATTTTTTTATATATAAAAAAAGGATCAATGCTATGGATGAACAAATAAATTCAATAACATATATAAGATATATTAGTAATGTTGTTAAGAATTTAAAAATGTTATATTTTAATTTTACAGAAGAAGAAATAACATTTTTAAAAAATATGATTACTTCATTAAATTCTAATGAATTGATCAATGTTCAATTTTTACAAGTATTTACAAAATATGGCTTAATAGAAAAAAATGATGAAGGTAATATAGTAGCAAAGATTGATGAATTACCATTGGTTTTAAATCAATATTTTTCAAAAATATATTATTCTATTTTAGAAGAAGTTTCAAAATTTTTAAATAGAAATAGTGAAATTCCTAACGATATAATTGTTCAATTAAAAGATATGGAGCAAAATCTTCCTAATAGAATTAATGGCATTGATAATATTATTAAAGATGGTAGTTTACCAGAAAAAGAAATTGATTATTTGAATATTTCAGTTTCATCTGTTATTCATGCTACTCAATTTTCTAATTTAGGTAATGTAAGTAAAGAAGAATTATCAGAAGATATTGAAGAATGTATTCAAATCGCTGAAAGTGCTGTAATTGGCCCTAAACATCTTGGATTGCAAGAATCAGATGTTAGAGATATTATTGACTCTAGTGTTACAAAAGAAGTAAATAGAGAAATGGGTTTTTATAATTATGGCGATAAAGAAAAAATAAATGGTTTAGGATATTATAATTAAACTTTTATAAGGAGAAAATAGATATGCCAGATAGTGAACAAAAAGTACGTAATGACTATGCAGAATTTAGAGCTAAACAAGAAGTAAGAAAAACAGCAAGTCATGATAGAATTACAGCAAAAATGGAAACAATTGAAAAAGATGTTTCTGCAAAATATATTCCAAATAACTTGAAAATTATTGCTGGATTGACAGTTGGTTCTGTTCAACAAGTATCAGATGCACATGATGTACCTGTTGTAGATGTTGAGGCAGGAAAGATGCCACCACTCTATTTATATCCACCAAGAATAAATGATATTCAAGTTGTCACATCACCAGATGATGTAGCATATATATTAGTTAAAGGTGATGATAGTGAGGAAAAATATGTATTAACAGATAGTTTTGATGTTTATAATAAACTTGGTGAACCAAATTCACTTATTATTGTAACAAAGAAAGATAATGTTCCTGTTGTTGGATTGCCAGTAATAGCATTACAAAATGGTCCTGTCCAATTTGTATCTGATGCAAGAGATGCTGAAAAAGCACCAATGAAATTATGGGCAAAAGAAAACAATGCAATTCAAGTTATTACAGAGCCAGATAATGTATCTTACATTTTAGTAAAAGGTGAAGATGATAGCGAAGAAAAGTATGTATTAACAGATAATTTTGAGGTATACAATAAGTTAGGTGAACCAAACAAACTTATCGTTGTAACTGTTCCAAATGATGTATTAAATGTTCCTGTTGTTGAAGAAGAATCAAGTTCATCATCAAGTTCAGCAGAATCAGAAAGTAGTGAATCATCAGAAGAATCAAGTTTATCTTCTGAGGAATCAAGCTCATCTTCTAGTGAAGCACAAGAATCAAGTTCAAGTGCAGTAGTTGAAGAGTCAAGCTCATCAGCATCAGTATAATTAACTTTTAAAAATTATATTAAAAAGCAAAATATTTTATAATATTTTGCTTTTTTTATTTGACTTTTATAAAAAGTGAATTATATTATATTAAAGTAATAGAAACAAATGTAAAGGTATACGTATGAACTTGTCTATTTCTAATGTAATTATCAATTATTTTTTGCTACATGAAGATGTTAAGGTAATTAAAAATGAAGATTTGATTAAACTATCAAATGAAATAGAAAATAAATTTAATGTTAAAATAAATTTTTCAAAAGAAGATATTAAATTAACAGTAGATTTATGTGAAGATTTTCTTGAGGCTGATGAAAATTGTAATATAAAGCAAGATGGTATAACCAAATATCTTGATACATTAGAGCCAGTTTATCAATGGTTCGGAGTTCATGATTGGGATAGAACACAAGAATACTATAATTTTCTAAAAAAATATACTTTTACAGCTTGATTTTTATTTTTTTTATATTATATTATATGTAATTAAAACGAATCGACATAGTTGTTATTGGTTAAACTAGTTCGTTTTAAAAAAATCAAAAAACATTTAGATACATAGGTGAAAAAATGTTGGATGAAGAAGAAAAAATAGACAATGGAACTGGAGTTATCGTTGGCAGGTTCCAAGTAGATGAATTACATGCTGGTCATTGTGATATCTTTGACTATGTAATGAGTTTACATAACAACGTAGTAGTATTTTTGGGACTTAGTGAAATTAAGTATACCAAAAATAATCCACTCGATTTTGAGATGAGAAAACAAATGATCCAAGAGAAATATCCAAATGTTTCTGTATACTACATTGAAGATGTAGGTAATGATGAAATTTGGTCAAAAATGTTGGATTCTCTCATCGCCAAGCAAATTCCTCAAAATCAAAATATTGTTTTGTATGGTAGTAGAGATTCTTTTGTCAAGTCTTATTGTGGTAGATATAAGGCAGAAGAATTCGTTCCGAAAAACATTATTTCTGGTACAGTTATTAGAAGAAGAATTGCTTCTAATAATATTGCAAAAGATGCAAATTTTCGTCGTGGAGTTATCTTAGCAACAAATAATAGATATCCAACAGCATATGCTACTGTTGACGTTGCAATTATAGACGAAAATAATAATCTTTATCTTGCACAAAAAAGAAATCAAAATAAACTTCGTTTTGTTGGTGGTTTTACTGATCCTAAAAAAGATAATTCTTTTGAAGATGCTGCAAAAAGAGAAGCACTTGAAGAAACATCTATGACAGTTGATATTGACCCAACACAAGATTATATTGGAAGCGTTAAAATCAATGATTGGAGATACCGTTCAGAAGAAGATAAAATTATTACAAATTTTTATCTTGCAAGAAAATTGGATGGCAAACCAGAAGCTCATGATGACATTGATTCTTTATCAGTTGTTTCAATTGGAGAATTTATTGAAAAATACAATGAATTGTTAGTTGATGAACATATTGTGTTAGGAAAGATGTTAGTTGATTTTTTGAGTAAGAAACAGAAATAATAAATAAAGGAATAATAAAATGAAAATTAAATTTGATTTTTTTGAAAATATTTGCCTCATGAGTGATAGCTACAAAATGGGACATTGGAAAATGTATCTCAAAGATACTCAAAAAGTATATTCTTATTTAGAAGCAAGAAATGGTGCTAAGTTTAATAAAACTGTATTTTATGGATTGCAATATATCTTAAAAAGATATTTTATTGGACAAGTGGTAACTCAAGAAAAAATTGATGAAGCAGAAATGATCATCAACGCACATTTGGGTAAAGGTGTTTTCAACAGAGAAGGTTGGGAATATATTTTAAATCGTCATAATGGGCGTTTACCGCTTCGTATCATGGCAGTTCCAGAGGGTACAGCCGTTGATGTTAATAACGTCATGATGACCGTAGAAAACACAGACAAAGAGAATTGCGAATGGTTGACTAATTTTGTCGAAACAGAATTGTTGCATGTTTGGTATTCCATGACTGTTGCAACTCTTTCAAGAGAATGCAAAATTATGATTAAAGATTATTTGTTGAGAACGACTGATAATCTTGATGCACTTAAATGGATGTTGCATGATTTTGGTGAAAGAAGTTCTACCACGCTTGAATCGGCTGCTTTTGCTGGTTCTGCGCACTTGGCGGCTGGTTGGATGGGTACTGACACTGTTCCAGCACTTACATTAATTATGAAATATTATGGTGCAGATTGCCAGTTGTTAAATCAAGAAGAATTCAATGAAGTAAATGTTGCAAAAGAAATGCCTGGTTTTTCTGTTGCCGCAACAGAACATTCGATCATGACTGCTCGTGGAGAAGCTGGTGAATTTGACGTTGTTGAACATTTATATAATGAATTTGATACTGGTGTGCTTTCTACTGTTATTGATAGTTATAATTATGAAAATTATATTACAGTATTGGGGACACGTTTTAAAGACAGAGTATTAAATAGGAATGGCAGGACTGTTTTCAGACCGGATAGTGGAGATCCAGTATGTGTAACATTGAGATGTTTGGAACTTTTGGGAGAATATTTCGGTTATACAACTAATGAAAAAGGATTCAAAGTTTTGAATGATAAAGTAAGAGTCCTTTGGGGAGATGGAATCGATTATTATGGAATCCGTGATGTATTGTTTGCAATGACAAATCACGGTTGGAGTGTTGAAAATATTATTTTTGGCATGGGTGGTGGTCTTCATCAAAAAGTTAATAGAGATGTACAACGTTTTGCTTTTAAATGTTCTGCTCAAATGTTTGACGATATTTGGCATGATGTTTATAAAAAACCAAAGGACATCACTAAAATGAGTAAAAGAGGAAGACTTGCTCTTATTAAAGAAGGAGATAAGTTTGTAACTATTAGGGAAGAAGAACTCGGTGATCGTAAAAACTATTTAGAATTAGTATTTGAAAATGGTGAAATGATTAAAGAGTATACCTTTGATGAAGTAAGAGAAAATTCTAAAATAATTATTTAGAAAACAATAAAAAATGGCGACTAATTAGTCGCCATTTTTTTATCTATAATTTTTTTAAAAAAATCATAAATTGTAATATGTGTTTTAGTATTATATTTTGATATTCTTATGATATTATAACCATTGTTTTTGGCATATTCATTTTTTTTATTATCATTTTCAACTTGTTTTTTTAGTCTTTTATCTCCACCCCATTTATCTATAGAATAAAAATGTTGTTTACCATCATATTCTATTAACAGGTTATATTCTGGAATGAAAAAATCATATGATAAGTTCTTTATTTTTTTGCAATCATCGAACTGTTTATTTGTTTCAAATTTTAAATTATTTCTGATTAAGAAATATCGGATTATTTTTTCTCCATGTGATTCTTTACATATTGGACATGTATAACCTTTTAAGTGTTTAAAAATTGATTGTTTAAATATTCTATCACAATTATTACAATGTAATGATATTCTAGCATGAATGCCAGTTATTTCTTCTAAATTTAATATTTGAATATTATCGAAATGATTATAATAAGATAGTTGTTTTATTTTTTCAACATTTTTATCTTTTATTATTTTTTTTATGCAATTTCCACAATTATCACCAAATAAAAATTTTTGATAAGTTGTTTTATATTCTTTATTACAACAGTCGCATAGCATTAATAGTTGCGAATTTAAGTCATTTATTTTATCTATATTGTAATATATATCATTGAATGTATTTATTTTACCACCTCGACAGTTATTATATAAAGATAAAAATAAAAAAATTTTTATATTTTATATAATAAAAAAGGTTTCTGTTATGAAAAAAGTAGAAAATAAAAATTTGTTATCTGAAAATGTTAATTTCAAAAATTTAAATAGTGCTTGGTATGAATTTAATCATCAAGGAGAAAAAGTCATAACAAGATATGGAAGTTTTTGGAGTGATGTTGTAAAGGCGGCAAAAAAATATAGAGCGAAATCATCTAATAAATAAAAAATAATTATTAAGATTTGACTTTATTAAAAACTGATATATATTATATTATAATTTTAATATAAAAAGAAAGGTTCTTTGTATGATTATTAAATATCCAAGATTAAAAAACAATAGTTGGTTGAAAGAAGGAAGTTATATTGGTAACAAACAATATCCGTATGATGTGTTTACAATTACATCAGTAGTATATGACAATGGAATAAGAATAAAATATAAACCATATAAAGGCAATATGTCATTAGATGATATTTATTATATTCCTAATTCTTTTGTTGTTACCGAAAATGATGGAAGTTTAGTTCAAAGTAATGATTTTGAAAATTATTATAATAACAATAAAGATGAATTATCATTAAAGTATACATGTGGAACAGGAGAATGTAATATTTGTAAAAAAGTTGTTGATAATATTATTGATTATATTGGTAATGGTAGTTTTTATTGTGAAGATTGTTTAAAATCAAAAAAAGAATTAAAATTTGATTGTATTTATGAATTTGTAAGTAAAGATAAAATAAATTTTTCGCAAGAAGTAATGAAATTATTAAATCTATTTGATACAATATGTATTGAGAAAATGGCTGATATTAGTAAAGTAGAAAAATTTTTTGGTAAAGTTGTCAATTTAATTTTACATTCTAATAATAATATATATCTAGAAGAAATAAAAGATATATTTTATGCAAAACCAGAAAGTGATAATAGTATTTGTAAAATAAAAGATTCTATTTTTTGTAATTTATCATTAATGTTAGTTAAATTACACGATGGTTCAAAAAGAAATATTTATATAAAAGAGATTTATGATAAGTCGAATAACATTTTAATTGATTTTCTATCTTTATATAACAAGACTGTAAAATAAAAAATTTGACTTTTTTTAAAAATGTGTTATATTATATTTATAAAATGATTTAATACACGGTGTATTAAATATTTTACAACAAATAAGGTTTCTACTTTATGACAAGTAGACATGGGAGATTTTAAAAATGGCTGATAAAGAATCGTCAAAGTTCGATGAAAAGTGGTCTAAAATTGACAGTGAATTGATATATAAATTAAAAGCTGTTAATAGCGGAACATTTAATAAAGGTAAGTATTACGATTTCTACCAGAGAAAGGAAGCTGATTCAGCAGAAAAAATGTTGCAAGAAGTTTGTTCAGAAGTAATTGATAAAATGTCAATCTTAAATATTGAACATGAAATAACTGATTTGTGGCGTTTAACAATCGTTTTTAAGTAATCATTATAAATAGATGAAGATAGTTAATATAATTATCTTCATCTATTGCAATTAATAAAGGTCTATATATGAATTGTTTCTTATGTGGAAAGGATAAAGATAAACATCCTATTGAACTTACTAATAGAATGAATGTTTGTCATAAATGTTTTTCTTCATCTCATGGGTTTAGATGTAGTTCTTGTGGTGGGTTTTATTTAGGAGATGAATATAATGTAAATTTAAGAATTTGTATATATTGTGCCAAAGGAATGAAACATGAAGATGACGATGATAAAATACATATTCATAATTATTATTTTAAACCTTATCCTATTTTTTATGATTTAGATGATGAAAAAAAATTGTATTTAGGAATAGAACTAGAGATAGGCGGTAATAAAGATGTAAATAAAGTAAATTTATTTGCTGCAAATTTTGAAAATGATTTCTTTTATATTAAAAAAGACAGAAGTATACCCAAGTATGGTTGTGAAATAGTAACATATCCAGCAACACTAGAATATCATAAATCAGATAAAAGTGGTTGGAAAAAAATACTAGATGGTGCTATAAAATTTGGATTTAAAAGTTATGATATAGATGATTGTGGAATTCACGTTCATATAAATAAAAATTATTTTAATAGCATTGAAATTGCAAAATTGGATTGTTTTGTAAATAAAAATTACGAGTTATTTACAAAATTTGCACGTAGAACTTCAAAATATTCATCATTCTTATGCAAACCATATTATTTATATGGAAGTCCGTTGAATGTAAATAGGCATTGCGCTGTGAATTTATGTAATGAAAATACAATAGAATTTAGAATATTTAAAGGAACTTTAAATTATAATTCTTTTATTGCAATACTTGAATTAGTATATTGTGTATCAGAATTTATTAAAAAAGATATAACTCTTGAAGATATATTATCAAAAGATGAAATACAAATGATGTTTCTTAACAGTATTAAACAAAGTGAATTTAATAATTTAAAAATATTTTGTATTGAAAATAATATTTTTAGTTAATTTTATATTTAATCTTTTATATATGATAAACGACTAAAGGAATAATGATGAAATTAGCTAATAAAAAATATAATTCTTATAACGTATTTTTTGCTAAAGTAGATAATATTTTAAAAGCAAAAAGAGAAGAAATACCAGAAGAAGATAGAGTATATTTACAAGATATAAAAGGTGTTAGAGTTGGAAAAACACCAAGTGTATTTTATTATTATTATAATAACAGAGAATATTATTTTACTGCACAGAATGCTTTATTTTCTGTTGATATAAATGGATATATTACATGGTATTATGGTGATTGGTTAGATGGTTTCTTTAGAAATGGTACATGGGTTGATGGTACTTGGCATAATGGAACATGGTGTAATGGTGATTGGTTAGATGGCGATTGGATTAGTGGAACATGGTATAAAGGAACAATAGATGGTTCTCCATCAAATACTAATCCATAAAATATAAAGGTATATTTATTATGGATATAAAAGAATTCGTAGATTATAGTGGTTCAATATTATATACAGCAAAAGATAATTTGCTATATGAAATAAAAGTTACTAATGCAAATTTATCAATAAATAATGAAACTGGTTTTATCAAATGGACAAGTGGAATATTTAATAGCGGATTATTTTTTAATGGAACATGGCAAAGCGGAACATGGGAATCAGGTACATGGTATAACGGTACTTTTTTTGATGGAATTTGGGAAGATGGAGAATGGTATAACGGAAGATTTGGCGCATATATTGAAGAAAAAAATATTCCAATTTGGTATAACGGAATTTGGCACAACGGATTTTGGTATGATGGTAAATGGCATAATGGAATATGGCATAATGGAACATGGAAAGATGGAACATGGAACAATGGAATATGGAATGATGGAAAAATTATTAATAAGAAAAATGGAAAAACATTTATTAGTAAAGTAAGTCCAAAATAATTAAATATTTATTTCATTCTTTTTATTGACAAATCTCATTTTATTAGTAATATTATTGATAAAATGAGATTTTAATTTTGTACCAAAACATAAATCAAAAGCAATCATCCATGCATCTTTTTCACTATTATTTAATTTATTGTAAATTGTGTTAATAAATGCTAAACCTATTGGATTGTCAATATTTTCGTTATAATATATCTCATATAATTCACACAAGTTAGTAATATTTCTTGTAGATATTAATGTATTTACAGTAGAAGTTTCCCAAGAATATCTCATCTTTTCAATAAACCTAACTAATGTAGAAGCAATTTTTTTATCTTTAATATAATTGTTTATTATTTTATTTTCTGCATCTAAATTAAATCCAAACTCATAAGAAATATTTATTCTATCTAATGTACTATCATCATGTTGATTATTCTGTGAAGTATATCCTATCTGACCGCTTGTTTCAATCCCTTTTCCTAATAAATTGCTAGCAAAAATAATTGTAAATCCAGGATGTGATTTTATTGTTTTACCTTCCTCGAATATTTCTAATGTTCTCCCTAATCCTGCTTGTATTGGTATTTCTAACGCTCTGTTAAAAACAGATGTTAATACTTCTGGTAATACTAGTTCAAATTCATCAAGAAAATATATCGCTGGTTTACCTATTACTTTTGGTTCTCCATTATATAATATTTGGTTTCCATGTTCATCTAATTCTGTTCCATGTATGAATGCTTTATATAATAATCCCTTGTCAAATATTATTTTATTTTGTTTTGTATCTTCGTCAATAACAATAGTTTTTGAACCAATGAAATCTCTTAATGTTAATTCATTACTACCATTTTGCTGATATATTTTATCAAACATTCCGGTTTGTAATAATTCATAAACACATGTAGTCTTTCCTGTCCCTTTATGTCCATGAAATAAAATGTTTTTGGATTTATATTTTTTATAATCAATAGCATGTTTTAAATCTAAAACGATATTATTAAAGAATGGTGGTCGTATATATCCTGTTTTTTTATTATAATTGATTTTGTTTATTTTATTTTTCTTATTTTCTAATGTGATATCTTTTCCTACTTTTTTTATTAAAACACCAAATTCTTTTAAAGTATTCATTTGTTCTTTTGATGTTACATTAGAAAAATATTCTTTTTCATTATCTTCCAATTTGTATTCTGATAAATTACTATTTAAAAATTTATCTATAATATCTTTTTGCATAAATATATCTTCCTGAAATTAATTAATTTATATATAATATACATCTATTTTTAATAAAATCAAATAATTAATTTGATTTTTTATGTTTTTAAGCTATATTATATTAAACATTATTATAGAGATAAAATATGAAAAATAATATAAGTTCTTATTTGAGAAAAAATTACATCATAAATAATATTTTAAATAGCACTGAATGGAAGCATTGTTTTATTAATAAAAATGATATTCCTAGATGTGATTTAAAAAATAAAATATTATATTTATTACCATTTAGTAATAAGGATAATGAAGAAACAGAAAAATTAATATATTATTATTCTTTACATGAAAATGCACATGCAATATATACTCCATATGTTGATTGTCAACTTCCAACTAAATTATGTAAAATTATAAATTGTATTGAAGATTTAAGAGTTGAATATAAATTATGTCAATATTATAATGTAAAGGATGTGTTTTATTATGGAAATCAATATTTAATAAATAAGTCAAAAGAAAAAAAATTAGGAGATTTTGATAATATTTTAATATCATTAATGGGATTGTCATTAAATATTGATTCAGGCATTTCTATTGATAATGAATTAATAGATAAAATTTTTCCAATATTTGAAGAATGGAAAAATATTAAAGAAAATGGTAGAATTAAATCTTTTTGTGAAGTAATAAAAATAAGTAAAAAGATATATAAATATTTGAAAAATTATTTGAAATCAGACAAAGATAAATGTCATATAATGGAAAAGATAGAAAATGAAGATATATTATATAATGTAGTATATTCTTCATTTATTAATGAACATAATTTTTCACAATTGATTGATTCAACTAATGATAAAATTTATATACCAAATATTAATCGAGATGAGTATTACAAAAATTTTAAAAATGTAAATTATAATATATTAAATATATATAATAAAATTAGAAATGATATTATTAAAAAAAAGACAAAATCATATAATAAAGACAGAGGATTTATTGATTATAATAAATTGGTTAGTATTGCTAAAAATTTAGATAAAAATGTTTTTTTTAAACAAAAAAATATTAATGAAAATGATTTTTGTTTTTCTATTATATTAGATCAGAGTAATTCCATGAAGAAATATTTTACTAATAATTTGCAAGAAATTATATATTTGTGCAATTTATTAAACTATATAAACGCAGACTTTCAAGTTATAGGAAGTAATACAGAAAAACCAGAAAAATTAAAAGATAATTTTATAAGGACAGTTCCTATCAATACTTACATTTATAAAGATTTTGATGATAAGTTTAATAATGTTAAATATCGTTTATCCAATTTTGACATAAAATATCATTTTGTAGATAATGAAGTAATAGATAGTTGTTGTAAAAATATGATGCATCATAATCATAAAAATAATGTCGTAATTATATTTTCAGATGGAGAACCTAAAACTGGTCAAAATGTTGATGAATATATGAAAAATATTCTAATAGATAAAATTAATTATTGGAAATCTAACAATGTTAAATTTTTATGTTTTGCTTTTAATACAGAAAACCCTAAAAATATTTATCAAAATGATTTTGTAATGTTAGATGATAATAATGAATTAAATAATATAAAGATAATTGAACAAATAAAAAAAATATTTAACATTATTTGATTTTTTACATTTATGTGCTATATTAATTATAATAAATTCAAGGAGAATAACAATGAGATATGAATTAAAAAGTATATATTTAGAAAATGAAGAATTATTTGCTTATGTTATAACAAATAAAGATACTGGTGATTTTTTTGAATGGACAGTATCAAATATAACTGAACCAAGATTTTTATTAACAGATAATGGAATTATTTTTAAATGTTCTATTATAGATGAGAATTTTATTTTTGAAATAGTAAAAAGTAATGGTACAAATCCAGATGAAAAACTTATCAAGAATCAAAATGGAAATTATTTAATTTTTAATAGTGATGATGATAAGATTTCAATAGTTTATGATTTCTATGATCTTCCAGATATTAAAAGAGAAGTTGCCGGAAACATTATTGGAGAAATGCTTACAACAAATGGTGGTGGATTTTTAGAAGATGATTATGAATATTCAGAGCTTGAAAATAAAATCATAAATGTTTTAGAAAAGTATAAATTATTTGAATTATCAAAACCTAAGAGAACTACTAGAGTAGGAAAAAAACCTACTACTAAAAAACCTGCGATAAAAAAAGAATCAGCAAAAGAAGAGGTAAAGTAATATGCCAGTAGTAAGAAGAGGTATGCAAGAAATTTGCGAAAGATATCGTCCTAGAAGATTAAGTGAAATCTGTGGTAATCAGAATGTTGTAAAAAGTTTATCTGTAATGTTAAGTAAACCAGAAGAAGAAAGACAACATTGTTATTTATTTGCTGGTAATATGGGTTCAGGTAAAACAACTATTGCTAGAGTATTGGCATTGTCATTGAATTGTGAAAATGGAGATAGCGGAGAACCTTGTTTAGAATGCGAAAGTTGTTTAAATGGTTTAAAGGATAATTGTTTTTTTATTAATGAGGTAAATTGTAGTAAATTTACAACAAAAGAAGAAGCATTTAAATTGTCAGAACAATTCTTAGATTTTCCAATGATGGGAAGAAATAATATATTTATACTAGATGAAGCACATAAGTTGTCTGATGGTGCTCAAAATCTATTGTTGAAATCATTAGAAAATCCACCACCGCATACATATTTCTTTATTTGCACAACAGAACCGGAAAAAATTATTCCAACTATTCACGATAGAAGTTCGGAATTTTTATTAAAAGCTCCTGATAAAGAAGCAAGAAAAGAATTATTAATAGACGTTTTTAGACAGGAAGGTTGGGGAGATAAGTTATCAAAAGAAGATAAAATAACATTAATTAGTTCTATACGTGGATTTTCCTATAGAAAAATTCTAAAAACAATAGAACAAGTAGTTAATGGTGGCATTGGTGTATTAAATGATATACTTGATATGCCAAGTGTAAACGATCAGTGTAAAGAATTTGATATTGTTAGAATGATATTTGATAAATGTATATATAGACCATTTTTACCAGAATATAAAAACATTTCATATAAAGATTTATATAATGAATGTTTAAATATGATTGCAGAAATGGATAATTTTTCATCAGAAAGTTTCAGAAGAGTTTTTTTGAGTTTAGCATCTAGCAGAATTTTAAAAAAAGTAAGATATGGAACTAATGATGCAGAATTAGAGAAATTTAAATTAATAATACCAATTTTAGAAAAACCATATTATGATTCAGATGGTAGTATTGCAAGATTTTTAATAGATCTTAATAATATATGCTTTTATTTAAAAGAAAAATAATAGGAGATGAACTATGAGAGATCTTAAAATAGGTGATTTATTGTCCATGTATGAAGAATCATATGGTTTTGTAATATATGAAATAGTAAAGTTAAATGAACCATGTGGAAGGTGTGGTAATAATGATGGGTTAACATTACAAATAGTTTGCAATAACAATTTTGGTTGGGATGCATCTCTTGATGAATTAACGCCATATAACAATAAAAAAGGTATTTATATAAATGATTGTGAAAATAGTTTAAAGAAATCTATTCTAGCAAGTAAAATTAAATTATATAATGACGCAGAAGCAAAAATAAAAAAGAAAAAATTACTTGAAGCGGAAGATAATTGATATGAAAGAAAAAAATTTAATTCTAATAGATGCAAATAACTTCTTTTTTAGAGCATATCTTACTCCAAAATTGACTACAAATGGTCAACCTATTGAAGTTATTTACTCTATTTTTAAGAATTTAATAAAAGTCATTGAAAATATTAGAAATTATTCTAATATTAATAATGATATAGTTGCATTCTGTGATGATAGAGGATATGCAAAAAGATTGCAAATATCAAAAGAAGCAGTTAATAAAAAAATTATACCAATGACTTATAAATCTAAAAGAAGAATTAAAAGAGCATTGGAAAAACTTCACATGACAGAAGAAGAACGTGAAGAAGAAACTAGACGTTATATTCAAATTAATCAATTTTATGAATTGTTGCAATTTACAAGATGTAATCAAATAACAATTCAAGGTGAAGAAGCAGATGATATTATTGCATCCTATGTTAAAAAATATAAGGATATATATAATATATTTATTGTTTCTAATGACAAAGATTATTATCAATTATTGGATGATGTTACTATTTATAATTCTAGGGATGATATCTTTATTACAAAAGATAAATTTGTAAATGAATATGGATTAAGTTCTAGTAAACAATGGGTTGACATGGGAGCGATAATGGGAGATTCTTCTGATACCATTTATGGCGTTGATGGTGTCGGTAAAGTAGGAGCTTTAAAAGTTATTAAACAATATGGAAATACCATGTGTTTATTTGAAGAATTGAAAAACAAAGCAGATGACAATTTATTAAATGAGTTTAAAAAATATAATTGTTGGGAAGATTTTTCAAACAATGTAAAACAAACAACATGGAATAAAATAGACTTAAAATTATTATATGCAAAAGATAGAATCGAATGTTCCAGAATATTAAAAGAAATGTTTGATAACTTAGAAGTTCCAGAATTAATTAATAAAGAAAGTGAGTCTGTACTTGTTGAAAGAGAATTTGAAAGATTACAATTTAAAACAATTATGTCAAAAATAAATCTACTTGTTTATCACGAATTGTCAAATCAACAAAAAGCAAGTATATTAAAATATTATAAGAGTAATGTTAAAAAAATATATTTCTGTAAATCTTGTAATCAGGAACTTATGGCATCTAATTTAAATGAATGTCCTATATGTCATGGAGAAGTTACAGAAAAAAATAATAATAACATTGTAGAACCTGATTTATTCACAAATATTTAAGGATTATTATATATGTCAATTTTAGAAAATACAACTGTTATAGTGTTTGATATTGAAACAACTGGATTAAATCAATTATTTGATACAGTTATTGAATTTGGTGCTGTGAAAGTATTTGGTGGAAGAGTTGTTGAAGAAAAAAGTATGATGTTTAAAGGTGGAATTTGTTCTCCATATTTAGTAAAGAATGTTCATAAAATAAAAGATTATATGAGAGAAGATTGTCCATATTTTGAAGAAGGAGCAAGAGAAGTATTTGATTTTTTAAATAATAACATTGTAATCACTCATAATGGAAAACAATTTGATGTTCCGTTTTTAAATGCAAAAGGTGCAAAATTAGGATTAAGTTTAAATGTTAGATTAATAGATACTATTGTTCTTGCAAGAAAGTTAGATTTTAAATCTAATTCATTACAATTTCTATGTGAGCATTATAATATTAAATACGGATCTCATAGAGGGTTAGGTGACGCTTTATCAACATATGAATTAGTCGATAAACTAGCTAAAGATTTAAAAATAACACGTTTGGATGAAATTATAATATAATTAATTTGAATTATAATAAAATAGTGTTATATTATTTATAAAGAATAAACAAAAGGAGTTTATTATGTCAAGTGATAAATTAAGATATAATGAAAGCAATGGATTAAGTGAAATTGATTTTGCTGTTGTTGGAGTTACATTTGATAACAGACAAGATATTTTAAAAAGAATATATCCAGAATATTTAAATCATGTTAAAATACCTGTTAGGTTAGATCCAGAACCAGCTAATATTTACGATCCATATGCAATAAAAGTAGTGTTGCCAACAACGGAAGAAATAATTGGTTATGTTTCAAAGGATTTTAACAAAGAAATATTACCAATTGTTTCTAAAATAAAAGATGCATATGTTTTAAATATCTATATGAATAGAACAAGAAGTATGGGAATTATAATAAAAATTTGTTATGAAGGTTAAAATGGAATATACAAAAGATCAAACAAATGCATTAAATATTATTCAAGATTGGTGGAAAACATATGATAGAAAGAATTTTCTAGCAATTGCAGGATATTCAGGAACAGGGAAAACAACACTAATTGCTGACTTACCAAATCAATTGAAAAAAGTTACAGGTGGTGTTCCTCGTTTGTCATATGCAACTCTTACAGCTAAGGCAGCATTAGTTTTAAGGAACAAGGGAATCCCAGCGACAACTATACATTCTTTAATTTATGATACTATTGTTGTTCAAGATAAAATCACGAATAAAATAAAATATATTTTTAGAAAAAAAGAATTTCTAAATTGCGATCTTATAATTATTGATGAATCATCAATGGTTTCAGAAGATTTATATAATGATTTAAAATCATTTGGAATACCTATTCTATTTATTGGAGATAGTTTTCAGTTACCTCCTGTTACTGGTGAATTTAATTTGATGACTGATAAATATCTTAGTTATACAATGAAAGAAATTATGAGACAAGAACAAGGTAATGAAATTATTATCATGTCAATGAAAATAAGACATGGTGATAATATACCATATAGAACAGGAAAAACTTTTCATAAGGTTCATCGTAATACTATATCAGAAGAAAAATATCTACAATATGATCAAATTATAACTGGGAAAAATAAAACAAGAATTGAATTAAATAAACGATACAGAAATTTAATAGGACATAATTCTGAATTACCAATAGTTGATGATAAGATGATATTTTTAAGAAATAACTATGATGATAACGTTTTTAATGGTCAACAAGTTATTATAAAAAAGAAACCAAAAACAATAGGTAAAAATAAATTAAATATTCAATTTGAAGATATTATTGATAAAAGCATATCAGAAGTCATAGTAACAACTGAAAGTATAAATAATATCGCACCACAAAATAATGTTACAAAAGAAATAAATCTAATTGATTATGGCTATGTTCTATCTGTACATAAGGCTCAAGGTAGCGAATGGGATCGTGTTTTATTATATGATGATTTATTTGCTATAAGTAACACAGAAATGCGCAATAGGTGGCTTTACACAGCGATTACAAGAGCTTCAAACGAAGTCCTATGGGTTTGTTGAGAAAATAAAAGGAGCGGTTTAAAACCGCTCCTTTTTTATTTATTTAGAAAATATTGTAACGTTCACAATATTGTGGAATAAATTTATAATTTGAATGATAAATAATATCTTTAAAGAGTTGTAATGTTTTCCCTTTATTTTCAATAATATCATTTATATTTGATCTTTTAGCAAACATACTAAGAGCGTGACACAATTCAATATATGACATTAATATTTTATAATCAAGAGTACCTTTGAAAATTCTTAATTCAATAGTAGCAGGATTAGAAAGATTTAAAGCACATCTTCTATCAGAAGTTTGCATTCCCCAACTTGAAACACTTTTTTCAACATAAGTAGAATAATGAGATTCACGTCTTGCTACTTTAATCCAAAATTCTTGATATAAATTAACAAAACAATCCATCTTAGCACATTCATTTGTAGTAAAAAAATCTCTACTAATATGGACGTGTACACCACAATTATCAAAATCACTACTAAGCCCATGATCTTTTGCCGATCTTAATAATGACTCCCAATATGCCATATCAATATGTTTTTGAAGAGTTGCAGGTTGAGTTACTACTTCACAACCATATACTGGAATTGATGTATCTTTTTTCATATAAAAGAACGTGCTAGAACAATCACTAGCAAAGTCATTTACAATATCTGGATTGTCAACTCCACCCATCTCAAGTTCAACTCCAAAAAATAATTTTTCATCATGAACATTATTAGCATGATAACGTTTTGAGTAAAATTTAGGACAAGGTTTATATGAATAATTATTAACTTCTGTAAGTTTATTGTTTGTACAATTAATACAAACGTTATTTATGCCATATCTTTCTCTCTTATAAAAAATATGACATTCTTTACATCTAAAATATAAAGAATCATTCATACATTCTTCACATACAAATCCAACATCTTTTACTTCTTTAGTATTGGATGTCCACTTATGACAATGATAACAGTTTCTATATCCGCTATTGTTTAGACAATTGCAACAATATTTGTTGTCATGCACAATAAATACATCATCTTTATCATAAATACAAGAGCATTTGTGACATTTTTCAAAAAATATATTTGTACATTTTTCACAAACACAAATATTGTTAAAAACTATTGTATTTTTCTTACTTGAGCAAAACAAACACTTGTTAGAGCTTGATTTTGGTTTCATATTTTTCTTTAGAATATCCATACTTAACATCGTTGGCATAATATTTCTAGTTCTTAAATAATTACTGGCAGATTCTTCATGAATTTCTTCTTCATCTATTGAATTATCATTACATTCATTAGATTCATTACATGAAACAATAACATTATCAGCAGTATCATACCCAATACTAACAGTATTATAAGAAGGCACTGGACTAGGAGCAAATTGAACAGTTCTAACTGCTATATTGCTTTGACTTTCATTTCTTGCGCTAACACAATCATCACAATTGCAACCATCTATAACATTTGATGTATTATTTGGCATACCATATTTCCTTAAATAAAGTATATTATTTTTCTTAATTATATTTATAATATAGCACTAAAAATATAAATGTCAAGTTTTATTTTTTATATTCTTTGAAATTTGTATTTGGTGGCAAAAGATTTTCTTTAATTAAATCGGTTATAAGTTTTTTTAAAAAATATGTATATGAAACTTTGAATTTTAATTCGCTTAAATAATCTTGTAACGATGATATATTATTTTTTAACTCTTGTGTATCATTAGAACCGTTTTGTTCTAATTTTTTTAACTTTGATTCATTGATCTTAATTTCGTTTAAAATTTCTTTTCTTATTTTTGAACTTATTGTTTCTCTTTTCATTGAATCAATAGATTTAATAACTTTCTTACCTAAATCACTGTTAATTTTTCCATATACAATATATAATATATAATCCAATATATTATTTTTATAATCACCTGTTAATTTCATTCTTTTTATATCATCTATTGCATTCCCAATAAATAATTGATTAAATATTATTCTTGACAAATTTTTATGTTCTGGATGGTTATTTTTTAATAACTTTTTTAACTGATACAAAAATGTATTATACCAAGACCAAAATTCATATTCATATTTTTGTTCTGGATCAATTACTTTATTTGAATTTGGCAAATATAATATATCATCTGTTTTATTATATAAATCATTAAATCTATGTTCATTTAACAATAATATTGAATGAATATATTCATTATAATGAGTTAATTCATGTATAAGAGTTTCTTTCATTTTTTCTAATGTATTAATTCCAATCATTAATGCATGATATTTTTGAAAAAATATTCCATCAAATGTTATAGTTATATTATGTTGATATATATAAATACCTAAAGTATCATTTATTTTATTATCTTTAAATATTTTTTTAAAAACTTCTTTATTTTTAACCTTACTTTCATCAATTCCAAAATCTTCAAGTTTTACATCAAAAGTTTTTCTTGCTAATATTAATGGTGAGCCATTTGCATTTAATATAAATGGTTTTTGAGAATTTTCATTTATTTTAGCAAATTTATTAATAGTAATATCATCTAATTCAAAAGATCCATTTCTTCTGACATTTTCTGTATAAACATTATTTACTTTATTTAACCAACTGCTTATTTCATTAAATAGTCTTTTTGAGTATGTAATACTAGCATTTTTAAACATTTAGATATTCCTCTTTTAAATAAATTAAATATAAAAAAACTTGATATATGAAAAACATGTGTTATATTATATTATATGATACAAATAAAGGAAAATAATATGTTTAGTTGTGAAGAAAGTAATATAATAAAAAATATAATATTAAAATATAAATTATATCCAGATAATATCATTGTTTATGTAGAATTGTTCAGTAATGGAAGTTCATTTTTCTGGAATAAAAATTTATCAAAAGTTGAATTTATTAATGATACAAATAGCGAGATAAATAATTTTTTAGAATCTATAAGAAATTTTGATTTGTTTATTGAAAATTATGAGAATAGTATATATAGTAAATATGAAAAAAAACCAAATAATTTAGAAGACATATTACAAAGTAATTTTTATAAAAGATTAGATAGAACATATATAATGAAGAGAAACTATGTTGATTTAATAAATGTAACTGATAGTGAAAATACATTATATTATTGTGAATGTAATTTAAATAATGATATATTTGAAAAATTATCTAATATAAATGGTAAATATTTAGTTATAGATAAGGATGTTAACAACTTATTAAAATTTAAAAATGATAAAAATAATATAATTGAAGATGATTTTTCCTTTCTATTTAATTATAAAATCAATAATGATAGTGAATTTCTATTTTAACGAATAATAAAGGATTTATTATGAGAACTCCAATTTCTTACTATGGTGGCAAACAAAATCTTGTAAAATATATATTGCCACTAATACCTGAACATAAAGTATATGTAGAACCGTTTGTCGGTGGTGGTGCTGTTTTTTGGAAGAAAAACATTAGTCAAACTGAATATATCAACGATTTAAATAAATATATAATTAATTTTTATAATCAATTAAAAAATAATTATAATGAATTGAATAACTATGTTCAATCTATTATGCATTCGGAAGAAATGCATGTTAAGTCAAAAGAAATTTTAAAAAGATATGAATATGAATGTGAAAATAATTTACCACATTCTGATAAAGATGTAGAAGTAGCTTGGGCCTTGTGGATTCAATGTAATTTATCATATTTAAAAGTTATTTACGGTGGATTTGCTTTTGCAATAACAAATAATGAATGTGAACATACTGCAAATAGAAAACATAGATTTTTAGTATCAAAATATCAAGATAGAATAAAAAATGTTAATATTTTAAATAAAGATGCTATAGAAGTAATAAAGGAACTAGATGGTGATAATGTATTTTTTTACTTAGATCCACCTTATGCTGATTCTGATTGTGGTCATTATAAAGGCAAGGAGGAAGTATTTTATAGACTACTTGATATATTACCTACTCTTAAAGCAAAATGGCTATTATCAAGTTATCCTGATGAAGAATTATTTAAAAGAAGAGAAAAATTTCAATGGAATTGTAAGGATATTATTCAACCATTATTGATAAATAGAAATAAAACTAAAACAGAATGTTTAACTATGAATTATAATTTTATGGAACAACAAACATTATTCTAAAATAAATCCCCATATATCAAATATATGGGGATTTTATTATTTTTTTGTATTCAACATTCGTTTTATTTTTTTATTTGATTTTTTATACAAATAATTTGAATATAAAAGTCCATCCTCGTTATGCCATGTTCCAAACAATTCAACTTCTTTATCTGAATGTAAAACAGCAATTTTTGAATCTTGAAAGCACATATTAATAATATTTTTGAATCTATCAATTCCAAGCTCATATATTTCAGCAATAAAATCATTGAAATTTTTTATTTTATCATCATATTTCAAATCACCATCATGCGCCCATACAGAGCATTTACATTCAACAAGATTATATTTCATCAATTCTTTTTTATTTGTAAATGGAACAGGATCAAATTCTTCATCTTTATCACACAAATAAATCAATACAGAATCATCAATAGAAATATTTGATACATGCCATGAAGATAAAAAAGAATCTACATCTGTTAATTGTTTATTAACAAGAATTTTTCCATTTCTTGCATATGCAAATCCTAGATTCTTGTTACAGCACATAGCACATTTTTTTAACAAAGATTCTGTTGGCAGTTTAATGCCACTTCTTTTTACAATAGTAATATTCATTTTTTATTTGTCATTAAATTATCTTTTAAGGTTACTTCATCTTCATTAATTTCTACAATATTATTATTAACTAGAAATTCCAATAAATATTTATACTCATTTTGAATAATAAATGAAACAAAATCTGAAATCGTTTCATTTTTTTCTTCTAAAAACAAATTGAATTCATTATTTTTCACAAAATTACAAATAGCATGAGTCAATTCAATAGTTGACATTAACGCTGAATATTTCATAGTTGAACGAAACATTCTAAATTCTATCGTATTTTCATTTGCAAAATTGACGGCACTAAATCTTACTCCATTAAATTTTCCAATTAAAACTTTTGGCTTATTTCTAATAAATTCTGCAAAGCTAGTATGTCTTCTCGAAAGTTTTCTAAAAAAACGCTCATAATTATTGACAAATAAATCTATTTTTGCGAAGTCATTTTTTTCAAAATAATCTCTATTTACATGAATATGAATACCGCAATCATGATGTTCAAATCCTCTTAATTGTTCCTTAATTGCTTTTGATAATAATTTTCTCCAACCACTTTTTTTAGATTCATGAAATTCAAGAGTAGCTGGATGTGTAACAATTTCAACACCATATGTAGGTATACTACCATCTTGTTTAAAATAAAACAATTCTCCGTTATCATCATTGATTAAATTATTAACATTTTCAATAGAAGGAGCACCACCTATTTCAAGTTCAACCCCAAAAAATAATGGTTTATTTTTTGATGTTAATTTAAAAAATATAGGATCAGGTTTAAAATTATATGGCATCACTTGATTAGATTTAAATTCAATAACATCTTCACAACAATTATCTCCACCACTTCTAACACAATTACATATTGGGCAGAAGTAACAATTTAATGTTTTAAAACAATCTCTACAAATAATTCCATCGATGGTTTCGTTATAAATTGTATCATATTGATATACAACATTTTTGCAATTATCACAAAAACTTGTTATATTTGAACATGTATCACAAATATGTTTACCATGAAATGTTGTAGTCTTATCTATATTAATGAGATCATGACATGCTTCACATTCGATTAAATTCAATTTTTCTAAACAATCATTACAAATAAATGTATCTTGAAATCCCCAATTAGGATGACATTCAATTTTTTTATATTTTAAATTCATTATTTCATTATTACATTCACGACATATCATATTAACACCTGTTTATTTCATGTTGTTTATAGCAATCAATACAAATTGTTTATAGCAATCAATACAAATATCATCTCCATTATTATCTTTAACAATACAGATAAAATTATTATTATTAAACATCTTTTTACAATGCTTACATTGACATTCATTAATAGGGAATAATTGACTTACAATTTTTTGTATATTTGTAATATTAACAGGATTATCAACTTTAATACACTTATTACATACTCCACCTTGTAATTTCATATCATATATATGAAGACATTTATTACAAATAAAATTGATATTTATATTGTGTTTATATGCACATTTATTACACAACTTATGATTTTTATTGTTATCATCTATATATTCAACACAATCATCATTATTATATTGAAATATTTTTTTACAATCATCACAAGAAAATATCTTCTTACTTAATATTTTATCACTTTCAAAATCTTCTAATGTGTTATCATTTTCATAATCAATAGAACCATAAACATTTTTATTATTTATTAATTTAGTTTTTTTATTCCAAATATTATATCTTTTGTTTGAATAATATACTCCTAATACATTCAACCAATCACCAAATAGATGGAATTCTCCATCATTGTTTAAAATAGCGAGACGATTTTCATCTAATTCTAAATTAAGCAAATCAAAATTTCTTATTTTTTTTAAATTAGACATTTCAATACAAAATGTCATTGTATCAGTAACATCTTTGTTATTTCCAACTAAATTTTTAAATGTACCATTGTGAATAACAATATTATCTTTTGTTTTAATATGCAAACTTCTTAAATGATTCATTTTATCAGTAATTGGAAATGGATGACATGTTTCTGCTTTAGTAAATCCATTGCTTGTAATTCTAAAATGAATTAAAACAATATCATCTTTTGTTAAATTACATTTTACAATTTGATCCCAAAAATCATCATATGTAAAAAAACCTTTGTAAATATAGTTATATCCATTTCGATTATAAGCAAATCCTGCGCCATCAGGATTGTTTTTAAAACAACACTGTAATGTTTTTTGATTTGGAAAATCTACTCCTTTAGGTTTTACTATAGCAATACACATATTATATTTCCTTAAATAGCTAAATCATAATTTGTTTTAATATATTCAACAAACTTATCTGTGATATTATTGTATCCTCTATGGATAATATTTGTTTTTATACTTTTAATAAAATTTGCAACTCCATCACATATAGTTAAAATACGTTTAATTTCTGTTACATCTGTTGAACTTTTAAAAATTCTAAGCTCAATAGTATTTCTATTAGAAAGATTCAAGGCACAATGTCTTGAACCAACTTGGCTACCCCAATTGTAACTATTTTTATTGACATATTGAGCATAACTTGATCTACGTTTTGCTACATTAGCCCAAAATTCATTATAAGAATTAATGAAATAGTCCAAATTAGCTATTTCTTCTGGTGTAAAAAAGTTACGGTTCATGTGTACATGAATCCCTGTTCTCTCGGTTGCTTTTAAACCATATTTGCAAGCGTTTTGAAGCAGGTTTTTCCAAATACCTGTACTTACATGGAATTGATAAGAGCAAGGGTGAGAAACTATTTCACAGCCAAATACAGGGATAGATGAATCAAATTTTGGATAAAAGTAATTTTTATCAATACAATGAGTAAATCTATTAACATTAGGAATAGTAGAATTTCCAATCTCTAACTCTACTCCAAGAAATAAAGGATTTTGTTCATCAAGATGAAAAAATTTTGGAGTAGGTTTATAACTATAAGATTGAACTTCAACAGCTCTATTGTTAAAACAATTATTACAATAAGAACCAAAGATAAGTTTTGATTTTTCTTCAAATCTTGAACAACAATTACATCTTGCAAACATTTTATTAAAACAATTGTTGCAATATTTTTTACCAAGATTATTTTCAAAATATTTCTTACAGCATTTACAAATAGAAATATTTTTTTGCTCAATAGCACAAGACATACACAAATTTTTATTTGAATTTTCAATGTGTATTGTTATATTTTTTTCGCAATACCGATTACACTTATCGCATTTCAAGAAGAACATATTCAGGCAATCAATACAAATATGATTGCTTTCATTTTTAGCAATACTATTCCAAAACATAGAATGGTTAACTCCCATATATTTCATAAGAGAACCATTCTTTACTGTACTGCAAAAAGCACATTCAAAGTTCATTTTATGATAGCGATTGTTTTGCATAATAAACTATTCCTATTTGTTCTTTTCTTATAATAGTAATATAGCACAGAAAAGAGCAAATTCAATGTTATTTGCAATTATTTTTGAAATATTTTTTGAGATTTACATATCTAGTGCTATTCATAAAATAATTGACAAAATCATTATCAAGATTTTGATTTGATTCAAAATTTAAAAGATTGTTATCATATGTCTTTATAAATTGAACCAATGCATCACATACTTCAATATATGATTTAAGAAAATCTACTTGAAGCGTTCCCTTGAAAATCCTTATTTCAACAGTATAATCATTAGAAAGATTAACAGCACAATGTCTGTCAGTTACTTGTCTACCCCAACTTCCTAACTCCTTATCAATGTATGCTGAATAATGAGATTCACGTCTTGCAATCTTTTTCCAAAAATCTTTCTTTTTGTTTACGAAATAATCTAACATTGCACATTCTTTATTACTAAGCGCAGACCTACTAATATGAACATGTACACCACATTTATCCAATTCATCACTTTTCAAGTTATATTTTTTTGCATTTTTAAGTAAAACATCCCAATTATTTGATTCAATGTGATATCTTAATGTAGCTGGATGTGAAACTACTTCACAACCATATGCAGGAATACTTGCATCTCTTTTTGCATAAAACAAACCACCCATATTATTACTGATGAATTTCATTACATCATTGTAAGATTCTGCATCACCCATCTCAAGTTCAACTCCAAAAAATAAACTGTATGGATTTACTTCGTCTGTGGCTTGATGAAAATTAGGAGATGGTTTATAAGTATAATTTCTGCAATTTTCAACTCTATTGTTTGCGCATGTTATACAAACTTCATCTCTGCCATATCTTTCATGGTCATAATTTCTTTCACAAGATCTACATTTAAAACAATTATGTGATTCATAACAATGAGTACAAGCTATACCAATAAATTCAACACGTTTATAATTTTTAAAGAATTTATTACAGTAATTACATTCTCTAATTCGATTGTTAGAAACGCAATTTCTGCACATACGCTTACCAGCATCTTCTACAAATATAAAATTATTTTTATGTTCTACTCTTCCACAATCACATTTTACAAAAATATCTTCTGAACATTTTTTACAATAAAATTCATGATCGTTAATAACAATAATATTATCAATATCCAATTCTGAATTACAAGTTCTACACTTAAATCTCTTAAATAAATTATTATTATCTAATACAGATTCTAACTCAGATATTTCAAATTTAAATACCTCTAAATCTCTATGTTTTAATGAGTAAAATTGTACTGATTCATTATTAAAATTAAAACTAGGCATCTTTACACCTTATTACCTTACAGAATTAATATGACTACTACAAATTTTGCACAAACCATTTGTATCACTCATTTGTGAATAATTAAGCTCTTTAGAGCAAGTATAACATACAAATTTTTTACTAACCAAGTCAAAACATTTTTTACAATATGGTTTATTGTCAAAGTATGTTACAGATGCAGAATATTCATGACATTTTGTACAATACTTTGAGTAATAATAGCTCTGATCATATTCGTCATTCCAATCATTTTCATAACCACCACGATAATATGTCGTTGAACCACCATATTTATAATCATCATCAGAATATAAAATCCCTTTATCTTCCTCCCAATTTTTTGTTTTATTACAACAGAATTCATCAATATTTCCATCAGCATCAATAATAACTGCTTTATTGTCTCCAATAGCAAGGTTGAACAGTTCTGAATATAACATATAGTCATAATTATATAACATTTTTGTAAAGAACATTTCTTTTGTTATACCTTTATCAATATTGTTAATTCCAGATGGTTCTTTATGAAATGTTATTACGGATTTAGTTGTAAAAATTTCATCTTCAACCATTTCTTTATAATCATCAGTAATTACTAAAGGCTGATTTTTTTCATTATCGGAATTATAACAAGTATATGTTTTGATCACAAATGAATCTGAAATTTTTATATCATAATTAAATAATATTTTAGTAAAATCATTATAATTATTGATGTTTCTAAAAATGTAGTTAAGTCCATCTTTATTTATAACAGCATTCATCTTTTTGTTATATTTCAAACAATTTTCAATAGCTATTTTACTTGGAAATTCAACATTTTTTCTTTTTGCTATAATCATTGCGTCACCCTTTATTAATAACTGCCGGAAGTGTAATAACTATATTATTAAGTCCCAATACAGTTTTTACTTTATTAAGAATTATCTTATATTTAAATATAGAACGTTCCTCTTCATAAAAACTAATAATTTTTATTTGGTTTTCTAAAGTTGCTTTATCAAAGCTATCCTTAATTTTGTTTTTTTCATCTTCTTTTAATACGTTGAAATTTTTATAACATTCTAAAATATGTTTAACATTTGTTTTACATGTTGTACAAATTCCAAAATGTTCTCCATATTTTTTATCTGAATATAATGTAATTTTTCTACATTTCAAACATCTAATAGCTTTCTTGTCCTGTAAACATTTTGAACATGCAGATGAATACGATGTTTTATATAAATCATCGGTTTTCTTACAATATGTACAATTTTTATTGTATTCAGTTAATTTACCATAACAATCAACACATAAATTATGATAATGTGAATCCAAAAATGCTTCTGTAAACCAATTATTACATTCATCACAATGAAATGCATTGAAATTTTTAAAACATTTTTCACACAAATACTTACTAAGATATCCAACATCTGTTTCAGCAACAACTACTTTTCTAAAACTACTATGATTATTACAATAATCACAATCAATCAAAGAATAAAATTCTTCCTTAGTTTTAATACAATTATCGCAGACATTGTTTGTCTTATTGAAATTATTGGCTGTTTTTAATTTATGACAAGATTTACAGTATTCAGAATCAACATTCTGAAAGCATTCCTCACAGTAATTTGCAAAATTAATGTCGTCAAAATATATTTTATACTCACCAAGATTAGTACAACCGCTCTTCTTATTTGAACAAAGAGAAATTTTGCTTGTTGCTACATCTTCTTCATCATAATCAAATTTTTCTATTTGTTCTTTTGTTGGAGTTTGATTATATTGATAACCATTGCTGTAATAGGTTGTTCTTGAAAAATTCATCTTATAACTTTCATTAGAATAAAAACAACCATCTACTTCTTTCCACGGTTCTTTATGACCATAAAGTTCAATATTACCTTCTCGATCAATAATTGCAACTCTATTCATTTTTTTGGTGTCATTATTAATGAGTGCCATTTCAATAAAAAATTGATTTGCTTCTAAACTTCTATCATATCTTGACAGGAATTTTGCAAGTTTCATTGAATCTGACACTTCTTTTTCTGTAATTACAAAGTTTAATTGTCCATTATGAATCATTACATCACCTGCAAAGGTGCAAGCATCCATTTTCATCCAATCAAAATTATTACAAATTAAAAATGGATGACAAGTTCCTTTACTAATACCACCATGAGTAGCAACACGAAAATGAATAAGCGCCCCTTCATTTTCTTTAATATCATGAGATACTAATGCTCTCCAGAAATCACCGAAGGTAAAAAAACCTTTATATACATGATTTTTACCATTTCTATTAAATACAAATCCTGCACCATCAGGATTGTTTTTAAAACAAATCTTCAATAATTCTCTAGATGGTAATTTTGTTCCTTTGGGTTTCGCTATTGCAACACACATTTGACAATTCCTTATTGTTTTTTATTATATACAGTAATATAGCATTATTTCATTTTTTTACAAGCTCTAAACTGGTAGTATTAGGCTTTTTTTCTTGCTTTTCTTCGCATTCTTTACAGATGATTCTTCCATCACTATAATATGTGACATTAGTATTATAATAATGCTTTTTACAAGTAGTACATTGTGTACAACCAAGCTCTTCATAACAATCTTGGCAAAAGTTTTTTAAACTATATATTTTGCTATTCCCATAATTAGGCAGACAAACAGTTTCACATTCAGTTGAATGTTTACTGCATTTAGAACAAGTGTTTAAACTTTCAAATCCATTGGCAATAGCTGAACCTTGTTCAAAACCAATTTTATTTTTACAGCCAGTCGTAGAACTTGTTTTTACATTGCTACTAACTGTTGTTTTAACAGTAGTAGTTTTGCCATTAACTACAACAGTTTTATATGAAGTTGTTGTAGTTGCTTTTTTATGATGACCCTTATATGTACTAAATTCTTTATAACTATCATTTGAATAAATGATACCGTCATCTTCAATCCAACCTTCACCATATTTCTCAAGTTCACCATCTTTTGTTAAAATAGCTACACGGCTACCTCTGGAATTGGTACTTGTTGGGGCTATTGCCATATTTATAATACTAGCAAATCGTTTTCTATCTAATCCAACTATTTCTTTTGCAAAATGCATACTGTCAGAAAATTTGCTACTTGTAATAGCAATATTCAATTTACCATTATGAACCATAACATCAGTATCAGAAAATACTTTAATAGGATGAACCATTTTATAGAATTTATCAACAATTGGAAATGGATGACAATTTTCAATATTTATCTTTCCATGAGTGGCAACACGAAAATGAATCAACATCGGTTCTTCTTTTGTTGGCTCTACATTTTTAAGCTCTTTCAAGAATCCCTCAAAAGTGAAAAATCCCTTATGAATATAGATTTGATTATTTCTAAATAGAGCAAATCCTGCACCATGTGGATTATTTTTAAAACAGATTTTTAAAATATTTTCAGATGGCAGGTCGATACCTGATTTTTTAATAAGAGCAACACACATTATAATACCTTTTTATATTGTTATTTTCTTTATACAGTAATATACATCATTTTTATGTTTTGTCAAACGGAAATTCTAATTTTTTAAAAATTTTTGTTTTTCCATTTTCATAATCTTCTGCTGAAAATAAAAATAACATTTTATCTTCTGAAAATATTTTATCACTTAATTCTGGAAAGCTAAGTTGTCTTACTAAATTCATACTCTTATTTTTACTATTTAAACAAGAACATTCAAAACTAACACTGTGCATTGCAAATAATATCTCTTTAATAATTGGTTGATTATAGAAGCATTCGCTACATATATTTGAATAATGATAAAATAATCCTGTAAATAATCTATTGCAATTAACACATTTGAATACATTCAACCTTTGCTGACAACGTTCACATAATGTAATAATATTATTTACAACATCTAATTTTTCAGAATTATCACAATAGAAGCATGTTTCTTTTTTTATTCCATCTAAAAGTAAATGTGATATAAAACTCTTGCTTACATCAAATTGATTATTATTTTGTTTTTCTACAAGAAGTTTAATTTTTTCGTTAATTTTCGCATTATTTTCCTTTTTATCGTCTTTAACAATAGAAGAAACTTTTAACTTGTCATGTTCTAACCAATATCCCAACTCAATTAAAGATCCATCTTTTTTTAAGATGACAGCACTTTGATAGTTTGAAATCATATTAAACAAAGAACTATGTTTTTCAAAATCAAAACCTACAAATTCTTTTAATATTTCAGAATTATCTTTGTTAAAATTATTTTCGCAAAATATTACAGGATTTTCAGTTTTCAAAAAACATTTTTGACTTTGCTTATCAGAAATAGTTAACGGAAAACAATTATCAATATGATCAGAATTTTTAATATCTTTTGAAAATAAAATTACAACGTTACTATTTTCATCAGCCTCTTTACATAAATCATCATAAAAATATTCAAAATCACTATAATTTTTATTAATATGAATTTTAAAATTAAAACTATATGCAAACCCCATAAATGCACTATATTCATTGTAGCACAGTTTAAGAAATTCCTTATTTGGGAAAGGTTGATCTTTCTTTTTTATTATAATAAGATTCATTTCGTTATTACCTAGTTTTATCTATTGAAATATTTATTTTATTATCAAATAATACATAGTCATTTCTGCTTGATACAAATAACTCGATATTATTATAATTTAACAATTGTTTAAATCCTGTTAATATTTCACAAACACTATTATATGACATGCCACTTTCAATGTCATCAATTAATAATGTATATTTAGGGATTGACAATGTATCAATTCCTAATAATTTTTGATACTGAATGCGTTCTTTTTTTGAAATATAAATTAAGAAAATTAATTCTATAATCCGTTTTATGCCACATGGCAATCTAAACATTATATAATTTAAATTGTTAATATCAATACTTGGATAATCTGTACAATCAGTAACAGAAATTCTTCTTGTTTCTCCAACCTTTATATTTGAATTGATAAAAATCATATTTAATAAATTCTCAAATTCATTAATATATTCAGTATTTATATGATTTTTCCAGAAACTTATTTTTTTATTTAATCCAACAAATTTTTTATCTATTCCTTTAAATAAATCCTTTTCTGTTAAAACAAATGGACTATTTGTTTCTCTATTTTTATTTTTTTTATTTGAGTTAATCAAACTATCCCATAAAACAAAACTACCATCTTGCATTGCATAAATAATTATTCCATCATCAGGAGTATTATCTTTTATTTGTTTCCATACTCCAAAAATTTTTGAATATTTATAATTAAAAAATTCATTATTATCAGCAGGATAAAATTCAATAGAACTTTCTTTTGTAATATCAAATGGAAGTATTTTAAATCCAGAATTTATATTATCATTATAATTAATTGGAAACGTACCAGTTAATGATAAAAACAAAGCATCTAATATAAGGGATTTTCCAGTACAATTATCTCCAATAATGGCATTAAATTTGTCATTAAATATAATTTCTGTTTCTTGAAAACAACCAATATTATTCAGCTTCAATTTCATTTTTAACCTCAATCGAATCTTCTAGCATAGTTTGATAAATATTCATAGTTATTTATGAAATTCTTATATCCTCGAAATACACTTGAATTATTATCATATAAATCATCAAATATGATTTCACGATCTTTTAAATAATGAACAACAGAATGACAAATTTCAATAGTAGATAAGATTGTTTCTGCTTTTAATGTAGAACGGAAAAAATTAAATGCAATATTATTTTGATTATATTTAATTGCATCATTATCTCTTTGATTTATTCCCAATTCATTATGCATCTTATTGTTTGACAAAGAATAATTATTTCTTTCTCTTCTTGATAATTTTTTGAAATATTCATAATTATTAATCATAAATAAATCTATTTTTCTTAAAATAGTTTCATCAATAATATTATCTTTATTGAAAGACACAGTAAACCAACACTTTTTAGCTTCATGACCTTTAAAACCTGCTTGAGTAGCATGGTTAACTAATTTCTTCCAATTATTAAAAATTTGTTTATGATAATTAAGAGTTCCAGCATTTGTTTTTATTTTAATTCCAAATTGTTGTCTAACATGAGAATCTTTACAAAAAACAAAAAATGGATTATAATGTTTATTACAAAAATCAGCAGCAATGTCTTCATTTTCACATTTTGCTAATTGCATAGTTATGTTGAAAAACAAATCATCTGATGATTCATTTTCTGCTTTAAATCTTTCAAGATTGAATGAATAATCTTCTCTTTTTAAATTGTTTTGGACAGTACTAAAAAACATTATACACCTTCAAATATATTATTGTTGTTACAAAAATTCTTTGCATATTGATATTTTGATCTATCATATAACAAATTTTTAAACTTACTTTTTACATCATTTGATTTTTCATATAACTCTTCAAATGTAATATCTTTACAGAAAATTGCTAATGCATGACATATCTCTAAAATTGCCATAACGTCATTATATTTGATATTCCCATTAAATATTCTTAACTCAATTGTATGACTATTACAATAGTTAACAGAAGAATATCTGCCATTATTATTATGACCCCATTCGTTATGCCTTTTCATACTATAAGAACAATACGAATTGTTCCTCCTACCAGCAATTTTTTCCCACAAATCTCTATAAAAATTAACAAAAAGATCTATTTTTTTGAGATCTTTATCAGTAAAAAAGTTACGGTTCATATGTACATGAATTCCAGTATTAGCTTCTGAACCAGAACGAAATCCGGCACTTTCTGCATCTTCAAGTAATTGTTTCCAACCACTTTCTTCCGATTTATGATAATCAATTGTGCAAGGATGTGTAACCACTTCGCATCCATATGAACGAATACTGCAATCTGTTTTAAAATAAAAAATCTTTCCATCATGATTATCACAGAAGTTTCCTACTGCTTGATTACTTCTTGCCAAACCCATCTCAAGTTCAACTCCTAAAAACAAATTACTATTAGATCTTAATGTAGTTGGATGAAATATAGGATTTGGTTTATAGCAATAACCATTTAAATTACCACGTTTATGTGTAAAATTAGTAATTCCAGATATACCATATATAGGAGCGCAACTTGAACAATAAATTTTACCATCTTTAAAATATCCCATAATATGACGGTTTTCTCTATTTATTGTAATAAGATTAGAACACCTTGAACAAGAAAAAGAGCCATTTAGCAGATTCATACAATCATTGCAAATGTCAATTCTACCATCATTAATAGTTCTATATCCAGTGACAATGTTGTAGTCACAGCAGAAACAACTCATTTATAAAATCCTCCTAATTTAAACATACTTTGCTTAAAACAGCATATACGCCTAATTGCTTTTCTTTTTTATCTTTAATCCAATATATAAAATCTTCCAATCCAGTAGGAACACCAGCATTAGTAGTTAATGAGAAATGTTTATATAACAAATCACTAATATCATTAAGCATGAAAATATCAAATTTATCATACTCTCTAAATGGAGATATCTTTTTTAAAATTTTAACATTATTCATGTTAATTTCTGATTCTTCCACATAGAAGTTATTGTTAAAGATTTCCATTTCATTATTTCTAATTGTAAACACAATCATTGACATCATAGTTTTAATCAATCCTTTTTGATCATAACAATTTTGCAAGTATATTATCTAATTAAATATACTTGCAAAAATAATTTCTATTTAACTAACAATATCAATCTTTCGACTTTTATTTTCTACAACAGGAGCTTCAATAGTTAACACACCATTTTTTAATTTGGCAGTCATCTTATTAATATCATATAATTCATTGATACGAATTGACTGTTTCAATTTACCAAAGAAAGGCACTTCAACAGTTGAAGTAACTGTAACGATTCCATTAGTCTCTGTAATAGAAAGTTGATTCATGTCTAACCCAGGAACACAAAATAAGAGTCTAATAGAAGTTTTATTTCCATTGTTATCTCTCATGATTTCCATCTTATACCCATTATAACCATTTTCTTTACTTGGTTCTAATACATTATTGTTAGCAATTGGTTTAATAGTTTTATCTTTACCAACTCCAACTTTGGTTTCTGTATTCGCATTACTTTTTTTGCCACCAAAGATTTCATCAATACTAATTGGCTTTCCATTTTTACTCAAATTACCACCGTTAAAAAGAAAATTCAAAAACTGTTCAGCACTATCAAATCCATATTCATTATTATTTCCCATAATATAAAACTCCTTGTATTTTTATGGTTTGTTATAATATAGCTTTTATTCCTACAATTACAAGTAAAAAAAACAAAAATTATTGAATTTTTTCCAAATTTATTTCAGCATCAAAATATGGACAGTCTTTATAAAATTTGTCAAGAATTTTTATTTTATCTTGAAATCCTTTTTTTACTGCATATTCCATTCTTTTTTCTTCTGAATTAATAATCCTTGTTAATTTAAGCAATGTTCTATATTTAACAGGGATCATATTCCAATAAAATCCAATAGCAGCAAAATCTATGATAAAAATTGGTGCTTCTTCTTTTGCTTTATATAACTTTTCAAAAAACAAGTCCCAAAACTTATTTGTTAAAAGATTATGACAATTTTCTTCAAATTCTTTAAATTTTTGTTCAACAAAAATACTATTATAACTTTTTTCTTTTTGCATAATAATGGTATCTTTTCCATATAATTCAGCAAAAACATCCCAAATAAATTTATCGACATCAAGAATTGAAGCATTTAACTTTTGCAAAGCTGTACTTTTACCAACACAACTTTTACCAAAAAACACACTAAAATCAGGTTTCTGATTTATGTATCGATATAAAGAATCTTCATTCATAAGACCTTTAACATTTTCTATTTTTTCATATTTAAGCAACGCTCTAATAGAACTGCTGGATAAATGGTTAAATGAACTATCAGTAAAAAACATTACTGTTTCCATATTAGGATTAACTCTTTTGTTAAATTCGTCTAATGAATGCTCGTATTCCATATCAACTGCATTTCTAATACCACGAATATTATATTTAATATTGTTTGTGTACATAAAATCAGCTAATAGAACGCCTTTAGGAAGAACAATCATATTTTTTATATTATATGGAATAATATGAAAAATCAACTCGTCAATATTTACATCTTTTTTATTATCATTTTGTGCAATGACTAGAGCAACATTATCTCCATATGCCTCAACAGCCTTTTTATAGATTTGATAATGTCCAAAATGAAATGGATTAGCAGATGTAGAAACAATTGCTTTATAATTCATAATAAAAAATCCTTATTCTTTATTTTCTTATTGTAATATAGCACTAAAAATTATAAATTCAAGTTGTTTTTGAGAAAATATTAAAAGTTCTTCTATCCTTCGATTTACCGCCTTTCCAAGTACCATTATACCACATACCGCTTGTAAATGTTCCGTTTAACCACGTTCCATCTAACCAAGAACCAATTCTCCACGTTCCATCTTTCCATGTGCCATTTTTCCATATACCATTATACCATTCGCCACTATTCCACAATCCATCATTCCAATATATTATTGGTTCATAGTAAGTAATTTGATTATTCCCTATCTTTTTTTCTATTTTATTATACTTAATTTCAAAATCTGCATTTTCACATATAATAATATTATAATTAGTATTTAACTCATTATAATTATCTAACATTTGATATTTGTATTTTAATCTGCCAGTATAATTAAAAAATCTTTTATTTTCACTTTCTTCTGTAATAAAATCAAATATAGGTGGAGTTTCTGATAAAATTCCATTAATATAACCAGTTTTCCATATACCTGTATAATTGCCATCATTATCTACATACCATTCACCATCAATCCAATTACCATTTTCCCATGTTCCAGTAATAAATAATCCGTTTTGCCAAATACTAGTTATAGATGAAGTATCCTTCCATTCATTTTGTTCAAGATGCTGATTTTTCCATATACCATCACTCCAAGTTCCATTTTGCATAGTTCCTCTATGCCAAGTAATATATCCATCATCATTAAAACTTAAATATGCATTTGATACATTTAACCAATAATATCTATATACATTACTAGATTCATTTATTAACACTTTATAATTTATATATCCTGTATAATTTGAAAAATCATTATTGTTTCCAACAATAACACTTGGTGACATTTCACTGTATATACCATCAATATATCCTTTAACCCAATCGCCATCTATCCACATTGCATTTTCTTTTAACCAATTACCATTATTCCAAGTTCCATAATGCCACAAACCACGATGCCATGTTCCATTGTTCCATGTGCCATTATACCATTCGTCTCCTGAAAACTCACCATTTATGAAAACACCGTCAACCCATGTGCCATTAGTAATAGTACCATAGTTCCATGTAATGTATCCATCTTCTGTAAAAGATGCAATGGTAGAAACGCAAACTAATTTATAATATTGCCAATATTTTAATATATTTTCACTAGTTTCTTCATCTTCTTCAAATATTTTTATTTTATAGACTAATGTTCCAGTAAATCCACTATAACTATTACCATTTGCTTCTTCATATATTGGTGGTTCAAATGATTTTACATTACCAATAAATCCTTCATGCCAAACACTCTCAGCCCAAAACTTTACATCATAAGTTTCATAATTACTTATACTACTATCTGAACTATTAGAAGAAGAACTACTATTAACAGTTTCATTATCTTCTACTTTTTTAATAGTAGGAGTTACTGTTATTGTTTGAAATAAATCAGTTTCCATAAGATATGCTTTGTAATGTGTTTTATCTTCAATAAATCCAAATATAGGTGGAATTTCTGACTGTTGTTCACCAATTTTAATATATGAACCTTGTTCTGTTATAGTTATAACATTATTATCTTCTAAATAATATCTTTCATTTAACTCCCATGTGCCGCCATTCCAATTTCCATTAAACCAATGACCACAATACCATGTTCCATTATTCCATGTGCCATTTAACCAGACAATACCATACCATTCTCCATCCATCCATTCTCCATTTAACCATGTACCATCCTCAAATAATATTTTACCATTTTCATCAAGTGAAAAGGTTGCTTTTTCACATTCAAAAGTATGAAATTGTTTATCAAAATAATATGTTATACTACCATTAAAATTATTAAATGATTTACCATTCCCAAGTATGAAATTTGGTGGATTAGATGATTCAATATTGTTAATTTTTCCTGCAATCCACAAACCATTTTCCCACAATGAATTTTCGTAATACCAATCACCATTTATCCATGTTCCATCATGCCATATACAAGTTATTGAATTGTCATTTGAATCAAATTCAATATCTAAATCAGTATTTATTTCAAAATTTTCATCTAAATTAATAGTTGTTTGAGAATTTACATTCCAAATACCATTATACCAAATACCATCTTCAAATTCTCCATTATACCATTTTATGAATCCATCTTTTTCTAATATAAATTGAGCATTTTTTACTTTTATTGGATAATAATCAATAGAACCATCTTCTTTGTTTATTATAAATCTAAATTCTCCTGTAAAACTATACAAATTATTATTATTGTCATAATATTCAGTATTCTCATCAATAATATTTAATCTAGGGGCATTTTGATTGTTTGAAACTTTATAATATTGAATTTTCCATGTGCCTGTAAAACTTTTATGAAATTGTAATATTAAATTAGTGTTACTCCAATAATATGTAACATAAAAATCTGTTCCTGTATAATTTTCAATATTTTGAGTAGGAACAAAATTATCATTATTATCTAAAATAACAATATCAGTTGAAGAATTGATGTCTAAATCAGTAAAAGAAAATAAAACTTGATTATTATTAATAATATTTGTATTATCAAAACTTTTCTGCATCATTTTATTTTCAATATTAATATAATATTGAATTTTCCAATTTCCAGAGATTACATCTTCAAATTGTATCGTTAATATTCCATTATTCCAACTATGTTGAATATTATTTGTTACATCATTTCCGTTTTCATCAATAATGAATATTTCTGTTGATTTTGTTATTCCTAAATCAGTTAAATTATATTGTATTTTATAATAACTATCTAAATTGGTGTTGTCAAAACTTATAGATTTTAAAATATTACTATTAAAATCACTTACAAGTTCACCATCAATTAATATACCATTTTGTAATCCACCATTCCAATTACCATTAAACCACAAAGAATATAATGTTATCCAATTACCATTGTTCCATGTACCATTATTCCATATACCTTTATGCCATGTGCCATTATTCCATATACCATCATTCCATGTTCCATCATACCAATCACCATTATACCATGTACCACTTTGAAATTCACCAGCATTCCAAGTGCCTCTATACCATGTACTATTTATAAAAACGCCATGATTCCAAATACCGTTATTCCAAATACTATTTTGAAATGTTCCTGCATTCCAAATACCATTATTCCATGTACCTTCTTCAAATATGCCATTTTCCCATTGTATAGAACCTGCTTCATCGATTTGTAATGTAGCATTTTTACATTTTATAATATATGTTTGGCTATTATATATATAAGATAATTTTCCTGTAAAATCCAATAAATAATGATTGTTTCCTTTTATATATGGCGCAATATTACTTGATACGTCATCAATATTCCCAGAAATCCATGTTCCATCATACCAAAAAGAATTGTTAGTATACCAATCTCCGCTTTTAAATATACCATTGTACCACGAACTTGTTCTAAAAATACTATCTTCAAATGTTCCATCATTCCAAATACTATTAGATATATTTGAATTAATTAAACTTCCATTATTCCAAGTTGATTCGGTTATACTTGAATTTTTTATTATACCATCATTTACATTTGATGTAAATATTGAACATGTATCAATAGTTCCTTTTTGAACAGTAATATTTCTTAATGTAGAATTTGTTATAGAACAATCATATATTGTACCATTACTAATTGTACCATTTGTTAATGTTATATAACCTATATTATTAATAGATAAATTAACTAAATTACATTCAAAGGTTTTTATAACATAATTATTGTTTTCAAAATAAAAATATTCTATATATCCAGAAAAAGATGTTAAATTTCGATTATTGTATAATTTTGATATAGGTGAAGTTCCAACTAATATACCATCTTGATTATACCCTTGAATCCAATTACCACTTAACCAATTACCTGAATCATACCAAGTGCCATTTCTCCAAATATCTCCATTAAATATTCCACCATAAAATTTTCCATCAGTCCATTCACATTGATTTATATTTGTAACTTCTTCTACAAATTTATATGCTCCAAATAATCCATTATTAAATGTACCATTTACCCACAATATTTTATATATAATACCATTGTTCCATGTACCATTATTCCATGTGCCGTTATACCAAATACCATCATTCCATGTTCCATCATACCACGTACCATTTATCCAATCACCTGAATCCCACGTACCAGATTGCCAATAAATTCTTCCAACTAAATCAACCCTAAAAGTTGCATTTGTGCAATTAAAATAATAGGTAGTTGTAGTTTCACCAATATATTGATAAACTACCTTTCCAGTATAATTTTCTATATAATCTGTGCTATTACTATTAGCATAATTTTCATCTGTATATATATATTCCATTTAATCTTAATTTCCAATTTCATTTAATAAAATAAAATATAAAAAAAAAGGCGCTGTGGAAACAAGCGCCTTACTTAAAAATGTTCATGGGATATACATGAACTTTGGTTAATTATTTATATATTCTCTATAATATAATATAATATAATATAATATATTATAATTAACCACGCAAACTAAGTTTGCATTTAATACTCTAATATAATCTAATAATATTTATTTGTTAACGGAAAAATTTTATTGGTGCTTTATTTGGTATATCCCCTTTATTACACCTTTTTCTCTGTCAACATATATAATATAGCACTAAAAAAATAAAATTCAAGTAGTTTTGTTAAAAAATATGAAATTTTTTTACAAAAAAATAGATGCTATAAAAGCATCTATAAAAATTATAAATGGTACAGGTTATAGGACTCGAACCTATGACATTCACGGTGTAAACGTGATGTTCTAACCAACTGAACTAAACCTGCAAACTATATATAAATTGTATATATAAAAAAATATTAAATTTTTATATTATATAATTTACACCATTTTCTGATTGCATTATCAGAAACACTATATTTCTTTCCTAATGCTACAAAACTATTCTCTTCAAGTTCTTTTTCTAATATCTCTTTACTTGGACGTTCTACTTTTCTTGGTTGTTCTAATGCAGCACAATGTTTACATCTAGTTGCATTTTTACTTATTTGTTCCCCACAATTTATACATTTGTTAATTTCTTTTTTTATTTCAATATTATTAACTTGAATTATTTTTTTTATTTTTTCATATGATTTACTAGTAATTGCAACATTTAATTTTATCAACACTTCCCTTATACTAGATGATGTTTTTATTGTATTTATAATAACTTCATTATCTAATTCATTTAATTTAACTTTTATTTTATTTCTACCGCTGAAATTATCTGTTTGCGAGTGACAATTAGGACATAATAATTGTAAATTATTTACTTCATTATTTCTTCTATCACCATCTATATGATGAACAGATATAGTTAATGGGTTTCCCAACCATTTATTTATTCCACATATTTCACATTTATCTTCTTTTATTCCTAAAACAATCAAATATTTTTTTAATAATTTTGTACTAGCATTACTTTTTTTACAGAAAACTTTTTCAACTGGTAATAATAATTTATTTTTACTCCAATTTCTTTTGTTGTTAAATTGATTACAATTTTTTCTATTTTCAATATATGCTAATTTTAAATTAATTGAATTTTTCTTTTTAATATTTGCACATTTTTGATAACTATTTTCACAACACCATTTGCCATTTTTTAATTGATATTTTGCTACATTACCACAACCATATTCACATAATTTATCTAATTTCATTTATATCTCCAAAAATTGAACTCACAAATAAAAAAATATAAAAAATGTATAAAAATGGTAGCTCTGTGGGGAGTCGAACCCCAAAAATTTCGGGTTTGGGCCGAATACCTATGCCAATTCGGTTACAGAGCCATGATTTATTTAGTTAATAATTATAATATACACTTAATATAAAAAAAGTCAAGTATTTTTTGAACTATTTTTAAAATTTTTTTTGAATTCAAAAGATAAAATAGCAATAAATCCAACAACCATTATTAACCATAGTCCTGAATATGGATATTTTGGTTTACTCCCTTCATCAAAACTATATATTGCAATAACTACTTTATTATTATCGTTAGAATTAACAAATAATAAAACATTGTTATCATCTTTTACTTTAAATTTTTCAAATCCTTCATGCATTGAATAATATATTTGATTATCTATTTGCGCCCACAATCCAACAAAGTATTGATCATAATAAATTAGTTTTTTACCTTCATATAATTTTCTTTTTTCAATTACTTTAAGATTTTCATCAAACAAATAATATCCAAATGATGTATTGTTTGTATTTTTTAAAATCTTTAATGAAACAAAAACACTATTATGTAAATTACCATTTTCACTTTCCCAATATATACCTTCCACATTATTACTATAACATGGAAAACAAAAATAGGTAATAAAAATAATAATTAATAGTAAAAATTTTATTAGTCTATACATTATAATCTCTTCTTCTATTTAATTACTACTATTAATTTTTTATAGAAAAATAATTTAATTAAATAGAAGTAGATTTTATAATTTGGTGTCCGAGGAGGGAGTCGAACCCTCAAAAACTTGTTTCTAAGACAAGCGTGTATGCCATTCCACCACCCGGACATAAGATAAAATATATTTGGGGTGACTTACCGGAGTTAAACCGGTCTAAACATGAGCCACAATCATGCGCATAATCGCTCTGCCAAAGCCACCATTTTTATTAATATAATTCATTTATAAAAAAAATCAAGTATTTTTATAATAAATTTCCACTTTTATCAAATTTCGCTTCTAGTTGAAATAATTCATTTTGAATGATTAATGTATCAGAATTATTGTCATAAGTTATAAAATATAATTTTAATCCAAACTTTTCTTTCAATATATTCTCTTTTTTAAAGAAATTTTTTCTATCTCTTATTAAATCTTCACTTGCATTTCTACAACAAAAACTATTCGGTTTTATTTGGATTGCAATTTTTTCATTTTTTTCTTTATCAAATCCAATTAAATCAATTCCAAGATTACAATCTGTTGAAAAATCTACTTTATTACATATAATATTTTTTGATTCAAGATATTCTTTTATTTGATTTTCTCTATTATATCCTATCCATGTCATATATACTTTCTTTAAATATACCATTATCTTACAATCTCTTAATGATACATCATTTGAAAATTTATTGCTCGATTTTATAAGGTTATAATATTTTTCACCAATAGATAATATTCTTTCTATATCAACATTTTTAAAATAGTATTTTTCCCATTCATTATAATTACTTGGTTTGCATTTTTCAATTAGATCCATACACTTTCCAACTTTATCTGGTGTACCTAATCTGTTCATATCGAAAATAGCTTTATACTTTGCCATTTTAGATTTCAATCTAATATATTCTTGTTTAAATAATTTTATTTTATCTTTCATAATTAACCTTTATATAGTATACAGAATATTAATATACTACATAAAAAATTAATTACAAATTAATTTTATTCATTATCAATCCAATTTTGTATCATTTTTAAATCTTCACGACAAAAACTGTATTTTCTAAAATTATCTACTAAAATAGAACCTTTATAAAAATAATCTTTAAAATTCAAAAGACCATTATTTCTAAAATAAATAGTATTACAAATATGATCTGCCAATTTAATTACATTATTTTGATTTCTTACAAAATAATCATATTCAGTTTCTTCATCTTCTTTAAATGAAATTTGATTAACCATACATGTAATACAATAACCAAATTGTTCATAAATTTCTTCTAAAGTTGTATTTGTTTTTTCAATTGTATCATGTAACCATCCAGTACAAATCACATAAGTAAGATCATGAAATATTTTTGATTCATCATTAACAAAAAAACTTCTATAATTCCAATCCAAAAGTTTACTAACTACTTCTCTTGGATGTTCTATATACGGTGTAAATCCATCTTTTCTATATTTAGAACGATGTTTATTGGTAGCAAATATTTCTGCTTGTTTAATTAGTTCTTTATCCATAAACTAATCCTTCTTTTCATCATTTGTAAAATAAATTTCAATATCTGGAAATATTGGTCCAAAATCTTTATCCATTTCCATAAAAATTTTTCTATATGTTTCTACTCTTTCTCTTTCAAAGATTCTATCTTTTGCCAGAATTCTTAATTCTGCATAAGTATATACTCTTTTAGGGAAAAAATGATAGTATATTTTTTGAATTATATTCATTAAAATAGATCCATTTGTTCTATTCGTAGTCCATCTCTTATTTTCATAAGAATCTGTCCAAGTTCATTTTTCCCATTACCACCACATTTAGAGCAATAGCACACTCCCCATGTTTGATCGTGCCAATATGTTCCTTCCATTAAAAAAGCATCACCAGTTTTAATAAGTTTACTTTTAAATGGTTCATAAGAGAATTTTTCAGAACAAATTTCAAACATAACACGATATTTTATATTTTCCCAATCTTCTCTTATTATAATATTTCTACCTAATAATTTAGATTGAGAAGGGTTTAAATCTGCAAATATTTTTCTTACTTTTTTATTTGCAGATTTCTGCGCTTGAAAAGCAGCTTCGGAAGATGAATATGTTATACCATCATAAGTAATTATACATGGTTCAAAATTACTTAAAAATGCATATTCATCTTTAAACCAATTGATTAACTTTCCATTATTCATTTTCTTCTTTCATTTCCAATGGTTCATTATCTTTTCTATCCAAAAACTGAACTAAATTTGCAACAACAATCAAACGAGAACAATTTTCCTGATTGCTATTTTTCCATTTTTTCAACTTCAATCTTCCTTCAATAAGAACAAGTCTACCCTTTTTGAGATATTCATTACAATTCTTACCAAGTTCACCCCAAGCATCAATATCAATATAGTTTGTTTCAATTTTATCTTTATGTTTTGAATTTACTGCAATAGAGAAACAACACAATGTTCCATCTCCCTTCAAGTCCTTCAATACAGGATCATGAGTCAAATTTCCAACCAACATAACTTTGTTAAAACTAATCATCTTAATTTCCTTATAATTTATAATGTTTAATATTATTTCAAATAAAGTTAATAAATCAATATTGATTTATATGGATTGATTAACTTCCCTTTCATATTCAAAAATTCTTGTAAACAAATCACATTCATCTGAACTAAAAACAGGAATATTATCATCAATAATAAACTTATTTCTAGTTATTTCTTCATTATCTTTTCCCTTAATTAAAAAAGGTTTTTTATAAATGGCATATCCTCTTTTCTTTGGAGTATATAAATCATTCCAATTAATACCTTTTTGAAAACAAAGTTCTTGCTTATCACTAGAATTTTTGTTTTGTAATTCCTTGTGAGAATATAATGATTGTGCTAAACTTGAAATACTATTTTTTTCAGCATCTCTCTGTCTCCACAAAAAATAATTTTTAATTTCAAATTTTGGAAGAATGAATACTCTACTATCAAAGAACGCAGGAATATTTCTTTCAAATGGTGAATTTGTATTAAAAAAATATGTTGCCAATGACGAAGATATTGAAACCATTTTTTGAATTCTATTTTCAAACCATGCTTCCGAATTATTATTCTGATTATTTACAACCAAAAGACTTATTTCATCAGATTGAGTATAACCTAAAATACAACCTGATATATTTTCGCAAAGATATTTTGTGGTTTCTGACATGAGATTCATTAATCTATCATCAAACGGTTTAATACAACCAATTCTTTTTGTCCATGAATGAAAAGCCCTACCATCCAGTCTGATGATAATAGGAATTCTTCTTGTCATTTTTATATCATATGCTCTTTCGTACTCTTTCATTCGATCACTTAATGATGGCATAATTATTCTCCTTCACATTTAATAGATTCTTCTATTTCTTTCATAATGGTTCTTCTAGCAATAAATTCCATTGCCTTATTTCTATCTTCAATTTTGCAAAATGATAATATACAATTCAAATCGCAAATATAGAAATTTTTACTGTTTTCTTTTGTAATAATAAATTCTTTTTGATCTGTTTGAAAATCTACTTTATTATAATTTTCTCCAATTGCAAGATTATACCTCACAACACCATATAATTGATCTTGAATCATAATATATGTAAAGAAGTAATTATCAATATCATTGGCAACAACTGCTTCATTAATAATCTCAAAATCTGAATTCTCAGAAAATCCTAAACTTTTTATAATATTTTTGATACGTTGTTTTTTTATTGTACAGTCAAGTATAATATAAGATTTATCAAACTTTAACAATGCTGAATGATTTTGTTTATCCTTAGTTTTTATACTATGATAAAAATGCGGATGTGTATTTTTAAAATTTTTATGATAAAATATTTTAATATACTTGCTTACAGGAATATTTAAATTATTTTCTCTATTGATAGTATCTTTTGTTAAATCGATTCTAAGCGGACGAAGTGCTGACAAATCGTTAACAAGAACACACAATGTAGAAAATTTAAATCCTGTATCAAAATTAACAGTTTTTATATTACTCCGTCTAAACAAAAAATCAAACATTTCGTCAACCTACTTTTTATTATTTATTTCTGCTTCTTTAAATATAATATAACACAAAAAAGTAAAAAGGCAAGCAATTTTTCTAAAAAAACATAAAAAAATCCAGCTAATTAGCTGGATTAAAAATAAAATAAATAATTTTAATTATTTTTGTATTTCAATCATTGAATTAACGCCTTCACGAATTCCTACTAAGAATTGAATACCTTCTTCATTTGACATAAATGAATCATTAATCACAGTTGCAACTTTATCCAAAATATCATTAGAAATAGAAACTAAGATCTTTTTGTCGGCTTCACTTAATTCCTTGCTATTAATGCAATCATTAAGTTTTGATTTTAATGTATCATAAGATGCTACAAGATCATCCTTACTATTTATGGTATTAACAAATACCCAAAGTTCTTCAACTTTTTCTTTAAATTCTTTATCTTTACCTTCACTTACTTTTACATAAGTAATATAAAGTCCTTTGCCAGCAATAATACCAGTATTTTCTGGTGTAAAGATACTTGAACAACCTGTAACTAAAAACAACATACCAATAGCGATCAACATTAATAAACTTTTCATTATTATCTCCTTTTGTTTATTTTTTGAAATTAATAATATGGATTATTAATTTTCTTTTTTTATGTCATCTAATGTAAAAATTTGTATGTATTTTTTCTTAAAACAAATTTTTCTTGTTGACATATTTTCATGTGCAAATTGCACTACTTTTTCTTCTCTATAATAAATTTCATCATCTATTTCTTTTGTATATTTCTTAATGTAATAATCAGTAATTTGATTTGCTCCATTAAATGAAATAACAAAACATTCACTATCTTCATTAAAATTAATATCTGTTACAACAAATTTAGTATCTCGAATTAAATTATTTTCTAACCTTATAGAAGATACTTTTGAAGCAAAATATTTATTCCAATAAGAAAGTTCTTTTGATGAAATTATTTTTTCTATTGTTTCAATACCATCAAATAAAATTGGTATTTTTCGTTCTATATCTTTATAGAAAGATTCTACATTAATAATGCTATCGAAAGAATCAATAACATAATATTCAACTATATTCATACTTAACCTACTTTGTTTTATATTAAATGCCCTTAAACGCTATTTTTAGCGATATAGAGCCTACTTAATAAATGGTGACTGTAAAGGGAATTGAACCCTTACCAAAGCATTTAGAGTGCCTTGCGCTACCATTAACACCATACAGTCAAAAAAAGAGATTAGATTTTATAAAATATTGTTTTCACTTTATTTTTCTTAATTTCTAATCTCTTTGTTTATTATGCAAGTTTTAAATGTTTAAATATTTCTTCATTACCTAATGTTGCTATCGATGTTATTTCATTGCCAATATCAGGTTCTCTAAAACAAACATAATCAATTTTTTTTATTTCAAGTTTATTTATCCATCTTAATAATTGAAATTCACTTTTTACTTTAAGAAAAATAAGTGTTTCATTTTTCCACTAATCAGGATATCTTAATGTCCATTTAGCAACTGCATGTGCTCCTTGAACAAATCTATAAGAGGTTTCTAAATCTTCTCTTACTAATACAAAAAGTTTACTCATTTGATGTAATTTCCTCTTTTTTAATATCAATTGGTTTATATTTTTCAACCAATTTATTAATAGTAAAAAAATCTACTTCTGTTAACTTGTTTTCATCACGAACATTTTTTTCTATTTGTTCATAACTTCTTCCACGTAATAATCCATATGCAATATGCATTAATCTTAAACTAAACCTTTCTTGATTTAACAAAAGAACTGCTTGATATGGTTCTACTGTTCTATCTCCTTTGAAGTTTACAGTTTTTCTTTGATTTTTAAGATTTCTAACTTTTAAAGAGGAATCTTTAATATTTTTTTTAAGTTCTGCAATATTTTTCATTTTTAAGTCTCCTTTATTTGTAATAATTATTTTTATTTTTGCAGTATTAACTTTCAGAATGATTGTTAAAACAAAAATATTATTACGGAGGCTTTTTATATGTATTCTACATCATAATACAACTTTTTCCTTTTTTTATAACAAACACTTCATGTGTTTATTTTTATTATATAATACAATATAACACATTTTTTCTTTTTGTCAAGACAAAAATATAAAAATATTTATAAATCTTATTTAGTTATAAAATATTAAAATGGCGGTATAAAAAAAGATCGAACATTTTTGTTCGATCTAAGGTTTGGCGGAGGAAGAGGGACTCGAACCCACATACGCTTTTAAACGTAAACTGTTTTCAGGACAGCGCCAATACCAATTATGGTTTATTCCTCCATAAAAATGTTGCCATAACAATCTATTTTTATTATAGCAACATGGCTGGTGTATACCTATGTATATTACCTGAAGAAATTACTTTATATTTAAAAAATATAAAACACGTGTATTCATTTCTTAATCAATTTATTACACCAACAATCTTTTGATTTTAGTAACATACTACGGTATAGATATTTCAAAGAACATCTTGGTGGAATATATGGGACTCGAACCCATAACATCCTGCTTGCAAAGCAGGTGCTCTAGCCAATTGAGCTAATACCCCAATAAAAATTTAGTCAACATCAAATCCAGCAATATCACAACTTCCTTGATCACCAGAACTACCACAAGCAAATTTTAAAAGTTTGCTTTCTTCTAAAACTGGTTTCTCATACCCAAAAATATTCTTATCCATTGCAATCTTCTTTCTTCTATCTAAATGGTCGGGGTGAGAGGATTTGAACCTCCGACAACCTGCTCCCAAAGCAGGTGCGCTAGCCAGACTGCGCTACACCCCGTTATCTCAAAAAACTGGCGACTCGTATGGGACTCGAACCCATGACCTTCAGATCGACAATCTGATGCACTAACCAATTGTGCTAACGAGCCATTTTATTATATAACTTAATATACACTACTTTTTATATTTGTCAAGTCAATAATGAGAAAAATATAAAAAAATATTAACTTTTTAAAAAATCTTTCTAAAATGGTCCGACGAGTAGGACTTGAACCTACAACCCGATGATTATGAGTCATCTGCTCTAACCGATTGAGCTATCGCCGGAACTAATCTTTAAAATGGTGGGTCAGGTTGGATTTGAACCAACTTACTCAAACCAATACGACTATTTGTTATGAGGCTGGATTTACAGTCCAGTGCCGTTACTGACCCATATAAGGTGGAGTCACCAACTCCTGTTCTTTGCTCACAATACGATTCAAAGCGACTTCGGTTGAAAGTCTACCTTTCACAATATGTTTTTTCGTATACGTCCAAACAAATTGCTTTCTTGCTTATTGCATTGACATTTATTATTTGGAGCGAATGATCGGAATTGAACCGACAACAACCAACTTGGAAGGATGGTGCTCTGCCAATTGAGCTACATTCGCAATAAATCTGGCGGAGGAGACGAGATTTGAACTCGTGAGCCGCTTATTAGGCGACTACCTCTTTAGCAGAGAGGCGCTTTAGACCAGCTCAGCCACTCCTCCATAATGAGATAATATTTTAACACGACATCTCAACCGTGCCATCTGAATATAGTTTCTATATTCAAATGTTTCTCCCCATCAGCCACCCTATCGACTATATTCAAAATGGTAGCGGAGGCAGGACTCGAACCTGCGACAACAAGATTATGACTCTTGTGAGCTACCCCTGCTCTACTCCGCAACGTAATCTTTTATTTTTTGTTAAACTGCGCACCAAATCCCGCCCTATAAAGTGCCTCTGCGTAATTACCCTTAACAATCATAGCCAATCCCGAACCAATCAACCATTCTTGTTCCCATATAATTAACAGAATAACAGAAATGTGGCTCCAACGGTAGGACTCGAACCTACAACCCCCAAGTTAACAGCTTGGCGCACTACCATTGTGCTACGTTGGAATGTTTTATTCAATTTTCAATCAGCTTTTCTTATTACAAAACTTAATATAACACATATTTTTAAAATGTCAAATCAAATTTTGAATTTTTTTAAAACTTTTTTTCAAGCAACTAGCTTTTCTTTGTTTCAATACTATAATATACACCATTAAAACTAAAAGTCAAGCCAATGAATAGAAAAATATAAAAAAAAGTTAAAAATACTATTTTGTATATTCACTTATTTCTTTTATTACTTCATTTTTGCAGATTTCAAACAACATTTCTTTTGAGATAGGATTAAAAACAAAAAACATTTTATTATTTTGATTGTAATAAAAAATTGTTTTACTATATATTGGAATAATTGAGTTTGGATATTCAAATGAAATACAATTATCTTTTATTTCGTTGGTTTTATTATTAAACGAGTGAACAACAATATCAATTCCATTACAATTATAAATAATAAAATCTAAACCTTTAGGTTTAAAATAATATTTATTGTAACATTTATTTATATCATCTATTAAATCTTCTATTTTATTAGGAATAAATATTGGTTTACATTCAATATCAAATATTTTGACAATATCATTTAATTTTATGTCATTATTGTTGACAATAATTTTTTCTTTATCAATATTAATTACTTCTAATAATGAATTAACTTTTTTTCTTAGCTTTATAATTTCATTATATTCTTCGCTATTTTCAGTTCTAATATCTTCTTTTATTGTATTGTTTGATTGTTCTTCATATTCACCCATAACAAATTTTTTAGGAGTAAAGAATGATATTCGATTTTTAACAATATTTTTTGAAAAATCTTTATTTATATTTAGTGGTTGTATCATACTTTCAGCTAATTTTTTTCTATTCATTGAAATAAAATCCTACAATTAATATAAAAAATCCAGTGACAACTAGGAGGTGTTGTTATCACTGGATTTGGTTATGTCAAAGGTTTACTTAGCCAAATCAGCTTCAACCTCTGCATCAATTTCTGTATTGTCTGACAAAAGTGTCGGAGTCCCCAATACTTCTTCATTCAATTCAATAACATTTTCCTGGAAAGTGTTATCTTCTTCCAATTTTGCAAGGTAAGGAACATCGTCACCACCAATAGCTCCACTAATTGACTGAACAATATCATTGTGCAACTGAATGTAGTGCTTACGTGCCTTCTGCTTCTGTAATTCACATTTCATAACAGAAATATTTGAATTCATAACTTTCAAGCCATTTAAAAGTGCTCTCTGTTTATGATTAAGACTCTGAATGGTTTCATCAAGAGTTTCAATCTGTGACTCAATTGACTTTTTAATCTTCAAAAGAGAGTTCGCCTCAATTTTTGCCAATTTTACATCTTCTTCGCTTGCACCACTTGCGATTAAATCTTTGATTTTCTGAATCTGTGCATCATAATCACCAGCTACTTTAGCAAACCTTTTGGTTGCCTTTTCTTTTTCTTTTTCCAACTGTGTAATGGCAACCTTTGTCTCTGCACATTTCTCAATACCAGTCTTTACTCTTCCTTCCAATGCCTGAACATCTTTTGTTGCCAATTCGACAATCCTTGTTTTTTCGATTCGCTCAGCCTTTTCATCAATGGAACATGAAGCCACACGACCAAACTTGGAACAGAAATTTTTGATTGATTTCAACAAACCCATTTTTAACTCCTTTTGTTATATTGGTTGGTTTCTAAAATATAATATACCATAAAAAAACAAAAATACAAGTTCTTTTTATGTAAAAATTCGCTTTTTTTATTAAAAAACATTTTAAAGCGAATATTTACAATTAATTTCTAATTAATCATCTGCACTTTTTCTATTAAATCCAAGTGTTTGAGCTTTATCAACAGATACAGATCTATATTGTGTAGTATAAGAATTCAAAGCATTTGTAACAGCACTCATTCCACCTGCGTTGTTAGAAAAATTTAAACAACGATTTGAAGAGAATCCATAACTAGTGCCATTTGTAAATGCATCTTGATTAGCTCCAAGATAAAGAAAATCCCATTTATATTTATTTGTTTGATGATCAATTTTGCTTTTTATTTCATTTGTATCAGTAAATTCTTTACTGTAATTTTCTTCACCATCTGTTAAAATCATAAATAATACTTTTTCTGGACGTTCATCTTCATCCATAGACGCAAGTTTTGTTCCAACTTCATCAATAGACATACCAATGGCATCATTTAATGCTGTCCAACCAGAACATCTATATTCTGCCATTAAATCTGAAACATCAGAAATATCTTTAAAATCAACAATTTTTTTGACAGTTGTGGAAAACTGATAAACATCAACAGTAACTTTACCTGTTAATTTTTTTTGTTCTTCCATAAAATTGTTAAAACTTGCTTTAGTTTCTGATTCTACACTACCCATAGAACCTGATGCATCCAATACTATACATATATGTGTATAATCTTTTTTCATTTTTTCTCCTTTTTAATCCATATTTCAGGATATTGTTTGATTTTTAAACTTTGTGGAAAATCTTTTATTAATTTTCCACTTTTTAATTATTTATCTTCTTTATTGTAAACAATCAATTGTAATTTTGGAAAACATTCATGAATATTATTCACAAGTGGATTAATGAGTGTTTTATCAAAATTATAAGAAATTACAACACAACCTTCTGATTCAAATACATTATCCATAATAGATACATTAAGAATTAATGATCTCATATTAACATCAAGAAGAATTGCAATGAACATTTGTTCATCTGCATCTTTAATATCTTTTAATGCAATTTCATTTCCAGATTTTTCCACGGTTATATCATTAAGCTGTAAATTAAACCTTATGTTACTATAACCAATTTTTGCAATACCTTTATTAATATTTTTTATTGCTTGCTTAAATTGTCTTGACATTTTATTATCTTTTTCTGCAATATCCATTTGCCATGCAATAAAAGAAGCTAAGACAATAAATTTTTGTGAAACTTCAAATTTATTAAGAACAATTAAGCAATTTGCATATCCTAATGTTCTATCTGTGAGAACTTCATTCTCTTCCATTTTGACCTGTGTAAAATCATATTTTGATTCATCATTATAATAGAGAAATACTGGAAGTTTTACATCTTTATCTTCTTCTTTTGTTCCATTAAATGCTTTTTCAAGTTTAGATGCATATTTTGTAATATCCTGACGTTTATCCATATCATCAGTGTCTATCCTTGCGTTTGTATAAACACGTGTAAAATTAAATGTTTTATCATTAAACTTTACACAACCACTCATCGAAATCTCTACTTCATCTTTTGGCAGATCAATTCTTCTACCATGTCCTTTTGCGAATGCTCCTGTATATCCACCAAAAATAGTACCAGCGGCATCAACTATATCATAATTATCTGAATAGTTAATTCCATTGTGAAACTTAATGTAATTTTCTCTCCATCTGATGTATTTAAGCATTTCAAACTCCTTTGTTTGCTATATTATTGTTATTACTATCCTTCAACATATTATTTTCTTCTCTTAACTGTGCATTTTCTTTTTCTAATGTTTTTATCTTTTTAGTTAAATGTTTACAAATAAGAAAAACAAAGAAAATAATCCATATTGCAAGAAAAATTAGAGATATTGTTAATATTTTCATTCATTCTATCCTACAAATTTAAAAAATCTTCTACTGATATAATATTCACACCATATTTTTTTGCTTTATTAGTTTTACTGCTGTTACTATTTATATCAGCAACAACTAAATAAGTTAAATTACTAGTAACACTTGAAACAGGAGTAATATTTTTTGTTTTTGCAATATCTTCATAATATTTTCTTGGATGATCCATTGCACCAGTAAAACAAACAGTCTTTGAACTTTTATCTTTTTGTTTTGCAGTAATAATTGCGAAACATTTTCTTAAATTATCAATATATTCTCTGTTGTTTGAAATATAATCAACAATTTTATTAGCAGTTATTTCTCCAATTCCTTTTACTGAAACCAATAAATTAGGATCGTTATTTTCTAATATTGTTAAAAACTGATATTCATTTAAAATAAGTTTAGCTACTTCTGTCCCAAAATCTGGTATATTCAATGCAGTTAAGAATTGATATGCTTCAATTACTTTATGTTTAGTTATTTCTTCAATAATATTAGATGATGTTTTTTCTCCAAATCCTGCATTAATTAAATCACAATAACTAAGATTCATAAAGTCAATAAGATTTTTTACATTACATTTTTCAATAATCTTCTTTATAGTTGGAATTCCTACTTTTTCAATTCCAATAGTTCTAATTGAAAACAATAATTTTCTTACTATCTTTTCTAAACATAAATCATTTGTACAAATAATTTCTGGTGATACTACTTTTAATTCACCACCACAACAAGGACACTTATCAATAAATGGATTAATTCTTTTTGATGCATCTTTATTTTTAATTACAGAAATAATATGGGGAATAACATCTCCTGCTCTTTCAACAATAACATCATCACCAATCATTATATCCATATTAACGATATTGTCATAGTTACTTAAACTTGCTCTTTGAATAGTGATACCATTAATATCAATTGGTTTTAAAATGGCTACTGGTGTTAAACAATTTTTACCAAATGACCATTCTATATCAATAATTGTTGTTTCTCTCTGTGGATTACTGAATTTAAATGCTACTGCATTTCTTGGATGATGAGCTGTTGTTCCAAGAGATTCTCCATATTCTTTATCTTCTAATTTTATAACAATTCCATCCATAGGATATGGAAGATTTATAATATGCTCTACAATATTTTCCCATTCACTTCTAAAATCAGATTTTTTAACTCTAAATGAAACTAAATTATAATCAACCAATGTTAATTTAGCATTTTGGTTTTTAAAAAATGTTATATCATCTGTACCCATAATTCCAGCAGTTGCATTTCTAGGATTTTTATAACATTTCTTAGTACTTGGAGAAACTATATTAGAAAATATATTTTTGAAATCATCTTTTCTAATTAATATTTCACCGAGAAGATTATCGATATTTTCAGCATTCGTTTCAATGTTGATAATTGGTAATTTATTTGAAATATTTTCACCAATAAATCCATTTCCTCTAGTACTTAACACATTATTTTCAAGGTGTGCAGAAATACCATCATATTTTGGTTGAATAAGATAACATTCATCTTCATTTCTTGATTTCTTATCTACCCAATTGAACAAATCTTCTTTATCATATATTTTATCTAATGATAACATTGGAACAACATGACTTACTTTTCCAATAGAAGAAACGGCTTGTTCATTCACTCTATTAACAAGTTCATTTTCTGGATCTAATTGTCTTAATTCTTCAACATATAAATCATATTCTTCATCAGTGATTTTAGGATTACCACTCCAATATAACTGATCATTACTTTTTATGATTTCTTCTAATTGATTAATTCTATTCATGTTTTTTCCTTAATTTTCCAATATATTAACATAATATAGCATAATAAGTGAAAATATCAAGCTATTTTTAAAAAGAAAAATCAAAATCGAAAAGTGGCAATTGAACAGTTCCATCAACTTCTTTATGTTTTTTATATGCAGTAATTAAAGAACCCATTGTTAACCATTCACTTTTATATAAGTGAAAACTCTGATTACCGCCTCTTATAACAAAACCACTTTCAAATTCTAATTCTATATTAACTTCACTTCCTTTTAAGATTAATTTACTTCCTGTTCTATAATAAATTTCTAGTATGTTTGGAAATGCTGCAAAAAACAATCCAAATTTAAGTAAAAACATCGACTGGTTTAAGATTTTATATGGTTGAGCAGGAATCTGAAATTCATCTCTTCTAAAAACATACACTCCTTTAGTTTTTAAATAAAAGTCAAAATTACTAAATTTGATATGATTAATTATATTATTTTCTTTAATCGTACTTATATATTGCCATCGTTCATTTGTCTCTGGATTTAATTCTCTTGTAAAATTATTATCTTTCCATAACGTAAAAAAATGACTACTCTTTTTTCCGAAAAAAGAATTTGAAATAGTAATGGCATTAATCTGTGGTAAAGCAATAAAAAATGCTTTTGCTATGATAGAAAACTGTTCTTTTGTTAAATCCATTTTTAAACCAAATTGTTATAATTTACTAAATAATCATAAAGATCATCTTCATCTTTAAATTTAAATACTGTTCCAGCTTTTTTACCTTTTGTATGCTCGATAGTAAAATTTCTTTTACCATATTCATTTTCATAAATAAACCAATTTATTGTTTCATATTTATCATTCATTTCTCTTTCAAGAGATGAAATTAACTTATTATTTGAATTTGACAATAGACTAATTATATTACTGTTTATGTTAAATCCAACTTCAATTAATTTATCAATATTTTTGTCTATTTCTTTAATGTCAGAAAATCTTTGTTTAAATTCTTCTTTACTAAGCATAGTATGTTCTCCTTAGAACTTATTATTTAATAATTTAATATACACCAATTATATAAAAAGTCAAATAAAAAAACAGGAACTTTTTATAAAAAGTTCCTGTTTAAAAAAGATATTATTAAAATTACTTTATGTATTTACTTAATACATTCATAATTCTACTCATAATAGTTCTTGAACCTAAAATTTCTTTCATTTCCTGATAATCTTTACGTCCATTACTATCACTTGATCTTAATCTTGAAAGAGCTTTGTCTACCATTTCTTCTGGTGTCATTCCTCTGAATTTTTGTTCTTTCAACTTTTTAAGAATATTACGATCAAGTCTTCCAATATAATCTACTAAATATTCTAATATATCAACATATTTAGCCTGAACAGCTACATGTAATACATTAGCACCATTCTTATTAACTAAGAAATCAATAGTATGTTTTAAATCTCCTTCTAATAAACCTTTTAATCCAACTAAATTACCAGATATTACAAAATTATACATCTGATTTGTTGAATCAAATTGTTTATTTTTAGGTCTCTTATTATTTGCAACATTTAAGAAATCAATAATTTTCTTGATATTTGGAGTTTGAACTTTATCATATGCAATATCAAGTGCTGATTTGAAATCAATTTTTTCTCCACCAATATTCTTATTAGGATTTTTAAACATCTTAATAATATCATCAGCAGAAAAATCGTATTCAATCATTAACATCAATGGTGTAAATCCATCTCTATTTGATAAACCTAAACCTTTTTGTGTTTTAGAGAAAATAAGTAATACTAAATCTCTATTCTTTTCTATGATAGCAAGCATCATGGCAGTATTACCATTTTCATCTTGTAACATAAAATTAGTATCTTTATCATTTATTAAAATTTTTGCAAAATCATATTTATGATTTTCTATACAAAAATGTAAAGGATATGTAGAATTGACATCTGCACCTTTTCTTACACAAGATTCTAATAATGTTCTATTATCTTTTTCGACACATATTTTTACAAGTGTTTTACCTGCTAATTTTCCTGATTCAAATACTTTATTTAAAAATGCACCAGCATTAATTAATGCATCTAATGCTTCATCATTATTTTGGTCTAAACATGCTTCTAAAGCATTATATCCATTTACTTCTTGTTCTAAATTTATTTTTCTACTACTAATAAAATCTTCTAAAACAGAATTCATTCTATTATAAATAGCATAAATCAATGGTGTTACATTAGAATACATTACAGTATTAAAATCAAGTCCTGCGTCTAAGAACATTTTAATTATAGCACGATGTCTTGATTGCATAGCTTCAATAATAACTTGTTCAGATATTTTAACTTTGCCTTCTGATGTTAAAAATTTAATAGTATCAAGATTTGAATCTTTAATTGCATTCTTAAAAATCAAATTGAAATCTTCTTCTGTTATATTGATTCCATAATTTATCAATAATACTATTTGTGATTTAGTTGAGCAATAATGTAATAACCCATTACCTCTTTCATCTTTTGCATCAATATTAGCTGTTGGATTATCCTTACTTTCAACATAAAGTTCTGGATTAGTTTCGCTAGGAACATAAGATAACATCTTTTTAAATAATGATTTTCCGCTATTACCTCTTTTGAAAGAATTAAACAACAATTTAATAACATTCTTTTTATTTAATGTAATGCCATTTGAAATTTCACTATCTGTTGCTTTAACAAATTGTTTTTCATCAGTTATTACATCAACTAAATCATCACCATCAAATTTCATTCCTCTTTCTTTTAACTCTGCGACTAATTCATTATAACGTTTATTATCATTTGATACGAATGATTGTTTAACACAATCTTTAATAATATTAACATCATTTGTTTTAAATATTTCACTTATTGGATAATAAGGATACATAACATCCCAATTTCTACTTTGACCATATCCACTTGTAAATATACATCTTCCACCATTTTCTTTTTTAATTAAATCATAAATAAGTTTCCCCAATGTTTCATCAATTGGTTCTTTTTTACCTTGACTTGGATCAGAAAATTGGCTACTATTAAAGTTAATTAAATAATAAGGTTGGTATTTAACCATAACTAAATAATAAGGTGCTCCATAATTATCCCAAAATGATTTAGATTTTACGCACCATGTAATACCTGGCTTATCAAAAAGTTTAACTGATTTAGCATAATCTGTTAATTTTAAAATAACATATTCACCTGCTTTACCAACTTTTTCAAATCCTTCAATAGATTTTTCATTAGCTTTTTGTAATTTAATGTATGGTAATACAACATCATTCAATGCAGAGAATGTTTTATACTTATGGAAATCTTGTTTATTATTATCTAAGAATTTTTTATATTCTTTAAAGTTTTTGCAACTTGTTTCAATTTCAAAATATGATTCATCACTTAAAATGTCAATGTTATTATCACGAAGAACAGAAACAATCCATTTGTAAACAGGAACATCATCTTTTTTATTAGTAAAGTTTTTTGCAATTTCCTGAACTCTTTCTTCAACCTGATTCATAAAAGGTTGAAGTTTTTGTTGTAATTCAACTACTTGTGATTCATTAAGATCTTCATAAACATTCAAGTTAAATTCATTTTTAATTATTTGATCTTCATAGAATGTTTTTAATGAATTACTCCATTTAGCAGCAACTATCTCTCTTGCGACTCTAAATATTTCTCTAGATAGCATATTTTTCTCCTTGTATATTTATCGAAATTATTTTAATTATAATATTTATAAAATTTATTTAAAATAAATCTTATATCCTTTATCCATAAAGAAATCTTGTGTATCCTTTAGGATCATTGGATTTAGTTCAATTGTAGTTGATATATTTATTTCAAGAGGAAAAACATTACTAAAATAGTTAATTACAACAAATTTATCTGTTCTATTAAATTCTTGTAAATATTCATTTACATCTTTTTCTAAAACATTTGTAAGTTTTTTAGTAACCTTTTCAATAATTTCAGAATTTTGATCTTTTATATTTAAATCAGGAAATTCTTCTAACAAGTTAAATTCAATATTATTTAACCCTATATAAAATATAACGGATTTTTCCATAACTATACCTTTTTTATTTAAAAAAGATATAAAAAAAATGATGGTAATATAAAACTACCATCATTAATAAACATCAATTAATATCTATCAAGTATTTCTAATATTTTATTAAAATGCTTTGAATTGGCAATATCATATGGTGATTTTCCTCTTACCATAACATCCTTGCTTGCGCCCTTTTCTAAGAGAATTTCAACTACATCAGGCAAATTGTTTGAAACTGCTGACAATAACATATTATATCCAGCTTGATTTACTCTATCAAGGTCTTCTAATGCCTTTGTTCCTGCCCATTTTCTTATTTTGTTAACGGCTTCACCATTTTTCTTATTTAAAATAGCATCCATAATTTCAGGAAACTTATCTTTTACTTCTCTTATATTATCAGCTTTATCAACTTCATCTGCAATATCAATATCTGCTTGCTTCATATAAGTATATAATTCTGTTGCAATTCTTGTTTCTAACTTACTCATATTGTTTTGACTCCATTTCACCCCATCTAACTACTATTGACTGTTTATCATTTGTTTGATAAATAAAAACTTTACTTCTTCCAGCAATTTTTCTTAAATATTCAAAATATTTTATATCCTCTTCGGATGCAGTAAATATTGCTGATGTTGGCTCTGTGCTTGCTTTTGCAGCATCCAATATTTTTTGTTCAAACACCTCAACATAATAATCTTCTGCCTCTTGTTTAGCTATTTGATCTTTTATTTGACCAAGATAAGTACGTTGATTAGTTAATTTGTCTAATTCCTTCTTTAATTCCATTATATATTCTCCTTGTTTTATAAAAGAGAAAATATAAAAAATATCTTATTCATAAAACAAAACTACATCATTTATATCATCTTCGCCACTTTCAATAACAAATACTGCCTTAATACCTGTTCCACTATAATCAGCAACAAATTTTGCAACAGCTTGTTTTACTTCATCTTCATTAACATAGTATATGAAGTTAGGATTAACAACACGTATCTTTCTGCTTACCATATCACGAAATTCTTTTCGAGTTTTTTCATTTTTATTCATTTTAAATGAAAGAATACCCCAATCTAAATTTTGCAATATTTGCTTTTTTATATTTTCAGGTACATCAGAATGCATAACTTGATTTTTATTTTTAATCATATCTTCAAGACTATTAAACATTTTAACCTCATTAATATTTTAAAAAATGTAAAAGACAGTAGATGTCTTAATTAACATCTACTGTCAAAGCTCATATTAAATATTGCAAGAGTCAAAGACCGTCTTACTTACAAAAGTAGTAAGATTTCTTCCATCGGCAGTTTTTCCTTTAAAAGCATAACGTGGTGACTTTTCAGTTCCATAAGTTACCTTTTCAGTGACTTCTGCTTCAACCTTTGCCTTTGCTTTAACATCATAAAAACTATATTTCATCTTTTTTCTCCTTAGTTTTTTATTTTTCTATGAAAAATGACAACCATTGTCATTTACATCTAAATTATTTTTTATTAACTTGTTCTTCTTAATCTCGGAAAATCATCATAAATCCTTGTTTGAAATCCGCATCCTCTAAATACCATGTTTACATATGATTCATCATCAGTATATAACCTAATTGAATTCCATTGCATGAATTTAATTTTCTTTACAATTGGAAATAATGTCATGATAGCATCACAAATCCATCTCATATTTATTTGTGTTCCACTATATTCAACTTTGTTCTCCAATTTACAATCGCTTCTTTCCCTAAAAACCAATCCGTTTGAAATATCTTCAATTATAGAATCATCAGGAGATAAATCAATATCTGAAAGTTTAAGTGACGCTGCCATCCCAACAAAAGTTCCAAACCCTGCATTTTGAAACCTTTTTTGTCGTTCATTAAAAACAACATTATTATGTTTCCAGAATTGAATTATATATCCATCTTCAACACTTTTGCTCAATGTTACTTTTTGAATTTTAGGATATAATGTAAAAAACACTGAACATATCCTATAAAAATTATGAATATTTATTCTCATTATACAACCTTTTATATATTGTTATTATACATAATATAGCATACTTACACAAAAAGTCAAGTAGTACTATTACAATTCTGATTGATTTTTATAATTTTATCATCAATGACAGACATTAATTCTCTTTTTACTCTATCAATTAAATCAGAAAATTCAACCCCATTTTCATCTTCTTCATAAAATTCAATAATTGTTGCATCATTAGGTTTTAGTTTTTCAATAACCTTATTGAAAGTTTTAGTTGTCACTGGCTCATCTGAATTATATTGAATACAATTCACAGAAAATGTTCTATTTTCTTTATTCATTTCAAAAACTAAAAATCCTTTTGGAAATTTAATTTTATCATTTTTTTTCATTTTTCTAATATTATCTCTAACTAAAAACATACCACACCATTATTAATAAAAATCATCATAGTTTCCTTCATAATATTCAAATTCACCTGATTTTAGTTTATGAAAATTATCATTCTTCTTTTTTTTACAACTGTTAATTTTATTGTTATTTTTTCTAAAAAACTTTTTTAACACATCTATAATATTTTTTTTCTTTTTAACAGTTGACATGACTTTCCTCTTTCATTATTTAATGCCCTACTATAATATAACGCATATTACAAAAAAGTCAAGTCATATCAAATTTAATTTTCAACGACTTCTGGCTGTGCTTCTGGTGTAGGTTCCAAATCTCTCCAAACTCTACACATTTCTGTATAATCAGGAAGATAAGTAAAGTTTCTACTTTCAAGATATTCTTTGAATGTTTTCTTTAAAATATATCTATCACCAAAAAACAAGTCCATATTTATACTATCTTGTTTTACAAAATCACAAGAACCTTGAACAAGTTCAAATAAAGCCATAATGCTTTCATATTTCATATTACCTTTGAATATTCTAAATTCAATAGTATTTTGATTAATATTCAAACAGCTATATCTCCCAAATGAATTAGTTCCAAGATGTGAAAGTGATTTATCAGGAGAATATCTGGCATAATCACGACAATTTCTACGTGCAAATCTTCTAAAGGTTCTGCTAATGCGGTTAACCAGTGCATCTAATTTATTCACTTGTTCATTGTTAAAGTAATTTCTGTTCACATGAATATGAATTCCACAACAATCTGTATCATTAGATTTCAAACCTGCATTTTTTGCTTCGTTAAGCATTCTTTTCCAATATTCAGTAGTCTTATGAAATTCTAAAGTAGCAGGATGACATACAACTTCTACTGATGGTTCATCAAGACTACCATCATATTTACCATAGAAAAAACTATAACCTAATTTTTCATATTTTAATATCTTTATAGCAAAATCATCAACTTCTTCCAAAGAATTACCATCTGCCATCTCTAATTCCATTCCCATAGTCAAAACATTGCTTGAACCGACACCACCTCTAAATATTGGAATGGGTTTAAAACTATAATCTAAAATTCCATCTGTATCAAAAGAAGAATTAACAAGACACTTGTTACATGTAAATCCATACGGAAAATTATGACTATTATTCTCTACAACAATTGATTTATTGCAATCATTACAACAATGCACCATACTTCTTTTACAATTATTGCAAATCTTTACTTTTTCGCCATTTCGATAAGCAACATAGAGCCGACTACCGTCTCTATCAGCTCTACAAATATTACATTGCGCCATAATAAAATATCCCTTATATTAATTATTAGAAAACTCTTCTATACAATCTTTACACCTAACAAGCCACTTATTATCATCTTTAAGTTCTCTATTAAACAAAGTACATTCCCAATACATCCTACCACTAGCATCAAACTTGACGCTACTCATATAAGGACACGGCACACCATCACCACTAAACATTTTTTTAGAACATGTTTTTTGATTGCTTTCAAAAGAAAGATGGTTTTTGGCATTCTTCATAATAGAAAACTCCTTTTTGGTTTCGTTATAAAATAATATAGCATTAAAAATAAAATTTTCAAGACTAAATAATAGAAAAACCATTATTTTTATACGAAATAATAAGATCATTTAAATTATATGGAGTGAAATTATTGGTATCAGTTCCAATATCTATCTGATTTATTTTATTACTTACTTTTCCATGAACATGACCATAAATATATAATAAATTACTATCTATATTTTGACTCCATATTGGTGGACGATGTGTAAATAAAATTTTTACATCAGATAAAAACATGTAACTTTTATATTTTATCCATTCAAACCCAAGTTCTTTATATTGCGTTTTTGTTAATCTATCATGATTACCTTGAATAAGATATTTTTTACCATTCAATCTATCTATAATTGGTTTCAAATTTTCTTGTTTACCAAATCCTAAATCACCTAAATGAAAAACAATATCATCTTTTCTAACACATTTATTCCAGTTTTCAATCATAATTTCATTCATTTCTTCAACTGTTTCAAACGGTCTATTACAATATTTTATAATATTTTTATGATTGAAATGTGTATCTGCTGTTATCCAAGTTTCTATCAAAATTCTATTTCCTCTGTTTTATCCATCTTTTTATTATTATTAAATTCAACTATTTTTTCACAATTATTTATCAACTCATGAACAGATATATTTCTTTTCATATTATAAATATCTTTATGTATCCAATGAACATTAGTTTCAATAAATCCTTGTTTATTGTCAATCATATCTAATATTGCAGTACCATTAAAATCATTAATATGTAGAAATGGAATAATTCTCCAACCTGTTAATGCACATTTAAATTCTTGATCTTTAAATATTTGGCAAACATAATCATAGCTAATTTCAAATTTTATATTGTTACATTGAGCCATTTTTTTAATAGCTTCAAAATAATCAACAGTTATTTGAGAATTTTTTTGTATATATTCATCTGTATATATACCGCATACTGAACAAGATAACTTATCTTTTAGTTGCCAACGATATAATAGTTCTTCTCTACCACAAGAACATATACATAACAAAATATTTCTATTCTTTTTTCTCAATAATTTATCAATATAAAGACTACCATGATAAGTTCCTAACAAATCATGGTAAGAAGGCAAAATATTTTCTGTTGATGGTAAATTTGGTTCAAAACCATCAAAATATTCAGTGTCGTTCATTTATACTTCCTCTGTTATCTTTCCTTAAATTTAAACAAAGAATAGTTTATTAAAGTTTTATAATTTTCTATATCCTAATTTTTCAAAAATATTAGATGCAGCATTTAAATCACTACAATGAATTAATTTGGTAAATCCAATATATGCTTTATTTTTACCACCATATACCATTAAATCAAGAGGATCTGGTACAATTATTTTATTTTTGAATATATAATCGTTTTTGCTTATGTCCTTAATAAACTCTCTTATAATTTCTTCTGCACAAACATGTATTCCACCAATGCTAATTCCAGAACTATCTTTGAATATATATAATTCTATATTAGTTCCAAATTCACTTGTTTCAATACTATATTTCTTTATATAGTTACCAGTTTCTCCTTCTACAACACTATATAAAGACATAGCTATCTTTTTTAATTCTTTTGTTAAATAAGCCATTTTAAATTCCTTTTTAACATTAAAGAAATATAAAAAATAGCATTAATTTTTTAACATTTCAATAAAATTATTAGATGTTTCTGTAAAATGTTCAAATAATTCTTTCTTTAATTCTGACAAATTATCTTTAATTTCATCCTTAGTAGGATTTAACAATACTGTTAAAATTCCAATAGGAAAACTATTTAACGGACAACTACAATCATCTTCGATATAAGTTCTTTTATTTAAATGTTCTAAATTAAAAATACATTTATCCTTATCAATTCTATTTAAAACATCTTCTATAAAACATCCATCTACTTCTCTATCAAATCTTTCTGATAAAACTAATACTGATTTTCCATTGATCTTGATTTCTTTTATTTTATAAATAATTGTAGCAATGTGATTCTTAATATCCATTGCATTAAATACAATAAAATTATCGTTTTGAATAACTTCTTTTTCAGTATTAGTTATGCTATTGTCAATAGGAATATTTTCATCTCTTACTCCTTTGACCTTGTTAACAATTGAACTAAATAATCCCATATTTAAAACTCCTTTTAATGTTTATTCAAATCGTTCTTAAATATAGAATTAATATAACACCATTTTCTAAAAAAGCAAATTAATTTTCCAACAATTTTTTAACAAGATAATAAATATCTATTTTTTTCATTATATATATTAACTTATCTTTGTCAAGTTTTTCCATTTTTTTCAATTCTTTTTGAATGGATTCAATACTTAATGTTTTTATTCTATAAGCATTATTACTAGCACTATTGATAACATAATTTGGTATAGTCATATCATATTTGACATAAAATCTACATAACCTTAACAAACTTTTAGGCTGATTATAAAACAATTTATTTGGATTTCTTTTTGGAATTGTTCTAAGTATTCTTTTTTTAATGTCTTTTATACCAAATCCAGTCAAATCAATTATCTTACCTGTCATAACATCTTTATATAATGTATTGATTGTAAAATCTCTTTGTAAGCAATCATCCATAAGACTGCCATATTCATATAACTTTGGTAAACCACTATCTTCTGGATATCTAACTTTTACAGTATCGGATATATCAATATCAGCACCTTCAACATCAAAAAAATGATTTCCAAATGAAATATCTTCTAAAAACTTTATGTTATAGGTAGGATAATTAATATTTAATTGCTCTATTTCAACAGCATTATTAAATATATTTTTAAAATATTTACTTAATAATGCTGAACCATTTTCTTTTTCTATAACTAAATCTAAATCATTAGATAAAATTCCCATTACTTCATCTCTAACATATCCACCTGATATATAAACATCTCTTTCAAAAATAGTATCTTGAAATAATATTGGTAATAATTTTTCTGTTTTTTCTTCTTGTTCACCTGCTATTTTTGAATCATCAGATAATATTATATTATCATCAGCTAGTGTATTATTATTTGTATGTGACATTAAAAACTCCATTTTTAAAAAAAGAAAATTATAAAAATTTTTAAGTAAAACAATTAAAAATACCAGATTGAAATAATCTTTACTAATTTCATCCAATCTGGCATCTTTTATTATACTCTCATATCATGATATTGATTGTAACATTTTTGACAAATTTCTTTTTCTTTTGATTCATCCTTTTTTAAATAGTTTTGACCACATGAAATACAAATACAATTTTCATTTGGATCTTCTGATTCTTCACTACCATAAAAACAATCATAACAAAAGTTTTTGGTAGCCATGTCATCATCATCAAATATTTTCCCACAACCTTGACAAGTTGATTTAAGATATTGTTCTTCACAGTCAGAACAAATTACTTCTCCATTATCAAATATACTATAATGTCTTTTATATTTTTGACAGTATTCACAAAATTCTTTACGTTTTCTTTTCTTCTTTTTAGAATATCTTGATTGAAACCTCTCGCTAGGCAACAAACCATAACCATCATCATTCCAAGAACTATATGATGATATTAATGAATTGCACCTAGCCCCCCTTGTGTTATAAGAAGAATTATAAGAATATGAACGACCATATCTACCATAGCCACTATATCCATGATTGGAATAAAATACTCCATTATCTTCAATCCAATCACCAAATTTTATATAATCACCATTTTCATCCATTATAGCAATTTTACTATATGAAATTCCTTTTTCAATACTTGCATTAAGAATTTTATTATTTCTATTTTGAATATTTTTCAATTCAAAAGCTAAAGCTCTCTCTTTGCTTGTATCAGAAAATTCAGTGTTATATTCATTGGGAATCGTTTCTAATTCATCTGCAACCATTTTTGCAAATAACATAGTATCTGAAATAATATCATTAGCATCATATGATTTCATTGTTTCAGAACCATAATTAAAAACACCATTATGAATTAAACAAAATCCTCTATACTCCTGCCTTGTTTTTCTCATATCCGAGAAATTTTTTACAATAGGAAAAGGATGAGTATTTCCCCCATCCCTTAATCCATGAGTTGCAATACGAAAATGAAGAAAAACATTTTCTTCGTTAGAAAGATTATGCTTTTTTAATTCTTCATAAAAATCAACAAATGACATCAATCCTTTTACAATATAAGTAATGCCATTTCGATTATAAGCAAATCCTGCGCCATGTGGATTGCTTGTAAAACAATTTGACAATGTTTCCCTGTCAGGCATTTGAACGCCTTTAGGCTTGATTACAGCTATGCACATTAATAAATACTCCTCTTGTTATTTATTCACAAGTGCAAGGCTTGTGTCATTAACTGAAAAGAGTTTTTCATAACAACTTTGACAATAGAGTTTTCCTTCTTTTGAACGAAGATAAGAAGCCTTTTCATTACATTCTTCACATCTATAATCATTTGCCTTGCATTCCCTGCAAATTCCATCAATAATATCATCTGGTGTTGCAAAGTCTTTACATTCCTTACACTCAATTAATCCAAAATCTTTCTTGCATTTTTCACAACAATATCCATAAATCGTAGAAATCATATTTGCTTTTCTATCATATGTACCACAAGAACAACAGTCTTTATATGTAGAAAGGCAAGTAGTTTCTGCGTCAGAATATCCACCACATGAATAATAACCACCATGAGAATATCCATAATTATAAGGAACATAATCTTCATAATCAGTATTTGAATACAACATTCCTTTATTGTGAATCCAATCACCATAATATACAAAATTTTCATCTGCATCCATGACGGCAATTTTATTCCAACCCAAATAATTTTCAATATGAGAATCATATGTATTGTCACCAGTTATCATACTATAAGCAACAACATTTGCAGGTTCATCAAAATCTTCAAATAATGCTGCCATTTTATCTGGTGCTTTATTCATATTGTCAATGCATTCTGAAAGTATCATTGAAAACAACATCGTATCAGAAATAACACCTGTTGGGTCATAGGCTTTAAATGTTTTAGGATCAAAATGCATAATACCATTATGAATTAATCCATATCCATCAAACTTATTTTTGACTGAACGCATTTCGTTAACATCAGTAGTTACAGGAAATGGATGAGTATTTCCACCATCCCTAAGACCGTGAGTTGCAATACGAAAATGAAGAAAAACAAGCTGTTCTTTTTTAAGATCTGCATCATTAAGTGCTTTATAAAAATCAGCAAAATTCATATATCCTTTTTGAATAACCAATCGGCTACCATCTGAATACATAAAACCTGCACCATGCGGATTACTATCAAAGCAATTCTTCAAAGTTTTTTGTGAAGGCATTTCAACATTTTTTGGTTTAATTACTGCGATACACATTGTTTTTTATTTCCTTTTTGTTTTTTTTATTTAAATAACATTCTAATACATTTTTACATTCATTACAAATCATTTTGTTACTATCTATTATAGTATTACATACTTTACAAATTTTCTTAAAAATGAATTTGTCTGCAATAGTTTCATCACCATATTTAGGTATATATATTTTATGATAACATTGTTTACAACAAAAACCTACTTTTGTTTTAATCATTTCATCTTTTTCAATGAATGTTTGGCAATAATTACAAGGCATATATACATAACGTGTTTTTGATTTTGTTTGTTTAAAACTATTATTGGAATAATAAATTCCATCTTCCTCAATCCACTTTCCAAAAAGTTGAAACTTATTTTCAACTCCCATAATTGCAAACCTACACGTATCTTTAATCATATTGTTTATATATGGAGTATATTCTGTTGTATTTGTTAACAGATTATATGCTACTACACTTGGCAAGCTATAATCAGAACTAATATTTTCAATATTTTCTGATAATTTTTCTAACCGTTCATGTAATTTCATGCTAAATAACATAGTATCTGAAATAACATTCAATGGTTCATACTTCAAATATTCTTTATCATTAAAGTTAAACAAACCATTATGAATGAGAGCATATTTGCAATGGTTGCTGTGAATGATTCTAAGTTTAGTTAAATTGTTGCTAATTGGGAATGGATGTGTATTTCCTCTATCTTTCAATCCTCTATTGGCAATTCTAAAATGAATAAATACTAATTTATCTTCATTCGCTTCTGATTCTAATAGAGATTTATAGAAACTATCAAACGTTTCAAATCCCTTATTAATAATAACAAAATCACCATTTGAATATGAATAACCAGCTCCATGAGGATTGTTTTTAAAACAATTATACAATATTTCCTTAGATGGAATTTTAATATTTACTGGTTTTACAATGGCAACACACATAATAGTTCCTTAACTGTTACATTTGTATAATATAGCACACTTTTTCACAAATGCAAGTTATTGGAAGTTAAATTCAAGCTGTTCAATAGAAAATCTTGAAGTAATTTTTTCATAGCTTTTATTACTGTACAAGATTCCTGTTTCCTTGTCATTAATCCAATCACCAAAATAATTGATTTTTCCATATTTATTCATAATTGCAACACGAGAGCAATTATTATCTACGACATTTTCTACAAGTTCATTAAATGCTTTAACCTGTTTCTTTGTCATATCTTCTTTAGCTGTAAGAAGTGGAGCAATCATATTAACAAACTGCATTGTATCAGAATATCCAGCATTATGTTCTCCCATAAAGTTGAAAAATGTTCCGTTATGAACAACAACATCTTTATCTGTTTTCATTCTGACATTTCTCATTTGAGAAAAATTTTGAGTGGCAGGAAAAGGATGGCAATTTCCTTTATTAATACTTCCAACGCTTGCCACACGAAAATGAATAAGAGCAGATTCATCTTCTTTAATATTTTCTTTCTCAAGAGCATCCATGAAATCTTCAAAAGTCATGAATCCCTTTTTGATATAGTTAAAGCCATTCCGATTTACGGTAAATCCAGCCCCATGAGGATTGTTAAAGAAGCAGTAATACAGGGTTTCTTCACTAGGAAGCTCAATTCCAGACTTTTTAATAATAGCAATGCACATAATGTTTTTCCTTTTCCTTTTAATATTATTGTTTTCTATTATAATGATACTATACACCACAATATTTAAAAGTCAAGGAAATTATTCTATTTTTTCCATATTTTTATAAAAATTATGCAATATTATAGCTATTTGACTATCAAATTTTACTTTAACATATATATCTTTGAATAAGATTAATCCATTTTCGCAATTTTCAAAAGTTTCTTCTGAAATATTTAGATTACATTCTTTGATAACTTCTGAAATTTCTAAATTTAACTTATTTCTTCTAATTTTAAATTCAGATACAGGATGAAAACACCAAACACCATTTCGATGTTTGATAACATATCCATCTTTTTGAGAAATTAAACTATCAATTATTCTTTTTTGTTCTTGTATTACAAAATTTTTATTTTGTATCTCTTTATCTTTTTCATCAATATCTTTTTGTAAAGATTGTACTGTGTTAGAGAAGAAACGAAGATTATCTCTCCATTGTTTCTTCAAATTATCACAAATGTTATTGATATTTTGTTCCATAATTAAATAAAATAATTTGTTGCAAATCCCATGTTGTTACAAGTGTTACAGCATTCATTGGTTGTTGACATACCACAATGATGACAAGGTTTGATGGTTATTTCATTTGCCAGACAATATGAACAGAAATGATAACCAACATCTGTTTCAAAAAAATCTTCTCCAAGTTTTCCACAACAATCACAAAACGTCAACTTCTTATTTTGTTTATCTGATTCTACTGCACAATCAAAACGATATGTTCCATTTGAATACAAGATGCCACCATCTTCAATCCAATTTCCATAAAGTTCAACACTTTTATCAGAATTGATAATTGCTACTTTATTGTTTGTTTCTTTAAATACTTCATTATCAATCTTACTTCCATTTTCAATCTGTTTTGTAAGCCAAAAAGTATCTGAATGTTTTTGGTTTTTTAAACCATTATTAATAACGCCATTATGAACAAGTGCTGAAAAAGAAGGAGTATGTTCATGATATTTGTCTTTTTCATCATATTTGTAATATAAGAAAGGATGACAATTTTTTTCGTTTTTCAGCCCATGAGTAGCATACCGGAAATGAATTAAACATACATGTTCTTTTGTTACATTGTTGATAAACTTTTCATAAAAATCTTCAAAAGAAAAATATCCTTTGAATACAGTAATTCCATGATATGATCCTAAAATATCTGTGGCAAATCCTGCACCATGTGGATTATTTGAAAAACAAATTTTCAATGTTTCCTTTGATGGAAGTTCTGCATTCTTTGGTTTATAAATGGCAATACACATAAGTAAAAATCCTTATTTTTTCTTTGTTAGAACATACTATAACATAAAATAATAATTTGTCAAGCAATATTTCCTATTTTATTTTAAAAAAAATTAGAAATTATCATATATGTTTAAACCCGCTCAACCTCAAAAGCAAAGTACTATCTAACAAATTAGAAATTATAATATATGTTTAAACAAGCCCATTAGAACTAAAATACTATGAGTATCTAATAAATTAGAAATTAATATATATGTTTAAACAAGCCGTTTGCCCTATATGAGATTGAAACTAACAAATTAGAAATTAATGTACATGTTTAAACATTTCGTCCATATTGGGAATGATGGATATCTAACAAATTAGAAATTAGTATATATGTTTAAACAAGAATGAACACTTATATTCATGTAGATCTAACAAATTAGAAATTAGTATATATGTTTAAACAAGAATAAATAGAGCCTGTAACGTCGTGATCTAACAAATTAGAAATTAGTATATATGTTTAAACATGACACAGACCGCAGAAACGGAACAATCTAACAAATTAGAAATTAGTATATATGTTTAAACTTGGTCAGGATGGACATCCAGAGAGCTCATCTAACAAATTAGAAATTAGTATATATGTTTAAACATGACGTGGTTCTTCAAAAGCTGCTTATCTAACAAATTAGAAATTAGTATATATGTTTAAACTAAAAACGAAAATAGAATAAGAACTGATCTAACAAATTAGAAATTAGTATATATGTTTAAACAATAATGCCGGAAACAGAACCATCAATATCTAACAAATTAGAAATTAGTATATATGTTTAAACAATGTATAGGAACAGGAGCTAGAATAATCTAACAAATTAGAAATTAGTATATATGTTTAAACTTATTTTATGCTGCATTAGTGTATTCTAATCTAACAAATTAGAAATTAGTATATATGTTTAAACAGTATATTTAATAAATTGAGCTTATTTACAATATTTTTTTCAGAAATATTTTTCTTTATTTTTGCAAATTAAGCTCAATTCATTTTTAATAACACTTAGGTTTGCAATAAATTTTCAAACAACACAATCATTTAACAAATTACTTTTTTAAATGATTAAAATAATCTTCAACTTTTAATTTCGAGTAATTTATATATAAGAATCCTTTTGTTGCAATATTAAATGACGCAATAGTATCAGCATTTGAATTCTTTATTTTTCTTGTATCAAAATACTCTCCATTATTATTTTTAACTGGCGATATAATATAATCACACTCTGAATTAGTATTTCTTAATGTTACAATATATTTGAATATATCAAATACTTTAGAACAAAGTTGTTCATCAGATAATATTATTGATTTTAAATTTTCATTTATATTATAATCTATTCCAGAAAAAATATTTTTCAATTCAATAGTTGGATATATTGTTTTATAATCAAAATAACCGTTTGTATTTTTGAATCTTTTTATCCTATCACCAATAGAACTTACTGTAAATTTACCATCTTTATATTTTTTCCATGTATTAAACTTTTTATAATCAAAAGAAAATACAAAATCATTACCATCAAAAATAATACTATTAAAATTACTGAAAAATTCAATCTTTTTCTTATTATTAGTTATTTCACTGATTCTAAATACATTTGCAAATCCTGTTTCTGGATCTACTTTTGATGTATATGAAGGATCAACAAAATATATAATACCATTTTGAATACAATCATTCATTTGATCGGTGATACAAACTAACTGTTTACCATTAAATATAGATTCTTTTTTGTCATTAATCATATAACTTAACTTGTTGATTAAACTTTTTTCAAAAGCATTATAAATTTGTTTCTCTATTTTTGCTCTGCTTTTTTTCATTTTTGAATTAAGTCTTTCAAGACAAATTACTGCATTATATTTAACGATTAAATTACAGATTTTATGAATACACCATGACAAATATCCTGATTTTAATTCTTTAATTTGTTCAATTTCATTCCAATTTTTCCTTGCTTTATTTCTTTCAATTGAACGTAATGTTAATAAATTATTATAATTCACTCCATTGACTTCATCTAATGTTCCATGTTCTATTTCCTTACCAGTAGAACCATCAATTACAGTATAGGTAAGTAAGTTTCTTTCACCTCTATCTATACCAATAATATTACAATTATTTTTCTTTACATATGCATTAATTTCTTCGTTAAAATCTTTTATTTTAACTTTATTTCCACTCAATGCATTTAATATCATTGGCAAATGTATTTCAAACTGATCTGTTGTATATCTATTATCCTTTACAATATCAAAATGAGCTTCATTTATTTTAATTTTATCCATATATGCCAATGCTTCATTACTGATATCTTTTTCAAGTCTACCATTAATAAACTGAAAAAGTTCCATATAAATATTGTTTGGTATTCTATTACCATTTAAATCTGTTTTATTTAAAAGTTTCTCCCCCTTTTTATGTATAGTGGGATTATCAATACTTTTCTTTCTGAAAAATATTTCAAAATTACCATTTAAACGAAATGGAAACATTTGTTTCTTATTTTCTTCTGAAAATATTGCCTCAAACAATAAAGTATGTATGTTTTTATTACTATTTTCTTTTCTATATTTAGAAAAATCTTTAGAATATATTTGAAATGTAAATAACTGATTATTCAATTCCATTTGTTTAATATCTTCATATGATACATTTATACTATCAATTAAATAAAAATATTTTTCTGCATCTTCATAGAAACTTTCTAATGTTGGATATTCCTCAGATGACTTAAACTTACTCAAATCATAATAATTCTTAATATTTTTATATGAATTAAAGAAATGTTTGATAAAATCAATATAATCGTTTTTATCTTCAATATTATTTTTAAAACTTTTACTTTCATAAATATCAAATATCTTTTTTGTAAAGCGTAAACTATTTGTAAATACTTCTTTATTTACAATAATATCATCAGTTCCGCTTTCAAAATGTTTTTTGATACCTTGAGTAAAACAACATCTAGGTACTTGTTTAGTTGGATTGCTAAATGATTGAAATATATATTTTTGTACTACATCTCCATCATTCGATTCAACAAATTTTGGCATATTATCCTTATTCATTATTCCAATATAGAAATTATTTCCATGTTTAAAGAAAAATGTTTTATAATCTTTTTCTTTACTAAAAGCTAACCCCTTGCCAAAAATTGGATTATCAAATTTAAGTACTACCTTGTTTTTGTTTCTATTCTTTTTTGTAAAAAAGTTTCTTACTTGGTTATACAATTTTGAAAATGATTTAAATATATCATATATATTTTTATATTCATTATAAAAAATTACATCCTTATCCAATTGTTCTTCTTGACATTGTAACAAATCAAATATTTTTTTACAATATTGAATACTATCAAACATATTTTTGATTATCTGAATAGATTTATCCTTAGTATAATCATTTATACTCAAAAACTGTTCAATATTTTTATCAATAACATTAAAATCAAAATTTAAAATATCTTTGATATTTTTTACTTTTATTATCTCATCAAGAATAGAAACAGTAAAATAATCAGAATCAATAAAATTATTCTTTTGACTTTTAGTGTTAAAATGCTCATCAGCATAATCAACCAATAAAGTTTTAATATAATTATAATCACCAAATAATATATTTGAAATTTTATTTATATTATTTTTATAAATGTACACTTTATCACTGTCAAAGTAATCAAAATTATTTGACAATTGATTAATTAAATCAAAAAAATTATCTTTTTTAATATCACTAATAAACGATTTAATAGAACGTACTGTGTCATCAATATTATCAAAATTTTCTATTACAAAAGAACTAATTGTATCACTAAGAATCTGTTTGTTAAGTTTAGCAAATTTCAACTTACTATCTATTTCATTCTTTTGATAAGATTCATTGACAAATTGATTGATTATTCCAATACTATTATTATAATTATCTATTCCATTTTGAATAATAAAATTACAATATTGTTCATAATTAAATATATTAGCTACACAGTTATTATCTGTAATAACTGAAATTATTTTATCTTTTAATTCAGGATACTTTGAAATAACTTTTTCAAATTTTAATATATTATTTACAAATATCTGAAAATTTTCTTCAACAATTCTGCTTGGTATACTTTTATTATATACATTTCTTCTATTTTCATTATATTTTCCAAAATAACCTGTCATTCCATTAAAAGAATATAGAATATCTGTAAATTGGTTATTTGTATAATCATCTACAATTTCTATAAATGAATTATTGAAAAGTTCTTCAAAGATTTCATTATTTTTAAACACATTTTCAATATTAACTTTAACTTTTTTTATTTCTGCATCAAGTTCTTTTTTAATTTCCTTATTATTGCGAAACTCTACAGAAAGTCTATACAATTCACTTACATCCAAACTTATATCTTTTAATGAAGATTCAATAAAAAATCTATGATAATCATCAAAAAGTTTCTTGACTACCTTGTAGTTGTTATATCTTTCAAAATCTCTATTAATGAATCCATTTTTTTCAATGTTTTTCATTGTAATTTCACTTGGTATCAATTTAAAACAAATTGTTTTTGATGTAGAGTACTGGTTTGTAAATTGTTCAAATACATTATTCATTTAATATTCCCTTTATATTATTATAAATTTTTACTATTCTACATTAATTTAAAGTATATAATTCTATTAAATAATTGTTTTATTCTGATTCCTTAATCTTTTTAACCATAAAATACATTTTATCCCATATTTCTTCAATTTTGAATCCCATTGTTTTATACAAATGAAGTGCTATACGACTTGTCTTATATACGCAGATATGAATTTCAGACGTATTTGGATATTTTTCTAAAATATATCTAATGATAGTTGATAGACTCTTTCTACCATATCCATTCCCCTGATATTTTGGAAAGACACCAAAGTTATATAAATCAACAACTCCATTTTCGTAAACTTTCATACCAATTGAACCAATTACATTTTTCCCTCTTAAAAATAGGAAGAATTGTCTTCCTAAAATTAAATCTTTTTTAACATTTTTTGGTGTACATTTGGTATAATCTTCTAGGTCATCATCAATTAAATCAACAGTATCTATCACATATTTAATTTCTGTTCGACTAGTTGGATCAAGTTCTTTTAAAATAATAGGAGTAATATTCTGAACTTTAATGCTATTTAGCTTCTCTTTTGCTTTTAAAATATTCATTTATATATACCTTTATATATTTACAAGAATAATATAGCACTATTTTTAAAATGTGCAAGTTATTTTTTTGAAAAAATCAACTTTTTTTATCATAAAATAATAAAGATTTAATCCAATTGTTTTTTACTTTTAAAGATTTCAAATTAGAAATTCTTTTTCTGATTAATTTATTAGATTTGTTTTTTATCATTTTTTCAATAAGTTTTTTTGATTTATCTAAAACATATTTATTTTCACAAGATCTAATTCTATCAGGAACAACATAAATCCCTGAACCATCTATTAAAAAACTACCATTTTCTATCATTGATAAATTTAAGATAAATTTATTATCATAATATTTCAAAAAAGCAATATTATTATCTTTTACAGAAACAATATCTACATGACGTGGGAATGGTGGAATAAATTTTGAACATTCAGTATAACACCCCATAATTCCATCTTCAACATTAATATATTCTATATTAAATTTACCATTTGATATAGAAAATTTATATTGTATATATTTTACTTCTGTGCAATTATATAAAATGCCTTCTAATACAGCCGTTTTTTCACTATCAGGAAGATATTTTATTTCACCATTAACTATACTTTTTATTATTTTCATGAATAAGCATTCCTTAAAACATTATGATTTATAATATTCTTTACCATCTTTGATTTTTAAACTACTCATTTTATCCCCCTTTTAAAAAAAATTAAAATCCTATTTGAAACCCCTTGAAATTAATATTACCCTTTCCATATATTACGCAAGATTTTTCAACACATTTTTCACCTTTATATTCATATTCTTCTGGTTCATATGCAATTTCAATTTCACCATCAAATCCCTTAATAATGGTAACACACCAATTATGTTCTTCTGCCCATTTTTCAAAATCTTTATTGAATTTAATTGCATCATTAAGAGTGCATACAATTACAAGACCTGCATCAGCACAAAAATTTCCAATATGTTCTTGGGTATCTGTATTTAAAACTCCACATGACCAATCACCATAAAGAGTTGATGAAGCTATACATGGATTATCAAATCTTTTCATATTAGTAATAATACCTTTGCCTATATTACAAATATTATTGCTAATATAACAATGGTCTGTAATAACAATATCACCAGATATTTTAATTTTTTTGCTTTCTCTAATACTATTTTCAGCATTTATATATTCTTTTAAAGATTTTTCAATAATTTTTCCAATTTCTTTTTTATCGTTTGAAAATTCTACAAATTTTTCATGTGAATTATCTTTATTTTCAATTATTGCAATCATAAAGCTCAAAAAAACATCCTTTGCAATTTCATGTCCAGGATATCTTTCTTTATAAACATTAATATCTGATTTTTTATTTTTGATAATACTAAATCCATCTATATCATTGACACTATTTCCAATAAAATCAGCCCATTTGTTAAAAAGTTCATAATACCGATCAGGAAGAAAAGTAAAAAATTTTTCTTGTTTTGTCATTTTGTTTATTCCTTAATTTGGTTTTTCTATTTTTATTACTTTACCATATACTTGAGAAGTCCAACCATTGATTAATCCATGATTATTTCCAATTAAATATTTACCATTCGATTTACCTTTTATCAAATGAGCTTGAATATATCTACCTTTAACTTTACAAAATACAATATCTCCAATTTCATACTCACTTTGTTTTTTGAAAGTACAAATACTATTAGTATATATTAAAGGAGTCATAGAATTTCCAATACATCTAAAAGACGTATCTTCACCTAAATTTAATTTATTTATGTGAAATTCATAATCCATTATTTTTTCATCCTACGTTCAATAACTCTGAAAATTTTTCCTTTTTCAACAAAAAGTACATAACTTTTTTCTTCATTATATATATCCACACTTCCAATAAAACTTTTTGCTTTTTTCCAACCTTTAAATATAGCTTCTGTTTTTTGCCATTTAAACTTTCTTTTTTCTTCTGGAATATCAACATAATCAAATAATTTTTCTTCCACTTCAAATTTATCTGTAATTCTATAACAATCAAAACAAGAATCAAAATCCTTTGTTTGATAATATCCACTTTTGATAATTACAGTTTTGTTTGTAATTGGATCAATAAAATTAATATCATGGTCTAATTTAAATGAATCATAACAACCCATAATTATTAAAACTCCTTAATTAATTCAGATAATATATCTTTATTTTTTACTTTTTCAATCATATCTTTAAAATCATATTCTATTTGATGCTTATGAATTTTACAATTAGAATCAATGATATATCCCTTGCCAAACAATAATTTATTTTCAGTTTTAGAACAAGAACAACATCTTGGTCTTAACCAATGAGTGTGATAATTTCTATTTAATTCAAATCCCCATATTTTTTGCATTTCAAATTCAGTAAATGTAATTTTATCTGATATTTCTTCAAAGTTTGCACTATCAGCAATTGAAACAATATAATTTTGCATTCTTAAATGAAGTAATCCTAAAGCACGTTGTTTATCTCTAGACATATCATTCAGTTCTTTCTGATAATCAACCATTATATTACAATCATCTGATTTGATTCCAATATTATTAACAGCTTGAAGTACAGCATTTTTGATTTTATCTTCATCTGGTTTATCAATTGAATCAAATGTAAGACTTAATTTATATTTCATCTTAATTCCTTTTTATTTATAATATTCTTTGACAATATTACATATTTTATTAACATCAGCATTATAAAATCCACTGGTAGCAAAGCAATTATATTCTACTATTTTAGGATTTCCATTAAAAAAACATATATCAACAGTAAATAATGAATCTGGTGTCCAATATTTGTTAATATTTTCTACATATTTTAATACTTCATCATATTTATCTAAAATTAATGATTTTGTATTTATTCTATCATAAGTTGTAATTTCAATCACTTTTTCATCAATTACCCAACAACGAAATTCACAACCATCAAAATTTTTATAATCACTCAAATATAATAAATCATCTGGTTGTAATTTATCTTTAATTATAGAGATCAATCCTTCATCAAGTACTTGACCTGACCATAATTTATCACCACTATTACTTCTGCAAAATTTTCCAATATCATCAGAATTGAGTTGACAAACTAATTTAAATTCACCATTGAAATTAACATATTCATTTTGAATAGCTGGAAGAAAACATGTAACCCCTAAGTCAAAATATGGAGCAATAACATATCCTTTATCGAAATTCTCTCTTTTATTCCAATATCTTGCTTCTTTAATAGAACAAAACAGAAAACTAGATTCATTTGAAACATTATTATATATATCATCATATACAATAATATCTGAATCTAATTTTCTGTTAGAATTACTTAATAATATTTTATTAATTGCTATTTTCATCTATTTTTTCTGCTTTTTCCAAAAGTTTTTCTCTTGTATCATCATCTTTAGAATACCATACTTCATCATTACTTTTTCCATCAAATACTACCAGCCTTTGATTTTTCTTTTCAACATTTTTCACTTTTCTTTTTCTTTTCTCATTATTTTTTCCAAAAAGCGGGTCAACAAAGATTGGTACTTTTCTAAATGTTCTACTCATATCAATTTCCTTCACAATTTAAAATATATGTTTTGTATGCCTTAAATAAAATCTCGTATTTCCCTTTAATTTTCAAATGTTTGTGGTCGGTGTTGTTAAACGATTCACACATGTTGTTAAACTGCCCTACAAACGCTTTAGAGGGGACATATTCAGGAACGACAGTATTTACCCACATTCTCAACAATCGAACCCTAATGGCGCTATGAAGCGATTTCCAGAAGTTAATAGAAATTCCATCCATATTTTTGATTTCATCAAATTTATTTTTAACTTCTGTTTCAATAAAATCAGCATCTTCACTGATAGTATTCAAACTTTGCTTAATTCCACCATAGATAAATCCATGTTGTTTATACCATTTTGGTAAAATCTTATTCCTAATATAGTTACGTTGGCAGATACAATCATTATTTGTATTATCAATTACCCAATCAAAACTTTCATCTGTGAGATATTTTTCAATATCTTTTTTACTTGTTTCCAGCAATGGTCTAATAATAGTAAACTTATTCATTTTAGAAATAGAACGAATACCGATTAAACCTGTAATATTTGAACCTCTTGACATTCTAATCAAAAAGTTTTCAATTTGATCATCAAGATGATGACCAAGCATTACAACAGAGTTTTCATCACAATTATCATTCCACCAATTTAGACGAGCTTGTCTAGCAATTCCTTCAATTTGTGAAGAATTTTTCAAATTAAGATGAACAACTTCAATGTCAATGTTCATATCGTTGCAAAAATCAACACAATGCTTTGCATCACCTAATGCTTCATTGCCTCGCAATCCATGTTCAAAATGAACTGCTTTAATATTAAAATTATAAATTTTCTTAAAATGATTTGCAATAAGCAATACCATAGTGCTATCAGCACCACCAGAAAATCCTACAAATACATTCTTTCCAGTACATTCCTTCATCAACTCATCAAATTGCTTCATATTCATTATAATGCACCTTTGCTATTATATAATTTTATTTAATAATTGTCGTCATCCCTATCTTCAAATTCTTTCATTTCTTCTTCATCACCTTCGTAATCATCATCATATTCAACATCATCAAAATCATCATCAATTTCTTCATCATCATATTCATCACTGAACTCGTCATCAAATTCATCATATTCATCATATGGATCTTCTTCAAAAGGTTCCAAACACTCTGGACAGATCATTGAACCATCTAGTTCACTCTCATCCCATGTTTGTCTACAATATTCGCAACGAAATTTATCAGCCATAAGTTTACTCCTTATTTTGTTTAGTTCAATTTAAATATTATCTTAACAATAATATTTTAAATATGATTATATAAAAAATTTTTAAAACTTTTTCCTTATAAGAATATTCAGAATTTGAATTTACTATATTATAACACGTATTCTTGAAAAGTCAAGCAACAAATAATATTTTTTTAGAAATTTTCAAAAATTTTATTTATTGTATCCTTTAGATTAAAAAATATATAAGTGTTAGGATTATTTATTAGAAGAGTTGATATAGCAACAAAATTATTGTGTTGGTGTTCTGAAAAATTTAATCCATGATAGTTATCTAAAAAACAAACAATAGTATCATTATATCTATCATTTGAAGATTGAACAATTTCGGCTATGCTATATATACCTTTCATTTCAGGAGTAATTACATATAGATGAATATTACAAGTTTTCTTCTGTGTTTCTTCATTAATTCTTGATTCTTCTGTCCAATCTTCTCCTTCTGGTAATACTGGATCAAAATAATCAATACCATATTTATCAAATAATTTCATTAATGGTTTGCGCCAATCAATACTACCAACTGTTCCACCTAAAAATATTTTCATTTTAACTCCTTTTTAAAATATAAAAAAATAAAAAAATAGAAGTAAATAAAAATCTACTTCTATTTTAAAATAAAATTATATTAACATACTTGAGAAGAAAATTCTTGAAACTTTCTTAAAATATGATCTTTTTCTAATACTTCTGATAATTCCTTATCTTTACAAAACAAAGTTAAATTTCTTGCAAATTTCAATCTATTCATAAATACATTATAATCATTTGTACTTGCAAACATTCTATATTCTATTGTATTTGGATTTGTTAAATTAACGCTATTATATCTTCCTGAATTTAAAAAACTACTATGTGAAACTCCCCATTCATTTGTTTCTTTAATTATTTTTTTACAATATCTATTTAATTCTCTACCAGCTATTTCACGAATAAATTCATCTTGTGTATTAACAAATGCATCAATACATGCGATTTGTTTATTTGATAAATTTCTTTTACTAACATGAACATGCAATCCGCAACTTGAATCTTCTGGAATTTCATTTTTATTTAAACTAACAAAAACATTATTCCATATATCACTATTGTTGTGAAATTCGTATGTGGCTGGATGACTTACTGCTTCAACACCATAATTATTAATACTACCATCACGTTTAAAATATATTAAATCAGTTACTTTTTTAACATCTTTCATAAAATTTAGAATATTAAATTTGCTCTTTGCACCACCTACCTCTAATTCAATTCCAAAATATAAATCATCATTTCCTTTAAATTTTGGAACAGGTTTAAACCAATAACTTTGAATTTTAGGATAACAACTTCCTAAATAAACATGACGAAATTTTTTCTTTTCTCCACAAGCAGGACAAGTTGCTGAAGAATTTAATCTATGAGTTCTACAATATGGTTTATTATCTTCGTCAAGAAATAGAAAATATTTACAACCACAAGTATAACATGATATCTTTTTAATACATTCTCGACAAATAGGAACTGATTTAAAATCTTGCTGATATGATTTTCCGTTAAATGTTAATTGATACACTTTATTTATTTTTAAATCATCTTCTGTATCACAACCACACAATTCGCAATTATACATATTATTTTTCCTTTAAAATTTATGTAATTTACTTTTTTATTTAATAAATTTTGTTACCTATTTCTAAATTCAAAATGATATTTACCATTCCTTATTGAAATACCAAATGAATCTTCTTGAGATAGTTTTTCAAAAAAATCTATTAAATATTCTTTATTATCTAAAATTTCATCTGGAATATCGAAAAATTTATTCATATTCTTTATTCCATATTCATGAGTATCTTTATTAAACAATAACATCATACAAAATAATAGCTTTTGCTTTATTGCTATTTTGCTTGTAGCATTACATAAATAGCAAATATCAAATTGATGCTTCTTTGTAAGATTAGTTAATCGCTTTATTTTACTTGATATATATATCAAATTTAAAATAACTAGCAATGGTAATCCTATAATTACAATCCAAAATACTATAACAGCCATAATAAAAACCTCTTTTTATAAAGAGTTTTTTATAAAATTATAGTTCAATAACTTATAAAAATAATCTTCTAATAATAGGAAGATACTCATATTTGTTTCTACATGCTTCTCCATAATTATTATAAACATTTGACCAAACAAGTTTACTTTTAGAAGCATAAAACATGCAAATTAAAATAGAATTTTCTGTAACCATTCCTACAAAAATATCAAAAGTTAAACAATCCTTTTTAATTCTTAAAAATGAAATATATTCATTTAGTTGATCGTAAATTGTAATATTTAAATCATCACTAACTTCCTTTTTTATATCATTAGCTAAAAATTTTAATATCTTAACATGTTTACTTTCCATTAAAGAATTAATTGTAGAAATAAGTTCTAATGCTTTTTCATTTGAAAATGGCATATTTATTATTCCTTATAATAGTTAGTCATAAGATATTTATATATTCTGCATTTTATTTATATACATTCATTGCCATGAAACATTAATAGAATCATTACGAAGATCTATTTTAAATCCAGTATATCTTAACAGATGAAGCCAATCCCAATAATAATTAAGTTTAATTATATAAATAATATCGTTATTAAATCTAATAATACGTCCACCACCTGTTATCTCTTCATAAAAAGTAACGGCTGTATAACCTTCTGATGCACATTCTTCAATATAATTATATACATCATTTAAAAATCTTAGATATTTATTGTTAATTTTATTAAATGTAGCTGTAATAGCTTTTTCCAACATATCTTTTTGATAGATTATATTCATATGATACTCCTATATAATTCTTTTTGATCTGATATAATTATTTTCTTTTAATTGTTGTTATTCATAATTTGTTCTTATATAATAATATAGCATAGAACTATAAAAAATCAAATAAAAAGCCATAATTTGTGCTACAAATTATGGCTTGAAATATTTATAATGGTGGAGCTGGGGAGGAATTGAACCTCCCGTGTTGATAAATTTTCATTATTGTTCATTCACATGTTTAGCCAAATGTTTTAATTCTCTTGACAAGAATATCATTGTTTTTCTTCTATGACAAGAATATTCATATCTTTTTTCTGCTAAGTCTATGAAATTTCAGAATTCTTAGCATCAGAGGTTCCTACGTTCATCTTGTCGGTATTCATCAACTTAGGAACAGACTTTCAGTTACCGAACAAAGCTAATAATTTCACATACTCCTGACTATTAGCATCATCAGTTTCGTGTGCCACTTTAATTAAGCGGCAAGAGCATAATTATCTTCGACAATTATTTTTTGATCAGCTTTTAAAGTAGCCAACTGATCAACTACTACATGCACAAGTAAATCCAACGTATCAGTCGAATCCTATACAACCCCAATTTTCAAATAACACATAGCTTTTTTATTGCTACAAAGTTAATATACACTAAATATAAAAAAAATCAAGTGATTTTTTATAAAAAATTCAATTTTCTTCAAATAAAATAGAAATAAGTTGTTCAGAAAAACTATCAAAATCACCAATAGTTAAATTATCAACTAGGTTTATTTCTTTAGCAATATTTACTATAATATTTAATAGTTCTTCATCTAATTTAACAAAATTTTCTCCTTTTATATTTAACAATATACCATGTTTCAAGCCAATTATACCATATGGTTTATTATATTTCAATACAAAAGTCCAATCTTTAATATTATAATCATTTACAAAATAATATATATCTCCAAATATTATTTTTACATCATTAGTATTATGAAATTTTATTAATTTATACTTATCATATTGCTTTTCATAAGCAAAGGATAATTTAATATTCTTTTTATGATTTTCAATTGTATTATCTACTAGATATTGAAAATCAAACTTTTCACATAACAAAAAGCAAGTTTTTGTATAGTCTAATACTTTTTTTCTATTTATTTTTTTATCAATTCTTAATAAAAAATCAAAATCCAGATTGTCATTTAGCTCAAACAATTTATTTTCATGTTCACTAAATTTTTTACCAATATCAAAAGATAATTCTGAAATATAATATCCTAGTCGTATAATATTATATTTGGTCATATATCTTATCATATCTTTAGCGCCATCTGTTGTAGGTCTATGCAAACTAATGGTTAATGTATCGTTAACAGGATAATCTCTAGCTACTGCTTTGTAATGTCCACCATTTTGTTTTTCAAATATAATACCAATATTCCTTGCTCTTTTGATAAATTCATTAACTTTATAATTAGAACTACTCCACCCCCCACCAATATTAGGAGGTAATTTTCCACTTATATTCAGTGAATTTTGAATTATAGTTTCACTTATCTGCATGATTAACTCTTTATTTATCATTTTGTACCAATTTCTATTCGATGGCTCTTGTCCCATTGAATATATCTTTCTGTCAATTCATCATGCAACAATATTGCTGCTTTTCTGTTATTTTCAACTTTTTTCTTTACATTATCAAAAAATTTATCATACTCTGGATTCAATTTTCTCGCATCTTGTTCAATAAATAAAAACTTTTTTGTATAATTAATGTATTGATTACATGTTAATTCCAACGATAATTCAATACAGCTTTTATTATTTAGTTTTATATAAAATTCATATCCAGATCTTTTATAAGTATAACCCCAATATTGTGTTTCATCATTATATATTTCTGATACTTTACTAATCTTTGAGAATGAAATAAATGGATAAAAATCACCATTGACAAATACACCACAATCTTCAATTAGAATATTATCATATAGGTTTTTTTCTGACATAGATTAATCCTTTTTAAAAAAAATACCATGATGATCATATTTATACAATCATCATGGTATTGAAGTTTATCACTTCTTTGTTGACTTACGCTTAGTCGTTGGTTTTGTTTCTGGAACGGATTCTACAATTGCTTCATCCTTTCTTCCTAAAACTCCATTTTCAACCAATTTTTCAATCAACTGATTCATAGTACCATATACACTCAAGAAACCTTGAGGTGTCATAATAACACGCTCTTTAACTTCTGGCTTAACATCTTCACCATTTTCACCATTTGGCTGAATGGTTATGAAGTCAAGGCGAATCATTCCACCTGTAAAGTGTATCTGCCCTACACCATCTACAAAAACTTCTTTTTCCATGTATTCTCCTTGTTATTCTTTATCTCCTAACTTATCGACAAGTTCACCAACCTTATCGGTCATGTTCTTCATCGACCTTGTCATATCCAACTGAATCATAGTCGGATTGATTTCTGCTTCAATTCTGGTTGCATCAACATCTCCATAACTGAGATACTGATTTACCATTACTTCAAATACTGTATCCTTACCATATCTATTGATAATGGGAAGAACATTTCTATTGCTACGAACGAGCTTAATAACAGAAATCAACTTGGTGACAGTTGCTTCACCAGTGATCTCATCAGGAACAAAATCTCTTACTACAGAAGTAGCATTGATTACATCCCTAAAAGTAATACGTGTTCCTTCTGTTTTTTCAACAAAAACTGGATTACCATTACAAGGATCAAGAACAATATCTCTTTCCTTTACATCATTTGCAACTACACGAATACTTGCATAAGCCCTATCAGGAGTAACGCTAGCCGCTACTGCAACCAACTGATTATCCTCTGTTAGAATATAAGCTACTCCGTCCTTTACGATTGCAAGCTGTCCATCAGTGGCAGTTGTAACATTGTTAATTTTTGCAAACTTTTCGTTCATACCTTTTGACTCCTTTTTATATTCTTTATTTACATCAAGGCAACCATTGCCATTTTTATTTGAATTTTCTACAATAGCTTTACTTTTTATAAGTAAATCGCTCATTTCTCCCTTAATAGCGTCAACACTAATGTTATTAAAATTGATATATGCTTTTGTCAATATTTTAGTAAAACATTTACGACAAATATAAGCAACTCCATGATCATTAGCGTTAACAGCAAATTTTGCTTTACGACAAATTTCAATAAATTCTTTGTCAAAATTTTCTGTTTCAACTATACGGCGCATACCTGAACGGAAACAAAAATTTGCAACATTATTGTTAGAATTACAACATGAACATTTTTTATCTTGTTTTTTATTATCTTCAAAAAATTTGTCGATTTTTTCAACACTATTAAAAAAACTTAAACCGAGCTTGAAAATTGTATTTTCATACAAACCAACGCTTTTACTCACATAAACATACTTTGAATAATTTGTATTCAACATTTGGGAAAATAGTTTTTTCATTTCAATTGCACTTGTAAATGTAAATGTACCATTTTGAACATCTTTTGCAAATTGAACAACCTTATATCCCTTATTATCAGGTTCTTTATAAATTTTCAATGCAGTTTCAAAATTCATTTTTACTCCTTAGTTTATAAATTATCAAATGTAATAACACCATGTCACTACTTTTCTTGTTACAACTATAATATAACACAAGAAATATTTTTTTCAAGCGTTTTTTATAATATTTTTTGGAAGCACCTTGTTATTCCATTTCATCATAGAACCTTTTCAATTCTTTGATGATCTTTTTGATATTTTGTGGTGGTGTTACTAAACATTCGCTTGGAAATCCATTTCCAAAAATAGTTGCAACAGAAGAACTTTCATATTCACCATCACTGAGATAGGTTTCCGGACAACCAACTGTATTAAACCACGATTGTAGTTCTTGAAACTTCTGATCTGCTTGTTTTTCTGTCATTTTTATTTATCCTTTTTTAAAATAGAGACCATGTTTTTTCTTTTAATAAAATATTATAGCTTAAAAATATAATAGCACCATGTTATTACATTTTCTTATTACAATTGTAATATAACACAAGAAATATTTTTTTCAAGCGTTTTTTGAGAAGTACCTTTCTTCCCAAAAACTTTTTTGTTATATTAAAACAAAATACTATTCGCTAATTCAGATAATGGAGATCTTTCAGATTTTTCTAACTTAACAAATCCAAATAAATCTTTACCATAAAATTTCTGAACTGCCATAGTTAATCCATTGCATTCTTTACTAAGAAATCTATCGTCTATTTGTTCAATATCACCTGTTAAAACTAATTTACTTCCTTCTCCAATACGAGTAATAATAGTTTTCATTTCATTTGGTGTAGTATTTTGAGCTTCATCTATAATAATATAAGCATTTGATATACTACTACCTCTCATATAAGTAATTGGTAATATCTGTATTAATTCTTTTCTTGCTTCTTTGTCAAGAAGCATATTTAATTTTTCCTTAGAAAATTTTCTTTTTCCTGCGTCATTATTTATTGAACTAATATATTCAATGTTATTCCAAAATGGTAATAGCCATTGTTCCATTTTATCTTCCATATCACCTGGTAAAAATCCAATATCTCTACCAATTGGTACTACTGGTCTTGTAATAACTAATTTTCTATATTCTTTCTCTACAAGAACTTTTTGCAATGCGCTGGCAATAGCCATTAATGTTTTTCCAGTTCCAGCTTTTGCAACAAGAGCACACAACGGAACAGAATCATTCATCAATAAGTCAAATGACATCATTTGCTCAAGATTTTTAGGAACAATACCACAAGAATGTGGTTTTCTATCAATTACTTTTAAATGACCATCTCCTAAAACTCGATAAACAACTCCTTCGTATGGCTTACCTTCACAGGTAGGAACAATATAACTATTTTTTACAAAATCTTTAAATTTTTCATCATAATATAAAGATCCAATAGTTGTATTTACTCTTGAAAAATCATCAGCACTAAATTCAACATATTGCCAACCTGATTTATCCTCAAATTCTCCTACATCGTTAAAATCAATTGACTGAATTTTTTGACCATGAGCCAATAATCTAAAACTTGTTTTCTTGGTTACTAGGATTATTTCTTCTTTTGGATATCTTTCTTGTACACTTTTTACTGTATTAAGAATTTTTCCGTCTGAATCAACTCCTTCTACTGGTTCCCATAAAAACAATCTACTTCCGTTATCAAGTTTGAAGATTTTTTTAAATGTAAACTTTTCACTTGAATTAACATATTTACAAATAAAATTACATGCCGCTCTTGCATTATCTCCAACTTCACCGAAATCTGTTTTAAATCTATCCAAATCATTTAAAACCTGATAAGGTATTATAATATTTTCATTTGGGAAAGATCTTAAAGAATTCCAGTTATACAAAATAGTACTTGTATCAATTACGTAATTCATATGGCTCCTTTGTTTTTTTGTTAACACTGATATTCATATTATTTGGTTATTTAGAACGGCATAACCAAAATGAATTTATCAGCTACCATATGAAAAATATTCAAAAAATTAATAAAAAGAATCTCTAATTTTTTCTATCAACTGTAGAATAGTTTCAACAAATTTTTAAGTTTTAAAACTTAATTTTTAAATTTTAATCAACCAAATTTTAAATTTTATAATACACAATCACTATCTATGCTTTAGAAGATTTGGCTGTGAACCTAATCAAACCCCATAATGGAGTTCATTAAGAAACTACATCAAACAATATCAATACTAAAATTAGAGATTCAAATATTTTTTTAAACTTCAATCAAAGTTATTGCATTAAAATCATCAATTTCATCCTGCAACTTATCAATTTCAATTTGGATTTCTTCAACTTTTTTTGCTGCATCTTGCTTATGAATAACAGCGGTAATAACAGTTTTATCGGAATTTGAATCGTATCTATTTACAAATTGTCCCTCACGACAATTCAATGATTTATAAAAGATCAATAAACCCTTCAATTCTGCCATACGATTTAACTTATCAGCAATACCTGCATTTGCTACTGAAATTGCAGTTTTCAATTTAATCAAATATTCCATCAATTCCATTCTCTGTGATACTTTTTCAATAATATCACATGAACGACTATTTCCTTCTTCAATTGAATTTTCTTCTTTGATCAATGAATCAATAATATTAATCTTTGAAACAATACGAGTTTTTTCTTTCAATGCTCTTGCAATATTCCACTTCATTTTTACATATCTCCTTAGATTTATATTTAAAAAATTGGTAGTCTGGGCGGGACTCGAACCCACGACCTACTGCTTAGAAGGCAGTTGCTCTATCCAGTTGAGCTACCAGACCATGCTTTTCTTTCAATAAATATAATATAGCTTAAAAATTTAAAAATGCAACTCGAAAAATGAAAAAATATAAAAAATTTATATAAAATCTTTTAAAAATATTATTAATCAATTTTTATTTCAAGATGTTTTTCCCAAAATTCTTTTGAAACTAAATTATTTTCTATTGTTTCATTAATGATAAATTTTATTTTTTTATTCATAATCATATTATTTTTATGACGTTCTAAAAACTTTTTACCATTTGTAATAAGAATAGCAAATACATCTGCTTTATCTTCTTTTATATCTGTTTGTGAATATTCTCTAACAAAATCTTGAACAAATTTTTTTGATGGTCTATCTGAATATTTAAATCTCTTGTTATTAAGTTTTTCCCATTCATCATTATTATAACCATCATCCACTATATGATATATTTCATGAAAAAACACAAAATCTAACCATTCTTCAGTTAAATAAATATCATTTTTTATTTTATATCCAAAATGTTTATCACCATTATGTTTTATTGATTTAACCATTGAAACACTATTTATTTTAAATCTTTTGAAATCTATATCATATTTTTTTAATAATTCAAATAATTTATTCCAATGCTCTATTAATTCTTTTTTGCTCAACTTTCTTATATTTAATTGTTTAGGCTCTTCCACTTTTTCAACTAATTTAAATCCATATTTAGTTGCCTCATTTTGATAATATTCTACAACATCATTACCAAAACAAAAAACAAATAAAAAATACAGTTGAATAATAAATATTAACTTTAACTTTTTCATTTTAATTCCTCAAAAGTTGTTAACAAAACATTACAAATAGATTCAAAAAATGTACCTTTCCCATTAAAATAAGTATGAATGTTTTTATCCTGAAAAAAATATGGATTGAATGTATCTAATTTTATTGTATTGCATTTTGTTCCAAACATCATCATATCTAAATGTATATTATTTCTTCCTGAAATTTCAAATAATATTTCTAATATTTCGCATAACATTGGAGCGCAAATATTATCTTGATTTTCTCTATCAAAATAATAAATATCATTATCTTCTTTTTTTACAGATAATTTACTGTTTACAAAAAGACCAGTTTCATTTAATTTTAAACATAATTCATAATTTGGAACTAATAAATTTATATCATGGTCAGTTATATCCATTATTAATCCTTTTTATCTTTGTCAACAATTATAACTACAATATATTTGCAATCTTTACCTTCTAATAAATTTAACTTTTCAGCAATTTCATTATCAATTATATTATCTTTCTTTATATTTCTACTTGTGTTTTCAATGTTTATATTTGTAGTTGTTTTTGCTCTCTCTTTTCCACTAATTATATGTGTTAATAAAGGGCAAAACATGCCTAATAGTATAAGTATAATTGAAATTGCTACAAAAAATTTCTTAATCATAAAATGGATTTCCTAATTCTTTTAACTTATTCATTTGAGCAATTGCTTCTTCTTCACCTGCAATATTAACGGCACTAAACGAAACGTATTCCAATACTTCTCTAGGATCATCACCTAGTAATTCAACTGCTGTATTTTCATTAGCATCATATTTTTTTTTTTGATAATTTATTACCTAATTTAGCTAATTCTTCAAACATAATTTCTTTTTTAATATATTTTTCCATTAATTTAATTGCTTCGTGGCTAGACTCTTTTTTCATATACTTTTCTACTCTTTTTGCACACCACAAAGATAATATATTACTTTTCCGAAAAGGAACAGCGTGACCATATATAGTCATCGCTAATTCCAAACTATCAACACCAAGTGATCCATTTAACAAAGCATTATAACAATCTTTCATAGTTCTATATTTTAAAATAAAAGAACGATAAGAATGTATATTACATTTTTCTAAAAACTTTTGTGGAATAATATTTTTCATAATATCCTTATATTACCAGTTGCCACTTTCTACTTTTTTAAAACCTTTTCTTGAACAATCCATTGTATAAACAAATGATTTTATTTTTTCACCATTTATATCTATTTCAATTTCATTTCTTTGATAAAATCTAGGAACTCCTTCTAAATAATCAAATGCTGGTAAATCTGCTAATGGAACAGTTATTAATTCTCCATGAACAACTTGTTCTCCAGATAATTCTAATGCAGGGAAACCCCAACCAGTATCATACAATGTTCCTTTTATTGTACATGGAATACATTGAGTCATGTTTTGACAAAAATAATCATGATTTCCACGACCTCTTTTTAATGAACCATAAACAAAAATATTTACATATTTCATTTTCATCTCCTTTTTAATAAATAATAATATTAATTTTTATTAAAAAGGAGATTTATAATTCATTTGATTTTCTTAAATTTTTCTAAATATTCTTCATTTATCTTCTTATAACTATCTGCCATTGAAATATTCCATTGAAAAATAGCTTCTACTGGATTATTACAATATTCAGGTTTATCAAAAGAATTTTTTTCATAATCAAAACAAAGAAGTTCTTCCAATTCTGATTGATCGTCATTTTTAGTTGTAATAGCAGAACTCGCACAATTACAAAACCATTTATCAATTATTTTATTATATCTTAATTGAGGTTTACATTTACACGGTGCAAATGAACATGGTAAAATATCTTGATAACATATTGTATCAACATGTAAATAAAATGGATCATGATCAAATTTATATTTTACATCATCCGTTTTTTTATTATAAATTGGAGTTTTTGTCCATTCAAAAGTAATAATATAATTTTGATCATAAGTTTGTTGATATGTCCAAATTAAATACAATCCACCTTTGCCATTATTTCTTTTAACTACATTTTCTGTTGGAATAAATATCATAATTTAAAATCCTTGTGTTGTCAAGGCAATAGCAAATACTGGTTCTCCTTTATATTCTTTTTCAATATATCCACAAGATAAATTTCCAAAACCTGCAATCAGTGCTTTTTCTTCATTTGTTAAGGTTATGCCTTCTTTTTCTGTAATTTTATATACAGCATGTGGAACTCCTAAAAAATTAATAATACCTAAAAAATTAATAATTGCATTATCTTTTATTTTATAATACTTTTGTAAATTACTCCAATGTTTTTGAACACATTCTTCTTTTTCATCAAATACATAGAATTGATATATTTTATCTGAATCCTTATCAAATTTAATCATAGCAACTCCTTTTTTAAAATTTCTTAAAAATACTTTTAAGTTTATTTTTAAATTTATCTTTCTTATCTCTATTTATCCAACTATTACGAACAAGGTAATTATTAATATTTAATTTAAATTTTTCATTTGAATAAGAACTTGGTTGAATAAATCCACCAACAGCATCATAAAAACAAGTACAAAGACCATCTTGTTTTGCTAAATGTAATTCTGATGCATTTTTTCTCAATAAAATATCTTTATATCTATTTGCAAATATTGCATCACATGAAATAGAAGAATTTAAAATAGTATCACACGAAATAGAAGAATAATTTAAAATTTCATCAATGTATTTATCATCAATAATTGTAAGTCTATTATCCTCTTTATAATCAACACCTCTACCAAAATCTTTATACCCAAGTATATTGATAGGATTATTTTTGCATTTAGAAAAAATAAATTTTAATCTTTCAAATGTTGTTAATTCTGCAATAAATTGTAAACTAAATTTCTTTTGATACGAATATTCCTTTAAATTCTCTATAATATTATTTATTTTTATAATGGTTTCTTCATCAGCATCACTTAAACTAATAGCTATTGCTTTGAATGATTTCATATATTTTACAATAAGACCATTTTCAACAATATTGATAAAACTTTTATAATGTAATGTACAAGATGTTTTATATTTTCTAAATGTAGAAAATAAAAATCTCATTTCTGGATGCAATGTAATATCACCACCTCCTATAACAAATTCTGTAACACCTGAATAATGCAAGAAATCCATGATATTACTAATATCAGTTGATTTAACATAATTACCATTTGCATTACATGAACGATAGCAAAATTCACAGCCATTAGTACATTGATCTGTAATATTAAGATCAATAAGATATGGAATACTTAATTTAGCATTATCGACATTGTCATTATCGAAATTTACAACAATTACATCACCATTATCCACATTAGATAAAACCCAATTTCCTGTATCATCTTTTCTTGAGAAAATTTTTCCATAACTTTTCAAATAATTAGCAAGATAAATAACATCTGTCTTAGAATAATGTTCTAATGGCATACTATCATGACCACCAACAATATAAATATCATCTGACAATAAATAATTTATCAAATCATATAAAAAATGTTCATCAATTAAATTTGATAATTCTGATTCATTATTATACAATAAAGGAAGTGGAAAATTCCAAATTGACTGATGATCAACATCAAATTCAGTATTAATATTTGGAAAATTAAAAAAATCTTTAACAATAGAGTTTTTAATCAATTGTTTGATTTTCTTATTAATTTCAGAGTTAGTTGGAATAATTAAAGAATCAGAAATATACTTATTCCTTATAAATAAAACTATTTGAGTTAAAATATATTTAGATTTATCTTCTTTATTTGATAATACAAAAGTATCTGATTGATAATCATAATCATCAGTATAACCAAAAATAGAATTATTTAAATCTATTTTTTTTATAACTCCATGATTGCTTGATGAATTATGTGCGAACCCTTCTCTCACAAATAAAACTTTCATATATCATTCTCCCCTGTATTTTCTTCAAAAATATACATTTGATTTTCAACATCATATTTTGCAATTATTTTATTTTCTTGCAATTTCTTTATAAAATCAGCATATTTATTTGGATCTTTATATATATCTTCTGTCACTCCACTTTTTAAAATAAGTTCTTCTACTCTTTTTAAAAGAACATTATCTCCATCTTTAGCACATAATGCTAGCAAAGATATATACAACAATTGACTATTGATAACAAGGCTTTGAATATTGTTATTATAATCTTTATGGTAATTTTCTTTTAATTTTTCATATTTAATCTTATATTCATTAAGCTCTAATACTGTATATATTACAAATACAGTAAAAATCAAAACACAAATTATACAAACTAATGGAACTGTCATTTTAGACTCCGTTATTTTAAAATATTTGAAATTCCTACATTATGATCTTTTACTTTTTCTTTTAACAATGAAAAAATTTTAAACAATTTTTCATTAATTTCTACAATAGCCTTATTGTATACTTCAAAAATAAACTTATCATTATCAAATTGAATATCATCTTTTCTATGTGAAACACTTAAAGCTATGTTAATAAAGAATAACATGTCATCTGTTGAAGATGGTTTATGAATAAAAGGTAATTTACCTTTTTCTTTTTCATTCATATTAGATAAAATTTTAGCTATTAATGTTTCCCCATATATTCTTGGAGTAAACAAAAAATTTTTATCTAAATCATCAGTAATCAACAATCTACTAACGTTACTGTCCATAATAAATTGAATATTTTTAATAGATTTAAATGAAACATTCTGTAATTTAGATAATGTAAAAATATTATCTTCTTTTATATATTTTATACACAATTCCATATCATTATAATTTACATAACATAATTCCATAATTAAAATTCCAATATATCTAAAAAATATTTTGAATTAATATCATCTGTTAACCAAACTCCATTATCAGATACAAAAAATTTAATACCATCACTATACATTTTCTTTGTATCTATAGTAATGATAATCAATTTTTCATTTCTGTTTGACTTATGCCTTGATCCTACATTCTTTGCTGTTTCAACATCTTTAGATAAATGAACATAATTTCTGCTCATTTTTTTAATTTTACCACTTTGTTTAATCAATTTAAATAAATGTTCACTTGTTCCATGAAATAATGGTATTGGTGGTGGTAATTCTCTAAATGAAATATCAACACTAATGCTATGTCCTTGATTTGCTCTTACAAGTGTTTTATCATCATTAAATTTATAACGTCCTTTTTTATCATTAGAAACAATCGATTCTAATTCTTCAAAAGTAATATCTGTATTTGAAACAAGTTCAGATACGCTTACATATCCATCTTTTTTAAGTTTTAAATTAGCTGATTCTGGTTTATGTCTTAGTATATAAGCTAATTTTTTTGATTTTTCGGTTAAATCCATATTTTTATCCTTATAATTTTATTTATAAGTAATATAACACAAAAAATCAAATTTTCAAGGAGTTATAATATAAAAAAATGAATTATTTTTCTTTAAATAAAACAACATTACCATCTTTAATGGTTATTAAATTTTCAGGCAAATAATAATCACCAACTTTAGATTTTAAACGTTGTTTAACTGCTTCACCATCAATAAGAGAATAATATTCTGTTTCAGTTACAAAAGTTCCACTCTTAGTTATTAAAACAGGAGATAATGTATCCTTTACAATTATATCTGGTGAAGTGCAACCAGTAAATACTAATATACTAATTACTGCTATTACTATTATTTTTATATAGTTCTTCATACTCTTTTACCTTATCTTTATAGTATAAATATATTTCATTATAATATTCACACTCTTTTTGAAATTTGGCAATTTTTTGTTTATCAGAATCAGCAATCGCAGATTTTAATAAAATTTTACTAGCATTTAATCTTGATAAATATTTTGATTCTCTATCTTTATACTTAATAATTCTTCTATTGTATTTATTGTCAATATCTATTAAATCACCTGTTAAATCAAGTGACTTATCAATAATATTTAAAATAACTAAAACATATGGACTCATGATATATCATATCCTTTTTATATAAAAAAAATAGAAAAATACATCAATTGATCAAATTGTTAACTTTAACTAACACATTTTTGAAAAATTCAATTTCTTTTTTTCTAAATTTTTCAAATCCATCCAAATCATTATTTTTAAAATATTCTTGATAATAAGAATCATATTTATAAAGATTAACATCACTATAAAAATTTATTACATATTCCGTAATTTTTTTAATATACAAAAAGTTATCAGGATGAATATATATTGGTTCATTATTTTCTGCTGATTTCTCATAGAAAAACTCGGAAATAGCACTATACTTACTAAGTTTACTAGGAGTAAAAATATTTGGATCATATTTAAAGTTATTATATTTATGGTTGAAACAACTTAACCCATTAACAACATTAATTCCAAATTTTTTTGCATTTTTTCTAAATTTTTCTTCTACATTTTTAATATATTCTATTAATTCAGGTTCATAAAATATTAATTCATTACCATTACTAAAAACAAAATGTTTTTTTAATAAATTTTTAAATTCTCTTTTATCTTTTAAAACTTTATATAAGATAATATGTTCGTCATCATGATACAAATCATCATTCATATTAATATAGTACATTTTATGTTTAAAAAATACATCAGGAATTTCACTGAATTGATTGTCATCTTCACATGAATTTAAATATCCTTCTGTATTCCACTCATAACCACCACCAATTGTTAAATATAATTGATCAAGAACAAAAAGCTCACTTAATTCATATGTATCTTTTAAATAAAGAGTAGGATATTGAAGAATAGCATTAGAAATACATTTTTTAATTTTATCCATAAATATAATCCTTATTATATATTTTTATAACAATAATATATACTAAAAATATGAAAAATCAAGTATAAATATAAAATTATTCAAAATTTTCAGAAATTTTGTCATTAGTAGAAAAACAGTGTGGAATAAATTTTCCTTTACATATTTTACACTTAAAATCATGAAAAAATGAAATGTTATCTGAATTAATTCTTGTAATCATTCCATAATCACAACCATTTATCTGCACATGATATAATTTTACATCTTTCCCATCATTGTTATTCCATTCTCCAATCATATCATAAGTAAATGGTGAATCTTTAACAGACATATATCTAATATTATGATGATTTTTATAATTATTAAAAAATATCATAATACATAATAATATTAATGAAATTAACAATGCTATATTAATAATAACTTCTTTTTTATTTTCTTCATTCATGTTATAAACTCCATTTAATTTTATTGTTAAATAATATAACATAAAAAAAATAAAAAATCAAATTAATATTGTTAAATAAAAAAGCAGTATCATTTTAATGATACTGCTATAATCTGTGGCAACCCCGCCAGGACTCGAACCTAGACTAAGTGGACCAAAACCACTTGTGCTGCCATTACACCACGGGGTTATCTTGTATAAGATTGAGGAATAAGCGGAAAACTCCTTTAAATGTGGACTCGAACCACTTAGTTTGTTTTGCAGACAAATGTATAGCCAATATACGTTGAAAGTTTACCAAACACCTCAAAAAAACTTATAAAATGAGGAATACTAGAAAAAGCCTGATCTTACGATCTAAAAACGGTTGGAATCGAACCAACAGCATATTTGTTATCAGCAAATTAATCTAACCATTGATTTACGTTGAAACTTTTTCAAACCACCTCATAAAAAATATAAAATACGATGAATAACATAAAAAGTTTGGCTTACCAATCGCCAACAATATTCCTAATTTTTGGTGGAATAATAAGAATCGAACTTATAATCAACTACGTTGAAACTTTTTATAGCACATCGTTTTTTTCAAACAACATCAAGGATTTTTTCTTTCCTTGTTTCAATACTATAATATAGCATTGATTATTAAAAAGTCAAATTATTTTTAATAAAAAATATTTAAAATAATTTTTTTCTTTCTAAGACTTAATATAACACATTTTTTTATTTTGTCAAGTCAATAAAGAGAAAAATATAAAAAAAATATAAGATTATTTGTCATTAAATAATCTAGCAGTATTAATTATAGTTTTCATTTTTTCATAAGAAAGAATATCATATTTCTTAAAAAAATACATTATTTTCTTTAATATTTTTGATTTATCTTTTAATAATAAATTATTGCCATTATCATCTTTGTTGTTAATATATATATTGTTCCAATATATAAAAGAATTTACATCATTAATTATATGTGAATATCTATAATCACCATATTTTTCATAAGATATACAAAGTAATAGTATCAAATAGTAAATATCTGGTGCTGTTTCCGTTATTATTGGTAATAAAAATATATTTTTATTATCTTTTATACATTTATTTCTTATAACATATTCTGTTAAATATTGATAATGATTTACTATTAATATTGGTTCATTATTTTTTATTTCTTGAATTGGAATTTGATGATCGTTACAATGAAAAAATAAGTTAAATATTTTATTAGTACCTATATCATAGAATCTATATAAAAATGTTTTTTTATCATTTGCAAAAATAGAATGTGGAATTCTAAGTTCACTTAAATAAGAATGAATTTTCTGTATAATATAATAATTGCTAAAAATATGAATTCTAGAATTATCATCATAGTTATTGATAATTCTTCTGACAGTTCCTAACACATAAGGTATATCATTGCAGATTTCTATCATAAATATGCAATCCTTCTCTTATCATTATATATGTTCATTAAATCTTGAATAAAATGTGGTTCATTTTCTAATCCAATCTTATAAATTAAATGTGACATTTGTTTAATATTTCTATCAAATCTTTTTTTATTATTATCACTTTTTAATGTATTATGTAAGCAATAAATCATACCTAAAATATCATCTGTGTATTTAATATAATCAGAACTATTGACTAATTTATCCGTTCGACTAAGTAATATTAATAAATCGTCTATATTAAAATTTCTATTTAAAATAGGATTATAATCGTCATAATAACCATAAAAATAGGATTTTTCTAATATGATTTCTGGAAGACATAAAATATTTTCCTTTACGCTGGTTTGAGTAAAATCATCAAAATAAAATCCTGCATATGTTGATTTTGTTATATAATCATTTATAAATTTTTTAGAATCAAATGATCTATAATTGTATAAATTAATAATATGAACTTTTTCATATGAATTTCTTATAACATACGTTCTTGAATTAAAATTAAGACGACTTACTCTTAACAAAGATACTTTTACTCCATCATAAATCTCTATATATTTATCAAACATGGCTGTATCAGGAGAAATTATAATCGATTCATAGTAATTATCATCAATATTATTAATAAGAGTTTCAATAATATCATAATCGCAACGTATTTCATCAACATGTTTAAATTCTAAATACATATTTTATTTTTCCCCTCTGCACAACAAAAATAACGTTTTTTCATTAATGAAGCTAATAATTCAACATAATTTTCATAGACGCAATGATTATGATAATCCATTCTTGAAAAATTAAAACCAAATGGCTGATCTATTCTACCAATATTTATACTACATGAAGTAATATTATAAACAGATAAGTTTTGAAATAAGTCGGATTGAATAGCAAAATCATCAATAACAAAGCACACATTTTTTGATTTTAAAAGTACTTTTTTATTTTGCAATATAAAACAAAAAAATCCATCATTTTCTAGTTTTTCAATTGTAATAGTTAGTTTCATTGTGATAATAACCCTTATTAAATAATAGTAAAAAACAAGATTATTAACAAAATTAATACAACAAAGATTGACCATTTTAACAATGGATTTTTATTTTCTGAAATTTCTGTAACTGTAAGATTTCTATTTGGTTGGTAAACTTCACCATCTTTTTTAATTAAAATACCTTCTGGAATATTTTTATAATCTTCCAATGGAACACCATCAACAGTACAGTTTTCAAATACACAATTTTTAAATGTTATCCCCTTAAAATATTTACTTAAATCAGGTTGGTTTTCAGCAGGGTTATTATTCATATAAACACCTTTGTTTATTAATAGCTTTTATTTTCTCTATATCTTTTTCTTCTCCAAAATCTACCTAAACCTTTGTTTTGAGATTTATATGTTGGCAATAACATATCACAATTACCACAAACCAATCTGAAATTTTCTATACTATGATTTTCTGGATTTCCATCTATATGATCACAAACTAATGGTATTGGATTTTCTAACCATTCTGTATTACCACATATTTGACATTTATTTCCATATTTTTCTAATAAATATTTTTTTACTATTCTTAAATTAGTTTCATTCATAGTTGAAAAATGAGGAAATTCACCAATTTTTTCTATTTTTTCTTTTCTTAATTTCCATTCATAATCCTGTTGACATCTATTAGAACAAAATTTTTTTTGTTTACCATTTAACTTTTTATTACAAAATAAACAAAAAAATATTTCTCTTTTTATTCTTTTATCACTTTTGTTATTAAAAGAAGCAGAACAAGAATGATTGCAAAACTTTAAATGTCTATGTTCTTAATCAAATTTTTTACTACAAAAATGACATTTATTAGGATTTTTATTATACTCATCAATCCTTTTTTGATATTGTATTTTTCTTTTTTCTAATGAAGCTATATATCCTAATTTTCCTGCCTTGCTATAACTCTTGCTATCTCTCATATTTGAACTCCTACCAATAATAATTAATATTACTGGTATAAGAAAAATATAAAAAATATTAAAAGCTAAACAAAAATGGAGCCAGCCGTGGGAATCGAACCCACTATGATTTCTCGGCAGATTACAAATCTGCTGCCTTACCATCCGGCCCGACTGGCATTTTAAAAATGGCATCTTCTACGTGCATCATAGTGCAAATAGATTGTCATTTATGTTGTGCTACTCCCTAATGTTTTCGCATCATTCTAAATGAACGGAACGGAGATGCTAATTCCGTTACCAGAACCGTTTTTTTATACTTTCTGGCTTTCATATTTTTAATATAACCAAATTTGGTTATATATTTTTATTGGTAGCGGAGATTGGATTTGAACCAATGACCTTCTGGTTATGAGCCAGACAAGCTAACCTCTGCTATCACTCCGCTATATATTAAAACAACACAGGATTTTTTATTTTTCCTTGTTACAACACTTAATATACATTACTTTTTATATTTGTCAAGTCAATAATGAGAAAAATATAAAAAAATATTAAAAAAATATAGATAAGTTATTAAAAATAAGTTTAAAATAAAAATGTTATAAATTAAATAAATATTTTTCTATTTAGAAAAGGAGATATATCTATGAGAAGTGATTATAGTGATTTTTTAGAAAAACAAAGAATAAGAAAAGAAAAGGGATTAAGTAGAATAACAAGTAAAACATTTACTGACTTCACAAGATATCTTTCTCCTGAAGTACCTGATAATTTAAAAATAATAACTGAATTAACAAACAAATATAACATTCAAAATTCTGATGCACATGATGTTAATATTGAATATGATAATTCAGGTAATGTTATTAAACAACCACCAATATTTTTATATCCACCAACGATAAACAATAAATTACAGTTAATAACAACACCAGATCAAGTTTGTTATATTAGAAAAAACGATGAATATGATTTAACAGATAATTTTGAAGTTTATAATAATTTAAATAATCCAAATGAAGTAATTTTAATTACTAAAAAAGATAACATTCCAATTGTTAGTTTACCATTCATTGTTATGCAAGGAGGATATTCACAAGAATTAAGTGATGTAAGTTTTAATAATGACATATTAAATATATGGCAAAATTTCAATAATGATATAACAAGAATAACAAGAAAAGATGATATTTGTTATAAAATAAAAGATAATATATATGTATTAACAGATAATTTTGAAGTTTATAATAAAAAAGATGAACCAAATAAAATTATTATTATAACAAAAAGAGAAAATGTTCTTAACATTTCTGATAAAAGACCAACTAATTTCGATTGCACAAAAATAATTGTTGATTCTACAAAAGATACAAATTTTAATTTTACATTAAGAAATCCTAAAAATACAATTGTTTATTTTGGTGATGAAAAGAAATTAGAATTAGATGTTACTGGAAATAGAACATATTATTATGGATTACCTAAAAATAAAAAAATGGAAATAACTTTTTATGGTGATTTTGATGGTGTAGATTTCTTAAATTGTCAAAGTGTAGTAAGAGCTGTTCAATTAAAAACTTCAACTATAACATGCTATAACATGTTTAAAAATTGTTATAATATGGAGTTTATTCATCCATCATTTTTAATATCAGATAACGTTACTAATATGAACAATATATTTGAAGGATGTATAAAAGTAAAATATTTTCCAAGTTCATTTAGAATTGGCAAAAATGTCACTACAATACAAAGTGCTTTTAGTAATATGGCAGGTCTTTTGTTTTTCCCAAAAGGATTTACAATTCCAGATAAAGTTGAAAATGTATCATATGCTTTTGATAAATTAAAATCATTAAAAGAATTTCCTGCTGGATTTAATATGGGTAAATCAGTTAAACAAGCTGTTTATACATTTTCTTATTCAAATATAGAAAGATTACCAAATGGTTTTTGTTTTAAAGAAGGAATAACACAATTATTTGGTACTTTTTATGATTGTAAATATTTAAAAGAATTACCTAATAGTTTTAAAATACCTGATTCAGTAACTTCTATCTATTTAATGCTTAGTGGTTGCAATTCTTTATCAAGATTGCCAAAAAACTTTACATTTGGAAAAAATACAACAGATTTGACAGGATCGTTTCAATACACATATGCTTTAAAATATCTTCCAGAAACTTGTATTTTAGGAGAAAAAGCGTCTATTTTAAGATTTATGTTTTTTGATTCAGGATTAACAAAATTACCAATTAATTTTACGATTCATGATAATGTAACTAATTGTCAAAATATGTTCACTTATACAAGATTAAGAGAATTACCTGTTAATTTTAAAATAGGTGATAATGTAAGCGACTGTTCACAAATGTTTGCAGTATGTGAATTTTTAAATTATTTAAACAAAAATTTTTTTATTGGGAAAAAAGTGCAAACATTAAAACAAATGTTTCAAGAATCTGGTATTATGATAATACAAAATTTATCTATTCCTGATTCATGTTTAGATAATTCTCTTATGTTTTATAAAACTAAAAAACTCAGTTCTATACCATATAATTTTAAAACTGGTGTAAATGCAAGGAACTGTTATGGAATGTTTGCAGAATCATCTATTTCTGCAATGCCAACAGGATTTATATTTGAAAATGAAGATAATATAAGTTATGCTTTTTCTGGTTCTGCATTAACTAAAGTAATAGATTTCAAAATTTCATCTGATGCAAGAAATATTTCTGGATTATTTGGAAATTGTATATATTTAAATATTAATTTAAATGACATTCTTCCTGAATCATTTAATTGGGAAGTTAATATTGCAGAAATGTGTTATAACTGCTCTAGAATCAATTCTAACGCACCTGAAAACAAACTTTGGAATAGTAGTAATAATTTTACTTCAACCACTGATTGCTTCTTTAATTGTATTAAAATCGAAAATTACAAAGATATTCCTGAATCATGGGGTGGTGAGGCTATAAAACGTAATATGTTAAAAGTTACTAAATCAAATAAACAATCTTTTAATTATGAATATACAAAAATAGAAGAAGGAATTGAAGCTGAAATTGAATTAGAAGAAGAATAAAAAAAAGAGGTACACAGTTAGACTTTTTAGGAGGTATATTTAAATCTAACTGTGTACCTCAACTCGGAACTACTCCTCTCCTACATCATCATTCATTGATTTCTTAAACAAAACAATACCTACGATAATAAGTATTACAAGAAAAATAGCCGGAATAATAAGCCAACAATTCAAAACAATAAAAACAAGAATGGAGCATACCAATATCCTTAAAAGATTAAAACCTTTTTTGTCATAAATAGCTACACTCAAAAGAGTGCCTAAAATAACGATAAACAAAAGATAAGTCATATTTTCTCCATTTCTTTTTTAATCAGTATAAATAACAAATAAATCACCTGATTTTCTGTATCCAAAACAAAGATTTCCACCATCAGCAATTAATGCTTTTTCATCATCTGATAATTTTCTAACAGTTTTTTCTATTACACTATAAACAGAATTTGCATATCCAAAACCAACAGGTTTAACAATAGCTAGATCTTTTAGTGAATTATAAATTTCTCTATTTATCTTTATTTTTTCATTGGCATTTTCTGTATAAGCCCATGCCACATATATGCGTTTTTCTAACATTATAAACCTTTTTTCTGTTTCTATAAAGTAATATAGCTCATAAAAATAAAAAGTCAAATGAAAAAAAGAAAAAATTCAAAAATTATTATAATTCTGACAAATATTTCAATAATTTATCAAAATTATAAATATAATTAATTTTATAAATATAATTTTTGTATTAACCTTTAAAACTTATTTGTTTAATATCATAATCACTTAAACTTGAATTAAATAACAAAACAGAATATATTTTATTATACTTTGCAACCCACAATCCATTTCTATTATCTGATATAGAATAACAAGTATGTGTTGTATATGCTGTTCCTCTAGGAACACCTTGATAATTTTGTTCTATTATTTTATTTCCATCTAAAAATATAGAAATAGTAGTTGTGTTATTATTATTAACAGTTATTCTACCTGCTGCACTATGTCTACCAGTAAGCAATCCAGTTTCTTTCCAACAATTTACTCTTACTCCATTAATTTCTTGAGCACATTGTAATGCATAAGAATTTGAAACAGATCTAGAATAATAAGCTAATGAACAAATTTCTGGACGTTGTGCCGCAGTAATACACGGACCTTGTCCAGCTAATTCTTGTTTTTGTTCTATCCCATTAAATATTGCTGCATCAAAATCAACAATAACAGTATAATCTGAAACTGATCCTCTTAAATCCAATTGAGTATCAATTCTAGTATTAATAGTTGATGAAGGTGAAGATGCTTGTTCAAATACACCTCGATCACAACGATAATTAATCTTATCTGCTAAATTCAATCTTTCTATTTCCGTTGGATATAACCAAACAGTTTTTCCAGTTCTTAAATTTTTTAGATATGCTTTATAAATTGTTCCATTAAGATTTGATATAGGAACACTTGTTCCATATAACAATTTATTTCCTGATGAAGATATTACCGTAGATTTTAGTATTCCATCAATATAAGCTGTTGCCGTTCCATTTTCTCTTCTAAATAATATTTTATGTTTACCTGTTGTTATTATTTCGGAAGAATCATTTGGATATAAATATATACTATTATCATTAAATGCTTGAAAAGATGTATAAGAATTTTGATTATTTTCAATGAAATAAATATTTATACTTCCATTTTGAGAATTACTATAAAATATCTGTCCAGGATAATCCTTATAATTTTCATATTCAATATAAAATTCGCAATCATCAACTCCAATATTGTTATAACCAGAACTAACAATATCATACCACGATTTATCTTTACCTGTTTCACTAAAATTTCTTTTTGGTTTTTCATAAGGATAAACAATAGAATTATATAAAACATCTTTTCCTGCTGTCCATAAAACAGAATTTGAAGTTAAATTTGTTAATTTAGCTGATAATATATTAGCAGGAGCATTAAAATTAATTACTCTATTTGGATCAGAACTACCATCTTTTCTAGTTCCAATTATTTGTTTATTTTCTCCATCAACAGTAACACTAAATGTATCTCCAATAAGTTCAATAACTACTTTATGTAATCCAGAAACAAATGGAATATAATCAAAAAATATATCTGAATTTGTTAATACAGAAGTTGAAAAATTAAATCTCATATATCCATCAGATTCTCTTCTTCCCCAAAATGATTGTATTCTACCATCTGATTGATAAAATGAAAAATATTGTGTTAATGGATAATCATTATCTATTAAATTTATTGTAAATTCAAATTTGAAATCATCTTGATAAGAAAAATTTGTTGTTAATAAAATAGTTTTTAAATCAGAAAATGGTTCTCCTGTTCCAACTGAACTACTAGGATTAATATAATAATTTCTATAAGTTCTAGGTTTAAAACTACTAATCCAACTTCCACCATTATCAGGTGTTAGTGCTAATATACAATCATTTCTTTTAGCTGCATCAAATACTATATCATGCATAATATCACCATTTTAAATAACGCTATGTAATTCTATATAATCAATAATATTTTTAATATCTTCATCTGTAAATTTTGCCATTTTTAGAGCTTGTTGTGTCATTGGATAGTTTAAATCAACTTCAAGACACTCATCCCAAAATATTTTAAAATCAGTTGATAAATTCAATATTTCATTTAATTTATTTTCAATATTCAATTCACGACAAGATGTTCTTATTTGATTTTTTGTATATTTATTTTCTTTAACTGCTTCTGGAATATCTAATTCAACTATATTGCCATCTATAATATCAATATACTCAATAGGATTATTACCATAATATTCTAAATAACCATTATTTTTATACCATTGCTTACCCATATTTTTTATGAGAGCATATTCTTCAATTATTCCATTTATTTTTCTTATATATTTCATCTTTTTATCCTTTTATTTTAATTAAAAATATTAATCATATCTTCTTTTGTTAATGATTTATTAAAAACAAAAAATTTGTTCAATTGCCATTTAAAATACCTATTACCTAATGAAGTAGGATCTGCAAACAATTGAGCATTAGTATTTATTAAAGTATCAACAGTTGGATTTAAATTAGGATATATCATTCCAGTAAGTAAAGTTTGTTCTGTAAAAACTCCATTTGTATATATTAATGCTTTTCTGGTTGTTCCAACTCCCGGAGTAAAAGATATTGCAACATCATGCCATTGACCTTGATATAAAGGTGGAGAATTTAATCCTATATTATTTGTTCCAACACTAAAATATAACCTTAAATAGTTAGATGATCTTATTCCATGTAAACTCATTACCTTTTGTCCTGTTGCAGCAGTAAATCCTTGTGATAATATTGGTAATGCTGTTGAGTAAGAATCAATATTATTGAATCTGAATCTCATTGCAAAAGAGTAATCTATTACTGCTCTATTTCTAAAATCAAATGGTAATACTATTTTAGACGGATAAGTATAAATTGAACAAGAATCAAATGTATTTCCAGTTGTTATAACAGATGTTTTACTAACAAGACCTAATCTTTCAGATTCATTAGGATAACTAAATATTGTTTTATCTTTAACCTTTAATGTTAATTCATGAATATTTATAGAATCAGAACTTAAAGGATATACAGTTGTAAGCCATGCAGCATTTGATGACCTTGTTGTTACCAATCGATCATTTAAAAATAATGAAATTTGATTATTTATTCTTCTTATAACAAAATCATATCTTTGATTCAATACTATTGTCATATTTATTGCAGCGGTAGTAAAAAGAAAACATTGCAATCTTAATGGTTGACTTGTTGTTGTATTAAAATATACACCAGCACTATATGTTCCTTGATATGGATAAAAAATATAAGGATAAGCATTATATGCTGTACCGATTTTTGTAAAAGAAAATTTCATTTCAAAATCAGCACCAATAGTTATTTGCTTTGCTGCTTCAACAAAATCAAACCATATTTGAAACTGTTTATAAAAATTTCTTTGTTGATTTAATTTTATAAGATCGTTTCTAATAGGACTAATAAATGTACCTGCATTGTCAGGTGTTATAGCCATAATACAATCATTATTTCTAGCGATGTCAAATATTTTATCATGCATATTACACCTCTACAATAAACCTTATATTGGTTATTATTGCAGTAACAGGTGTTTCATCTTTTAATGTATCATTTACATTTTCATAATCACGTCTAAATGACAAATTACCAGTAACATCTAAACTTATTTTTTGAATAGTTAATACATCAGAAACAGGAACAATAATTGGATCTAATTCTGTATTATTTACAATTGGTATAAGAACAATATTTCCTGTAATATCAGTATTAGCACTTACGATATTTAATTGCACTTCTTTTAAATTTAAAACATTGTCAATAAAACTTATTTTTGGTGTAGTAGAATCTAAATAACATACTCTTCCATATTGTTCATCAATAAAAGTAAATTCAACAGGCATATTATCTATAATTGCATGATTTGATGCAAATTTTGTTTCCATGCCACCTTTATAAAAGAAAATGGTATGTTTATTTTCATCTGTAGGTAAATCAGAATCGTTTAAATAAAATGCAATATTATTTTCATCTATATATAATGGTACAACTGGTATCCCTACTCCATCATGATTAAATATTTGAAATAATACAAATCCATTTAATCCATGAGTAATTTGACAATGATTTCCAGTCCAATTTATTTCATTTTCAACATTACTAATACCAAATTCTATAACTTTATTGTTATTGACATCAAATTCTACTAATTCTAATTTATTACCAAGTTCATTTACTTTGACAATTCTATTTGGTATTAATGAATTTGGTGCATCTTCTAATTGTGTAAATTGTAATCCAGTTAAATTTGAACCGTCAATTGCATCTATTTTTCCATCCTTAGAAGTAACAAGATGCTTTCCATTAAATAACTTTATTTCATTTATTCTCATTTTATTATATTCCCTTTTCAGAAAGGTAAATATAAAATAAAATATATTTGAGTGTAAAAATACATATTTATGAATATTATGGTGTGAAAATTATACCACATTTTTGCAAAATTTTCTTAAAATATCACTTATAATTATATCTTCATCTTGAACTTCAATTATATCATTTTTAGATTCATTATATGCGCACATATTTTCTTTATCATATATATTTCCATCTTCTGGAATATAACAATAAATTTCATTTTTATAAATATATAATATTCCAATAATTGGAACTTCCCAATCTCCACCTGCATAAAAACCAAGAAATGTCAATTCATTTTCTAATGTTTGTATTCCTAATATTTTATTACATATAGATTCACCATAAATATAAAAATCATTGGTTTCAAAATTTTCTAAGTCAAAATCTATATTTGGTTTATTCTTTACAAATTCAAATATTTCATACCCATCAAATTCTTCCAATTTAACATCTTTTAATTCTGGTTCTCTATTATGTTCTTCTTTAAAATTATTATGAAAATAAGAATCTTTAAATTTATTACTGTTAAATATTATTTCTTCAAATTTGTTTTTAAATTCATCTTTAGTAAAAACATCAAAACATGGATTAAATTTTTCTTTAACTTCATCCATATCTTCTCTTAGTGATAATAAACTATCAATATTTTTCTTTAATTCATCTGGTACATATTTTCTACATTCTAATAGCAATGACTCACAATAATTAACCAACATAATTTATATACCTTTATATATTAAAATAACGCCAATAAAAAAAGTAGTAATTGTGGCGTTATTCAATTACTACTTAGATATTTATTTTCTTTTCTTAAAATTAGAAAATTTTCTTCTATTGCTTTCTTTTGTTCTATCATAAGTTCTATCATAAAACTTTATAGTATCTTTTTTATTAAATATTTCAGAGTTTAAATTCATGATAGTAGAATTAACCTCATACATATAGTTAACAGTTTTAGTCGCCCAATCTGCAACTAATTGACCATTTTTCACCCATACTGCTGATATTTTTGTCTTTCCACAATCTGCAGGACGAGTGATAATGGTATAGTATCTTCCATTGATACTAGTTGCACGATTCATTTCTTCTTCACTTAAAATAAATTTTTCCATTTTAAATCACTCCTTTCCCAATAACATTTAAACGCCAAAATACATATATATGTAATATAGCATGATATTTAATAATATCAAGCTAAACTACAAAAAAATATAAAATTTTATTTAAAATAGGAGAGATTTTAAACTACATCTTCTACAACCTCAAATTTATTTACATATAAACGTCCAAAATCTGTCATTTCAAAAATATCTCTTACAAATACTTTCACTTTTATAAATTTATCAGTTCCATAATGTTCAAAAAATGATTCTTGTATCCCTACTGCATATCTATTTGTATAACGTTCATTTGTATTTTTCATAGAACAATCGTAACTATTACCTTGTATAAAAGATTCTCTTGGTCTATAATTTTCTTTATTATCTTTTGTAACTGATTTATAAGCGAAAAAATATTTCTGATCATTAGAATCATCTGGATTTTCGATATTAAACCATGAAGATATTTTTTCTAATTTATTATCCAATGTTTGAAAATACGGATTAATATCTCTATATTCTTCAATTTTAACATCTGTATCAAATCCAATTTTTTCAGTTAAGGTTTGACTATCTTCAAATATTACACTATCACTAAATCCAGATGGTACGTTTTGATATTTACAAACATTATCCCAATTTATTTTATCCCAATTAGATTTAATAAAATTATTTATGAAATCATTATCAGTTAAATCCCATCTTTGATATTTTGATAACAATTCAAAATTCCAATTGACTAAAACTTGTTCTGTACTACTTTCAGAAGATGAGCTACTTGATGATTCACTATCATTGTTATCATTTGATTTAAAATAAGTTATTCCATAAATATTATCAGAAAAAAATTGATTGTCAAATAACTGATGTTTACATAAGTCATCAATAGAAAGATTTTCAATATTATTTGTTATAAAATCAATTGGTAAAGTTTGATATTTTATCAAATAGTTTTGTGGACAACCGCAAAATTTATATATAAAATCATTTATTTCTGTTTTTACTTCTTTAAAATCACTTGAATTAGAACTTATACTAGATGAAGATATTCCAGAGCTTGAACTTTGTCTGACAATTTCATAAGTATAAGTATGATAAAAATCATATGTTAAAAAATAACCAAACCAATATTTTCTATATGGTGGATATGCGACACCTTCAACTTTACCAAATGGCGGTTCAACCCACTGTTGATTATTTTTTATATAATCAATGATATATTCCATGATCATTTTATTTTCGTGTATAATTGATAGATCTTTAAACTCACAAATTATATCACCATACAATAAATCAACCATTCCAATATCATTATATCTTGTTTCATATCCTTGTGTAAAACCATATTCAGTTAATGATATTTTATATGTATAAAATTCTGGTTTTAAATCACATTTATGACTAATATATTTCCAGTTTATTTCATTAATTCTTTCAGTAATAATTTGGTATTTTTCATCAGCAGTTGAACTTCCTGTTGGCTTTAAATACTCTTTTATATAATCTCCTTGTTCTATACCAGAAGATAAATTTTCAAATTCATCATAATTAAACATTATTTTATTCCTACGTTTTTTAATTTTACAGTTTAAAATTAAAAAATATTAAATTTATTAATAACATACCTGCAATAAACACTTTTGACAATATTTTTCATTTCCTTCATTACCATAAGCAAGAGAACTTTCGCTTATAAATACTGATTCACAATGACTACATGTATGATTATTTTTTTCACATTCAGAACATATGTCTTTAATCAATGAAGATTGTTCACTTTTTAAAAACAAATTTCCACATTCTTGACACTTAAACGAATTACTTGGTTCTTTATTCAATCTTTCTTTTTCACAATTTTTGCAATAAACTACATCATCACCATATTCATAATTAGTTGTCTTTGTATAACAAAAATTACATTGTCTAACTGGCTTTAAATTTGATGATTCGTATTTATCATTAAAATATTTATCATTTGAATAAACAAGTCCATCCCTTACCTTCCATCCTCTTCCAAATAATGTAATTTTACCTTCATCATTCATAAAAGCAAACTTATTATTTTCTATACAATAATCTATTTGCTTTTTTGTTACTTTATCACCTTTAAGAATATATTTTGAAACTAATGATTCAATAGAATAATCATTTTTTGCATAAGGATTAATAACTTTATTCCAAACATTTATTCCAAACAGCATAGTATCTGAAATGCTTCTTTCATATGCATAACGTTCTTTAAACGGTTCATATTCTTCATCAGTATATTTTACCGTACCATTGTGCATGAAAATAAACCGACATCCTATAACATGTTTCTTCATCATAAAATCAGTAGAATTAGATAATGGAAATGGTTGAGTTTTTCTTATATCTAATCCACCAAAAGATGCTTTCCTAAAATGAAAAAATGCTGGTTCATCTTCTTGAATATTATCTTCATCTAATGATCTTTTTAAATCATAAAAAGAAAGAAATCCCTTTTTTATATTTAATTCACCATTTCTGAAAAAACCATATCCAGCTCCATGAGGATTGTTATTCATACATTTTATTAAAATATCATTACTCGGAATTGATTTGTTAACAGGTTTTACAATAGCAATACACATTTGGCAAAATTCCTATTTTGTTATTCAATTTAGAATAATATATTACATTTTTAGAAAATTGCAAATTTTTTTTGTTATTTTTTATTAAAAAATATAGATATAAAATATAATTATAATATATATATTAATTATATTTATATTATTAATTATTAATTAATTATATTAATAAATATTAATTATATATATGCAAAAAAATTTCTGAAAAAATTTGCTTTTTACAAACCATGTGCTATATTAGTTAAAGTCAAAACAAAAAGTAAGGAAAAATGTATGCTGAAAGGTTACGTTCGTCATTCTATTCTTACCAATGTTGAAGATACTCTAAAAAAAGTTCGAGATGTTATTCTTCAAGGTGGTGATTCTATCAAATTGAATGGTGTTGATGTTCATATCAACAGAAAAAAATTAAGGGTTTATACAGAAAAAGGTTGTCAATGTTCTTGTTGTGGAGAAAAAGCAAGTTATATTGCAATTGAAAAATCTAAGATAAGTGGTAATAATTGGATTATGCATTTGTATATAAATAATAATGGTTTAAAAGAAAAATTGCTTACAAGAGATCATATTTATCCAGTATCAAAAGGTGGACCTGGTTGTGTAAACAATTTACAACCAATGTGCGCAATATGTAATGCAAAAAAATCAGATAATATGTTTTTAAATAAAAAAGAATTGAAAGTTGTTAATTTTTAACTAAGAGTAGAAGGTTTATGAAAATAAATAATTTTTATATCAACAAAGAATTACCTAAAAATATCAAGCTAATTGGTATTTCAGGTTTAGCACATACAGGAAAAGATACATTAGCAAATTTTTTTAAAGAAGAAAAAAACGATATAATTCTTGATTCATTTGCTACACCAATTAAAGATATGATGATAAACTATTTTGGTTTTTCGAGAGAACAAGTATATAACCAAGAATTAAAAGAATTGAAAGATGAATTTTGGGATATTACTCCTAGAAAATTAATGCAATTAATTGGAACTGAAATGTTCAGAAAAATTTTTAGATATGACGTTTGGGTTAAGGTTTTTGAAAAAAAAGTATTGAATAATCCAAACGACTTTTTTATTGTTTCTGATATAAGATTTAATAATGAAGCTGAAATGGTTTCAAGAAATAATGGAATTGTTATTAAAATTTTGAGAAATAGTGATAATATAGTAGATATTTCTCATGAATCAGAAAAAGGTATTGACGATAATCTAGTTCATATTTTTCTTGATAATAATGGAAACTTAAATGATTTGAAAAAAAATGCTATTGAAATTTTAAATATTATAAAATCAAGGAATTAATATGTTACTTTATGTTTTGTTGATTTATTGCATAATTGGAGCACTTCATCATTATGTTTATTATTTAATGGATAAAAATGCTGGTATTGAAAATGAAATTTCAAGTTCAATTAGATTTACTTGTGCTTTATTGTGGATATTAGTTGATTTTGTAACTCTTATTGCTATTATAAGAAAAATTATTCAGATATTACATAGTAAAAAGGAGAAAAAATAATGAGAATAAAAGTGTTACCAAGAAAATATTTTATAAACATAAAAGGAACAGATGAAGAAGCATTAGTTTTTAAAAAGTCTAATGTCATATCAATTAATACTCCTGAATATAAACCAAGAAATATTATTAGAGAAGAACCACCTTTTTCTAGAAAATATTTAGATAATGATAATGTTCTTGTTGAATATTTTCATGATTGGGATAAACCAATGGAAGGTGTTGTATTAATGTCAGATGATGATGCTGATAAAATATTTGATTTTGTAACTAATAAGATTGATAAAACAAAAACATTACTTATTCATTGTACAGCAGGAATTAGCAGAAGTGGAGCAGTTGGCTATGTATTGAATGAATATTTCAATAAATTTCTTGAAAGTGATAAATTACCAAATGATGATTATCTTGATTTCGGTTTAACTCATCATTATATTATACCGAATGTTTGGGTAAAACAAAAATTATTGAAAAAATTTGAACTCATTTGAATAAAATGACTTGATTTTTTTAAAAAACATGCTATTTTAATGCAAAGAAAAAATATGTTTTTTATTAAGGAAATAAAATGAAAATATTAGCTCTCGCAGATTTACATATCGATCTATCACAAAATGATAGAAATGATTTTTATATGTTTGCACAAAAAATGCAGATACAAAATGCAATTAATACATATAAGCCTGATGTTATTACAATATCAGGTGATGTTGTTGAAAGGTATGTTTATTTTTATAAACATAGAAGTGCTAAACCAATAAATCTATATAAATTTATCAATAATTTCTTTACTCCAAGAAGTACAAATGAAATTATCTGTGATATTCCTATAATTTTTTGTTTAGGAAATCATGAGTTTGCACATAATTCTATTGAAGAAACTATTGAAGCATTTACTTATGCTGAAAATCAAAATGGAAATAAATATAATATACATTGCCTTGATATTGTAGGAAATGTAGAATTTGATACCATTAATTTTGTAGGAAATGTTCTATGGTATGATGGTTCTTGTTCAAACAGAAAAGATGCATTAAATTATGTTAAAAATATAGATGAAGGATGGTTAGATGCAAGTATTATAAATTTTGATGCATTAAAAGAAAATAAAAAATGTATTGAACAAATAAAAAATGGAATTATTAAACATAAAGATAATATTCTTATTACGCACATGGTTCCTTTATATGGATTAAACGCTTACAATACACATAAACCAAGTTCTATTTGGAATGTATATAGTGGACATGGAAATTTATTTCGTGATTATGATATTCATGTTGATGTATCGATAAGTGGTCACACACATTTACCAGCAATGGAAGATTATATTTCTGGTAATGAATTAACTCATTGTTGGAATATAGGAAATGATTATTTTTATTATACACAAAAAGTAATTTTTAATATCATTGAGGTTTAACAAATGATGCAAGATGTTTTAATTTTTCAAAAATACCCTATCAATTTACCAAAAAAATATTTGAAAAATTTTCATTTAGATTCATGGAATGTAAATATTGATTATATTTCAAGAAATGATGATAAGGTTTTATCTTGTTTTTCTAGATTAATAACTTCTGCAATAAAAAATAAAATGAAGTGTTCAGAAGAACGGCTGAATCGTAATTATAGTTATTTTGCAAATAAAACTGATAGAAGTAATGATTTTTTTCGTGTATTAAAAAATTTATCTATTTTTAATAATTATATAAAAGATAATATAGATGATAATATCAACTTTAAATCTCATAATTATGATAATCAGTTAAATCAGTTTATTTTTCATTATATTTTTGAATATAATGTTCCTGCATGTTTTTATAATTTTTGGAGAAAATCTTATTCTATTGTTGAAAATCCAATTTTAGAAAGAACGATATTAATTGGAAATGGTACTTCTGCCAGAAAAGTATATGGACTTTCTAAAACTGAAAATAAGTACCTTTATGAAACTAATTATCCATTCGATTCAGAATTAGGATTTCTTGTTTATTTATTTGCAAGAGCACAAAGTTGTAATATTGATTTATCAATGGAAATATCGAGTTATTTTGATAAAAAGACTTTTGCAAATTATGATAAAAGTAGAGTTATTAATTTTTCAAGAAGATTTTGTACATGGTTATCAAAACAACCATTATTTGATTATAATTGTATAACAGAAATATTAGATTATATAATTAATGGTAATAATATAGATAAATTTAATCTTTCAGGAAGAAATATTAATAGTATGATTAGACTTTGTGAGGAGTGGCACAATGAATTAACAAGAGAAAATACAAGAAATGATAATTCATCATGGGATGAATTTGGTTTAAGTTATACATTAAATGATAGTGTTAAATTTATAGAATTAACAAAAGCACAAGAATTAAAAAAAGAGGGACAATCACAATGTAATTGCGTTTATAGTTATATTAGCTCTTGTAAAAATGGAAGATGTGCAATTGTATCTTTAAGAAGTGATGTTACACAAAGAGTTACAATTGAAATTAATCTTAATAACAATAGTATTGTTCAAATGAAAGAAAAATATAATAAGGTTGTATCCAAAGAAAATTTAAATTTTATTAATCAATATGCAAAAGAAATGAAATTATCTATAAGAAAATAAAAATGGCTATCAAATTTTTTGATAGCCATTTGATAAATTACTTGCCTTGAGTGACATTAAATTTATTTTTTTTCATCATGTTTTTCATATTTTTCATGAAGTTATCTTGAGTTTTATCGGAAACAGCTTCCTTTAATTCTTCACTCATTTGTTCAAGATCTTCTGCTATAAAAAACATGTTTAACTCATTTGCAAGTTTCTTTAATTCTTTTGCTAATTTTCTCATAATTGAACCTCATTTTTTATTTAAAGTAAAATATAAAAAAAAGTAAATTAAAGGTAAGTTAATATGTTGTGTTTTGAATGTCATAATCATGAAGGTAAAAAGTATGAAAATGTAATGATAAACGGTGAGTTTAAAAAAGAAGCATATTTATGTTTACGTTGTTCATTTAATTTTTGTCGGTGTGAGTTATGTAGAAATTGTTTTAAAGTAAATGAATTATATATAAGTTGTTATAATTTATTGATATGTAAAGAATGTTCTAGTAAATTATCTGTATGTAAAATTTGTAATAAATTTATTACTGATAATTTTAAAACTGATTATGAAAATGTTTGTTTCAATTGTTTTAAACACCCTATTTTCCAATATTCTTATAAGCCTGAACCAGTATTTCATTTAGATGAAAATGATACTGATAATATATTTATGGGTGTAGAATTAGAAGTGGGTGGTTGTGATAAAATAGAAAATGTTAATAATTTTTGTAGATCATATTTTGATGATATATCAGACAAATTATTATATTTTAAAAGTGATTGTAGTATACCTGCATATGGTGTTGAAATTGTTAGTCATCCATGTTCATTAAAATTTCATGAAAATAAACTTGGTTGGAACAAAATAATGAAAGATTTATCTCTCTACAAAATTAATAGTAGAAGAGGATGCGGTATGCATGTTCATGTTAATAAAGATATATTAACTGAAAAAGATAATAGAAATATTGATTTATTTTTCTATAATAATTTTGAATTCATGAGAAATTTTACAGGCAGAAATCCTAACTATTATTGTTATAGAGCAAATAAACATAATGATGGTTGGGGAAAATCAATGAATAGATATCAAATGATAAATTTTATGGGTAAAAATACTATTGAATTTAGAATTTTTAGTTCTACTTTTTGTTATAATACATTTATTGAAAGACTCCAATTAGTACATTCTTTAATTAATTTTATAAAAACTATTTCTGTATGGGAAAATAATAAAACTGTTGCAGAGTATGCATCATATATCTTTAACAATAAAGATAAATATAATTTATTATATAAAAAAGCTAAAGCTAGAAAAATATTTTAAAAGTAGGTATAAAAATGTTTGATCATGTTATTTTATATAAAGATGACATTGATTATATATATGTAAAAGATGAATCTAACATAAGAAATGATTCAATATACATTATAATTGATGATGAAATAGATGTGTTTGTAAGAAATGATAAATTTAAATATGTTTTTTCTTATGAATATGTTGAACATTTACATAAAAAAATGTTTGTTATATCAATGTATTATAAAAATAATAATACTGATAATATAACAAAAAAATACTTTAATAACTTTGATATTGCAAAAAGTTATTTTGATGAATTATCTAATTTTTGATGTATTTTTATTGGGTGTTTTGTTCTAAAACTTTTATCTAATTCATTAATTCTTTTAATATTTTTTAAAATAAAAGTTTTTGTTCTATTTCCATCATTTATATCTTCAGCATATAATACCATTGTAGTTCCATTTGTTAATTTTCTCTGTTTTATTTCTAATGGAACTACAATATAATTTTTTAACTCATTTGCTGTTTTAGTTACATAGTCCATATTGACAGCATGTTTATTAACAGCAGCATCTAAAATAGTTTGAATAATTTTATCATTTGCAAATAATATTTTTGCAATTAATAATAATTTTTTACTATATTTCATATTTTTCCTTTTTTAAAGAAAGAAAATTATTTAAAAATTTGAAAAAAGAAAAAATAATGCTATATTACTATATATTGCAATATAAAAATAAAAGGGATAAACATGTTTGAAAGATTAAAATATAAGTTAAATTATAATATTGCCCACCGTAGAGAAGTGATTCGTATTGAAAAACAATATATTGGTCGTAATACTCTTTTAACTTATATTCATGATATGGATAAAATGATTATGATGTTGTTATTTATTCCTGATAAAATGATTAGTAAAATACATCGTATGTTTTCTTGGCATCACCCAAAAAATATTATAGGTTGGTTTAGAATTTCAGAAGCAATATTTGATTGGGAAAGTGCTAGATTTACGAAACCAGATAAACCACTGAATGCACGTCAAACTTGCATCAAATATTATCCTTATTTAAAAAATGAAGTTTTTAATTTTTGTGATAAATATAAAATAAATTGAGGATTTTTTATGAAAGTAATTTTATGTAGATTAGGAGAATCACAAGTTCCATATTATGTACAAAAAAGATGGTTTGAATTAAATGGAATTACAAATATGTTTCCAATTTATATTAAGTCAGTGAAACTAACATCTGATGATATAGAAAAATACAAAGATAAACATATTAAAAAAAATGTAGATTGCTATTCACATACTTACAAGGTAATGAAACCTAACGATAATTGTTGTAATTATTATTATTGCAATAATGAAGAGTTAAAATTAATTCAAAAAAATGAAATATTATTTTCATTATTAGAAAAAAATGATAATAATATTGAAGAATATACTATGTTATTTAATGAACATTTTAACTTTAGTCATTATGGTTTAGATATTAATGATAAAAACAGGACAGATCCAAATTTAATTAAATTAATTGAAGAATATTGCGAAACATGTTCTGGTGATGAAGAAAATTGGTATGGTAAATATCCTATGAAAGTTGTTGAAATTCCTGATGATATTGAATGGGAAGTTGATCAACCAGAAGGTTGTAATGAGATAATAAGAGAAAAGCATCGTGTTTGGGGAATGAATGGATTAATAAAATGAAAAAATTAGAAGAATATTGTAAAGATGAAATTGGAAAATATGATTATGAATTAATTGTTCATGATTTAATTGAGTGGTATGGTATACAAAATAAGATTGATTTTTGTATTCTTGCTATGAATTGGAGTAGAGATAAACTTGATAAATCCAAATTATTAAAAGAATATAACAAACAAAAGGTAAAATTATGAAGCTAATTTGTTTAGATATGGATGGTGTAATTAATTCGAATTATCTTATTAGAAATTGGATAAATAACAAATTTAAAGAATTAGAAAATAATCCAGAATATTCTTGTGACTATGAAAAATTAAGAAAAGCAGTTCGTAGTAAATATGCTAAAGAATTTTGTAACTGTGAAGAATTGGTTTTTCCAGAACTTGCAAAAATAATTTATGATATTTGTGAAAAAACTGATGCAAATATTCTTTGGAGTAGTACATGGAGAAAGTTGAAAAGATATAGTAATATTGAAGATGCAAAAGAAATGTTTAATAGAAGAGGACTTCCAGGAAATAGGTTAATTGGTTATACTCCTGATTTATCTAAACAATATTTTAGCGGAAGTTGTGCAAGAGGTTCAGAAATCAGAATGTGGTTATTTAATAATACATTTGGACACATTGAAAAGTGTGCAGTAATTGATGATAGAGAAGATGCTGGATTCGGAATACCTAATAATGCCAAATTTTTTCAAACAGAAGAAGAAATAGGTATTACTTCTGAAATTGCACAAGATATTTGTAATTATTTAAATTCTTAGTTGGTATAAAAATGAATACAATAGATAAATTAAGAAAAACATACAAGAAAAAACAAAGAAAAGTTTTAAAAAGATTAAACAATAATATATCAAAGTTTATCAATGAATTTTTACCTAAATATATAGCAAATAAGATTAAAAATAATTTTGATGTTAATAAATGCATTATATCTAAAAATTCAATTTCATTTTTTGATGATTATTTAAATAATGATTATGCAATATCATATATAATAAAAAAGATTAGAGATAAATATGGTATTGTTTTAGAATATGATAGAGAATTTGAAAAATTTGAAGTTACAATCAATACTTGTACAAAAATCAATAAAAGAATAAATAAAAACTTGAAAAAATACAATGATAATGAAAAAATGATTGTAAGTAAAATAAAAGATTTTATAAAAAACAATATTTGTCATTATTACTTGCTAAAAATTGACGATAATATATTTTCAAGTTCTATAATTATTAGTTACAAAGATTTAGATATAAATGAATTGGTTTTCAAAGAAAATATTATGTTTATAAGATTTTACTTGCAAAAAAAGTATAAATTAAAAACATATTTTATGCAAGATTATCAATTACAAATAGAGTTAAATATATAATGGATATTACAATCATTGAGTTATCATTTGGTGATAAATTAAAACTATTAGAACACAAATTTTCTAATGTTAGAAAAAATGGAAATCATTATATGTATTTATATAATGATAGATTAAAAAAATTATTTGAAATTGATAATGAAATTATTGGTAATGTTATTAAAGAAAATAATAGTTATAAAATTGCATCAATTGATAATCAAAATTATGATGATTATAAAAATAAATTATTTTTAGAACTTAAAAAAGATATCTGTAAAAAGATAAATAATTATAACAAGTTGTTAACTGAAATATCTTCTTTACAATCAAAAAAATAACTAAAATAATTATATATATGGTTGATTTTCTCTTTTTATGTGCTATATTATTTATATTGAAACATAAAAGGGATTTTTGAAATGCTTATTACAACTCATTTAGTGAAAAATTTTGATATTGGATTGAATAATAATCTCTATGGTGGAAGAATGCTTGATTGGATTGATGAAGCAGGTGCTCTTTTTACAAGAGAATTATTCCCAAATGAAAAATTTGTAACTTTAAAGATAGCAGAAACAATTTTTCACAATCCGGTACACGCAAATGATGTTATTAAATTTATTGTTAATGAACCATGTTGCGGAAAAACATCTCTCTCATTTAAAATTCAAGTTGTAAGAAATGAACAAATTGTCTTGTCCACAGATTTAGTTTTTGTCTGTATTAATGATTCTGGTGAAAAAAAAGAATATAATCCATATATTCTTGAAAAAAATATTTTTAAACAAATCGTATTTAATAAAGCAAAGCGTTTTTATAATAATTCCAATAACTATCATAATATTGATCATATTATCGATTTACTTAATCAACTTGAACATATTGATCTTACAAATGAAGAATATAATATTCTTTGTGCTGCAATTTGTTATCATGATTGTGTTTATGTTCCAGGAGCAATAGATAATGATAACGAATACCAATCAACTGTTAAATTACAAAATAATATTATTGAAAGCAAAGAAACAGATATTGCATCTAGTATTATTAAAAGTACAATTTCATTTGAAGAAAAAAAAGAATATTTATTTTGTGATAGTCCAAAACTTTTTAACATGATAATGAAACTCTGTAATATCATGCATGACTTAGATTATTCTTATTTTTATAATTTCGATAAATTATGTAATGCTGATGAAAATATTGAAAATGAATATTTGACCTTTATAACCAAAGAACAATTTTACAATGGAAGAAAAAAATTTCTTACAGATTTAAGTAATAAAGATATATATCGTTCAGTTTATGAACAACACAATAAACAAGCAAAAGAAAATATTATTAAATTATTAAATATCAAATATAAGGATTGATAAGATGAATTGTTTCTTCTGTAATTCTAAAAACGCCACAATCGATGTAGAAATTGTAAAAGATTTGGGAGTTGAAAGAATTAAAATTTGTAAAAAGTGCTGTGATTTAAGATCTTATGAAGAATGTTGTAACTGTAATATTCTTCTTGAAAAAGATTGTTCATACCGGATTTGGTTAAATGAAGGTGGTTGCAAATTTCTTTGTTGTGATTGTAAAAAAAATCTGAACATTTGCGAAAGTTGTGGAAATGTATTTGATCGTGATACATCATGGTGTTTGTGTTATGATTGTCGTAATCCAAAATATATCAGAGATTACTTCTATAAACCAGAGCCAATTTTTTATAAAATGAAAGATGATGAAGACTTGTTTATCGGTATTGAATATGAAATTAGTGGTGGAGAAAAATCAAATGCTGAAAAGTTTTTGTATGAATTTTTTAAAAATCCACATGTTTATTCTAAATATGATACAAGTATTCCCAATTATGGATTTGAAATTGTTAGTCATCCTGCAACAGCAATGGCACATAAATCAATTATGCCGTGGAGAAGTATATTTGAAAGATTGAAAGAACTTGATATTCAATCTACAGATAATTGTGGTATTCATTTTCACGTAAATCGTTCTTTTTTTGAAGATGATAATATTAGAACTGCCGATTTTATTGTAAATGAGTTTTCTGATTTGATGTCTATTGTAGGAGAAAGAGCATTTAATAGATACTGTATAAAAAGAAGTAAAACTGTAAGTTGTTGGGGGAGATCTGATACAAGTGAACATCATGATTCTCTTAATCTTACATCAAAAAATACATTAGAATTTAGATTTTTTAAATCGACTACTGACATTGAAAATTTAATGAATAAAGTTGATTTTATTAAACATTTGTGCTATTTCATTAAATCACATAATTTTAATGATGTTCTTAAAGATATTCAAAAATGTCGTCAAGAGTTTAAAGAATATATGAGAAGTAATACAAATTTTAACTTTTAATTTGTATTTTTTATTTCATGTGTTATATTAATATATTATTGAAATACGGAGCATATAATGAACATAATACATGAAAAAAAATTGTATAAATTAGGTAAAATTTTATATAAACAAAGAAAATTAGATTCATATAATTCATGTATGTCATCTGGTTTTACTTGTGGAGATGGGTGGTTTATTCCTTTAGAAAAACTAACCATTAAATTGGAATTAATAAATAAAGAATTGAAACCATTTAAATTTAACATAGAAGCAGAACAAGTTAAAGAAAAGTTTGGATCTTTATGCTTTTATTTTAATTTAAATGAAAAAGTATTATTATATGAAATTCCTGATGGTCAACATTTATGTGATAATATAATTAGTTATATAAAAAGAAATAATAAAATTTATTATTATAAATATATTATAACTAAAAAAATTGGTTTTATGAAAAAACCGATTAATACAATAATAAGATTTATTAATTATTTATATTTAAAAACAAAGAAAAATATTTCAAAAGAGGAACAGATAGAATATTATAAAAAGGTAAACCAATTAATAAAAGAAGCACAAAAAGAATGTTATAATATATGTGAAATATGTGGTTGTTCAGAGACAGAAAATAATAAAATTATTGAAACAAGTGGTTGGATAAGAAGAATCTGTCAAAAATGCAATAGACAAAGGAATGCTAAAAATGTATGATGTAGGAAGTAAAGAAATTATAGGTGTAAAAACTTTATTGATAAATAGATATTCATCACAAGATTGTTTTTATTTATATAATGAAACATTAAAAACGATTAAAGGATATTATGACTATATTTTTTACGATTGTAATTTATATATAGATAAAAATACTGTTAAAGTAGTTGGTAAAAAATGTAATATATTCTATCCATATACAGAAAATCTTTTTTTTGTATGTAGTGAACATCATCAAAATATGTTAGATGATCCAGAATTTGAAAGTAATTTATTGGATTATGAAATAAGATATTCAAAAAGATTTTTTATTTTTGGAGAAAAATTAAAAACAATTAATTTCAAAAAGGTATTGTCATATGTAGAAAGTGTCAATTCTGATATTGAAACACATATTTATACAAATAGTTATTTAACAAAAATTATGAATTTTAAAAAGGTATAACATGAGAGTTTTAAAAATAAAAGATGATAAAATAGAAAAAAAATCATCTATATCAAAATTTAAAGGATGGCTATATAATATAGATTGGTTGCCAGTTAGTATTTATGATTTTATTGTAGAATGGATTTTTCCTGCATATAAACTTAAAAGAGTATTTGGCTTTGATCGATATGATGTAGTTAAATGTGGAGTAGATAGATTGAATTTTGCAGATACACCACATAGAATTTTACATGCAAATATGAATTTACTTTGTCAATTTGTAGAAAGTAAACAATTGGATGCTGCATATTTTGAAGATGAATATAGATTTATTTCCTATTTGCCATTTGGTGAACAGGAAGAAAAAAACTTCATCAATATAAATGAAGTATCAATTAAAGATGAAGTATTGGAAATATATAATTGGTGGAAAATTGAACGTGAGAATTTAGAAAAAGAATCAGAATATTTTTTACATTTCTGGCATGAAACTTTTTGTTATCCACTAGAAGAATGTTTTGAAAAATCAGAAGATGGTTACTATGTATTAAATTCAAAATATAAAAATCCTTCTTTAGATGAAATTAAAAATTCTAAATTATTCAAATCAGAATATATTTATAAATATTTAACAGATAACGATATAACAGATAGAGAAAAAGTAATTGGTGTTCATAATATGTTAGATAATAAAATAGATTATACTGATAATAAAATGTTAATAAAGTTAATGAAAATTAGACAATATATATGGGAACCATAAAAATGACAAAAAAAGAATTTACATATCTAATGTTTGGCAATAAAGATGCAATTATTAATAAAATAAAAGGTGCTTTCTATGGCTGCGCAGTTGGTGATGCTCTTGGTATGCCAGTAGAATTTCAAAATAAAAGTGAGAGAGATAGAATTGGATTAGTAACACAAATGTTACATGGTGGAACTTTAAATGGTCATGACAATTTTAAAGATTTACCTGCTGGAACATGGACAGATGATACTTCTATGATGCTATGTCTTGCATATTCATTAATTGAAAATGGTTTTAATTATAATGACCAGTTAAAAAAATATTATGAGTGGCTTTATAATGGATATTTATCTTGCTGTGAAAAATCAATAGGATCAGGTGGAGCAACAAGAGACGCATTAAAAAATTTTAAAGATAATGGAACTATTTTTAATGGTAATGAAACAACGCTTGGAAACGGCTCTCTAATGCGAATATTGCCAATACCCTTATACTTCATCGATTCTCCTGTTGAGTGCGCTTATTTTGCCTCTGAAAGTGCAAAAACGACTCATAATAATAATATTTGTAAGAATTTCACAATGTTATACGCTTTAGCTATTAGAGATGCATTTTTATGTGTAGATAAAGAATGTATCACACCAGAAAGATATTCTTTTATGAATGTTTGTAATGAAGTTCTTTCAGATACAATAACAGTTGAAGAACTTTATGAAAAATCTGCTTCTGGTAATATTGTATATAGTTACTATTTAGCAATGGAATGTTTTGAAAAAGCTAATGATTTTAAAACAGGAATGATAATGGCAATTAATAAATTAGGAGATTCAGATACTTATGGTGCAATATATGGTTCACTTGCTGGAGCATATTTTGGTTTTGATAGTATTCCTAAACAATGGATTCATTGTCTTCAAGGTAAAGATATGATTGAAGATATTTGTAATAAATATATTGATTTATTAGTATAAAAAAAAGGAGCGAATATTCGCTCCTTTTTTATTTTATCTAAACTGCATAAATGTATTTTTTTGTATTTGAGTTCCTAAATCTTTATTTATAGATGTTATTTCTGATACAAAATTATCTATTTTATCAAAATCTTCTTTTAATTTTTCTGTTACTTTATTATAAACATCATTTTTTACTTTAAATTCAATAATACTTTCATTTATTGAAATTTCTTTTGTATCATCATTTTCTTCTAATAAATAATCTATTTTTAAATCAATTGTCCATTCACAAAAATTAAATTTTAAGATAATTTTACCATTTCTGTCTTGTTCACCTTTAAAATTTTTGATTAAATAAATTATATCTTCCCACATTGAAGCATCAACGGTAGCTTCATTTGCCGCAATTTTATATACTTCTCTTGCTATTTCAATATATTTCATTTTATTTATTTTCCTTTTATAGTTTTATAAAGGAATTTATAAAAAAATAAAACAAATTCATTTTTTTTAAAAAATAAAACGAATTTATTCTTAATGAAATTTTACTCAACATAATTTTTACATAAGAAAAATAATGTATATGTTTTTATTTCTTCATCTGTTAAATATTTTAATCCTTTTTCAAATCCATTATTCCATAAAAATTCTAACATATCATTTTTAGAAAAATTTAAGTTAAATAAATTAAGATATTTTTTACAATTTTTATATTCACAACATTCAATAATTAATTTCATATTTTCTTTTATTGACATATTTTTAATCATTAAATAATTTCTCATATTTTCTCCTAAATTCATTTATAAGTATATAAAAAAAGAGTTTATCTTTTAAAGGATAAACTCTAAATATTAATTATTAGACTAAACCATTAGTTTTCACCATTTTGATCATCTGTTGAAGGTGTTTCAGATTCTTTATCAGAATCATTTTCTTCTACTGGAATTTGTTTTTGATCAACTATTACTGGATCATCTTCATCAAGTTCATCATCTCCATCGGCAAATTCTGCTGGACTTATAGTATATTCTGTTCCTCTAATTCTTCCTTTGTTCCATTCTCCACCATACCATTTTCCACCTTCCCATTCACCATTTTTCCAAACACCACCATGAAAAAATCCACCTAACCATGTTCCATCATACCATTCACCATTTTCAAATACGCCATATTTCCAAATACCTTTGTGCCAAATAATATTTGAAACCCAACCTTCTTTAAAAATTCCATCTAACCATACACCATCATGCCATACGCCTTTTACCCATGTACCATTTTCAAATGTTCCATTATGCCAAACACCATTTTTCCATGCACCTGATTTCCATGTTCCATTACACCAATCACCACTGATAAAATCTCCTTGTTCCCAAGTAAAATTACCTTCTTTATCCATACTAAAATATGCATTCTTAACAGTGCATTCATATTCTTGACCCTTATAGGTATAAGTAACAGCACCAGTATACTCTTCAAATGAAGATCCATTTCCTCTACGTTCATCTGTTGCTACTAGAATTTTAGCAATATTAGTTAATCCTTTTGATAATTTCATTATTTATTCCTTTTATTTTTAATAATAAAAAAATATAAAAAAAGACGTTATATTTGAATAACGTCCTTTATAAAATTTTAATTATTTTTACTCTTGAATTATAGGAATAACTCTTGTATTATCTGAACCACCTAATCCAAATACTTCTAATTGTTTTTCCATGTTTTCTTTTCTAAAAGTAATTGTTTTATTTTCAATGTTTTTTAATTTTAGAAAATTAATGAAATATCCTATTTGTACATTATCATCTTCAAGAATATAGATATAATTATTTTCTATTACAATTCTTTTGGCATTTGGTAGAATATTGAACATTATCAATAAAAAACATCTCATCCTATCAATATCGTTTAAATCAAAAAATTCGATATTATTATCTAATTTTGTAAAAAATAAACTTGAAATATTTTTCACATCTTTAATAAAACCAAATGTATCTTTCCAGTTGGAACAATGTATTTGCCCAACTTCTTTAGATGGATTTAAAGATAACCATCTTTGTAAATTTGGAAAATACCCAACTGTATCAGTATTCCAAAAAGATAAATCATTTTTATCTACTGAAATAGTTGAAATTGGCAAACCATCTGTAATGTATTTACATAGTTCTGTATAACTTTTTATTTTTGACATAAAACCTCTTTTTTAAGAATAATTATATATTTTTATTCCTTGTATTTATATAATATACAGCTTTTCTATAAAAATACAAGCGATTTTTTTATTTTTTATGGCATTTTTATTTAATTGTTTTATTGTATTTTGAAATTTTAATTAAAATGGATAATATTCAAAAAATATATAATCTTCATCTTCATTAAAATTTTTTAATATAAATTCATTAAAATTTTTAATATCTTCATCTTTTTTCAATAGTGGAATGACATATTTTTCTAATTCTTTTTTTGTTAATATATAATTTCTAAATAAATCAATTTTTTTATCACTTTCAAATTCAAAACAATCAATTACTTCATCTATTAAATATTCTTTATTATCTAGTTTACTAATATAATCTTTATATTTTGTTTTTAATTCTGGATAGTTACTTAAGTCAATAATATGTCTTAAATCATTATCTTCATATAATTCATTTAAATTTTTTCCTTCTAAATTTAATCTTTCTTTTAAAATCTTTGATAGTTCTATATAAATAATCATTTTAATCTCCATTTTTTATCCATATACTATAATATAATTTAGATTTCAAAAAAATCAAATATTTTTAGAAAAAAACTTGACTTTCATACAAAATACATTATATTATTTATAAACAAACAAATAAGGAGCTTTAATTATGTGTTGCAGTTGTGGAAATCATGGTCACGAAAAACGCAAAACAAAAGATGAAATTATTAAAGAATTTAAAAATAATGGATTTGATATTGTTGCTGAATATGAATTGATTAAACAAAAGAAATCAAATCTTTCTGCAAATGATCGTCGAACAATTGTTATGCTTATGGAAATGGAAAATGAATAAATCTTTATTTGATATTGATATAAAATTCCCATTTAAACAAATTGAAGCAGAGTTTGAAATGATAGGAATAAATATAAAAAAAGAATATGAACTTATAAAGCAGAAAAAATCAAACTTATCTGCTAATCAAAGAAAACAGATAGTAAATATAATGAAAAAATATGAAAAAGATGAGCAATAAATTCATATTTTTTTAATTTTATTGTATATTATTTGTACTATAGACAACTAGGAGATAAATATGAATAACTTATATCTATATATAGCTGTAATAGATACAGATAAAAAAGGTAATTATTTTATTTTTAGAATAATAAAAGATAAAGTAATTAAATATTCTCAACATCCTAATACACATGATATATATGTCGAAGAAACCTCAAGTGGAAAAAAACACTTAATCAGAGATTTTGAAGAGTTAGAATTAAATAATGTAGTTGGTTATCCACCATATTTATATATTATTTCTAATGACTTAAAATTCAAAAAAGAAGTTTTTAATATATTTCAAAAATATCTTGACATAAGAAATGATAAATATTATAAAATTGGTGTTAAAATAGCAGAGGATGCTTGTAAGAAAGTTCTTGATGAATTGAATAATGAAAACAATAATTTTTTAAGATTAAATTAAAAATGACTGGAAAATTCCAGTCATTTTTATTATTTGCATTTTATTTTTTTATATTATCTGTACTTCTTAAATGTTTCATCATACCATTTTTCAATTGCATTTGTAAAGACAATTTGAACTTCACATTTTCCTTTTTCAATTTCATCATCTTCAAAAGTTAATGTATAAGGAACTTCATCAAAAGTAATATCTTCACCACCAGTTAAATATCCTCTTCTTCCACCATTAAATAATGTTTTTACTGGATTTTTATCTAATGTTAATTTTACTTCATATGTTCCAACTTCTATTTCTTTATTGCGAGCTAAAGAACCAAAGTAATCAAATAATTCATCCTTTTTGAAGAATGCATTTTTAATTTCAATTAACTTTTCTTTGATATTTTCAGAACCTTCTTCATCTCCAATAGCATCAAATGATAATAATCTTGGTGTTTCAATTGGTTTTTTACCAAATTTTATTTTTTTACCATCAAATTCAACTTTAAAAACAAATTCACCTTCTGTGTGCAACTCAAAATCAATTCCTGAATTTCCAGTTGATGCTATTTTGTATATTTCTTTTGATAACTTCATAAGTTCTTTACTTATTAAATTCATAACAAATCTCCTTTTATCTTTTTAATTTATTAAATTTATAAAATTTTTTTCATTTTTTTTGTTTTTATGCTTGTAATAAATAAAATCAATGCTATTTTATAGTTATGACAAATTAAAATAAAAATTTCATTAAGGAGTGAAATGGTAATTATGCCTAATATACCTGATAGTGATGAGTTCATGAGAATGATGAAGCAGATGAATAAGTTTAAAACCTATAAAAATGAAAATGATAGGTATTATGGTGAAGCAGAATTGTATGAGACATTAAAAGATATTTATCTTAGAAGTGGAGATGCAAAATTCTGTTTTGCAGATACATGTTGTTTTTGTGACAAAGAATTAACCGATGAATCTAAAAAATCTTTTATGGGGAAAGATTTTTGTGATGAATGTTTTGAAAAGGCTAAATTTGAATGCCGTGGTTGTTGTAAAAAGTTTCACATTAAAGATGTTAGCATTACAAAAAGAAATGAAATCCTTTGTCATAATTGTAAAGATAAATATGTTAACTGTGTTTCATGTGGAAATCTTCATTTAAAAGAAGATGAAATTATTGCAGATATTTGCAAAAGATGCTTTGAAAACAAATATCGTAAATGTAATCATTGTAACGTATTTATTTTAAAAGAAAATGGTATTGTTTACCATGATAAAAATAATAATCAATTCTTTACATGTTTAAATTGTAAGGATAGCAAACATCTTGATATTAAAAAATGTGATTGTTGTTCACATTTTTATATTAATAATGTGAATACTTTTCGATTCAATGATGGTATGACAAGAACTAAAAAGTTTTGTTCTAAATGTTTTTCAAAAAATTATTTTACTTGTGAAGATTGCGAATTCACATATAACCTTAACTACAAATGTATTGATATGGATGGTTCTCATTGTAATAAATGTAATCCAGATTCACATATATTAAACTATTCTTATAAACCATTTAAATTGAAGTTTACTTCCACAGATGGTGAGGTAAATCCTATTTTTCTTGGAGTTGAATTTGAAATTGGTGGTTGTTCCAATAGTTCAAATATAGATCGATTAGTACAAATTTTCACAAATAGAAAACTTCTTTATTTTAAGAAGGATTCCAGTATTCCCAGTTATGGGGTAGAGATTGTTTCTCATCCTGCAACATTTAAAGCTCATATGAATAAGATTCCGTGGGAAGGATTATTTGGTACTATTCAAGAATTAGGAATTACAAATTATAATAACTGTGGTATTCATTGTCACATTGGCAGAGATAAATTGAATTCTGATGAAATTTCATTCCTTGATTGTTTTATTAACTTAAACTTTGAATTGATGGAAGTTTTTTGTGGTAGAGAATTCAATAATTATTGCAGTCATGTTATGAAAAGAAGAACAGAGTGGGGAGTATCTGATTACGGAAGACATTCAGCAGTTAATATTTCTAATGGTTCTACAATAGAACTTAGATTTTGTGCTTCTACTAACAAATACGAGAAATTTGTAGATAGACTTGAGTTTATTCATTCTCTTATTCAATTTGTTAAAGCAGAACCTCATAAATCAAATGATGTTTATGTAGCAAATGATATGATATTGAAATCTTATATTGATTTTTGCAAAAGCAACTTCGCATTTGCAAATAAATATGATATAAGCAATGTCATATAATAACGATCTAATTATATAAGGAATAAAATCATGATTAATTTTGAACGGAATGTTTTTATCAATAATATTATTAACTCAAAAGAATTTAAAGAAAACGATAAAATTTCTGCGATCATTCATGAAACAAGAAAATTATTTTCTGAAGATATGGAAACAGAAGAATGTTATAATTATCTTCTTGAACTTGATGAAAGAATTTTCTTAATTATTAACCTTATGAATTATACTTATCAAGTTAATAACGGTGGACATCAACAATATTTTGATAATGGATATGCATCGTTTGAAACTATTGGTAAGGGATTTTTTTCAAAAAAGTCAGATAATATTGATCTTTTTGAAGAAATGCATAGTTTGTTTAAAAAATATTTTGAAAAAAATGAAATTACAATTAAATTTGATAATATTATGAATTATTTTGCAAGTCATATTGATCATGAATCGTGTGATAATTGTGATGGAATTGGTTATTTTTCAGGAGAACAAACAGAAGAAAATTGCAGTAATTGTGATGGTTGTGGATATGTTGATGTAGATGGTGAAAAAGAAGAATGTCCAGAATGCAATGGAATGGGATATTTTATCAATGAAGAAGATGATGAACAATGTTCTGAATGTTCAGGAAAAGGATATTATAATGATTTTTCATTCACTGGTGATGGTACTATTGACAATGCCTTTTATGAATTATCAAATGAATGGGAAAAATTAATTAACTCTTTGTGTAACGATATTATTAATAATGAATGTTCAATGTCAAAAGTTTATGATTGGAACGACAAAAAAATTAGTAATAAAAAACCAAAAGTAAAACTTGTTGGTACAGATGGAAATGCATTTTCTTTAATTGGAAAATGTTGTGAAGCAATGAGAGTAGCAAAAATTTCAAAAGAGGTAATTGAAGAATTTAAAAAAGAAGTATTAAGTTCAGATTATAATAATGTTCTTGTAACATGTTGCAAATATTGTGAAGTTTGTTAATTAACAAAAAATTTAATATATTTTCATTGTGAGGAGATGGATTTTTATAATAAAAATAAAAAATCCATCTAATTGTATATAAAAATGTTTAATTCAAAAAATATAGGGTTAATGTAAATGTTTCTGAAAGATAAAAAGAAATTAGCTTATATTGCAATAGGTATATTGTTTTTGTCAATACTTATTGTTGAATTAACATTAACACGTAGAGTTTTTCATATAACATACAATAAAGATAAACAATTAATTATTGAACAAAATAATTATAACAATAGACAACGTTTAATAAGACATAAAGTTTCAAGTGAATGTATATTACTTCATAATTATATTATCAAAAATACAGGAATTTCATTAAGTAATCTTAATGTGCGAATAATGAAATTTTTAAAAGAGGAAAGAACACCAGAAGAATATCAAAAAATGTTAGAAAGCGTTGTAGAAACATTAAACGAAACAAATCTATTGTTAGATAAATATAATGAAAATGATCATCAAGAAAATGATAAATCAACAAAAGATCAAATCCAAGAAATTGTAGATCCAACACCATCTGAATAAAACATATCATATAATTTATTTTTATATTTATTCATCTATAGAAGTCCTTTATCAAGGCAAACAACCACAGGAATTTAAAAATGTTTAAGATGTATTTTTCTTACGTGTTACTTGGTATAGTAACATTGATCACTGTAACACTTTTTTTCTTATTTGGCGGTGTAATGTATTATGTTGGATATGAAAAAGCGGTTGATCGTGCAAATATCGAAATAGAAAAGGGAAAAGAAAATTTCAAAAATATATTAAGTATGCCATGTGCAACTTGTATATATAATCAACGACTATGTAATAAGGTCGGAGATGTCATATTATCTTATTCTATTCAAGCAAAAGAATTTAATAGTGTAAATCATACAGAAGAAGAGTATAAAAAAATGATAGCTATTTTTGAAGATTCATATTTTCACCTACAAGAAAGTATAAAAAATTTGAAATAAGGACTTGTTTTTTCTTTTTTTTGTGTTATATTACTTATATGAAACAGAAAATTATAAAGGAATAATTTTAATGCTGTGGTATTTTTCAATTGCTGTAATATGCTTTTTAATCTGGTCATATTGTTATAAACCTAAAAAAATCAGTGATTACATTTTTATTGTTATATTATCATTGTTTTTCCCTATAACTATAGGGATGCTCATATATCTAACGTTTAGAAAATAAATAATAACTTGATCAATAATTAAACAAAGGAGTTTAAGATGAATAAAAAAGTATGCTTGATTAGTTGTGCAACAATTGTTGGAATTGTTGTTATTTTAGGAATAATTTCAACATTCTGGACATTTGGAGTTATTAATCAAGAAGTTTCTCTTAGAAAAAGATATCAATCTCAATATAAAATTAGAGAAACCACTATGGATAACATGATTAAAACCTTGAAAAATGAATATAAAGTCACTGATGATTTTGCAAAAAATTTTGTTCTTGTAGTTCAGGAACAGAGTAAAGGAAGATCAGGTGGAAATGGTTCATTATTGTCTGCAAAGGTAGTAAATGAATCAGAGAAACTTGGTATTACATCGGATATGTATATGAAAATGTCTAATACAATTGAAGGTAAATTATCAGAATATAAACGTAGTCAAGATACATTGGTTGATATTTGGAGAGAACATAATACATTTTGCTCTAAAGTTCCATATCGTTGGATCGTTGGAGATAAAGTGAATGAATGTCCAGAACCAATTATGATTACTTCTAGTGCTGTTCAAGAGGCTGTTAAAACAGGTACTCTTGATGATAATCTTTTGAAATAAAAGGTATGTTATGCCAACATTTGTTTACTTTTTAATTGCATTATTCTCATTATTCCTTGTTGGAACATTGTTCATGTTCTTTAAGTATTTGAATAATGATATAAATGTTGAAGAAAAAATTAAAACTTTGTCTACTATATTCGGTATTTTTATATTGTCATTAGTAACAACATGGTTTTTTTCTGAGTCATCTTTTTATTTCAAAGAAGTGTTAAATTATAAGGTAACAAATGTTCAGCATCAAGAAAAATGGAGTGAAAAAGTAACTTATACAGTTCAAGTATATGCAGGTTCAGATAGAAAGGGAAATGCTAAATATAGAACAGAAACAAGAACAAGAACAGATTATCATGGGCCATTTTATTATGCCATACTTGAAACAGGAGAGCAAAGAATAATATCTGAAAATGAATATAACTATTGGTCTGGTATTTGGGATAATGAAAAACATATATCTACTAAGTTTGGAACGGCAAAATGGTGTGACCAAAAAATTGATGGAAGATGTTTTGAAGCTAGTTGGAATAATAAATTTGAAGATATTTATCATTTTCCAATTATAAGTAGATATAAAAATAAAGTTAGAAAATCTAACTCTGTATTCAAATATTCATCAACATATGAGGATTTTGGCAAACATCCAGTAGAATTAAATAATGCTGATTCAATAATAACATTTGGTACAAGTGTGTCAAATAATGACATTGCACTTTTAAATAAGGTGAATGCCTATTATGGTTATAGAAAAGAAATTCATATTATAACTGTATTAATTGAAGATAGAGATATCAATGTTATTGGAGATATAATTAATTCTTGGAAAGGATTAAATAAAAATGAATTAGTTGTTTTTATTGGTGTAGATAAATATAAAAACATAAAATGGTGTAAAGTTCAAAGTTGGTTGGACAACACAAAACTTCATGGGCTTATTGAAGATGGAGTTATATTGAGTAAACAGTTTGATTCGACAAAAATAAAAAACATTTATATGGATAATATTATGAATAATTGGGAACGTAAATCATTTAAGGACTTTGATTATATTAGACAATCAACAGAACCAAGATACTATGTTATAGCATTTGTTATATTTATTATTTTCTCTTTGGTTCAAATAATTGCATGTTCAGTTTTAAATAATATTAAACCAAAATATTATCAAACTAATGGATGTTATTATGTAAAACCAAAAGTTAAAAAGAAAAAAACTATTAAATCAAATAATGACAATCAAAAAAGTACAAGTGTCAAAAATGGATATGTCAAAATAAGGAAGTGGTAAAATGAGAAAATTAGCCAGTATTGTGAAAATTAATAATGTTGAAAAAATTAAAGATTCAGATTTTCTTGTCAAAGTCACTATGTGTGGTAAAGGTTGGGAAGTAGTTTGTCATATCAATGATAATTTTAAAAAGGATGATATTGCCGTTTACTTTGAAATTGATTCTGCGCTTCCTATTGAAGACAAACGCTATGAATTTCTTAAAGAGCGTTGCAAACGTGCTTGGACAATTGGAGAAAAAAATGTTTTTGAAACAATTAGAATTAGAACAATTAACCTTCGTGGAGTTATTTCACAAGGGTTGATTCTTCCAATTGCATTGTTCCCAGAACTTAAAGATTTTAATATTGACGATGATGTAACTAATATTTTGAGAGTTAAACATTTTGATGATGTTGCTCTCGAATGGGATAAAATTACTGGAAAAATAACTCTTGACGGTGAATTTAAAGCATCATTTCCTTCATTTGTAAATAAAACAGATGAAGAACGTATTCAAAATTTTGCTCATTTCTTCACTGAACTTAAAGGAACATTGTGGGAAGTTACTGATAAATATGATGGGGCTTCAATGACATGTTTTCATTCTATTGTAAATAGACCAGATGATCCAGTTGGTGTTTGTAATAGACAAACAGAATACTATGATAAAGATAAAAATATTTATTGGTCGGTTGCTCATAAATACGAATTACCAGAAAAAATGAAATTCTATGGTGAAGAAATCGCTTTTCAAGGTGAACTTGTTGGTCCTGGAATAAATGGAAATAGAGATCGTTACACTGAACATGATTTCTTTGTATTCAATATTTTCGACATTAATAACCGTAGGTATTTTACACCAAATGAACGCTATGAAATTTGTAAAAAATATGGTTTGAAACATGTAAGAGTTATTAATCCAAGTATGGATGTTTTTAATGAACTTGATACATTAGAAAAGATGTTAAAATTTGTTGATGGTAAAACTGAAAGAGGTAATAGAAAAGAAGGTTGTGTATTTAAAAGTATTGATGGTAGAAATAGTTTTAAATGTATTAACAACAAATACCTTTTAGCAGAAAAATAAAAGGAATTTATGTTTTTAATTATTTCAATAGCTCTTTTCATAGTGTTTTTTATATATTATGAAAAGAGCAAATATAATTCTGGATTTTACAATAGATGTGGTGCTATATATTTTGATGGGTATTTGAAGAAGAATGCAAAAATAAAATTAAAAAAATTATACAAGGATGATTAACATGATTGGATTTGCCATTTCTTTAATTATTGTTTCTTACATTATAAGTGAGTTATTAACCTTGTTTCAAATAAATTCAATTGAAAAGAGAAAACAAACAATAAAATTTAATAATGGTTTTTGTTCTAAATGTGGAAAAAGATTTAAAAGAATTGAACCAGATTATTTAGACTCTTGTGTAGAATACCAATGTGAGTCTTGTAATTATAGTGTAGATATTTATTTTGATTCTATCAATAATAAGTTTTTAGAAGATAATGATATTATAACACATGATAAAGAGTATGAAAAATACAAAAAAGAAATAGAAAGAGAGATTTGTCTATAATGGAAATAACAAATATTATTAATATAGAACAATTTAACGATCTATTTTTTAAAATAAATCCTGAATATCTTGAATATAAAGGAAAATACTTTTTTCGTAATAAAAATGATACAAATAGATATGAATTATCAAATAATAAATTAGGAGATTTTCTCTGCATAAATAGTAATTTGTTTAAATTTGATGACTTTGTTATGAGTAGCTCTCCATTTAGATTATATAAAATTTCCGAAAATTATTGTGATATGTATTCTAAATATATAGATATTTTAAAATACATTGCAATGATTATTGATAAGATAGAAATCAAATCAATTAAACATCTTATAGATATTTTAAAATCAAATGGTTTTGATTGTTATATTGATAAAGAAAGCTATCCATTTTTATATTATCAATCTTATACTAAACCATTTCAAACATTATATATAGAATATAATAAGATACATGTTAAATTTCCATATTATTATGCTTATAATATAAAAAACAAACGATTTTATAATATGATCAATAAAATTATAGAATCCATAAATTAAAGGAATGATATTATGCAACCTAAATATAAACCAAATGATCATGTTATATTCAAACATAGAGATAAGTTATATCATGGTGTAATTACTAAAATTGAAGAAGAAGTTGATGGTCATAAATGGGAAGTTTATGATTATAATTATTATATTGAAAGTACTTGTTCTATTTCATGGATAAATCAAAACAAAATTATTGGTTATTTTATAAATGAGACAGAATTTGAAATAATTAAAGATAAAGAATGTAGAAAACTATTATATAAACAGAAAAAAGAATTAATGGATCAAAGAATAAATATTGATGAATCAATTAAATCAATAAATAAAGAATTAGAAAAATTAAATAATAAAAAGATTAAGTTTAGAGTTTATGATATTGAGAACAAATGTTATTTAAAACAAAGAGATTGTTTTATTAATGGATTTGGACAATTTATTTATAGAGATTCACAAGGAATGTTAAATAATTGGACAACAGATTATAGAATTGAATTTGAAGGAGAAGAAGAATGATTGAAGTAATTGGGAAAAATGGTGTAGCAAAAATAATGACTGATATGAGAGATGAACTTGCTATTGCTCATCTATATCATATTATGTCATCTGGAATAACTGAAAATTCAACAGTTAGGATTATGGCTGATTATCATGAGGGAAAAGGTTCAGTCATTGGATTTACACAAAGATTGGATAAAAATAATCCAAGAGTTTGTCCTAATGTTGTTGGTGTTGATATTGGTTGTAGAATTAGTTCAATGAAATTAGACACAATTGACAATATTGATTTTGCACAAGTTGACAAATGGATCAGACAAACTGTTCCACTTGGAGCAGGTGGATATGTTAAAGATGGAATTTCAAAAGATTTAAAATCTTTAATTCTTAAAAGTGAATTAAATGCTTTTGAAGATGCAAAAAAATTAATCTCAGAAGATAGAAAAGCAGAATATGAAATGAAAGTTGATATTATCAATCAATTATTTTCAATTGGATCTGGAAATCATTTCATAGCTATTAATCAAGATAAAGATGGAAAATATTGGCTTAGTTTACATTGTGGTTCAAGAAATTTTGGATTGGTTGTTGCAAATATTTATCAAAATAAAGCGGAAGAATATTGTGATGATAGATGTGAAAGAGATTTGAAATATTTAGATAAAAATTCTAAGTATTTTGATAGATATCTGACATGTGTAAATGCTTGTCAAATATTTTCAGAAGTAAATCACCGTTTGCTTTTTGATAAAATCGGAAGATTTCTTTGTGAAAACTTTTCTGACAATAAAAAATTTGAATATAGTGAATATATTACTACCTTACATAATTATATTGATTTGGACAATATGATTGTTCGTAAGGGCGCTATTTCTGCAAAAGAAGGAGAAAAGGTTCTTATTCCATTCAATATGAGAGATGGAATTTCTCTTTGTACAGGCAAAGGAAATGAAGAATACAATTGGTCTGCTCCACATGGTGCAGGAAGAATAATGAGCCGTTCAAAAGCCAAGAAAGAACTTAATTTGGAAGAAGTTAAAAAGGACATGCAAGCACATGGTGTTTTTACAACTTCTATTGATTATGCTCTTGATGAAGCTCCTGATGCTTATAAAAACAAAGATGAGATTATTAAATTTATTGAACCAACTGTTGATGTTGTTGATATTATGAAGGAAGTATATAATATTAAGGGAAAATAAATTGAAAATTAATAAATATAATATAATAAAAAAAATTACTCCATATATTTTAAATCAAAATGCATTTTTTGTTGATCGTTTTGGAGTTACAAGAAAACAACATATTTTTTATACACCATTTATGGTTAAAATTGGTGGTGTTCCTAAAAGAATATATGTTAATGTTTATAAAATGGAATGTTTTATTAGACATAAAAATAGAAATGTTCCAATTGAAGTTGAAGATAATGATAATTTTCATTTATTAAATAAAGTTGAATATTTTGATTCAATTAATAAAGATGAATATTTTAATAAAATGAAAAAAAGTTATTTAAGCATGGCATATAATAAAAATCATTTTTAATAAGATTTCATTAAACAAAATTTTATAATAGTCTATTGTCAAAGGAAAATCAATTCCTATAGATAAGGAGATCTACTATATGAGAGAAGAAATTAATGAAGTCAAATTATTAGATAAGTATGCCGATAAAAGTATTAAATTTTATGACATGAATGATAGATATGATCTAATTTTCAGTAGTGATTTTGAAACAGCAGATCAAGTTGCTTCAATATATAGTGATCTACTAATTGATCTAAAAGAAGCTGATAAAAATAAAGAATTGCATATTTGGATTAATAGTCAAGGTGGTTCATGTAGTACATTAATATTGCTTATGCAACAAATACAAGAATTTGAATATGTTGTTACAATAGGTACAGGAGAAATTGATAGTTGTGGATTTATGCTTTGGTGTTTAGGTGACGAAAGATATTTAGGTCAATTAACATTTTGTATGTATCATGGTATTAGTAGCGGAAATTTTGCAAAAGCAAATGAGATGCAAGAATTTGGTATATTTATTGAAAAATATCAAAGTTTATTTGAACATGTTGTAAGAGAAAAGGGTATTCTTACAGATGAAGAACTTGAAAAAGGAAGATATACAGAAAAGTGGTATTTAGGCAAAGAACTAATTGACAGAGGTGTTAGTCTTGATTTTGTTGAATATAAAAATAGAATTAAATTTGAAAAAATAGAGGCTTTAAGATTAGGAGAACAATTTTTTATAAGAGATGTTCAAGGATATTATTATGAATGTGATTTAATTAGCGATGGAAGAAAAAAAAGAGATTTATTTGCTGATTTCATAAAAGCATCTAAAGAAAATAAATATGAAGAATTAGAAAAAGAAGTTGGCGAAGACTTTTTATACTTTTTAGAGAATTGGTTAAAATTAAAATCAAGAATATTAAAAGGAGATGGATTTTTTAGTAATATAGATTTATTAGAAAGTTATGCAGGAATGTTTGAACCAATTGAACTTGATGAACTAAAAAAGAAAATTAAAATTTGGGCAAAAACTTTTAATATTGACTTTAAAGCTAACGTTAAAAAAGATGGTAAAGAAGGATTTAAACTAAAACCTAAAAAAGAAGAAATTGAATAATAAAAAATGGGGAACTTTTTAAGTTCCCCATTTTTTATATTTATTATTTAGTTGGATTACCTTTTAATCCGATTCCCTTAATTACTTTATAAAAACCAATATCACCTAATTTTGTATTACATACAACTGCATAATTACTGTTACTTAAAAAATCATAACCACGAGGTCTAATTTCATCTTCAAAAAACCATTCTCCACCATCACCATAATCAAATTCAGTTAAGCTACTAAATAACTTTCCTTTTTTACCTTCTTCAAAATAACCAATATATGTATCTGCTTCATCACCTTGTAAATAAGTTATTTCTTCATAACCTCCAATTACTTCAATAGCAAAATCTTTTCTGATGTTTCCACTTTTAATCAATTTCTTTAAAAGATCTTCGTTACCATATTTATTTAAATAAAATGTTACAGCTTGTAATGCTTTTGTATCATTATCTTTTAAAAGTTTTCCTATTTCATATACAAAATATAAATCATTGTTACTCTTTGCTAAATTAATTATTTTTATAATATCAGATTCTTCTAATTGATCATTTTTAATTTGTTTTAAAACATCTTTTTTCAAATCTTCTTTTTTTGACTTTGAATTCTTATCATAATCTTTCTTAAAATTATTAAATTTAAATTCTTCCTCAAAAGCATCTATTTGTTTCTTTAATTTTGCAATTGCAATCATTAATTTTTTGTCCATTATCTTGACTCCTTTTTTATAAATAAAAAATATTAAATTTTATGAATAAATATAGTTGATTTTACAAATTTTTATGATATATTATATTGTCCAATATAAAAGGGAAAAATATGATTCGTTATAACGACAAGAAATATTCTATTGAAGAAGTGTTTTCAATAATACCAATCAACTATATTCCTAAGCATACTGCAAAGAAAAAAGGAATTGCAAGAATAAACGTTGACGGTGCTCTTATTTCGCAATATTCTTTAAGGTATGAAACTTTCGGAAAAGCCTTACATGTGCTTCATGTGGCTGTAAAGCATCATATTTTCGCATTGAAGCTGGTTGTCAAGAACAAGCTAATAGAAATTGTTGGCATTTTAACCTTTATGGTTTTAATAATAGAGGAGTTGAAATTCTTTTTACAAAAGATCATATTTTTCCAAAATCAAAAGGTGGTCTTAATGAACTTGTTAATTTACAAACAATGTGCGCCAGATGTAATTTTAAAAAAGGAAACAAAATAAATTAATAGTTATTGTTTTTTAATAAGAATTGTAATGATATTATTTTTTCATTACAATTTTTTTTATTTTTTTATTTCTATAAAAAGGAATAGATATGTTTTCAAATAAATTATTTAAAATTGCTAAACTATTAATATCAAGAAAATTTTATTATTATATAAAATTAAAAGATCAAATAACATTTCTCAATAATAATAAATATCCATTATATACAGTTCTTAACAAAAGCGAAAATGAATACATATTATTTGAAATAAATAGTTTTAAAGAAATTTTAAATAAATTTAATGAGTTATCTATACCTAAAGAATCATTAAAAAGAATTATAAAAAAAGATTTTGAAATTGATATTCCAGATAACCAGTTAAATTCATATCTACAAATTTCTAAAAATCAGTTAATTGATATACTTAAAAACCACAAAAAAGATTTTTTATCAACTATTGGAAATATTAATTTTAATAGAATTGATAAAAATAGATTAAATTTATACGTTAAATCACAACATTCTTATAATGCAGAACAACTATTTTCTGAATTAAGTAAGAAAATTGAATTTTCTATTGGTGATTTTGAAACGCATTTTGGAATTGCTATTGATTTTAATAATAAAAATAATAATGGACTTTATAAATTTGATTATAAAAAGTGGAAAATAATATCAAGTGATAATATTATAAATCAAGATGACATAAAAGATATATTAGATCAAATTGAAAATAAGTTAGGTAATAAATTTAATTTTCTTTGCTATGGAATTGTAGAATTTGTTAAAAATATTACTAATGCTGCAGCTGATTACACAAGTGAAAAAGATTATATAAGAGTAAATGCAAAAAATTCAAAAGAAGAAATAATACGATATTTTATACATGAATTAGGGCATAGATTATATGATAGATATTTAAGTGAACATACAAAAGAAAGAATTAAAACAAGATATAATTTTACTAAAAACAAAAAATTCAGAACAGGTGATAAATTAATCAATAATGATGGGGAAAAATTTATTTTTCTTAAATATGAAAATGGCAAAATACTTTGCAAATCTGTTATTGATAATAAGCATTATTATATTACATTTGATTCAATTAAAAAAGTAAATGGTATTGATTTTGTCAATGTTCCAACTTCATATAGTTTAAAAAATGAAGAAGAGTTTTTTGCAGAACTCTTCTCTCTTTATATAATAAATAATTTAGATAAAAATTTAAAAACTTGGTTGAATAATATATTATAACTTAGCTCTAAAAGTTAATATTGTTTCTTTATCGCCAGGCTCCATATTCATATAATAATCGAAGTTTTCATTCATTTTAGATTTAGTCATTTGGTTTATTATTTTTATTCCATCTTTTAAAATTACATCTTCAACACCAGTTTCTTTATAATCTTCTGAAATATATTTATCAATTTTGCTTAAAATTTCATCAACTTTTTTATTTTCAACGGTAATTTCTATATCTCTTAAATCTCTTGCATTTTCTCTTACAATAATTTCTTTTATTCTTTCTGCAAGACTATCAATGCTACCTTTCTCACTTGTATTGAGAATTGAAATTGTAAATTTTTTCATTTGTGATATTGCAGGTGCAGTTACGGTATAACCATTTTTCAATCTTGTTTTATCAGTAATTACCGTTTCATTTTCATCTTCCAATACTTGTCTTTTTGCTTCTTCAAAATTTTGATTATGATTTATTGGAATATTTAAAACTTTAAAACATGCATCTAAGAAAATATTATTTATAAATAATTGACCGAGTTTATTAAATACTTCTTTATCAATATTTTTTATCCTGTTCAAAGCAATAGAAACTAATTGGTTGGTATATAACATTCCACTAATAGGAACCGCTTTATATTCCTTTGATCCTTTTTCTAATTTTAATCCATATGGTTCATAAGCTCTATATGAATCTAAATCGTTTTTTACGTTTCCAAGATTAGTAGCTCCGTTGATTTTTAATTCATCAAATGCAATATCACCAGCTTCTAAAGTTTTTGCAATAAGATATAATTTATACTGAAGTTTCATCATAATTCCTTTTTGTTTTTATAAAGAAAAATATTAAAAAAATAAATGGTAACAATTAACAACTTATTACCATTTATCAATTAACAACAAAATAATATTAAATTATTTTACTTCTTCTGTTATAACTTCTTCAACAACTTTATCTTTATCTTTTGATTCTTTAACTTTTGTTATAACAACATCAACCTTATACATTGCATCTTGAATTTGTACATTTGCTTGTTCACCTTTTATTACAGCATCTTTAATATCTTCGTGTTTAATTATTCCTGCTGCAGCGGCAGCTCCAACAAGAAGAACAATAATATATTTTATAATTTCTCTTAATTTTGAACTTTTCTTTACTTCTTCTTTAACTTCCGCTTCTTTTTTTACTTCTTCACTCATTTTTCTATCTCCTTATTTTTTGTTTGAAAAACCAAACAAATATTACTTTCATAAATTATAAAAGTTTTTTATAATATTCTAATTGTTTATCTGAATTATATAATTGTTTATCAATTATTCTTTGAATTTCTTCTTTAAAATATTTGTCATTTTTATTATAAAATTTTCTAAATTTATCTAATACATCATTTGAAATATTATTGTCATTTTTAAATTCTGACAAAATACGTCTTAATAAATGAGGATCATCATTATCTGAATATTTTAATAAATATATTGCTACTTTTCTTAAAATATCTTTATAATAATGTAATTCATCTCCAAATAAAAGTTCAGTCAATAACATTGTATTTTTATTTTTTATAAAAAAATCAATAATTTTTTCTACTTGTTCTTCTTTTAAATGTATAGTCGGTTTTAATATTAAATAACGTAACAAATCATTTTTATATGGATAATTATCATTAATAATAAAGTTCATTAAATTATTATCTGCCACAATTTCACGATCAACCATTAAGTCAGCTACAACAGCCCAATATGCATTTAATAATGCCTTTTTTATGAATTCACTTATGAATAATCTGTTTTTAATATTATTTTTTTTAATCAACTTTAAAATATTACTAAAATTAATTTCGCTATCTGTTACCATTATATCTACTATTCTTGGAATCAATTTATCTTCTATATGATAATTCATTATTAAATTAGTCAAATAACTCGATACATAATCAATTCCTGATACTTCTTTTAATGTTTTATTTTTTTGTTCTTCACTCATTTTATTAAATTGTGTCAACAACATTAATTTATATTTTTCTTTATCACCATTCAAACATTTTTCAATTAACATATTATTAAACTCTTTATCTAAATTATGAGAAAAAGATACTGTATCTGAATTATTAGAAAAAACTGCTTCAATTTTATTTTCATCATATATAAAATCGATAAATTTTTCTTTGTATTCTTTACTAACAACATAAATATATTTTGATAAAACATCAATAATAGTTCCATCCAACATAACTTTAGACAACAATTCATCAATTATGGCTTCAATATCTTCTTTTGAATGATATTTTTTAATTTGTTCAGAAATATTTTTAATTCTTTTACTACTTAAAACCTTACTATTAATATATTCCTTTAAAAATTTATCATTTGTTTCACTGTATATAGTATTAAGAATTGCTAAATCACTTTTATATCTTGCATTTTCTAAAATAAAATCAATACCTTTTTCTTTTTGTTCTTTACTAAGTTTTTTATTTGTTGATAAAATTTTTGATAATCCATCTATAAATTTATTTTTAATAAAGAAATCAAAATATTCTTTTAAATTAAAATTTGTCAATAATGAATAATTTCTAACTACAAAATAATTTAATGGATAACGTTCAGAATTAAATATATTATAAAAAGCCTCAACAATATCTTGATCCATTGAATTAATATATAATATATTTTGTAAATTAGTTGAAATAATTAATGATAAATTACCATTTTTAGTTACAAAATAATTATATTTATCATTTTTATCTTTTATAAACGCAACATCATGATACATGTGTTCTGTTACATAATTATCATATTCTTCAAATAATTCTAATTGTTGTGCATTTGACTCAAATGCTTTTGTTAACATATATCCTTCAAAATCATTATATTCATCTTCATCTATGTCTTCTGCTTCTAATCCATTAATTGATAAAATATGATCTACTGCATCAATAATATATTTATCTAACTTTATCATTGTATCATCATGAACATTTTTAAATTGTAAATCATCTAAACTAATTAATGATATAGGTTCATTTGATTTATTAAGTATAAGATAATAACTATCATATTCACCTAAATACTCATTAAAATCAACAGTTCCTTGTGCTATACACCAACCTGTATCCCAACCTTTTTCGCCATATAATTCTTGAAAATCATCTGCTTCCATTTCTCCAATTGAATATACTTTATATTTTGAATTTTCATATACTAATGGGAAATTGATAGGTTTACTTTTTAATTTATCTCTTTCAATGTTATCTTCTAAATAACTAGTATATTCAGAAACAAATGAATGTAAATCACTGTATGTTTTAAAATTAAATATATTAAATATATTTTTATTTATCTTTTTCTTATCTTGCTTTTCAAATTTATCATTTATAGCATCAACATGATTTCTAATATATTCAAATCTTTCAATTTCATTAATTAATTTTTGAATATCTTCAATTCCTTGATTACCGCTTTTAATAATATCATAAATCCAACTAATATATTGTGGATTTTTAACCTGTTTTTTTAATTCATTATCAATTTCATCTTTTCTTATTGAAATATATTCTTCTAATCTTTCAATTTTATCTGGTGGAATATCTTTATAAGAATTATAATGGTATTTTCTTAAAAATTCTTCTTGAATTGCATTTGAAATACTATTGATATTACCAGCAATTTTATATTTTTTTGCTAATATAATTATATCCTTTATCATTTTAACTTCCTTTAACATTTTATAATTAAAAAAAATAAAAAAATAGTTAAAATAAATAAATTATATTATTAAATATATAACATGCAAATTGTCCAAGCGTCATTGATTGCTTTTTTATAATCGGTAGCATTAATATCTTTTGTATTCATAAGAGAATGGGTTAACTCATGACTCAATATTTGATTTAATTCTTCTTCACCTCTTTGAAATACTCTAAATGTAATCATAATTGGTTTGCCAATTTTAAATGGAACACAAAACCCATGCATCTCAAATTGTTTTAATGCTGTACCTATCTTTTTAAAATTTTCAGTTTGTTCTAATAGCAATCCTAATTCATAAAGCCAACACATAGGATGTAAGAAAGTTCCAACTTTAACTTTAACCTTTTCACACTCATTCATCAATAATAGTTTATCTTTTAATTGTTTTAAATATTCTATTCTTTCTTCATCATTTTTCATCTGGTCAAAAAAGAATTTTGCATTAAAACTATTTACAAAATTTATTTTAGATGGATTTGAGATTAAAAAATCAATCTCTTCTACTAATTCTTTAGTTCTAAATTTAATAAAAGAAATGGAACTATTATATAAAATAGTTTCCTGTTTATTCATTGAGCGTTTAAAAATCATTTTTATGTCCTCCATTTCATATAACATATAAAATATCAAAAAAATTATTTGAAAATAATATAAACTGTGCTATATTAATACATTATTAAATGATTAAGGAATTTTTTTGAAAAATCTTATAGAATCAATTTTAACAATAAATTGTATGCAATTTTTTATATTTATATTTGCTTTCTTAGCAATTTATATTTTAGAAAAGATTGTAAATTATAATAAACATCCAAATATATTTGGAGTTTCTTTTTGTATTATAATAATTTTGTCTTTCGTTACAATTGCAATCTTGCAAATGGTTTTATATGAAAAAATAATATTTGGTAGTTAGAAAATAAATTAACATAAGGATTTAATAATAATGCTAGCTTATAAAGAAACAAAAGATTATGAAAAGATATTTAAATTTATTTTAGATAATAAAAAATATACAGTTCTTTATTGTACATCAAAAAAACATGGATTAATTGCTTGTTTTAAAAAACATGATTATAAACCAGAAAATATTAGAATAAATTTAGCTCCGTTTAATCCTGCATGTTATATATCAGATGATTTTGGTCAAAAGTCTAGCAAAAATAGTTTTTTAAATTTTTGTAAACAAAATGAGTTAAAATTTTTAGAACCAAATATATGATATATATTTATAAAAATGCAGAAGATATATTATCAGATAGTGAAGATAAATATTTCTGTGTAACGACAAACGGTATAATAAAAAAAGATGGTAATGCTGTGATGGGTGCAGGAATAGCTAAGATAATTAATTCTTATTATCCTGAAACCTCAATTGTACTTGGTAAATATTTATCAAATAAAATATCATCTGATTTTAAATTTGTTCATTTTTTAGGAAAATATAATAACAATAGAATATTATCATTTCAAACAAAATATCACTGGAAAGATGATTCAGATATTGATTTAATAAAAATGTCATGTAAAGAATTATTAATGGCATATGAAAAAAAATATTTAAATCATAATTATAATATATATTTGCCAATGCCAGGATGTAGTAATGGTAATTTAGAAATAAGTTTTGTAAGAAATAATATAGAACCAATATTAAACAAAATACCAAATTTGTTTATTTTTGATAAAGTTAAATAATAAGGAAAATAATATGAAAGATGATATTACAATTTCTCATAGTGTTAAAATAAAAGATATATATGAAATTGCCAAAAGCAATGGAATAAATGAAGATTATATTATTCCATACGGAAAGAATATGGCAAAAATTGATTATGAAAAAATAAATACCAATAAAAACGGTAAACTAATTCTTGTTACATCTATTAGTCCAACAAAATATGGGAATGGTAAAACAACATGTTCTATTGGACTAGCAGATGCTTTGAATTTTGTTTTAAAAAATAAAAATAAACATGCATTACTTGCTTTAAGACAACCATCTTTAGGACCAGTATTTGGGATCAAAGGTGGGGCAACTGGTGGTGGATATTCTCAAGTTATTCCAATGGAAGATATTAATTTACATTTTACTGGAGATTTTCATGCTATAACTTCTGCAAATAATCTATTAGCATCATTAATTGACAATCATATATTTCATGGTAACAAATTAAATATAAATCCTAAAACAATAACATTTAAAAGATGTATTGATTTAAACGATAGAATGTTAAGAAATATTGTTGTTGGATTAGGGAATAATATTGATGGTTATACTAGAGAAGAACATTTTAGTATAACTTCTGCATCTGAAATTATGGCAATTTTTTGTTTGTCAGAATCATTAATTGATTTAAAAAATAAATTAGGTGAAATTATAATTGGATATAGTTATGATAATAAATTAATTAAGGCTAAAGACATCAATGCTAATGAAGCTATGGCTATATTATTGAAAGATGCAATAAAACCTAATTTAGTTCAAACATTAGCAGGAACAGGTGCTTTAATTCATGGTGGTCCATTTGCGAATATAGCACATGGTTGTAATTCTATTATTGCAACTAAAACAGCATTAAAATTAGCTGATTATGTTATTACAGAAGCAGGTTTTGGAGCTGATTTAGGAGCTGAAAAGTTTTTTAACATTAAGTGTAGATATGCTAATATAATACCTAACTGTATTGTATTAGTAGCAACAATACAATCTATTAAATATAATGGAAAAGATGATATTAAAAGAGGATTTTCTAACTTAAAGAGACACTATGACAATTTGAAAAAGTTTTGTTCAAATGTTATTATCGCACTTAATATGTTTGATTCTGATACTAAAGATGATTATGAAACATTTGATAGTTTGTGTAATGAATTTAATATGAAATATGAATTAAATAGTACTTATAAAGATGGATTTTCAGGTGGTATTGAATTAGCTGAAAGAATAATTCAATATTGCGAAAATGTTAAAAATGTTCATTTTACATATGATATAAATGATCCCATTGAAATTAAAATAGAAAAAATATGTAGAGAAATATATAAAGCTGATAGTGTCAATTATAGTAGTAAAGCAAAATCAAAATTATTAACAATGAGAAAATTCATTGATATTGACAACTATACAATATGTATAGCAAAAAATCAGTATTCTTTTACAGATAATCCAAAGTTATTAGGTGCTCCTACTAATTTTGATATTACTATTCAAGATATTGATATATCAAATGGAGCAAAATTTATTATTGTATATACTGGAAGTATTGTTTCTATGCCAGGATTACCACCAATTCCTAATTCTGATAATATGAAAATAAATGAATCAGGAGAAATTTCAGGCTTATTTTAAATTTATATTATGTATTTTTTATATAATAATAATAATATAACATAGTTGATAAAATGAAGATTAAAATGAATATAAATAAATTATTTTTTAAAACAGGAAAGATATTATGACAAGACTAAGAAAATTTGCATTCATTTTACAAGTAGTTTTATTTATCTATTTTATAGTTGTATTTGGATTTTTAATATATGATTTGTACCAATCACATAAAGAAGTCAGAACATTAAAACAAGAATTAAAAGAATTAAAATATCAAAAGGAAAATGATAAAATAAATCTAAACAAATATCCTTTTAATATTAATAAAACTTTGATACAAAAAAAGGATTGCTAATTTTAGCAATCCTTTTTAAAAATATTTATCTTTTTAATCTAATGGAATAATCTTTTGAATAGTTTCACTACGTTCGTTGCTACGTATTTTCAAAATTTTATTACTAGATTTTTCAAATAAATTATTTTGATATTCAACTGATTCTATATCTTCTTCATGTTCATCTGGTTCTTCATATAATAAATTTACATCTTCCATTTCAATATTTCCATTATTAATTTTTTCTATTATTTTATCTACATCTTCATTTTTTAAATAATTTTCATTCTTTTTATTAAATATATCAAATGATTCAGAACCAAATTCTAATTTAAATAAATTGATTACTTCATCAGTGTATATTTGGCTTTTAAATATTAATGGTAAGTTTAAAATAAATCCTGCGTTATGTAAATATTTTAAAAACTTAACAGAATCTTTATCATTTCCATGTTCAAATAAATTGAGAATAAACGAACCAATAGTTATTTGACAAACATCGTCAAGCATTTGATTTTTTAATGGTTTTTCAAGATCTATTTTATTTTTAAAATAATCTGATTTTATTTTATATCCACTTTTTAACAAATTAATTATTTGATTTAATAAATCTAAATCATTATTATTAATAGAATACAATATTGCTACATAAGGATCGAATTTTACTTTTCTATTTAACATTAAACGAACTAACACTTTCAAAAATGACTCCATATTAATATTGTCAGTATTATAAAGAGAAACATTATTGGTAAAAGCATCATTGAGTAATTGTGTAATAAGTTCACAACTGGCTTTTTTAATATATTTTTCTGTTGATATTATATCTTTTCTTGCAATAGCCATTTGCAATTTATAATCATAATCTGATTTATTTAATCTATGTTTTTTTGATAATAATTTAGTAAATTTTCTATTAGCCAATGGCATAATTTTATTTGCTATATTTTTAAAAAAGAAATCATTATTTAAAAAGTCTAAAAAGTCTTTTAAATCACTATGATCATTCCAACTAATATCATTATTTTCTTTTACATTAATTTTAATTTCATATTGAATCATATTTTCGTATGGAACTATTTGTGCTATCATATTTATTACTATATTCAATGATAAATCACATGAATTTATATCAATATTATTAAATTTATCTTTTCCACAAAAATGGTATTCATCATTATTTAAAGTTACTTTCCAATTTTTTTCATGATTTTCAAAATAATTACATAATTCTTTAACTTTTTCTGCACCTAAATATATTTTTTCATCCAACTTACAACCAAGTTTTTTAAGTAAATATTCTATATCGTTTTCTGATTTCTTTTCAATAGTTAACAAATAATTCTTAAATTCATCATATTTATTATTACTATCATATTCAAATGTTTTAAGATAATATTTGCTTTTTTGTTTATCAAATAGATAAATAATTCTATCATTTTTATTTGTAATAACATTAATAATTTTTAAATTATATTGATCATCTTCTTCAATTTCCCAATCATTATTACATGCAAACATTAGTATATCATCTATATTTTCTTTAATCGTTTCACAACTATCGTCATATAGATATTTTTTTATATTAAAATCAAGTTTTTCATTTAAAATTTTAATTTGTTCTTTATATAAATTTATATCTTGACGTAAATTCATATTTTCATTAATAAATGATAATAAAACACTTGGATAAAACACAACAGCATTATTAGAAAAATCATATGAATTATTTAAATAATTTTCAATAGTGATAACAGGAATATTATCAGAAAAGTAGTTTTGTAAATATTGTTTTTCTGAATATTTATTAACTACTAAAACTAATTTATCATAAAAAACATTTTGATATAATTTACAATCTATTTGTCTTAATATACTTTCAAGTTTTAAATTGTTATCATTACTTAAATGATTAAACGGTAAAATATTTCCATCACTTGATATTGTAGAACATTTATATCCTGCAAATCTTAAATAATCACTTAATGTTTCAAAATAATTCTTTTTAGCAGCCTCTTGTAAAAATTCTTTATCTTTTTTATTTATTCTTATTCTTATTTCATCATTTTTTGCTGAATCATTTAATACTTCACTAATTGAGTTTAATATTCTTTTATCTTCTTCTGCTTCTTTTTTTATAATTTTTTTTATTTCATCTTCTATTTCATTTTCCATTTTTTAATCTCCATTTTTTAATTTTGTATCTACAATGTAGGACAACTTTCATTAAATATAATTAATATAAAAAAATATTAACATTTCAAAAAATTGGACATAAAAAAGGAATTTTTTTCAAAAATATTCTTGATTTTTTAAAAAATTGTGTTATTTTATATATGTTCATATAAATAAGAAAGGATATATTCAAAGATGACTGATGAACAATATAATAAATGCCTTGCAGAAGAAAAAAAGAATCCTAATATTAAAATTAGCAAGGATCAAATTATTGTAAATAATAATGTAACTGTTTATTGTCGCTTGTGTGGAAATACATTTACTTGTAAGATTGATTCAATTAAGTGTAATTGTCATCCAGAAAACATGTCGAGACATGAAAAATTATTTGCCTCAAAATTAACAGAAAATCAGTTTAATTATCGATATAATGAATCATTAGAAAATTGTTATAACAAAAGACCATTGCGTCCTGATTTTATTATGAGAATTAACGGAAAAAAAGTTATTGTGGAAGTAGATGATAAAGGAACACATAGTAGTGAAGAAGAAATAAAAAATGATAAAATTAAAAATGAATTTTGTAAAAACAATGGAATAATTTTAATCAGAATTGCTATGAACTTTACCAAACATGGATATAAAACAATAGCAGGAGCTATTGATGAACTCTATAAAATTAAAAATGGAACACTCAATTTTGAAAATAGTTATAAATTTAATTAATTTAATTTGACAAATTAATTTTATATGCTATTTTAATAGAAAATAACAATAATTTATTTTATATTGTTATTGGTATAACTAAAAAACTCCTTATTTTGTTATACGTTAGTTAAGAACTATGATAAATATGATTTTTTATCATAGTTCTTTTATTTGTACGATCTAAAATCTATTTATAACAATAAAAAATGAATCGGATTAAAATTTTTTATTCTTATAATGAATCCGATTCATTTCTGTATAAAATAAAATCAAATAAAATATAAACTATAATATTTATAAATTTGTTTGTGGTGAAATTTCCAAAATATACTTATTTTTATTATTAATATATAATTTATCATTGGTGTATTGTATAGATTAAAACATATTAAACTATATTTGTTACTGGTAATAATCAAAATAAATTATGTTTATATATTGTTTTTTATTATTACTGACATGATAGCAATCTATATAAATAATAAAAAATCATTTTACTTCCATTAAAAAAAATATAAAAATCATATCCACTCTCTATCATTTAACTTGAGATCTTTATTTACAAATCCACAATTACTACAAGTTTTGCTACTTGGAAAATATTTATCTTTAAATATTATATTTTTGTGATAAATACTAGCTTTTTGTTTTAAAATTTCTAAGAAGTTATTAAAACCTAAATCATTAATTTTTCTTCCAAATCTTTTTTTCATAGCTTCTAAATCTAAAGTTTCTAAAAATATAATATCATATTTTCTAATTATTTCTAATGCAACTTTAAATAAAAAATCATTTCTTTGGTTACATATTTTCTTATGTAATCTTGCAAGGCAAAGCCTTGCTTTATTATAATTATTACTACCTTTAACTATTTTAGAAAAATTTTTACTTAACTTTTTTAACTTCTTGATGTTTTTTATTAAATATAAAGGAGCTTTTATATCTTCATAATCACTAGCGGTTAAAAAAGTTTTTAAACCAAAGTCAAAACCCACTGATTTACCAGTAGCATTTATTCTTTTAGTTTCTTCTAAATCCGTAATAATTATTGAATATAATTATCCTAAACTATTTCTATTTCTGTTTATACTTATTCTTTTAATATTTAATATAGATATTTTGAAAATATTAATTCTTAAAATATTAATTCTTAAAATATCTATATTTTTTATTAAATTATTACTTTATTATTCTATGTCAACTTAAATTATGATTTTTTAATGTAAAGATTTTATGTTTATAATTTTTAAATTTTTATATTCTTAATTTTATATCTAACTTTTTATTATTAAAAAATGATTTATAACATTTATATATCATTTTAATAAGTTATTATATACTTAATATATTTTAATAATCTAATCATACATTTATAACTTTTAAAGTTCTATTAAATATCTTTTAATATAGTAAACATAAATTATTATTTGTTTTTTTTAATATCATCAGATTATAATATTAAATTACAGTATATAACATAAAAATTTGATTATAAATTATTTAACTATCCAATTGTAATGTTTTGTGTTAATTTGATAACTAGAATTTATATCTAGATAAAATTTATATTTATAATATTTATGATATTTTTTTAAAATTCATATTTATTATACAACAAAATTTTTCTAAAATTACAATAAGATATTGTATTACTTATTATAATGATTAAGATGTTATAATTATTAGATTTTGATTAAGATATAACAAAATAAAAATTATGATAGAGATGTATTAATTTAATAGATTATGAATATGATAATTAATATTTTTTGATTATGATAATGATATTCACAAAAGATGATCATTGATTATGATTTTTATTTTTAACGATCATTAATTATGATTTAATTGTTTTATAGATTATGATTATGATTTCAATAAAAAAGATTATTTCTAATTGTATATAATAAATCATAGATTAAAAATAATAGTTAGATTTACTATTTTTGTTTGTTTTATATAATATAAATATATTATTATCCATAATAATATTTTATTTTTTTTAATTTTTTTTGTAAAATCGCTTGAAAAAACAAGAAACACGTGTATTTTATAATAAGAAAACAAAAACTTGGAGAAAATTAAATGTGTATAGCTATCGTAAAACCCAAAAATGTTGAAATTCCTGACCGTGCATCTTTCTTAAATTGTTTCAATAATAATCCTGATGGTGCAGGATTCATGTTTGTTAGGAACAATCAACTTCATATTAAAAAAGGGTATATGAGTTTTGAAGATTTCTATACTGCATTTTGTTCAGAAAATTTTACTGAACAAGACACTATATTTATTCACTTTCGTATTGCAACTCATGGATTAAGGGATGGAGGAAATACCCATCCTTTTCCGATTACAAATTCAATTTCTGATTTGAGAAAAAAGAATATTTCTTTCAATGGTTATGGACTTATTCATAACGGTATTTTGCACTATCCCAAATTTACTTTTAAAAAATACGATCCAACAGGAACTATTTCAGATACAATGCTTTTTACATTAAAGATGTTTGAAGAGCTGAATGATACTTATATAAATTCCAATAATGAAAAAAGTTTGTGGGAATATTTAATTAATGATAGTCCTAATAAAAATTTGGAATTTATGATTAAAGAAACTATTAATGGTTCAACAAAATATCAAAAGCAAATTAGTAGAGAAATTGGATATAATAAAATAGCTATTCTCAAAGATGATGGAATATGGAAAATATTTGGTAATTGGATTAACAATAATGGCGTTTTTTATTCCAATCATGACTATGAAGATAATTGGAGAACCAAAATTAATATGCTTGGATTTACAAGAGGCAGTAAAATTCATAAAGAATTGTCCACTTGTTGTATTTGTGACGAAAGATTTGATGATTATGGTGGAATAACTATCGGTAAAAAAGATTTTTGCTGGAATTGCTATGATGAATATGGTATTGATAGTCTTCCTATCAGTAAACAATTCTTTACTTGTGATGAATGTAATAAAGAATATCATAATTCTTTGTTAATTGAAGATGTAAATAAAAAAATATGCTGTGATTGTCTTTTGTTACGGCAAAAAAAATGAATTTTTTAATAATACAGCTTGAATTTTTCTAATTTTATGGTATAGTATATACTGTATAAAGGAAAGTTCAAGCTATATTTTTTAAAAAAGAGGAATAAAAAATGTTGCACGAAGATGAAAAAAACATGTTTGTCTGTTCTAATTGCGAAAAGCAATTTAATAACAATGAAGATAACAATGTAAAAAATTTTCATTATTGTGACGATTGTTATAACAATCTTCCTAAATGTGAAAAATGCGATGACGTGTTGACCGAAGACATTAATGAGTTCAAAGGAAATATCTATTGTTCCGACTGTTACAATGAGATACCTTGTTGTGAAGAGTGTGGAGAAAAAATTGATACCATTAATGACAATTATTATTATGTAGAAAATATTGGGATGGTATGCGAAAACTGTATTGAAGAGTATAGTTTTTGTGAAAGTTGTCAAAAACATTTTAATAACGATGACATTATAAGAACATCAGATTGCAAACATATTTGTGCTGATTGCATTGATAAAACACATTTTAAATGCAATGAATGTGGTGAATTTTGCCCATATGAAGATTCAAATACTGACTATGATAATAATTACATTTGTGATGATTGTCGTAGGGAATATTTTTTCCAGTGTGAAAGATGCGATCAACTCTTTCCGAATGATCAGGAAAGCTGTTGTTCTAATCTTTGTAATGATTGTTATGAAGAAACTGGTGGAGAGGATGAAGAAGGTATTTATCCATATGAATATAAGCCAGAACCATGTTTTAGACGGTATGATGGAGAATATACCAAACTTTTTATTGGTGTAGAATTAGAAATTCGTGGCGCTGATCGTAGTTGTTGCGCTTATGATTTGAACAATAACATTGACTTTGTTTATTGTAAGCATGATGGTTCAATTGGAGATAATGGTGTTGAGATTGTAAGTCATCCTGGTACTTTTGATTTTCATACTAAAACAAATATTTGGAACAAAATTTTTGATATTCTTGAAAACAATGGTATGGATAATATTGAAAATTGTGGTTTACATTTTCATATTAGCAGAAATTTCTTTACAGAAGAAGCAATTCGTGTATTAGATTATTTTGTCAATAATAATCCTGAATTTATCGCTAACATTGGTGGTAGAAAACTGGATGGGTACTGCTCATCTCGTGAAAAGGATATGAATAATTGGGGAATGAGCTATTCTTCTCGTCATTGTGATGCAGTTAATCTGACTAATAGTGAAACTATTGAATTGAGATTCTGTAAATCAACACCTGATTATACTACATTCATGAAAAGACTTAATTTTATCCATGATATTGTTAATTTTTCAATGAATGTTACATTCAAAGAAATTATTACTGAAGATAATATAAAAATGTTTGAATCATTTTTGGAATCAAATAAATCGATGGAAAATGTTGAAATTCTTGAAGTAGCTATTTAACTTTAAAGGTATTAAAATGATTCAGTCACATAGCTTTAAACCTGAACCAATATTTTTCACAACTGATGAAGAAAAAAGATTAAATAAAAATATCAATGAATTTTATGGCATTGAACTGGAAATTATTGGAGAAGATAAATATACATGTTCATATATGTTAGATAACGATAGTTTTTTCTATTGTAAAAATGATGCAAGTATTGGTAGCAAAGGAATAGAGATTGTAAGTCATCCGGCTTCATTTGACTTTCATCTTAAAAGTAATAAATGGAAAAAATTATATGATATTTTATCAGAAACAATGATGTATGATAATACTGGTTGTGGACTTCATTTTCACATTAACAAAAATGGATTCTCTATTGATAATATTGCAACACTTGATTTTTTTATTAATAATAATAAAGAAATGATGGAAGCATTTGGAGATAGAGAATTTGGATATTACTGTAAAAGAAGAAATAAAAGATTTCATGATTGGGGTTCTTCTGTAATTTCCGATCATTGTGACGCAATTAATTTAACAAACAGTGAAACTATTGAATTGAGATTTTTCTTATCTCCAACACAATATAATATGTTTTTACAAAAATTATTTATTGTTAGAAATATTATATTATTTGTTAAACAAACTAGTTTTATTGATATTGCTGTAAAAAATAATATCAAAATGTTTGTTGATTTTTTGAATAATAACGGATTTGAAGAATCTTTATATATCAAAACACTTTTGAAAAACAAAAATATTATTTAGGAAATTAAAATGAAAAAAATACATTATGATTCATATCGTCCAGATGAGTTTGTCTTTTATGGTAAATGTAAAGATGATTTTTTTATCGGAGTAGAATTAGAAGTTAATACAACAACTGATAATTGCGAAAATGGAATGTTAAATGATTTTTTAAGTAATGTTAATCAAGATGAAGATTTTATCTATTTCAAAGAAGATTGTACTGTTTATAACGGTGTTGAAATTGTAAGCCATCCTGCAACTATAAAATTTCATGAAAATTGCTTTGAATGGAAGAATATTTTCAATAATATTAAGAAATATAAGATCACATATGGTAATGGTTGTGGGCTTCACTTCCATCTTAGTAAAACATTTTTTGATTCTGATAATATTAAAACTATTGATTTCTTCATTAATAACTACAATAAAATAGCAAATTTCGTTACCTTTATTGGTGGGAGAGATTTTTCATCTTATTCTAATAGGAGAATGAAAAATATTAGTGAATGGGGTCGTGTAGATGTAGATCATTTCTCTGCATTTCACGTTACAAATTCAACCATTGAATTAAGATTTTGTAATACAACAAGTCACATGGCTACATTTTTTAAACGTATGGAATTAATTTATTGTATTGCACATTTTTGTAAGCGTCATTCTTTTTCAGAAATTACATCTAACTCTGCTGAAAAAATTTACAATATGTTTAAGGAATTTGTAATTGATTTTAAAATGAAATACCTTAAAAAAGAAGATTTTGATAAATATGAAATGCAATAAATGTAATGAAGAAGTATATGGCAAAATTGTATATTTAGATAACATACCATTATGCGAAGAATGTTTTGAAAAATATTTTAAGAGATGTGGAAAATGTCATCGGTATTTTAAACCTAAAAAGTTTTTGGGATTATGTATTGAGCATACTTGTTCAATATGTAATGTTATTAAATCACATTATTATAAGCCAAAGTGGAAAAGATTCGGAGTTGATAAAGAAGTCATTGGAGTTGAATTAGAAATTAATTCAATTAATCGTGATGGATATTATTTTAATGAATTTATTAAAGAATGTAATAAAATTAATAAAAATAATTTTTTTATATTCAAACGAGACGGTTCAATTGGAGATGAAGGTGTTGAGATTGTAAGCCATCCTGGTACTTTTGATTTTCATTTAAGAAATGCAAAATGGGATAAAATTTTTAATCTTATTAATAAATATGAAATGACAAAAAACAAAAATTGTGGTTTACATTTTCATGTAAATAAAGAGATTTTTTCTTCAAGAGAATTATTTCTACTTGATTTATTTATCAACGATAGCAAAGTTGTACAAATGTTAGAAAAGATTGGTGGAAGAAAATTAAATCATTATTGTCAACGTATAAGAAAAAATTATGATCAATGGGGTTCAACAACATTTAACAGATATTGTATTTTAAATTTAGAAAATCCCAATACAATTGAATTTAGATTTTGTAAATCAACAAATGATATTAATGAATTTTATCTTAGAATAATGTTTATTTATTCCTTAATACTTTTTTTCAATTTTAAGATGTTCAATAAATCATTAAAAGAAAAAGCAATATGTATTAAAGATTATAATAGATTTTTTTCAGCTATTGATAAGAAGGATATTGTAACAAGAAAAGGAAAATTATTGAAATTATATGTATCATTTTTAAATAATATTGAATGCTTCAATAAACTTGCGGAAGTTATTGATCAAAATAAAAAATAAGGATTAATTTTATGGAACAAAAAACATGCTTTTTTTGTAAGAACACTTACAATGAAGATGAAATGCGGAAGTTTGCCACATTTAATGGTTTTGAATTTTCTTGTAAAGAATGTGCAAGATCACGTTTATACAAATGTAGTTCTTGTAAGATTAGTTATTGTGAATATGACTTTGAAAAATATCATATTAATGATAAAATAGTATGCTCATTTTGTGAATATGAATATTTTCAATGTAGCCGTTGCCATAAAGAAAAGCCAAATACTAAAATGGCAGGAAATTTAATTTGCTCTGATTGTTTTAATAAAGATAATGATAATAATGATAATGGTAAAATTCATGATTATCTCTTTAAACCAAAACCGATTTTCCATAAAAATAAAAATGAAAAAACCAATTTATTTATTGGTATTGAACTTGAAATTAATCCATGTATTGATAATTATGATAACATTAATTTTGTTAAAGATATATCAAATCAAAATAATTTTGTTTATTGTAAATCAGATGGTAGTTTAAGTTTGGATGGTGTTGAAATAGTTTCACATCCAGCTACATTAAGATATCATATTGAATCGAATGAATGGAAAAATATATTTACTCTTATGCAAAAATATAATATGAGTAATATTAACGGATGTGGACTTCATTTTCATTTATCAAGAAAGTTTTTTGATGAAGAAAATCTTCGTGTTATTGATTATTTTGTTAATAATAATGAAGAATTAATGCAAAAAATTGGTGGGAGAAGATTAACCGATTACTGTGAAAGAGCTTCAAAAAGTGAAAATCAATGGGGGTTAAAATTTTGTTCCGATCATTGCGAAGCTGTAAATTTAACTAATGAAAAAACTATTGAATTGAGATTTTGTGATTCAACTAACAATTATGAAATATTCATGAAAAGATTAAAGTTTATTATGAATATTGTATCGTTTAGTAAGTCAATATCTTTCAATGATGTTATTTTAATTGACAAAAGTGATTTGTTTGATAAATTTAAAAATTTTTGTTCTGAATTAGATGAATAAAAATTTAAAGAAAAAAACAATTTTTTAAAAATAGGACTTGATTTTTTCTTTTTTAGGTGTATAGTATATGTAGAAACAAGGAAAACTTGTCGCCAGTAATCAATAAAAATAGGAGGTATTACTATGGCAGCTCTGTTTGAATCTGGATTCTTCGTCAGGCAAAACGCATGGCATGGACTTGGCAATGTTCTTGCGGATGCTCCCAACACAGATGAAGCCTACGTTGCAAGTGGGCTTGATTGGAAAGTGGAAAGATTTCCACTTATGTTTCAGCACAATGGAAATCTCCATGAAACACAGGAGTTTGCTCTTGTTCGTGATAAAGATATGAGAGTTCTTGGAACTTGTCGTGAACGTTATAATATCCTTCAGAACAAAGAAGCATTTGGTTGGTGTGATCCTTTGATTACTTCTGATTTGTGGACATATGAAACTGCCGGAGCCTTGCGTAATGGAGAAGTGTGTTGGATTCTTCTCAAGCAAGGAGAGATTGAACTTGTTCATGATGATGTTTTGAAGCAGTATCTTCTGTTCATGTGGAGTCATGATGGAAGTCGTGCAGTTCAGGTTATGCCGACAACTATCCGTGTTGTTTGCAATAATACGTTGCAGGTTGCTCTTAACGAAGATGGTATTAAGAATAAAATCAAACATACCATGAAGATGAACATGCGTTTGGAAGAAGTTCGGAAGATTTATTCTGAAACCAAAGCTGCTTTTGAAAAGCAGAACGATGCGTTCAAGCGCATGTTGGATGTCAAAATCGATGCAGGATTTGTTGATACTTATCTTGACAAGGTAATGGATCGTGCCTATGGAATGAGCATCAAAGACATTGAAGAAATGAAAGATGGTAAGGCAAAGACAACTGCCAACAATGTTCTTTCGACATTCCGTGAGTCCGTTTACAAGGGAAGTGGCACGAAGGAACTTGGAATCGTGAACACTCTTTATGGTTTGTTCAATGGTGTTGAAGAATCTGTTGAACATTATATTGGCGGTAATCGTATCAAAGATCGTGGTAACAACATCCTTTTCGGAAACGGTAAAAAGGTTGTAGATATCGCTTTTGATACTGCAATGGAATATGTTGCCGCTTAATCAATAAGCTACTAAAGGAGCTTGTAAAGTATTTTACAAGCTCCTTTTTATTTGCGTTTTAAAGCACCATAGAGAAAAATTAACAGCTATATAATAAATAAGCATAGGAAAAACGCAACATCAATCACAAGAGCTTTAAAACTTATTTTTTTCTATATTTTTTATCTTTAAAGCAAAGTTTCTACATGCAGTAGATTAGGAGAAAAAATATTATGATGAGAATGGTTGAGATAAGATTTTATGCAATTCTTGCATTAATCGCACTCATTTTAAAAAATCAGTATTTCTATATGAAAGTATATGAGATGTCAATATTTTGGAATATCATTTCATTGATATGCTTTTTATATATAGCGATTTTATGGATAACATCATTATTTGACAATAAGGATAAAGATAATAATGATAAAGACAATAAAAATCAAGATAAGGATAAAGATAAATAATTTTTATTTTTTTATTTCCTAAATATTTATATTATTATCCATAATTATATATTTTTATTTTTCATGTTTTTTGTTTTTCAATATTTGCATTTTACAAAATATGGTGTATATTTAGTATAAGAAGCAATAGGAATTTTAAAAAATGTTTTTTTGTGACACAATAGAAAAAAATCTAAGAAAATTTTTAAAAGAAAACGAAATAAAATATTATAATAAAGAAACGATAAAAACGTCAAGAGGCGGACTTGCAAATATAATATATTTTAATTCGATAAATGTTAAATGCAGTCTTTATATTTTATATTCTGAATGGGGATCAGGATTATATCTAGAATTAGGATTAAAAAAATATTCTGATTTATCATTATTCGGAGGACAAACAAAAAAGTTTGAAAAATTAAACAATCTAATTGTAGATAATTACACAAATAATAATCAGAAGAACAAGACAAACAAATATTGGAGCTAAAGATGAAATTTTTTGATTCAAAAAACCGTGGCTATCTTGAGCCAGTACGTTTGGTAATCAAAGTAAAAGTTATCAAAATCAACTTGATCGAAAATGAAAGAGCTGATTATAAAGATAAATATACAATTGAATTTGAAGATGAAGAAAACAACAAATATGTTTGTAATTACTATGGTTCAAAAATTCAAGAATTCAAAGATGCATTTGATAATAAACAAACCATCACAATTACAGCAAGACCAAAATTTAAACAAAATGGGTTCACTGTTATAACTCATACAGGAATTAAAAAATAAAATCTACATGAAGTAGGTTTGTAAAAAAATAGGATAAGTATTAACTGCTAGGTGTTTATAATGAAAGAAAAAATTGAGGATTTTAATTACGATCCAGATAAAAGTCACAATAAAAACAGATACAATAAAAAACATGGAAAGAATAAATCTTTTATGGATAGAGATAGAGCAAAACCGCCAAAGAAAAAATATAAACGTGAACACATAAGATTTGCAGAAGATGACGATGACGAATATTATGAATAAATAATTCTCAAATAAAATATAAATATTGGATAAAGAATTATCCAATATTTTTTTTGAGTTAAAAAATATAAGGTTTTTATTATGCTTGAAAAAATTTCATTTGTTAAAGATTTTAGATGTTTAAAGAAAGATTTAGTTATTGAATTTAAAAAAATTAATCCTATTGTTGGAGATAATGGTTGTGGCAAAAGTTCTTTAATTAAAGCTATCGTCGAACATACAAAAAATAAAGATAAAAGTTATATTAAAGTTATTATGAAAGATAAAATGAACTTTATCTTTTTTGATTTTGAAAAAATGAATACAAGAACAAGTAATCTTGATAAATATGCAAACGATGGAAATTTGTATGAATTTGCATTACTTTCACATTTTAAATCTCATGGAGAAATTAATAAATCAATTTTAAAGCATATAGAAGAAGTCAAGAATACGCTTATCATTCTTGATGAACCTGATATGTCTTTATCTATTAGGTCAATCAAAACGCTTGGAAATGCTATTAAAAATAGTTGTGAAAATAACAATCAATTTATTTTATCTTGCCACAACCCGTTGTTAATTGAAATGCTTGAAGAAGTTTATTCTTTAGAACATAAGCAATGGATGAACTCAACTGATTTTATCAAAACACAATTAATAAATTAATAACTTTAGCTTGTATTTTGTTATTCTTGTATTATATTATATATTAAACTTAACAAAGGAGTTTTATTAATGCAAGAAAAATGGAAAGATATAAAAGGTTATAAGGGATTGTATCAAATTTCAAATTTTGGTAGAGTTAAAAGAGTAGAATGTAATATAACAGGAATAGCGGAATTAGATAATAAAATAACAGGAACTATTCAGCATAGAACAATCAAATGGTCTAATGTTCATGAAAAGATTCTTAAACCTGCAAAATGATATAAAATATGATGTATTTCATAAAGATTTTAATCAAACAAATAACAGTGTTGAAAATCTTAAATGGATTACAAGAAAAGAACTACTCAACTTAGATTATGTTATTCATAATCGCAGAGAAAATTTTATTAAAAAATCTTCTGATTATGAAAAAAGAATAAAACAATCAAGATTAAAAGGTGGTAAAGAAATTAAATTTATTTATTCAAATGGACTTGAAAGAAAATTACCATCAATAGGTATTGGAGCCTCTGTTTTAGGTGTCGATGAATCATCAGTTAGAAAGTGTTTAACAGGGAAAATAAAAACAGTAAAAGGATGCAAAGTTCAATTCGCATAAAAAAATAAAAAATTCAATGACAACATTTGAATTTTACAATTTTTGGTGTATATTATTCGTATGTGGTAACTATACACCATTTTTATTTTAAGGAGAAATTATAATGGAATATGATTGGAATGTTGGATTGATCATTGGGACAATTGGTTTTTCTTTTGTAGCTTTTATAATCTTATATGGTTTGTTTATTCTTTTATTAGGCATTTTGGGAAATAAAAATAAATTTATTGAACATTGTTATCAAATGTTTTCGGTTTCAGCAGATACAACATCCCATTTAATGGTATGTGTAATGATGACATTCCTTACATCAGGAATTGTTTTTATGGCTTCAAGAGATGCTGCCATAAGCACAAAAATAAGAAATAATTTTCGTGAAACATTTAAAAATAATGATTTTTATATTGGATCAGCAGGAACAAGAGAATTTGCATCAATGAATCCTAAATTTTCAGATGATGAAAAAATTATGATATATAATGGAACAAAATATTTTATAGATACTATTAAAAAAGTTGATGTCGATGAATTTATAAAACATTCTGATGAAAATACATTGAAGGTATTGTTAAATTTAAAGGATAAATTTAAAAAGGAGAATGTAAATGAATAAAGACAAACTTGCAAAACTTATTCATAACTATGCAGAAAAATATTATGTGTATAATGAAGATAGAGATTTTTGCATTACTGATTTAGGATGCTTTAATCAAGAAAAACAAGAATTGATTAATGCAAAAAATGAACTTGAGAAATTTGCAGATATTAAGTTGCCAGATGTTGAATAAATAGATTTATAGGGAAAGAAAAAATGAGTACTATCGATAAACTTGTTGAAGCTATTGAAATTGAAGAAGGATTACTCATTCCTGAAATGAGAAAAGAAGGATTAAAAAGCAAAGATAGTGGAACAGTATTAAGTTCTGTATCTTGGCTTATTAGAAATTTTCCTATAAAAAACGGAAATCATCCTGAATTTGAAAAAATATTCTCTTTAATCAAACAAACATTTAGAGAAATACAGAAAAAATAAAAAAATAAACTTGCAAAACAGTTGTTAATGTATTATATTAATATCAAAATATAAGGAGAATATTCTATTATGCCAGTTTATAATTTCAATAATTATTTTTCACAACTCAATACAAAAATATTCAAAAATGTAACACAAGATATTTTTGAAACAATTGATTGTGAAGGACTTACAGAAGAATATGATTCTTATAACAAATCTGATTGGAAATATGTTGAAATTGATTTAACAGATCAAGATATCAATGGATTGAAAAAATTTGATGTTGACACGATTAACAAATTTAATCAATTTGATATTCAATTGAAAGAAAAATTTTCGATGAAATATGTTGATCTTATTGATTATGATAACGGAAAAGTTTTTATTGTTAAATCAAGGAAACAATATTCTTATTAAAGATAAAAACGAAAAAATTGCAACTTTTAATGTTATAAAAATATATGGAGTTAATATGATCGCAATTATTATGATCGCTGTTGCAATTTTTCTGTTTTTATCAATTTATAATAAATAGGAAATTAATATGATATATAACTTTATTGCTATTGTAGCTTTGTTGCTTTGGATTATTGGAATGATTTGTAACTATAAAAAGTTATTTGTTATTTCTATTATCTTGAATTTAACAAGTATATTGTTATGGATTGTTTTTTCTGTTAATAAAATAAAATATCTTATGGAGTTATAAATGATGAAAGATATAAAATTCCTAAAAATTGATGTTCCTGTAATGTATGATGATGAAATTCCAGAAGATTTTCCTTGTAGAGAAAAATCTAAACATGGTTGGGATCGTTGGAAAATTATTGTCGATGTTGAAACTGGTGAAATAATTAATTTCCCTAAAGATATTGATTATAATTTCTTTGCAAAACCAGTTGATTCTGGAAGTTATTATCTTCTTGACAAAAACAAAAACATAATTGCTTCTATTGAAGATAATTATGTTCCTAATAAAGCTATACCTGATTCTGATGGATATGGAGATTATATTAATCTCAATATTTCAAAAGGTTATATTACTAACTGGTATAAAAACCCTAACTATGAAGAATTTTTTAAATAAAAAATAGCAAAAAAATAAAAAATATACTTGTATTTTCTTGTTTTTGGTGTATAGTATATTACAAACAAAAACAAGAATTTTTTATTTAAGGAAATTCAAAATGAAATGTTGTCATTGCGGAGCTACTATTACCTTCTTTTATAATTTCGGAAATGACCAGTATATCTGTCGTGAATGTTATGATAAATTAAATAATAACGATGAGATTTGTTCGTGCGGCAATTGCTGTACATACGATTTCAAAGATAATTTCAGAAGATTTAGAGGTTGGAAAATGTGTAATAAATGCTTTGAAAATCATTTTCATCTTGATAAAAATAAAAAATACAAGTGTATGGCTTGCAGAAAACACCATTCTTCGGATGAAATCTATCCTTATAATGACAAATATATTTGTAAGCAATGCTTAAACAATATTGGCGCACATTGTAAACGTTGTACTACTATTGTTTGGAAAAATAATCCTAACACTGTTAAGATAAATGGACGGTATTATTGTAAACGTTGTGCAAATAGTTATCTTATTCAATGCGAAAAATGTGATAGTCTCATAGACACTACTTTCAAAAATGAATATAAAGTTGATAGAAATTGGATTATTAATAAATTTTATTGCAATAAGTGCGCTAAAGATTTTGAAGCATGTGAAGAATGTAATAGTCTGAATGATATTGAAACTATCACACTTTTTGATGGTACAAAAAAACGTCTTTGTACTGCGTGTATCAACAACAAGTATTTTGAATGTTATGACTGTAATAAGTATTATCCAATATCGAAAAAAAATGAATTTATCTTGTATTTGTATTGTGATAATTGTATTAACAATCATGCAAAAAAGTGTAACACTTGTGGTCATTATGTAGATAAAAATGGTCATAATGATCCTTGTGATAGTTGTTTTGAACAAATTGCTATTGCCAGTTATTTTCATAAACCTAATCCACATTTTTATTCCGTAGTAGGTCAAAATAAAAACATCTTTATTGGTGTTGAATTAGAAATTCAAGGAAATGAAAGATATGAACGGAATAATTTTTTGAGAAACGTATATAAAAATAAGTTCTTTTATTTCAAACAAGATGGAAGTCTCAGTTGTACTCGTGGAGTAGAGATTGTTTCTCATCCAGCGACATACGAATATCATTGTAATAATGAATGGAAAGATTTGTTTCGTCATTTAAATGAAAATGATGTTAATGATGTAAACAATTGTGGACTGCATTTTCACGTAAATAGAACGGCATTTAAAAACAATATTTCTATTGCTCTTTTAGATTATATTGTGAATAATAACGAACATTATTTTCAACAAATAGGGGGAAGAGAATTTGGTGGTTATTGCCAAAAACATTATAAAAATGAAGATCAATGGGGAGTAAGAGATTCGTCTGCTCATTGTGATGCTGTAAATTTCACTAATGAAAATACTGTAGAAATTAGATTTTGTAAATCTACTTATGATTATAATACGTTTATTGAACGTTTGTCTATGGTAGAAAAATTAGTTCATTTTTGTAATGACAATAGCAACAAGAAAATTTATGATGTTACTATTGGAGATTTTATTAACTATAAAATTGAAAATAAAAATTAAGGATGTAATCATGAAAATGAATAAAATAAAAATGTTATCTTTGATGTTTTTTGTAATATTCTCATTCATCATTACCGGATGTTCAGATAATAATATTCCAAAAGAATTTGTTAATGTAGATCATGAAATTGGTAGAGGTGGAAAAAGAATTCAATATTATACAGAAGATCAAATAAAATCAATGATAGTTGAATATTGTTTGTTCTATTATGATAAAAAAATTGAATTTAATGATTTTAAATTTCAAAAAGAATTAAACCAATATTTTGGTAATGTAAAAGATCAAGATAATAAAGTATATAAAATAAACGTTAAATATAAAGGAGGTATACAGTTTTGTAATGTATACTTTTTCTTAAAAGACTCAGAATATTTAAATAGTAGTAATAAAATTAATGAACAATAGAAATAATTTAATTTATCTTTATTGGGAAGATATCAAATATAACTCTTATGATTCAAAAAGATTTCCTATTCCTATTGAAAATAGTTGGAATGTTACAGAAGAATATAAAAAGATTGTAATTGAAGCTATTGAAACAGTTTATAACAATGGATATATAACCAGTTATCATGGAGATTCATATTGCAGAATTTGTGATATGAATAACGGAAGTTCTGAATCAAAAGTAGAATTTGGAGATGTATCGTTTGTTATTCCATCAGGATATATTCATTATTTGAAAGAACATAATGTTAAGCCAGATGAAAGATTAATGAAATATATCGATGGAATTATTAATTTTGATGTTACAAATGAATTTCATATCTTAGAAGTAATATCAGAATGCAATTATAATGTTTCAATACAAGACTTATATAAAAAAATCGTAGAACATTATAAGAATTTTGGCGCTATTTTCGGTTATATGAGACATATTGATAAATTTGCATATAAACTTCATAGAAAAGGATTCAAACCAATAGATTACTTTACGATTGGAACTATGATAAAACAAAAAGAAAAAATGAATGATTAGATCTTGGAAAAAACTTTTAAAATATATTTCAGATAACAAAACTGATGAAAGAAGAAATAAAATAATCAGTTTATTATCTGATGATAGTATATATCATGAGATATGGAATGATGATAGAAATACATTTGATATTATTATTCCTGCAAAAGTAAGTGATAATATTATTGTTTTGGTTGCTCATTATGATGTTGTTCCAAATAGTTTTGGTTACAATGATAATAGTAGCAGCCTTGTTTGTTTGTTAAAATTAATAAACAAAGTTCCTGATAATGTTGAAATTGTTTTTACAGATAAAGAAGAACTTGGTGGTCGTGGTGTTGATTTATATATGAAGTTAAACAAAAAGAAAATTAACGCTGTAATCAATTTAGACGTTGTTGGATTAAATGGTGTTATACATGTTGACAATAATATTTATAAATTAAAAGATTGTTTATATGATTGTAAAAAAGGAAAAATGCCATTTAATGATGGTAATGTATTTCGTGAATATAAGATACCTACCATTACATTAAGTATGGCTCCTGATTGTTTAACATTTGGTTCTGCAATGAGAGAATTGATGTTAACAATACATAATAACAGATTAGATAATAAAATAAATTTAATATATGTTTCTTCAATGAAGAAAATTGCAAAAAAAGTTATGGAAATTATAACTTTTTTAAATGAAAAATAATATTTATAACTTGAAAATAATTGTTTAAGAGTTATATTATTAATAACTATAATATAAAGGTATATTATGAAAGTAGTACAATTGTATCTTACATGGAATAGAGCCAATAAACGGATGGATTTTATTAAAAAAGAAACCACAGATATTTATGATGATGGTGATCGATATGTTGTAAATGGTTGGGACGTTTTCAAAGATAATATTGGTGAAATCATAAAATCAGACGGTCAATATTTGGTTAATTTGATTAATCCAGACAAAGATAAAATTAAAGAAGTAACTGATTATATGATTAGTGAAATGAGAAAAGAGATAAAAGAAGTTATCAAAGTTTATGAAAATCTCATTCAAAGTTTGGATGAATTAAAAAAATAAAGAGGTTAATCTATATGAATAAATTCCAAAAAGCAATCAGTCGTCAAAAAGAAATAATTGAAGAACAAAACATCTTTTTGTCAGAAAAATATAAAGAAGTATCCAATGATATTCAAAACAATACTTCATCACCCGATCAATTGTTGGATGCATATAATTTTATTAATTTTGCAGTATCATTAAAACAAATGTGCCATTATTTTATGTGGATTTGCTATGAGTTGATTGATGAAAAGCAAATGGAAGAAGATGAAGATGTTAAAAATCATCTTGATATTATTTATGATAGATTTTATAATAAAAATATTGTCCCTGAAAAAATCAAAGAAATTTCCAAAACGTATCTTGATGATTTTGTATATGGAAGATTAGACTTTAGAAAGTTGTTAAAGAAAAAACAGTTTGATTTGAATGCAGAAAATAAAGATGTCACTATTTTGTTTGAAATTAAATAAGGATATAGATTAATGCCAAATAATTTCCCAGCTTTGTTAATCGTAATGATTTTTAGTTATTTTTTAATAACTGTTACAATTATTTTGTTAAAATCAGGATTTAAAAAATCAAATGAAGATGTAACTTTAAATTTGATTAAACCAATTATAAATAATAAGTCCAAAAAACGAAAAGAATTTATTTACGAAGGTTCATTTTTTCAAGATAGATTAAATATTACTAAAGAAGAAAATATTCCTGAATCTATATATAACATTAAGTTAGAAGAAGAATTAGAAAAAATCAGACCACAATTTTGTAATTTATTAAACAAATTTGTGAAAAGATATGCTTTAACACATAAAGTAACAACAAGTTTAGAAAACGGTAGACAATTTTTTAAAATTGAAAAGATTAGAAGATTTGTTAAAGAAATAGATCTTATTACTCTTCTTGATGGAAATGATAAAAATATTGGTGATTATATTGTTGAATATTATCCGAAAGATAATGTACTACTTTGTAAAACTGCAAAAAGGAAATAATGATGAGTAATTCAATAAAGATAGATGTTCCGTTTATTATTGATGAAAATATCAATGTTGAAATGTTTACAGCAGAAGATGCTAAAAATAATTTTAATAATGGTAAAGACAAAATAAATTATAAACGTGTTAACAAAAAATTAAAACAGATTATTAACAAAATTAAAAAAGAATCAAATAAAAAATCGGAGATAAATGTAAATTTACTTCAAACTTTTTTCAGGCTTAATAATAAGGAAATTGGTTGCATTGCATCAACTCTTGAAACTTTAGGATATGATGTTAAGATTATTGTCAATGAGCGTTATTATATGAATGTAAGTTGGCATAATAAATACAAAAACTGATATAAGGATTTCAAAATTATGAGTACAAATTATTATATTAAAGAAAAATCAATGTTAGGAGAAAAATTTGATCATCTTATTCATATAGGATTATCAAGTTATGGTTGGTGTTTTCAATTGCATGTTATTCCTGAAAAGGGAATAAATAATTTGGATGATTGGAAAAAAATATTTAAATTAATTGATAACAATAAATCACATATTGTAGATGAATATGATAGAAAGATCAGTTACAACGAAATGATTAGAATTATCGAAAATAGAAACATAGATAATTCTAATCAAATTTCTTCATGTGAAAAAAATAATGCCGAATATGAGTTAAATAATTTAAAAAGGTCAACATTAGATTCACGATGTATTGGACATGGAAATGGAACTTATGATTATATTGTAGGAGATTTTTCATAAATTAATAAAAAAGGAAAAATATTATGTATAAATGTACTGGATGTCATGAAGAACCTAATTTTAATTATAATGTTGAAATAATCTCATTGAATTGTAATTGTGGAAAAGCAAATAGATTTTCTATTCCATGTCCTGATATTAAAGAAATTTTTAATAGACAAAAAGAACTTGAAACTTTATGGAATTTAACAATAGATAAAATTATTGAAGAACAAAAAATTTGTAAAACTTGTGGAAAGAAATATGAAACTATAGATGATGCTTTAAGTTGTTCGGAAAAAGATAATCATAAATATAAATATAATATTGGAGATATAATTTGTTTTTATGATTATACTATGGATCATGTAGGATATGTTAATGCAGAAATTATTAATAAATTAAAATTAACAGAAGATCATGAAACTTACAACGGTGATTCAATTAGCTGTTATGGTGAGAACGGATATAAGGTAAAATTTTATAATCATTTTGGTAATATCACTTCTGCATATATTGTTGAAGATGATATTCGTAATTTAATATCTACGCAAAAAGATAATAAAATAAACGAACAAACAATGAATAAATTTAAAAATATTGCAGAAGATTTTTTCAATCAATCTAAATTAAAATTCAACTATTTTGGCAATAAGATTGAAATAGAAATTAAAGATAAATAATAAATAGGAAATAATAATGAAAGATTATTTTGAGTATAAAGATAAAAGATATTATTTTGATAAAATATCAAGTACAGATAATGATATAAAAGTTTCCGTTAAACCTTTTATAAGTGAATATTCTAAGCTAATTACAATAACATACAGTTATAATATTTATTTAGGTGGAGATACATGTTCCATTAGAGAACAAAAAACAATATATAAATATGAACATGATGAAAATAAAATTTTAGGAATAAAGAAAAAAACTATAAGATTATTTGGTTTCATACCAATTAAAGTTAAAATATTAAATAAATATTTCAAACGTGCAGAAGATTTTTATTTCTTTAAACATAAATATTTTCGTTTAAAAATGAGATTAAAAAATTTCAATATCACATTTGCTGAATATGTAGCTCGTAAAACAAATACAATGCAAGAATATGAAAATGTTCTAAAAGAAAAAGATGAAATATTGAGATATTTTAAATCCCAAAAAAATCAATAATTTTTTATAATTCGTTTGTATTTTTATTTTTATGGTGTATGTTATAATATAGAAATTTTAGAAAGAAAATTTTAAATGATTGACAAAATAATTATAATTATAGCAATTATTGCGATATTAGCAACTTTTGTAATGACAGTAAAATCAGCTAACGAAACAGGTTTTAAATATGGATACATCAAGGCTTGCAAAGATTTTTATTCAGGAAAATTAAAAGCTGATTTAATTGAATATGAAGACGGAACAAAACAATGGGAAATAACAGGTGATATATATGAAGAATAAAAAGATTGATGTAACTGAAATTTGTAACCAATGGAAAGAATATCTTTTATCTAAAGGATTTAAAGTCCTGTATGAAGATAAAGAGGTTGACAAATTTGGTAATAAATATATTTCTTTCTTAGGTTGTAAACCAGAAATCAAAGTAGAAATATATGCTGGAAATTATCGTACAGATACAAAAACTGGAGGCTGTATTTGTGCAGATTTTAAATCATCTTATAATAAAGTTTCACAATGTCCATTTTATTCTGATGTTACTATTAAACAAGATGAATTTTGGAGTGCAATTGAACTTCTTATGAATGCGGGAGAAGATTGGTCTAATCATTGTGGAAAATTAGAAAAAGTTGGTGGAGCATGGATTTGCGATCCAGCAATAACTAAAAAAGATAAACCTAAATGTATAAAATAGGGAAATAAAAATGTCTTGCGAAGGATATTATCAATGCGTTTGTGAAAACAAACATGTTTATATTGTAAATATGTTTGATGAAAGATTATATACAGAAGGATTATCTATAAAGCAAATTCCTTGCATATGGTGCAAAGGAAAAAATATTTGGCATAATTTTGTAGATGATACTAATTATGATGAACGTGGATATGTGAAAATTGATTTGTTTTGTGATGATGAAGATAAACCAACTGTAACATCTGCTTTTTATAATAAATATATAAAAGGGAAAAATAAATGAGAATATATGATGGAGAATTAAATTTCAAGCGGAAACTAATTCTTGCTGTTGATTTTGATGGAACTATTACAAATGAAAATTGTTGGTATTATGCAAATGAGATAAAACCAAACGCAAAAGAAGTAATTAACTTTTTACATGATATTTTAAATGTAGAAATAATTATTTGGACATGTAGAGATAACTACTACTTTGACGGTTTAAATGTTGCAATTGATTTTCTCAAATATCATGATATTCATTACGATTGTATAAATAGGAATGCAAATATTATTATTGAAAAGTGGAAAAATGATTCAAGAAAAATATTTGCAGATTTTTATATTGATGATAAATCTTTTCTTTATGAACCTATTGATTGGTTAAAAATTAAAGACTTCATTATTAAACATAAAAACAAACATAAAGATAAATATATTTAATAAGGATAAATAATGCAAAAATATAATATTAATGATACAGTATTTTATGCGTGGAAAGGATTACCACCACTACAAAAATGTAGGATTATAGATATAGTAGAAAAACATTATAATTATAAAGATATATATGAAGAATATCATAGTGGAGTTAAATATCTTTATAGAGTAGAAATTAAGGCTGGTAATATTTCTAAATCTTTTAGCGCACTTGAATTTGAACTATTTAAATCAAAAGAAGATTACTTTAAATTTAAAATACAAAATAGTTTAAATGATGTATTATCAGAAGTAAAAGAGCTTGAAAAAGAATTAAGAATGAAAAAGATTCATATTATTTGTTTGCAAAAAGCATTAAAAAACAATGACTTTTCTTTGTTTAAAGATGATGGAGAATTTGATTATGAAAAACTTTCTTAAACAATTGTTTTGTTTTCATGAATGGAAATTAATTAAATATTATCCTATTGGAGTTTTAGGTAACGTTCCTATAAAGCATATCAAATGCAAAAGATGTAATAAAGAGAAAAAATATTTTGAACCTTTTGATCAAAATTATTATAATGTTTAAAAAATAAAATGAGAAAAATATGAAAAAAGAACTTGAAGACAATATTTTAAAAATTGCTGAAACTATTGAAAATTCAGAAGTTGAATTTGATGGTGGAGATAGTGGTTATTATTTTCAGCGTATAAAAGAAAAACTTTATGGTTTGAAAATTGAAAGACGGTTAAAAAATATCGAAAAATTATTTTCATTTGCTCCTATTGGATATAAAAATTGTCTTAGTTTTAGAGATTGTGATTTTAGATTTTGGAAAGAAGATGTAAAACCTGAAATTATTCAATTAGATTTTGATGTAAACGAAATCTTAGGACTTCCAGCTTCTACTAAAGAAGATAATAAAATCATTGAAGAAAAAGAAGTTCTCATAATTCATGATTGTGATATTTGCATTGATGATAATTATCTTGTTATAATTAAATATTTAGGTTATTGCCCAAAAATTATCACTGTATTGTTAACAAAAAAACAATTGGATATATTTAGAAAAAATAATTTTAAATATGGTTATGGCGATTTGAGAGATGAATTTCATGTTATGAAATATGAATATATTCATAAAGAAGTTGAAAAAGCATATGCTACTGAAAAGAAGATTAATATGGCATTATTTTGGATAGATTCTGCAATAATGTATATGGAAGATAGTGATTGATTTTTAAACAAAAGATTGGAGGGTGGTTATGGGATTGTTTATTTTTATTGGGATTTTGGTATTCATTGCATGGTTAATTCCAAAATATTTTCTTATGCTGGAAGATCCATATTTTCGCAAAAAAAGATTTGCTATTGATCATTTCCCAACATGCAAAGTATATGAAAAAGATTATCAAAAACAATTAGAATTATATAAAGCAAAAGTTAGAAAAGAAGTTTTTAACTACTTTGCAAACGAATATTGTGAAAAACTGTGGAGTCAATATGTAGATTTATGTAAAAAATGTAATTGTGAAATTGATCGATTAATAATTTATGAATCACAATTACATATAGCATCAAGAGATTTATGTGGTGTATTTAGAGGGGGCAGAGTAAAATGTGGAGATTTTTATATAAGTCATTCTGGAAGATATAGTAAACTTGAAATACAACCCATCATTCGCAGATTCTATTAAAAAAACATGATTTTTTCTTTAAACGGACTTGAAAAAGTTCGTTTTTGTTGTATAGTATATAATATAACGGAAATAAAAAACCCTATGTATAAAAGCAAGGAGAATAAAAAATGTGTATGTGTGGTGGTGTTATTGAAATTGGCTTAGGAATGGCAATTCTTGGTTTTGGGCTTCGGTTATGGAAGAAATGCACTTGTAAATGCCATGCCACTAAAGAAGAATGCTCCCATTGCACTAAAAAGTGTGCTGTGAAAAATATTATTTCCCATCAAGAGGGAATGTACGGGGCAATGAAAAATACCTTTCACAAAATTAGTCATAATTGGTTTAACATTATCACAACTATTATGATTTTGTTTGCTATTATCTTTATTGGTTATGCTCTTTATAAAGATCATAATCATATTCATGATGAAAATTGTACGCATGTGGAGCACAAATAATTTGGTTGATTGTTATGAATGATGTTTTGTTAGAAAAAGCGTTGAAAAAAGCAAAGAAACAACCAAAGATATTAACTCAAAGAGTTATTGCTTTGGGGTTTAATAATAAAGGTGATTATATTGGTATGCGCTCCAATAGTTTTGGTGATATTAAAGCTATTGGTCTTGGAAAAGGTAAAGGAAAACATGCCGAAAGAGAACTGATTAAAAGATATGGCATGAAAATTAGAAAGATTGTTATTATCAGAAGTGCAAAAGATGGAAGTTTGCTTCCTATTCATCCATGTGAAACTTGTAAAAAAGTAATAGATAAACTTGGAATCAAGGTAGAATCATATAACATATAAAGGTAATATATGAAATTAATCATTATTAATACTCATTTAGCAACAAGAACATGTTTAGAACATGTTTCAAGTATTGATAGTGCAAAAGAGATTATTGAGCAATATGCTGGAAAAAATAAAATCCAACAATATCATCTTGATAATTTAAAAGTTAATTCTATTATTACATATTATGGAAATCCAATGCACGTTACAATTGATCCACCTCTTAAGTTTATTTTAACTCAATAGGAATAAAAATGAAAGAATTAACTATACAAGAAAAAATTATTGAAGAACTTGTAAGCAAAGATCAATTATGTCTAGATATAAAAGAACTTGTTGAAAAAAGAGCAATATTTGTCAAGGATTATCTTGAACAAAACAGAATGAATAATCTTGTTCTTGGTATATCTGGTGGCATTGACAGTTTAGTTGCAGGTCTTATTTGTAATTATATCAATCAAATATCTGAATATAAAATAAAACTTCATCTTATTAGTTTACCCTACGGAACTCAAAAAGATATGGATGATGTTATATTATCGGTTGATATAATTAAACCATACTGTTTTAAAACTTATGATATTTATAATATTGCAAATAGTTTTTACAATGAATACAAAAAAGATATAAGTAAAACTATTGCAGGAAATGTTCATGCAAGAGCAAGAATGATTTTACAATATATGTATGCTCAAGATGTTAATGGTCTTGTTGTTGGAACTGATCATGCAGGTGAAGCATTGACTGGATTTTTTACAAAATATGGTGATGGCGGAACTGATATAAATCCTTTGAGTGGATTGAAAAAATCTACAATTTATAAGATTGCAAAATGGTTCAGTGTTCCCAATAAACTTATTGAAAAAGCTCCAGCAGCGGGATTAGGAATTAGTGAAACAGATGAAGATGAATTAGGAATTAGTTATCAAAATATTGATGACTTTCTTAGTAATAAACAAATTGAAGAAAAAGCATTTGAAAGAATTGTAAAACTTTATAACAATTCTAAACATAAAAGACAAATGCCAATCTCACCAAAATTTTAGAAAGATTTTATTATGGGAAAAACATTTAGAAATTATTCTGTCAAATATCATAAATTTGATGAAAAATATCAAGATGATCAAACTATGGATAATCATTTTCGCAACAGTCTTAAAAGAAAATTAAAAAAGACTAAACGTATTGATTATAAACATAGTTTAGTTTTAATTGCTGATGGTGAATGGAATAATCGTTCTCATAATAAAGATATTAAAAAAGATAATATTCATGGTATCGAGCGGTCGCATGAAAAAGATATTATCAATCAGCAATTGTTAGATATAGAATAATCAATCAATAAAAAGATAGATTTTAATCTAACTTTTTTGCTTTAAATACAAAAATATCTTTGAAAATAAATTGTTATTTTTTTGAAAAATCCTTGAATTTTTTATTTTATGGTGTATAGTATATATTAAGAAGAAAATAAAACTCATTTCATTTAAGGAATATAAAAATGCAAACTATTATTCAAAGATATAATGAATATCTTAAACTGATAAGTCAACTGCAGGAAGAAAGACGAATTAATAGTGTTGCAGAAGATAGGATTTGTTTCTATGGAAGTTACATCATAATCGGTAAGATTGTTGATTTTGGAGATGGAACAAAAACAGTAAGAATTAATAATGTTCCCTACAATGGAGGCATTCATTTTTCTGAAAGCGATAAATTTAAAACGGCAAAAATGTTTGCTGAATTAGGATTTTTAGGTAGTGATTTAAAATTATATTGTTCAAAATGTAAATCATTTAATATTGAGAAGCGTGACATTTTTCTTCCATTATGTAAAGATTGTGATAGCGTAAAACATATCACTTATGAATCAACAACCAAAGACTAAGGGGAATTTAAGATGAGTGTATGGTCTGATTTTTATAAAAGTCGGGTTGGTAATGGTTATTCTAACTATTGTAAAGATAGATATAAACCGTTTATTGATTCAATTATTTCAAACATTGGGAAAAATGTAAGAGAAGAAGGATGTGGCATTGCTACTATCTCTAAGATTATCATGCAACGTGTTAACATTCAAATGCAAATGTTTGATATTGATCCTGACCAAGTTGAACTTTCAAAAGAAAACACTAATTCAAATACTCCTTATGTTGGAGATATATTCTCAAATCATGGAAAAACAGATTTGATTTTCTCTCATGGTGTATTGGAACATTTTTCTGATAATAATATTCGTAATATCTTGAATCGTCAAAAACAAGAGGCGAATATTGTTATTCATTATGTTCCAACAGATAAATATAAAACTCCATCTTTCGGAGATGAAAGATTGATGAGTGTTGATACATGGGTGAATAATTTTCATCCAAACTATCATTTTACCTTCAATAATGGTCATGATCTTGTTTTAATTTTTTAATACATGAATAAATTATGAATAACAATAATAAAAACGCAATATATATTTCAGGAAAGATGTCAGGAATGCCTGAATATAATTATGATGGCTTTAAAAAAGCTGAAATAAAATTAAAAAGACAATTCCCTGAAAGCGTTATTATTAATCCTATGGATGTTATTCTTAAAATATATTCAATGGATGATTTGCTTAACAATAATTACGATTACCAATTCGTCCTTGATACTGTTATAAAAGTATTAAAAGAAGATTGTAAAGCAATATATATGTTAAAGGGTTGGGAAAATTCCAATGGTGCAAAAGCTGAATTAAGAACTGCAATATCATTACATTATCTGATATATTTTGAACAATAAAAGGGAAAAAACAAAATGAAAATCATTGAAAGAAATAAAGATAATTCATATTTTATGTTTGATATTGATCATTATTGTTCAATTCATAAAGAAAGAGAAAAAAGAGGATTAAAATGTTTTGATTTGGCAGAAGATAGAGTGAAAGAAAAAGTGCCATCTAATCTTCCTAATCTCAAAAAAGCATTCGATGATCTTCCTTTTAAAGTAGGTGATAAATTTATTGATAATACATGTCCTGATAGAGAATATCATGTTCAAAAAATCTATTGGCAGTATTATGATGGATATTACATTGAAATGTTGGTACATTATCATTATGATAAAGAAAATCCTGAAAATGAATCTCATGGCACGAGAATTATCAAAAATGTAAATAGTCCATTTGCAGAAGAAAATATTTTTAACAATTATACAAAAGTAGAATAAATTTCAATTTATTGTTATTAAACTTAGGAAAGGAAATTAATAATGTTAAATTTATGGTATGATGTTTTAATTGAAAGACATAAAAAAGCAATCAAAGAAGCTGAAAAATGTATGAACGCTCAAATTAATGAGCTTGAAAATGATAAAAAAAGAGATAAAGAAAAAGGGACGAATTTTTATGGTTCTAATAAAAGAAGCATAGAACTTTGGAAATCAGATATTTGTAGTCATAAAGAAGCTATTAATGAATGTGCAAAAGAAAAATATAGTCCAACAACTCTTTCGGAAGAGCAACAACTTGCGTGTATTCTTCATAGCATTATTTGCCGAGATGATCATTATACAAATTGTACATGGTTTGCTCAAAAAAGAGAAGATGGTTGGGATATAAATAAAGCAAAGAAAAAATATTTAGCAAAAGCAAGAAAAATAATTGGTATAGCTCCTAAAGAAGTTATTATTAAAATTTTAAGTGTAATCTAAGGAGATAACATAATGTTTGAATTTATAGAAAATCTTTTAACTGGAAATATTCGTTTCAGTTTTAATAATGATGATTCAAATAAAAAAGATTGTTATAAATGTATTCATCGAAGGGATGTACCACAAGATTGTCATTCTTCTTGTGCAAATAAGACCTGCAAAGTAACATGTATTAAACATGGCTTTGATCAAGGGTGGTTTTTCTTTCCTGAAAATTATGATCCTGCTTGGCTAACTTCATGTGATGGCTTTGAAGAAAAAAGGAATAAAGAATGAAAAAAGTTTTTTATGTAAATGTTATATTTAATAAGAAGAATCCTGCAAAAAGCTATTGCAATATGGAGATTGCAACATGTAGATATGAAAATGGAAAAATTCATGGAGCATGGTGTAACGATAAAGAGGGAGCATATTTTTTTCCTGATAATATTTCTGATGGTAATATTAAAAGATTAAAAGTGTTGGATCAAGATTTTTATGAAGATAAAGATCGTGTTCAACTTGCTGGTGGATTTTATTTTGAAGATAATGAAAATATTTCAGATAAGGTAGAAAATATTAGGAAAAATATTATCAAAGAAGTTCAAAAATTGTACGAAGAACAAATGGAACAGATTAATAATTTGATTGATGAATTACAAAAGAAAAAATTACATTTGGGAACTTTTCTTGGAGATACAGAAGAATATTTTTTGAACTATCATCTGAATTAAAAATAGAAATTTTAAAACTTGAAAGAGATATTATAGAATTATAAAAAAAATGAAAAAAATTTAATTTTTGAACTTGAAAAATTCTAAAACACATGTATATTATGTTATATAAACAAAAAAGAAAAGTAGAATCAATAAAATATGGCTGATGCTCATAATAAAAAAAGATATGGAGAAACATGGAACCAAGACGTCATTGATTTATATCTTGAAAAATTGGAAGCGATAAAGAATTATGCTATATTTTCTGGTGGTTGGGCTTGGCATTTCATGTCTCCCATAGATCATAAAGAGCTGAAACATGCTCATGATCATAAAGATGTTGATATATTTGTTAATAAAGAAGATGTTGTAACAGTTATATCAATACTGAAAAGTATTGGTTTTGAAAAAGTTCACACAAGATTTCCTGCTGGTGAAGCTGATTTTAGAAGATATGAATTGTATAAAGATAACAAAAAATTGATTATTGACTTTTTCGTTGGTAATCCACCATTTATTATTGTGAATGGTTTTAAAGTAATTGAACCAAACTATTTGTTAAGTTTATATAAATCAATTCATTCAAGTGATAATTGCTTTGCCGTTAAAGCAGCATATGAAATTATTAAAAATGGTGAAAATCCAATAGGAAGAAAAGAATTGGTAGAAATACCATGTGTTAATTAAAAAATTAATTGGGGATGTAGCTCAGAGGATAGAGCAGTTGCCTTCTAAGCAATTGGTCACAGGTTCGATTCCTGTCATCCCTACCATTTTAACATTATTTATATCAAAAAAATATAAATAATGTTTTTTTATATCTTTTAAAAATCGAAAAAATTAGAAAAATATTTGTTTTCTTGCTTGATTTTATTGCTATTGGGGTGTATAGTATATTCATAAACAAGGGAAAAGGTGATATATGTTTGAACTCAATGAAATTTCAAATTGCAATTATTCAGAAAATTTAATCAATGTTATTAACAAACTCAATGGAATTTATGTTTTATTTTTATATTTTGAAGATAGCTGGTCAGGAGAAGTAGATATTGATATCTTCCTGAAAGATGGAAGAGTTGCAAGTTATCGTTATTCATATGGTAGTTGTCCTTGTTGTGATGAATGGGAAGGCAATGATTTAACAAATGACGAAATTGAAAAAGAGATGTTAAACGGTTTCACTTTTTTTGAAAATTTAAAATCATACAAAAAGTGGATTGAGATGATGGAAAATGATACTTCAAGAGGTAAAGAACGTTCAAGTATTATTGAAAAAATCAAAAAATGTTCTGAAATAGACTTGAATATTTGAAAAAATGGTGTATGTTATAGGTAGAAACTTAATTCTGCATGGTGCAGAAAAACAAATAAACAAACAAAAAGGAAAAAGAAAAATGAGTGAACGGTATTACTATCTCCGTAAGGAAGGTCAGAATGGCAAGCGTGGTGACATGTATGGCGCTGTGGTTGTGTCGATGAATGAAGATGGCACTGTCAATCGTGGAGTGTCGATTTGTTCTTCAAAGGATCGTTTCGATAAGACGATTGCAGTAAATATTGCTCGTGGTCGTTATCGCAAGGTTCTTGAAAAGAAGGAGAGTATTCCAATGAAGGAATATCTCGGCAAGAAAGAAAAAATCAACTTCAAATACTATGGTCGGGTAAATGCCGGAGATTACGGTGCTACTCCGAATGAAGTTGAAAAGCGCATGTTTGCTCCGAAGTCGGAAAAGAAGTAATATAAAGTTACTTAAGATGAAAAGAAGAATGGAAATAACCATTCTTCTTTTTTATTTTTTTTAAATTTAAAAATTAGTTTATATTATTATTGATAATAATATATTAATCCAAAATGAGTGACATATCATATCTTTCAAAATCATGTAATGATCCAACATCACTTGCATCACTAGCAATCAATCTACCAGTAATTTTGAAATCTTGATCATATTTATTTGTGAAAGTTATTTCAAGATTCCATTGTTTATATTTTGTAACATGATTTCCTGATTGCTGAACTTCATGATAATCTCCACCTTTAGATTTATCTGTATCGACTTCTAAATCAACTCCTAAATTTCTAATTGTATTAAATACTTTATTAACATTTTCCCATGCAAAATCTCTAAAAAATCCTCTTGTATAAGGATTAACTACTTTATAAATATAATTAATAGCGCCTCTTTTGGTTTTGACATTTTTTAATTTTTCATCTAAATAAAAATGATCAACCTGATTAGCAATACTTAATATTTCTCTTGATATTCTATACATAATATATTTCCTTAATAAATTATTTTAATCTTTTATATCCATTTTTTAATAAAACATCTTCGGTAGTTTGATTGTTTAAATTTGCTTTTACAACAATTTTAATATCAGAACTAGAATTTGGTTCTATTGTAATATAAAAATTACTATATTGTAAATTTAAATCTTCTAATTCATACTTTAATTCTTTTGTTAATGAATTTATAAGTTTATTTAAAACATTAAAATCTATTTCATCTTTTAAAACTTCAACGCTAAGAGTATATATCTTTGGTAAACATACAAATGTTCTATTACCGGATTCCTTTTGATATTCTTCACCAATATCTATTTCCTCACCATAAATATTTTTTAATGAGTTTGCAATACTTAATAATTCTTTAGCTAATTTGTTCATTTTTTATCTCCTTTTATCTCCAACATTTAATTCCATATTTTTCTAAATCATTTAATAAATTTATATATCTTGCAAATAATTTCTTTAAATCATCACAACCATTCATAAAGTTAGTCATAATTGTTTTATTAGTTGAATTAATTTCAATATCCCAATCATAATCGCTCATACTACATTCAAATATTTCATAGTCAGTAATTTCAAGTAATCCATTTGCACTATTGTAAGTATATATTGGAGTGAAATTAATTGTAATAAAAACTTCATTTTCATAATTTGATTCGTAATTAATGTTATACATTGCATCACTTTTTTCAAATATTTGTTTTACTTCATCTTCTGATAGATTATTAGGAATACCCTTATAAAATCTGTCACCTTCATCAAGCCAATCTTCAAATGCATCATTATAATTTGAAACTTCAAAACCATTATTTATTAAATACTGATATAATTGCTCATTATTATAACTAGCTCTAATCTTTTTTGCTTTAGAAACTATATCTTTAAATTGCATTTTATATACTCCTATTTGTTTTTAAATTAAAAATTATAAAATTATCTGAAAATAAATTTACAAAAAATTCTTGGTGATACTTGTTTTTTATGTTTTATGGTGTATATTATATATTATGAACCAAAAATGAAAGGATATTATATGAACATTGTTGGTAATCATAATAACATTTCTGTTAAGATTTCTTTCGCAGAAATTAAAAATAGAGCAGAAGAACAGCTTAAAATTAATTTGACTGATAATCAAGTTAAAGAAATTATGGATATTATCTCAGAAACAGCACAAGAAAAACAAGGAATCTCTCAATCATTGATTGATGATATTATCTTAGATTATAATGAATCTAACAAAGCGGTTTAAAAACAATTCCTTATAACGCCAAATAAAGCCATTTTCAGCGACATAGAGCGATGTTATAATAAATTGTAAGTGTTGCTACATATTTGTTATTACAACGCCTTAAAATCGCTAAAAATAAAATTTAAAAATATTTTTAAATTTTTCTTGACTTTTGAAATATTAGTGCTATGTTACAATACATAGAAAGAGGTGTTGAATGAATTATGAAGAATATTGCAAAAAGGAAGATGAAATTCTTTCTGATATCTTTCAATTTAAAAAAATGAAACAAGATCAGGCATTGCAAATAAAATGCAATGAGTTGAAAGATTTAAGAGATTTGTATCCTGAACATTTTTCAAAAAGATGGAATAATAAATAATGAATGTTGATTTTAATAAAATTAATTTCACAATTCGTAGTTTCAAAAAAAGAGAACCTATCTTTTTTGAACTTATTCAAAAAATTTTTCCAGAAATTTCAGAATTTGATGAAAAAGAAGATATTCCACCGCTTCCAAGTACTTGTACTGGATTAGCATTGAATTATCTTCATAATATTATTCAAAAACCAATTCCAGATTGTTATTATGATAGATTGGAAGTAGAACATTCTGATAAGATAAATCTTTTGATTTATACCAATCATGATAATACAATAACTTTAAGTTTGAGTTACTTAAATAATTATAAATTTTCACAAAATGTTATAAACATTAACGAAAGATTTATAAGAATTTAATCTAAAAGAACTTAATGAATTTTTATTTTCATCAAACAAGAAACGATAGCTCTGTTTCGTTTCTTTTATTTTGTTGTATAAGGATTTCCAATCTTTAATATTTTCATCAAAATTTAACTTCTTCTTCCATTGATCCATTAAATTTCTAATATTAAATCTTGGATATACAACATCTATTTTATTTTTACTTTTTATATAATTTCTTATAAAAAGATTTCCTCTACGTCCAAGCTCCATTGCGGCTGCAATGGAGTCAAATTCATCTTTATTAGTTAATTGTCCAATAAAGCTGCTATAACAAGCTAAAACTTTTTGTAATCTTATTCCATAAATATTACATCTTTTACTTAAATTATTAACAAAAGCATTTCTAATCCAATCATTATTACATAATTTGTTAAACCTTCTACCTAAATTTTTATTACTACTTCTTATATTTAAATCTTCTATAACTATACTCTCTACTTTATAATGTTTTGCTTTGTCAATTATATATTTACTTATTTCTAATATCTCTGTTTTTTTCTTGTTATTTAAATATTTTCTATAATTTAACTTGTTTTCTTTATCTTTATAGTTTTTTTTCTTATCTTTATCATTTAAGTTTTTTATACTTATTATTTCTTTGGTTATTATGTTTTTTCTAGCTTCTTCGTTATAATCACAAATAACATAAGCTATATAATTAGGATTTAAATCTATACTCAATATACGGTTTTCTATTGATTCTATTGGTTGATAATTTATTAAAGTTTCTTCAAAACTCAAATAAATATAACTTAAATCTATTCCTACATTTATACTACCTTCACATAATTTACATTTGTTTTCTAATATCTCTAATTCTCTTAAACGTTTATTATCTAATTTAAATTTTAAAACGTATTTTTCTTTCCTATTCGGTTGAAAAAATAATTCTCTAACTTTAGTATTTAATCTAAACTTCCTATTACCATAGCTATTTTCTTGTCCTCTTATATAAAAAGAAATATTCTTCTTATTCTTATATTCTTCTTTAGATATCAAGCCTTTTATATATCTAAAATAATTGTTCTTCCCACCAAATATTACTTTGTTATTTTCATTGTTTTTAAAAGTATGTTTGGCTTTTTCACAGGCATTTTGAATTATCGTAGCATCTAATAATTTTATATTTTTTATATTATCTTTTGTTAATTTTATAACTTCATTTAAACTTAAATTTGAATTATCTACAAACCTATTATAAGCATAACGATAAACTACATTATACTCTCTTATATAATCTTTTATAATTTCTTTATCTTCAAATTCATATTTAAATTTATAAGTTATCATTCTTCTACTATTTCTTTTATCTTATTTAATTTATTTTTTGCTCTTCTTAATCCATATATTCTACCACAAAAACTTGTTATTATACTAACTAAATCTTTCATTAAATCTTCTTGATCTTCTGAATCATTTAAAACTACTAGCTCACAACCTTGTTTTTCTAATAACACTTTTAAATAATTAAATCCAAATCTTGTTAAACGATCTTTGTTTTCTATTACTATCTTTGTCGGATTAGAATTTAGCATTTCTAATAATAGTTTTCTGTTATCATTTATTCCACTTGCTATTTCTTTATAACTTTTATTAACTATCCAACCTCTAGCATTACAAAAGTTTATTAATCTATTCTCTTGTTCTATTAAACTATTTTTTCTTTCTCTTGAACTTACTCTCGCATATGTAACTATTTTTTCTTCTTTGGTTTTCAAATTATCTTCATCTTCGTAAACTAAAATAGTTCCTGTATCTAACTGAACTGCATTTTTTAATTTTCCTTGATGAAACCATCCATATACCGTATTATAATGTAATCCATGTTTCTTAGCATATTCTCTTAATTTCATTTGCATTTTTCCTTTTTTGTGTTATATTATATAATATAAAGAAATATAAAAAAATATGATAAAATCAAGGAATTATAAGATGACTAATGATGATTGTTTTGTTCATCTTGATTTAGGATATTATACTGTTTCGTGTGATTTAAAGGTAAAAATTGAAGATATTGCTTTAAAATTGGTTACATTAATTCTTACGATCAATAAAGCAAAAGAGGTAAAGAGAAATATTAATGAGTAATAAAATTAAAAAAGCCATTGAATTTATGAAAAAATGGCATGGAGATGATTTAAGGAAAGATGGTAAAACATTATATTGGAACCATCCTCTTGATGTTTATAATCTTTTGAAAAAATGTGATGAATCGAATGATCTTGAAGAATATTATTATATTGTTGCATTATTGCACGATATTTTAGAAGATACAAAATGTTCAGAATATGAAATTGAAGATAATTTCGGATATTCTGTGGCTTTTCTTGTTAAATCAATATCATTCTATGAAAACAAGAATAATCCATTTGCTAAATCAGGATATTTAGCAAATATTGCATTGAATAATACAAGTTCGGTATTTACTGTTAAAATTGCAGATAGAATTTGCAATGTTAAAGATTTTCTCAACATGGGAGATTACAAATATGCAAAAACATATTTTCATAAAGCAGATGTTTTGTTTGACAGCTTATATCGAGAGACAAATAAACCGTGGATGAGATTTAAAAAAGTGCATGTCAATCTTTTGACAGAGGTAATGTCTTTATATTATCAATTTCATAAAGGAGATAAAAAATGAAGGGGAAATTCTTCTATTTGGCAATTGCAACTCTTGCGTTTTCGTGTGTTTTGTTTGGGTCATGTCTTGCAAAAAAAGATATGGATACGGCTTGTATGTTTGGAATTTTTTCTGGTCTTTCTGTATTTTTTGTAATTGCATTTAAAGAGGATTAATACAATAATGATTAGTTCGATGAAATGTTTAAAAACAGGCTGTTGTGTTAAAGTGGATCATCTGATTTTAAATGGTGATCTTTTTTCCGACAAGAAAAACCTGTATCTTGCTGGTGTCCCACATTTTTATGGTAATGGAGATCCTAATCTTCATTTTGATTTTGAAGTTAAAAATACAAATCAAATCAGCGAAAGTACATATAATACATTTCTTCTTGAAGATGTAATTGAAATTAAAGAAGAATTTGTTAAATTTAACAATGAATATAATAAAGATTACATTCATTTGTTTGATTTGCCATAAATGCACATGAAAGTTCTTAAAGAAAATGTTGGTATTATATTCAAAAATAGTTTTCTTATTAGGTTCTTATCTCTTATTGGGAATGTCTTTATATGAAATGATATTATTTCTTGATAAATATCAATATAAATCAGATAATCAACGACTGGAAAAATTTTTATTTTTAATTGTATATCCATTGTTAATTATAATTGCGATTGTTACTTTGATTGTTAAAACTTTTAAAGTTATCATATCGTTTATTAAATCAATAATTGTAGCAATTATAAGTGGAATTAGAGAAACATTTGAATAACAAAAGGAGTGTAACAAATGATTGATGTAGCAAAGCGGATTGTAGAATGGATGAAAGCTGAAAAGGGTGTAGTAAGAGATGCTATGCTTACAGTTCTTCGTGAAGTAAAAACAAAATATGTTGATATTCGTGAAGATATCACCAATGAAGTTCAATACAAAATGCTCAAAAAGATGAAATCAGATCGCCAGAAATCACTTGAAATTTATGAAGCAAATAATCGAAATGATCTGGCTGAAAAAGAAAAGAATGAAGTAGATGCAATTTCTGTTCTTATGGAAGAACTTGAAAAAGATATGCCGAAACAGATGAATGAAGCAGAAATTCAGGATGTTTTGAACAAGTTCAAAGAGGATAATGGTGGAAAAATTGATATGAAGTTGGTTATGACTAACTTCAAAAATCTCAATGCAGATAAAGGAATTGTAGCTAAACTTGCAAAAGCAATGATGTAATATATTATATTACAAATTTTTCTTAAAAAAGCAGGAAAATATTTATTTTCCTGCTTGATTTTATTGTCATTTGGGTGTATAGTATATTATTGAAGAAGAAAACTATAACCATAAACCAAATGAGTTGAAAAATGAAAAAAATTACTTATTCTGAAATCAAAAATTTTCTTAGTGAATATACAAGAGATAACAATGTTTTATGTGAAACTTATCACAAAACAAATGGTGTTTGGAAATTTTCGGGATGGTATAGTCCATTGTTTAATGGCGCAGGACAACTGTATGATATTAAAACGTGTAGAGATGATTGTGATCAATTTGATCTTTGGCTGATTAAAGCAAATGACAAAGAAACAAGATATCGCATTTCTGCAAAAGATGAACAATCTTACAATATTTTGAGGAAATAAAATGTTACATTCTGCATGGATTAGTCCTAGTGGTAAAATTGTTATTTGTGAACCTTATCAACACATTCGTTGTGCTTATGAGATTATTACAGGAAATTCAGCAGAAAGATTAGATACAAGAAAATTTGAAATAAATTATGAAAAACAACTTGAAGATGTAGGTTGGATAAAAGTTTCTTGTGGAAGAGTATTGTTTGAAAAATGCACACAAGAACAACTCAATACATTATATGGTAAGGTAGAAGATTCTTATATAAAAGAAATGATTCAATATTTGGATGGAGAATAAAATGAACAATAAAGATTTAAATTTTGATACAAATTTCAACATTGCTCTTTTTTTGAGAAAATTAACTAAAAACTTTGATATTCCTGAATATTTAATGTCACAATTTGATACAAAAGAATGGTTGAAATGGTTAGCAGATCGTCCTAAAGAAATTAATGTTGATTGGAGTACATTTAAACTTTGGTTTACTCGCAGAGAGTTAATTGGTAATAAACCAAGTTTATCTTCTTTGTTTCATAATTATAATTTTTATTGTCAGAGTGATGTTCATGATTTTAATTTCAATGTTTGCGAAGTTAAATTTTTTCTTCAAAGGCAAAAAGATAATGAAAAGTTTGATGAAGCAAGAGAATTATTTCAAAATCTTTATAAATATGATTATTCAATTTGGGGTGTAAAACCAACAAAAGATTATATCAATAATCAATTAGAAAAAGTAAGAGAAATTCATAAAGGATATATTGAGCTTCATAAATTGTTTTTTTATATTGAATTTGACAAAGATATTATGAGAAAGAAACTTGATTCTATCAATTTCATTATTAATTGTTTAGAAAATAGAAATGTTTTTTTAAACATTGCAAAAACATGTAAGGAAGATAACTAAAATGCCAATTCCACCATATATGATGATTGCTCCTGCTGTATCTGCTACAATGATGAATATCATTAAAAATAATGAAGAGGAAATTAATGAACGAAAAAGAAGAATGAAAGATAGAAAATATTCAAATATTAGAAGAACATTAAATGATGAAGATGATACAAAAATTAAAGAACTTGAAGAAAGAAATAAACAACTACTTGCAGAATTAGAATTGAATCAAGTAGAAATAGATAAAGATGTTCCAAGATGTTGGGCAATAAATATTAAATATTCTAATTGTTCAATATGTAAGAAAAGCAAATTTTCTATAAAATTAAATAAACTCATTTGTCTTGAGAAATTGAAAAGATTAAATATTGAAAATTGTCATGTTTCAGAAGACAATTGTTGTGAATTATATGAATACAAAGGTAGACAATGATAATTAAAACATTAATAATTTTACTTGTAATAGTTGCTATATTAGCAATTGCTTTTGTATTGGTACAGAATAACATTCGTAAAAAAAGATTAGATGAAGAAAAGAAAAGAATAGAAAAACATAGAATCGAAAAGAAAAATAAAGAACTACGAAGATTAAAATTAGAAAGAAGAAAACGTATTGAAGAAAAAAGAATACGTGAGCAAAAAGAAAAAGAAGATGAATTAAAAAGAAAAATACAAGAAGAAGATAACTTTTTTAAAGAATATAAAAAACAATATCCAGAAGTACGTAGATATACTACCGAAGTAGATAAAGAAATAAAATTTATTCATAGTTTTGAAAGATGTAGAAATTGTATTCATATTATACCATTTGATAAAGATAGAAGGTATAATGAAGAGGCAAAAGGATATTGTAAATTAAAAAAGAAAAAAGGAGATAATACAAATCAAGAATGTATTGTCAATTTAAATTGTCACTGTCCAAATTTTAAATATGGTAATTAAAATGGAAACATATTCAATAGATGAAGTAATCAATTATCTTTCTTTACATAAGATTTTTTCTGCAAAATCAGCAAGTAGATCAAATAAAAAATTTCATAATATGAAAGTATATGCGGAATATTCTGCATATCAACTTTGGATGAAATATATTGATAACTTAGCTTGCGTTAATTGCCAAAGAAAAGCAAACTTTTTTAAATTGCATAAACATCAAGAAATTAAAGATGTTTATTTTTTTCAATTGTACTGTCTTGATCAAAATATGAGTGCAATTTTAATGACTAAAGACCATATTATTCCTAAAAGTAAGGGCGGCAAAAATAACATTGATAATTATCAACTGTTTTGTAGAATTTGCAATAAAGCAAAAAGAGATTTTGATCCTGAAAGCCTTGAATGTTTAGAAAAATTAGCTAATATTCGCAGGAATGTAAAAAATTAATAAAAATTTTATTTTCTTTTTATTTAAAAAGGAAACAAAATGAACTTAATTGATCAAATTAAATTAATAAAAAAGAATAAAAATTTAACGATTATATATGAAGCTAATTCATATTATGAACAAGAATCTTTAGCACAAGATTTTTTCAATATGAGTGATGAACAAAGAAATCAAAGTGACAAAGAATCCATAAAAATATTTGGTGAAAATAATATGGATAGAAATGATCGTTATATGGAAAAATATGCAAAAGAAGGTATTTATATTGAAAAAATAAAACAACATTATAATGAAGAAATGCAAAGTTATGGTTTATCTTTAATTCATTTATCATTAGATGATAAACCAAAGTTAATGAAACCTAGAATACCAGTCAACAAACTAACAAAATCAGGTGTTGAGAATAACACCATACCAAGAATTTGTTTTGCACAATCCATATTTGGAGCATTATCTGCTATTCAATTTGGTAGAACTGGTGATGAATTATATGTTCATGTTCCAATTAATCCTCAAAAAGTTTTATATAGTAAAGATATTGTGAAATATGTTGCTGATGCAAAAAATACTAGTGAATGTTGGATATTAGATGAAAAACTTTTCACAAATGTTGTAGGTAAAATAGTAGTAGGACAACCATATGGAATAATTGACACATATAGTTTTAATAATGGAGATAAACAATATACATATTATTATGATTATATATTTTATCCTAATGAACAAAAATTAAAAAATAGAATAATGAATATTTTAGATACATTTATCTAATATAAATATATTTTTAAAACAAGGATTTTAAAAATGAAATGGAAAAACAAATGGGTTGTTTGTGATGGGACTATTAAATTTAATGGTTTTTTATCAGAGGTGAATTATATTCCTTGCAAACATTTTTCATATCATTATATGTTAGAAAAAGCGATAACATTCAATTCAAAAAAGGAAGCAATGTTATTTTGTGGTTGTAAAAATATGCAGGAAATGAGTACAAAGTTTTTATGCGTTAGAAGATTAGATCAATTCAAAAACAGGAAAAAATTTCCTACAATTAAAAGAAAATTAGATCATTAAAGGTAGATGAAATGAAAAACACGAAAACAAATAATAGGATAAATGCTATATATAAATCGAACAATATAATAGAAAAAAATAACTATAAAAAAATCATCTGTACTAATAGAAAAGCGTTTCATGATTACTTTATATTTGATAAATATGAAGCTGGAATATCATTAGTTGGTACAGAAGTAAAATCTTGCAGAGCAAACAATGTAAATTTACAAGATTCTTTTATTACAATAAATAATAATAGAGTTATTTTGCACAATGCTTTTATTGGCAAATATAATAATGGAACATATAATAACCATGAAGAAAAAGCAAATAGATTTCTTCTTCTACATAAAAATGAAATGATCAAACTTGCATTAAAGGTAAGATCAAAAGGATATAATATAATTCCATTATCTATTTATTTTAACAACAAAGGCAAAATCAAAGTAGAGATTGCTCTTGTTAAAGGTAAACACAATTATGATAAAAGAGAATCTTTAAAAGATAAACAAATGAAAATTGATATTAAAAAGAATATTTAATTTTTTAAAGTAGGAATAAATAAAATATGAATTATCAAGATGCATTAAAAGAAGCTACCAAAAAATTTGAAGATACAAATGAAAATGTTTATATTTTTGAAGTTAGAAAACTAAATAATTATAATTTTCCTGATTTTGTTATATCAAATCAAGATTCTATTATCATAACATCTGATTCTGTTGCTGAAATAGTTAAGAAATTTATAAAAAAGTAGATTTCTGAAAATCCAAAAAATCTAAAAAAAATTTTACACCTAATCAGCATTTCAAGATTATAAACCAAAATTTATAAGATTAGCCGACACATTTTAAACAAAAGATAAAAGGTAATAGAATGGCAAAAAATTATGTAAACAAATATAGAAACTTTATTGAAAATGATAATATTGATAGATCAGAAGCTAAAATTCCATGTGAACTATGCAAAATAGATAAACCAGAATCTCATTTAATTGAAAATGAATATAATGAGAAAATTTGTTTGAAATGTTTTCATTCAAAAAAATGTAAATATTGTGAAACTTCTTTAAAGACAGATGATGAAGAAAATTTGGAAGTGTGTGAAGAATGTCAAGCAGAATTTAATTATAATGAAAAAGATTATGAATAAAATATATAAAGTTAATTTCATTTCAATTAGAATTTTCAATAGAATCAGTAGAAGTAATTTAAAAAATATACCATTTTTTCAGAATGACAGCTTGTTTTTTAGTAAAAATGGTGTATAGTATATAGTAGGAAGAAAAGAAATATTGAATAAGGAACATTCAAAATGAATTTCAAAAATTTTCTGAAAAACTTCAAGAAAAATAAAGAAGATTATGTTGAAGGCGTTATTATTGAAGTTGATAATTTAAAATCAAATAAAGTTATTCAAACTAATGTATTTAAAAATGATGAAGAACTTGTCAAGATTTTAATGACAGTTTATAATATTGGTTACAATGAAAGTACATTGGAACATATTAAGAAATATTCTTCTGGTAAGATTGTTCAAAATTATTTTAGACATTATTTTGCTACATATCATGAAGATATTGAATGTGAATATGATTGGTTTTATTATAAAATTAATAAAACTAGTCCATATATGAAAACAAAAGATGGTAGATGTTTCAGATTAATTTTAAATGATAATGTATTTTAGAAACAAGGAGTATTCAAAATGTTTATACATTTTATCAATGTTGAAAGCACAGCATTAATCAATGATGAAGTAAAAGAATGGTGGAAAAATCATGACATCAAATCATTGATTGCATTTAAAGATATCAATGCTTTCAATAATTTTAAAACTATGATTGAAAAACTTGCTGAAATTAACATTATCCTTAAACCAAATACTATTGGTAAAGGTTATTTTCTTTATTATAAACTCTATAATGAGGAAAATTTTAAAGAAATTTCTAAAGATATGTCAGCATTTTTTTATACAGAAGAAGTTAACAATATTGTGAAGGAATATTTAAACAAAGGTTATTTCTTCATGTATTTTACACAACAAAAATTCTGTTATGATCCTATGTCAATCGCTGTTGATACTCTTTTTGATTACATGGAATATGAAGAACATTCATCAGAGATTAGTAATGATAATATTCATTGGATTTTTCATGGCAAATAAAAAGGAGTATGAAAAATGATCAAATGTCCTAAATGCGAAAGTGATAAAATTTTTGTTGGAGCATACTCTTCATATAGTGAAGGTGATGGTTCTATTTTTTGTAAAGAATGTGATTACAAATTTGAAGAAAACTTTGGTGAAGATGATTTGTTAAATTTGAATGAATTTATTAATAAATATAATAAATCAAGCAATATCACATGTGAAGAATTTGATGCTTATCTTATTCATGGTAGCACTGGATGTACTTGCTGTAGTTATGAAAATTTCATTGAAGGAATTTTTAAAACTATCGAAGAAGCACAAGAACGGAAAAAATATCATACTGAACATTGCACTGTTGCTTCACAATATTCAAGAACTGGAAGATATACTATTTACAAAGTTAAATGCAAAAAATATAGCAATAATTCTAGGATCATTGTTGGGCATGAAACTTTTGATTCTAAAAATTTCCATGAAAACAGGGAATATTATTATGGTGGTGAGATTGTAAAATGAACTTAAACTCTATTACAGAAGTTAAACAATTTATTATTGATAGATTCTCTAATAAAATACAAATAGTATTTCATAACAGAGAAGAAAAAGAATATATCAATTTTAGTTCTTGTAATAGAAAACAGATTGATGTTGGTGTATATGACAATCATGAGATAATGTTAATATCTTTTCTTCATGAATATGGTCATATTCAACAATTTAAACAAGATATTCAATTAGCATCTATTTACTTGATGGAAAAAGATGCTTGGAAAAGAGCATTTTTTGAACTTGAATGTTGTGGATTTAGTAAAACAGATGTGATGATTAAACATGCTAAATGGTGTGTGGAATCATATAAGGAATATGCTTATCCATCTTTTACACCATATGATATTAAAGCAATCAGGATAGAAGAAAATGCTTTTTGTCCATATTGTAAATATAGAAAGATTCAGCATATAGAATCAAAAGAAATTAATGGCGATTATGGAAGAGTAATAATTTCTGATTATTATTGTTTTGATTGCCATAAATTATTTAAAACAATAAATGAAAAAGATTTAATTAAAAACTCAATAGATGAAGAGTTAAATTTTTGAAAGGAATATTAATGGAAACAGTTGAAAAAATTGCAATGAGAGCAGAATCATTTCTAACGAGACATGATTTTTTGTGGATTAATATTATATTTATCAGATTTTGGTTACATATAACCATATTTTTGTTTCTTTCTCCTGCAATTATTTTATTTATGATATATTCAGGAATTTTATATGGTATTTTCAAATATAATGATAGATCAAGTGTAATACATAGAATAAATCTATGTGTATTTTATGTATTTTGTTTTCTAACTATGCCGTGGCTTATTGATTAAATAATTAACAGGAGATAAACAAATGTATATCAGAACTTATTATGAAAAAATTGAATTGACTAAAGAACAAGAATATAAATTTGGATACGCATTTGTCTATTTCAAAGATGATCAAATTGTAAAAGTTGAAAAAGCAGACGACTGGTTTCAAAGTACTAAAAGAGTAGATCATATTAGAAAAACAATTAATAACAATAAATATGATTATGCTATTACAACTTGGTTTGATTCATATAGAGGATTTCATCATGGATCGGATAAAATTTTTCCTATTAATATATTAGAAAAGAAATATTGGGTTAGATTTATCAATAACAAACCTTGTCTTCCAAGAATTGTAAATATATTAAAAATCAATGGAGATAATAAACTTATTGAATTTAGAAATGAAAGTGAACATTGGGGAAAACAAACAAGATATTATACCATAGAGGTACAAATTAATGAGTTGTTTGAAAACAAACAAGATGCAACCGTATTTTATGAAGGTGAGTTAGATAAATATAATAAAAATAAAATTAATGAAGCAATCAGAAAATATAGTAGATAAAAAACAGAAGGAAGAATAGAAGAAAATGAATGATTGTAAAGCAACGTATAATCAAATCAAAGGATTTCTATTAAAATGGATCGAAAATGTTGGTAATGTAGAAAATTTACCAAGAGAAGTTGTTAATGCTCATTTCAAAGATGAATTTGAAGGTCAATATGATTATTTAATGTTACAACTTGTTTGTAATGAATTAAAGATTGAAAATCAATTTGAAGGGAATATACATTTGAAATATAAGGAAGATTAAATATGAAAAAAATAGAATTTGTTAGTTATGATGGTCATTATCCAAACTTATGTAGCGGAACATTAATTGTTAAAATAGACGGTAAAGAAATCAAATTTAATAGTTGTTTATCAAGCAACGGTTCGTGTTATTTCACTAACGATTATCAAGATTCACATGTTGAAGAAGGTAGTTGGGAGTTTAATTTAGATAATAAAGAAAGACAAAAATTAAACTTAACAGTTGAAGATATTGAAAAAATTGAAGAATTAGCAAATGAAAACATAACTCATGGTTGTTGCGGTGGTTGCTTATAAGGAGATTATAAAATGAGAAAAGAACTAGAAAATGAATTATGTGAAATTGATCCTATTTTTTATGAAGATTTAATTGCATGTAAAAATAAGAAAAAGGATCAAATGGATACTTGTATGTATTGGGGTTGCGAATGTGGAGATGGTTGGTTTATGCCGTTAGCAAAACTAGCTGAAAAAACTGCATTTCTTAATAAAGTATTAACTGATTATAAAACAGATGCTAAATTAACAGCATTGCAGATTAAAGAAAAATTTGCTGAACTAACTATATATGAAACAATAAGATATTCTGTTACAGAAGGTAAAGAATTAAAATTAACTGATGAGCAGAAGAATGTTATAGATATGGTTCATAAAATATACATTGATCTATATAGAAAAACAGCTCATGATTGTTATTATAAATGTGAAATATGTGGTCATGATAATGATAAAAACAATCCTATTGTAACAACCAAAGGATGGTTGTCAAGAATTTGTAAAGAATGTGCTGAACAAAATAAAAAAGATTATAATTTATAAGGAAATAAAAGATGACAAATGAAGAAAAAATAAATTATTTAAACCAATACTATTCTAAAATTGATCCAGAGTTTACAAAAAAGTATAATAATAACCTATCAGAAGATATATTGTTGGAATGTATCAAAGAAGAAACACCAATTTGTTTACAAAATGAAGATGAACATCGTTGGTACTTCTTATATGAAGCAATATATAAATTTGGAGATAAACATTTTAGTTTCCCATATTTAAAATCAAAAAGTGATGGTGGTGATAGTGCAGAAGATTTGGGATTTCATTTTACTATTAAAGATCTCGAAGAAGTTGAACCATATGAAGTAACTGTAACTAGATATAAGAAAATATAAAATGATAAAAATATTAACAAATAATGGTTATCCAAATAAAACATTAGAGAATGACGATGAATTTAAAAATATCAATTTAGAAAGACTTTTAAAAATAAATCCACATATTAAATTAGATTCAGAGCAAGATGAAAATGATTTTATTAAAAATAATATTAAAGTAACTAATTTTAGTATACAAACAATGGATAAAAAAGATATAACCAATGAATTTAATATTATTAGTTTTGCAGATTTGATAAATTTATTTAATATAGAAGATTTGATTAGTAAATATAAAAGTGATCACATGTCAATATATTACAAACTAATTATTAAAAGAAAAGATTAAAAATGAGTGTATTTTTAAAACTTGTAAAAAGTGTCGGACATTCGAGTACAAATGTACAAGATAAAGATGAATTTAGAAAAATAAATATTGAAAGATTTTTAGAACAAAACCAACATATTAAATTTGATTCAGAACAAGAAAAAAATGACTTTTTTAAAAATAATATTAAAATAGCTAATTTTAGTATATTGTCAATAGATAGAAAAGAAATAGGCGATCAATTTCATGTTGTTAGTTTAGAAGATTTAGTAAATTTCTTTAATAATATAGATAATTTAATTGACAAAAATAAATGTTGTCAAGTTGAAATAAATTATAAATTAGTTGAGGTTTAAAAATGAGTAACGTTTCGGAAGATGTGTTGTATAGGCGTGAAATACGTAGAGGATTAAGACTTATGCAAAAGTATAATCAATTTCCGAAACATGATCCTCGTTCTAAAGAAGGAAAAATTGAAAGAGCTGAATTAGTTGCAAAACTTACAGAGCTTGAAAATAAAGAAAAACAAAAACAAGATAATATAAGAGAACAGAACGCTATTCAATATAGAGTACAAAATAAAAAGCGTTTGAAGAAGATTGAAGAATATAACAAAACAATGACAAAGAAACAAGTCAAATGGTTATATAAACATTATCCTCATCTTTTTAATAAAGTAGAATATTATTATGCTATCAATAAACATGATGGCAAAATAGAATATGTTGATGTAGATTATGAACACGAAGATTGGGGATGGCAGAAATATTATTTTGATTTTAAGAAAATGAATAAACAAGGAATTTCAATTCCAATTATGAGACAAATTTTTTCGTTACATCCTATGTCTACTTATCACAAAAAATATTGTGAATTTTGCGATAAGAAAAGAAGTATTGCAATAAGAAATAAACGTTTGTTAAATCAAGGAATTTAGATATGAATAAAAGACAATTTACATTAATTGATATTCATGAAAAATTACCTATTAAAGCAACTATACTTTCAATAGGTAATGATTTAGATGATATGAAAAAATATCAAGTACGTTTCAAAGAACTTAATGTTGATACTATCATTATCGAAACAACAGATTGGGATAAGAAAATTATAGATAAGTGCATACAATGTACTGGATATATTTATAATGTTATAAAACAATTGAATTTAGATAAAAATAAAAAAACATTTGTTCAACCTGATTTTAAAACTAAATTAATTATGTTTAATAATAAAATATTGATGAAATAAAAACATTGTAGAAAGGAAGAAGATGAATAGAAAAATTATTACTGTTCAGGAATTAATTGATAAGTTAAATAAAATAGAAGATAAAACAAGACCTGTTTTCATTCATCCAATAGATGATATAAAACTTGAAGAGCTTGGCGTTATTACTTCTATTAGTACAATTCGTAGAGTAGATTTAAATGCTGCTCCTTTGGTGGTGGAATAAAAATGAAAATATATAATATGAAAGAATATTCATTTGCCTCTTTAGAAGATTTGGCGAATGATTTTAAAAAGAAAGAATTGATAAATGTATATTCTAAATTAACAGATAAACAAAAACAATTTTTTCTAAGATTATATGAAGGTGGTATTGAAAAAATGTCACCAGAAAAATATAATTGGGCATATCAACAGATTGTAAGAACTATTATAAAAAATAAAAATAATACAGCTAGGAATTTCCAAAAAATCTGATTTTCCAAAATCCAAAAAATCTAAAAAAATTTTTGACTGGCGGCAGCAGATTAGATTTAGAATTGAAAATTTTATAGATTAGGCGACACATTTTGAGAAAAGATTAGATATTCATCTTATTTTTTAATCTTTTTGATAATTTTCGTAGATATTTATCTAATCTATTAATAATTTTCGCACAAAACATTACAATAGATGATTGTATTTATATTGAAACGAATTGTTTCATAGATATTGTGCGTTTTATATTATGAATACGTAGTTAGAAATAAATTGCGACTGATTTTTGTGCTATATATTGTGCGAAAATATAGTTTAGAAATAATTTTGCGAATAAATCTTTGTGAATATTGTTTTGTTATTATATTTTATTAGATATAATAATAGAATAATATTTTTTATTTTGTTTTTACAAGAATAAATATATATTATTATCGATAATAATATAATTAAAATACAACGCCATAGAACAACGATATAGTTTGTGTGAGTATATTTACTTGTAAAATAATATAATCGCAATGAGAAGTGCCAAAGAATTAAATTAAAGGCATATTATGATAACAAAAAAGGAACTAATAAAGTTCCTAAAAATTATTTTTATTATTTTGTGGTATTTTTAATTAAACAGATAAACATAAATGGAATAACAAATATCCAGAAGATAAATATAAACATAAAAATTTTAATTAATTTATCTTTTTTATATTTATTCCATGAATTATTTATTGTGAGAATGAAAGCAAAAAGTATAGTGGTAATTAATCCACCATAAATATATCCAAGAATCATTTTATATTAATCTCCTTTCTTACCATGTAACATCATCAAAAGCATTCATAATATATTCCTTTCTTTTTTAAATTTCTTCGATAATAATAATCCACTTACATTGTTTTTGATCCCATTGATGATATACTTTCATACCATCAACATGAATATCATTTGCAAGTTGTTTAATTCTTTTTCCTTCTTCGATAATATCATTTTTTGTTTTGAATAATACAAGTTCTGATTCAAAACAATCCATCATCATATTACCATTTGTTTTTATTTTGTAACAATATTCAATTGACTTTTGTTCTCTTTTATTCAAAATATCTTTGAAATAAAAATCAGGACAATAAGATACAATAACTCCAATAGCCTTACTGTTGTTATCATAAATAACATGATCGGTAGTATTGAACTTTGGAGTTACATTTCTTTTGAAAATATCTTTTTGTTCGCATTCGTTTGCTTGCCATTCAGAGGAATATACATTTCCGCATTCTGTGCATCGATATTGTGTAAAAGTTGTATTAATTTTCTTGCTCATGATATATTCCTTTTTTAATATATATAACATACACCAATTTTTTAAAAAATCAAGTACTTGGACTTGAAAAAATCAAAATAAAGTGTATATTACTATAATGAAAAAGAATAAGGCATAAGGAATGCAGAGTAGTATAGAAGAATATATTAGTATACATAAAAAGATAAAGGAAATCAAGAATACTCTACCTAATTTATCAGTAGAAGATACTATAAAAGCTAATAAAGAAATAAAAAACTTAACAAAAGAAGCTGATAGTTTATTTATGATGATAAAGAAGAAAAGTAAGATAGGAAATTTCAGTGTTCTTAAAGATTCGGAATTATGTTTAAAGCAATAAAACAATTTTTAATATCAATGTTTCAAATTACGATTGTTCGTGATCATTTTGTTTGTCAAGGAGAACAAATAAAATATTTCATGATAATTTGGAATGGATATTCTACTACATTTTCTTATACAGGAAAATTGTATAAGTTGAGTTGTTACAAAGATAAAAGTAATAATATCAAAACATTTCATATAAGAAATATATTGAGGAAAGAAAATGGATAAAAAGATAATTTGTATTGAGATTGGTGATAATTTTGTTAAGAATTTATGGAAAATATTTTGGTTTGTTGCATGGCTTTTACTCGTTATATGTCTTTTTCACTCTTGTTGTTTAAATGATAAATATGTTTATAAAGCCAAAGATATGGAATTGGAATATAAATATAAAATGTTAGAACAAATGTACAAGGGAGAATAAAATGAACTTTGTTATTATTTATCTTCTGATTGGGTTAGTTATTAATATTGTATGGTTTACATTAATAAAACATGTCAAACCATTAAGAAATAGAATTGATATTAATAATAGAATAGAATTAGGTTCTATGTTTTTTACTATCTTATTATTTTACCCATGTTTTATTATAACAATTGTTTTAGCATCAATTGTTATATTAGTTTTGTCAGTGTTTTATGGAATATATAAAATATTAGAACATATCATCTTATTGTTTGGTAACATTATTGCCAATCTTTTAATTGATAAAGATAATATTGATAAAAAATTGGAAGAGAATAATGTTATTGTTAAGTAAAAAAGAATTAAAAAAACGTGTTGGAAACAAATATATATTATTGTTAAGAACACGTCTTGATGAATTAATAGATATTATGAATGAACTTGATAGGTTATCTCCTGATCAATACGAACCTATTGGTGATATTCATTATGGAATATTTTTTGATTGGGTTGTCATGAGAAAGAAGGATTAAATTATGGAAACAAATAGTGAAATATTATATTTTTTAACTGAAAGATTAAGTGAACAAGAAAATAAATTAAAATCTGCTATGGATAATAAAGATGAAGTAATGATTAAAATTATTTCATTTTATATAAATGAACTAAAAGATATGATAGAATATTGGAATAAAGTTTGTTTTTAATATATTTATGAAGATTTAAAAAGGTGGTTTAATAATATTACCAAACCACCTTTAAAATTATCTAACTTCTTTTAATTTATTATATGGTATTTTATCAGTATATTCAAATATTCTATCGGAACTACGTTTGTATTTGCTGCTTGGTTTTAATTTATTGATATCTAAATCTTTTGTTTTAATTTCAAAAACAACCGCTTCACCAGAATATTCATTATCAATATCAATCATATTAGCTTCTGTAAAAGCAATAGCAGATTTTTTGTTTTCATGTAATAATAAAGTACTTCCATCAATATCTTTGTCTAAGCCATTTCTCTCTACATAATCTTGAAACTCATTTGGGATAGCATAATATAATACTTTTATATCATTTTCACTATTATTATCTTTTTTCATCCAATTAAATAAACCAGAAGCTATTTTTAATTCTTTTTGACTAAAATGTACTTTCATATTAAATTCCTTTCATACTTAAAAACGTAATGATATTTTAAATGTAATATTATTTGGATTTTCTAAATCTTCAATTAAATATAAAGTGCCAACTCTGAACTCATTTGTATTCCAGTAATCTACTAACTCTTTATATGACTCTGGATAATCTTTAAATAATGATTCAAGATTATCTAACATTAAATCAATGCCACCTTTTAGTATTTCCTCTGATTGATTAGTTAATACTTTTTCTTTGGCAATATAATTTCTTTGTTTTAATTCGGTAATAATATCATCAGGTAAAGTATTTATCTTATCATCATCTTTAATATTGTCAAATAATTCAGAAGCTATTTCTAATTCAGCATTCTTTCTCATCTTATGATATATACTATTAACTAATTTCCAATATGTATCTCCATTTTCAGAATAATCATATTCATCATCTACTTTTTGTCTAGCGTCTTGCCAAATTTTTTCATCTTTTGGTGTTTTTATAAATGCTGGCATAATTATATTCTCCAATTATTCATTAAAAAATTCAGAAGGTTCAAATAAAAAATCATTACCATCTCCAACATATGAATGTATATCACCGAATTCTTGTCTATATTTAACAAGTTCTTGTAGCCATTTCATCAATTGAATATGATCTTTTGCACATGGTTTACAATCATTTGTTTCAGCTACTTCTTTACAATGATCAATTGCATCGTTTAATGTCATCTTTTATATTCCTTTTTTATTTTAAAAAATATAGAAAATTTCTTTATTTATGGTTGCAAATAAATGTTTTTGGTGTATAGTATATTGAAGCAAAATAAATATGGTGGAAATATAATCATGAATAAATACGAATTGTTTAAGCAAATAAAAAGTGAATTTAATGAGCAAATAGCATTAGGAGTTTGTATTGCTGTAACCATTAACCTTACAACAAAACCTAATTCAAAAGATTTTATAACACCGAATCGTTATAGTGAAAGAGTAAATAAAAAAATTCTTGAAAGACTTAATCGTGATGACTTCACACAAGAAGATATTAAAACAATATTGAAATTGTTTGATTGTGTTCATAATTATGATATAGGATTGTGTTTTGATGGTTTGGGTGGGGCAACTAAAAAAACATTTAAAGAATTATTGGAGATGAAAACGTAAATGGATATTATTCAAAAAATAAAAATCTATATTGATCATACTACTAAGAAGATAGTAAAAAATATTGTTAATCATGAGTGTAAAAAAGTTAGTTTAACTTGTGGCGGTTATCAATATTGCGATTATCAAACTGGCTTTAACATATCAGAAAATTCGTTGGATGATATATATGCAAGTGTAGAATGTGCTGAAATTACTTTATTGAATCCTACAAAAGAAGATACAAAAAGAGCATTTAATCAATGTAGGGTTGCAATGTGTAGAGAATTGGTTTTACATATTGCACAATATGAATCATATTATGAAGAAGCAAATGAAATGAAATTTGAAGGATAAAAAAATGGAATTGAATATTAGAGAATTGAGATCTTTTGTTAATCGTGGGCGGTTTATGGATAGCAATATTATTGTTATCGAACAAGCTGAATGGGCAAAACACAATCATGTTTGTGTTGAAAAACTTCCTGTTGTCATTATTGCAGATAAACGTAGTAATAAAACTTTCAAGATTGAAGGTTTGAAGCGTATGATTTCTGAAAATGGTGGTTGGCATCCTCGTGCTGATGAAATGAATGTTTATGCCATAAGGTAAATAATAAGGTAAATAATAAGGTAAATTATGCAAATTATTAATCCAGATAATATCAAACAAATTGATAAAATTATCAAAGATTTAAATGGTGAGAAATATATTGTTTCACCGTTTATGTTTGAAAATTATGAAACAGCTATTGAAAAAACTATTGAAATTATTCAAAATGGTAATGTTAAATTCATTATAGATGTAACAGGATTGACAAATATTGTTTATCAAAAAATATTTGGATATAAATTAGATAAAAATAATACATTCGATATGATTGATAAGAATATTAAAAATTTACGTTATATCAATAGCATAAATGAAAAAGGATTTGTTTTATGCGAAAGAGTTATGTTTACAACGGATGATTATTCTATTTCCAATATTAATAGACGTTATAAAGATGGTGTTATTACTTATGTTGGGAAAAAAGGTTGTACTATTTTATGCGATGGAATTTCATTAAGCATTCATAATGATTCAATAGAAAAAATTCATTATGAAATTGGTGAAGAAGTTTATGTTCTTGATGAAGATTATAGTGTTCTTTCTACTGCAATTTTTCACAAAATAGATACCGAAAGAAACATTGTTACAATTAGCTTTACTCTTCATGACGAATATATTAATAAACCTTTATTTGAATTTCCTCAAAGATATATTAAAAAAATAGAATAAGGAGATAAATTATGAATTGTAATAATTGCTCTTATAATCAGTTTGGTATTTGCAGACTTTGTTTTACAAATATTGAAAAATGTATCATTTGTCCAAAAGGAAAATAAATTGAAAAAGATTATTTTAACAGAAATTGATGTAACTCTTTATCGTGGAGCTGATCCAGAAATTACTATCATTCAATCAGAAGGTGAAGAATATTGTGATGATGGTGTAATTGAATATGATAGTCCAGATACATATTGTACCAAAAAAAATTTAAACAAGATTATTCCAAACCATAATATTGAATATTCTGTAAGAACAGTTTTGCTCAATGCAAGTGATAAAAAAATCGAAGAGATGAAAAGAAAATGTGTCAATTATATTATTGATAAAATTAATAGAAAAATTAAAACAATCAATGAACATAAAGCAAAGTTAAAATTGCTTTTGAAAAAATAAGGATTTTAATAATATGACAAGAAGATTAATTTTAAAGGATTCACCAATTGGTTTTCTAAGACCATTCTATGAAGGTGATACTGAATATTGGGTTAATAGAGTTGTTAATGCTTTTATTAATAAAGATAAGAAAACTCTTTATTCATTTGTTTATTCTGATGAAGAATATGCTATTGATGAAGTAATTGATAAAATTAACTCAAAAGAAGATTTCTGGAAATATTTTCAACTTCAAGAATTAAAATGGACTGATATTGAATATAAAGAAGATTGACAAAAACTATTGTAAAACCATATAATTAATATAACATTTATTGACAAAAACTATTATCTAGATATTATAAATTAGTAGTATCTATTTTTTGTTATTAAATATGAAAATAAAATATATTATTATCGATAATAATATAAAATTATTACATGCAAACAAATAAAAAATATGATTAAATAAATGAAGTACGAGATAACATAATAAAAGCAAAGATTACTAAGATAAGTATTGAACCACCAAATACTATAAGTAATGTCAATAAAAGAAATTTAAGTTTTTGTTCTTTTTCTGACATAGGATTCATTTTCTTTATTTCTTCAACAGTTTTTCCACCTTCACAATTATCATCTATTATATCGGTTAAAAAAGTAGTTGATGATAATTGATCATTCTGATTCTCATCGTGAAATATAAATTCAACTTTACCAAATCTTATTAAATCTTGGTTATGCAATTCTTTTTCTAAAACAGGCATACCATTCACAAATGTTTTGTTGGTGCTATTATTATCCATTAGTAAGTATTTTACGCCCTCTGCGCTTTCGGAAATAATAATATCGGCATGATGTCCACTTAATCAACAACGTTATTACCATTCTTTCTACCAATAGATATAACTGGTTTGTTTAATAAAATTACTTTATTATTTAAACCAAGTTTCTTTTCGTCTTCTCCAACTAAAACTAAGCGTGGTAGATTTACATTCATAAAATCCTCATATTTTGTTAATAATGTTTTAACAATATAAAAATATAAGGAAATATTAACTCCATTCGTTGAAGTAAGGTTCTTTTTTCTTATTATCTTTAATTTTTTTTACAGGTTTTGGTTCTCCAATATACCAGTCAGGAATATATTTGTTATTGTTATTTTTGGCTGAAACAGGCTCTATTTGCTTCTTATCCATTTTTACTAGCTCCTTTTATATGTTTGCACATAATATAGCCCAAAATCCTTTAAAAGTCAAATAAAAAGGCATAAAAAAACCATGCGGTATTCTTTTTTCTTTTTTCATTTGAAATCAATTCGTGGAAAACCGTAAAAACAAGCGTACAAAAAGAAATAGTTAATACCACATGGTTAAAATTTTAATCAACCAATAGGAATTTGTTTGTTATTCCTATTACAAAATATAATATACATCAATTTTTTAAAAAATCAAGTGTTATTATAATATTTTTTTAAAAAAAGTGTTGTTAGAGAAAAAGGTAATTCACGATTTTTGGAGAAGATGTTAAAAAACGTTTCTCTAACAACATATATAATATAGCACAATTATATAAAAAGTCAAATTAGTTTTCAAAAGAAATATAATTTATTTTATTTTCATTAAGATATTTTAATGTAACATCTTTTTCTATTGTTCCATTCCAATATTCTTTATACTGTTTTCCATGTAATTTATATAATTTAAATTCATAATCATATAAATAATTATGTAATGCCATATGATCCTTTCTTTCTAAAACTATAATATTATCAATAGAATTATTAATTGGATTATGATCTAAATGATGAACTACTTCATTATAAAACAACTTTCTATTCAATATTGATTCTACAATTTGTCTATGTTTATTTTGACCAAACTTATTTTCATATTGATTTGTCGAATGATATTTAGTTATAAATTGTAATCTCTCTTTCCAACAATTTTCGCAAAACTTTTGATCTTTTCTTACCGCTAAATTATATAATTCATTACAAAACATACAAGTAATAGTATATCTATATCTTCCTTTAGTTTTATATTTTTCTCTGAATCTTTCTCTTTGAACTTTTTTATGACATTCTTTACAATATCTTCTTCCTAATTCTCTTTCTTTACCACATTGTATACAGTATAATTTATTATCATCTAACATTATTTTTATCCTTATAATAAATAAGTTATTAATAGTTATATTAATATAATATCTATAACTTATAATTGTTTAAATTAATTTAAATATGTTGCTTGTTTTTTCTTTAATTCTTCTTCTAAATAACATGTTCTACACAATTCTGAATCTGGTGATTTCTTTTTCCCACATTTAGGACATATTCTTTTTAATTTTGCTTGATATGCTTGAGTTTCTCTGCCTTTTTTTAATCCTTGTAAAGATTCTTTTCTTATTCCATGTTTAAAATCAATACCATATTGTTTGCACCATTTTCTAACAGCATTATCTGAAACTCCATATTTTCTTCCTAATGCTAGAAAGCTATTCTCTTGTATCTCTTTTTCTAATACTTCTTTACTTGGTTTATTAAGTGTAGTCATTTTCTTATTAATACACGATCTACATAATCCTGATTTTGATTTATTAAGTTCTCTTCCACATTCTGAACAAAACGCTGGATATACTTTTGTTTCTCTTGGATAATTTTCTTCAACATAACAATCTTTACATAATTCATACTTATTTTGTCTAATTTCTTTATGACATTTTTTACAATACATATACAATTTTTTAACTTTTTTCTTTCCCCTGAAATTAGTAGTCAAATTATGGCATATTGGACATAATAAAGTTAAATTTTCTATTTCATTATTGTTTCTGTCACCATCAATATGATGTAATTCTAATGGCATATTTATCATTTTTCCATTAATTTCACACTTTGTCCTTTGACAACTATAACATTTGTTTTCTAATATTCCATTTGCAATTAATCTATTTTTTAAAACAGATGTATTTGTATAAAAACTTCCCTTGACTAAAATTATATCTAATGGTAATGAAAAACAAGTAATTCTTTTTGTTGATTTTTTATTAAAATGGCTTGTATCAATATTATATTTTTTTATTTTTCTTTTTATATATTCATAACTACCACCATAAGCTGATATATTTAATTTTAAACATACTTGTCTTATATTATTGCTGTTAGCTACTGCATCTCTAAATTCATCTAAAGTATATTTAGTCATTTTTTAATATCTTCCTTTCATATTAAAATTTTTCATATAAAAGAAAATATAAAAAAATATTAAAACTGGACTCGAACCGTTAATTTAAGAAAAATACATAAAAAAACCCAAGAGATTATTTTTTATTTAATCTCTTGGGTAAAAATGGTATCTGGGGAGGGACTCGAACCCTCATACCTTTCGGAATACAATTGATTTTAAGTCAATTTGCTATGCCAATTCGCATACCCAGACATGAATTTATAAAAAGAGGAATTACTATAAAAACATTTTTTACGTGCTCTACCCAATTGAGCTATATTATAGTTTGATATTATCTATCTATAATAATAGGACTCGAACCTACAGCCTCGACGTTATCAGCGTTGAACGTTTTTATGCCACCTCTATAATTTTCAATCAGCAAAAATGATTATATATCTCTTTGACATACTTTAGAACATAAGTTCATAGCTTTCACATCCATAAGCTAAATGATTTCTGATAATAATTGCTATCTCTTTCAGAATAGCTCCGTAACTTGATTGAACCATCAAATTTTCAAGTTAGTTGCATTGTCTAAATTTTTCTTTATTTCAAGAAAAACGTCTCCATGCTATCGTCTATTTTTTTCTTTCAATACTATAATATAGCATTGATTTTTTTATTTTCAAGCTCATTTCTGAACTTTTTTCATAAAAATCATGGAGTATTGGTAGCTAACCAACTCCATGTGTGGGTCAAGAAGAAAAACTATCGCACCACAATCATGATCAAGTTTTTCAAGCTGTAAGTTCAAACTCTTTCAGTGATATACAGCTCCTTTTAACCACTGATGTATCACGAGTTAGCTAGCATGATAGCTATACAATTATATTGTATGAATAAAAATGTCAAAACTTGATGTGCTTTTATGCCAAAAACCTTTCAGCATGTAATCTCATGCTCCTCGTTAGCCATCGAACCTTCCTACTGAATTAGGACATGTAAGCATATCACATTCTTTTAAAGTTATCACTTATACCAACCTAACAGTTTTTGTCATTATTCAGTTAATTATGGCTCACTGGTTTATTGTAAGTGTTTCCTTTTTAAGTATCAGTGATTACAGTTGCAATGTTCAATGTCGTGGGTTACTCCTTAGATGATGGATGCCTCTAATCCAACATTTCAACTTTTGACAAAATTTTCAATCAACATTATTTATATTTTACACATATATGATAAATATAAAAAAATCTTGAAAAAGTGATAGCTTACCTATCAGCATCAAGTTATTAATGTTTTAAATCCTCACTTAGTATGCTTGCAATGCTAAGAATTACATCTTGGATTACCGATTATTTTTTATCCTACGGATAAACAGCTCAATATCGACATAAAGCTGTGAAGCATAAGTTTCTAGTGCTTCAATCTAGGCAGGTCATTACTTTATTTTAGGTACTGTACGTCAGACCTTTTACATCAACATTATGAATAATGTTAAGTTGCAATTGAGTACAAGTCCATCAGCTCATAAGAGCAAAAAACATTAGAAATTACATGTTTAATCAATTTCTTGATACGTAGCTGATATATTTCAGTCTACTCCACATCCTATGCAGGTTGTACCATGACCGCTACTTTTATTGCATTTCACTAGCATCGCCTCGTTGTACGCTATAGCTTATGAGATATACTCAAAAAGACTCTGTTCTTTCGTACCTCGTTTTCAGTAAACCACATCACTAATCATGGTGCGTGATGGGTAGATTCCTGACGGCTTTTCACCATTTGTTTCTAATGTTTATCTACATAAGTAGAAATTTTTTTAATCAACCTCAAGTTTTCCTTGTTTATCTACATAAGTAGAAATTTTCAAATATCATGTCTCCCTATTACAATACTTAATATACACCTAATATTGATTTTTTCAAGTATTATTTTTAAAAATATTTGAAAAAAAGAGGAATAAGCGAAAAAACCTGTTTGCACGTATTTAGATTAAAAGTCTACTCGTTGAAAGTTTTTCCAAGCACCTCTATAATTTTTCAAATAGCATCAGGTTTCCCTGTTACAATACTTAATATACACCAAATATTGTTTTTTTCAAGCTCCCAAAATAAAAAAATTGAATTTTTTTATGATTTTTTCTTATTTTTAAAATCGATGTTATTTTTAATACATCTTTTCCTGATTGCATTGTCAGAAACACCAAACATTTTTCCTATTTTGGTTAAATTATATGTTTTAACTAGTTCTTTTAATTGTTCAATTGGAATATCGAACTTTTCTTTATCTTTATTTGAACATTCAATTGAACAATATATTTTATTTTTCTTATGATTTATTTTTTCTGCAATAAATCTCTTATGACAATATTCACAAATAAATTCTTTGCTACTTATTAGCATAACATCATCTTTTATTTTATAAGAACCATTACTTAATTTTTCAACTATGTTAAAATCAAGTCCATTTGCATGAAATTTATTATGATCTGATTTTGTAGCAAATACCATTAGGTTATCTTCATCATTATTAAATGGATTTTCATCTATATGATGAACAATCTCACCTTTCAATAATGGTCTATTTAATTTTTTTGATGCAATATAAACATATTCTAAAATATTACCATTTTTATATGCATTTGGATGATCTGGTTTATGTATTTCTTTTCTACGCATTATTTTTCCTTGTATGAATTTAATATAATATAACACAATATACAATAAATTCAATAGTTTGAAAATAAAAAAGCTAGTAGATAAATATTTATCTACTAGCCAACCAAAAAGAGAGAAAAATTTGGAAAACAAAAGTCAGATATGCTTCACTACACCACGTAATCGATTGGTCTTGACCAATGCCCTCTGACTAAAAATCATAATCGCTTGTCTTTCCAAGCTGTCATCTATGTTGCTTTCGCTTTTGCTCAATGCTCAAGAGCATCTTCAAGAGTTTGCAACCACTTGAAGAAACTGGATTGCAGGGAGTTGAACCCCGTCAGAGCTAATTGCGCTCCTACTAACCAACAGCATCCATAACTCATGACTAGCTAATAGCATGGAGCAACGCTAACATGATTAACGTCAAAATTGTGTCTATGTTTTACCATCACTAAAGGTAAAGACTGTACCTTTATGTTTCGGTTACTCACCAATTAGGTTTATAACCCATCTCATCAGAGCCAACCGTTTTAATTTTAAAAACTGTTGGTAAAAAACCTCGTTAGCCTTGAGGAAAACACATCAATTTAACGGCGTTAGATGTTTTGCCGACTCTTTACATCGAGTAGATGGGAATTTTAAATGGTGGACCGTGAGGGACTTGAACCCCCGACCAAGAAATTATGAGTTTCCTGCTCTAACCACTGAGCTAACGGTCCATTTAAATCTAAAAAAAGAATGCCGTGATAGTGACATTATCATCATTAAGTATTTATGCGCCTCAACTTAATGATCGTCCGAAGACATTAGCAAATTATAATTGCTATCACAATACTTTCGATTTTTCATGTAGGAATCGAACCTCTATCTCCACGAAATACTCGCAGAAGGTGTCACCAAACCACACTCGCAAGATACTTTCATCGACATGTTATATTCAACTTGTCGGTTCATTTGTTACTATTTTCATTATTGAGTTATAACAATAATAGTCCAACTCACAAAATTTCACAAATTAAAAGTTTTGACATTCTAATAATTTTATCTACATAAGTAGAAATTTCAAACAGCATTTATAAAAAAGAACTTATGATGTGTTATTACACCAAAGAAAGCGACCCCATAGTATTATCTAATCTGGGTGATGGTCATTAACCATGCTTATTCCCATTTTACCAAATGCACATCATCAACATATACCTTGAATCAAGTTTATCGATTCTAAGTCGTTTATAATTGAACCATTAGATATTTCTTGACATTTTGCACTAATTGGTGGTTCCTTTCACTCATTATCGGATGGCTACTTCTAAGCCTACCGCTCATAAGTTTAATTTTTTTCAATCAGCATCAGGTTTTCCCTGTCACATTACTCAATATACATCGAGTTTTGTTTTTTTCAAGTTCAATTCAGAACTTTTTTTCATTTTTTTTATTGACTTTGATATGTATTGTTTTCACAACTGCTTTTCTCTGTCAACAAAACTTAATATAACACATGATTTTGGTTTTTCAAGTTCAATTTTGAAAAAAATTTATGATTTTTCTGTCCAAATAACTGTGACATTAGTATATCTTCTGTTATCATTAGGATCAATAATAATAGAAGCAGGAGAAACTTTATGATGAGCTACATTTTTGACAGGAAATTCAACTTCGTAACGTTCTGAATCCAAAAAAGGATGAATTTTCACAACAGTTTGTTCTACAATATCTCCCATCCATTCAAATTTGATTTTATCTCCTACTTTAACACGGAGTCTTTGAAAATCTGGACAACAATTATAACAAGGATTAATATCAAAGTCATGTTTCATACATTTTTTTAATGCAAAATTATAAAAATCACAATTTCCACATGCACATGAATAATATGGAGCTTTCATTTTTCTTATATCCTTATAGTTTTTATATAACATAACATGTTTATAGAAAAAATCAAATACATTCCACCTATTTTTTCTATAAATGAATCTGATTCATTTTGACCCTTGAGATTGAAACGAATTCAAATTTTGACCTGTAGAATGAATCCGATTCATTCTTGCTATAGATTTAAAAATGATTCATCTACTATCAGATAAATTTATTTCATGTCATCCATAAACATAAAACACAATCGTTCTTTATATTATAGGAAAGGAAATAAAGGCATTTCCGTGAAAATACAGCCATGTTATTTAAAAATACCAGTGTATATATGCACACAAACTATGTGAGCCTTATAATCGCTTTAAATGAATAACAAAAAAACTTAATAGATTTTAAAATGATATATTGACATTTCAAAAAAATATGCTATATTGGAAAACATGAACATAATAATATCAACCTTAAAGAACAAGGAATGTTTTAAATGAGTTTCAACACCATTGCTGATGTCTTGAATAATGATACAGATATCTTTAATACAAGATATGAAACTACTCTTTCTAAAAAAAGTACAGTAGCAATTCATTCCTTTGATTGTTTTGAACAACATGAAAAAGAATTTACAGTTCTTCTTGAGTTAAAAGAAAAAATTTCAGAAGAATATAAAAATCAAATGTCAAAAGTATTGGATTGTAATACACAAACAATAGATAATTTTTGCTATGATATTGCAAGGAAAATGTTTTACCAAATGGTAATTACTGAACTTCAAGAAAGAAATATTATGTTGTATTCTTGCATTTATGATAAAAGTAAAAGATTTTATTCGCAATATCAAGCTCATGAAATTTCCTATTATGATTGTTGCGAACTTTTGAAAGAAAGATTTCCAAAAGTAGATAATTTAGTACTTTTTGCAGTATTAGATCAACTTGTTTAAATAGGAGAAATTTATGAAGCACATTTATAATATGACAATCTTTCGTTACAATTTCTGGAAGGAAATTCTGGAAAATAAAGAACAAGTAAATATTGATGATGAAAAAACAATTAATCTTGAATATTTTAAAGATTCAATTGTTGACAGTTTTGTTGTTGAATATAATTCTTTGTTCTTGAATGCAAAATATGTCGCAACATTTAATTTGGTTGTTGACAAAGATCTCAAATCATTTGTTACTTGCAATATTGAAATGGTTGATTTGAGAAGTGGTTATAATCAAATCTGTAGTGAAGAAGTTGAAGTAAAGAATTTTTCACTTGATAAAACTTTCAACATTGGATTTTCAAAATTTAAAATCAGAAAAGTTTCTGTTGAAGATTTTGAATTTAGTCCTGCATTCCATATTATGAATCTTGTAAGTGAACATTATAAATCAAAAATTCATATTCCATTATATGCAAAAACTGGTTATAAAAATATCAGAAGATGGAAACTTGAAAATGATATTTATAATCTTACTTATAAACCAAGTTTGATTAAGTCAATTCTTTTATCTTTGTTATGGTAACAATATAAATCTTTATCAAGATTATTTTTTAATCTATATCATAATCTATAATAGATTTTAATCTTTATCATAATCTGATCAATGAATTAATCAATATCTCCATCAAGATGAATCAAACATCTCCTTCTTCATCTGAACAATAGATTAATCTTTACCATAATCATTTCAACTGAAATATCTTTACCTGAATCTGATAATTATTATTATCTTTACCACAATCTAATAACTATTATTATCTACCATCAAACATTAATATATTATTATCGATAATGATATAAAAAGATGTCCGCAGATCTATAGTACGAGATCTGTAGACAAAAAAAGACCATCGATCAAAAATATATTATTATCGATAATAATATAAGATTATGATGGTAAAAGTTGGAAACAAAAAAGCAAGGGGAATTTTCCCCTTGCTTTTATTCCTTATGCTTCGGCAGGAGTTGCAACCGGAGGTTCAACACCTTCGGCGGCGAAATGTCCACGCCCGAACTTCTGAATACCTTTGCCGCCTTCACGCAAATAAGTATTCAACCGACTGCTGACAGTGCAATGGGGCGTTTTGGCTTTCTCCGTGAATTTGTAAAGCCCCTTTTCGACCAACTGCTTGACAAGCTCCGTAGGTGTCAACCAACGCTTTTCAGCGTTCAACGCCGTTTTGCAAGCGTCAACCAAAACAGGCTGATTGATGCGCTTCTTGTGTTCCGGCTTTGCCTTGACGATGCGTTCCCATGAGCAAATCGTTTCACGGCTTGCCTTGAACGTTTTTCCGCTCTTGTAAGAGCAGGTAAAAGTTCCGTCTTCCAGTTTTTCAACGATTGAAATTTCCGATGCGACAGCACCACAAACTTTGCGATACTTCCAACCGACTCTGACTTGTGACTTTTCCATAATTACCTCCACTATGGTTTGTCGTTTTAGAGAAACCCCTTGTTTCTCTTTTCTAATATAAATATACATCCAAACAATGATTTTTCAAGTGTTAAAATGAAAAAAGTCAATATTTTTTTGTTTAGTATCACAATCATTTTTGGAAAGTGATTATATCATATTATATTATTATCGATAATAATATTAATTTATAATCATAAAATGTTAAAACAAAAATGCAAAGATAAATTCCTTGCATTTTTACTATTCTTATTTTCCATCAATAATATTGTTTTCAAACTTTCCACAATTATATTGACTGTCAAGAAAATTTTTAATATCTATAATTTGACATTCACAAATTTCCGACAATTCCTTAAAGGTCATTTTTTTATTTTCTTTTTTTAACAAACTTAATACAGCATGAATCATTTGATAACGTTTATTAAAACTATGTTCAATATTACATTTGTCACATTTTTTGTGCCAAAAGTCAAAAAATTTTTGATACATCAAATAATTCAAAACGCCAAAATACTTTAATGTTTTATAATATTTTCTTCTATCATGTGCTTTTTGTAAGGTTTCAATGCTAATAATTTCAAAACTTTTCAGTTCATCAATACATGTAATAATATCCGATTTTTTGTTTTCAATCAGAGAAAGGACTTCCAATACTTGATTATTCATTTTTTCACCTTTTCTTATAGTTGTGGTTTTAGGTTATTTTTTGCTATGTGTTTACTATACACCATATTTAGAAAAATTCAAGTAAAAACTAAAAAAAATAGTATATTTTTTATTTGTTATACATATATAACAATAGTATTTATATTATTATCGATAATAATATAATAGTTTTTATCAAACAACAAAATAAAAAAGAGAGTAACTATATAGTTACTCTCTTGTGTTGTGTTTATTTTATAATCTCATATTCAAATCCCTCATGGCAGAAGCCATATTCTTCACTTAATTTGTCACTGATGACTTCATCCAGTTCATCGATTTCAACTTCAAGAATACATTCAGTTGGCAAATATTCAAGTTCTGATTTGTCATCGACATTCCATTTAATTTTTGATGCACGGACTTTAATCATTCCCATTCTCAAACCTCCCTTTGGTTGTTATTGTTAATATAACACAAAAAGCGAGAATTTCAAGTTGTTATTTGTCATTTTGCATAAATTTTTTTAATTTCTTCTTTGGTGTTCCTGTCAACAATACTTTCAAGTGTTTCTTTGTAAATATTTCCGAAAGAATACTTGTCAATGCTATTGAATGACAAATTGCAATCTGTCATTACATTACCATTTGCTGAAACATATATCATATTATCGGTATCATAATCATCAGCATTCCAACCATCATAAAAGCTCGGTTTATCAAAATTGTAAACCTCGTATTTCCTTAACCGTTTAGCTCTACCTTCTTTAATAATAGTATAAATTTTATTGTATTTACTATGCAAATTGTCACTTGCTTTAATGAAAGTGTATTCATATTCATAATTTTGATATTCATAAATAACATTTTTATATTTGCTATTATGATATTGATCAAGCGAAAATTCCATACAACACATGTCAGGTTCATTTGTAATATTCTGCAATTCCTGCAAATATTTCAAGAATGCTTTTGAAAAGATAGTTCCATTGGTTTTAATCCAAAAATAGCCAATTTCAATATTAGCCCATTTCAAGTAATCGACAATTTGCCGCATTTGATACAATGCAAGCAACGGCTCACCGCCTGTAAATTGTAATGCTCCAATATATTCAACATTTTTGAAAATATTTTTCAATGCTTCTCTTCTCAAAGAAACACATTGAGGAGTACCACGCAAGCAATGTTTGCATTTCATGTTGCATTTACGAGTAAGTTCAATCGTCAGATTGCTAATCTCCATTATATTCACCTTGTGGTTGTTTTGGTGTTTCTCTTTCATTCTATATATACTATACACCTTTAACGCAATTTTTCAAGTTGATTTATGAAAAAATATAATATTTTTTGATGGTAACATTTTAACAAACAAAATAATGTATATTATTATCGATAATAATATATGAATATTCGACATTAAATATATAAAAAAACAACCTACTCTGTTCCACATACCGCATATCTCTATGGGTAATCGCATTGTAGGTTGTTATATTCTAATTTTTATTCAACTTCCTCAATATCGGAAACATATCCGATAGGATTATTTTTCAGGTCGCCAACATTTTTTTTGGTAATTTCAGTAATTTCCTGATACGATTTTCCCATGTCATCCTTGAGAATATCGTAATCAATCAACTTTACTTCGGCGTTTCCGTCATCAGTGTAAACACTTTCCACCAATCCACCATGAACTACAACAACAATCTTCGCCATAATTTTTACCTTATTATTTTGGTTAAATGTTGTGAATATGATTTTTGGCTGTATCAATCAAAGTCATGATTTTGTCGAGTTTTGTAACACCTTCATTTCCCTCGTCCATCAACTGCCTTGCAAGCTCCCTTGCTTCGTCAAGTTTTGCATTTGCAGCTTTCTTTGCAATTTCTTTACGTTCTTTACATTTGCAAGCACCAGCGCACATAATTTTGACCTCTTATTTTGTTTTTTGTTTCTACATATACTATACACTAGTTTTTATAAAATGCAAGTTGTTATATAGAAAAAAACGTTATTTTCCTGTATTTACATAACGAGGTACAATAAACATTGATAAGAAGATAATAAAACTAAACATTTGCCAATAGGACATGGGACTGCAATTTATACAAACGCAAAAGATACTCCATAACCATTGTGCTAAAAATGTTAGTAATAACATTACAGCACTATATCCAATAATAAATCCAACAATTCCACCTATAATATAAACAATTTTATTCATATAACATTATACTCCTATATTATATATTACATATAATATAAGAGCATATTATGAAAAGTCAAATCTATTTTTTAATTTTTATTCAATTCCCATATATTTCCCTGCATGAGCATTTCCTTTTCCTTCATAAAATTTTCCATTATGATAGGTATAATGGTATTTGAAATTTTCTAAAGGTTCATAATCATATAAAGCAAATTTTTTCAATCCATCTACTTTCAAATATTCGATAATTTCTTTGAATACTTCAATGGATTCACAACCTGTCCACTTTGAAGAAAAAACCATTTCCAATTTCTTTGGTGACTGTTCAGTATCTTCAATAGCTCCATCAAACAAAAAACACTTTTCACTTCCAAGAGTGAAATAATCTATTCCGTCATCATTTTTCTTTATGGTGTTTTGGAGTTTCAAAAATAATTCATTTTTTGCTTTCTCTGAATCAAATTCAGCAATGATAATTGTTTCACAAACATTTGCCATTTTTAACTCCCTTCCATATTGATTGTATATATACTATACACCAATTTTAATGAAATGCAAGTTATTATATAGAAAAAATATTATTATTTATTTTTTGAAAATCATGAAACAAAATGGAACATACCATATCATAAACGAAACAAGGCTATACGTTTTTTTATTATAATCTATTTCTCCATTTCCATTTATAAAATATGAATCAATATAATCAGAAATAAATGGATAGAACACATTTATAATTGATAATATTATTATAATTAATGTAATACTCCATATTATAATAATCTTTCTTTCTGTTTTCCGAGTATGTTCTTCAATGGAATCAATGTTTTTTGAATTTGATTCATTTCTATTCATTTTTATTCTCCTATTTGGTTATAGCTAATATACAATCGTTAATAGAAAAATCAATCAATTTTATTAATATATCATAATTATTTTTGCTTTAATAAATTAAGATATATTATTATCGATAACAATAGATAATAAATCGGATTCAAAATTAAAATAAAAAACAGGAGCTTTTTATACTCCTGAATTTTGAATCAGTTTCAATTACAAACATACTGTTTGCATTCTTCAAGAACTGAAATGGATTTACTGCTATATCTTTCTCCATAAAATGTTTGAATATGATTATAATCCCAGTCAGTCAAAATGTATCCATGAACGATACGTTCCCCATTTCTCCAATGGAAAAAGCAATACAGAATAACGGACTTTTGCCGTGCTTCTGTTTCTTCTTTGATATATTCAATAATACGCTGATTGCGTAATCCCATCCGTTCAATAAATGGCTTCATATCAACATTAAACAAATGTCCAACAGGAAAATCAAAACCATTACACTCAGTTTCAGTATAAGAGCGAATATATGAGCCGAACATGGTATTGGCTATAACATTGCCATGTGAAATAGCATTTGTTTGACGGTCAAAAGTTTTATGACCAGTTTCAACAATCTGATTTCCCTGCCGATTATAAATCGCTTTTTTCATTCTTCCTATTCCTTATGGTTGTTTTGTTTTTGAAATTGTCAATATCCCTTATAATATGGGGATTGATGCAATTACGGTTATAGAATGGTATACACCTATATTCTTTCCCATTTGAACAGAAAGCATTAAAATAATATCCATCCAACCATTCTATTGTTATTTCTTCGACTTCCCATATAACTTTAGGTTCTGTTTTATAAACAAACTTTCCACCTGCAAATATAGGAAGATTTTTTATTTCATCATGAGTTGGAACTTTATCAATTCCAACATTACGAAAACCTAATCTTTCACGTTCCTGCAATACCTTATGATAGTGCATTGAATCACTGATTATAAACGAGTTTGCAGAATCTTTAATTATAAGTTTCATATTTTTCTTCCTTTTAATATACTATACACCACATTTAGAAAATTACAAGTTAAAACAAAAGAAAAATTGAATTTTTTATCTGCATAAGTAACACACAATTATATTATTATCGATAATAATAAACAATAGTTTCAAAAAAATATGTAATAAAAAACACTATCAGTTTTTTTCTGATAGTGTTTAATTTTTTTAGAACAAGGGGGATTTCTCCCCCATTGTCACCTCTTAGGCTTCGGCAAGAGCCTCCGCCAGTTCCTTCGCAACCGCCTCTTTCTTGGCTTCGGCTTCAAGAGCCTTCTTGGAAGCGGCAGTCAAGGGCTTCACATACTCCACGGTGCATTCGTTTGCGGCGAATACGCCGTTCGCCAGCTTCTTGCACTTGCCTTCTTTGGCGGCACCGTTCATCCGGCTCGAAACACTGTTCGCAAGGGTCTTTCCCTCACGAGGCTGAGTGTACCCATATTCGGGCAGACACTCGGTAATCTGCTTGATTGTCATCGGGACGTTCTTGTCCACGAGAATCTGAATCGCCGTCGAAACCACGGACGGACGCTTTTCCTTGACTTCTTTCACACGAGTGGCTGTTTTCAGCGCTTCACGAGAAATCTTGCGTTCCTTGCCGGACTTCTCGAATGCCACCGTCAGCTTTTCATTGGCATCTTCCGGAACATCGGTCACGATGACATTGACCCGCTGAGCGCCGTTCTGAATTTCCAGCTTCATTCCAACTTCAAATTTACGAATCATGATTTACCTCCTTCATGATTTCAGGTTTTTGAGAACCGAACCATTCAGTTCTCTTTTCTTTTATTACTATACCACCATTTTTTAATTTTTCAAGTGGCATTGTAAACTTTTTTAATTTTTTTTGTTATAAACTTGACTTGTTTTCTTTTTCTTTGATACTATATACTATATCATCGATTTTGATTTTTTCAAGTCTTATTTTTAACTTTTTTTGATTTTTCTTTTTTTTATCAACTTAACAGCTTTTTGCTTGTTACTTATAATGTATCACCATTTTTAAGTTTTTCAAGTCTTATTTCAAAGAAAATCAGTTTTTTATTTAACCTCATTTTCAATCAACTTGTAACGTTTTCTTGTTACAATATATACTATACACTCAAACAACTAAATTTCAAGTAACGTTTCAAAAAAAATCAGAATTTTTTTATCACATCAAAATAATCATTTATATATTATTATCGATAATAGTATATCTAAAAACAACAATATTCTAAAAAGAATAATGGAGCCATTTGTATAGCTCCATTATATTGTTTATTGTGCTTTAACGTGAATTGTCAATATTTGATATGGTTTTGTTGATAACAGTTCACCACACTTCCTACAACGATAGCCTCCGTCAGCGCACTTGTCATAACGATACTTTGTAAACTTCCATTCACGACAAGCACAATAAGCTGTATACTTGTGATTATTACTTGCAATCTCCGGCAGCTTATAATCATGGCAACGTTCACCATCGTCACCAATGAATTTAGCAATATATTTCCATTGTTTGTCATGGTTACGTCCATGAAACCAACCATTGATAAGATGTGCTAATTCATGAACACTTGTGTTTTTGATAAATCTCATTGCGTCCGGTGAATACAAGAAATTGATATTCATTTCAATAGTATTCAGAGAACCACCATGAGCTGTTCCTGCAAGTTTGAATCCCTTTTTCTTCCAAATGATAAAAGGCATAAGTTTAATACGGTGTTTTTCATACCGAAACGGTGTTTCTTCAATATGTTCTACAAAATAATCGTATGCTTCTTTGACATACTGAAAAGAAAGCCTTTTTGCTTCTTCAAGTGAAACATATGCCGTATCCATTTCTAATACTCCCTATGGTTGTTTTACTACTTATAACATATCATAGTTTTTGAAAAAGTCAAGTTAAAATAAAATAAAAATTCAAAATTTTATCTAGCAATGAATATATAAATTTATTATTATCGATAATAATATAAAATAATGTTACTCAATTAGCAAAACAAAAATGGTGGATATTTCACCACCATAAATTGATATTAGATTGCCTGTCGAAACAACTCAATACCACTGGAATTGGCTTTGAGTGTCATAAGGAAATTGTCACTTGTTTCAATTTCGATACTGAAAGGACGTTTTTTGATTCTCTTAATTGAGTAACCGAGTTCTCTTTCAATGACTTTTTTGTATTCTTCGATGTCCTCATAATCTTTCTCATCGAGCCATCGAAAGTAAAGGTTTCCGAAAAAATTTGCAAATTCTTCGGACAAAGTTTTTTTCTTAACTTCTTCCCTTGTCGGTTTCTTGGTTTCCATTGTGTTACCCTTTACTTTTCGGTTGTTCAACTATTTTACTATCAGGAATATTTCACCGTTTAACCCAACAAGGCGCAAGGAAAGCAGAGACAAACACAAGGAAAGCTGTCATCTGCCAAAAAGTCATTTCCTGCAAACCAAATACAGGACAAAAGATGCTCCACAGCCATTGAGCAATGGCAATAAAAGCGAAAAACACAAACACAAACATGACAATCGGAATAATAATTTTCATTTTTTCTTTCCCTTTTTTTATTTAGTTCTAATGAATAATCCTACATGAGCGTATATAACTAATGCAATTATAAATAAAACAACAAGTATTTTTTCTACAACAATTATATTATCCATAACTCTCTTTCTTCTTTCTATTTATTACTATACACCATATTATCATATTTTCAAGTCGAAAAATAAAAAATATGTTACTTTTTTCTGTTGATAAAAACAACAACTATATTATTATCGATAATAATACATAAATTATCTTCAAATATATAAAAACAAAAAATGCAGTAATTAAATTACTGCATCATATTTTTTATTCTTCATCAACTTTTTGATGACGTTTTTTCTTGTTACGAAGTTTCTTATACAACTTCTTGTGACAAAATTCTTCGCCATAACCAAGAAAACCATCACCATCATTTGTAAAGGCATCAAACACAGGACTTTGAACCTTCCCATCAGGGACTTTCATTCTCAAGTGTTTTTTGTCAACTTTGGCACTCCTATTGTGCCTTTCTTCCGTAAACTCGAAAATATCACTTTTGCGAAACGTTCTGCTCATTATTCATCTTTCATAACAGCATCCTTGAACTTTTCAAACTGTCCTTCATTTTCAATATGGACATTATTTACTGTTACTCCTTCATTACCAAAGTCAGTATCTTCAAATCCATTTGAATGAACATAAATGTTGTTCCCATGAAATTCCAAATCCAAAATCACAGTATCGTAATACTTGCCAATTTTGGTAGAACCACAAATATTTTTATTCAGCTTCTTCAACCATTTTTCAATAGTTGCAATAGCTCTTTCCTGCTCGTCAGAACATGCAAGACGGGTGTATTGGCTCATAATTTAATCCCTTTATATTGTGGTAACAGCTATTGCTTTTTTGTTTCTAATATTACTATACACCAAAAACATATAATTGCAAGCTACAAAATGAAATTAACTCAAACTTTTTTATTACATGAAATTAATTCAAATATTATTATCGATAATTATAGATAATATATCAATAATATTAAAACAACAAAAAAGGCTGAATCAATCAGCCTTTAATATTTCGATTAAATGAACGGTGGATTATAGTGTTTTTCATTGTCACGCAATGCTTTATCCATGATTTTACATTGTTCGACCGTATACTTGTTACGCTCATCGAAAAAACCTTCGGTTTTGAGTGCTTGCATTCTTATCCATTTAAGAATAAGGTATTTCTGAAATACCTGTTGCAATGTTCGATGGCTATTCAGAATAATGTCAAAGAAACCTTCAAAGAAGTCAGCAGTAAAACCACCGTTGATAAACTGCATAATCAATTCGGCAACTTGCCGACCAGCTTCTTTGGTTTGTTCTTTCTGCCGTTCAATGTTATTCAGGTTCTTTTCGTCATCCTGAATTTCGTAACGAGTTTTGATTTCCATGATTTTTCCCTTTATGTTGTGGTTGAAAGGTTTTATCTTGCTATGTTATTAATATATATTCAACTCGCAAAAAGTCAAGTGATAAAATGAAAAAATTTGAAATTTAATCTGTGAAAAACATAAATACAAGTGATACAGGAAACCAGTTAATAGCCAATACCATTAAATCGATATATTGCCATTTGCTTTTGGGACACATGATTTTACATGCAATCACATAAAACAATACTGCAATCAATAAATAAATGATTGCTAATGATGCAATGATGTATAAAGCAATAAGCATATAATTGTTCTCCGTTTATATATACTATACACTATTTCGTTTCATTTTCAAGTCTGATTCTAAAATAAATTCGATTTATTTTTATTATCATTATCGATAATAATATTGTTTAGAATCCAAATAAATAAAAAAATAAAGGAGGGAATTTCTCTTTCCCTCTTTGAATCAAATTCATTTTTTTAAGGTGTATAAATTTGATTTATTTTTTGCGGAATTTTACATTTTCCCAACCGCTAATCTTATTCACCTGCTCTATTGCACTTTCACGAGAAAAGGCACGTACAAACACTCTGCCGGAATACTCTTTATTTGTATTCTTATCAAAATGATTGTATTGTGCGCAATATACATTATTAGGAGTTCCCCAATATGCGCCGCCTGAATCATAGCCTTCTCTCATGGCTATTTCTTGAATACTGCCACAGACTTTTATTCCGGGACATTCATTCCATTCTCTACGCCCCATTGGAGCACCATATTGAACATTTACTTTTTCAAGATAAAGCATGTCAAACCTTTATTTATAGTTTTCTTTGACGAATTGCACAGCATCGTTATAATTGCCATACTTGGCAACAAGCTCACCGTTCACAATGACATAAAAAGAACCGTCCCTTTGCTGTTCAATTTTGCCATCAATAAAAAGGGGTGCTAATTCTTTGTTTTCATTCGAGAAATAAACGGTCATAAGAGTTTTTTCAAAAGCCAACATGTTTTATTCCCTTTATATTAAGTGTGGTTTTCTCTGTTCTCTAAATATACTATACATCATTATTTGAAAATTACAAGTTAAAATAAAACTTTTTTTCATTTTTTTATCTACAACCAAATATTGAAATATATTATTATCGATAATTATAGATAATAAATAGAAAAGAAAATGATAAAACAAAAAAATAACCTGCTATTTTCATAACAGGCTATTCAAAAGGATTACATAATCGAAAATTACAAATGAAGAAATTATTTTACGGCATGGCTCTAATAAAGTGCATGGTTTTTTTGCTCCAATGCTTTGTATCTTGCCAATCGAAATCTCAAATGATTTTAACAAGAGCAGTTTTTGTTATATTTTTTAGGTTCTTCTCTACAACCTAATTTTGAGAAAATGGTACGTTCTATGGGACTCGAACCCATGACTCTCACCTTAAAAGGGTGATACTCTACCGACTGAGTTAAGAACGCATCAACGGCTGATTATTTACTTTTATTTAACAAAATTTCATCATTTGGAAGATTATCCTGATTACTTTTTGTCTTAGTATCTACACGAGTAGAAATTAAAAGAAACAATCAAAAGAAAAACTAAAAAAATCTAATCATTATTATTTAAGTTAAAAAAAGGTTAATTAAACGTTACGGAGGGTGAATGTTTGTATTTGCGGCGTAGTCGATGTTCATTTTCCATTTCTCCTGTGAGTTTATCTACATAAGTAGAAATTTTAAGCAAATATTCAAGTTTATAACTTGTTAAGTTCGATCTCGAATCTTATTCATTCCGCTTACCCGCTTTTAATGCCGACTTCGGCGTTAATGTTTTAGCTAACACAGCGATATATTCAAAAAGTTAAGTTTATTTCTTCGTTACTTCATTTTATTCACCATATTGTTGCGGCGTTAACGTTTAATTTTATTTATCATGTCAAGAGGTTGGTTGTTATTTTAACGTTACTTCATTTTATAACCATCCTTTCCTTATCGCCATTCCGATTTTTTCGATTTATCATTTGCTCTTATGAGCTATCGTTTACATTACTTAATATACTCTGTTTTGTGTTTTTTTCAAGCTCAACTTTGAACTTTTTTTGAATTTTTTTATTTGCTCTTTTTCAAGTTCTCTGTTCTTTTGCTTTACTATAACATACACCAGTTTTTGAGTTTTTCAAGTATTCTTGTGAACTTTTTTTGAACTTTTTTCAGGTTTGGTTTTCTGATAAGCAACATAGATTTTAATGCCGATAATTACCGCTACACCGACCAACAAAAAAATCATTTCATAATCCATATTGCTTGTATTTCCTTTCCTGTTTACAATATATAACATACATCAATTCTTTGAAATTTCAAGCACAAAAACAATAATTTTTTCATTTTTTTATGATAGCTGAAGATACCATATTATATTATTATCGATAATGATATATCTTTTATTTTCGCAAAACATGATAAAAAAAGAATGATAGTTGCATCATTCAATAATACTAAATATTGCATTAGCAATTTTATAAAGGACAATTGCTATTACTGCTAATATAATCACAATCAGCCAAATAAACATTATAGGAATTATTTTGAAAAACAGATCCTTAACAAACCCTGAATCTGATTGAGAAACAATACAATAACCAACACCTAAAATAATGCCGATTACTGCATAAACAATCAATCCAATAATTAACCAAATCATATTTTTATCCCCATGACATTTCTTGTAATTCAACAAGAGTGTGTTTTTCAATCAAAGGTTTGATATATTTTTCCCAACATTCTTTTGTTGGTTTAACCCAAATAATTTTATTTTCTCTTGTTGAACCGAATGAATTTATAAAAAGAGGCGAAACAAAAGTTTTCATATTTTCATTACCAACAAGGTATTTTGAAATTGTTCCCCATTGAAATAAACCAAAACAAGAAATTTCGTTCCATTTTTCATCTTTATGAAATTGAACTTTCCGTCTTGCCATTTCTGCCATAATTTGTCTGAAATTCATAATTACTCCTTAACTGCAACGTTTGCAAACAAACATACCACCTTGTTTAAGGATTTTCCACCGTTCCAAAGGGAGCAAAACTTTTTTGCCACAGAAAGCACAATACGCTTTTCTTTGAATAATTTTCATATTCTTCCCTTTCTGTCATCGTGCATTACCATCAAGAAAACCATTCCAATAATAACAGCAATAAGCCCAACACAAAAAAGTCCTGCTTGCCAATTATTATAACCAAAATAAGAAAACAACTTTGGCATAACTGCAATAGCAGTAGTATTAATTATTACCATACTTGGAATCAGCAGAATTGTTTTCATATGCTTTCCTTTATTTTCTATTATTACTATATCACAAAAAAATGAAATTTCAAGTAGTAATAGCAAAAAATTCTTTACATTTTGGAATATTCAATAAACATTTCAAACATAAGGTTATCAATGAATTTAAATTCATCAGTGCCTTTAATCGTTTTGGCATATTCGATTATTTTGTCCCTGCATTGATTTACAAGGTCGTTCAACTTCTTTTCCATGTATTACTTTCATGGACAAAAAGACCTGCCTTAAATCGCTTGCAAGGTGCTCTATTTTGCTTTCAATAGTATTATTGCTTCCCATTTTTCTTATTCCCCTTCAATATGGTTGTTTCTCTATTATTAGTATAACACCAAAAAATGAAAAATCAAGTCCAATAGATACAAAAAAAATAAAAATATTTTTTAAAAAATACTTGACTTTCATTTTTTTCGTGCTATATTATAATTAGTAACAGAAAAAATGACTTCTCCTTTCTGTATATTGTTGTTTAAAAATCGATGCGGTCGGGGCGCTAAAAAACCACTCCTCTGGTTTTTTATTGGTGTAACAGCAGTTCGTGGTTGTCTGCTAGGTAAAGTAATTCTTTTCCCTTTCATTTGCTTTACCGTGTTACACCAATTTTTTTGTCTTTATTCTGGAATAATTGTTATATATAATTATCGATAATAATATGTATAATATTAACAGAAAAACAAAAATAAAAAAGGCAAGTTTTTAGCTTGCCTTAAAATTCTCAATTGGTTGCAAAATCAATCTTATAACTATTGTTTTCAGTTTTCATAATGGGAGTTTCTGCAATAACATTATTAAAGTGATTGAACACCCATTTTCTTGCTTCTTCTATGCCTTTCACATGTTTAATATAAGTGCTATCACGATGAATGGCAATGTCATTTTCATGAAACCAACAAAGACGAATGACATGCTTTCCACTTCTTGCTTTTTCTACACTTGCATCGCCACAAGTTTTTGCAACATCATTTCCATAAAGAGCAATTCCAAAATCCTCTACAACTGTTTCTTTGATAAGTCTCATCTTGTTTCTATCCTGCTGAGAAACGAGCATATTTTCACTCATTGAATAATGTGAACTACCATTAAAAATAGTATATGTCGGTTCTTTCTCTTTTGTCAGTCGAATCGTATTTTCATCACCATTAAAACAGCCAGTACAAATCAGAGCCATTTTGTCTTTTCTTTTCGTAGAAAGAATAACACAGTCCTTATCATTGTAAATCACTTTAACAAGAGCGGTAAGTTTATTCATTTTTAGCTCCAAATTTAATTTTGTGTTTTGGTTTTCTTATATATACTATAACACATATTTAGAAAAAATCAATACGTTATCATAAAAAAAATTGAATATTTTTATGTTATAAAAACTAGATAATATAATTATCGATAATAATATATAAATGATCAACTACTATTAACAGACAAAAAAAGGAATGGGTTTTCCACCATTCCTCAAATATTTTATTTTTTCACAAATTGCAATTCTTGGATATATTTACATATTGACTTTTTATTTTCAACTCCTTTATGATAAACATTTTTATAAACATTCCAACTATCAACAACTTCAAATTCATTGATTGAAATTTTGTTTTCATTAATTGTTTTTTGCAATATATCAGAAACATAAGGTTCTTCAGCAGTTGCAAAAACTCTATTATATGAAGCGTTAACTCCATAATAATATGTTTCCTCTTTATCACCAACTTTTATTTTAAAACCGTCGGCATTAATACCAGAAAAAGGTGCAAATGTCATTTTTGCCATTTTTTATTCTCCTACAATGCTACTTATTTCATGCTCAATCAACCTTTTTCTATTCTCTTTTGATTGTTCTCTCAATTCAAATTGAGTTAAAGGCGCATTAAATATTCCTTGCCAATCTTTATGAACAAAAATACCATTCGCCAACTTTTTAACTCTAATTCTTCCAACAATACATTCTTTTGCATTTGTTGTTAACCTTGACGACAGAGAACATTCTAAAGTGTCACCATTTCTTGGAACCTTGTACCCTTTTTCTTTAATACATCGAAGAATTTCGCTCACTTTCATTGGTTTGTTTTCTTCTATCAGAACTAAAACAGCTAAATCCAAGAGTGTTTGCTTCTTTTCTTTAAACTCTTTATATCTTGAAAAAGTGCTTATTGTTTCTCTTGAAAGAATGTGAACTTTTCCACATTGTGTTTCAACTGTATATTTTCCATCAGGTGTTTTATTGATAATAGTTATTACAACTTGTTTTCCCCTACTATCAATAATAAACTTATCCCCTGAATTTATATTCCTTAACAGCATAATTTTTTGCTAATCCATTTTTTGATTATTATATACTATATAACTACTCTCCAAAAAGTCAAGTTGTTAAATAAAAATAGTCCACAAATAGAAATCGGTGGACTATTTGCTGAAATTGAGACTTACTGTTTTTGTTACATCTCCAAAATCGACAATCTTACGTTCCAATCACCCCCAAAGCCGATTGAAACTATTTTAATCGTCAGCATATTTCTTGTTTTTAAACCGCTTGGCATCCTTTGCTTTCTTGAAATTCTTGGCTTTACGGTTTTCAAGAGTTGCAGACTTGCGGTAGGTTTTGCCCATTTTCAGATCCTTCCTTATTTTTGCGTTTAGGCTTTTCTTTCTGCCTTTAATATACTATACACCATTACAATGATTTTTCAAGTACCTTTTCAATATTTTTTAGAATTTTTTTATCAATGACAAACATCATAATATATTATTATCCATAATAATATATATTTTTTTGACATAATGAAACAAAAAAATAAGGTGGAAAAATCCACCTTGAATTTGATTTATTTTTCTGATTACTGTGAATCCGATTTATTTTTCTCTTGTTTTTCTTTTGCTTCTTTGCAATCGGCTTTATAAACCGATTCAATATGCGCTCTGCAATCGGCAGGAATGCGTTTCATGTTCCATTGGATTCCCTCATTAGGAAACCACCGTGCAATTTCTTTATAATCGCCGTGAACCTCTACTTTTTTATTTGCAGCGACAATCAATCCTGTTACATGCTTGTAAAGTCCAATGTCTTCAATTTTCATTTCGTATCTCCTGTTGTGGTTGTTTACTATACTATATCACCATTTCTAAAAAATACAAGTTATGAAATTGAAAAATTATCGATTTTTTCAAATACAGCTTTCATATCCCTTACGGATATAGCTGTCATGCGAAAGGATTTCACGATATTTTTCTTGTACATTGGAAATAAATTTATCCAAATCTTCCTCAAATTTGGAAAAATCTGCATCATAATTATGAATAAGTATAGAAATGCAAATATAATTTGATTCCTGCATATCTTTTGTCCAGTATTCATAACCGCTTACGTCATAAAGAACATCAAAATTATAACTTGAACATCTTACCTGAAGGTTATCCATCACTCTTTCAAAGCGTTCATAACCACGCTTATTAAAAACCTGCGTATCAACATGGTTAATGCCATAAGAATCGGCATTATAATTTGTTACATAAATATCAAAATACTGGTCATCTGCCGAAAAATCCAGTTCATAATCAGCACAAACTCTTTTCAGGATTCTTTCAATTTCAGATTTATTCATTTTAATACCTCTTATTTTTATTTTCCCTTTATTATACTATATCACAAAAAATAAAAAAATCAAATCATATTTCCAAAAAAATAAACAAAAATTATGAATGCTTATATATTATTATCCATAATAATATAAATTAATTGCTTATATAAATACAAAGAAAAAAGGAATGTATTTTATAACATTCCTTTATAAATATTATTTCAAATTTTGGATTTCATTTTGGATAAGTTCAATTATTTTATTATGAATATCCAAACTGTCAAATAAAGAAACTTTCTTAAAATTGACATTCCTTTCAAAAACATCAAATTTAATATTTTCTTGAACAGTTTTATATTCTCCTTTACTTCCGATATGATAAGAAATGATAGTTAAACCGTCTGACTTTTTCAGTTCTTCGAGGATTTTTTCAAGTTCTTTAATCTTGTCCATTTGAAAACCTCATTAAATAACTACTTTATCTTGAACAGTGAAAAGTCCCTTAATCGTTCCGGCATTGATAGCTTCAGCATTTTCAAGCAAGATTGTTGCAGTTTTCAACGCCCATTTTTCCATACCTGCAATAATTTTTTCAGGAGTTCCTGTAATTTTGCGGAATGGAAGTTTTACACTACCATATACACAAAACTTTTCCTTCGGAATATTTTTGTCTGCAATACGCATACAGAAACCACCAGTAATAAGTTGTATTACTGTTTTATCCCCATTGAGAGAACCATCACTATTAAGGTATACTTCAAAGTAAGTTCTCAACGCATCATTACGCCGAATACGGCTAGCACATTCAGAAGCATCTTTTGAAAGGTAAATATAAAATTGAACACTCGGTTCTCCCAAACCTGCCCAAAATTTATAACCTACATCGGAATAGGGAAAATATTTTTTGATAGCATTAACAACACCATCAATAAAATTTTTCGTTTCCTGCGGAAGCTGTTCGTAAGTCAACAACATATTCATTCCCTTTATATTGTGTGGTTTTTGCCTTTATTATACTATACCACATAAACATAAAAATACAAGTCTGAATTTGAAAAAATTATGTTTTTATTTATTGTGAATATATATTATTATTGATAATAATATATTAATTCAACCTATAACAATAAATATAAATAGTAGGTAATGTAAATTACCTACTATTTTTGAACTTATTTTCTGATGCTTGTTTTCATTGGTTTTCCATAAGTGCCTTTAATATACTGACGCATATCAGCATTTGCTAATGATGTTTTTACTCTATTAAGCGGCAATCCAAACAGTTCTGCAAGTTCTTTTTCTGTGTATTTATGTTTGTTTTTATTGACAAAAGCTACCAAATCAGCTATAATTCCAGTGCGTTGTGTTACTCTTTTACCACTAAGAATATGAACACTCAAATTCAGCTTGTGAATCTGTTGATAAATAGTTTGATATGATTTGTTAAATTTTATTACCAAATCATTGTAGGTATATTTACAACTATTCATCAAGATAAAACGTGATAATTCATCAGAAAAATTTGATTTTACTGGTTCCGATATTAAACTACGGTTAACCAGCTTTTCCTCTTGTGAAACAATCAATTCAACCAATTCAAATTCCAAAGTTGTTAATTTCAGGCAATCAATAATTTCCTCTTTGGATTCTCCCTTTTCAAGAAAAAATTTGACAGCTTCAACAACATTCTGCGCTTTCATTTCAATTCCTGTATTTATTGGTTGTTTTACTGGTAACTGTTTATAATATACAATAAAACATAAAAATTTCAAGGAGATACAACAAAAATTTTTAATTATTTTTCAATGAAGAATTGCAACAATATCTATTGTTATCGATAATAATATATTATATTATCTAAGAATAATAAAAAGAAAAAGGCAGTATATTTCAACTGCCTTATATAATCACGCTGTCATCTGTCTTTCATATTCTTCTATTTGTTCCATAGTCAACCATTCCGGTTTTACTTCCAACCTGTTCCACCGTTCTTTCATTTCTTTGATCTGGTCTTTTACATTACCTGCCCAAAGGCGGCGTTCACTTCTTCCACCAAATCCCAAGAAATAATCACAATCGCTTTTAAGCCGTCCAAGCATCATATATTGAAATTTGAGGTCTTCCATGATTAAACTCCTTTAGTGGTTGTTTTTCTGTTACTAATTATAATATAGCACAAAAACAAAGAAATTCAAGCGATAATCTTTCTATTTCTCTTTTTTTTCTTAAAATCAAACTGACCTTCTTTAATTTTAGGCGAAGGAAGTTTATAACCTGCCCAAATAACAAGTTCGGCAAGTTCTTTAATTGTAGGTTTCGGAGCAGATAACAAAAGTTCATTTACTTTTTTCATAGTTTCTTTATCCATATAAAAAACCTTTATTTTATCATGGACATAACTTTTATTTCTACTTATTAATATAATCTCATTTTGTAAAAAGTCAAGAGCAAAAATATAAAAAATACATTTTTTATTATGAAGAGAAATATTATTATCGATAACAATATATTAGTTAAACAATGATATGATAAAAATAAAAAAACAAGTATATTTCAACTTGCTTAATATTTGATTTACTTTTTCTTTTTCTTCAAAAGTGAACCTAAAATTTTCTTTCTGTTTTTGGCAAATTTCTTTTTCAACTTTTTATGTTTTTTCACTGTATCTTTGCCATATTCCCATATATAATCATCGGAAATAATCGCTCCCTTTGATTTTCCATTGTCATTATAGCTCAAAGCTAAACCGAGCGGATGAAGAACTTTTTTGTTAATTTCAACAATCAATCCCCATTTAGACAATTTGTTAAAATCAACAATTGCTTCTTTCTTCATTTTCAATTCTCCTTAAATATTGACCAAAGAACCGTTGTTGTTTTTACTTCTCTTCCTGCAATATCGGAAAGTGCTTCTTTTGTCCACCAGTATTTCACATACACAAACAAAAAAGTAATAAGAATCATAAAAATAGCAATAACTGCATTTTTGAAATTATAAGTAATTTTCCGAAGAAATTTCATTGTTATCCCTTTCATTTAGTTGTAATATACTATATCACAATTAATATTTTTTTCAAGTTATAAAACGAAGAAATTTCAATTTTTTATTTGTCTCTCCTGATTATTCTCCGTTAATATAAGTAAATAGATATTATTATCGATAATAATATTTATCTATTCGGCATAAAAATAAAAACAAAAACAGAAAGTATATTTCAACTTTCTGTAATAATATTTTATTCTGCGTTTCTGAAGAAGCTAGCAAAGTCAAGGTAATATTGATGACGTTCAAGGAGTTTATTCAATGCTTCTTGCTCAAGTTTCTTTTTAAGCTCAAAATGATTAACTCTTTTGCCTTTATTTTCAATAATATCAACAGAAACATAAACCATGTTTCCGGCAACGGAAGAAAAAACTTTATTAACATTTTCTGCCTTAATGCTATAAGCACCATAACCAGCAACCAGATAACGTTCATTACCTTTATAACCACCAGCAGTATACCGTTTGGTATTATTGGTATTTTCAATAATAACATTATAGTTATGAATTTCCCAATTCTTCTTAACAATACCGCCGGATTCATCAGTAATAAATTCGACCTTCAAGTTAACATGAACCAAGTTGAAAACTTTATTCATTTTTATTCCTCCCAAGAATCATTCTTCTTAATATAGATTTCACGTGGATAACCATAATCAGAAATAAGTTTGTCCATTACTTCATCTTCGCACATACTTTCACACTCGTATGTTTCACCAATTTGCTCGTTATTGATAGTAGAATAAATATACCATTCAACAATTTTCATAATGAAAGTTTCCTATACTTATTTTCCCTTTAACCATTATTACTATACACCTAAAATATATTTTTTCAAGTCATATAAGTATAAAAAACACAACTTTTTTATAACTAGATTTATATATTATTATCGATAATAATATTAAATATATCAATGGTTTCACATAAATAAAAAATAGCACAATAGTAATTTTGTGCTATTCAAAAAGTGTTTTTAATACTATAGTAACACTTGACACTATTTATAGTAATTTTGTGCTATTTAATGTTTTTTGAAATATCCCTGTTCGTGTAATTTCTTTGATTGCAAATCACTTTTGTAATGCAATTTCATGCAACCCCAGCAAAACAGCTTTTTTTCGTTATCCTGTTTGTTAAGGCACATTGACATAGGAGCAACACCCAACTTTTTACCGCACTTCGGACAATCCATATTTCATATCCTTTATTGTTTCAAAACTTTCAAAATATCATCTGATAATACTTCAACGTTATTTTGACATATGTTTTCAATATATTTAAGTTTATTTAACTTATCCACAATAAATTCACAAACATTTTTACAAGCACTATGATATTTCATAGGAACTTTCAAAACTTCATCAGTTCCAATTTTAATAATTCCTTCACAATAATCAACCGACATAAAACCACCAGTGCTTTTATGCTCAATATCAAAATAATACTTTCCAGAAGTAGGTTCTTCTTCTTTTTCAAGGTAATTATCAATATCATATTTGGCATTGACAATTGCAGTTTCTTTCTTTACAAAAACACGCCCATCAGAAGCATTATAGTTATCTGTCTTATAGGAATAACTATATACATACGGATTATTTTTCTTAGTACGTTCCGAATAACCATAATTTTCAATATTATCACGTTCAATAGTAATAATACAACCACGATAATCAATAGTTTCAACAAGTTCAAACATATTTTATCACCATTCTTATTTGTTAAACAAATCACCACCAACCATAAATCTATGGAATTTATCATGACCACCAGCAATATTAATAATTTGCCGCCAGTATTTGGGAATCCGTTCTTTAACAATATCCATTTGCCGAATGCTCAAATGCTTACAAGCAATATACTGTTTCGCAAAACTGGAAAGCAATTCTGCATCAAAGCCAGTAAAACCAACATTATTAGATTCATTGGTCGTATTGGTATTCTTTTCATCAGAAGTTTGAAATTCATAAATACGAATCAAAGCTCGAACAGCCCATTTATCATTAGTTCTCAATTCGTTTTTAACGAAGTCATTTACAGCCTTTTTTGTAATCTTCTTCATCATTCTTAGAACTCCCTTTTCTATATAGTATTATACACCAAAATAATGATTTTACAAGTATAAAATAGAAAAAATAACAAAAAAATTTGTCATACTAAAAAGTGATAATAACGCTAATATTATCATATATTATTATCGATAATAATATATAATTATAACAGCATAATATAAAAATAAAAAGGCAAGGGGGAATTTTCCCTTGCCTATATTTGATTATTCGCCAAACCTGTTATAATGATGAATATAATTATTCATTGCCTTCACTTCAGGAACCGTGATAATAACGCCTTCTTTTTCAAACTGCAAATTGCCTTCGTTATCATAACCTTGCGAAATGTTATATTCATGAAGTTCAGAAAGAAAAATTTCTTTTTCGGATTCTTTCAAGCTATTATAACGGCTTTTCTGTTCCGCTTCATCATAGTAAACATTTACACGTTCATCAGAATCATCTTCATCAAAATCATATTCAATATTCAATGCAACCTTGCAAAGAACACGGTTCAGCCGGAAGATACTTGCTTTTTCAAAATCTCCAGTTTGAGGATTGTAAACTTCAATGAAAGGATTGTCAAGAATCGCTTTTTGCTTTTTCAACGGCATTTTCATAATGAACTGAACACTCGGCGCACGGTACAAAGCCAACCTTGCGTCAACCTTGTTTTGGGAAACAAGGCGAATGATATTCCACCACCTTGTATTGTAACAGGGAAATTCTTCATGCCATTCTTTCACGGTTGCACCGGAGTTTTTATACAACTCCGCAATTTTAACGATGTTTTCCACATTGTGCTTGTTAATCGTCTTGAACTTGGAAGCAAAACTATTCACAACACCCATTTTTCTAAGTCCCTTCTATCGTTTTGTGTAGTTGTTTTTTTTGTGTTGTTTAAATGAATCAAGATTTAATTCAAGTATTTAATGTGTTCTGCAATCTCCTTATTTTCCCTTGCAAATTTTGATACAGTTGCATAGCTCAAACCGCTTTTTTCTGTTAACGCTGAAAGTGTAATTCCTCCTTTATACTGTTTAGCTATATTCAAAACATGTTCCATATTCCTACATTTTTCTTCTTTTTTATGTTTAGCAAAAGGTGGTGCAATAATATGATTTTCAAAATTACTGCAATTATATTTACTGAAATTAAAGAAGTTGTAAATATCCGAAAGACTGCATTTACAAATTTTGGACAATTCTGTTAAAGTAATTTGTTCATTATTGTTTTTCAACAGTTTCAACACAGCATGAATCATTTGATAGGATTTACTAACGCTAAAATGAACTTTGCATTCACATTCTTTATACTCAAAATCAAAAAGTTTGTTAACCATTTTCCGGCGCATATCATCATAGAGTTTTTCTCTTTCACGTGCCTTCTGCAAATTTTCAATACTGGTAATTTCAAAGTCATCAAGTTCATCAATCAAATTGATAAGCATTTCAAACTTCTTGTTATCCATTCTCTTAACCTTTCATTCTTTATTGTAGTTGTTGCTTTCCCTGTTACATTGTTTACTATACACCACATTTAGAAAAATACAAGTCAAGATTCAAAAAAATCAGATTATTTTTTTATTCATTTAAATATATCCATATATACAACTACAACATGTATATTATTATCGATAATTATATTTAAATATTAATATAACTTTCAAGCAAAAAAAGAGTTGGTAAATTTTACCAACTCAATGTTTTATAATTAACGTCTTTTATGACGAGGCGCATCAACCATATTGGTATTGTCCAAAATATTACGTTTGTTGCCATTATTAACCGCTCCGGCAATTCCTGCAATTATAATGTATAAAAATGCCAAAGCTCCTAAAGCTCCAATTAAAATTTTAATGTTAAGAATACCAATTACAAGTAAAATAATTGGAAACACCCATAATGCTTTTTTACCAAAGCATCCCCATAAAAAAAGTAAAATAGTCGGATCAAATACCAAAACAATCATTAAACAATAAATATTGGTGTTTCCTTCCAACATTGAAGAGAACAATAATCCATGCACAACCACAAGGAAGCCAATTCCAAGAAGAAGCAAAAATCCAATTGAAATAATTCCGACAATACCGCACGGAATCATCGCCCAATTTAATCCCCTCAAAAACCTGTTTAACATTTTATATCCTCCTTGTTTTGAGTTCTCTTTCCTTTAATATATACTATACCACTATTTTCTAATTTTGCAAGCTAATTTTAAAAAATTATTCGACTTTTTATCAATACAATTTTTCAAATATAATATGTATCAAATAAATAAAAATAAGATTATATTATTATCGATAATTATAATAAGATTAAGACTAAAGAAAAATATAAAAAAATAGAGTAGGTTTTTATGCTACTCTATTTATCATATTGTTTATTCTTCAATAAAACACATATTCCGATTTTCAATTGTCCGCACGTTTTCACGATTGCCAAGAAAACGTTTCTGAATCAACCCTGCATGTCCATGTTGCATTGCCCAAAGAGCTGCTTCTTCATCCGACAAGGGACGATTACTTCTAAAGAAACCTACCGCCATATTCATTCCAGCACGTTTATTTTCTTCTCTGGCACAAGCTGCCAACATCGGCAAATCACCTTCTTCACAAGTACCACAAATAACCCGTACTACTCCGGGCATTTCAATAGTTCTATCAATCCTCACTCCATGATTACGGCGAATAGCGTTATTGTTGCGAACCGAAATACCATTGATTTTAACCATCGAATTTTTCATGCTTCATTCCCTTTATTAAGTGTGGTTTTCCTTGTTACTATATATACTATACACCAAAATAATGATTTTTCAAGTTAAAATAAAACTTTTTTCATTTTTTATCTATACGCAAATATGTTTTTATATTATTATCGATAATAATATAATTATAATTTTTATCATCCATATAAAATACCAAAAATATAATATAATAACCCTTGTATTTTTCAATTATTGATGTATAGTATATTTAGAAAAGGAGTATTAGAATGAAAGAAAACGAAATTATCAAAAATGAAGTTTTTGAACTTCTTGTTGGTGCTCCTGATGCAAGAAGGGTATATGTTGCTTCAAAGCAAAACAACAAAGGTGAGCTATTAGGAGTATTTTCTAATAGAAAAATATTACTTGGTGCGTTAGAACAAGTAGGCATACCTGACAATGCTTATATAAAAGGCATTAGAAGCAATAAACCTGTGTCTGTATCCAGTGTTGCCAATGGCTTTGTAAATAAAGCATTAAATATATACTATACTGATGATGATAACAATGAAATCCTGTTATTTAGAGTATGGGAAATAACACAAAACAGGTTAAACCCTAAATATATACAACAACAAAATAAAATCGGAGAATAACTATGAAATTTCTTGTTATCAAACAAGTTTACCAAAATTTGAAAAATATCACATTTGATGATAGCATGACAAATATGTCTCCAAGCATTATTATCCCTTTAGAAGACATTAAAGAAATAAAGGATATATTTAATTATATTGGTGACAGTAGAGGAAAATATTTACATACTAATGTAATTACAAAAAGCGGTGATTGTTATAGCACATCAACAAAAGCAAGGTTTATTATAAGTCAAGAAAACATCATTGAAGTTTAAAATACACAAATAAGGGATATAATTACCCCTTATTTTTTGTTATAAATAAAGACAATATATATAGATATTATTATCGATAATAATATTGAATAAGATGCAACCCAAATAATCCAATGGAATCCAATTTTTAAATGATTCATCTTTATATATCTTATTATGCATCATATTTAATTATAAACTAATCCATTTAAATATGATGCATAATAATTGTTTTTCATGCATCATATTTGTTTTAAATCAAATACAAAATATTAAGATGCATAATAACCCTAATATGATGCATCTTCAAAAACCAGAAACAATCAGTTACTTTTATTATGCATCATTTTAAAACCTGATTTTACCCATTTTTATTAAGATGCATAAAAATGCATTTTTTGACATTTTTTTACAAAATTTCATTTTTCTGAAAAAAATTTTTTTGAAAAAAACTTACTCGGCGGCAGCATTTTTTTAATAAAAAATAACAAAAAAATTTATAGATATAGGGTTAAAAAGTGAAACAAAAATTTATCTATAGTGCTAAGTTCTATATATTATATATAGATGCGAATTTTATAGCACAAAAAATATGTTAAAAAAAGTGATTAATGTTTTTGTATTCCATTAATCACTTTAATATAAAAAAATATAATATTGATTATTTATTATTTAAATATATCATAATATAATTCAAACTGTCTTTTCAAGATAATTATTATAAATATAATGATTTATATCTATCATCTAATTCACCTATTGTTGATTTAATATCATCATATTCTATTTTTCCAATATCTACGATTTTATAATCTATTTCTTTTAATAAGTGTATTTCAATATCTTCATTATCTTTTAAATATAATTTTACTTCATTAATCATTTTTTCAATAATATAAGATGACTCCATCTTTTTATTACCATACAATTTTATTATCTCATCTTCATTTGAAATACATTCTCGATTATTATCACTCGTATAATAATCCCAAAAATCTCCCATTTCGATATTTTCTGATATATTAAAACTATAATAAGCATGATTGTTTTTACAATAAATAATATATGGTACATAACAATCAATATTATCTGTTTTTTCCATAACATGTTCTTTAACATTATATTTATTATCATCACATATTATATCAATATCAAATGAATTATCTTTTTCCATAAAAAATTCTATCTCAAACTCTGACTTTTCAATTCCATTTATAATACAATAATTTGGCATTCTTTTAAACCAAAAGAAATTCATTCTTTCAATTTGCCATGTTGGGTCTATTGTTTTACATATTTCAAAAATAATTGACCTTGTTCACTATCCAAATCTGACTCTATACAACCAAATAAAGGTTGTTTTGAACTATTGTTATAAAAGTGTAATAATTTAAAAGAATCTTCTATATTTCTTAATAAGAAATCAATATTATAATCTTTATGATCTACATTAATTACATAATACTTGCGTTTATTATATATTTTAGATATTACATATACATGCAATGGTTGTTGATAACTATTAAACTTATTTTTTATATCATCATCAAATTTTAGATTTAATACATTCATTAAAATACTCCTTTATTTTATCTATTCTTTGTAAAATATAATATTCCACTCTTTTATAAATATCACATGGTATTTTTTTATCAAAGTGCATTAGTTCTATATTGACAGGCTTTCCGTTTATATTAATAATTTGTATATATGAATCTCTATAATTGACAACAAAATCAATAGAGTTACCTTCAATTAATCCTGACACAATGTAGCATTCATCAGTTATACTAATTCTATCCATTTATATTTCCTTTTATCTTTAATCTAGATATATCAAGACTAATAATTACACTAAATGGTTTATAATTAATATCATCATAATATACATCAATAAACTTCACCCCATACCCATTTAAAAAATCTGTTACTTCCTTTGTATTCAATAAGTCTCTTGTAAATATATTTTTAAATTGTTTATCTGCAGTCATAACCATTGTATCTAAATTGATTGCACATTTTTCTAAGAAAGTTTTTAATGCTATATTAAATCCGTCAAAAAATATTTTTTGATTTTTTTCTTTATTTTTATTTATTCTTTCTAATGACCAATCATCTAATAATATATCAAGTTCATTCTTTAATTCATCAATTGTTTTCTCTTCTGCCTTTTTATATCTAATTATAGTTGTTTCTTTATTCCAATCTATTTTATTATTTTTATCTATTTTTTTGAAAAATGCAAACATTATATTTTCTCCAAGTATTTTCTAATATATTTATTCTTATATTTTATATATAACCAAGCGTAATAATGAAAATTGTTTTTATCTTCATTTGGTATTTCGCTAAGTAATATTTCATCTAATTCAACTTTTTTATCATCTATTTCTATGAGTTTATATGTTTTTTCACCAATATTAAATTTTAAATAATGACTATTCATTTTTGCAATAAAATTATTATCATCAATTATATTGATATTATCATCTAATACCATTTTATAATCATCTATAATATCATCCATTAATTTAATATATTTACAACTATATTCATCTGTTCCCCAAAATCTTAATCCAAACATATAACTATTAAACAATAAATGTTGATTATCTTTATGCATTGTAAAAAAACCTACATCATAAGTTCCATATATATCAATTACCAAAACATCTTTATTAAATGGTATTTGTTTTAAATCATATTGTTCATTTAACATATTCATTCCTATTTATTATTTCTCTTAATTGTTCATAAAAACATGATTGTTTCATACAGAATATTCCATATTTAGCAAAATCAATATTATCGTTATCATTTATCTTTTCAAAACTAATATAATTTAATAAATCATTTCCATTATTAAATAATACTTCAATTTCTCCAAAGAATATACCAAATTCATTATTTATACTTTTTACTTTATTGATAAAATGTTCTTTATTCAATAATATAAAACTTTCTTTTCTTCCATATACACCATTATACTTTAAAATATATTTTGTGTTTGCATCTAACAAAATTCTATTTAAATATCCTATGCCAGTTTTATTTAACTGAAATTTTGCAATATCTGTTATTCCAAGCTCTTCATGATATGATTCAAGATTTAAAATATTATTTTCTATTGAACAATCTAATTCAATTTTATATTCATCAATATCCCATTCAAATTGTATACCATCTTCTGTTAAATTACCATATACATATATATCAGATAATTGATCAAAGTCATAATTTTCTACAAATAATTCTTTTATCTTTTCACAATGTTCTTTAATGTTTTTTGTTTGTTTTAGATTTATTGCTATAAAATCTATTCTATCACAAAATTCTTTTTTATTCATATTTTCATCCATTGTTTTTATGTTTATCTAATAATATTCTATTAAGTAATTTTATTCCTAAAAGATTTATTTTAATATTAGATATTGTTATAGTACCATTATCTTTATGGTATTCTTCTAACGGTATAATATCTTCATTACATTCACAGTCTAATACAATTTGACATTCATTGAAATTCCACTCAAAATATATTCCATTATTCCTAATGTTGCTGAATATATTTATATTACTTAATCTATCAAAATCATAATATTTTAAAAATGATTCTTTTATTTTCAATGCTTTTAATTTAGCGTTACCTTTATCATCTAATTTATTTATAATTTCATCAACTCTGTCATTAAATATCTTTTTATTCATATATTACATTTATATAATTGGTTAACAAAATCAGAAGATTGTTTAGCAAATCTAATAATTGCTTCTTTTAGTGTGTCCTCAAGTGTTAATCCAAATGGAACTTTAATAAAAACTCTAAAATCTTTTTTATCTAAATTAATTATAAAAACATCACAATAATTAAAATGTTTATTTACCTCAAATACTAATTCTTTATTATTTACCTTTGTTTTAAATCCCATATAATTAGTAACTATTGGTTCTATTATTATATCAAAATTATTATCAATTTCGGTTAACTCATTTTCATTTTCTATAATTTTATTTCTATCTTTAATTTCCTGTATTCTTCTTTCAAGTAATTTAAACATATCTTATTTTTCCTTATATAAGAATTGAAAAGTTGGTTTATTAAATCCTAATTTGTTATATAATCTTTTTGCATTTTCGTTTGATTCAACAACCCCTAAACAAAAATTAAAATCTTTATATTCTTCAAACAAATTATTTATTAATTTAGTTGCTAATCCTTTGTTCCTATATTCTCTTAATATAAACAATTGATTTATCATAATTGTATTTTCATATTCTTCATCTATACAATAATTAATATATCCCACAATTATGTCATTGTCAAGTAAAATATAATAATTATTATCAAGGTCATTTGATTCTATAATATAATTTATGTTTATCTTATTATATTGTTCTATCGTTTCTTTATAAAATAAATTAATTAAATTTAGTAATTGTTTTTTATATTGTTCAGAATAAGATATAATATTCATTTGTTATATTCCTATCTGTGCATAAAATGAACTTTCTTCTTTTTCATCAATACCATTTTTATATAATTTTTCATATTCAACATCAGTTAATCTAATAGAACACAATTTACTTAATAGTTCTTCTCCATCTTTAAATTTTAATAATACATTAGCATCAGAAAAGTTTAATCTATGATATATTAAAATTTCTGTTTTAATATTTATAATTTTCTTGGCAAATGAATCATAATCATCAATTAAGAATAATATATTGTCATCAAGAGAATATGTTATTAAATGTTTCATTTTAATTATCTCCAAACTTTTAAAAATTTTAAATATTTAGGAGTTTGTTCTTGTGTTAGTGGGAATATGACAATTGCGACCTCTGCATCTCCAAAAGCAATTTCTCCACAAATTCTAAATGGTATTTCATCTCTTATTAATTTTGATTTAGTTCTTTCAAATTCTAAATCTGAATTCATTTCAAGAACTAATTTTCTAAAAGAATTATATCTCCAATTATTAAAATCTTCCTGTTTAAAAGTATCATTAAAAGTTATATTTGGATAATTTGTAAACCAATTATTATTTTGTTGGTTGCCATCCCATGCATTAAATGCAATACCAGTTGAATGTGCGCATATTAATCCAAAATGTCCATTATCTAAATCAACATTACCAATTTTCTTTTTAACACATATAATTAATCTTGACTTAGGATCTTCATTATCATTTATTTCAATATGTAACGCTTGTGCAATTTGTTCTTGTGTACTCATTTATTTTTCTCCAAATTTCTTTTGTATTCATAAAAAAATAAAGCTAATTCATTTGCCTTATTAACTCCATTAAAACAAACTTCATTATGTATAAAATTATTTTCTTTATTTAATCCTTTTCTTAAAAACAAAGATGTTTCTCTATCTTCAAGAATATATTTTTTAAAATCTGAAACAAGAAAGTTATTTAATTCTTTATTTTTTAAATCATTTATCTTAAAAGAATAATATTGTACTACTTCCTTATATTCTTCTGATAACTTTTTTAAATTTTCATTATCTTTTTCATAAAAAGTTATAATTTCAATTGTGCCTTTAACATTTTTCAATCTATTTGCCAATTGTTTTAACATAAACAATTTTATATCATCAAAATACATATCATAACTTTTAATAAAAATAATTAATGATTGATTAGTTTCAAAAATCATTTTTTCAAGAATAAATTCAAATGTATCAATAGAAAAATTACCAAATATATCTGTACTATTATTTTTTGATAATTCTTCAACCATATTTTTATATTTAAACAATATTTCTTCTTTTGATTCATCTTTAAAATTAAAAAATTTTTTAAGCCATTTATTCATATTAAACCGCTGTTAACTAAATATAATCATATTTTTTGTATCTTCAATTTCTTTATCAGACCAACCATAAAATGTCATGTCATATATCAATAAAAGAGTATGTTCAATATCACTCATATCAATATTTTTACATATTCTCATATTGACATAATCGCTTATATTAATAAAATCAGTTGATTTTGGTTCAATTATATGACCTTTTTCAACATTTATATATACTTTAGGAAACCATTCTGTTCCATCAAAAGTAAATTTAACTATTCCAGTATTACCGTTATCTATATCCTTATCATTTTCATTACAAGGATAATTTTTTTGTAACTTTTTTATTTTATTCCAAAGTTCATTTTCATCTATCGAATCATGCCAGAATTTTTTATAATTTTGTTTAAAATCTTCAAAATTTAAATTTGCAATACATTTTTTTACTATCATTTTTATTCTCCATTTTATCATTAATAAACAAACAACTCATCATGTTCAATTGTTTAATAACAATAAGATCCATAATTATAATTATTTTTCATTCTATTAAAAATAGAATCAGAATAAATCTTCAAACATTGACTTAAAATATCATCTATTTTTTCTTTTAACATATCTTCTAATTCATTTGAGCTTTTATTTTTTGATGAAATAGAAATGACAAAACGAGAAAATGTTCCATTACTTGAACTATACATTGTTTCTTCATTATATCCTATTGCAACATTTTCGTTGTTAATATTCACAAAATTATGTTTTTTATTATTTATCTTAACATTATCTTTTTTATAAATATTAATTGATAGTTTATCAATATCTAGATTCATATAAGCTATATTTATATTCATTTTATTTCCTTTTATTTTTAGAAGATAACTCTTTCATATCATTCAAGAAATCTTTTCTTTCTTTTAATAATTTTTTCATTTCTTCTAAATACATTTTCTTTCTTTTATCAAATTCTTCTTGAGTTTTTATGCTATATAAATCATTACAAATATTATTATATCTTTTTTGATATTCTTCTTCTGTTTCAAACCATTGTTTTGCAAAAATATTTTCAGTAATTGATAAAATATCTGATTCACCTTCTTCTACATATTTATTTTCAACATCAAAAAAATATGAATCATGTTTATTGCCATTAAATTTTATTGAATATTGTTTTCCCTGTTTTGTTTTATATTCTGGCAATTCAAATCTTGGTCTAAAGTCTCCATCACCATCACAATAAAAAATAATATCTCTTGACATTCCACATTTGCCAAATTTTTCCATTATTTTAAGAAAAGAACAAAAAGTATTCATCCATGATCTTTTCATTTTACATTTTATAGTAAATTCTATTTCATCATTATCATTCATTATTTTTATATCCTTTATATATAATACCAGTTGTTATATCACTTTTTTCCATAAAAAGGAAGTTCATTGCTTTAGCTTGGATAAGAATTTTTATCAACTCCAATATTATAATATAGCTTAAAAATCAAAAAAAGCAAATTTTTTAAATATTTTTTTATATTAATTATATTTAGAAATAGAATTCAAAAATAATATGGAGATTAAAAATGAATATTGAAAATAAAGAAAAGGAATATAAAAGTACAGATCATTTAAAATATAGTTGTCAATATCATATAATATTTTGTCCAAAATATAGAAAAAGTATTTTAAAAAATGGAGTAGACGAGTCATTAAAAGAAATAATTCTATTAAATGAAGAAAAATATAAATATAAAGTATTAGAAATGGAAGTTTTAGAAGATCATGTACATTTATTATTAGATATAAATCCAAAAATAGGAATATTTTCAACGGTATGTAGTATAAAAGGATTTAGTGCAAGGTATCTAAGAAGCAAATATCCGTATCTAAAAAGTAAATTACCTTGTTTGTGGACAAGAAGCTGTTTTATATCAACAGTTGGTTCAGTAAGTTTAGAAATAGTAAAAAAATATATAGAAGAGCAAAAAGATAAATGAAAGCATATAAATACAAATTATACAAAAATAAAAACAATGATCAGTTATCAAATTTGATAACTGTATGTGGATATTGGTATAATCATTGTATAAAACTTCATAAAAGATATTATAGAAGATATAATAAAATGTTAAATATGTATCAATTACAAAAACATTTAACAAAACTTAAAAAAACAGAAAAATTCAATTATTTAAAAGAAATACCAATAGATGCTTTACAAGAAGTTACTGAACGTATCGATAAGGGATATAAATTATTTTTCAGCAATTTAAAGAAAAATATAAAAAGCAGACCGCCAAAATTTAAAAAGAGTAAGTTTTATAAATCATTGATATTAAAAAAAGCTGGTTTTAAAATATTAGATAATAATAAAATAAAGATAAAAGATAGGATATATAAATATAGTAAAAGTCAAGAAATATTAGGAAAAGTAAAAAGGATAAGCGTAAGTAGAAATAATTTAAATGAATATTATATTGTAGTAATTACTGATTATAAAGATGAAAAAGTTATTGATAAAACAGATAAATCTGTTGGATATGACTTTGGATTAAAAACATTTTTAATAAGCAATGATTATGAAGATATAGAATCTCCATTATATTTATTAGAAAACATAGCTAAATTAAGAAAATTAAGTAATAATTTATCTAAAAAGAAAAAAGGAAGCAATAATTATAAAAAAGCTAAAATTAAATTAGCTCGTTTACACAAAAAAATTTATAATAAAAGATTAGATTTTCATAATAAATTAGCTTTAACTTTAGTTAAAAAATATGATAACTTCTTTTTTGAAAATTTAGATTTACAAGCTATAAGTAAAAGATTCGGAAGAAAAATTTATGACTTAGGATTCTATCAATTTTTACAAATTCTTAAAAATAAATGTTCTCAATATAAAAAAAATATATATTTTATCAACCGTTATTTTCCAAGTAGCAAAACTTGTAGTAAATGTGGATTTATAAATAAAGATCTCAAGTTAAGTGATAGAGAGTGGACATGCTCTGCATGTTCCACTCATCATGATAGAGATCGTAATGCTAGTTTTAATATATATAACGAAGGGGCATCTTCGTTTAAGGTAGGCTGTTGTCAATCGACAACAGCCGTCTGACCTTAGAATCTCCAATGCTTTAGCATGGAGAGTATGTCAATTTCATACATCAACTGTTTACAATTATAACAAATTTTTGAACAATCTTTAAAATATTTAGTTTCAAAATTACCACATTTAGTTAATTCAATTTTTAAATCATTATCAAGAATATATTGATATATTTTATGGATAAATTTTCTATTCCAACAACCACTACATACTCCTGATACTCCATTTACAAGGAAAATCCACAGAAAGGCTTAACTCCACTATATGTAAATGGATTTTTTATATCTTCTTCTCCTTTTCTGTGATATCTAGTTGTTCTTCTAAATGTATGATAACCTGCTTTTTTATCACAAAACATACACGATGATATTTTACAATAGCTCCATTCTATTTTCCCATTTTCTACGCCCTTGCGCAAAATTTCATTAGAATAATCATCTAAACCAAATGATTTTTCAAGTTTAGATTGTTCAATTATTTTTTGAATTTCTTCTCTTACTTTTCCATCCAATAACATTAATTCGTCAGATGTTAGTTCTACCTTAAACATTTTATTCATAATTATTATGCCTTATTCTTATGAAATTTTTTCTTTTATATAATATAGCATAATAATTATGAAATTCAATATCAAAAATAGTTTTTATTAATATATTCTGGTATAAACGCTTTATTTATATATCCAATTCCCCATGTTTGAACTTCTTTAGAATATATTACTTTCATTTCTCTATTTTTTAATTTATAAATATCTCCACATATAAAATCATGTAAATGTTCAACAATAGACGATGATTCATTATAATATTTAGGATTAATTAAAAATATACATTCACAATTTTTATTAATTGGTTGATTTTCTATTATATTATCTATTTTATTATTTATTTCATCAATATCAAAAATTAATTGATTTAAATAATCTCTTAAAAAATTATTCATAATATTCTCCATATTCTTCTAATAAAGAATCTATTTTATTTTTTCTTTCTGCTATATATTTATAAGCATTACTTTGAATAATGTCAAAATTAAAATGTTTGAAAAAGATTTCACACTTTAATTTCAATTCTTGCATTGTTGGAGCTATTATCCAATTATTATTTTTCTCATTCCACGGAAATACAGATATAGGATTATTATTATAACAACCACAATTACATGTTACATTTTCATCTGGACATATTTTAGAACCATATGCAACATAATGTTCATCTATTCTATATTTTCCATCAGTTAATTTGTCATCATTCTTAACATCATCATTCCACTCAACAAATTCTTGTCTATATTTTTTATTACAATCATCTTCTAATATTGTAATTCTTCTTGGAAGATTGAATAAATTTAAACTAAAATTCCAACCAAAACCTTTACTAGAACCACTTACATATAATTGAATTGCAAAAAATGACTTATTTATTTCTGGTTTAAATATTTTATATTTTTTAAATCCATCATATTTATTTACTGAAATTAAATATTTCATTTCATCTTCTGTTAATTTTCTGTCATCTAAAATTTTATATTCTTCACCAGTAATTTTATCAATATAATCACTAACCATTTTTTCGTTATCCATAATTATTTTTCCTTATTTTTCAACAATGAATCTATTTTTCCTTTTTTAATATTAACATAAAAACAAATATTATCTTTAAATAAAACTTTTCTTAAACAAAAATTACAAATAATATTTATTCATTTATTTTTTCTATATATATCCTATGCAACAAATCTAAATCATCTCTTTTCATATTCTCAATAATATCTTCATTAATTTTCAATACACGTTTTTCTGGTACAATCGTAAGATCCAACAAGCATTCCAATTGTTTTATTGGAATATTTAAATCTTTAGACCAAGTTTCAAATATACTTATTGGATAACTTGTTAATATATAATATAAATTTTTATCTTCATCAAAGAAATGAGAATATATATTTTTTATACCTTGAAAAAAACTATATCCATTTTTACTGCTAACACTTGTTAATTCAGTATAAACCTTAGTTCCATTCTCAAAAATATTTGTCATTTTCATCCTCTTATTTTTTTATAATTGTAGATTATTTATAAGTTCAATTTGTGAATTATCAAAAACCAATTTATTCTTTTCATCAGCAGCAATAGCTACCATTTCAAACATTACAATCTTATCAATATTTTCATCTGATTTTTTATCATTTGAATTAAATGGAACACAGCAAACATCAGTTCTTTTACAAATGAAAATTTCAATATCATTTTTTATAAATTCTCTTAAAGCATCAAAACAAAGTTTTTCTTGCTTTATAATTTCATTTAAACCATAATCAATCAATTCTTTTACAGAACTAAAATCTGATATTTTTAAATCTTCTGTTGCAATTTCCATTAATGGTACAAATAGTCTTTTAGATTTTTGAACTGTTAATATATTATCACCATCTTCTCCAATAATATAACTAGTTGATTCTGGATCTTTTTTAAAAATTGGTAATTCTCCATCTTTTAATTGAATAATATTAACTCCAATTCTTGATTTGTCAAGTTTTTCTCTTATTTCTTCAAAAACAATTTTATTTAAAACATCTGTTGTATTCATTTTATTTTCCTATGTTTATTTATTTTCATCAAATTTTATATTACCATCTATATTTTTATTTCTTTTCAATAATACTTTAAGTAATTTTTCATTTGCCTTTTTTGCCTTTTCCATTCTTATTTGATATACTTCTTCTTTTGTATGTCCTTTATTACATAAATCACATAATTCAGAATTAACAATGTCAATCCCACAATTTTTACACGGAGAAACACGGCAATTAAATATCATAATAACTCATCCTTTGTTACACCACATATATTTGAACAATATGGACAATTAAGATAATCACGATTTGATTCATCAATAAACTTTAAACAATGTTGACATTGAATAATATCATAATGATATAAATTTATTTTAGGTATTTTAAATTTATCAGCAACTTTTAATCCTCTTTGAGTTCCTGAATCTTTATTCTCTGGATGATCATCAAAATATACTACAAAATCTGACAATGGTTCTTTACCAATTTTAAATCCACAATATATATGAACATTTCTTGCATCTAAAACTTTAGTCGCTTCTATTCTTTCATTCCACTTTTCATCTAACTCATATGCAATATTGAATGCTTCTGGTGTTACCATAATACAACAATTCTGATTTATATAATCATGTCCTAAAAATTTTCCATTATATCCATTCCACGGCAAATAAATTTCAACTTTACCGCCCATTTCCATATATGTTTGCGCAAATATGCTATCTGCACCTTTAGCCCCACCTGATCTTAATATATAACCAAATGTAACATATTTTTTTAATTCTTCAACTATTCTATCTTTGACAGTTGGTGGAGTAGTAATTTTACCTACTGCACTAAAATATTTTTTATTCATTATTATACCTTTATAATAAAAGGAGCATAATAATATATACTCCTTTAATAATTTTATATACTCAATGGAACAATTCTCATAACATCAGAATATGGTCTTTCTGTGAATACAAATAATTCTATTTCATGCTTATCTTTATTTAAATAATTAAACACCAATTTTACTTCTAGTTTTTTACCATTATATGACATATAGCATTTTAATCCATCGTATCCAATTTTTCTACAAAAATTATCTACACAAAACATGATACGATTCATAATCCAATCAATACTTTTATTCTCTTTTAGAATATTTTTAATTTGTAAATAACAATCTGCTTTCCAAAATCTAAATGTACATTTAGATTTTGGATTTTTTGAATCATCTGTATGATAAACAACGCATAAATCAAGAAAATCTTTTTCTTTTGGTGTATATAATTCATCGTCAAAAAAACCGAATATTCTATAATACATTTCTTCTTCTTCATTAGTAGTATAATTGTCAACTGAACAATATCTATGTATATAATCAAACATTGGGTCTTCTTCAAATTGTGCTATACATTCTTCTGTTTTAACTTCTTTTTTCATCTTTTTAATTCCTTTTATGTTTATAGACGTAATCAATTTCACGTCTTTATATATAATATACCATCAAAAAATAAAATTACAAGTATTCTTTTGGCAATGTATATATTTTTATTTTATCTGCTAATATTAATTCAATTGGAACATCATTTATATTCCACTCATTATTTTTATTTGAATGATTAATTACAAAATAATTAAAATCAACTATATTTATATATTGTTCTAATTTCTTCCAATCTATTTTATTTTCAATTGCACAACTTTCTGTTAAATTATATCCTACATATAACTTAAATTCACTATTATCATTTAATAATTTTTCTGCATCTTTAAATGAAATATTATCTACTTCAATTTTTTTAACTAAAATATTATTATCAACAACAAAAATAACGCCAAGATCAGTAATATCTTCTCCACAATATTTAATATTACCATTAAGTATATAATTTTGTGGTTTTAAAAAGTTATCAACAATATATTTTAACCATTCTATATAATAATAAAATTTTTCGCCGCCATCCCAAACTATATGTTTCCTATCTTCTGATGGAATCCAATGACACCATAAACTTGGTTGTGTTTCTGGTGGTTGATTGTAATCTATTATATTATCTTCAAAATCTTGACCGAAATTTCCACCACCTGATACATAAAATTCTCCTTCAACTCCATATACAGAATCTACATTGCGTTTCATTCTTCTTGTTTTACTAAATTTTACCAAAAAATTATATGTATTTTCATCTAATTCTCTATCAAGATCTAATTTTTCAATAAAGTAAGTTGTATAACCCATTACAATACTCCACAAATAGTATCTTTTTCTCTATAAAACTCATTTCCACAAATAGAACAAGTATAACATAAATCTCTTGGAATTACTAGTCCGGCAGTACATATTCCTATTAAAGTTGTAAATGCTTTATCATCATTTTCTACATAATGAATTGTTTTTCTCTTACATTCATCACAATAACAAAGTTTTGTTTTCATATTTTTATTCCTTTATGAACGATATTCTTTTTAATCCTTTCTCATTTATAAAGGTATAACCAAAAATATTATTATGATCCTTATAAATTGATTTTGTTAAATGACCTATTTTTTCTTTACTTATTAATATAGCTGTTTCAGGATTAAATTCTAATGCTCTAAATCCTATCTTCCATTCTTTTAAATTCATTATGTTACACCTTTGTAAAATTTATTATTATATTTCTACCAACTAATGATAGTTTATCTTCTGTTTTTCCATGCTCTTTTAAATCATTGATTATTTTGTTCATAAATTCAAAAGCCAAATCTTTATGTATTATTTCTCTACCTTTTAATACTAAATAAACTCTTACTTTACAATTATCTTCAAGTAATTCGATAATCTTATTAAGTTTAATTTTATAATCATTGTCTCCAACATTTAAACCAAACTTAATTTCTTTTGTTTTTACTTCATTACTTTTTTGATTTTTCTTATTCTTCTTCTGTTCATATTTTATTTTGCCATAATTTACAATACGAACGACTTTAGGGCTTATGTTTTCTGAAACCAATGCCAAGTCCAAGTTTCTACTTAAAGCAACCTCAAACGCCTTATACATTGAAATAACGCCCAATTGAACACCATTTTCGTCAATCGCTCTAACCTGTTCATTGGTTAGATCATTTTTCGCTAAAATTTTTATGATATATTCTCCTTTTTTAAATTAATTTATTATATATTATCTTCTACTATTACTTCAAAACTCTGAAAAGTCAAATTCGCATATTCTGATTTTAATTTATTCATATTATATAAATATTTTTTCTTGTTTTTATTTATCTGTTCCTCTAATATTAACAAAACTGAATTTATTTGTTTTGCTGATAATTCAATTAATTTTTTTAACTCTAAACTATCAATATTAAAACTAAATAATTTTTTTGAATTGGAACAACCATATCCTATACCATAATTATGTCTTACACGACCAAATAATTGAGATACATTAATATTATTAAAATCACAAGGTTTCATTTGAAAACTAACTGAACAATTAAAGCAGTTGTGCAATTTTACACATTCATTTTTTATGTTTTCATATCTAACACGAAAATCAAAATATTGACAAATTATTTCAAATGATTTCCCTTGAGTATTTATATCAATATCAACATAATCAAAACCATCTAAAGAATGTTCTTTTAAAATATTGTTTAAACTTTCTTTTAAACCAGATATATAATCAAAAATTTTTCCTTCATAAATTTCTTCTAATAACATTTTTTAATTATTCCTCATTTAATGTTTTTATATTTAAAATATTTATAATATAACTCGTTTTTATTGTTTGTATTTTTATTGCTGTATATAAAATTTCTATTTCTATTATATCACATACTTTGATTGCAAATGCACAATCATCATTTAAATAATCATCAATAATTATATATACAGGAATATCATCTGAAATATCATCGAATGTTTGTTTATCGTTATAGAAGCATGGCATACCATTGACCAACAAACAAACCGATTCTTTCATTAAATCAATAGAACGTTTTAATATATCTTTATTCATTTATTTCCACAAATATTGTTCTAATTTTTCACAAATTTTATTTAAATTTGCATTATAAAATCCAGATGTAGAAAAACCATTATATTCTACAACTTTATATTCTCCCTTATATTTACATATATCTATGACAAATAAATTACATGGCATCCAATATTGATTGACTTTATGAACATAATCTATTGCTGAAAATAAATCAATATCTCCCCAAAAATATTTACCATCTTTATCCATTGAACAATATGAAGAATATTCTATAATATTATTTTCAATACACCAAAAACGCATTTCTCCATCTATTTCTTTATATGTACTTACATATAATACATCATCTGGTTTAAGTGTTTTTTGAACATAATCAATCAATTCATTTGTTAATCTTTGACCTCTTAATATTTTATCACCACTATTACTTCTACAGAACCAATCACCATTTGGTATTTTTGATAGCTGATCCACTCTGTAAAATGCTCCATCAAAATTAAGATAATCTCTTTGTATGAATGGTAAATAATCTATAATATTATCATTTTTATTACTAAACATTCCTCTATTAATAGATTCTAAATGTTTTATATCTTCAATTGTTCCAAAATAAAATGCATCTTTTTCTTTTCTCGTTTGATATAAGTTATAATAAAACCTTATATTTAACTTATTCTGAAAATTAGATATATTTTTACACAATTGTCTATTAATATAAATATTCATTTCTTTATTTCTTTTAATTTAATATAATATGAATAACCTTCTTTATCCATTAATATTTGACATTCAAATTTGTTATCTAAATTATATTTTTTAATTTCATTAAGTAATGATTCTTTTTCTTTTTCTAATTGAACTGCTGATTTGTATAATTTATTTAAATCAGAAACATATATAGCACTACCATCTACATAATCTTCTTTATCAGTACTATATATGTATTTCATATTATTAACATTGGGTTCTTTATCATAGAACTTTAATCCAATAAACCTACTAGTTATTTGACATAAACCGTCATAATATTTTAAAACATCACCAACTTGATATTTGGGTGTAACTGTATCTTCAAATACATGTTTTGAATTATGAAATAAAACATTTCTTTCATTATTGATAAATTCTTCACCACATTTATCACATTTTATTTTTATATCTTCTTCAAAATCATCATACATTTTTATTTTACTCCATTATATTGCATTTTTTGCTTGTTCTTCTGTATCAAAACAAATATTCACTTCTATTACATTATTGTCGATTTTGCAATATACACCATTAAATCCTTTTTTATTTTTGAACATATTACAAAAAATATTATCATAAAGAGTTAAATCTAATGGTTCCCAAATCATACCATAAAAAGAATTATCCCTTTGCATAAAATAAATTAACTTATTTTTATCTAATTTATATCTTTGTATATATTTATCAAAATTTTTCATTTTCTAAATTTAATTATATCATGTAAATATACATCATCATTAATAATCATACCATCTTCAATCCAATTTTCTCCATTTTCAATATGATAATTTTTATCACTTGAATGTGAACGCATTACTAAATCAACACATGGAAATCCGCTTGATACACCATCGAGAAGTGTACAAAAAGAATAAACAATTCCTTCAAGTTTTTCTTTTTCTGTTTTATTTTTACTATAAAATTGAAATTCAATCATTGATTTTAAATGATTTATAAATCTATCTGTCATTTCTTCTTTAGTATATGCTCTAGGCATAAAATCATCCTCTTCTAAATCACCAGAATTACAACCAACATAACTATTTACAAAATTATCCTTAGTTTCATTTACAAAATTTTCTGTAAAATAAATATTATCTTCTGATATTTGGTTTGCTGTCAATACATAAATATTATGTTCAAAATAAAATAAAGTAATTAAACCTAATGTAACAAATCCTCTTTTTTCGTTTCTTTTAATTAAATTTTCAATTAAGTTAAAATGTTTAGGATGACACATAAGCACATTATAATTATTTTTTAACATATAATCAATTAAACGTTCTCTTGACATTGTATTTAGAAGTTTAGATTTGATACGTTCAGAAACATCCCAATCAGCACATGATATACATTCATCTGCTGAATTTTGTAGTTCTTCTTTTGTCATATTTTCTCCTTAGAAAAAGTTATTTTAATATTTTATATATAATATAGCATAACTTAGTGAAAAAGCAAGTTAAATTCCATATTTACTTTTAATCAAGTTGAATTCCGTATTTACTTTTTACTAATTCTATTTCAACATCTAATACTTCATCTAATTTTTTAATTATTTCTTTATAATTATTTCTTGGAATTAAATCTATAAAATTTTTAATTTTATCACAATATTCTTTAGGATCACCACTATTAAATTCTTCATCTTTATTTACATTTTCATTATTATTTTTTTATCTTTATCCTTATCCATAAACTTTTTTGTATTTTCTATTCTCTTTTTCAAAAAGTTATCAACATCTTTTTTTAATTCTTCATTATCACTTGTTCCATTATCCAATAATTTTATCAATTCTTTTATGTCATCAAGAGAATAATTTTTCTTTTTTATTTTTTCATCTGATGTTAAAAACATATGAACTGGTTCTGGAACAACAGCAACATTTTCTAAATCTCTTTCTATTTTTTCACATTCATCTTTAATATACATGATTGTTTTTTCTATTTCTTTATTTTGTTCACTACGGCTTAAACCCTCTACATCCTTTTTATATTTTTCAATATCTTGTTTTAATTCTGATTTATGATTCCTATATACAGAATCTATAAAATCTTCTGTATAATTTGTTGTACCAGAAGCAACTGCATCATGTAAACAATATACAACAAGAAGATTTAAATTTTCATTTGTTCTCCTTTGATAATTATATTCTTTCTTTTCGTGGTCTAAATGATGAAAATGATAAAACTTATTATATTCTCCATCTAAATATTGATTATCGTTTGATAAATTACGCCAAGTTTCAAATAATATTTTTCTTATTTTAAAATCTGTTCCTGCATCTGCGACTATAATTTTTGCAATTTTAATTAATTTTCTTTCTAATGACATTTTTAACCTCAAAATAATATTAATTAATTAAATAATATATAAAAAAATTGGTATATCTTCTATAACGAAAGTATACCAATAATCATATATTATAATGTAATAATTATTTTAAATAGCCGTGTTCTTTACCGTACTCTTTATATTGTTCAAAAATATAATCAATACAACCAAGTTTTTCATTTGGAATATTTATTTTTAAATCTGGAATTACTTCATTTATTATTAAAATAATAAACCAATTACTATCTAAATGTTCAAACAATTTATAAAAATATTCTGGTTCAATTTTTAATAATATTTTAGCTGATTCGGTTGCCATAGCAGCATGAGTAGAAGAATAAAACATTGTTTCTTCTTGAAATTTTTCAATTATATCATCGTAATATTCGTCTTTTTCCATATATAATCCTCAATCAAAATAAAACATTGATAATGAATTATACAAATGACATGATTGATTAACATTATCTAATTCACAATTAATTTCTTGAGATATTATATAATATAATATTTTGTCATCTGATAATAAATTATATCTATTTATTTCATGATCAATTATTCTAATAATAGAACGATATGCTTCTAACATATCATTGTCATTTATAAATTCAAATGGTAATGAAAAGCAATTAAATACAAATATCATTTCTGGATCATTTATTACACTTGAACATTTTTCTGTTAAAATAAGTGAAAATCCATTTTCTTCATCAGGATATGTATATTTTATTTTTTTATCTTTATTATTATTTAGTAAATTTAAATAATCATCTAACTTATCAATAACTACGCAATTATTTCTTACTCTATTATGATCTTTATAAAATTGCAATAATTTATCAACTGTTTCCTGTTTTAAATATTTTTCTGACATCAATTACTCCTTAATTTTTCTATCTCTTACTTTATAATTTTTTGCCTTTTCTTTCATAACCGGATCAGAAAAAATTTCAGAATTCAATTCATTTATTTCATCTAATGCTTTTTTCTTGTCATCAGAACTTTTAAAAAATCCAGGTATACCATTAAACGCACAGATTCTATGTAATAAATAAATATTATCTAAATCTTTAGAATTTAATAGTGCCTTTAACATTTGTACATAATAAGAAGTTATATTATCTTTTATATCATCTGACAAATTATTTCTATCTTTTTCTCCATCGAATCCAGCGTTAAAATCTAGACCACATCTAATATTTATAAATCCATTTGCAAAAAATTCAATTGAATGAATATCTTCAAATTCATCTCTCCATGATTCATTGCTAAAATTTTTATAAAAATCAAAACAATTCAAAATATAATCATCAAAAGAATCATACTGTTGATTTAATTCAATGAGTTTATTCGCCAATTGCTTCATCTCATTTATTTCATCCATGATAACCTCTCATTTAAGTTAATAATATTAATATAGCATAGATTATTTATAATTCAAGTTATTTTACAAATAATATTTATATTTCAAATTCTTTAGATAAATTAATGATTTCATTTTCATTTAAAACTCTATTATAAACTCTCACACATGAAATATAACAATCTGGTATAATTTTACTAGAATTACCTAATATTCTAATCCTTTTTTCTTGTGCAACATTATTATCAGCAGTTAAATCCACACTATTATGATAAATACCATTTATATATAAATATGCTTTACTACCATCTGTATATCCTAATACATGATACCACTTGTTTGATGTTACTGGATATTCACTAATCCAATTACCACTATCCCCATTACCTGCTGTAAAATAAATGCCATTATTACCAAATAAACTAATTGCAAACTCTTTATACTGATTATAATTTCCTATCGAAATAATTCTGCCCCAAGAAGCATCTGTCCCAATTAAATTAATCCATACAGATAGAGTAATTGGTTGTTGTGCATAGTTTATATTACTTTCTGTTATATCAATATAACAATATTTCCTTATTTTCCAACAAGGAATATTATCTATTAATAAATTTTTTGTTACATATGAACTATTGCTAATATTCAATTGTTGACCTGTTTCTGCAATAACTGAATCATTAGAAAATGAATTATAAAAAATCAACTCCCTTGTAGGTATTTTATTGTATAAAATATCTGATTGACTAAGACTGTTTAATTTATATGATGTTCCATAATCAGAAACAAATTTATTATTGTTAATATTATATATTCTTATCATGTTTAAACTATCCTTATATTTTAGAATAGTTTAAACATTATCTCTAAACTATGAATAGTTTAGAGAATATAAAAAAATATTTAAATCTTGAATTCTTTAGATAATAATACAATTTCATCTTCTGATAAAACTCTGTTATATAATCTAACTGATGATAAATATCCTTTAACATGATTGCCTGATCTTCCCATTAAATGACCAGTTGTACTATTTGTATTAATTGTTCCACCACCAACTGATTTTAAATTATATTTCACTCCATCAACATAAAAAACACAATTCAAAGCATTACTATCTGATAATGTCATACAAATATGATGCCATGAAGTTAAATCTTTTGTAGAATTAACATATACTCCACCACCATGTTGTGTAAAATAAACAATATCAGATGATCTAAACTGTAATCCGAAAAACCTTGTGCTACTATAATCACCATATGAAAAAACATACCCATATGTTTGTATTTTCGTCCATAAACTTATTGTTCTTGGTGAACTTCCTGTTGGAAGATTTGTTGTTGCAAATGTAATATAATTTGATGTGTCCAAATAAGCGCATGGTATACCAGAATCAACTTGATACAATATAGTTCCATTTTTAGTCAAAGTTTGTCCGGTTTCTGCAATATTTTTATCTTCCTTTAATGGTATATCAAGAACTAATCCTTCTGTTGGAATTAATCTATATAATATATCTGCTCCACTACAACTATCATATCCTTTACAATATCCATAGACTAAATGATCTTTATAGCTTAAAGAATATAAAAAAAATCTCATAACCACATAAATGATTATGAGATTATATAAAATATTTTAATATTTTATCTTCTTGTTCTTAAATACTTTCTTATTTTTTCTTTCATTTCCTTATTAGTACCTCTTTTTAACAATTCTCTTAAGAAATAATCTTCTCTTTCTTTAATCAAAGAATCAATAATATCACTTTTCATTGTATTATCAGTAATCATACCTTCACGTATCATTCTTACTAAAATATGGCTTTCTATACCATTATTAATGCCATTATAAATCATTTCTTTGAATTGTTCGTCAGTAAATTTAACATCATGTTTTGCCATTAATGTATAAAGCATTGCAATTTTTTTAGATTCAAAAAGATATTCAATAATATTATCTCTGAATTTTGGATATTTTTCATAGCAATTAACCATTACATTTTGATAATAACCATTTGCCAAATTTTTAAGTATTTTATCAATTTGTTCATCAGTCATATATTCATTGAACAAATCTAAAAACTTATATAAAAAATTATCTCCATCATCATTTTTGTTAAAATAATTTATTATTATATCTATATAATTTTTATTATTTTTAATAATATCTTCTTTATTTTCTAATATTTCTATTAATGCTCTTGGTCTTTCTTCAAGATATAATTTTAACAAATCTTCATTTAAATAAACTAATCCTCTTACAATAAACGTTTCCAATAAATAAACATCTTTGTTCTTTAAAATATAATTCAAAAATGAATTATATAATTCTGGATTATTATCTTTTTCTGATATTATACGCTTTACAGTATTTCCACTTGCAATATTAAACAATTCCATATATAATTTTTTATTTTTAATATTTCCATATATTAATAAATTCAATATCATTGATGGATAATCATTAAACCCTCTACCTGCCAACAAGTGTTTTATTGTTTGTATAATATATTTTTTACTTTTTATCTTATTGTTCATTATTACTATATATTGTGAATAACTACTCATATTATTAAAAAATTTTTCAAAAACATCTTTTTTAAGATATTTTACTTTAATCTCATTACTAATAATAAGATTTGTTATTTTATTAACAATATGCCCTTCATTAAACTTCATTAAAATTTCATTCACATTTTTAGGAGTTAATTTAACAATTTCATTTACTTTAGAATCAGAATAACTATCCTCATCTTTTCTTACATAAATACCAGAACTTTTTCCAGTAACTTTATTTGATTTTTCTAATAATTTCTTTAATTGTTCTTGCATATTTGCATTTTTAGCAGTATCAATTTCTCCATATATTCTGTTTTCTGCTGCAAAAACATATGCATTTTCATCTAATTCATTAATAAATCTTTTTATGGCTATTCTAGCTATTGGATGTTCAATGTTTTTATCATCTTCAAAAATTAAATATGCTACCATTCCACCATATTTTACTTGCTTTAATGGAGTATCTTTATACATACCATCCTTTAAATTCATACAAGAAGTCCAATCTCTTCCTGTACTCATTGCACCAATATCTTCTGAATTATGAGATATAACTAACAATAACTTTTTGCTTACTTCTTTTCTGCCTGTTCCCAATCTTCCATCAAATAACTTTTTTAATTGCTTAAATCTATCTTTATCTTTAACATTTTTATCTAAAATAGAGATTAAGCCATATTTTCTTTTTAACTCTGTATCACCATTTTTATAAACATATCCTTCCTTATAGTCGGGACAGAAAAATCCAGCTTTATCTAATACTTCTTTTATTTCTGGATCTATTTCTAATTCTTTTTCAGTATAATTTACTTTAAAATATGCTCTACCTAAACCATTAAAATTAAATTCACCAAATTTTAACGACTTATTTCTTTGTCTTTCATATTTTTTCACAAGTGATTTTTGTGATGGTGTTAATTCAGCATAAATCAATTTTGATAATTTATATAATTTATATGAAATTAATATTTTATTAGAACGTTTTAACTTCATTCCTTTTAATTTAATTCTTGATTCAAGAAATTTTAAATCAGAGTTATTTAATCTTTCTATTTCCATATTTTATAAAATCCTTTTATCTTTATAAAATATAAAATATTTAAAATTTATTTAAATTTACCATATGCTTTAAATTCGCATATATATGGTAAATATTCTGTATTTGTAGAACCTTGAGCATTTCTTATAAAAATGATTCTATAATTTGAAAAATACTCATTAGAATTTACTTCAAAAGTCATTGGTGGAGCATCAGTATTTTTATTATCAACCCATGAAGTTATAACATTTGGATTACCAACATGATGGACATCTTTCCAATTGGTTTCATCGTCACTACCTTGTAATTTCCACTCACCCATATTATCACCAGTAGCACCAACTGCTATTGAATATACTTCATAATAAGTTATCTTACTTTTCTTTCCATCTTTTCTATTCCAACCAAAAAATCTTGGTGAAGTACTTCCTCTTGAATCTGCCCATGTTGATTTATCGTTGTCAAATGCTTTCCACATATAACGATCACTATATTGACCTGTTGTAGTTATTTTCCATAAATCATTTTCAAAATCACTCATATTGTCAGGAGTTACTAATTCTATTTCTTTGTAAATAAGATCAGAATTATTTAAACTATCATATCCATGCGTATATCCATAAACTAAATGATCTTTATTATATATTTTAATCATATTTAAAATTTCCTTATCTTTCAAAATATTCATATTTTGAAAGATATAGAAAAATATTTATAAATATAAATATTATATATTTTTTAAAATTATTCTATTTTACTCCATGCTTTTAATTGACAAATAGTTGTATAATTTTCACTCGAAGTAATATAAATACGGTGATAATAAAATCCTTTGTTATTATCTGGTAATGTCCATGTTTTAAATTCTCCACTACTCCACGATAATCCTGTTACATTTAATAAATCATTCCAATCTAATCCATCATTTGAACCTTGTAGTTTAAAAGATGCAAATGGTTGTGTTCCATAACCTCTACAACATATTGATAATTTTTTAACTAAAACTTTTTGTTTATTATTTTTCCAACATAACCAATTAGGTTGTGTAGAACTTGCTGAATGCCATGTTGGATATTCATATAGTTCTGTTGCTCCACTAAAAGCATTGTAAGCCTTACAATCATCACTAGAATTTAAATAAGAATTTGCACTTATAGTCCAATTAGGATCAGAAGTATCGGATGTTAAACCTGTTGGTGCAGATAATAATGGAAAAGCATTATATATTATATTTAAATCAGTTAGGTTATTTAATTTATATGAAGTACCATATGAAGAAACAAATTCTTTATTATTTGCATTATATATTTTTATCATAACTAGAAAAACCTTTATTTATCAAATTATTCATAATTTGATAAATATAGAAAAATTCTCTAATTATTGATATTTTCTATAAATTTTTACAAAATCAGGATTGTGATTTATTTTTGCAATAGCAATTAATTCATCATTTTTCTTACAATGATTTTTTAATAATTGTTCTGCAAATATTGATTTGTTTTTATCTTTTGCACAAATAGCAAGCAAACTAGAACCGAGTGTTTCATCATTTATATCAGAACCAAGTTTTATCAATTTTGTAAATGCATATAAATTATCTGCTTGTAAAGCATAAGCTATTGGTGATATTTTATATGTTTTATTTAAATATTCTTTTAATACTGTATCAGAATAATTATAAGCATATTCATTTACTTTAACATCAACATATTGTAACATTTCATTAAATTCATGTTCATTATGTTTTCTTATTGCATTATAAAAATTGTCATAATATTCAATCATAATTGCAACATTTTGTTCTTCATCGGCTTGTTCTGCAAGCAATATTTTAGATAATTTTAACAATTTATTATATAGCATACATTTTTCTCCAAAACTGAGTGACTTTTTTATTTGTTTATCTTTTTTGTTTGTTATTGTTATGTAATATTATTAATAATTTTAACAATTTATTTTGTAATATACGAATCAATTAATATGCAATGATTATTTTTTTTAATAAAATCCATATACTCAATACAACTACAACCATATTCAGGATAATTTATTTCTTCATAAAAAGATATATTTTTTGATTTTGGATATTGATTATACATTCTTTTAGACATTTCAAAACAGCATTCATTTATAGAATAAAATCCATCAGAAATAGAAATATAACTTTTCCAAGAAACTTCAAATATATGAAATTTATTATCTAATTTAATTATTACAAATGTATGAGTTGGATAATCTTGGTTCATATCCATTTCGCAATATATTTCGTGACATTCTATATTTAATTTTTCTAAAATTATTTTACTTACATGAGAAGTATCCCAACAAACTCCACATCTATATTTTAATACTTGATCTGGTGTTAACCAACTATATATATTACTAAAAATATCATCATTTAGATTGGTAATAATATTATCATTTTCAACATCAACAACACCATATTTAAATTTTCCAATTAAAGACAATAATTTTTTAATTGCTTTAATTTTATTATAACCATTAAATTTAATTAAATTCCAAATTTTATTATATTTTAATTCGTTACTAACAAAATAACTTTCTCCATTTAATAATTTATATTTTATTTGAAAAGAAGGACATCTATATTTAGTAAAACCTGCATAAATATATTTTTCATTAAAATCATCATAGTATATTCTATCTTGATACTCTCCTAATATTTCATATATAATTTCATTACTTGGTAAAACTTTAATTATTTTTCCAGAATAACATGCTGGTGATTTGAATAAAAAACCATTTTTAATCAACATTTCACTTGTTATTAAAAATGGTTTTTGTGGTGCAAAATATTTTCCTACTTCTATTTTCATTATAAATTCCTTTTAATAAAGGATAATATAAAAATATTATTATTTTTGATTAAATTGAATTTTTTTAACAGAATCTATTACCCTTGCTATTTGTAAACTAGCATTACCATGTTGACAGTTTAACCAATTCTTTAATCCGCTAACTATATTAGGAATGTCATTGCCGAATTCTTCAATTGCATCTTCTGCGATAATATCATAATCATACATTGATATTGCCCAAGTTAATCCTCTATTTAAAAATTCTTCAACAGAAATATATCCATTTCTTTTACACCATTCTTGATAATCTTGCCTTTTTTCTATTGCCATATGGTAATCTCGTATAGTTTTCATATTACATCCTTAATCTAAATTTTCATATATATTTTTTGTTTTTATTACAGAAACTATTTCTTTATTTCCTCTTCTTGATTTTCTATATATTAAAGATGATAATTTACAATATTCTTCTTGATTTTCAAGTGATTGCAAAATAAAATCATTATCAACAATTTTAACAACATATTTTGATTCTTTATTTAACAAATCTATTGTAGTTATTCCATGATGTAATATAAATGATTTAACAATATCACCTTCATATAATTCATTTCCTCTATCATCACAGAATCCAGAATATTTTAATATAATACAATCATCAAAATTAGTAATATCATACATTTTATTTGGTTTTGGATAACTTCTATCATATTGTCCATCAAACCATGTAATAAATTTATTTTTAAAATCAATTTTTTCAACATTAACTATAATATTAAAATCTTTTATATATGCTTTATATTTATCCATTATTAGCATCCTTCCATAATTTATAATATAATGGTTCAAATGATTTTTTTAATATCTTCACAACTAAATCATTTGGTAATATATGTTTATTTTCATTCTTAAAAAAATTAAAATCGGTTTCATTATTTTCTAATTTCTTATTAAAATATTCATTTAATACATAACCAACTGCTCCGCTTCTGCTAATTCCTGCATCACAATGAATAAAACATAATTTATTTGGATTCATTTTTTGTGCAAATTCAACAATTTGTTTAGCCATATCTTCATCAAATAAAATAACTTCATTTAATTCTTTTTCACTTAAAACTTCTGGATAAACTATATCATCAAAATTTAATTTTAATATATTAAATCTATCAACAAATGGACTAGTATCACCTGAACTATATATAGATATTATTTCTTTACCCATATAAAAATCTGGTTTTTTATTCAATATATTATTAATCCAATATCTATCTTTAATATATATTTTCATTTAACATCCATAATAAAATTGTTTGAATTGTTCTGCATTTGTTCTTATATTATCAATATAATCAACAACATAATGATTAATTCCATCATAATAATATCTATTACTTGATAAAAATATTATTTTTAATCCATTACTAAGATTTACTTGCAAATGATATGCTCTGTTTTCTGATTTTTTATAAGTACATTTTTCATTAAAACTATCTATTACTTTTTGATTTACAACAAAAAATGTTTGTGTAATAGATGAAAAATTTTTTCTCATATATTGCATTATAGTTGAAGTTTTTTCTTCTAAAATTTTAATTATTTCAGCATTATCAAATGTGCCAAAATCTATTTCTGATTTTCCGTTAGGTAATGTGTTAATATTTAATCTCATATTAATTTTATCCATCTATTATTTTTACATTATCTTTTAATTTATTTATGGTATTTTGATATGCTTTTATTAAAATATCTGGTGATATTTCGTCATCATAAAACTTACCTGTTCTCGATAATCCAGCCATTACAATATCAGCAATATGTTCTAATACATCAAATAAATTAATATTATCAGGACAAATCTTATCTATATGATGTCTCTCTGTTGATATATGCATTTTATACCAATCAGAATCTTTAAAATCTGTTTTATTTTTTACAGCATAAGAAAAATCATTATAAAACTCATCAATTAATCTTACTTTTGTATAATCATGTTTTGAACTTGACATAAACAATTCCATAATCATCCACATTATAGCTTTTCGTACATCATCTATGTGTTGCTCTGTTGATTCAAGAAGTTCTTCTTTACTAATATTTTTTTCACAGCTTCTTGTATCTCCACCTTTGACTCTTTTTATTTCTATTGACATATTAATTCCTTTTAATTTATTATTTATAAGTTTATAAAAGATTTAATAAAAATTTTTGATATGGTATAGTATATCTGTCACTATAAATACTATGCCAACGTTGATAATGTGTAAAATATATTATATTTATAGTATCAAAAAAATTTATATCATCATTATATAAAAACAATAAATTTGATGGAAATTTTTCAAATGTTATTGTTTTTGAATATAAATTTATATTACATTTAGGATAAACATATGGTTGAGGAAACTTTTTAAATCCAATCATTTGATAAAATCTACATAATGTATTTGTTGATGCCTCAACAACTATTGGTTTATTCGTATTAACAATATTGAATAGTTCATTGATTATATATCTTGTCAAACATCTATATTTCTTCTCAATAGCGAAATAATCAATAACTATAAATTCTTTTAAATTTACGCCAAGTAAAGTCCCAATTATTTCATTGTTTACTTCTATTTTATAACAGAAATAATTTTCTTTTGGGAAAAGTTTATGATAATTATTTATAAAATAAGTTAATTCATTTGTACTTACTAATTCATTTTTTTCAAAATATTTAATTAATATTCCAAATATATCAATTAAATCTTTACTTTTTTTAGTTAATTTTATCTTTATATTCATCATATTTTATCTTTTGATATTTCTTCTATTTGAAACATGCGTCTAGATAAACTTGGCATACGCAATGGTGCTACTATGCTTTCTGCAATTTTCTTTCGATATTCAGAATCATTTTGCAATAAAGATATATATTTTTGTGTTAACTCTTCTTGTTTTTGTTTTTCTTCATCTGATAATTCTTCATGATTTTCCTTATAACGTTCTTCAATTATTCTTTCATATTGTTCAATAGATTTAATTTCATCAAAATCATAAGTTACAAAATCATCTCCTAATAGCTCATAAACACGATAAACATTTTCACATAACTTAAAAACTTCTTGTCTTTGTTCTTCACTTTCAAATGTACCACCCCAACCACTATCTTCTGTTGAACCACAAACAAAAATAATATCATAAGCTGTATTATTTGCAAAAGTAAAATGACCCCACCTTAATCTCATGTATCCAACTTTATCATCACCTTTAAATACATCATATTGTTCAGGACACGCACCGCATGTCATTTCAAATCTTAATTTATTCATTATTTATCCACTATTTTATAATTATTAACATTTATATTAGAACTTTATTTACAATTACTTTTTTTTATAAACCTTCCTTTTTCATCTCTTTCAAAAATATTCATATCATTTTTAATAACTGTATTATATCCATTATTCATATAATTCATGAAATCTGTCACATGTTCCTTACCTTTAAAAATAAATCCATGTTCAACTTCAAAATACCCTTTAAACAACAATTTTAAAGATGCTTTTATTCTACTCCAAATAGGATGTTTTTCATCTTCTCCCAAATAAACCTTATCGTAAAGACTTAAAGTAATAAAATTATCTTCATCTTTTTCAAAAATTACTGCAATATCATGTGAATAACATGAACATTCTGATTTAAAAGAATAAAAATTTCTATCTTTTAACGACAATTGACAATAACTTTCCTTTTCCATTTACGCACCTATATTTCTAGACATTGTATAATAATTATCACCATTCATACCAATCAATTTATGTTGTATAAGCGAATCCTCATATGTTGAAACAAAAACTCCATTTTTCATTAAAACAGGAAAATATTCATATAAAATATCAAATTTATTTTTAAACAAATTACAATAATTGAATTCATCAACAAATAATTTAAGATAATTTTTTATTGATTGTTCATTTATTTTATCTTTTTCATCAATAGATAAAGTATTTTCAAAACTAGAATTACTTAATATATCTATTATTTTATTGTTTAAAATATTATATCTCATTAATCTATTTTTTATTTCCATACTCATATCATGATTTGGACAAAATAATAAAATTTTTCCATTTTGATATTCTAAGTGATATCTAATTATTTCATTAATTAACCTATGTGTTTTTCCGGTTCTTCTTGGTGATATTTCTAAATACATTTTATATTCCTCAAATTTTATCAAAACAAGAATGATGAAATGTTTCAAGTTTTCCGTTTTTACATCTTACTGTAACATATATATCATTTTCAACAAACACAACTTCATGATATGTCCAATTATGTTTATGATACACAATATCTCCTTTAGATATTTTAATGATATCTTCTGGAATAACTTCGCTTTCTAAAATGAAAATAGGTTTTGAAAATGCATGACAGTTTATTTCATACATAAATCTTTCTTGAACAGGTTGACAAATTATATTTGTAATTGTTCCAAAATATTGAACAATCCCTAAATCCTTTGTATCATAATTAAATTTTACAACATCTTTTATTTTATACTTTGGCTTTAATTTAATTTCATTCATTAGTATTTTTACCTATTTTTATTATAAAACATTTTAATTCACTTACGTCTTCCTGCTTCAAGAATTGGTAAACCTGCTTCTGTAGGAACATAAATTACATTTTGTCCATTTTCATTTAATTTATCAATCCATAACCAACGTAAATATGATTCATTATCTTTTAAGCTACTCCCAATAATCTTATTCGCTTCTGCAACACCTTTAGCTCTTTCGATTTCTGCTTCTGCTAATAGTTTTGCACTATCTCTTGTTGCTTCTGCTTCCTGAATTCTAATTTTTCTATTTTGTTCTGCTTTAGCTAATTCTGCCTGACCAGACAATCCTTGTTGCCAAACATTATATTTGGGACAACCATATAAACCAGCAGCAATTAACAATGCAACAAAAATTATACCAACAATACCTAAACTTTCATTACTCATAGCATTATTACTCCTTAGTGATGATGTTATTAACCCATTTAATAACATTATTATAATATACAACTATTTTTATTTTTTACAAATTAATATTTATATTAATTTTTCCAGTAACAATATAAACAAGAATGAGGACATGGTTTCTTGCTTTTTAATAATTCTGTTTTTGCAGAACAGCATAAACATAATGGACGTTGGTTTGAACTACCATTCACATCTTCAATATTTAACCCTAAAATTTCAAAATCACGTTTTGAAACACAGCCAATCTTATGATAATCTCTTGTATGTTTTTCTGCACAAGACTCAAAAAATACTGTTAAATCTTGTGGATTTATATTATAAACTTCATCTTTATTTTTCTTTATATTATTGTCTTTAAAATAAATATCATCTTCAATAGAATCAAATTGCATCATCCAATCAGAACATTCGATCTCATTAATTTCATTTCTTGAAATTACTATATTTTTATTTTCTAATCTTTTTATTACATGTGAATATAAATCAAGAAAAGAATATCTAAATCTTCTTATTCCCAAATCCAGACATCGATAAATTATGTCCGTTACAATAGCAACATATTTATAATCTTTTTCTAGACTATTCTCCTTGAATTTTTCATCAATATTTCTTGCATAATCTGGTAACTGAATAAAAATATCTTTAGGAATTATTGGGTCGATCCTTACAACAATGTGTTCCACTGGAAAACCAGAATTTATTAATAATTTAATATTTTCAATTTGATCTAAATAAAAAGGAACATTTGGTTCTAATATTGTTCCACCTAGTCCTGTGCAAGTTGCATGATAAATTATTTTATTTTTATATTTTAACAATTCATTATTAAAATCAGAATTAAATCCTTTTGATATAATAATCGCCCCGTCTACATAGTCAATTAATTTTGTCCATGACAAATCTTGACAAGCATCTCCACGCTCTGTAATTCCTATTGATACACTCATTTCTTATTACCACCATATAATAATATACTCATATTTTTTCTATTTATTAAAACATATTTATCAATTAAGCTATTTTCTTTACATTTTAAACCAAACAAATAAATATGTGAAAATATATTTCCTGAATCATCTTCTATATTTTTTATGTCAACATATTTTGAAATTTCTTTAAAATAATTAGGATTATACAACAATATATAATCATCTATATTATCTATATCGTTTAACAATCCTAATATTTTCACAATTTTTAACTCTTATTTTCTTGAAAAAATTTCATTAATTGATATATCAGATTCATGACCATGAATACTATCAACTAGAACTTCCATATTATTTTCAATTATTTCAATTATATCTAATTGAGTTATTGGATAATCAGTTCTTTCTTGTTCAAATGATTTTATTCCATTGCGATGTGGATAAAAAAATTCAACACCAGTTTTACGAATATGATTAACTGTATCTATATATTCATCCAATGAATATGAACGTTTTTTATTATTCCATTCATCTATATGTTTTGGAGAACTAACATACCAATCATGTGGAGCATCACAAAATTTACAATCTACTTCTTTATTGTAGGTATTAAAATGTTTGTGACAAAATGAACAAAAAAACACCATCATTTGTTCTTCCATATTATTTTTTCCTTATTATTATTTTTCTACATGTACCAATATGCAATTTCTCCAAAATACGCTTAAAAATACACGATTTTTGTATTTTAAACAAAACATATCTTGTTTAAACAAATCAATAATATCCGAAGTGATATTTTTTGACATTATTTTTGATATTGGAATAGAAACAGTAAAATACAAATAACCATATGGATCAGTTAATATACTTTCATCAAGTGATTGTATGATTAACTTTTTAATTTTGTTTTTATAAAATATTTTTTTCAAAAATTTCATAACAACACCTTATTTTATATCATAACAACTTAAAATATAATTTTCAATCCATTTATAGTTACTTTTACTTTTCAAATTACTATTCGGAATTATTTTGTTATCAATATATTCCATTCTTTCTGTAATAAAATTTATAATATCATCATATTTCATATCTGTTTCTTTATATTTTATACTTTTTACAAAATCTTTATTTCCTAAAGGAAATTTAATCATTCCAGTAGTCAATAATTCTTCTGTCTGATATAAAACACGTATAGCATGACTAAGAGCTTTATAATCTGCGCCATTGTCACTAGCTGCATTTTCTGCCCTTACGCCATAACTATTTATTACTTTTAAAACTTTATGATAAGAACTTTTGATTGAATCTTGTAACTGAAATTTTACCCCTGATATTTGCAAATATACTTCTTTATTATCAGCAGTAACAAAATATGCATGTTCACCAAAAATATGACCAAAAGTATTATTATCTAAACAATCAGATAATACTTTTCTATCTTCACCAACAATTGGTAATTTTTTATCATCAAGAAAAATATATTTTTGAAGTGCTGTTTTTAAAGTAATTGGAGCACCATTGTTATTTTTCTCATCATAGTATTTTTTACAGAAAGATTCAAATGTTTTAAAATTATTTAACTTTTCACCTTTTATACTATACTTAACTGCTTGACTTTTGCAAAATCCAAGATATGAATTAACATTCTTTGTTACAATATTATCAATTCCATTTATAAGTATATCCCAAAGATCATCCTTAAAAATTACTGCATCTTTATTGGTAAAAGAAAATAACATATCCAATGCATTTGTTTCACCCTTAGAAGCAAGTTCCAAAAAATATTGTAAACTATAAAAAGTTACATCAATATCTTCACTTGTATTCCTTGAATGACTATCACCTGTTTTAAAATTATAATGATTAGGAGATTTTTTAAGAATCAAATCATTTAAATCAGGAAGAAATACACCTTTTATATCTGTATCTGATTTTTCAGAATTAGTTCCATATAAAAAAGATCCTGCCTTTGTCAAAAACAATACTTTTTCTTTAATTGGAAACAGTTTTAATACTTCATCTTTTTTCATCTTAAAATACTCCTTTGTAATTCAAAAATAATATAGCATATTTTTTTAATAAATCAAGTTCCAAATGTATAAGTACATAAAAGTTCTGTATTTGAACGAATTTTATTTGCAAGTTCATGAACATAACCATAAACATAATATACTTTTTTATCTTTTAATTCAATTTTTATTTGACTCCAACCTCTTGCTAATGTTAGTTGATCTTCCACATCAATCATTTTTGATATATTATTTAAATCAATAATAATATTTCCTTGTTTTTTAGAAAGTGCAACTTTTTCCCAATCATTATCTGATAAAGTAAGTTCAATCAACATTATTAAACCTTTCTTTAATTAAATTCATTGCAAATGTTTTGTCAACATCATATCCAAATTCATCTTGAATATCTAACATGATATTAACAGCACGACCAACTTCGACACCTTGTTTTATACCTAATTCATTCATCAACTCTTTACCATTAAAAATATTTTTAACAGTTTCTTTATTTTTATCATATTCAATAAGCCTACGAACCCTATCAAACAATTCTATTTGTTCAAATATTGGTCCTATTGTTCCATCTGGAAATTTCATAATAGTTCCACAACAATCTGCATTTATAACTTGAAACAAATCTTCTATATTTTCTTCTCCTACTTCTCTAACAATTTTTCTTATACTTTTATCACTTAATGTTTCAAATCCGCTGAAATCCATGTGATGCTTTATAAGATGTGAAACCTTCTTAACAACATCATTACTAAATTTTAAATTATAAAGTATTTTCTTTGATTTGATAAATCCTATATTTTCATGACCTGCGAATCTCATTTTTCCATTAACTTCTTCTTTTATATCATTAGTTTTGCCAACATCATGAAATAATACTGCCAAACCTAAAATTAAGTCATTTGGAGCGTTTTTGAGAGCACTTAACGTGTGATGATATACAGAACCACCCTCCATGTGTATCATGCGTGTATCGGGCTGTTGGAGCACTTCTTTTTGATTGTATATATCAGGAAATATATATTTTAATAAATCAAGTTTATCAAGAGCTAGAATTAATCGATATAATCCAAATTTAACATTAGCTGCTTTTGTTATTTCTTTCATTATTCTTTCTGTTGCAACAATTTTAATTCTATATGCATTTCTCTTTATCGCTTCAACAGTTTCTTCATCTATCTTCCAATTAAATCTAGCAGAAAATGTAGCTGCTCTTATACATCTTAATGGATCATCTGAAAATATTTTATCCTTATCAACTCCATTATTACATTTTATAATACCATTTTTAATATCATGTTCAAATGTTTTTGATATTCTTATTAACTCTCCATTTAAATTCATAAGTCCTGAATTAATTGAAAAATCTCGTCTAAATACATCATCTTTTAAATTATCTGTATATTTAACATTGCGTTGTCTGCTGTTTGGATTTGAAAATTCCTCTGTCATTGTCTCTGCAATTTCTAAATCTAAACCAGAGACATTATATATTCTATCATTGAATTTGACATTTTCTTTAAAAGAAATAGAACGTATAGGATAATTACCTAATCTATAAGGAAAAGTTGTTTCTTTACTAAATAAATTATGTATAATTAATCCTAACTTTAAAGAACCTTTATTATGATTAATTACTAAATCAATATCTTTAGGATCTTCATTTCTAATAAAATCACGAACACATCCACCAACAAAATATACCTTGTTGAACAAATCTGTTTCTCGTAAAATATTTTTTAATAGTATTCTTATTTCTTCTAATGTATTCATAATTTATTATTTATCTCTATTGTCTTCTTTTGATTTTTCTAATATTTCAAAATAATTTATAGGTTTATCTTTTGATTTTTCATATTTAATATACGAACTATTTTCTTTTTCGTATATATAATCTCCAATTTTAAAAACATCAGATTTTGTAGGAATAATTCTATCTTTATAAAGTGCAAAATCTTTTGCTATACCACGTTCAATTAGTTCACTACCCAATAACCAAACTTCGGATGTTTTACCTAAAACAATTTCCTCTTCTGTAAGAATTTTATTTATACCAGTTGTTTCTATTAATATAGAAGTTTGTCTTTCGATAAAATCAGCACGAAGTCTTACTTCAAATGATTTGCCATATGTGATCATTGAAATCGCATGATACATTAAATCACTATATGGTGAAACATATTTTTCGTGTCCGCAACACCATAACATGAATCCACAGGACATTGCTGCTCCATTACATATTGTTACAACATAATCAAATTCTCTAACTACCTGCATCAAAGAAATTAAATTTATTACATATCCACCATAAGAATTTATCCAAATATGAAGTTCTTTTGATTTATCAGAATTTTTAAGATCTATTATTATATCTGTCAAAACAGTGTAATCTTTATCTGGAAAATTAAACTCATCAACAAAAAACAATTCATAATGTGTTCCTTTGTCGAAAAATTTTAATGGTTTATCTTTATATTTATCTTCATTTTGTATTATATTATTGTTTTTCTCATCTAATATTTTCATTCACAATTTTCCCATAATAACTTAAAATTTCTTTTTTTACATCGCCAATTTTATTTTTAAATAAATCTTCTGGAATGGCAACAATATTTTTGTTAAAAAAGTTTCTTATTTCATCTTCTGTTTTAAAAAAATTATCAACATCAAAATTATTTTTAAAACAATCACAAAATCTTTTAACAACATCAATATTTTTATTATATTTTTTAAATAAATTAATATTATTATTTAAAAATTTTTCTGCTCTCAACTCTTTATTAATAATTTCTGGAAATTCTTTAAATAAATCTTCAAACAACCAATGAACACGACATTGAATATAATTTAAATAATCAGGTTCATAACAAAGACCAACATCACAAGGTGATGCATGACCTTTTAAAGCGTTATCCCTTAATTCTGTTAAAGCCTCGTCCCATTCTATTCTTCTTTTTTCCCATTCGACTTCTGAAATTTCATCTGGTTTATCCGAATTGTTAAAGTAACAATATTCTGAAACTAATTCATTTTCAGTAAATACTTTTGTTAAATCTCTATTATTACAATACAATAAAGCCAAGATTTTATCTTTCATTGGTAAAAAACAAATTGTCATTTTTAAATCAAAAAGTCCATATTCTTTAGATTCAGAATCATGTTCTATCATTTTGCAAAAATCAAAATAAGTCATAAAAAATAAATCGTCGTTTTTTAACTCACGATCTATAAATATATCATTTTTATTTGGTTCTAATATTAATTTATCAATAAAAGAAATAATTGATTGAAAAAAATGCTTCTTAACAAATTTATCAATTGCATTTTTTCTTTCAATATCCAATTTACAACAAAACTGCTTTAGTTCTAATAAATTCATATTAGGAAGAACATAACCATTATATATTTTTGTACTCATATTTTTCCTTTTTATTTAATTATAATATTGCCACAATGAGGACACTTATATACAATTGGCTCCAAAAATTTTATTTCTAATTCCTCTTCTGGTAACGTTGTGGAAACATTAACCATATTTATATAATTTATTTGTTTAGATTCGTAAACAGAGCAACCACATAAAAGCAATAAAACAAAACACATAGTTATATTTTTATATTCATCTATTTTTTTATGAATATAATCTCTAATTATTCTAAGAGAATTATATCCATCATCACTCAATTGTTCATCAAGAAACAGATTATCTAATTGAATGTCCACATTTTGTAATGCACTATATAACAATTCTTCTTGTTTATTCATCTTCTTTTTTCACCAATACAGCAAAATTAGGAAATCTTGTCAAAAATGATTGACATGCTTTACGAGAAAAACCAACTTCATCTGTCAATGCGTTTTTAGTAATCTTATTTCTTCTTTCAAAATAATTATCTTTAATAAGATTAATTGCTTTTTTGGTAGTTTTCTTATGAAAACCAACATTTTCAATAAACAAATCTTTTGTTTCTTCTTTTAACAACAAATCTTTAATTTCTGGATAATCTCTAAATGCTCTCAATACAGTAGATTGCGAAACTCCTGCATTAGTTGCAACTTCCTCTGTTGAACTAAATTTAAATGGATTTTGAAGAAGAAATTCAGCAACATACTTTCTGGAACGATTAAACAAATCTGGCTGAACATAATCTCTTGAAACGGTTCTATTTTCAGAGCAAATACCGACTATTCCAGAAAAATTTCTATACTCGTTGTCGGATAATCCCAAAATATTTTTAATAGATTTTGGTTTAATGTTTTCTTTTTTCATCTGCACAAACATTTTAAGTTTTTCAATTTCAGAAGCGTTCATAATAAAATTCCTTATTTTATATTGTTCTTTGTTCCATATATAATATAACTTGCAAATACAAAAAATCAAATGAAAAATGATTATTTTTTATAATCATCAAGTATTTCTTCATTATCTACCCAACTTCCATTCAAATTTCCATTTGGATGAAAAATCATTTCATATACATAATTTTTATGATTTTCCTTTTCTTTATATAATTGTTTAAGATCTGCTGATTCAGAAACAACATCAATTCCTTTATATTTATAAATTTCGACATAATAATAATATCCGAGAATATTTTGATAAAGATTAAATTCTTTATCTTTATCAAGTTGCTCCCAAACATCCGCAAGTCTAATTTTATTTTTGAAACAATATTGCTTTTTTTCTTCGTTTATCATTTTGCTAAGATCAAAATCCATAAGCTCACGAAAAATAACATTATCAACTCCAAGTTCAATACAATAATCAAGATATTTTTTTATTTCATCAACATTTCTGATTCCTGATTTAAGAAGCAGACAACTAATTCTAGGGCGAATCCCATTGTTTAAAGAATGTTTAATAATATATTTCAATTCTTCTTTTGTTGGTGCTTTGCCTTCGCATCCATAATCCATAATATCTTCATTGATTTTTTCATCATAATGAGCAATAGAAATATTGATATGATTCCAACTGTTTTCAATTAAATGGTCTAAAATTGTTTTTCCATCTACTACTTCAAGCAATCGAGAGCCGTTGGTAGTCATAACTTTTTTTCTAAAATTAAAACTATTAACAATCTGTAATGTTTTAACCAAACGCTTAGAACATGTCGGTTCTCCACCAGTAATAGATAAACTTGGATTAAGTGGGCGAACAACTTTCAAAATTTCTGTTAATCTATTATAATATTCTTCATCGTTTTCAATTTTAGCTTTCTTGTATAATTGGTTTCTATTTTCAAAACGAAGTTGTGCAACACAAAATTTGCAATTTGCATTACAATAATCATCAATAAAAATAGTGAAATTAACATTACCATATACAATCTTAGAGCCATTTGCAAAATGAAAATCTTGAACTAATTCATGTCTATTAATATTATAACATTTTTGTCTTTTATAGCGATATTCCCGATTCAATGACATCTTTATTTCTCCAAATTTAATATATTAACTTGTTATCTTTATTTACATTACTAACATATAAATGACCATCACTTCCAAAAATAAAATCCCTTATATAATTTACATCTTGTTTAAATTTTTCCTTATAAATTTTTACAAGATAGTCATTAAATCTATAAACAAAAACATCATAATAAGCTCCATTCATTTTTCTTATAAAAGAATAATTTTTATTTCTTTCTATTTCTTCTACTATTGTTTCAATATCAACAAAATTATTTTCACAATATTTATTATCAACTTTAATCAATTCTCTGAAAATAGCAGAAGTTATATTAAATTCACTAAAATATTTAAGATAATTTTCTATATCATATAAATTTTTTATACCATTTTTTAACAAATTACAACTAGTTCTCAATTCAAGCCTATTTACTTTACTAAAAAAACCTATTCTTCTGATTGCATTATCATCTAAACAAAATCCCATAATTTGTTTATTTTTTTCTTTATCAAAATGTTGAATACTCAAATTAATATTTTTATTAAATCCATATTCATACATATATTGAATAAATGGCTTACCACTATCATTATTCAATAAACCAGTTCCATTTGTAGGAAAAGTTCTAACAGGAAATCCAAATTTATTAACTAACTCCATAATTTCAATAGTATAATCAGAAATTGTTGGTTCACCACCACATATAGTTATAGCAGGTTTCACAGCTTTAAAAATTTGAAATATCTTATTTAATTTTTTAAAATAATAGTTTATATTACAATCAATCATTTTTTTAAAATTATTATCATATTTATTAATGCAAAACTGACATTTTCCATTACAATTAATTGTCGGATAAATCATCAAAGAAGCATGATTATCAACTTCATAATCGTTACCATTTATTTCTAAAATAAAATGTTTATAAAACTCAACATCATGAGTTTCTGTTTTTACATCATAAATATGAGAATATTTTATTGTGTTCATATTTTAATCCAATGTTTTTTCATATTCACTTCTGGCAATCAAATCCCTAAAAAAACAAGTTCCATCACTTGCAAACACATACCAATTATCAATATTTTGAACAATAACTGGTTTTTCATAATCTTTTTTATCTGTCCATCTTCCATAACTTTGCAAATAAAATACATTGCTATGATCAAAAAGATTTTTTTCCTTTAATGAATTAATAATATTATTATCTTCATTTTTTCTCAATCTAACATTAAACATTATATTAAAATCAGGAATAAATTCTGTAGCATAATAATAATTTTGACACCAATTAATATGATCTTTATTCATATTAAGTAACCAATAATTAATACTAACTTTAATGGTAATTGGAATTTTTGAATATTTATGAAAATCAACAATACGAGATAAATTGTTTTTCAATTCAATACCATTGGTAAGAATAATAATTTTTTTAATTTTTTCAACATGTCTTGCATATTCAAGAAAAAGATAGAAATCTCTATGCAAAAGAGGTTCGCCACCTTCTAATTGAAGCTCAATATCATCAATAACACAATCAATATTTGATTTAAACCGCTCAAAAGAAAGAAACGTTTTTTTACAAGCAGATGAATACATACAACAAAACTCACAATTAGCATTACAATTATTTGTAAGATTCATATATAAACGAGTTGCCATAATAAAATCCCTTATTTTATTTTCTTTGTATTACAATATATCATAAAAATATAAAAAATCAAGGTGAAAATCATAAATCTTTTGATTTTTATTATTGATATTTTTATATTTTTTATCTATAAAAAGAAGGAAATGTTTTTATGATAAGAAAATATGCTTCATCAGATAAAAATTTTGTTTCAGAATATGGAACAATATATAAGTTAAATAACTTTAAAAGCGCCAAAGTAAAATATTATATTTTCCCTGAAATATCTACTCCTGTTAATATGACAAGTAATGAAACTGATGAGTGGCGTGTATATGCGAGCACTGTATATGCAGATGATACACAACCGTGGATAGCATTTAACAAACCATATGCTTCTTCTAATGGAACACATTTTCACACCGCAAGCAGTCAACCACATTGGATTGCATGGCAAAATAAAATACAAAAAGTATTAGTAAAAAAAATAGAAATTACTGCAAGTTATTATAATAGTGCATGGAGTAGCAGTTTAAGTAGTGTAGCTTTACAAGGTTCAGATGATGGTAGTGATTGGATTAATATAAAAACTTTAAATGGAAGTTACAATACCGGAAACACCAATACATTTACTTTAGAAGATAATGAAACTGGATATTTTCATCACAGAATTTATTCATTATCTCCAAGTAGTTATATGAGTGTCGGCAATATTACTGCATACAGCAAAATTTAAAAGTGTTTATTAAATTTTAAATTCTTTAGATAAAGAAATAATTTCTTTATCTAATAAAGGTCTATTATATACTCTACAACCAGCTATATAACCTTTAACATTATAACTTCCACTGATCCACGAACCAATAGCCAATGTATCTAAAGATAAATTCATGGATTGTGTAGTTTCATATACATTAACACCATCAACATATAATTTTATAACAGTATCATCAATTGTACAAGCATAATGATGCCAAGATTCATCCATTGCAAAAGAAGTTGTCCAACGACCTGAACCCCTTTCCAATGCAAAATATCCAGATGCTTCTTGAAGTCCAGCTACTCTATATGTAGAATCAGAACCATATACCAAGAAACACGCTGTTGTTCCAGAATTTTGTATCTTTTTAAACCATGATGATAATGTAACTTTGTTTGTTCCGAAATCTTGTGAACAACTAGTTCTTAATGATCCCGTATTAAAAGTAGCACAAAGAATACCATCAACTTCTTGATAAGTAATATTTGAACTTTTGCTTGTCCAACTATTTCCAATTTCAGGTTTAGTTGAATCTTCTTTTAAAGATGCATAAAATACTAATCCATCTGTAGGAATAGTTTTATGTAACAAATCACTATCAACTAAATCTTGATAATTAAATAAATAACCAACATCGTCTATTCCAGTAGACATATCAATTAACTTCTTTTCATAACCACCCTCTGCTGAAATTTCATTTGGTATTGGGCTAATTGTAGCTGGAGATGTTCCTGTACAACTTGAACAAGCATTAGGATCACTATACATTTCAAACAAATATAAATCACTAGTAGAGGGCACAAATGAAAAACTTTCAGAACCACTACCTGTATATTGTCTATCAGCTAATACTGTATCTGGATCTGACTGTAAATAAATTCTAATACTAACAGGATATGAACTACTATATGAAGTAAAATTATAAGTAGTTCCACCAGTTAAAGAAAAAACATACCAATTATGATCACCTGAGTTTACAAGATTACAAGTAATCGATGTTCCGCCATCAGTGCTTTGTTCTAACCAATTAAAGGGAGAACTTTGTGTTCCATCTCCATCTACAACTGCTGGTTTATAATACCATGTTGACAAATCACTTGAATTATTTAATACTCTTATCATTTTTAAACCTTTATTTTGAATAAGTTATAATCTGACCAACTGGACAATCACTATCCTCTGATGCTGTTATATTTAATCTGTGATAATAATATGATGTATTATTTGTTGAACAATCAAACTCTTTAAATTCACTTCCTGATGGGAAAGAACCAATATTTTGTGTATCAATTATTGTCCAATTGTTGCCATCATTTGAACCTTCTAATGTCCATGCAGTTATACTGCCATAATTAGCACATCCTTGTATTTTATATCTTTTAATAAGAACTTTATTATTTAAATTTCTCCATTGAATCCATGATGGCAACCCACCAGATCCCCAAGTACCACCTACTCCTCTCCAACTATTACCTGGTGCAAATGCACACCAAGCCTGTGTATCTCCATATTTTTCTCCGCTTGCACTAATTTCCCAATTTGGATCAGATGTATTTGAAGTTAAATATTGTGGACTACTAATTGTAAAATATTCAGAAGGAACATCTTGAGCTTTACAGCAAAATACTCCATATGGAATATCTTCATAAGTAGTTGCATCTGGTGGTTGCCATTTTATATTATAATATTGATTTCCACTACCTTCTGCAAAATAAAATTCAAACTCATGAAAACCTTTCTCTAATTCTACCGTAACACGAGAACCATAAGATCCGCTTGAACCACTATAATAACCAGTTATATCTTTAACCCTCATTGCAACTTGGTCATCTTGATTTGTATAAAATATATATGTTCCAGGATTTTCTATTCTTACATACCCTTTCATCTTTACAATAAAATAATCTGTATATCCTGAAATTAAACTTCCTTCACCATCAACTAAATTAAATTTTCCCGTAAATATTGGACCATTAGCGCCAGTTTCAAATTTACTTACAGCATCATCATAACTTGATATTGAAGATGCTTTATTTGAATCCCAATATAATAAACCATTAACATAATTATTATATTTAATGGATGCTTTTTCTAAAGAACGATATTCAAAAACCTTACCTGTTATTTTATTCCAACCAGAACCATCAACTAATCCTTCTTTCTTTTTCCAACCAGCTTCACCAACTGTTGTTTCTGGAGCAGGACTTAACGTTAGATAATCTTCAACATTATAAGAATAAGAATTATAAACACCTAAAATATAATTACCATCCTCAGAAACATTTATTGTATTAGAACTGCTGTAATCATAATTACCAATAACAGTATTCAAATCAGTTTGTTTAAATAATTCACCATACATTGGTCCATAATTTGCATTAATATAAAGAGAATATGCTGTTCCAGCTTTTAATGTCATTAATATATAAACTCTATTACTTTCATATCCACTGTTTTCTTTAATTGGATATACTAAATGTGTTCCATTGTTAGTAGAATTTTCACTCCAAACAATAGGAGCTTCTTTTGTAGAACCATCTCCACTCGCAACACCAGGATCTAAATACCATGTGCTTAAATTTGCAGAATTGTTTATAACTTTTATCATATTTAAACTTTCCATTTATTTTATTCTTTTATATTTTATATAAAATATAGAAAAATATTATGGATCATATTTTTAAATAATTTTTTATAGATAAAAGTTTTATTAAAAGGAACAATTATGATAAAAATATACAAAGAAAAAGAATTATCATATGGATATTCACATGGATATGACAATATGAACGATTTAAATATTAATTATTCTGAATTTCCTGATATATCAACACCAAAAAATTTAACTGGATACACATCTGATCCTGATTGGATAGTCAGTGCCTCAAATGAATCATATGATGGTACTACTTGCTATGCATGGAGAGCATTCAATGGAACCAGCAATAACAAACAAGATGGATGGGGAAGCAATTCATTTCCTTGTTATATGATATGGCAAAATTTAAAACAAAAAGTTTTAATTAAAAAATATGAAATAAGAAATAGAAATGATGGCATGAATTATAGTTCTCCTTATACATGGAAAATAGAAGGTAGTAATAATGGTTCTGATTGGGAAACAATAGATTCAAAAGAAAATATTACAAATTGGTCACAAAATGAATTAAAGTCATTCACTATACCAGAAAATAATAGAGGATATTATTATCATAGAATATATGTAACTGAACACGGTTCAGATGGTTTGTTAATAAGTGAATTAAACGGATATAAAGATATTTAAACTCTAGATTTTAAATCAAAATTGTTCCCTTTAAAAAGTGCAATATTACTAATTCTTGGTTTACATATTGTACCTCTAAATCTTCTACCGTTATCATCATTTATACCAGAAAATGAAACATCATGTGATTGATATGGCGTAATTTCTTTCGTTAAAATTATATCAGTAACATTAACACCATTAACATAATATGTAATATGCCAATTATCTTCTAATTTATATTTATCTACTGCTATATGATACCATTGTTCTGGAATTAAATTATCTTGATATATTTTAGTTCTATCACTTCCTAATCCACAATTTATTGCAGCATAATAAAAACATAATGATGGATCTGAATTTATACCCAATCCTATACTTTCATTTAAATAATTATCACCATTTGAATTATTTGTTTGAACTAATATATTGTTCCATGAACTATATGAACTTGACAATTTCATCCAAAAATCAATAGTCCATTCACTACCAGAACCAAAAATATTCTTATCAAAATTAGGAATAGACAAATAACTAGAACCATCAAATACCGGATTATTTTCTGAATCCCATGTTATTGAATATGGATTTATACTATATGGTGTTTGATTTCCTTTTGAAACATCTTCTTATGAAAAATTTAAATAAAATTTTGTATTACTTGTATTATCCCAAATTCCAAAGTAAATAATATTTGCGTCATAGATGTCTTGATATTTATTTAAATATCCTATTTCATCCAATCCTTTTGATGTTTCTATTGAAATTTTCTTCCATGATGGTTCTCCTGATATTGTTTCTGGTGCAGGGTTTAATGTTAATGTTTCAGTATCACCTGGCATATAAAATTCTGAACCACATTTAAATATATACAATCCATCTTGATTAACACTAAAAGAAAATGATTGAGAATCATAATAGCTAAAAGTTCCAATTACTGTATTAGAATCTGATTGTGAATATAACACATAAGTTATCGGACCAGTTTTTGCAGCAATCTGACCATTATAGGTAACACCAGAATTTAATTTTAACAATACATATCTATATTCTCCACCATTAGGAGCAATATAATCAAAATTCATATTATTGTTTGAAGAATGTAATTGCCATACAAAAGGATTATCAAAACTAGTTCCATTTCCATCTTCTGGCACACCTGGATCAAGAACCCAAGAACTAGTCTTATTAGAACTGCTTAAAACTTTAATCATATATTTAAAAACCTTTATTTTTCAAAATATTCATATTTTGAAAAATATAGAAAAATATTTAATTATGATATTATATATTTATTATTAATTTTATTTTAAAGAAATTATTTTTTTAATTTCAACTTCTGTTAATCCTCTTGCCCAAACACCTACATTTTTTATTAATCCATCAAATGAAGAACCTGCATATCCACTATTATTAGGTTCTGCACCGATCATACATGGAGCAGAGCCATGAGAAATTGTTCCAGAAGCATTAACTGTATCTTTAACTATACCATTATGATATAATTTTATAGAACTGCCATCATATGTTAAAGCTAAATGATTCCATTCATTTAAATTAAGATCATTAACATTAAATTTGGGATTATAATATGTTCCATTTAATCTTAAATATCCACAAACATAATTATTAAAATTAGATTCATTTATTCCTATTTGCCAATCTCCACTTTCTGTTTTTGATATTAATCTTTGATCTTTGGTTAAACTATTTGGTTTAATCCAACCAGCAATTGTGATTTGATCGTTGACACTTTCAAACATTTGTCTACCAAGATTAATATAACTATCAGAACCATTAAATAAATATCCATCATCTGTTTTGGTTATATTTGATGATGTATTTTTCTTAATTATCTTAAATAAATCTGTTTCATCATTTTTTAACGGATAATAACAAATAATATCTTTCCAAATATCTTTAAATATACCATTCCAACATTTAAATTCACCAACAGCTATATATCCATTAGTTACATCTGTAATATATAATCTATGATAATAAAAACTTTTACTATTATTTATTTCTCTTTTTAACAAATAACCTTTACTTGATGTAGTAAAATTAGTTTCTTCATCTAATTTTACCCAATCAGTTCCATTATCAGAACCTTGTAATTCCCATGATTTAAAATATCTATTTGTACTATCATATCCAAATTGTAATAGATAAGTTTTTATATTAACTTTCTCTTTTAAATTCTTCCATTGCAACCATTGTGGAGCAGGTTGTCCAGAGCCACTAAACCAACCAGCATTATTTTCACTATATAATCCATCAAATGCATTATAAGCATTAAAACGAGAATCATATATTGAACTGGCAGAAACTTCCCAATCAGAACTACTATCACTTGTTAAATCTAATGGAGCAACATATTTTGGAATATCAGAGAATTTTATTCCAGCATTTTCAATACTTCTATATTTAAATAATTTACCGGTTTTAATATTCCAGCCACTTCCATCTACTAGTCCTGTTTTCTTTTTCCATCCGGGATCAGTTCTATTATCAACTGGTGGAGAATTATCAACTGTTGATTTAACAATTAAATCATCTTTATATGAACTATTATTAAAATCACCTCTATTTAATCCAACTCCACATATATATATACCTGTTGTTGAAATAGAATAATCAAATGAACCACCTGGATATGAAGCACCTTCTCCACCACCACTATCATCATTTGAAGTTAATTCATTACCATTACTATCAAATAGTTGCAAATATCCATCATAATTATAACTATAATTATAAAAATTATATGTTTTTCCAGCCTCTAAAGTCATAGCTATATAACTTTTACTTGGTAGATTAATAACTTTATTATTATTATTTTGTTCAATATGGTTGTACCATTGAAATGGTGTACTGATACTTTTCCCATCACCCTCATTTGGAGCTTGACCAGGATCTAAATACCATGTACTCAAATTAGAAGAATTACTTATAACTTTTATCATAATTTAAAATATCCTTATTTACCAAATTATGAATAATTTGGTAAATATAAAAAAATGATAAAAAGTAATAATTAAATGAAAATTTAATAATCTTTATATTATAAAAAATAAAAAAAATTATAAGGAGTTTAATTATAATGAAGGTTATTGAAACAATAAAAAAATTAGAATCAGTATTGAAAAAAGCTCAAAATATTGATAAATTTGTTGATTATGAAAAAATAAAATCATCTGTTAATGGACTTTTAGATAAATTATTAAATAACAATATAATTGACCAAAACTCATATGATATGTTAGTTGATAGATTATATAAATCAAATAACAATAAAAAATATGCTAGTTTAATGAAAACAGCAAGTATTAAAAATCAAGTTATTGTTATGATGTTATTAGCTTGCATATCATTAATACATGCAGGAGAAGCAAAAAATATACCACCTGAACCTAAAGTACCAGGTTGGGAACAAAGAATGAAACAAAGTGTTTCTGATAATGAAGTATTAAAACAAGCATTTTTATTTGTTAAAAAATATGAAGGACAAGTTTTAGGAAATGTATATGATAAAGATGGTAAAGTAATAGCAAGAAATGTTCATTTAGTTTATGATGATGAAATTCCTATGGGTAAACCTAATAAACATTGGGATGGAAAACCAGATACATTAGATGATTTTATCAAAAATTGTAAAGGAAAACCAACAATAGGATATGGAACAACAAATAATAGTGTTGTTAATAAAGGATATATAACAAATCAAGAAGCTGTTAAAGAAGCTGGAAATTTTATCAGAAAAGTTATTACTAGAACAAAAAGAAAAATTGGTGCTGATCATTGGAATAAATTAAATATAAATCAAAGAGTTGCTTTGGTGTCATTATATTATAATACAGGAGTTGATTTAGATACTCCTAAATTAATAGGATTTATTCAAGCTGGTGATTATAAAAATGCAGCAAAAGAATTTTTAGATATTATAAAATCTAAAGGTAAAGTTGTTGAAGGATTAGTAAATAGAAGAAAAGAAGAATCAAAATTATTTTTAACCCCTGTTAAATAAGATGAAAAATGGGTAGCGAATATCGCTACCCATTTTTTGTTTATATCAATTCAACCATTTGTTTAAAATTTCATTATTAAATTCGCTAATAAAACTAGAAAATAAATTCAATCTATTTATCATTTTTCTTTGTTCTTCTTGCAATAAATTATTCATCTCTACAATCATTCTCTTTTTAATGCTATTTACAGCAACGTCATCATTAATTAACAATGTATATACAGTAATCGTAGGAATACTTGTTGTAAGGCATACAATGCATGTTTCAGTAGCTTTGTATTCAACTAATATATCAGAAAGATCGTGAACTTTTTCTTGCTCTTTATTAACACAATAAATATATTCTATATCAAATGTTTCAAATTTATAACATTTATCATGTATTGTTTCTTTGAAATTACCATTTGCATCTAAAACAATTTCTTTAACTTTAAAATATTCTTTTTTCATATTTCATATTCCCAAATATTTAATTTACCTTTGCATGGTATAGGATTGATTCTAGTAGAATTTTTCAACTTCCAATGATAAGAATCTTTCATCGCCCAAATACTTTCGCTATTATCAACTATATCAACAATATTAGTTTTTCCTATAATAGAACCAAATTGATTTAAATTTCTAGCTATTTTATTATCTTTTATTCCAAAATATTCCATTATATATTGATATAGCAATTCATCTATTTTTCTTATATAATCCAAAGACCAAAAATCAAATGAATTTTTAGATGTATGAACATAAATCTCACCACGGTATTTTGTTTGCCATGTTCTATTTTCAACATCTTTAATTCCTTCAACAATGAGATTTGCCCACGGTTGTTTTATTGTAATAACCTTTACCATATTTTACACTCCTGAATTACTTGACCACATGGTGATGTTTTTCCATGTTGAAGATGTATCCGATGTGTTAGAATCAATAGTAGAATAACTATTTATATAATAATCTCTAAAATAATTGTTATCATATGGTGTTGATTTAAATTTAACATTCCCATTAGACGTATAATAATGTTTAAAACCATTATAAACATCATCTTTATTAAGTATTTTTGTTATTACAACAGGTTTAATAGAAGATATATAATAAGATCCATTTAACTCATTTGAATTTGAAACAACTATAATATCTCCTTCTTTTATATTTGAATCTTCACTTAATTGTTCTTTTAATTCTTTAATATCAGTTATATTCTGAACATGTATACAATCATTACATGACGCATGATTAATATTTTTATTATAATCATCTACTTTTTTATAAAATACAACAAATCCTTTTTCTATCTTATTAGAAAATCCACATTTAATACCCATTATTTCATTTGTATAATGTTTCATTGATTCAGTATTTATTCCTGTTTCAAGAAAACACCTATATTTATTTGAAAATAATATAAATTCTATTTTTTTACCAATCTTTTCTGCACACTCAATTTCTTTTATTAATTTTCCAAATAAATTAAACTTTTTTGTATTATCTATAAATTTAAATTTCTTATATTCAGATTCATATTCTTTATTTTCCAATGGTTCTAGTAACTCTTGTGGAATCATCTTTTTTAAATAATCATCGAGACTTTTAGCAATACCGTTTAAATAATCCATTTTATTTCAACCTTTTTAATGTACTGTTTGATTTTAAATATAATGGGTGCTTAGGAATATTGTTTTTTGATAATTCTAAATATCTTAAATCACAATCATTTATTATATTCAAAACTTCGTTTTGCCTATTTAAATGATTACCTAAAACTCCCCAACTACATACTACAATTTTATTTTCATGACATATTTTATTAATCCAATAATTATTATCTATTCCAATTGGATCTTCTTGTAATAACATATCTTTAGGATTTGTAGCTCTATAAGCAAATAAATTTAGCATATAAAATGTATTAAATCCATTGTCAGATGAAAAATTTCTAATCCTAGTTAATGTTGGATCTAACTTATTTTCATCAGCAGTAGATGGATTCAATGCAATCCAAACAATTGCTTTTTCTTTGGTGTCAAACATATCTATCCAAGAATGTTTTAATACATATCTATATTTTCTATCACTTGAAAAAATACATTCGTTTTCCATTATTCAAATTCCTATTTAAGAATAAGAATAATATAGCATATATTTTTAAAAAATCAAGCTCTTAAAATCATTCTTGATAAGAAATCTAACTTAGCAGATACAGTTCCAAATTTAAATTCACCTTGTTGAACTCTATCTTTTTCAAATTTTAATTTCAAAGATTTATCATTCAATAAATTTACAATATATTCTGCACCTTTATAATCTTCTTCATCAATTAAATTATCATATACAACATATAATAAATCTTTATCTGAAATAGAATCAATTCCACGCTTTTTTAATTCCTGTTCACTTGAATCTTTAATATTATATTTTTCAATAATATATTTTATTTTACTGAAATTTTTTTCTACTTTTAATTTTGTTCTATCATATTGTTCATTATATAAATCATCTATCTCTTTTTTAAATAATTTATATATCTGATTCCAATAATAAGATAATTTATATTTCCCTTGCTCTAAATTATTCTTAAATCTTTTTTTGTCATCATCCTCATTAAATTCTTTTAAAGCTAACTCGATATGATATTTATTGAGATTAATTTTACTATTATCTATATCATAATAATTTCTATTTATTTTTTCAATGACTTTATCATAAAAATCTTCATTATTATTTAATAAGAAAATAATAAAACATTTTATTTTAATATCATCCTTTTTATTAGATAATAACATTGTTCTATAATAGTTTTGATTAATATTCATTTTTATAAATCCTTTATATTTTTAGTCTATTAAAAATATAAAAAATATGTGAGGAAATAATATGAAATATAGCTTAAGAGATAAATTATATCAAATTTATGATCTTTTAAATGTACCAAGTGCAACTGAATTACTTAAAGAACCTGAAATATATAAAAATATTCAAACTAATGAAAGTTATGTTTATACTCATGGTGGTAAACTTATAGAAAAGTTTAATAATTATATTGCTGTTAAAAGTTCGAGAAACAACAAAATATATATTGTTGATCCTATAAATTTAAAAATATTAGATGAATTTATATTTTTTAAAACCAATGAAAAAGGCGAACAAGGAAATATTCTATTTGATTTTAGAACCCATGCTATTGTTGCAAAAGAAAGAAATAAATATTATTTAATTAATGAAAATCTAGAACAAATATCAAAAACATATAAATTAATAAGAACAATTATTGATTTAAATTATCATTTATTATGTAAAAATGAAGATAATACATATGTTTTAGTAGATATAAGTGGAAATGAAAAAAGTCCAATATTTAAAGATCTAATGGAAGATCATGGAATGGGTTGTCATTGGTTTAAAAATAACAATGATCTATTTGGAATAATGGAAATTACTGATAAAATAAAAATTAAACAAAAACCAATATTTAAACAATATGAAAAAATGTTTGGTGGTAAGTTTAAATGTATAGATATAAATGATAATGAATATATAATTTAATCATTATTTTTCATTAGGATGTTGCACGTGATATTTGTAAATTTCTTCACGAGTGATTGAACGAACACTTTCATTAGTTAGCATTTTACTTTCTAGTTCTGTGATTTTTAGTCGAACTTGCATTAAATCTAGGCTCATGCTTTCTGTGTTCTTTAATATTTTATCATTAGCTCTGTCAATCAAATTCATCCAACTTGAAAAGAAAAAGCCCACAATTGTTAATAACAGCAAAAGTATTGTTCCTAATACACCACAAGCTACTTTATATGTTAAGATATGATTTTCGTTATTATTTTTTTCCATGATAAAAAACAGACCCTTTTTTTGTTATTAAAAACTTCTTTTAACTAGTAAAAAATATTAAAAAAAATATAGCATGTTAGCTCAATTAAAGTTAACATGCTAATCGTTAATATTTTAACTAATATTTCTATTTGAAAATGTTTTTAAACTCATCACTTTTTAAAATATTTAATACTTCAAATATTTCATCAAATAACCTTGTATCTCCAACAATAACAAACATATTTATTTGTTCTGCATAAGAAAATTCGTTAATTATAAACTGTAAAATTTCATTTTTTAACTCTTCTTTACTTTTATTTAACCATTCTTTGTTATCTGATATAATTGATATTAAATACATAATATTATTTTTTTGGTCATGACGTAACAAATAACTAAATTTAGACCAAATACTTTGAACTTTTTCTTCTCTAACCTTTTGCGGATCAACTACACTTGCCATATGTTCCATAACATATCTCCTTTTTAAATATTAATAAAATCCTCTGAAACGCTTTGAATAAATGAATATAATTCTTTATTCCACTTTGCATCATCTAATGAACAATGTTCATTACCACTTAAAGGACATTCATCCTTTATAACATCTTCTGTTAAAAATAAATCATCACAATATTGTTTTAAATCTTTTGTATACATTGGCATGAACTCTGGTAAATCAATCATTCTACCAAATATTGAAGATAAGCAAACATGATCATAGTCTGCAAAATATCCATATAACTCAATAACTCCATCTGATGTTTCATTAAAATAATTAATTAATATATTTTTAAAATCATTAAAATTAACATAATAATTTTTTTCAAAAATATCTTCGCTATTTACATTTAAATATGGTCTAACATTTTCTAATAGCCATTTATTTTTACAATCATACCAATTATAATCTTTATTTACTAAATATAAATTATTTCCATTTAAATCTGTAATTCCTAAAGAAATAATTTCGATAGCCACTCCATTGTGATATGATTTTTCCTCAAACTCGAAATCAAAAAAATATTTCATATTTTACCTTATTTTTCATTCGTATCATTAACAAAGTTAACCTTTAACTTTTCATTTTCTTCTGACAATTTTTTATTTTCTTTCTCAATATCTACTATTTGTTTTTCTAAATGGAAAACGACTGCCAACGAATATATACATGCAAAAATAAAAATTAAATATGTACACACAAACAGAATAAACATACCATCTTCACACATATAAGGCATATATCGTTTTCTCCATTTAAATTGTTAAAACTTTAATATAAAAATTGTCATCTCATATAATATATAAATAATATAAAAAAATACAATTATTTTTAATATTGCCAACCATATTTAGAAAACATATTTAAAATTAACCAAGTCTTTGCTCCAAATTTGTTTTCTTTATCATTTAATAATTTGATTATATCGTTTTTATCAACAAAAAATGCTTTAATATCTTCTTGCTTTTCTAAAAACTTACCAGAAATTTTACCAGAACATTCACAAAATGCAATAAAAATAGATTCATCTGTTATTCCACAACTATTATATACTTCACCACTTATATCATGAATTTTATCAATATTCATTCCTGTTTCTTCTTTAAACTCTCTAACAATTGCATCTGAAATATCTTCATCTTCTTCAACTAACCCTGCTGGAAAACCTATTTCCCTTCCTTTAATTGGAACTCTATATTCACTTGTTAACAACAACTTACCGTTATTATGAGCTACTATCATTACAGCTTTTGTTTTATTTTTTCTTGTAGCATACTCCCAACTAAATATATCACCATCTACTGCATATAATGTTTGTTTCATATCAATGAATTTTCCATTATAAACAGCATCATCACTAATTATTTCAATTTTTTTCATTTTTATTTCCTCATTAAAATCATTTATATAATAATATAACACTTATTATTTAAAAATCAAATTTTATTTTAATGAATTGTCTAAATCACTATATAATGAATTAATTGTATTTAATGAATTTTCATTATCATCTATTGGTGTAACTGTTGCACTTAATTCAAGTTCAGAATTTTGGAAAATATGCCAATAAACAGTTGATTCTGGATCTGAATCTGGTCTATCTTCATCAATATTGACCGTGTAAACTAATTTCATAGTTCCTGTTGGAAAAGCAGTCGTTGCTTCTGGATAAACTTCTTCTGATAAATTGTTATTATTTTTGACATTGTCAAATACAGTTGTTATTTCATCAACAGATGTATAACATTCACCTGAATATTCATCTACATATCCTGCAAACCAAACAGGGTTATAAGAAAAAATCCAATGTTTACAATCATCTGACAATTTAATTGAAAATGTTGTTTTCCCTGTTGTTGTATTTTGAGAATTACAAGCCTTATTAGGTCCTGGATCAAATTCTTCAAAATCTTGTCCAGCAGCTTCTTGTCTCATTGATATTGTTCCTGTTACATCAATTGAACCAGTAGTACTACCTTTTTCAATATATCCACTTCCATTACCTTCAAGCTCATAATTATGAAACATTTGAACTGTGCCGCCATTTCCAGATTTAGATATAGTATCTTCTTTTCGATTACTTTTACCTTTATAACTAACACTAACTGCATATGCTTTTCTTTTGCTGAAATAACAATTACATGGACACGCTTCTCTTACTTGATCCGCAAGATTTTGATATGTCTCGCTGGTAATATCTGCATTAATACCAAGCTCATTTAATCTTTTTTCTGCTTCTATATGATCGTCAAAAACTTTGTTTTCTAACTTATTAATTATTATATTGGTTGCCATTTTATATCCCTATTATTTTAAGGTATCATTTAATTCATTGTACAATGAATTGATAGAATTCAATGTATTATAATTATCAACTGTTGGAGTTACTGTTGCTTCAATTACAACATCAGTTAAATAATTTATTGGATCGCCAAGATTATCATTTTGAGATTCAGAATGATAAACTAATTTCATGCTACCATCTGGATATGCGCTTGTCACTTCTGGATAAATTTCTTCTTGTAACATATTTGTATTATAAGAAAAAGAAAAAGATTCTTCAAAACAACCTGATGGTGGAGAATCAGGATTCATTACATCGTAACTTATTTGACCTGACCAAGAAGGACTATAAGAAAAAATCCAATGTTTACAATCATCTGATATTTTTACTGAAAAATTAGAGTTTTTTGTAATTGATAATGATGGACATGCAAAATTAGGTATATTATAATCATTTGGAACATGCATCATATCTTTATATGTTTTACAATAACTAACAATTGGAACATTACATGAACTATTTCCCTTTTGTATTGTTCCAACTCCTTCGCCAGTAATTTCATATTCTGTAAGAGTTTTATATCCATCTGAATATGATATTGCTGTAGTATAATGTCCAGAATACTTTAATAAAACAGTATAACTTATCCTTTTGCTAAAATAACAATAACAAGGACACGTTTCTCTTACTTGTTCAGCTAAATCTTTATAAGTTTCACTATTAACATCTGAATTTATACCAAGCTCAATTAATCTTTCTTGTGCTTCTACATGATCATCAAAAACTTTATTCTCTAACTTTTTTATTACTATATTAGTTGCCATTTTTACCTCTAATATCACAAGTTAACAACCACATTCTTTTTTGCAAATCATCCAACATTGATTTACAATCTTGTAATTTTTCTATTTTTAACCAACAATCTCTACATGCCATTGCTAAACCCATATAATCAGTTTGCAAATGCCATGCAGCTGTTATTAATTGACCTATTGCAAAACTAGAATTAATAGATTTATAATTTAATTCATAATTATACAAAGCATTTGCTGTTGAGATTGCAATATTAGCTTTAAAAATATCGGATTTTTCTGGTTTTTCTTCTTCTAAATTATGAATATCATAAACAACTTTAGAATCTTGATTTTCTAAAACTAAATTCCATGCAACTTCAACTAATTTTGACAAATCAACTTTATAATCAACTCCATTATTGATCTTATTTATTATGTTTAAACACATATCTCTTTCAATAGCAAAATCACTATTATAATGCCAAGATGCTAAATTCAATTGTCCAATTATATATGAATTATCAATTGAACTAGCATCTTCATTATATAATGACATTGCTGATGCAATATGCTTATGAGCACAAAATAAACAAGTTTCTATTGGTTTAACTAATTTAAATTTATTACATGAACAAGCCATTATAACATCTCCAATTAATTATTATGACCAGTTGCCGGACCTACATAGGTATCTATGTCAAATTTTTCACCAATTGGACACCATTTGTCACCATATAAAACATATTTTTGATCATCTGATATACTGACAGTTTGAATTTTACTTACCATTACACTATCATCATCAGAACAGGTTATTATTTCATTTCCTTCTGAATCTGTTCCATCATATCTACATACAACAACATTTACTTGATTAAAACAATCACACTTTGTTAATACACGAAGATTTTTCCACTCATTTGTTTTAGATGCAAATTCTGTTTCAATATCTTCTTTATCTGTTGTAAATATTGTTTCACCTTCTTCACTACTTGATTTATATGCAACTGTATCGAAAACAACTGTTTCTGCCTCACTTGGATTACCTACACCATATTGTGCATCTTGTGCAACACCTGTTTCTAACAATATAAGTTTATCTCCTTCATAACGAATTAATTTTCTATTAAAATATTCTCCAATAAATATATGACCTGCTCTTTCTCCTATTGAGTCTGGACATGCAATTACTGAATGAGATTGACCTTGTGAATCAGTAACAGTTTTTCTAAAACATTCTGTTGTTAATGCTAATTCAAAACATTCACAAGTCTTAGCATACAATGCTTGTCCTTCTTCTGTCCATGAATGATCAGATTCGGATGTCCAATATCCATTTGATACCATCCATGCTTCTGCTTGTGCTCTTGCCGCATTATTTGCCGCCTTCATATCATCATCAGTAGTAGCACCATTTGCTGACTCAAATATTGGAGAAATGACATGCCATTCAATATACGGACCATCTGTATAGGGATATGTATAATAATATTTACTACCAATATTAGCAGTTGTTCCACTAGAAACAAATACTGAATTTGGAGTTATCTTACTAAATGGTCTAACTCCCATAAATTTTCTATCACAATTCTTTGTTCCATCTGCATTAAAATAACAACCTATCAATGCTCCATAGTTTGCAGTTTGTAATGGAGTTGGATGTTCTACAATATCATCAGTTGATGGAGGTTCTCCACCTGCTCCTGAACCGCCTTCTCCGCCAGAACCACCACTACCTGTACTACTATCGCTACCTGTGCTACTGTCACTTCCTGTTGAACTATCAGATGTCATTGAACTTGTGCTACTATTAGAAGATTCAGAAGATTGAATACTACTTTCAGAAGAAGTACTTTCAGAAGATGGTGAATTATCACTTGAATCAGAACTTAAACTACTACTGCTTGAATTTGAAGTTTCACTAGATAATGAAGTTTCGCTACTACTTGATGTTTCAGAAGATTGAATACTACTAAAAGAACTTGTTGAAGATGAGCTTATTACTTCAATTATTTCAGGTGGTAAAAAATCTATCAATTCATTATTCTTTGTCTTAAAAATATAAGCAGTAAAAGTACTATCTTTATATTTATTTTCTAATTCAGTATCAAATTGTTCAAAGATAACTTTACTTGAACCATCGGAGTTATATGAAACCTCTCCAATCATTAGACCATCTGAATCTTTTACACATATTAGAAAACCAGAAACATTTTTTTCATAGTTATTATCAACTTTTGTCATATCAGAAAATTGAAAAGTTTCTTTATAGACAGTTAAATTACTATCATTAAATTCATCTATATCAGTATTTAATATATTATTCATATCACTAATAACTGAATTTAATTTTTTACCAACATATGCGAATGCTCTAATCTTTATGTTGCCCTATGTTGGATGGGCAGCAGGTGTTTCACCATTCGCAAATTGAACTGTACCATTGAAAGTATCAAATGTCCATGTTTGACCATTTGCAGCGGGAATT